CAGTCAGCAGCTCATCCAGTTCTGTAAGTTCAAGTTCAATTAGTTCTTCCAGTTCTTCAGTCAGCAGCTCATCCAGTTCTGTAAGTTCAAGTTCAATTAGTTCTTCCAGTTCTTCAGTCAGCAGCTCATCCAGTTCTGTAAGTTCAAGTTCAATTAGTTCTTCCAGTTCTTCAGTCAGCAGCTCATCCAGTTCTGTAAGTTCAAGTTCAATTAGTTCTTCCAGTTCTTCAGTCAGCAGCTCATCCAGTTCTGTAAGTTCAAGTTCAATTAGTTCTTCCAGTTCTTCAGTCAGCAGCTCTAGTAGTTCTATCTCTAGCAGTTCTGTTAGTTCTTCCAGTTCTTCAGTAAGTAGCTCATCCAGTTCTGTATCAAGTAGCTCAAATAGTAGTTCCAGTTCTTCAGTTAGCAGCTCTTCAGTTAGCAGTTCTATAAGTTCAAGTTCGATAAGTTCTTCAGTAAGTAGTTCCAGTTCTAATAGTTCTTCCAGTAGTTCTGAAATAGGCAGTTCAAGTAGTTCAAATAGTTCTTCCAGTTCTTCTAAAAGCAGCGATTCCTCTTCAAGTAGTTCGAATAGTAGTTCCAGTTCCTCGGTATCAAGCAGTTCGAATAGCAGCTCAAGTAGCTCTACTTCAAGTAGTTCTACCTCAAGCAGTTCGAATAGTAGTTCCAGTTCTTCAATATCAAGCAGTTCGAATAGTTCATCAAGTTCTTCTTTGAGCAGTTCTTCCAGCAGTTCAGTTAGTAGCTCTTCAAGTAGTTCAGTAAGTAGCTCCTCCAGTTCTACCTCAAGTAGTTCTGTAAGTTCTTCTAGTTCTTCAGTTTCGAGTTCAAGCAGCAGTTCTTCTGTAAGTAGTTCTTCAAGTTCAATATCAAGCAGTTCGAATAGTTCATCAAGTTCCTCTGTAAGTAGTTCTTCTAGTTCGGTAAGTTCAAGTTCTGTAAGTTCAAGTAGTAGCTCTGTAAGTAGCTCTTCCAGTTCTGGGATAGGAAGTTCTAGCAGCTCTGTAAGTTCGAATAGTTCTTCTAGCAGCAGTGAATCTTCAGTAAGTTCAAGTAGCTCTTCTGTAAGTAGTAGTTCAAGCAGTTCAGTAAGTAGTTCCAGTAGTTCTGTTTCAAGTTCTTCCGTAAGTTCAAGTAGTAGTTCTATAAGTAGTAGTTCAGAAAGTAGTTCTTCAAGTTCTATTTCAAGTAGTTCTGTAAGTTCTTCCAGTTCCTCTGTAAGCAGCTCTAGCAGTTCCTCCATAAGTTCTTCCAGTTCTGTCTCAAGTAGCTCCATAAGCTCTTCCAGCTCCTCTATAAGCAGTTCTAGTAGTTCTACCTCAAGTAGTTCTGTAAGTTCTTCTAGTTCTTCAGTTTCGAGTTTAAGTAGTTCATTAAGTTCTAGCTCTGTAAGTTCATCGAGCAGTTCGAATAGCAGTTCCAGTTCTTCAGTATCAAGTTCTTCTGAAAGTTCTTCTAGCAGTTCAGAGATAGGAAGCTCCTCCAGTTCAAGTAGTTCATTAAGCTCTTCAAGTTCTATTAGCAGTTCAAGCAGCTCATTAAGCTCAAACAGTTCTTCTGTAAGTTCAAGTAGTAGTTCTATAAGTAGTTCTTCAGTAAGTAGTTCTAGCTCTTCTACAAGCAGTTCGAGTTCTTCGACAAGCTCTTCAAGTTCAGAGGTAAGCGGTCTATCTTATACGTCTTTCTATAAAGAAATGGCAGAAGGTATGGATGATATGTTAGTATCCATTAATTCTAATTTAGATGCTATCGAGAAGGTTATGGAGTTATTGCTTTATTTATCAAATTTAACAACTGATTTTAGATTTAATGTTAATCAAGTATTAATTGATGTAGATCCTGTAATGAGGGAACAGGTTTATTCAGGATTAATTACCTTACCTACTGATGAAGATAAGGTTTTCCCAGGAGTGAAAGCGGTTAACGACTTCACAAGAAGATATGTTACTGATGATTTAACCGATTTTATTAATAGCGTCTGGGCAGGAGGATGCGTCCCTGCTGAGTGGGCTAGAGCAAGCGAAATAACTGGAGAAGATATTTCTGGATGGAACGTATGTCCTTAAAATAAAGGAAATTAGAGATATAAATTAAAGTAAATAATATGAATTGGTACCTTAAAAATATATTTGCTCAAGCAACAGGAATGCTCGGCTATCTAGAAAGCCTTGGAGCGACCCCAGATATTGTGCAATATATCAGCTCTTTAGATCCTAATTTCGGACAGATATTAATTAATGAATTTAGAAAAAATCCATCTTTAACTATCGAACAATTACAAGAAATACAATCTCCTCAAGAAATACAGCCGTATACTGAACATGAATTAAGAAAAGCAGTTGGCTATCCTGAACCATTTAAAAAATGGCTTCTAGTTAATCTTAGAAAGATAAGAATAAGTAAAGAAACTGCTCCACCAAATCAAAAACAATTAATACATAGTTATTATATGAATTTTATTGAAGACTTGCCAAACCTGTACGATTGGGCAACAAGATCTAATCCTAATCTTGATCTCTCTTCTTATGATGCTTCAGCAGCGATGGACGCTTCTGATGAATGGCACAACATGATGGCTGGAGCTGGAGAAGGAAAAGGTTACGAACCAACAATACCTCAGTTAGTCTTATACGGTCCAGAATGGAAAAATCCAGAATGGCAAGGATGGACTATTCAAAAAGTTATAAGTGAAAATGATTTATTAGCAGAAGGAAATATAATGAATCATTGTGTTGGATCATACTGTGAAGATGTTCAATCTGGAAATAGTACGATTTATTCCTTAAGAGATCCTGGAAATAATCCTAAAGTAACCATAGAGACTAATAGCTATAATGAAGCAGTCCAGATACAAGGTAATTCTAATTCAAATCCAGATGACCAATATAAAGCAATGATAAAAGAATGGCTCACAGGAGATAAAAATCCTGGTATTAACTCTTTTGAAGAAGGCGAAGATCCTTTAAATGAAATTAGTTATGGATATGACTCAATAGAAGATGTCGTAGATATTATTGAGTCATTAGGAGATGGAGAATATGGTATCCCTAGAAAAACAAATTGGACCCCTAAAGATATGGCAGAGATGGCTATAGATATGGAAGAGCATAGACGAGAGCCTTCTTATGATGGAGCGATAACTGATATGCCAGATGCTATTATTAATTTCGCGATAAAAGAATATGGAGATAGCCCTGAAACGTTAGCAAATATGCTGAGAGAATTAGAAGAGTATGCTCAATCTCTAGAAGAAAAAATATATGACTATGCTCATTCAAATTGGGATATGTCATGGATGGAACGACCTAGTGAGGAAGATTTTGAAACTAATGAAGAATTTTTGAAGGCTGAGGACGAAGCTCTAGATGCTGAAGGAGACTATATAGGAGAGGAAGTTAGAAAAACTCTTCAAGGAGGTCTCTCGGCAGACCTATTTAAAATCATGAATAAATTAAGAGAGAAGAAGATAATCCCTGAATATGTTCATGAACCCGAAGTAGTAGCCTCTTCTAAAAATTGGTACAAGCACGCTGGACCAGTTGTCCAGTTTCTATCTTATGACTCTTATGACGAATTTAAAGTCCTTATAAACGGTCAAACATATGTGTATTATGATGTCTCTCCTTTCTGGTCAGAAAGATTACAATGGATGATCAAAAAGCTTCCTCCAGGAGTTGTAATACAAAAATTGAAAAACTTTAGTAACCCTCAAAGATATAAAGAACTGCACCCCCCTGAAGATCATACAAAGCAAGAAAAACAAGAAATGCTTAATGAGTTAGATGAAAGAGGATTATTAGGAAATAATTAATTTTCTTCATTCTCTTTTTCTTTTTTAATTTGATCTAATATATCAGCGAGCGTCTGATGTTTCTCTTGTACAATATCTTCAATAATTTTATCTAGGCTTACAGCATATCTCCAATCACTTATAAATATTGGTTTATCTTGTCCAGGATCTCCATTCACAACGTTATTAAAGTGTTCCCAAGATTCAAGCTCCTCCATATCATGATCATCTATCAGAATTTCTAAACAATCATCCGTATTGTAAATAGCTACTATTTTTCCTCCAATAGCTCTTCCCGTTCCGATAATAGCCTTATCAAATCCTTTAATAAATATAGCGTCAGAATTGAATTCTTTAATAACTTGTTTAATTTCTTTCGGTTCAGCCATTTATGCATTCCTCAAATCGCAGACATATATAGGAGTTGCTTCCCCCATATATGCTCCAATAATATTATAATCATACCACTCATTTGCTTCTCTATAACTCATCCCATATTTGGTTTCAAGGATAGATATTATCTTATTGACATCATACATAGCAACAGGATCTAAAGCACATCTTTCTCCCCAACCTATTAAAGCATCATTAAATCCTTCCTTATCGCCATCAAGACCATCTATAAAGAGAGCTTCTTCGTTTCTCTCCTCTATTTCTTGTTTAATACCTTTTCCGTTCATAGTTAAATATTATAACGATATATGTATCACTTTCCAACATAAAATAAAGGTTTTTAGAAAAAATAGACGAAAATATAAAGTGAATATTATAAATATAAAAGGATAGAGATATGAAAGAATTCAACATAAAAAAAGGGAAGAGGATTCATCCGTATGTAAGAAGTGGAAATGGCAAAACATCTGTAAGAAAAAAGACTGCTTCTAATCCAAAACCATTATTCTCTCCTCCTTGGAAGTTAAGTTTACTAAAAGATATTACAGATAGTAGGGATTTTACTTCTAAAACAAAACCATCGTTATTTAAAACTAGTTCTAATCTATCTTTATCTATTGCTGTCGATTACACCAATGGAATGTCTCCTATCAAAAATCAGGGAAATTTAGGCAGTTGTGTTTCCTTCGCAGCCGCTGCTATGAAAGAATGGCAAGAAAGAAAAGAGCATAAATCAGAAGTCAAAGAAGGAAAAAGAGACCATAGAAAAGGGAAAGAATATGATTATTCTGAAGCTTGGATTTATTGGAATTGTAAGAAAATAGATGGATATGATGGAGAGGGAACTTATCTTCGATCTGCAATGCGAGTTTTAAATAAAATTGGAGTTCCCACAGAAAAGGCGTGGCCGTATTCTGACGATAAATTAGATATCGGAGAACCAGAGAGCTGGGCATCACTTATTTCTAAGTGGGCACTAATTGGTACATATTATAGTGTTAATTCAGTTGAAGAAGCAAAAATGGCATTAACTAAAGATGGACCTTTTATGATGGGAGTCCCTTGTTTTTATGATTTCTTCTTTCCTGTTAATGGCGTAATCAAAGATCCAGCAGCTGGAGAGCAAGTCTATGGAGGACATGCTGTCTGTTTGTCAGGAGATACTAAAATACCTCTTTTAAATGGAGGAACAAAAACTATAAAAGAATTGTCGGAAAGGCATAGTGATGAAACCTTTGAAGTGTATAGTTGCACAGATGAAGGAGAAGTCGTAAAAGGGGCAGGTCACTCTCCGAGAAAAACAGATACCAATAGGGCTTTATTAAAGATATTACTAGATAATGGGGAATATCTAAAATGCACTGAAGAACATTTGATTATGAAAAGAGATGGCTCTTATGCAAAAGCAAAAGATTTAAACGTTAATGATAGCTTGATGCCTTTATATAGAGAAATCGATTATTATGGATATGAAAAAATATGGAATAATTATTCAAAAAAATGGATAAGAACTCACCGTATGGTGTCTTCCCCTTCTAATAAAATGATAGTTCATCACAAGAATTTCAATAAAAGAGACAATTGTTCTAATAATTTACAAGTTATGACATGGGACGAGCATACTATTTTACATTCACAAAACACCGTTTTGTTAAAAGAGTATTCTCAGAGTGAAAAAGGAAGAGAAAAAAGCAGGGAGGTAATGAATAAAAATTGGGAGGATAAAGAATTTAGAAGAAAAATGATGAAAGTTAATTCTGATAATGGATATAAAGTTAGTAAAAAACTGTTAGATGAGGGGAGATTGGGATTTCAGAATATGTCTAAAGAAAAAATGATAGAAATGGGGCATAAAAGTGGATTAATAAACCATCATAATTTACACACAAAAGAATCTCAAGAAAAATCTAAACAAGCATTACTTCATAAAAGGAATACAGACAAAGACTATAGAAAGAAAATGAAGGAACTCGCTATTAAAAAAATATCTAAATATAATGAAGATTTAAAAAATGGGAAAAAGCAATTGACGCAGAAGCAGATTGAAGCACGAAGAAATAATATAAAAAATATTAACAACAATAAAGAATTGACAAAAATGAGAGGATTAAAAACAGCGTATACCAGATTTCATCAGGACAAATACGAAACTTTTGAAGAATATCTAAAAGTAAAGTTGCATAATCATAAAATAGTTTCTATTGAAAAATGTGAGAATGAAGATGTGTATGATATAACTGTTGATAAATATCATAATTTTGCAATAGATTCAGGAATATTTGTTCACAATTGTGCCGTAGGATATGACGATACAAGACAACTTATTAAATTTAAAAATTCCTGGTCGAATAACTGGGGACAGAATGGTTATGGATATATATCATATAACTATTTTAATAAATACAATTGGAGTAGCTGGGCTTGCAAAGATATTTCTGTTACAAGGGAAATGATTAAAGAAGCAAGAAGTTTAAAATAAATTAGAGGACATTAAATATGAATTGGTATAAAATGGCACAAGTAAATGACTGGAACAAAGCGTACCTTCAAGTGGTAAAAGAGTTAGGACATACTCCTGTTGGACAAAAAGAAATCGATTGGGTAAATAAAAGAGTCGAGGACTTAATGTTTGGCGAAAATTTAAACGATTCTAACAAAGACATTTGGAATAAAGACCCTTGGGCTGAAGTCCCTTTTACGACAGCAGAGAAATGGGAAGATAAAATTCCTGGGGGAAACGACAAAGGAAGCCCAAACGATTTTAATAAAAAAGATGTCGAAGTTGGTCGTCGTGTAGAAATGGAACACACTAAAGACCCTGATATAGCTAAAGAAATAGCTATAGACCATCTTAAAGAGCATGAAGATTATTATGTTGGATTAGAGCATATGGAAAGTAAATTAGAAGATTTAGAGAAAGATAAATAATATGAACTGGTATAAACAATCAAAATTCAGTACCCCTACAGATGAATATAGGGATAGTTGCGAAAAGGCTTTAGGTCTCGGCAAACATACGCTTAAAAATTTCAGCACAAAAAAGAAAAAGAAATTAAAGAGAAATTGCGAACCGTTACATTCATTGGATATACATTGTGATGGAGTAGATGACGGGTATTAATATGAACTGGTATAAACAAGCACAATTAGATTTAAGTCCTGATCAGAAAACGATAGATAATTTTAATAACAACAAAGAATCTAAAGAGCCATATTATAGGAGTATGGAGTTAGTCCCTATCGAAGTTCTTAAAAAATATAGGGAATACGATAGACTAAAAAAACCTATGAGTAGAGAAATATATGAAAAATTAAAAGCAGATATTATGGCAAATGGGATTAAAGATATAGCAATAATTATGTACGGAACAGAAACAGATACAGCTATTCTTGGAGAAGGAAATCATAGATTAGCAATAGCAGAAGAACTTGGGATAAAAGCAATTCCAGTTAGAGTTTACAGGCAGAGGAATACTTATCAACATAGTGACGAATCTTTTCCTCCTCAAAAAGTAAGAGGAGTAATAAGAGAAGAAGATGAATATGGTTATGAAAAACATATTCCTGCGGACCTTTCTCCTTCTCATATAGGTATAGGGGATTTGGAATAATATGAACTGGTACAAACAAGCACAACAAAAAAATATAATAAGTAAAATGGTTTCTATTATAGGGATGGCAACTGTTTTATTAGTATTGTCTTTTAAGGGAATGACAATGCAAGAGTTATCTCAAGAATATCAAATGAATCCTCAAAAAGTTATTCAAGAAGCAAAACAAATTGAAGAAATGCAATTCCACCCAAAAGAAGTTGAACAAATTCCTATTCAAGAAACATCCCCCAAAGCTATTTCTGGACCCATAGATTTAGATAAAATATGGACAATAGAGTCATCAAGAGGAACTGATCCAAGAATGAATGAACCTAATACTTCTGGGGCTTTAGGACATTTTCAATTTTTGAAAGGCACATGGGACGAGATGGTTTCTAAGATGGGTAAAGATTGGGACTGGAAAACTGGTGCCCTCGATTATAATAAAAGCAGAGCAGTAGCTGATTACTATTTTAATAAAAGAATACCTCAAATGTTAAATTATTATAAAATACCAGATACCGTAAAAACAAGAATAGCTTGTTATAGTTGGGGAATCGGTCATCTTAAAAATGAATATGAAAATTATAAAGAAAATTGGGAACGAGTAGCCCCACAAGAAACTATTGATTATTTTGCAAAGTATGGAGTTTAATATGGCTTGTGGGGGTTGTCGAAGAAATAGAAAAAAATCTGGGACAAGGGTTAACAAACAATCAACTACAAAAAAAGTAACTATCAAAAATGTATTTCCTGCATTATCAGATAAAGAACTGATCAGTAGAAAAAAGAAGTGTTCTAGATGCCCCTTCAATACCGAATCAGGATTAACTGGAAGATGTAAAAAAAGTAACAGAGTTGTTAAAAAGGCAATAGGAGATAGTAGCTTCAGATGTCCTATAAAGCGTTTTTAATCTTCAACTACCTACTTATACAATTCTTCATAATCTACATACTCTATTATTTTATCTGGAACAAGATATTTCACAGATAATCCTCGCTTTACCCTCTCCCTAACCATTGAAGAAGATATTTCAATAATTGGAGTATCTACATATTCAATATGCATATTATCCATTATCTCTTTTTCTTCGTCTGTCCCATCAAAGAGGGAATTACTTGTTTTTCTCTTTGCTACGGCAAAACGAACTTCTTTTACAAAATCAGCGGCTTTATACCATTTTGGAATCTCTTTGATATTATCCTCTCCGATTACCCAATAGACTTCTTCCATCTTTTTATGTAATTCTTGTTTGATCCAAACGGCGGTATCAGAGGAATAACTGAAGCCCTCTCTATTAAACTCGCAATCACAGACTTCAAATAAATATTCATCTTCAACTGCTTGTTTAACCATCTCTAGACGGTCTGCCGCTGGAGTGATGTCGTGCTTATAAGGGTGTTTGCCAGAAGGAATAAGAATAACCCTATCTATCCCTAGCTCCTCTGCAATTGTTCGACAAGCAATAAGATGACCGTTATGTATCGGGTCGAAAGTTCCCCCAAAGATAAGAACTCTTTCAGAGATAGACAAAGCTTCCCTACTCGAATAAACACTATTAGCAGAGACTCCGCAACCACCGCCTACTCTGATATCATTGCCCCTTATTTCATAGACTTTCAATCTTCTATTGGAACTATGAACCCTGTCATAAACTGGCATCCCTACTCTTATCTTTTTTCCATCTGCTGTATGAGCCATTTTTCTACTTTCTAATTATCTGTTATGTCTATTGCACTATCTGGTCCATCTGTTTGCATTGTTGGAGGATTATCCTCTAAATCTATATTCTCGAAGAAATCCACTTCGTTATTGACATTGGCTGTTGATATCCCCTTAGTATTGGCTTGGGAATAGCTCTGTGCTCTACCGTAACGTGCTTGCGACATTGAGGTGAATGCTCTCGTCGTTCCTTCTACCCCAGCGTCATACGCCATCGTGTTGCCTCTGGAGATACCCATAGCTTCTGCTACATTAAAGACATCATCCCCACAACCTACGAAAGCAACTGTCCACTGTCCTGCTTCTTGAATTTCTTCGATAAGTTCTTTGACTTGACTGCCGGAATACTCTCTTGAAACGTTTTCTGATCCATCTGTGAAAATAGTTACAACTACATTGGCACTTCTTGACGCCAGTTCGTCTTTGATTTGATCTTTAAGCTTATCGATTCCCATACCAACCGCGTCATATAGGGCTGTCATTCCTCCAGGAGCATAAGATGTTTGATTGAAATCTTCTATATCGGTTATCTTACTATTCCAAATTTGATCAGTATCTACGTTATTGTTAAAAGTAACAAAACAGACTATTTGTTCTTGATCTAAGAAGTCTTCTTCAGCCTTCTTAATTGACCCCAATTGTTCGTTTAAGCCTGAGATAGTTACATCTCTGACGCTGCCCATCGAACCGCTTTTGTCTAAAATCATTAAATGATACGTTTTTTGTTTTTTACTCATAAGATTACTCTCCTTTTACTAAACTTTTACTCTTCTCTAACTCTATATGATAACTAACATAGTTATCACTTTCAACACATTTTTTAATTATCTCCGTGAATTTCGATATATTCTCCGAAAAACACTTGTGCCACTACTTTATCGCCTTCTCTTACTACAATAATTTTACTTTCACTTTCGCTTTTAGTTCTTTGATCGAATATGAATCTTTTATTAAGATTATGCATATCTGCATCATAAATAGAAATGATAACAACTTTATCTATTTTTTCTACTCCATGTTTTGCACAATACTCTTGCACTTCGTTAATTACAGTACTTTTCAGATCAAAATCTTTGTCATTAGATTCTGTCAAAACGACCCCATTCATTTCTAGAAGAATATCTTCGGAATTTAAAGGGGCTTGTATCCTCTCAATAAATTTATTTATAAGCTTTTTAATTACTTTCATTAGTATTTTAACTCCTAGTCATGCCAAGCTTCTTCAAAAGTCCCGCAGACGGTTTTCTCGCCGAAAAGTTCTTTCATTTTAGATTGTATTCTCTCTTTAAATTGTAAACCAGTTTCATCATCTTCAATATTTGACCATGGAATCCCTATGGTAACTTCTCCGCTATCCCAAGGGTCATAACTTTCGAATCCTTTAAAATATCTTTGGTCACATTTTTTCTTAGCCTCTTCTTCGGACATACCATCTCGTTTCAAGCGATACTTATACGTCCAGTCATCTAGAAACTCGTTACAGCCGTCTTTTAATTGATCTTCAGTAGCTATTCCTTTGTCGATTAAAACCTCTCTTAGCTCTCCTTCATCTACACTTATACCATATATACAGAAACTACTTGAGCTACTGTTACTTACAAAACCTTTTCTAATCTTCATTTTTACTCCTTATCCATTATAAATTACTTCTTCGATTTCTTGGCATTCTTTTTTCTCGCCAAATAATTTTTCTACTTGTGTTTCAATGCTTTCTTTAAATTTACCACCTGTTTCTTCGTCTCCGATAGATGAATAATATCTCCCGACATAAACTACGCCTGCGTCAAAATAAACGCGGGCGTCGAGACCCATAATATCCGCCGCCTCTATAGTCTCACTTGATCCATCTTGCTCAAGTTCTTCTTTTGATATCAATTCTTTCTCTAAAAGCAATTCCTCTAGATCAACCATATCGAGACTTACTCCATACATGTGAAAACTACTTGAACTACTATTGCTTACAAAACCTTGTCTAATCTTCATATTTACTCCTTAACTTTGTACAGTCTCTTCAATAAAATTACAATTATAATCTGTACCAAAGAATTTTATTATTTTTTCTTCTACAGCGTCTTTAAATTGTTTCCCTGTCTCATCATCTCCTATAGTCGTAAATTCTCTACCTATATAGAATTCGTCACAAGATTCTCCATTGTAGAAAAAAGAGAACTCTGTTCCCATTTGAACTCCGACTACCTTATCCACATCATACCAATCTACATCCTCTTCCCAATAGTCTATATTGTAGTTTGTGTCATCTGGTAAAAATTGTTTTAAATCTTCGGCTATGATTGATGCTCCATATATAGCAAAACTACTTGAACTACTATTACTTACAAATCCATTTCTAATTTTCATTTTCTTTTTTTTCCTTAATAAATTTCTTAAGTTCAGTTTGGTTGCCAAACCTATCTTTTAATTCAGATAAAATAAGTATATCTGTCGTCCCTTTTTCTATTTTAAGATATTCATATCCTATTTCTTTATCCAGTAACGTAAAGTTGCATAAAGGGCATATCTCGACAGGAACTTCATAACGCATTTCGCTTTCTACGCAATTATCATCAGCATATTCTTCGAAATCGTCATCATTCATTGCCTTTACTTCTTCTTTTTCTTCATCTGAGGCATATCCATCTAGCACGTATTTACGCATTGCTTCTACATTGATAACATCTTTTGTATGGCTTCCGCAATATGTATGTCCGTTTACGCATTCGAACATATCTGCATCTTCAAGTCCTAGATCCATGCCGCAGGCATTTTCACCACAAACGTTACATGTAAAACTACTTGAACTACTATTACTTACAAACCCTTTTCTAATTTTCATAATTATCTCCTGATAACATATCATCTATTTCTAAAATTTGATCATCTATCTCTTGGTGAGTAGAACAGGTAAAGACCCAACTTTCTCCTTCTTCAGGAGGATATTTTTCTTGTAAATGCTGTTTATACTCTTCCCATTTTTTTTTCAACTTGCCAAAATCTTTTTTAAAACTCATAATTATCTCCTAGCAACTCCTCGTTCCATATATAATTCTTATCTTAGCCTCTGGCGAGACTTTATCTTTTAGTTCTTTTATTCTTAGATAATCGCTATCGCTTTCATCGCAGACAATTTCTCCACTATCAAAATAACTACCATCGGTCTCTGCTAACATCAATGCGACAACACTATCATCCTCACCTACTCCATCCTGACTTCCGGTTAAAACTCTTATTCCTTTTTTATCTATTTCCCAACAAAATGTTTCTCGTTCTGCTTCAGGTATATTCTCTTCTTTATAATATTCGCTGGCAGCATATTCTTCCATTTCTTTATTGAACTCTTCTTCTGCTCCTAAAGATATTGCCATCTTTCTATATATCCCACTATCTTTATCGTCGAAAGAAAAGCCTAAAGCTACGAAACTTGAACTACTTGAATTACTTACAAAACCTTGTCTAATCTTCATTTTTTTTCTACCTAAATAATAATTGTTAAGATAACATTAAAATCTATTTGTAATCACTTTTCAATCTATTTTTACGATTCTCTCATCTTCAGTATGACAATCCATAATATAATAATTTTCATTCTCCATATCTTCGTCTATCTCGTATATCTCTTTTTGCAGATTTTCTATTTCTTTTTCCGCCAACATCCTTCTTTCATACATAGATTGTATGTTCTCTGGTATCTTCATATCTATGCATAAATATGTAGCTGCAAATTGTTTATAAGTTGTGGTTTGATAATCATCTGAAGCTATTATGTTAATAATATCAAAATCGTCATATTCATTAGGTAGATCCATGGGGTTGAAAGATTGACAATTTGATATACATATATCTGATCTCAAAAATGAAATCTCTTTTTTTTGTCCATGTTTAAGATATTTTTCTATCATTTTTTTATTAACTATAAAATAATCAGCCGTAGAACCTGTTTTATCATTGCTATAAGAACAGGCAAAGAGGCTCTTCTTTTTTATTAATTTTTCATATTCATTTTTCAGTTCTACATCAGATAGTCTTTTACCGATAACGATAAAACTACTTGAACTGCTATTGCTTATAAAGCCATTTCTAATTTTCATTTTATGATCCCCGAAAAGTTTCTGAATGTATTTTAGGTGTGGGTAGTTTTAATTTTTTTACAATATCATCGAACTTTGTTTTTTTATCTTCATCAGGTTCTGGATATTTAAAATCTTCCCATCTTTGTGTTGGAGGCATGTAATGATCTATCTCTCCCCCTGCTGATCCTAATCCAAAAACTTGCAATCCATTAGAATTTCTAGTGCAGACGATATCCCATTCTGGTCCATCCCATTCATCTTCTATATTTTCACAAAACTTATCTCCATCTATAGTTATTTCTACCCCAGAAAAAGCAGGACATAGTTCTGCGAAATGTTTAGACATATCCTCCTCTGACCAACCATAGATGGTAAAGCTTGAGCTACTACTATTACTTACAAATCCATTTCTAATTTTCATAATTAATATCCTGCATCATTTTCCATTGAGAAATTATCACCTTCTACTTTAAAATCAGCGTAACAGAGTAAACACTGAATAGGTCCATCTCCGTTATCAGAGAACCCACCTTGATAGTAATCAAACTCATCATCTGCCATTGCTTGTAAACGTTCTTGTTCTCCTGTCGAGGCGTCTGGGTGTTCTTCATTCCATTCTTTTTCAAATTTCAAATCACTAATGTATTCGTTCTTATCTCCTTTGCTTTCCATGAGAGTATCGATAATATCCTGTCTGAAATTTGGCAGAAAGAACCCTTCCATTTTGCCAACTTGTTTTTCTATTATCAAACGGATTTCTTCTTCTGTCGTCCCTTTAGGAACACAAAGAGTAAAAGAACTACTTGAACTATTGCTTACAAAACCTTGTCTAATCTTCATTTTTTATCTCCTTAAATCTTTTATATAACTATATCCGTCTTCAGATTCGAATTCCAAACGACCACGATAGTCTTCGAATTCACTATCATCTAGTTCATAAGGATTGTCTTTGATTGGACCATCGAGAAGATATTCTTTCTCTGCACAATCTTCTGGCAATTCGTTGTACCACTTTATAGATTCATTTCTTTTTTTCGCGAAAACTTTAAGTGCTTCTGGACTTGAGGACATTTCAACAATACCAGGAGAAGTTATTTCAAGAGCAGTGATATCAATTCCTATCTTCTCCATAAATAGACCTATCGTCCCATTCCACATCAGAGTTCCCCCTGTGAGCAGACTGCCATCTAATTCTATCCTAGTAGTCCAAGTAGAGTCCAACCATTCCCCTGCTTCTATCATATCATTATATATTTTATGATATTCGTCATCTCTGGGGTAATCATCAACTGGATTGATAAGACTATTAATGCCGCTGATTCCAGCTAGATTCTTTTTTAAATCTTTACTATCATCGATACTGAGAAGCATTTCCGTCTGTTCATCTGTTAAGAATGACATAGGGATAGCAAAAGAAGAGCTAGAGCTATTACTTACAAATCCATTTCTAATTTTCATTTTTTACATCCTTAGTGATAGCTAGTTTGTATATGTTTTAATCTATTAAATATCTTTGAATGTTCAAGCATACTTTCGAATTCTCCGTCATTGTCAGAGAACGTCATAACTGTTATGAATTTATCTTTGTGTTCTTTGATAAAAGCATCAGCGATTTCGGAAGCTCGTTGATCATTAATTCTATCTCGTTCATCCCATATCTCTCTTATTCTTTTTTCGTCTTTTGGAAAACTTAAAGGATGAAGAGGTTCTCCATCATAATGTCCAGGGAATATTTCAGGTATCAAGTACGAACCGAACCATCCATTTCTGATAGAACTATAAACTTGATTTCTATCAGATTGTTCTGATATATTATCGAAAACCGCTTTAGATATATCGACAGTGCTGACATCTTGATGAGTAGCATAACGTCCAGCATAGTGCCACTCTTGTTTTCCGAACATCATTTCTCTTGTCTCTTCAGCAGATTCTGGTTTGTGCGGAAATACCACAACAAAAGAACTACTACTTGAATTACTTACAAAACCCTTTCTTATCTTCATCTTTATATTCCATTAATAAAATTCATATTTTATGTCGTCTTCTTCTATTCCTATTAAGAGTAAAAATTCTAACATATCAAAATTATCCATAAAAGTGCACATATATACTACTTCTTCTGTTGTCTCAATTGCCCAAGAATCACTTGTATCTACATATTTAAGTTGAGGAAAATTCTCTATAGCGTATTCTATGTGGTTTTCAATTTTATCTATTTGCTCTTCAGATAGTACTCTTTTAGAAATAGTAAAGGAGCTACTTGAGCTATTGCTTACAAATCCATTTCTTATTTTCATTTATTTTCTTCCAAAAACAATTTAACTGAGCGTTCCTCTACTTTAGGATTTCTATTTATATTTTTCCAAAAATCAACATCATCTTCCGCTCCATACATATCTATTTCGTTTCCAAAGTTAGAAGCATAGATATATAAATAAGCATCTTTTTTCATCATTATATAATATTGATCATAGTGACAAGAAGCTCTAAAGGGGATATTATTTTTCATCAAAAAGGCGAGAACTTCATCCTCATTACAACTTACACTATAATGCATATAGGTTCCATCTATTGGATCGTCATGTTTAGCCTCTATCACTTTCCAAGAGAAAGGCGAGTTAGTAGTTGTTTTCCTAAAACCATATTCCTCAAGTAAAGGGATACTTAACTCGTTTACTATCATATTCGTTCTTTTCAATTCTTTATCGAAAAAATCCCCATCTATTTTTACGATAAAAGAACTACTTGAACTATTACTTACAAAACCATTTCTAACTTTCATCTTTTTTCCTCAATTTAGTTTTTCCATCTGTATCTTTATACGCTTCAAGACCTTCTTTCTCCATCTGTTCTTGCATCTCTTCTATCTTCCTAGCTTGCTCTTTTAAGAATTCAGGATCTTCTGCTGGTGGCAAGTCAAGATATCTTTCTGCAAATTCTTGTAAGTCATCCTCTCCTACAGAGTGGTAACTTATTTCTATTGGGAAGAATTCTATAGTATTAGCTTTGATATCATCTTTAGAGATTGTTCCCCCCTCACAGAACATAGCGTCTACATCGAAAAAACTTAATTGACCTCCGTATTCCATAAACATATCAAACATTTTTTGATTGATCAAAAAGAAATCTATGCCGTCGCAGCAAGAATCATAAGATTGAGCATATATTCTTTTTTCTTTCAATAGTTTAGAAGTGATATCTTTAAGGTATATACTTTTCCCGAATACCACAAAACTACTTGAACTGCTATTACTTACAAAGCCTTCTCTAATCTTCATTATTCTTTCCTTTTTCGGGATAATTATAATTTTGTAATTTTTTTGTCAGATCTTCTAACATCTCGACAACCATGTTTTTATCATCTATATCTTGCATTTGATCAAAAGAAATATTTTGTAATAAAGTTTCCGTAACGCTTTGCCCGATATAGGCACTAACATATTTTTCATTTAATTTTATTAATTCTAGATCTCGGGTGTCTATCGATATCGTCATACTTTGAGGTTTTTTACCTGTAGCGTTATTATGACTCTCAAAAATTGTAACAACCAGAAAAGGTAAATTAATGGCTTCTATTCTAGCAACTATTCCCTTTAGTCTTTCTAACTCATTTTGAGGTGAAGAGAACAGACCTTCCCCTCTCATCATAGACATCGGCATAGACATAGGTCCGTCTAGAAAATCATCCGACTGTTCTTTCTGCTTAATATCATAAACAGTGAAAAACATCCCTTCTTTAAAATCATCTGCTCGTAAAATGCTTGATTTTTTCATTACAGCTCCTATACTTCGAAGAGAGGACACTCTCTGCACTTTAAATTGTTATTATCTGCTGTTGCGAGTAGTTTTTCTCTGAAAGATTTAGTTCTTGGATGGTTCCAAATCTCTTTCATAAAATCATTACAATTAACGACATCAAGACCTTCTCCGAACTCCCCATCTTCTGAAAACGAACAAGGGAAAAACTTTCCATCGCTATTACAGTATATCGAGAACGCTGAACTCTCACAAGGTTCGCTATACATCTCAAATGTTTTGAAGTTCTCATGGTCTTCTACTGATTTAAGATATTTGAAAGCCGAACAACTGTCGAATCCTATTCCAACATTATTCTTCATCGCAAAATCAACGATTTTCTTAAACTTGTCTTGAGCAAGAGGAGTAAAACTTTTTCCTCTTCCCTTCTTTTTAAGAGAAAGGAAAACAATAGCTTTAAGCTTTGACAGTCTTGGGTCTGTAAGTCTGTCCTGCAGCGTCTCCCATGCATTATCGAAAGTCTCTTCGCTAATCATGCAGTGAATATTCGTTTGCTCTAGTCCCCTATCTGTGAGTTTCTGTACGGTATCGTAGCATATATCTTTATTCTCATATCTTGAGACCGCTACCGCCCCACACTTCGAAACAAGCTTATCTGCTGTCTCGTCTGTTATTTGTGCAACTGTAATATTCGGTATAATACCCTTTTCTCTACAGTAGTCCATCATAGCCCAAAGGTCAGGATTAGATTCTGCTTTAGAGTCTGCCCCGAAAGCGACTTGAGTCAAGAACGGAACATCTTTAGACTCGAAGTTAGTCCACTTGTCATCTCCGCATCTTTTTCCTATCATCTCTTCAAGTCTCTTACTCGCGACATTTGAACTCATAAAGACTGTTCTTTCTACGCCATCTTGCTCTGTTATCGTCATTGTCTTTTGCTTATATGTCGGGAAATTATCTATCATTTTTCTAAAAGTTTCAATTGACATATTTGTTCCGTTAGGAGTATTTGACTTATAGCAAAATTTACATAGATGATCTTTGCCTCCATATCGAAGACCAGAACATTTAGTAGTTATTTCGATATCTGCTATTTCTGGTCCAAATGGACTGAATAGAGGGTCATCCTTTTTCTTTTTTCCCCATCTAGCAAAAAACCCTGTCTCTTTGTTAAATGTATAGTTATACCCTTTAGAGCGTACTACTTTTTGTTTTGAGGTTTCGAACGTTATCATATCTTTCCTTTCAATTGGGAATATCGTTAGCTTTCATTATACCTATAATAGAATCACTTGCAACTATTCTTTTTCTATTTTTGACAGTTCTCTTTCTCGGTCTTCTAATATGCCTTCTATCACTTTTTGTGATTTCAATAGATAATTTTTATCTATTAATTTTTTACCTACAGTAGAACGGAAGAATTTTATCAAAGAATCTACCTCTTCTTCTGAAAAATGCGAATCGACTATCGGAGTTATCTCTTCGGAATATTTATCACTTCCGTATAGAGACATTATTTTAGCAAAGTCATCATCACTGACAGATTGAAATGAAGCATGTAAAAACTCTTCATTCAATTTAAGATGTTTTTTCGCGGCAAATAAATGTTGAGAACATTTCAAGAATAACCCAATAAGATATATTTTTTTAGACATTTTATTATCTTATTCTAAAATTAATCACTTTTCATCTGAATTCTATATATTTTTTCTTTTTCAGAGAAAAGCACTTTAGCTCCATCATGGAATAGCCTCATATCTCCTCTGATACTACTACTGTCAATAACTTTAACATTATTCTTGCCTATTTTGTTTAAAAATATTTCTATCTCTTCATTTTCATTGATATGAATAACTACACCATTATCTAATACTGTAAAGTTAATTCCAGTATAAGAGATATCATCTATTTTTCTCAGTTCATATGAATTAAAATCTTCAGATAGCTTAAATATAAACTTATCATATTTGCCTTTTTTATTGGCAATAATGACAAGAAGATTTTTATCATATTTAGCGTCGATAACTCTGTACCCCTTCATCTCTGGTATAAGTATCTGATGGCAAGTCTTGGTTTTAGGGAACACAGAGGCAACACAGGAGTCTAAAACGTTCTGTATGGCTACTCCATCAAATAACTTAGTAGCATTCTCTTGGATATTAGTAACAATTGTCGAAGATATTAACACTTTATTAGGAAGCTCTATAAATTCTATTTCTGATAATTTGTCATACTGTTTGACATATATTCTTCCTTCATATGACATAATATCACTTGCAGTTATATTGCAGGCTACTTGTTTATTATCTTTTACATCCCATATTTTTAAAAGCCCAACTTCTTCTTCATCTTCGATGTCGAGACCGCAACACATTACTTTATTGTATTTAGAAGTAATCGCGATTTCAGTATCCGTTGTGACCATTTCTTTATTCCCATTTATATAGACTCCTCCTGTTGCTGTCGTTATTACTCTAGTCCCATTAATGGAGATAAATTTCACAATATCTCCGTCATAAGAATTAAGTTCTTTAAGCTCAAAATCATTATTACTTTTTATCAAAGTAGTGATAACAGGAACCATAATTACTGCTGCCGCAGTTGATGGAGGAGCTAATCTCTCGCCTCTATGGAACATCGCTTTATACCAGTCTCTATAAGATTCTGGAATAAAATCAAAGGGCATACATACTCTAGGGTATCTTACATCTTTATGGAAGACAGGAATATTAGCTAACATTCTATCATCAATAGTTTTTAGTGTAGGGTGTTTCCCCTTGTAGGGATGTATTCCTATAAACATCTGAAAAGAAACTATTCCGAATGAGAACCAATCTGTCATCTCATTAAATGTTTTACTATGCCTATCTCTAATGCTAGGCATAATAGCGGTAGCTGGAAAACTTTTTGTCTGATAGCTATCGACATCGATAAAATAAACATCTGTCATTTTTTTATTCACAAGAAAGTTCATTTCATTTAGGTCAACAATCAAGATACCTTTGCTATGAATATGACTAATAGTTTTCTGCATCTTTTTTACTAGATCTAGCATCGTTTCGGGAGTGACATTATTTCTCGTTTTAAATGCTTTAGTAAATATTTGGCACAAGGCATAAGTATTAGATATATGCCTCATTGTATATCCAATAGGTTTTTTTCTAGAATTTAATATAATCTCTTTAGGAGTTATAACATTAGGATCAGAGATAGCACTAAGTTCTTGTATCTTTGAGAAAGGTAGGCAAGGAGTTTGACCGTTATATATTTTAAATGCTGTTCTTGCTCTGCGGTAAACTTCCCCTTCCCCTCCAGCCGCTACGAAGTCTCTTTTAGTAAGATCTATTTCGCCTTTACTTTTTACAAAAATTTTCATTTGCCTATATCTTTCATTGTTTAATCTCCGAAATACATCGCCCCAAAAGAGATATCGTCGGAGTGGTGCCAGTTATTTTTAATGCAAAATTTAAGAAAACGGTTAAGCTTTCTTTGCATAAATTTTCCGTTGAAGTTTTTAAAACTTAATGCTCGATATATAACTTCCCTATAATCAATATTAGAATTAGTTAAAGAAGTCCCTGAATCAACTGTTTTGTAAAAAGAATTTATTCCATCAGACATCAAAACAACAAATTTAGGAGGTTTAGTCTTCTCTGTCCAGAAATATGCCGATCCTCCATATTTGTCTTTTCTGACAGAAATAATAGAAGATTTTTTATTTTCGCGGAAAGTAAAATCAGGAGAACAGTGATCATCTAACTGCTCATAAGTTCCATCAATATTAATTATAGAGGAAGTTACTATACAAGGGGTAGTTGGAATCTGTTCCTCTAGCCATTGTTGAAAACGAAGAGTATATTTCGGCAGATAGTTCATATAAAATGGAAATCCATTAGGAAATTCAAAGTTGGAGACTAGAATCCTTCCATCTTCTAAACCAAAAGCAATACAACCATCTCCTTTAACGAGAATCTCAAAGAAATCGTCAATATAATAAGCGACTAAAGCAGTAGCGTCTAAACTGTCAGGAGATATTTTTAAAGAATCTATGGACGCTCTTGCTTTCGTCATGCAAGTATCAGAATTAAAACTGAACATTAAAGTGGCAGAATTGCGATATAAGTTTTTTAATTCGTTAACTATAGAGTGACTTAATATTCTTGCACCTAAATCTACTTGAGGAGATGAGGAACATCCATCGGAGACTATCGCATAATGGGCATCATTCGTATTGAAAGATCCTGTTAACGCAAAATCTTCACACACATCATGAGTTTTACCTATTCTAAATGCTGAATCTGTTTTGATATATTCTATGTTCATTCTAAATTCCTATACAAAGGTTCTACCCTCCTTACTCCGAGGGCAGAACCTAACAACATAAGGCAGGATGTAACAACGTCTTTAAAATTGAAGGGCTTGCGAAGGACCGCCAGTATTCAGGGCTTGGCTTTGAGCCGAAATTGACCTTGATACGAAATCGGCAAGCTTGGCAAGATTATTTGCATTAGCATCAGAAATCTCAACATACTGAGTGATGCCAGCCTCGTTTTTGAATGTGTCGAGAGCATCTTGAACCTCTGCCCATTGACCAACTCCAACACCTACAAGGATAGACAACATCGATTCAAGAGACTCTTCTCTAACAGATGCTTGCAAAGTTTTCTTAACGGTACTCGTCGATGCTTCATTAGAACTATTATCGCAACCGTCTGTGATAATTATCACGATAGCGTTAGCGTCAAAATCTTCGTCGCCCAATTTCTTTGCATAATCGTTTGTTGCAGCTATGGCGTTATTTGCAGCGTCGAATAGTGCAGTCATTCCACCTATCTTCAAACAATCGGTATAATCATCTGGGTCGCAATCGACAAGCAGTTTAAAACCGTGCAATTCTTGCATATTGGTATCAAAAGTTACAATTCTAATCATAAGATTATCTTTGCGTGGGCTTTTGTTACAAGATGTTATAATTTCTTTAATAGCATCTTCCATCTCTTTCTTAAATTCATCAACACTTCCGCTAACATCGACTGCTATCGTAACTAGCGTATATGCAGTTGCTCCGATACGCTCGTCGTCAAGACTGATTGCCGAATAGCCATAATTTGTGGCTGGCAAATTATATTGGTCTAGATTGTCACTAACATTCATAATTTTCACCTTTATATTAAATTATATTTTATTTTTTAAATGATCCAGTTTAGCCGTCTAACTGGAAAGGACAGATTAATGTACTGCTCTAATCAGTGTTCCACGGAGGTGACAGTCTCTAGTTCCCTTTCCGCTTCTTCTCTGTATAACTCCGAGAACGAGATAGTTTTTATGCCAAGAACTCAGTAGTAGTAGAGGTTCTCATGCCTCTCGCCACCATACTGTCAATGAACTGTTGCTGGATAGTAGGGAAGTCGATAACTGGGTGTATAACAGGACTCGTAGCATCTGTCAGCAAAATCATTTTTGCTATATAGCTATCGTCTCCGAACTTATCGGCTACTTGTTCAATGGTAGTCTTAAGGCAATGACTGCCAGCTTCGCCAGCGACGAGAATAGTGTCAGCTTGAACCAACGCATCGATGAGAGGGGTATTGATCTGAGTCGAAGGATCAGCGGGGTCTGGAACTTCTGCTTCGATAGCACCGTAATGTTCAGTGTAAGGATTACTCCCCTTAGAAACATAGTGAACATTCCAAGGCTTACTATTCTGCCAATCAATTAAAGCATCCGAGAGATCGGGATAGACATTGTTTCCAGGTGTTCCGATTAGACAGTGAGGAGGCCAAATACAGAGAGGGAAATTACCCTTACTTTCAAGAGCTTCAACATATTTGAGCATCCTATCGTGGAGACTCGTCATGAAAGGTTTCCAATTCCCACTTCTAACATCATCAGCAGAGATAATTGTAAACACATCTGGATTCTCTCCATTACTGTTTACCCAAAATGAAGGATGAGCTACATCTACGACATTATGGGAATCAAGGGTTACTCGAATTTGAGATATCTTATCTCCGATACGATTAACCATAGTGGCGAGACGCTTCATGTCGGCATCTGCTCCTGGGACAAATAACGAGCCACTTGGATCGCAAAAGTCTACTTGGGGGTCAATGATAAAAAGTTCTATCTTCTGCATGTTCTTTTCCTTTACTAAAAAATATTAACTATTAAATACTGCTCATACCAAAATTATATCATCTTTAAAAACACTTTCAAGTTATTTTTATTTTTTTGCCTATTTTAAACATAATATATACTTTTAATCTGGGCTTTCCATACCATAAAAAGTATCTTCTGGCTCTTTGGCTTCAAAGTCAAAAACTCTAGCCATAACAAGTGATAATTTGTAATCATCATATATCTTTTCAGATATCCAAAAAACTTTATTACATTTAAAGCACTTACATGATTCAACGCCTACCGTCATGTCAATCCAATTATATGTCCCACAATCAGGACATGTCGATTTCTTCCATGAGAAACAACTTCCGGATACTCTGTACCTAGCTAAATCTAGTGCAATTTTAACATCTTCTTCTTGCCATTTTTCATTCGGATGATGGTTACTCATATTATATACCTATTAATGATTTTAATATCTCATTTTTATCTTCTGAAGATTTAATCTTTATCGTCTTATCAGTATATCCAGAGTATCTACTTTTTAATATTTTTATCTTATTAGTTAATGTGCAGATAAAAATAATTACATATTCGTTTATTCTTTTTTCCGTGGATATTCCTTTTAAGTCGTTTGTGCGGATATCCTCTACTTCTTTTAATTTCGCATTATCTCTTAAATCTTCTCTATCATATATGGCTATTGTTTTCATATTATACCCCTATTAATATTCTTAACATTGTATTCTCATCTTCTGGAGTGTCAAGCCTTTCTTCAATTTTCATATGTCCATATCGATTTTTCAAAATCTTATATTTATTCAATAGGGAGCAATAGAAAACTAATATGTCTGCATTGCCGACAGTTCCTTCTCTTACCGATGAATCTAAATCATCGATATGGATATCTTTGACTTGTTTCAATGCGGCTTTTGGTACTAAATCTTCTCTATACAATATTGATATTCTTCTCATATCATTCTCTCCAAGTCTTCGGTCGTGATAACCTTTACGTCAAGCTTATTCGCTTTATCTGTTTTTCCGACGCTGCCAGCCCCAGCACATAGATAATCTGTTTTCTTACTAACGCTACTTGAAATTTTACCGCCGTTATCCTCAATAAGAGTTTTCCATCGAGCCTTTCCTCCTGGCAATGATCCCGAGAGACAGATTTTCTTACCATCTAAATTGCCACTCTTCTTTTCAACAACTTCTATCTTAACGAACTCAAGAAGGTCATCCACTTGACGAGAGTTAAAGAAGAAATAGTTAAATACATTCTGAGCAGTAATCGGACCAATTCCATTATGGGCTTCCAATTCTGCCGCTGATAATGACCTAACGATATTAAAATCGTCATATTTTTCAGCCATGATTCTACCTAGTTCTCTGCCAGCACCATCTATTCCTAAAGAGGCGATAAAAGTTTCCATCTTAACAGTAATTTTTTTATCTTTAATTTTGTCAAGAAGAACTAAAAGAACCGAACTATCTTTTTCCTGCTCAGGGGAATTAATCATCTTAACCCTCGCGAGAATAAGAGTTGCTGAACGGTCTTTAAATCCAATAGCTTTAAGTTTATCTAAAGTAAGTTTATAAAAATCAGCAGGCTCATTAACAAGATTCGCTTCGCAAAGTTTTGCAATATTTTTTTCAGCAATACCTTTTACGCCAATTCGTTTAAGATAATGGTCGAGGTTCTGGACTTGTTGTGCAGAGCAAGTTGTGCTATCGCAAACGAGACTAAGGGAACCATTATTCCCATCTACTCTCTTAGTCGGGTGACCGCAAGATGGGCAAGAGAGAGGGTATATTACTTCGCCTTTGGACTCTATAACTTTTTTCATTTTTGGAATAATTTTACCAGATTTAATAATAGCAATTACTGAACCAATCCCAATTTTATTTTGTTCAATAATACCAAGGTTATGAGCCGTGCAACGACTGACAGTAGTTCCTTCTAATTGAATTCCTTTGAAAATAAGTACAGGAGTGATTGATCCGACTCTGCCTGTTTGCCACTCAATACCTGTCACTATTACTTCTTTAACTTCATCTGCAAACTTGAAAGCTATTTTACCCTTTGGATCAGAATTAGATCTGTTACCGTGAGTACCTAATTCTAATTGATCTTCTAAATTATTGACAGAGATTACAGCTCCATCCACCATAAATTCGAGTTCTCTATGAACCTTCTCAAAAGCACAAAGATGAGTAAAAGTAAAAGGAATTGTTTTAACAAAATTAATACCGAGAACTTCTTTTGCCCATGTTGCTCTTTCAATTTCAGTCTTATATGGAGCATCATCAAAGTTGAGAATATTATATCCGGCGAAACTTAATCCCATACCCTTCATTTCTCCGGCAGTTTTACGATTCATAGCCCCAGAGGTATACGCTCTTGGATTGGTTTTTTTGTCTTCGTCCGAAAGAGTTGCATTTACTTCTTCAAACGTTTTTACATATGTTTCAATCTCTCCTCGAACGATGAGAGACCAAGGCTCAGGTAATGTCTGAGGGATATTTGCTATATTCTTTAATTTGGCAGTACAGTCAATCCCATCATCACCTGTTCTAGAGCGAAGTCCTGCTCTCACAAGTTTCCCATTTTCGTACTCAATAGACAAAGCGATACCATCATGTTTAAATGACATGCTAAATAACTCGCTTTTTTTCGCGAGAATAAAATCTAAATTACCAGGAGTGAAACCCTTTACCTTGTGAGGTACATCTTTAATACAATCTTCCATCCATTTAAGAAGAATAACTTCTTTTTCCTCTTGAGTACCGTTGCATTTAGAGATACTTGTCATTGGAGGATCATGTTTTAACTTCTTGCCAATAACTTCATCGTCAGCAGCGAAAGTAGTTTTAAAACCATCCCAAGCAGGATCTATCTGCTCTAGTCTTCTTTTAAGAGCGTCATACTCGTTATCAGTAACGACATCACCTGTAATAGGGTTGACACAGTCTGTCCCTGCAACATGGTAACAATTATCAAGATGAACTATAATCTGTCTAAGGTCATCTATCTCTGATTTTATATCTTTATAACCAATAGATGTATTCATTACTGTTTCTACATCTTTAACAGTATCATCTGCATAAATATCGTCTGTCATTTTTTATCCTTTTCAAAATTTTTATCGTAATATTCAACTATTTCTAGAACTGTCAAAAAAGCATATCCATTTTCCTTTTTGATGGTTGCCCAAGGAACAAACCAAATCTCTGAGGGAGCGGACAACCTAAATCTTCCATTTTGAGAATAAACATTTTCCATCTTATTTAATAAATCTTTTGCTTTTTTATCGCATTCTTTACATCTTTGCCCACCAAGGAAATAGGAAGTATCTTTTTCCTTGTACAATATTTTTCCTACACTGTTTCTATGACCGTCAGATTCCACATCGTATTCTTGTAGTTTTTTCCCGCAATCTACGCAAAGATAAATATATTTTTGAAACTCGTTATCTTTATGATAAGTTCTGAAATATTTTTGAAAAATAGTAGTTAATCTTTTTACTTTTTGTTTTGAATTATACTCTTCTTCGGCTTTTTCAGCTTCTTCTTTAGACTGATATTCTTCTTCTACATCATCATTTATAAATAACCAAGTAGTTTTCTGTTTAATCATAATATTATTGCTTTTAACTTGTCAATATTCTTTGCCCAATCACAGAAAACAGGTTTAGGGATATCATCTAAATCTACCCATCTCCACTCTTCGCACTTGTGGGGTTCCATAATTTTAGGTTCGCCTTTATAGGCTCTGGAAATGAAATACAAAGTTATCCAATGCTCTCCACTTTCTTCAAGAAAAATATCATTTGTAAAAGTAGCAAATTGTATACCGTCAGGATCGATGATAACGCCAGTTTCCTCTTTAGCTTCCCTTGCGGCTGATTGTCTTGGAGTCTCTCCGGCATCCATTCCACCTCCCGGCAATCCCCAACATCCTTCTCCATTGGCATTCTTTCTTTTGCCAACAAGAATTTGCTTATTGTCATTTACCAAGAAGACGGATACTCCGACCATAACGCCTGGTAATCTTGCATCTTTTAATGGGCAATCTTCGTGGATACGCCATATATTATACTGGAGCCACTTACCCGATGCTTTGCAAAGGAACGAGTCGTGATCTCTCCAATTATGACGAAAGACGAAATCAAAATGCGGGCATTGCTTGCAATGCGTTACGGTTACAGTTGTAGTTTTTGTTGTTTCACTCATGCGATTATTATACCGCATATAAAATCACTTTCAACTATTATTTTTGATTTTTTCTTTTTACTTCTTGGATATGTTTGTAAAGGATAACATTCTTTCTGAGGCTATCAGTAAGATGACTTTCGGGACAGGCTTTAGATAGAATAGAAATGATTTGTTTATCTGTTTTTTCTATAATGGAAGCAATATTATTAGAATTGAAGGTATGAGAACCTTTTAATATCTTTTTGACATCTGACGGAGATGCAGAGGTTATATCAGCAATCTCCTCGATGGATAGGTTTTGTATTTCGTGAAAATATTTCACAATGTCTTGAGATATAATATAAGGTAACATTGTTCTCGTATCCTGTAGATTTTATTATCGCGTACCGATTACTCGGTAAAGGGTCATTATCTGATTTATCGATGCTATTTTCCATTAAATTCCTATTAAAAATACTAATTACAGTTCTTTTATATTCGACATAAAACCTTTTAATAATAAAAAAAGCCGCCCCGATTTAAAGCAGGGCGGCTTTTAAAGACAGTTAATGATGGTTATCGGTTAGCCATCTGACTCATCAGAAGATGAATCTTCTGTATTATCTTCCTCAACTGCTTCTTCCTCGGCGTTATCTTGAACAGTTACTACTTTGCCAGAAAGCATAGCTTCTAGATTAGCCATAACTGTAAGAGCTTCCGTCATCGCTCCTGCAAGCTTATCGGACTCGTCCTGAAGCTTGTCAACCTTCTTAGTGTTGGCAGATACTTTTGACTTTACCTTATCAACACCTTTTTTGATTTGTGCAATTATGCCCTTGAATTGACCGAGAGCATCTTGCAACATTTTTTCGCCGCTTTTAGGAAATATTCCAAATACTTTTTGTGACATTGTTACTTCTCCTGACTTAAAATAAAAAAATTAGTTTTAACGTTTTACATAATAGCATTGTATCTAATATAAAATCACTTTCAAGTACTATCTTTGTTTTTTTCCATATATTCTAAAATCATAGTTTCATATTCGTTATGAGAGATTATCGCTCTTTCTCCATGACTCGTTAGCTCCCAAATCCCCCTGTCGCTATTGCAGTTAATAATGCCAAAATGCTTTAAAACTAGACGACACCAATCAATATTTTTTCTTACAACTGACTCGCCAGAAGGTATCTTAACTTTCATTTCATTTTCTGTAATACCTAGCATTTTGACTGTGTCTTTTATAACTGTTTTTCGTGGGGAACTGCCTCCTAGTGAACGAAGAGAGTAAACTATTGCAGAACAATAAAACGAACGAACTTTCCAAGAACTACTTTTAAACATGTATCTTCCTTTTTAAAATAATTATTTGATAGATGTCATTATGCACAATTAAAAATCACTTTCAAGTGCTAATTCGGGAAATCTAAACTTTTTATAATTTCTTTTCTTTCCATAGCAGTGTTTAATAATATAGGTTGATAATTAACTATCTCCAAAGATAAAAGATAATGATTATCTGTTAATCTTTCTACTAGATATGGTTCCCATTTTTTAGCTGGTACGTTATGAAAGTGTCCATGTATATTAATCTTATTATCTGGGATATCAACTGGAAAATGGCTTAAAACGTATTGTCCGATTGTTATTTGGTCGCAGACGAAATCAAAACCAGCATTATAAAACCATGTATGAGAATGTCGATCGTGATTGCCCCTTGTTAATATCTTTCTACCAGGAAGAGTATCAAGAATATCTTTTAACTGTTTTTGATTGCCAAAAATAACATCTCCAAGAAAAATTATTTCATCTTGAGGTCGGACTATATGTCTTATATTCTTGTTAATTCTCTCTGTAAAATCTTCTGGGCGTCCTGTAAATTGCTGCATATTTTTATGATGATAATGAGCATCTGCTATTAAATATCTTCTTACTGCATCTTTATTCATCTTTTGATTCTTCATTTTAATTTTCTATTTTCAAATATTAAAGCAAGGATTCCCGATTCTCCACCTTGTATGCTTCGCCTAATAGTCCATTCTATCTATTAGTTATAGGATTTTAAGCATTTCTGCCGCTAACGAACCCGCATAGTAATTTATTGATCGTATCTACACCTTTAACAAATATATATTCGACATTATAGCATATTTTCTTTCACTTACAAATAAAAAAGGAATGTTACAGCACTTATCCGAATATAGTATAGATATAGATTTTTTACAACATAGAAGTTCGGAAATTAGGAGTTAATCATGGTACAAACAATAGAATTGATAGAAGACTTAAATAAAGTTAAAAATAAAATTAAAGAACTGCCAAGTAGGTCAAAGTATAAGAAACACGGGCAATGGCATCCAGCAACAATAGAAAGACGTTTCGGGTCTTGGAATAAAGCCTTACAAGAAATTTTTGGGGAAGTGATAAGAGAGCAACCCGAATTGCGTCCCATTGTCGAATGTCTCAAATGTGGCGAGAAAACAAAAAATGCTAAATTTTGCTCCAGGAGATGTGCTATTTCTGTAAATAATATAGGCGTAACTAGGAACTTGAATGATGGTAAATTTAAGAAAAAACCATGTAAAGAGTGTAAAACGATTACTTCGAATGCCAAGTATTGCTCTAGGAAATGTTCTAACGATTATAAAAGAAAAAAAATAGAACAAATAATAGAGAGCGGTAAATACGCAAATAAAAGTGGAAGTAGCGATGTTCTAAAAAATTATGTAATCAGAAAAAGAGGCTACCAGTGTGAACAGTGTAAAAGTACTAAATGGTTAGGGCAGAACATCCCATTAAATCTACATCATAAAGATGGCGACGCGATGAGGAATGAGCTATCTAACCTGGAATTGTTATGTCTGAACTGTCATGGACTAACACCTAATTTTGGTAGAAAAAATAAAAAATCTACACGAACAAACAGGTACAAAAAGAAATGAAAACACCGAGCGGGAATCTAACCCGCGTCTCAACCTCGGCAAGGTCGCATAATGACATTATACCATCGGTGTAATTTTGAAGAATAAGAATTAGCTTTTTAACGCTTCTGCTGAGTCAGGTATGTCATTCTTGCACTGTCGCATACCGCCAAACTTTTTAAATTCTTGGTGCATCAATCTTTAAAAAGAATAGCCTCTTCTCTCCTAATACGATTGTTCTGCGATCGTGCCTCTGTGGATATCAGATATTTCATACGGGCCTTTTTCGAGTCAATATTAGAAAATAGGAAGTCGTATCTAATTAGTCCCTACTACCTATTACTAGGTCTCATTCTTCATTTCCCCATCCCGGAATCGAACCGAGCCAAGAACATTGGAAGTGTCCTATGCAAGCCAATACATCTATGGGGAATATAATCTTTATTTACTTTTAAAATTTAAAAACAAGAAAAGGAACAGAATTAATCTCATCTGTTTCAAAACTCTCTATTTGAGATTTTTCCCAAGGAGGAGATTGAACCTTACTAGTTTCGGAACATCCGCTAATCAATATACAGAACAACACAGATAATGTCAATAACTTTTTCATTGGTTCTTCCTTTTTCTTATAATTAGTAAAAAATCCTTTATTTTTTTAATCTTTTCTTTTATAGAAGCATAAAAATTACAAAATGGCTCTTTCGCTTTTTTAGCGTAAAATATCCCACATAGAATTTGGCATGTCATACAAAACAAATTAACCAATAAAGTACCTAAAGAGACTCCCGTAATTATAGTACATAAACTAGAGAGAGTCCATAAAGCACACCATATTGTCATAATAACACTAAAAATATTAAAATTAAATTTCATCTTAATCTTCCATTTCTGAAATTTCAACAGCGAGTTTTCCAGCACGACTTCTTGCACTATCAAATTCTGCTCTAAGAGCATGAGCTTCGGCATCGTGAAAAACAATAAACTCTTGTTTCGCTTGTTCTGATAATCGAGTCGCTTCTTCTTGTAATTGTTTCATTCTTCCTGTTAATTCTATTTTTTTATAATTCACAGTTTCTCCTTTAGAAATAAATCTACTTAAAAGATAAGAACCAGCTTCTTTAAGTCGCATTACTGGAGTATGATTTCCTATTTTATCAGCTTCGCTGGTTACTACGTCTTTTTTTACATTCCCGATATCGTCAAAATAATAAACTTCATCACCTGTCTTAACGATTTTATTAAATAGTTCAATGTGAATTCTTTTATTATTCATTTTTGCTCTACCTGTCGTCATTTTTACTCCTTCAAGAATAAAAAAAATTGAGTGCATCAACCACCCTTTTATCCAAGCCATCCCGGTTCATTTGTTGAGGTCATTAACCTCTCTTGGGGTGATGTGTTTTATTTCATCCCGGCCACTCAATTTTCTTGAGCATAATCGCTCACAACCAAGGTAGGATTCGAACCTACAACCTCTACTTTTTTGTCCAATTGTGGTTTCCCATGCTCAATTGGCTCTTACATATAGCTATCTACCATTTGATATACTTGGTTTTAACAGTTGAGACAAGACTTGATACTTGCGAATTCCCGTGTACTTAGGTTCAGACTTACAATACGGGACTCGAACCCGCGTTCCCTCTTTATTAGGTAATTAATCTAACTTTAAGAGGTGTACTATCCTCTATACGAATCGTAATGCGTTATCTTAACGCTACTCAACTTTTTGTATCATATCATATTTAGAATCACTTTCAATAATAAAAATTATTTAATTTTATTTTTTATTTTCGTAAGTTGTTCCATAGATTTTTCTGCTAAAGAATAATCAACGAATAGAGCGACATTAATATCATATAAATATTTATCTCCCTGTTCTAGAGAAATAATATCACTAAAGATAGGATTTTTATCTTTTATTTCTTTGTCTAGTATATCTTCAACTGTCATCCCGGTTTCTTCTTGCTTATTATGGACATAATTTATAACAACGTCTGTATTTATAAATGATCCTTGTTTTTTCCCTATTTTTAATAGATGCTTTTGAGGCTCTGGTATCGCCGCCCAGTCAGCGACATCAATAGAAGTTATAAATATATTTTCGAAAGGAAAGTCTTCAGGACTAGATCCAGGCATAATATTTTTTCTTACTTTTTCTCTTAATTCTTGTTTGTAGTTATCTACGATATTTGTAGCGACTTCTTTTAAATACTCGCTTACATCCTCTACTAATAGATTTTCTTGTTCTTGAGTTAATCCTTCTAAATCATCATGAAACAATGCTTTTTTGAATTTATCAAGATCTGAGTTTAAGTTAGTATCAAAATTAAAAAATGTATTTGGTTTTATTTCTTTAAGTTGTCCTGTTCCAGCGGCTACTTCAAAATCATAGTCAACTGTTTGTTGATTCATTTTGGTTCGAAATGCTTCCATAATCTCAGACGAGATAGAAGTTATAACATCTTCATCTTTTAAATATTTATAAATTTCTTTATCCATAATTTGTATCCTTATTTTAACTATTATATATTATCTATCGGAATAAGGGCTAAAAAACTTAATATCAGAATATTAAAGGATTATGACGAATATATATGAAAGAATAAATATTAGTGTTTCATTGAGGAGAATATATTGAGCACCTGGTACCAAAAATGTATGCCAAAAATAAAAGACGTAAAAAAACATCTTGCAGGAACTCTTGAAGAAATAAAAACATCTGACAATATAGATTCTCTATATGTTTGGGGATCATTTGTAGATAATTATGACAACTCTAATTTTAGAATTAGAGATATCGATATTATCGCCGTAACAGATTTTAACTCTGGCGATTTAACCGCTATAGATAAAAGCATTACCACTCAAAAACTTTCAGATGAAGAGCTAGAAGATCAAGGATATAATCCAACTGCTATAAAGTTTAGTAAAGATTTTTTAAAATTAAAAAAATATAATATTGATCATTGGGTTATTTCATCTGATAAAAAACTTCTACATTGGGGACCTATTCCATCAAGCAAGGAAGAGTCAGAAGCCATAAACAAAGATGCCTCAATTCATGCATTTAATCAAACTGGTTATCGTAGAGAAAAAATAAATAAAGCGGCACAAGAGGTAAGAGATAATTGGTATGAAGAGTATCATACTTATATGAATAAAGTTTTTGCAGATATGCCTTCAGGTTGGTATTTAAGCGGAACAGAAAATATTGATGAAATAATTGAAAAAGCTATAAAGTTTTAAAAAATTATAGTGTCCCAGCAATCCAGAAACCAAACTTATTCATTGTCAACCATAGCCTGCTTCCGTTAGAAACGAGAGTTATATTTTCTCCTGGGACATCAGCATATAAACCTTGCCCCAAAATGGGAGAAGAGGTATCTATTATCTGGTCTAAAATATTTCCAGGAACGATGTTCATAGCTAAAATATCCTGAACACAAAAATGAAATATCACGCCTTTTGGAGCGTTATCTGGCAAAGTATAAGAAACTTGAGTTAAAGTATCTCTATTAGAAAAAACCCCGCCTGAGTCGGATAGTGTTAATTGATAATCTTGTATTTTATTTATTACACATTTCGTATGCATTTTTTATTTCCTTATATTTCCACTGTCCAGGTGCCGAAAATGTCCATAGGATACCATTCGTTAACGCCATTTGAAATAAGAATTATGGTCTCGCCCGGAGCATCGGCCCATATATATTTATCACTTATCATTGAAGGATTAAAGTCAACCCCCCTTATAGTTCCTATTCCTGGGTCTATTCTAAATTGTTGAGCAGTTGGAACAGAAAAAATATAATAAATTCCATTAGAAGTGTTTTCAGGAAGAAAAAGAGTGACCGTTTCCCCTGCTCCAAAATTTGTAAAAACTGTTCCTGATTCTGATTCGAGAATAGTATAATTCGAAGTTTTATTTGCAATTGTTAAAGTTGTTGGTATCATATTTTTCTCCTAAGCGTTATAACCCTTCTGTCCAAAATCCAAATTTACTAATTACGAACCAGTTACTTACTCCGTCGGAAACAATAGTTAATGAAACACCGTCCACGCCCGCATATTTATATTTTCCAACACCTTGCCCGCTGGTGTCTATAATAGTATCAGCCCCGTCAGGCTGTAGAAATAATAGATAATTCTCAACAAGAACAAAAGAAAAATATATCCCTGGGGTTGATGCCGATGGTAAATTTATAGTGACGAAACTTCCGGCTCCCTCATTTGTATGAACGGTTCCTGACTGGCCAACCGTTAAATCGTTTGCCGGAACTCCATCCGTAGGATGAGCGATAACGTCGCTAATAGTTTCAGTAACAAAATTATCACAACTTGGATAAGGGGAACAGATGCATGATGCCAAACAATCCTCTTGAGTTAAATGAGTAGATAAAATCTGCAAGTTCTGGTCATCTGTCAACTCATTAGAACAAGAACAAGTTCCTAAAGAAATATTTTCGATACAATACCAGGTTTCAGAACAGACGGTGATATTATCTCCACAATATTGCCATGCAATAGATCCATCATTATAAGTAACCGTTGCACACCAAGAGGTATTACCTCCTGTCTCATTGCAATCGGGAACTACAGAAACTATAAAAGGAACATCATCATTTGTGTATTGAAAAGTATCGGTTTTGCCGCATTGATGACCACCTCCCGTAACACCTGGACCTTCTCCAAGACAAGTACTAACACATCCACTCCTCCATAATACTTTATCGGAGTCTATAGGTTCGTTACAAGGGTCTCCATATGCTGATGAAAATACTATTATCTCGTCCCTTGTATCATTAGTAGTATAACTTATTGTGGCTGTAGGTATTTTTATCTCTTGACAATCTAAATCTCTTGTTTTCGAATTCCCAATTCTAGAAATATTAAAATCAGGACCCAATACATAAAATGCATAAGCAGTCGATCTGGTTCCACGACAATTAGGGACAGTTCTTATTCCTAAAGGTAAATCAGATTCACGAATAGAAAAACAATCATGCCAGACAAAATCCGGATTCCTACCGACATTACTTCTTGTTAAGTATAAAGACTGGTTACTATTACCATATCTTTGAATATCAGGATTAAATCTCGTCGGAGGATATGATCCTGGATATCTAGTGGTTTCATTAGTACTAACGCATCCAGTATCATACAATACAGTTCCTGAACAATCGGTTCCATCAAAATTACCCATTACCTGTATTCTATCAGGGACCCAGTAGGTAGTGAATTCTACATAAATATCAGTCACTCTGTCTCCAGGTGTATCGGGATCAACAATCCATTCTGGAAAACAACTAATAGAAGAAGTTTCTACAACAATTGACTCTATATCACTGAAGAAAACTTCTCCATTTATAATAGATCTAGCCTGTATTAAAATAACGCCCTCTTTACCGGCAAAAGGTATGATAGAGAATAAAGTATCTCCTGCACTGTAAATTCCAGATGCCGTTGCCGAGTTGACCCTCTGGTTTAATGAAGAATTATTAAAAGAATAGTATACTTCCGTACTTGTAGGAATAGCGTCGGTGTTTAAAATTCTCCAAGACACTGACGAATTTTGTAGATGTGCCACTATTCCTGGAAAACTTACAAACTCTAAAAAGGGAAAATCTCCACAATTAGGTCTATCGCAAGGATTAATTAATTCTATTCTATGTATTGCCATTTTATTGTCTATTTATTCCCATTAAATTATTATTACCTTGCTCTTTAATTACTTTAAAACCAAATTTTTCATAGAAATTTGTTAGAGCTTCTAAAGGCAATCCATCAAATCCCATAGGAGAAGCATTTAAATAGATATAATTAACATTTCTTTTAGAAAGCTCCTTCATCGCTTCTTCAATTAAGGCAGTTCCATACCCTTGACCCATATTAGCAGTATTTACTTCTATATGTTCTATTTTTGCTATCCAATCATCTTCATCAATTCCAATTTTTTCAAATTCTTCTGGAGACATATCTTCTGTAAATTCATATCTTGGAGAAGTTTCAGTTATAACGACACTTCCATAAGGAGAAGAAATAGTTACTCTATCCTCGTCGGTATTGTAAGAAAATTGTGCTATTTTATACCAGTTCATGAATACCTTATTACCTTTTCCGCTTCTGGAAATTTTCGCTGTAACAATTGTTGTAAAAATTGAGGAATTTCTCTAAATCTGCTCATCCCTTCATGAGGAGACATAATAGAGATAATTTTTTCACTAGGGCTATATCTTCCTGTATATAACTTATCTAAGCCAGAATCGAGTCCCCAATTTCCTCTAGACCTATGAGTCTGATCCGTTCCAGTTTCTGGTCTTGTTTCTATCTGCCCGTTATTATAAACCCACATTATATTAGGATTATTAATAGAATAATTCTCATTTGGTTCGTGTCCTAATGCTTTATTTTGTTCTTTATAATAAATATCATGGCCTATGCCTGTATAGAATCTTTCTTTTCCTTTTAAATCTTTAGAATCCATTACCTCTATTTGTTGTGCTATTTTATACCAGTTTTTACAAGAAGAATAACTAAAATCAAATGACGTTTGTCCTTCAGGCATATATATTAATTTTAACATATGTTCTGCAAAACTTTTTATAACAGGAGCATTTTCTCCATAAGAAGAAGCATTATCTCTTATCTCTCCTTTTAATATATTTATTAATTCCTTAAGACCAGGTTTTTCTCCACCATAGCCGTCAGATCCTTCTATGGTTGACAATAACTCTGTATCTATCCAACTCGAATGCCAACTTATATCTTCCGCATTTTTTGGACCATATTCATAAGTCATAGTTTCAAAAATTATACCCATCAATCTACCTATATCAAGATTGTTAGACCATTCAATAAACTCATCTGATTCTGTTCCTTGTAGCCCATAATCTCCTGCTAAATAATTTTTATAATTATCTTGTTCACTTGTATATCCATTTTGTAAATCCTTCAATTGTTCGGCAATAGTACTTAAATCGCCCCCAATATCCCACTCAGAAGTAGAAGTCCCACCAAGTCTTTCAGGAGTATTTTTGCCATACTCTACCCATTCCCTTATCATATCTCTATGTTCTTCATCAGGAGTACTGTTAGAATTGCCTTGTATCTGCTCGACAATTTTCCCAGTCCCATCTGTCTCTATTGTAGCTTTAGGATTATTTTGAGGGTCCCTTAAAGAATAAATAATACTTTTTTCGCTAATAACATCTTGACAATAATCACCGACACAATGATTCATCATATTTCCTTCTGCTAACAAATCATTCTCACTTATAACTTTTTGGATAGTCCATCCTTGCCACTTCTTATCATTTTTCCATTCTGGACCAAAGACTATTAGTTCAGATTTAGTAGGCTCGTATTCTTTTCCTGCACCTTTACCAGCCATCATTCTATGCCACTCAGCAGATGCGTCGATCGCCTGTTCTAATGAGAAAGAAGCAATATCAGCTTGATTTTGAGACCTAGTATACCAGTCATCTATTTCCTGGATTACATTAGTGTTAGAACCATAATACCCATATGTAATAAAATCTATATAATCTTGAAAATCTTCTGGAGAAAGTTGATTTTCTGGATCCATCGAACTTTTTCTTATTTTTTTAAATTGTACTAATAACCATTTTGAAAAAGAAGAATCATATCGATTTGCAATATTTTTTTCTGTAGGCAAATAAGGGTCTATTTGTTGTGGAGATTGGAACTGTTGAAGTTGTTGTAAGTTTAAAGATGGATTTTTTCTAAATTCATTAGTTAATATTTGTCCGAAATTAGGATCTAAAGAGCTAATATATTGCACAATATCTGGGGACGCTCCGAGGCTTTCCAAATAACCTAGCATCGCTGTCGCTTGAGCAAATATATTTTTAAGATACCAATTCATATTATTTTTTATAGCAAATCAATCTTACTTTGCAAGTTATTTTTCATCGCTACTGTTTTCGTTTTCATGCCCTCAAACTGGGTCTTCCGTTCAGTATTACCGTTAGTTTCAGCATTTGCAATTTTGGTATTAAGTTTTTGTATTCTTGCGTTCATATTAACTATCCTACCTTCTGCATCTGCTTTGCTCATTGCGTTGACTATTTTTCCATTTACTATTTCAAAACTCATAATTATTCTCCTATTGGGCTATATTTAACTTTATTTTTTAATTGTGCTATTTTATACTAGTTTGTATTATTCTAAATACCATTCTTCATTTTCTTGGGTGTCTATTATGTTTGAAATATTTACAGTTCCTATATCTAATATTGCATATACAGTGCTCGCTATACTAGATGTGTATTTATTATCAGATATATTTTTAAAGATAACTGCATCGTGACCCGCATTTTTAGCATTATTAATAATATCTTTTTGAGGCACTGTTATCCACGATTCTCCTTGAGCGTCCAACATAAACGGATTATTAAGATTAACAGATATTTCATAAATATATCTACCATATTCTTCAGCAGCAAATACATCGTCTGTGAGGAATAACGCATCTCCCGTTTCAGAACTATTAATATTTAAATTATCACCTCGATAGTTAGAACCATGAAAAAGAGTAATATTTTGTGCTATTTTATACCAGTTCATAGTTATCTCTAGAAATTCATTTTCTCTCTCATTTGATCTACACTTTTATTATATCTTGTTTGATTGTTAAGCAGTTCCGTATTCGCAAAGTCTGTAACTGGGTCAAGATAGGTGGATCCGCATGAACTACATCTAGGGATAGAGCTAGAGCTTCTTTCTCTTCTTGATAAATTAGTAAATTCTCCGCAAGTATCGCATTTATATTTATAGATACCAAATTGTCCAGCTTCTTTTTCCATATATCTAATGGTTTTTAGTATTTTCATATCTTTACCTCTAATTAAAAATGTTTTATACATTTATTTACCGTTTTTTGCTTCTTTTCCTCTATTTTAGTTGAGTGGAGGAAAAGTAATATATTTCTCGGAATACTTAATTAATGTCGATATATTTAATGATAAGACTTAAAGAATAGAGGAAAATATGATTATATTTTTTATATCATTGATAATATCATTGCTATTAGCATTTGGAATGGCAATAGCCCTTGTAGAGAAGGGAGATGACTTTCCTATTAAATTTTGGAAGGATAAGTTAAAAGTAGTATTAGGAAAAGTTCATTCTAGAATGCCAGAGATGTTAGAATGCACAACTTGTACGAGTTTTTGGGCAGCATTGATAGCAGATATTGTATTATGTATAGTTAATATTTCATTATTTGGGACATTCTATTTTTTCTGGCCTTTCAGCGGAATTATAATTTTAGGGATCACTTGGTATGCAATAGAACACTTAAATGCTATTGATTCAAATGGAGAATAATTATGAAAGATATTATCAAAATAACATTATTAGTAGGTTTATTATCTTTATGCGGATGTGACTTATTTCAGCCAACCAAACCTAACGAACATTTGGCAAACGATGTTACAAAAGTTACAAAAGTTATCAATATAAGTGCAGATGATATTCTCGCATCAGCTACAAAAATAGATGAGAAAGTAATAGATATCAAACAAGAAACAAAAGTTGCTACTCCTTCAATGGCTATTATCGAAAAAAGTGCAGACGATATTTCAACTGAAAGCTCCAAATTAAAAGAGACAAGTAGGAATCTGTCTAAAGCAGGAGTAAGATTAGAGATATCTGGAAAAACAATAGATGGTTATTATAAGCGTATAGCCGAAACAGAGAAAGATAATGAAAAATTGACAAAAGAGAATACCAAATTAAATGAAGATATGAAATCCGGTTTAAATAAGATGCTTAAATGGATAGTAGGGGGATGCGTCATCGGAGCAGGAGCCTGTGCTGCAATGGCTTTATTTTTCGGAAATATTAAAGGTGGATTATTTGGAGCAACAACTTGCATTATTGTAATGGTTTTAGCTATTGCGGTAGGTCAATATATGATATATATAGCCATTGCAGGAATACTTGCAATAATTGCAACATTAGGAGTTTTAGGATATCAATTATTTGTTCAAAGAAGAGCTATATCAGATAACGTATGGACTCAAGAAGTAGCTAAAAAACATATGTCTTCTGACTTAAAAGAGAAAATCTATGGAGATGGTAAGAAGAAAGGAAAAGCTGGTATCATACAATCTGCGACCACTCAAAAAATAGTTAAAAATATTAAAAACAATTTACCTAGAGGATGGAAAGTCACGAAGGAGGACTAATTCCTACTGACTTAACAATGTTTATTAGCCATTCTTTATCCTTATCGGTATAGCCAAATCTTTCTTGATTAATGTCTAATGACTTAAAGATACATCCATCTGAGTGACGAGTAACAGCCGCTATCCAATCAGCTATCATCTCAAATTTATCAATCTCACTCATATATTTATATCCATCTTTGATGTTATAGTATTGAGGATGATGAGGGTTTCTTTTATAATGCAAATTTATAGAAGGCTTAATTGATCTCAAACTTTTTATATACCCTTCTGATCCATAGGTTAATCCTTTAAGGTCAAATATCACTTTAGCGAAGGCTTTAGCTTCTGACCATCGGTATTTACTGAGATCATGAGACAACCCTCTCCTATACAGTTTCCATTTATCTTTAAGCTCTATATTATTATTAATAATATCAACGATATTTATAAGAACTTTAATTTTATGAATAGTTGTTTGGATTATATGCCAAATATATCCTGCTACAAATTTAAACATTTATTTTACTCTCAATTAAAAAACTTTGGATTCCTGATAGCTAGCATAGTGCATCTTGCCCCTAAACTTGTTAAAGCTCTATAATATTCTTCTGATAAATGGTCTTTAGAATATTCATGACCAAACTCATGAATACATAGGTCAATAACTTCTTCTATATTATTAGGAAAATCTTCAAAGAAAGATTTTTTCAATCGAGAAATATTAAAAGTTAATCCCGTCGAGGTGCCATACCAGGCAACGGCTCTTTCTGATGGTAAGCGTATAGCTTGGACTTTAATAAAATCCCCTATAAGCTCACAAGCTAATTTTCCAGCAAACCTCAGCACTTGTTGTTGTTTTTCTGATAATGAGTCAAAAGGAATAGGAGGCTCTCCATCTGGTGAAGATTTTATTTTATGTGAAGGGGTCACTTGTCCCGCAGGTAGAGCCGCTCCACAACGCTTCACATTTGCCCACTCCTGCTTGGAAAGGGACTTGCCTGGGATAACTGCATACCCTTCACTAACAGCCTTCTTATTGGCTTCTGGGTCGCTGGGGTCGAAGATGACCCTTTTCTTGCCAAACCTCATATCAAGAGATGTTATTATCGCATCATCGGAGCAATTTTCATTCGAAGTAGCCTCCTTAACCCAAGTGCTATTTATCTCTTCTGTGTCTAACAGATTGAATGTTCTATTAAAAACTTCTGTTCTAATCGTCTTTAAATATTTAGGCGTAACATTATCTCTATCCATATTTAAAGGTACTTTTTGTTGAACATCTATATGGTACTTATCTCCTTCCAATTCTACAACTGGTATTCCCATTTCATAAATGGAAGGTATCTCTCCCTCTTTAGGCTCATAAATATTTACAACGGTTTTGCGAATAGTCTTTTTGAGATTTCCATTTTCATCGCTTATCTCTGTAGGAAGGGGAATTGTAAAAGAAGCAAGAGGGACTCTTTGCTCTAGTTTTACGTCATTGAAAGTAGTGACAATTCCTTGAGGAGGAATGACTTTATATACTGCGTCGCAAACCTCTGAGAATTCGGCTCTTGTCATTTTAACCAGTATATCAATATATGAACCTTTCTCGGTACGAATTTTATTATTTCGACGCATACCGTTCTTGTCAAAAAATATCGAGCCTGTCGTAGACTTTATCGTAGCTCCATCACTAATCGCTAAGACTAATTTCTCTCCGAGATTGAAACGCCCTCTCTTTGAAGGATCTGATTTCTTTTCAGATTCGGCAAAAAGAGTAAAAGCATGAGATAAATCGGAGAATCCTTTCGGGTCATCATCACGAATTGTAATCATAACCCTCGGAGTATTCTTAATGGTGTTTATCCACAACTCCACCTGAGTAACATTTTGGTCCCAAGAATTCTGGAGCAATTCATAGACGATAAATGCTTTCCCCTTCCTTTGCATTAATTTCGCGAGACCCTCTTTACTAACCTCAAACCAGTTACTTTTTTTTGCCATTTTCTATTCCTTGTTTAAAAATATTATATATTCTTATAAAAACAAAAAATATACACTCTGGCAAAATTTAGACATTCGACCTTCCGAAACTTGGAGGAATACCTTTTTTGTGCATAGATACTTTAATCATCTTCTCCACTTTTGAAATCTTATCGATATTAAATTTGTCCAATTCGGAGGAATTCGGAGTAAGCAACGCTTTAAGTATCTCGTCAAGTTCCGAGTAAGGCATACCTAGTTCTTCTTCATCTGTTTGCCCATCCCAAAGGTCAGCGGAAGGAGCTTTAGTTTTCACGTTATTAGGGATTGCTGTCATTAATTCAGCCATTTGATATACTTCGGTTTTAAAATACATACCGATTGGCTCAATATCAACTCCTCCATCACCATATTTGGTGAAATACCCAACCATCAATTCTGAAAGATTACCAGTTCCAGCTACAAGATAATTATTAGCCCCTGCAAAAGCATATAGAGCTGTCATTCTCAATCTGGCTTTGATATTGGCTAGAACAAGACTATCAACGTTCGTTCTTGTCATTTTAATACCTTCGGCGAGAAACCCAACAGGCTGTCTTAGCTCTACTTTTTCAAATCTTATCCCAAGATTTTTAGCAAGTTCCTGTGCGTCATCTTTCATATCTGCTCTTGTTTGGCATGGAAGAGAAACTCCTATTACATTCTCTTTTCCAACTGCTCGAACTGCAAGATCAGCAATAACAGAACTGTCGATGCCTCCGCTGAGTCCCACTATGAACCCTTCGGCACCCGCATCACTTGCATAATCTTTCATCCATTGTGCTATGTTATCTATCTCGTTTTGATAATTCATGTTTTTCCTTTTCAAAATATATTTTTATTTTTTGCCAAGCATAATTTCTATTGCTTTTTTACCAGTATCAGAAGTAAATACACAAGATATGTCTTCTATCTTTTTTAAAGTATCTCTTCTTCCTTGCTCCATGCCTAACTGAAGAGCAATTGAGATTATTACTTCAAAGGCATCTCTTTGATTCTCTCTAGAATATGAAAGAGAGTCAGCATGTAGTGCATCCTGAGGATCGAGAGCAACATGATTACATATTTTTCCTTGTTCCAATCCCTTCCATTCGATACCATCTTCGTAAACTTTCTCTCCTTTATCTATTGCAATTTGCAAAGCCTCCCTAACTTGAGAGATGAGACTGTCAAATATGACCATCTCATTGTTAGAAGGCCATTTATATGCTTCTGCTGTAATTGGAGAACCTCGTTCATCTACTTTATTATTCATTTCTTTTTTACCATGTCTTAATTTTTAAAGTATCTTTTTCTCTGTAGTAACCTTTTACAGTGTCATATTCATGGTCTGTATCTGCCCATATATTTTCAGACATTAAACCGATATGATTTTCCATATCTTCTTTTTTTATCTGCCCTGCTTTAATGGCTATTTCCATAGCCTCTGCCCTATCTACAAATTTATGTTCCGAGGTAAGAAATCCTTGTGTTTGCCCGAGCTTTTCGAAATATCCTTTAGGGGCTTTTTCAAATATTGCAGGATGATCTCTATCGATAAGTATATTCCCACCATCTGTTTTAATAGCTGCGTGGATTATTTCTAAGATATTTATTTCTTTCCAGTAGTCTTTAAATTCATGTTCAGATTGTAGTATATCTTTAATCTCTCTTTCTTCATATTTATCAACCCACCTCGACCAGTAATGGTCGATTTTTTCACCAGCCAGTGCCCATTTTAAATCATTAAAAACCAAAGAAAATAAATGGTTCTGATGGTTTTTCAATAAATCAGAACCATCTTGATGATGTTCCCAACAATTATGTATCCTTGCAACTGTGAACAATAATTTATTTTTCATTATATTCATTTTATTTCTTTTCCGTTGTCCCGTCACTAATTCCCGTATCTTTGAGGAACTCATCTACATTATCAGAGACGATACCTTTTCCAGATTCTAACTCTTCTATAGCTTTTTCTGTTACTTCTTTTTCTTTTAGCTCTTTCATATCAATGTTCTCCGATATTATCGTTTTATATTCTTCTTCTGTTATTTCGGTCATCCCCTCTGCCGAAGGTGAATAGTAATGAGGATTATAATCTTTAAGATTTTTCCACTCTACTCTCCATTTTCTAGGAGTTTTTTCGTCATCAGGTTGGTATTTCGCAAGGAATTTTTCAGGCTTTTTACTTCCTCTATATATCAATTCTTTGTATCCATAAAAAGGAGCGTGTCCTCCTGTTTCAAATCTTTCTTTAAGATACCAGTATGTCATATTTCATTCCTTTAAAATTTATTAACTTTTCATAGTTGTATTCTACCAAAATAAAAATCACTTTCAACCAAAAATTCTCAATTCTTTTAACTTATCCCGTAGCAGGAGGGAAACTTTCCCATAAAGGTTTATTTTGGAAAGTCCATTGAGCAACCGCTACAGCATCGCTGTCTCCCATTACTTTACCAAGAACATCTGATAGCTTAACAACTGGTATGCCATTAACGCTCCACAATTTAATTACCATATTTAAAGATGGGCTATCTGCAAAGTCATTTGAAAAGTGAGTTCCTATGCCAAATGAATATTTAATTTTACCTTCACAATATTTTGCTATTGCGATAGCTTTATCGACATCTAGTCCATCGCTAAATACAATGATTTTAGACATAGGGTCTATTCCCATTTTTTTATAATGGGCAATTGTCTTATCTGCGAAAGCAATCGGGCAACCGCTGTCATGTCGGACACCATCATAAAGCTTTGAAAGTCTCTTGTTAAAGTTATCAAAGAAGGCATCGCTTCCAAAAGTATCCGTAAGAGCAATACCCAAATCTGTATTGTAAACTCTAACCCAATTTTGCAAAGTATGATAATTAGCATGTCTTAAACCTTCAAGAGCAGACATAGCCATAAATAGTTCGTGAGCCATCGTTCCAATAGGAGTTAGCCCATATTTCATAGCAAGATACATATTGCTTGTACCTACTAATGTAGACTTTGGACAATATGGTCCTGTAGAATTTAGTCCGAGAAGTGCGGTTTCTTGACTTTTAAAACTGCGTCTTCTCCGGGTCGCAAAGCCAGCATAATTACAATTATGTGCAGCAAGTATTGTTCCTTTTTCAAAAGCTCTGGCAGCTTGACCATCATAATTCCAATTAGTATCAATGATTTGAAAATACAATTCACTGATTATTGCCATAAGGGGGACTTCCCAAAGGATTGTATCTCTCCATAATCCATTAATCTTTACAACCAAATCATTATCCTCTAAATGACATTCTACATCATTCGGATTATAACGAAAGTTTTTTAGATATTCCGCATAAGATGGTTTAAAAAAAGAAATACTCTTAATCCAATTATATTCATTATCTGTTAATGACAGTTGTCCCATCATCATTATTTCTTGTTTTAATCGCTTTAACAATTCTACATTAAATCTTTGTTTCCCCCGATTTTTAAACCGATATTCAACCTGAGCATCTGGGAACAGTTCAACCACAAATTGCATCATACTCATTTTATAAAGATCATTATCTAACATACTTTCAATTATCATTCTGACATCCTTTCTATTGTCCAGCCTTTGTGGTGGACCCTGTCACCTTTTAAAACTTTCATTAAATTAGCTGATGTTAAATTATTTTTTTCGCAAAATACCGTTAATCCATTTGTCGTTATATGCGTTTGACCGTTAGGGTCGGTTAGTTTATATTTTTTAATATTTATTTTACCTTTCGAGGTTTTGCTCATTTTTAGTTTTGTTTCAGCCGTCGTTATTCTTTTTTTTCTAGCAATACTTAACTTGTTTTTATGTTCATTAGAGAACCTGATGCCCTTTTTAGCCTCGCTCATTTTTCGCTTTGTTTCTTTTGAATGAGACCCCCAAGAAACACCTTTTTTAGAATTAGCCATATTCTGGTTCCAATCGGTTGTCTCCCTCAATTTTTTTCTATATTTTAAAATCTGCTCTCTATTTGGATTATCAGTAAGAGTATCTCCTCCGTCTCCTCCATCAGTTAAATTAGTTAGCTGATACCCATCTTTTCTTAACTTTTCAATATAGTATATTTCTCTATCATCGAGCAGATCCATTTCAATGTTTTCTTCGATTATAACAATAATCTCATCAATTGTCAAACCTGTTTTCAATATTTTTCGTAATTTATTATATTTGTATAAACTGTTCCCTTTTTTACATTCTAAAAGATGGGCTTTTGTTCTCTTTTTTAAATCTATTGTCTTGCCAATATAAAAAGGTTTTTTATCTTTATCTACGAATATGTATATTAAGCCGTTTTTTTTCATGAATAACTCCTATAATTGAAATATTCTATATCTATATTTCAATTTATATAGGTTGTTATCCTTTATTTTTTATACAAATCATTATCATAATAACTATTAAACAGTATCTTATCATATATAAAATCACTTTCAACAAAAATCTCTTATTTTTTGGCAAAGTGATTAAGTTATTGATATAATAGATATTGTTATGTAATCTAATTCCTTATGAGGAGGGAAAATGAAAAAACAAAAAATTAATCATCTGCCATTATGGAAAAAATTTCAATCAGCTAAAACTGATAAAATGAAACATACATTAAGGAACGAGTTGATAGAGAAATACTATCCATTAGTTAAAAAAATAGCCTACAGCTTATCTCTAAAGCTCAATTGGAAAGTCTCCCCTGATGAATTAACATCTTTCGGAGTAGACGGATTATATATTGCTATTGGTAAATTTGATATTCATAGGGGAGTTAAATTCGAAAATTATGCTTTTCCTAGAATTCATGGGTCTATGGTTGATAATATGAGAAAAGAAGATATTATTCCCAGGTCTGTTCGATTAAACCATTCTCAATTTGAAAAAACACGTTCGAAATTAGAATCTGAAAAAGGTAGACTAATTACAGATATTGAAGTTGCTAAAGAAATGGGACTTTCAGTATCGGAATATAACAAAAATATTAAAAAATATCATCCTACACGGTTTTCCAGTTTAGAAGGATCTGATATGTCTTCTGACAGTGATGTAGAAATGTTTAAACAAGATTTTAATTCAAGCTTAATCTCAAATAATACTCCTACTCCAGAAAGCACTATTATTCGTAAAGAATTTTTTAATAAGCTTTTAGGCAAGGGATTTAACTCGACAGAAAGAATGATTGTTTATTTGTATTATTATAGAAACTTCACAATGGACAAAATAGCTGAAAAATTGAAAATATCAGAATCGAGAGTGAGTCAAATACATAAGAAATTGCTTCCTAGAATGAAAGATAAGATAGAAAGGAATCCAAATTATTTTTCTAAACATATTGGTAATTTTATTGAAGAAGGGAATAATAATAATTTACTTTTTTAAAATAATTTTCATAGGATATATTATACCAAAAAAGTAATCACTTTTTGAATGAGGAGGTAAAGTGGTAGAAGAAATAAAAATTATACTTGGAGATATAGCATATCCTAAGTCAGAAGCAATGATAATCCCAGGAAATACAGTAGGGTTAATGACAAGAGGCGTAGCTTTAAGAATACTGAAAGATAGCTTAGGATCTGTGCGTAAGGAAGCTAGGAAGGTAGCTAAAGAGCAGTCCCCCGAACTGGGAGAATGCTTTAGGACTGTTCCAGGAAGGCTCAAGAGAAGAGGTCTCAAAAATATGTATCATGCGGTGATTAAACGTTTCCCCAATGATATGACGACAATAAAAATAGTAGCAGATAGTCTAGAGTATTCTTTTAAAAAAGCGATAGAAGATCAAAATAAATCTATATCTGTGTGCGGAATAGGTATTGAAGAGGGAGATTTAGAAAAAATTGTGGTAGCGAGAATATTATTGTCGATATGTGAAAAGTATTCTAATAAGATAAGTATTAAAATTATTGACGAAGATAAAAGTTTTATTTTAGAGTTAGAAAAAGTAACAGGAGTTAAGAAATGAAGTCAAAAAAATACTATTATCATGACGAAGAAAATGACTTATTAGAATATATAGATGGCACGGAAGATGGGGTCGTCGCTTCTTGGGTCAATCCTTATCTTACTTTATTTTTTCCTCATGGATGTGACGAACTGATTCCTAAGAACATTGTGGGTTTTCAAATAAACGGTCTTCGACGCATGATGCATAAAGCAGAAGAGCAAGCGGCTATTCCCCTTACTCCAAAACAACAGGGGCAAATAGACAAGATGTTGACAGAAATGGGTTGGGGACCCTCTATTAACGAAAACGGAGAAGAAGTCTGGGCAAAAGAAGATAAGGAGTAGAAAATGGATATATTTAAAAAACCAATATTAGTATTGAATAAAATATGGATACCGATAAGAGTTATAACCTCTATGAGAGCTTTCAAATTATTATTTGCGGGAAAAGCTTTCGTTGTCAATCCTGTAGATTACTCAATATATTCTTGGGAAGAATGGGTTAAAGTACCAGCTAAAGAAGGGGATGTAACTATCAGCACTACACGTGCAGATATAATATTACCAGAAGTTATTGCGTTATCTCATTATGATAAGTTGCCTAAGAAAGGAATGAAATTAACTAAAAAGAATCTTTTCATTAGAGACTCTTACACTTGCCAATATACAGGCGATACAGTAAGCACTAAAAATGCTGATATAGATCATGTAATACCTAAATCAAGAGGCGGAAAAACAAGCTGGGAAAATCTTGTTGTCTGCTCTAAAAATATTAATAGAAGAAAAGCAAATAAAACCCCTCAAGAAGCAGGCTTGAGATTACTTAAGAAACCGACTAAGCCAAGTCCACAAGTAATTTTTATAGATCCACGTATGGATATGCCTAAATCATGGAAGAACTTTATTGCAAAACAGAAATCTTAGACAAACTAGGAATTGAGGAGAAAGTATAAAAGATGACAGAGAGCAGAATAACGTACAGTTACGAAGAGGCATTTGAAGAAAGTAAAAATTATTTTAACGGTGATGAACTTGCTGCAAAAGTATTTTTAGATAAATATGCATTACGAAACGATAAATTAGAATTATTAGAGCCGACACCCAATGAGATGTTTCATAGGATTGCGACCGAGTTAGCACGAATTGAAAAGAAGAAATTCAAAAAACCTATGACGTATGACGAGATAATGTCATATATTAAAGACTTTAAACGAATTATTCCTCAAGGGTCTCCGATGGCAGGTATCGGGAATCCTTATCAATTTGTAACTATTTCTAATTGTTATGTAGTAGAATCGCCAGTAGATAGTTATGCTGGTATCATGAAGACGGATGAAGAAATCGTTCAAATATCAAAACGTCGAGGTGGCGTAGGAACCGATATTTCTCATCTAAGACCAAATGGGACCCCAACTACTAATGCCGCCCGAACTTCTACTGGTATTATTCCTTTTATGGAACGCTACTCTAATACAATTCGAGAAGTGGGGCAATGTTTATACGAAGACACGCTCGTACTAACTACCTCTGGACTTAAATTGATATCAGAAGTTAAAGAAGGAGACAAGGTATGGACGCAAGAGTCCTGGGTAAGTGTTAATAAAATTGTAACGAATTCGAAACCCTGTATCAAAATCAAAACAAAACATGGGAAAGAAATTATATGTAGTAAAGAACATATTTTTCATACAACTGATGGAGAAAAAAAATCTATCGACTTTAAAGTAGGAGATGAGATTACACAGATTGTCGGAAGAGGATGGAGTGGGAAGGATGTTCGTCTTAACTATAACGGCTATAGTAAAGATGAATATAATAATTCAAATAGATTAAACGAAAAAATATCTCTTCCAGATATTTTGGATGAAAAATTGTCTTATGTGCTTGGCTATAGCTATGGAGACGGCTCTGTCGAAAGACAATTAAATGGTAAAAATAACTGCCTCTCCTTGTCTTGCTCTGACGATTGGCAGGACATTAAGACCAAATTATCCAAAAATATTAAAGATACTTTTAATTATGATGTGAAAATAAAAAGCCACGACGAAGCATGTGAAAGTTTAAGACTATTCTCTAGATTAATATTAGACTTCTTAGAGAGTAATGATGTTTTAAAACAAAAAGCAGGAAATTTAATTTTTCCCGAAAAACTATTAGAAGCAAAGCAAGATATAATTTTTTCATTTTTGTCAGGATACTTCGATGCAGATGGATGTGCTCAAAAATCTAAAAAAGTTTATAAGATAGCATCTATTGACGATAATTTCCTTTTGATTATACAAAATATTTTATCAGCATTTGGCATCGTAAGTAAAATTCATAAATATAATCGCCCACAAGATAAATGGCAAGATATTTATTCATTATCTATTAACGGTCAGAAATCCCAAAAAATATTTAAACAACTGATGTCTCAAAGTGTAAAGATAAGCAATACTACCATTGGAGATAAAATTAGAGATTTTACAAGAAGTATTTACAAAACTGCTGATTTTGAGACTAATTCGAGTAGACACTCTTACATTATAGATAATAATCAGTACATATCGTATTCCACTTGCGATAGGCTAAAAGAGGATTTGGACTCGAATAAAAACATATTTTTATTACAAGATGAAGTGTGTTCAATAGAGGAATACTCTGACGGCGAAAAACAAAATGTTTATGATTTATGTCTCGACTCTGAACATTTATTTTTTGCTAATGGACTGTATGCCCATAATTCTGGCAGAAGAGGAGCATTAATGCTCACCTGTTCTATCCATCATCCAGAAATTCTTAACTTCGCTAACTCAAAAAGAGATTTAACCAAAGTAACTGGGGCGAACATCTCCATTCGTCTTTCTGACGAGTTTCTTCAAGCAGTAAAAGATGGAAAAGAATACGAAATGCGTTGGCCTGTAGATTCTAAAGAACCAGAAGTATCAGAAATGATTGATGCTCGTACAGTTTGGATGAAAATAGTAGAAAACGCTCATGCAACTGCTGAGCCAGGTCTTTTGTTTTGGGATAATATTATAAATGAATCTCCAGCAGACTGCTATGCGGACTTTGGGTATAAGACGACATCGACGAACCCCTGTGGTGAGCTGCCTCTATGTCCTTATGATAGTTGTAGACTTCTACTTCTGAATCTTTTGACATATGTTAAGAATCCATATACAAGTAAAGCATATTTTGATTATGACGGATTTTACGCTGATGCTCAAATAGCTCAACGTTTCATGGATAACTTAATTGATATCGAAATAGAGATGATTGAAAGAATTATCGCGAAAATTAAAAAAGACCCAGAAAGTACTGGCGTTAAATCAAGAGAGCTTGAACTATGGAAGAAGATGAAAGATGCTTGTGCTAATGGCAGAAGAACCGGGACGGGTATTACGGCTCTTGGGGACACATTAGCAGCATTAGGCTACAAGTATGGTTCTAATAAAAGTATTGAAGTTACAGAAGAAATCTATAAGACTTTAAAACTTGGAGCTTACCGTTCTTCTGTAGATATGGCTAAAGAACTCGGTGCATTTAAAGTTTGGAATCACGAACTTGAAAAAAACCAAGCCTTCCTTAATCGCATTAAAGAAGAGCGTACTGATATATGGAACGATATGAAAAAGTATGGCCGTAGAAATATCGCCTGTTTAACAACCGCTCCTGCTGGCTCAGTCTCTATCTTGACTCAAACAACTTCTGGTATTGAACCATTATATATGATTAGTTTAGTAAGGCGTAAAAAAGTTAATCCAAATGATGAGGGAACCAGAGTTGACTATCGAGACCAAGCAGGTGATTGTTGGCAAGAATTTGAAGTTTATCATCCTCAAGTAGAAGTTTGGAAAAAAGTTACAGGTAAAACGGATATTAAGGAATCGCCTTGGTACGGATGTTGTGCTGAAGAAATTAATTGGCAAAATAGAGTTAAACTTCAAGCGAGTGCAAATAGGCATGTTGACCATTCTATTTCGTCAACTGTTAATTTACCAGAAGATGTTACCGTCGAAGAAGTAGCTAATATTTATCAAACAGCTTGGGAAGCAGGGACTAAAGGCATTACCGTTTATCGTAAGAATTGCAGAACTGGCGTTTTAGTTGAAAAGAAAACAGTTCAAGAAGAAATGATTCAATATCATGACGCACCAAAGAGACCTAAAGAATTACCTTCTGATGTTTACCATGTGAGCGTTAAGGGACATCCTTATTTCGTTTTGGTAGGAACTCTCTATGGAGAACCTTACGAGATTTTTGCGGGAGACGATAAAGATAATAGAATTTCGAAAGCAATTAGAAAAGGAATTATAAAAAAACATAAGAGAGGGAGGTACGGACTTTTTAATCCGATAGACCCAGATAATGCTATCCATCCTGATATCTCAGCATATATCGGAGAAGAATACGAGACTATCACAAGATTAATTTCTTCTAATTTAAGACATGGTTGTAATGTGGGTTTCGTTGTTCATCAATTAGAAAAAACTAAAGGTGATTTAATGTCATTTAGCAAGGCTGTTGCTAGGGTATTAAAAAAGTATATTAAAGATGGAGAGGCCGTCTCTGGAGAGGAATGTGCAGAGTGCGGTAGTAAGCTAATCCGTCAAGACGGTTGCATTTTATGTCCTTCCTGCGGTTTTTCCAAATGCTAAAATAAGAACAATAGGAGATTATGATGTCAATGTTTTTTGACAGATGGAAAGAAGAAACAGATTTAACGTATGTGCAAGAGGTTATTGCTCATATCAAATTTAAAACAATAGAATATTTTAAAAATAGGAGAAAAAGTATGACATGTAATTGTAGTAAGGAAGTAATATTAAAAATTAAGAAGACAGATGAAAAAGCAGTAATTCCTAAATATGCTCATAAGGGAGATGCAGGATTCGATTTCAGTGCTATCATATTTGAGAAAAGTTCTATGGGTGAATATATAGATGAAATAACAGTTTCTCCAGGAGAGAAGTATATTGTCAATACTGGGCTGTCTATGGCTATACCTAGTGGCTATGAGCTACAGGTTCGCCCCAGGAGCGGTTTAGCATATAAGCACGGTGTAACTGTTATAAATAGTCCAGGCACGATAGATTCAACTTACAGAGGTACTGTGATGGTCATCTTACTTAATACGGGTACGTCTCCTTTCAAGATAAAGACTGGAGACAGAATCGCTCAAGGAGTAGTTAATAAACTTCCAAGTGTAGGTATTGTAGAAGTGGAAGAGCTGGACGATACGGAACGAGGTAAAGATGGATTTGGGAGTACGGGATAACTACTAAAATATATTTAGATTTTAAAAGAGCATTCTCTTCGGAGTTTGCTCTTTTTTTTCGCGAAAATCCAAAATAGAGGATTTGTCGATATAAATACAATATTTTATTACTTCATAAGAGACTTCTGCTTTAGTGGTCTTTATTATCTTTTAGAGGTTTTTAAAATTAATTATTGAAAACAAATGTATCAAAAATAATATAAAAAGGCATATTTATAGATGACTATAAGCAAAAACAACTTTGTCGTAGTATATATAATTGGAGCTACAAATAGCCTCGAATTTGCGGAATATTACGCCGAAAAACATAATATGGACACTATAAATCGCAATCCTTCATCTGGGGAAAATAGTGGATCTATTAACAGTATTAATTGGGAAGTTAATGGACAATTAATCGGAATCGAATCAGGAGACACTACGGAGATACTTCCTTCAGAAGATTCATTTAATACAAATATATTAAATCCATTAAAAGAGGCTCTAGAATCACCTGAGTTAAGAGATAGAAGTATATGGGGAATAGTATTGGGATTTAGAGTTCCTGGTGGATATTATTATATTAATGAATATCTAGGAGAGCATACTATCTCTTCTACATCACGTATCTCAAGAATTCATCATGATTTTGAATTGCAATTAGATAATAGATTATATAATAGACAGGTTTTCAAACGATTTGACCAGGATGATGCAGATTTTGCTTTAATCTGTTCTAGAATAGATGCTCCAACTTTTCTTCAAGCGAAAGAATTTATTGATAATGCAGAAGAGTTAAGAAGGCAATTATTTGTAGGAGGAACATTCTATATAGACCCATATTCAGACCAGATAGGATCTGATGCAGATGAATATAAAACACTATTAGAAAACTTTAGAGATTTTTCTTTGCCAAAATTAAATTTAGATAGTTTCGGCACACAGTTTATTGATCCCTATATCGATGTTACAATACCTTTTGTTCAAGACGATTCTTTCGTCTGGTCGTGGATGTCTGGTCAAGCAGATGATGACTTTTTTCAATTTACAAGTTATCCGAGAGCCTTCTTTTATAATGCTGACCTTAATGGGGGAGCAACTATAAGAAATGAAAACAGTAAAACCTGGCCTATACTTTCAATGAGAGCTGGTTACGTTTGCTGTGCATCTTCTATGTCAGACCCAACTATAAGTAGTTTCTTGAATCCAATTGCTTTTTACAATGCCCTTTTTAGGCAGGCAACAATAGGAGAGGCTTATCTTTTTAGCTCTCCTTCTGTTGACTGGACTATAGCTCTTTTTGGAGACCCAATTGTCGCTGTTGGTTTTCCTCAAGCTGTATTAGAAGATACCGAAACATTAGATGATAATCAGTTATGGGAAGTTTCATCTAAGAATACCTCTAGAATAGCTGCTCAACTTTGGCAAAAAGAGCAAGATCTAGATGATATAAGAATAGCCATAGTCGATTCTCAAATAATAGATGTGGAGATAAATCTTCTCCGTCCTGCCCATGAACTATATTCAATGTATTCTTTGCAAAATAGAAAATCATTATTATCTATCCCTGTTAATAGTCTTTTTAATTATCCTATTCAGATATATAATGGAATATTTGGGGTAAGTGTTAAGTCTTTGGAAGACTATCTTAATTTAACAGAATATAAAGTTAGCGAGTTGCTTTTAGAAATAAATGAGCAAGACATTTCTATTGATAATATTTATGAAGAGGGTTGGTGGGAATTAGAGCATACAATACAAGATAATTATTTTGGTTTTGTAAATTATCATTTTATATTAGAGATGTATGATAATGAAGACATGACTGGTCCTCCTATTTTTTCATCAGATAGCTCTTCTCTTGATGGATGGTCTTATGAGTTATCTCTTGGCAATTATGCTGTTCTGCCTATAGGGGGAGTCCCGTCCAGTTACATAGATAGAAAAGTAAGGTATCAAAGTAGAAAAGATGATCTAATAAGTCTTAACGAGTACCAGATGAGAGGACAGACCTATTATTTTAGAATTAGACAATACAATGCTGTTCTTGGGACACTTTTTCCTTGGACTAATTATAGTGATATTATTTGGACATAAACGATGATTATAATAATTGATAATTTAGTGGGGATAGTATAGTGCCAAGTACAGGTTTTAAACTTCCGAATAACGCAGCCGATGGTAATATCTATTCTGGTGGGTCATCTTGGAATAATCCTTTTGAAATTATAGTTGGTGGTTTTAATACTACATGCTCTCTGGGTCCATTTGGCGATACAAATAGTTTAGAGGGATTTGACTTTGATTTTTCTAGTATTCCTAATGATGCAACTATTGACGGCATTGAAGTCAGAATTACTAGAAAGACAGATTTCTCAAATGAAGTCGATGATAGCCAAATTAAGCTTATGCGTACATCGGTGGCGATTTCTGGTTCAGATAACAAAGCTGCAGCAGGATTTTGGCCTACAACCTTGCAATCAAAAACTTATGGAGGTTCAACACAAGACTGGACCGCAAATTTAACTGTATCAGATGTTAAAGATAGTTCATTTGGAGTGTATCTCGTTGCCAAAGGACACCTCGCCGGAGCAACTGCCGAAGTGGACACTTTCGAGATGAATGTCCATTATACGGAGGCTTCAAGCAGTTCGAGTTCTTCAACAAGTTCAAGTAGTTCAGTAAGTTCTTCTATGAGTTCTTCTAGCAGTTCTACAAGTTCAGAAAGCTCCGAAAGTTCATCAAGCTCTTCAAGAAGTTCTTCAAGGAGTGATTGGAATATTTTTTACGTTGAAATCGAGAGGCTTATAACTAGTTCACAATTGAGAGATGCTGAAACTTTATTATTATACGATATAATTATTGCGACTATTGGTACCTCTTCATTATCAGATCGCAAAGGGTTAAAAACTTCGTTTACTGAGTCCTATATTATAGGTAAAGAAAATAATACTCTTTATAACGAAAATTATTATTTAAAAAATATTACTTTTGTTGGAACCCTTCAATCCTTGGTAGTGGACAATTTCGGATCAGTTGACTCATTTTACGAGACAGAGGATATCATCGTTTCTTCTACTTTTGCTGAATTATCAGAACTGGCTGGATACCCCATTTCTCAACAATATATAGAGGATGTTTCTTAAAAATCAAGAATATTTAAATTATGGCAAATAAAAAAATAGACACAAAAAAAGATGTTACAGATATAATTAGCTCTATGAGACAAGGTATTTCTAAATCTGTCCATAAGAAGATACCTGACATTATGACTTTTGTAAAAGACCCTGATTGGTTGGGGTTAAATTTAAATTTATACCCTGTGCAGCAAATAGCTTTAAAGTGTTTCTATAGGGGATCTCTTGGGAATGAAGATCTTACCTTAAATGAAGCTGAATTAAGACTTTTAAAACAATTAGGGTGTAATACTAATGATAGAGGGAATGTTTTACAAAAATATGAAAGCGGAGAAGTATTTAAAGATTTGGTTTTAGTATGGGGTAGGCGTAGCGGAAAAGACTTTTGCGTTTCTATCATCGCCCTATATGAGGCTATGAAACTGCTTGAATGTCCTGGGGGAGATCCTTACGCTATGTACGAACTTGGCGACGCTAATACTATTAACATCGTTACGATAGCTAACTCTCAAGAACAGGCTAAACTTGCTTTTTCTGAAATGAGAGCCAAACTTCTTAAAAGTAAATATTTTAAAGATAAATTTTTACCAGATGGATTTACTGCAAATTCCCTTTATCTTTTAACTCCAAAAGATAGAGAAGAAAATATAGAAAGAAAAGCAAAAAAATATCCTCTTAAAAAAGGATCTATAGGTCTTATAGTAGGTCACTCTAATTCTGATTCATTACTTGGTATGGGATGTATCGTTCTTCTTCTTGACGAAGTTGCAACCTATAAAAATGCTGACAAAATTTATCAGGCGATGCAACCGACTATTGCAACATATAATAGAAGGGAATATGCAACAGATGAGAATGGTGATTATATTTATGATGAATTTGATCAAAAAGAAGTTCATAAAACCCATTATGATGGAAAAATAATTAGCATATCATCTCCTAGAGGTAAAGAAGGGAAATTTTATGATTTATATAAAAAAGCCCCCACGACAGCTAATAGATTAATGATGAGACTTGCCACTTGGGAAGTTACCCCTCAAAGAAGAGCTGAGTTAAGAAAAGAATTCTCCGCTATGTCAGATGGTGAATTTAACATGGAGTTCGGTGCTGAATTTAGCGGAACCGGCATGGAGAACTTCTTCTCAGAAGACCAGGTTAATTGGTGCTTTACAGGGCATAATCTCAATGTAGTCGATATAGGAAGACCAGGAAATGTGTATTTTGCACATTTCGATCCCGCTACATCTAGTCATAATTATGCTCTTGTTGTTTTGCATAAAGAATTCTATATGAATCCAGACACCAGAAAAGCAGATTTTATTATAGTTGTAGATCATATAAAATATTGGCATCCGGTTGCTGGCAAAGCTCTAGATGTTTTTGAAATAACTAATTATCTTGTGAGTTTAAAAAGAAGGTTCCGCATAGGTCTTTTAACTTATGATCAGTTTTCTTCTCAAGAATGTATATTAAAATTGAGAAAAGCAAGTATCCCAAATAAGTTAATGAGATTTAATCGTCCTCAAAAAATGGCAATGTACAAGGAATTAGAGAATCTTATAAATGGAAAAAGATTACTAATACCATATCACCCGTTACTGAGGCAAGAGATGATAGAGCTAAAAAGAAAATTCGACGCCGGTGGATTTAAAGTTATGCCTAAACAAGAAGGCGATGGGGCAAAGAGCGACGATATTGTCGATTGTCTTGCAGGAGCCTGTTTCTCAGCTATTGAGAAACAGATAAATAGGCTACCTAAAGCTAAAACTGTAAGCATCGGCGACGGAGCCGCTAACAATATAGTATGGAGAAATATGCAAGGAGGGGTACAGGGGATAGGGCCAGGAGGACAAGTGGCAAAAATGCAGGAACGGAGGGCATCTTGGCCTAACTATAGAAGATAAAATAGAGGATAACTAGATGAAGATCAGAAATCTAAATATCTTTATAATAATTTAAAGAGGGAGTTAAAATGTCAAAATATAATTTAAGTAAAGAAGCAAAAAAATCAGGATTTAAGAATTATAACAAAATGATAGAAGATAATGTTCTGGTTCCAGCAGGAGATATTGCGGAAAAAAATATCAACATAAGTTTAGAGACTAAAGATAAAGACAACACAGTTCCATATGAGGTACAGTTAGAAGCTTCAAGGGATGGTAAGGATAATCTCATTATTGCTGAAAAGGCTTTGAACGAAAACGAAAAAGTGTATAATGAAAAAAGACTAGATCAAACTGGCGATGTTATGCCTATAAATCTTGAAACTATCAAACATGAACAAAAGAAAGAAGAAGTTTATAGAAAAGCGGCTACTGATGGAGATACTGCTTTTTGGGATAAATATCTTAATGTATCAGTTGGCGAAACAAAAGTTGATGTTAACGTTCCTATTAGCCAATTACATAATGTTTCTGATAGGTTTAATAAGATTGATGATGCGACAGATGCCAAATACGATAAGATGGTTTATGCGTCTTTAAAAGATGCTGATGCTATGTTATTCCACATTTACGCTACAGCGTCAGGAAGAGACTTGACAGTAGAAGAGAAACAACAAGTAGTTGATATTAACAGCGGCAAAGCAAGACTTTTAATGGAAAAATAATTATGCCTAATTGGTATGAAAAAGCTAAAGCACAGCAACCTGACACTTCAAGGTATGTAGGCACTATGATGGCTGACATCGAGATTCCTGCCCAAATAGATAAAGAACAAGAGGTGGCAACTGCTAAGCACGTATTAGATAGTTTTCTTCCTGAATCTACGGATGCTAGTGCTAGAACTGCTATAGAATCAACCGTTAATATTCAAGTTATAGGAGTCGAACAGCGTGGTCAATTGGTATAAACAATCTCGTAGGGGGAATATTCCACTAATGGATCAAGACGAAAAAGAGAGGAGAACTACTGACATTGGTATTGTCCAGCCTTTTCTAGGCTCTAATGACAGACAGACTAGCGATGGTAAGGGATATCCAAAAGGAATTAGTTCAGATGATGATTATGTAGATGATAAAAATGGAGGATCAGGACATAACGAACTTCCTTCTGGCAGAACAATTCTTGACGACGACATTTCGGCTGACCCAGGTCAGGGCGAGGGGGCTAATGATGAACGTTTTACCGACCCTATTGACCAGGCACCTAAAAAGAAGATGGAACCTGCAGGACCTCATAATATGCAAAGGGGTGGAATTTTTGACGATGTGGCTAAAAAAACAAGAATGCGAAGTTTAAACAAAATATAATTTTAATAAAAAAAATAGTTAAAAGCCTCTATTTTTAGAGGCTTTTTTAATATAAAATCAACAAAAAGACATGTTTCTATCGATATAATAAAGTAAAGGTATGTTTTTTTAAAAAGGAGTTAAAGATGAAGTTTATAGTTTCCTCAAAAGTAAAAGGTTCATTAATTTTAAAAACTTTAGGCAGAGCAGTGTCTGCGAAGTCTAGCGTTTATGTAGAAGGTAATGATTTATATGCAGATGATATTCAAAGGGCTATTAAGTCTAAATTTCTTATTCCTGCTGATCCTAGACAAGAAATAGAAGTTAAAGAAAATATTATTAATAAAACTTCTGAAGTGATTATTATAAATAAAACAGACAGGGTTGTCATTGTTGGAAATATCCCTATTAGACCTAATGGCTCAACCATTAAAGATATCACTGAAATAGATATGAATTCTATTAAGCAAGCTATTGCAAGAAATCAGATTCAAGTTATCGTTGATGTAGATGAGGAATTATTTCAAGAGAATTCTCCTATTAAAAAAAGTGTTAAGATAGCAGATAAAGCGAAAAATATTAAGATAGAAAAAAACGATACTGAAGACGGTGAATCGGAGGACAAGATAGTAGAAGACGAAGTTAATTCTGTTGTATGGGATTTTAGAAGACAAAAAATAGTCGATCCCGAAATAGTTCCTAAAACAAATCAAATTATAAATGCAGAACCTGAGAAAAAAGATGAAGATGTAGATATGATAGACGCTTTAGACGAAGTGAATGATATCGAAGCAAATTCTACGCAAAATAATAAAGATAATATTTCTAAAAAAATTGAAACCATACAAAAAAAAGTTACTAAAAAAACATCTAAAAAGAAAAAAGTGACAAAAGCATCAACTTCTAAAAAGAAGGAATTAAACGACACAAAAGAGAAATCTACTGAAGATATAGTCCCAGCTCTAGATAGTATGGGAAGAATTCTTAAAAATGATATGAATCATATGATAAGCGAAGAAAAAAATGATATATCATTTGTGGATAAAGAACAAGCTAAGAAAAAGATAGACAATACAAATAAGAAAAAATCTGGAATTTTAGATTTAGATTTAGATTGGTAATGAATAATGGATACTTGGACAACATTAAATAAAGAACTAGAGTACTATGGTATTCATCTTATAACTGATGTTGAGTGCGAGTGCCTTAAAGAAGATGGTACGAAAGTTAGTCAAGGAATTATGAAAACTATTCGTATGATTAATAAGTCTATAAACAAGCATAAACAGATACTTGTCTCTTTATGGGATAATGCTTGTGACTTAATTACCGAAGATCGATTAGTAGAAGAATGTTTTCATGATGTAAAAATAAAAAAACTTTTTATCTTTACGCTTAAAGATATGTCAAAATTTTTACTTATGTTCGATATTCCCAATGAATCCTATTTAAGTAAAGGCATTAATGCTTCTTTAGATAGGGATATAAAATCTTTTTCTTCAGAGCAAATAAGTGAGATAATAGATTATAAAATATCAATTGATTGGATACATCGAGTCATACAAAGGTTGTATTATATTTGTAATTTATTAGCTTTTGCATCTATTGGGAAAGAGAAAGTCTCTACATATGATATCAAGATAGCAGAAGGCATATCTGGACCTTGGGCTAATCTAGATTTACCTAAACTAGAAAGAGTTTATCCTTTTGAACAAGAAGAGCAACATGGAAGAACGAAAGATAAACAGCATCAAAGAAGATACAGAAAAGGCTTTGAGAACTATAATAACGACGGTCGCGTTGGCGAGGGTCATTACTGGAGAGAATTAAGGAACGAACCTTATAGTTGGTTTGATAATGCATCAGAAAGCCCATATCCACATAGAAACCTCTTATGGAATTAGGGTTTTAGATATGCTATTTAACATAAAAACAAGAAATAAGCCTAAATTTTAAAGGATTTTTAAAATATTTACAGAATTCTATAAATAACGAGAAGTTAATTTATGGAGTAAAAATGAGTATTATCGAGAGTCTAACGAAAAAATGTAAATTTTGCGGTGACTATTTCAGGTCAACTAAAAAAAGAAGAACATATTGTTCAGACGGATGTTTTGATGGTTCCGTAAAAGAAAGACAGAAAAGATACAGAGAAGACAATAAGAAAGAAATTTTTAAAAGAAAAACAACCTGCAAGTATTGTAATAATAAATTTAAAATAGAAGAACTTAAAGAAAGATGTTGCGATAGTAAAGATTGTTTAAAAGAGAAAAAAAAGGAGAAACAAAGAGTATCTTGGAAAAAGCATTATAATAAAAATATAAAAAAAACTACCAAGAAATTTAAAAAGAAAGATGCTGAGAGTAGCCGAAATTATAGGCGAACCCATACGGACGAAATTAACAAGAGAGACAGATCCCGTAAAAAAGAAAAAAGAGATTGGGTCGATAGTTTGAAAAAAAAATGCAAATGTAGTAGATGTAAAGATGATAGACACTTCTGTTTAGAGTATCATCATTTGAAGCCTGAAAATAAAAAATTTGCTATCTCGCAAGCTATAAGACAGGGATATGGCAAAGAAAGTATTTTAAAAGAAATAGAAAAATGTATTGTACTTTGCAGTAATTGTCATAGACACCTGCATTATCTAGAAAAGGAAATAGAAAATTGGAAACCATCAGAAGAATGGTTAAATAGTAAGGAGATTTTAGTATGAAAATTTTTAAAACAGCAAATTATATAAAAATAGCAAAAGAACAAGGGTGTAGAGGATGTGGCAATTTAGCTGTTGGTCATAATGGCCTTTGCCAGAAATGTCAGGAAGAAGAGGAAGGAATAAAAGAAAGAATGGATAGTTCTAAATATGAATAAAGAAATTAATAGAATATTAAAAACTAATATCAAAGATATCGAGCCTCGTTTTAGACCGTTATATAAATATATGAAATATATATGCTCTGGTGGAAAACCAAGAAATGATTAAAAAGGAAATATAAAAATGAAAAAGCATTCACAATCGATATTTGATTCTTTAATTAGAATTATGCCTGAATTAAAAGAAAATGTACGTTTTGGAGACGAATTAGTTGATCCTCTCGCAGCAAATGCTTTATTCCAAATATGGAGAACTGGCAGCAGCTCTGATCAAAAAACATATAAAAGACCAATGACTTTTTCCCATGACGACTTACAAAGAATGCAAAAAGCTGATTTGGTAAAAGTTTTAGGGGATAAATTTGAAGTTACCGAAAAAGGTGCAAATGTTATCAAAGTTATGATACTAGGAGATGATAGGTCAGTTTTTGAAGAAAATGGTTTAAATGTTGACTACCATACAGCACTTGATAACACTAAAAATGTAAAAGTAGCGAAAACTCAAAAAATAGCTGGCTGGTGGAATAGGTACACCGAGGAATAGATGAGGCAAGTAACTGTAATTTATAGAAATAGATCAGAGCCAACAAAAGTTTTAACAAAAAATAAACTGCAATGGTATGACCCTTTAAAAAAAGAGATGCAACATTTCGAGGGCGGTTGTCTTGAATTTGAATATATAGAAGATCAATATCTCGTCGCTATTGGATCACAGCAAAGATCAAATCAAGGAATTCATAGTACTTTTAGACTATTGCCTAAAGCGGTTGATTTAGAGATAATATCAACTCATAAAGTATCTGATAATAAAAAGTTTTTAAAGTTTTTTGATAATTATCTTAATTATAATATGAGCGAAATAACAGCGAAGACGGGTAAAGAAAATACTATATGCTTTGTTCCAAATGACGAGTTTGAGGATTTTAGCTATCAACTAGAAAGACACGGTTTTAATTATGAGATATAATAATGTCAAATAAACAATTAAAAGTAGAAATAGCTGATACCCCTTTTTCGAGACAGAAGGGGTTAATGTTTAGATCTAAATTAAGTGAAAACGATGGAATGCTTTTTAAGTTTAACAGACCTCAAAAGTTAAAATTTTGGGGACTAAATACTTTTATTCCTCTATCTATCGCTTTCATTTCCCCTGAAAATAAAATATCAAAAATAGAACAAATTTCCCCTTTTTCTCTTAAATGTGTAGAAAGTGATACAGATTGTTCGATAGCTATAGAGGCTAACCATGATTTCTTCGATAATAATAATATCGGAATTGGCAGCTCGATAGATATCGTTAAAGATGATATCACTAATTACATAATTTTTAAATAGAGGAAAAACCATGAAAATAACTTTAGCGGAAATAAAATCACTAGAAACTAGTTTATCAAAAATATTTGATAAAGATATAAATATTAAATTGGCTTATAGATTAGGGATTTTATTAAAAAAGATTTCTGAAGAAATGCAATCGCTAGAAAAAAATAGAGTTAAACTAGTTACAAAATATGGTGTCAAAAACGGAGAGGGTCAAGTATCTGTACCTGATGAGAAAACGCCTGATTTTTATAAAGAGTTTAATGAGCTAATGCAGATAAGCATAGACATTGATTTTGAACCTATCCCTTTGAGTGCATTTGGCGACATTTCTCTTAGTGCCGCTGATGTCATGAGATTGGATGAAAAAATAATCACAAACGATGAAGAGATTGTAGAAAAAAAAGTTTTAGAAGAAGTCAAAGGATAGAAGATAAAACAAGGGTTTTTTAAAAAAAAGCCTAACTCTTATCTGTTATGAACAACAATCATCAAAGCTGGTACAAAAAAAATATTACCTCACAAAATAACCGCGTTAATGACGTTATAGATTGGGTTGATGACGACACCTCCGAAGAAATGGCTCAGATTATGAATCCTGAAATAGTAGATTTTGATGCTATAGAAAGGCAACGAGCAGAAAACCTACCTTTAGAACAAGGAGAAATGCAAACTATTACAGAAGAAGAAATAGACGGCTATATCGTTGATGACCTGATAGAGCAAGATGAAAGATATATTAGAGACGAAAAAATGGAGCAAGATTATTTTGATGGAAAATATATTCCATCAGAAGAGGAACTTAAAGAAAGAGGTATAGAGCCGGTTATCGACGATGAAACAGTTGTCGATGAGAATCCAGATGACGCTCCGGAGTTCGGAGAAGATCATATATCGGCAATGCAGTGGGCTATAGAGAATAATAGAGTTGTAAAGTTATCCTATCTAACTCTTGGTAAAAAAAGGGGAAGAGGAGGAAAACAGCACTTAAAAAGAGAAATAAGTGATGACAGAATCCCTGGAACAGGGGTTAATATATGGAGAATAGTTGAACCTCATTATATTTATCCGGCGAGCAATGGACACGACATCCTAATAAGTTACGATAGATCAGTAAGGCATATCAGAGCTTTTAGAGTGTCTAATGTAACAGGAGTGGAATTTACTAAGAAAAGATCAACTAATGAACCTTCATATTTTAAACCAAGAGTTAAAATTAAAAATCCTGATGGGTTAGGGCAATCAGGTAAAATAAAAGGAATAGAAGCTATGAATGAAAATATTTTTCAAAATTTGAAAGAGATTGGTGATGATTTAGTATCAAAAGGATTATCAAAAAATGCTGAATCAGTAACTAAAATGATGTCTCATTTGCTTAACATTAAGACAGCTCAATATGTAGGTCCTCAAGGATACTGGATCAGGCAAAAAAGATGTTGGGATAATTGTTATAGGCATAAAAGAACAACTAGCCCAGAGAAAGCTGCTCAAACTGTATGGATGGAGTGCCGAGACGAATATAACGAGGCTATAAATAATAACTCAAGCGGTTGGGAAAAGTATGCTGAAGAAGATGCAGATCTTTTTAAATATGCTAGTAAGGAACAAGAAGATTGGGTGAAAGAAGAAAATAAAAAATTTGCTGAATCTGTTGATAAAAAAATAACAGAAGGAAAGTCTCATGGTATGTCTATTTGCTTAACTCTTGAACAGAGGAAAAATAGATATAACGATATTCTTATTGCAGATGCCGATAATTTATCAAAAATAGCTGAAACACTAAAAGAAACAGGACAAGAGGAGCTAAGCGAGAAAATAGCAACAATTTCTATTGAATTATTAAAAAAAGCACAATTTGGAGGCGGGTTCGAAGGTGCAATGAATAAGCTGAGGAAATATAACCCTTTTTCAAGTAAGAGCCGAGCGAAAGGTCACTCTGGTGACGTTATGACTCGTCTCAAAAATATCGCGATGCAAGCAGATAACTTGTCAACTCAATTTAATACTTTGCAAAGAGATGCCGCTCAATACGGGCAAGAGTATTCTCAAGAGCAACAGTCTTATAGAGATTTTGATCAACAACAACAAGCCAAAAAACAGCAAAGACAAGATATGTGGGGAAAAGTAAAGGATGCTCCTGGACAAACATGGAACGCTCTGAAACAAAAAGGACAAGAGGCTTATCAGAACTTCTCAAATCCTCCTGGGCAAGCTCTTAGCGAAAGCGATACTGATATTAAAGAAGCACAATATTCAGACAAGACAACAGGTGTAGTTTCCTTTATAAAAGATTTAAGATCACAACTTGAAGAATTTATGACTAATTTAGCAACAGAAAAAAGTGCATTAAGTCAAATATCTGCCCAATCGACAGATACTTCATCAAGAGATAGAGCTGCTGGAGCATCTGTAGCTATTGAACAATTTATTACAAAAGCTAATCAATTTATATCATCTACGAGAACAGTTCAAGACGCTTTTAACGCAATCCCATCTATGGTAGAAGGTTTAAGTAAATTCTCTAATGATATAAATATGATACAAAGAGGAGAGACTCCTCCAATAGATAGCGATAGAGATGGAGTGCCAGACAGTATAGATGTTGATAATAACCAGAATATGATAGCAGACGAAGAGGAGATAGCCACACCTGAAGAAGAGTTGGCTATACCTGAGAATATCCCACTTACTAGCAATCTAACAGGGGATAAACAACTAGATTTACAACAACTTATGGAGAACGAAGATCTAAAAAGTTATCTAGCGTCATTGATGGGAATGTATAATAGTAAAATGAGAACATTAAAAAGACAACAGGCGAAAGAACAAATATAAAATAAAATAAAGGATTTTAGGTAGTCCTGAAGTAATTAATAATAAATATACAAGTTTAACAAAAAAAATAGTTAATAAACAAGGAGATGGATATGCATTTTATTCAAAACAAGATCAGCGTTGGCGTTACAAAAACTTTTGATGACATAGTTAATGATTATGTTGCAAAGAAAAACGCCCAGGTAAAAACAGCTTCTGTTGAAGAAGTAGTGGCAGAAGTTAAAGTGGCTGAGGCAGATGAAGCCGCTTCAAGTGGACAATTAGATGTTGAACCTCTTCATCAAGAAGGCGAATCAACGAATCAAGATTCTGTTGCTGGTGGAAAATCAGACGGCGACGGTGGAAAAGCTCCTGCTAAGAAAGCCGATGAAGAAGGCGAAGATAGCGGACAGCCAAAAGCCGAAGGTTCTGATAAGTTTACCAACGACCCTAAAGTAGACGCTGATGCTAACGCTGATGCTGATGTCAAGATAGCAGAAGCAAAATGCGAAGAATGCAAATGCGATCCTTGCTCTTGCGACGAGAAAGAAGCTAAGACTGATGAAGACGAAGAAGAAGTTAAAGAAGCTGGCATTAAGGGCAATTGTTCAAAATGCAGCAAACCTAACTTCCTTTGCAAATGTGACAAAGGTTCTGATGACTCTGATGACTCTGACGACTCCGATGACTCCGATGACTCCGATAAGGAAGATAAGGAAGATAAAGAAGCATCTGACGATAAGACTGTAAAAGTAGCTTTTAAGAAAATTGCTAATTTAACATCGCCAGAAAAAGCAAGACTCGGCAAGTACTGGAAGAACATCTATCCAGATTCATTCGTTGATGCTATGTTGGCTGACAAATAATTTATAACAGTTATTAATGGAGTTTATTATGGCGATTATACCTGTTGGTAAAACGCGTTTAATGGTTTCGCAAGTAATATCTACCCCTACATCACAGGGGTATGACGATGGCGTACCTAAACTTACCCCCGATGATATTGATGTTGAGGGAATAGGGAATGACTTGCCAGAAATTCCAGAAGTCCCAGAAGCCCCTGAATCTCCAGAAGAAGGAATTCAGGGAGTCGCTGAAGATAATCAGCTAACTTTAACAGATTATATTTTTAAAACTCTTGAGGGGTTTGGTTATCCTGGTAGACGATTAGAAGAATTTAAGAAGAAATTTGTTAAAGAAAGCGTATCTCCAGATGGAACAAAAGATATTAAGATAGAGATCCCTGATAGATATTATCCCGATAACATGGGTAATATAAAAACAGTGGAAACAGAGGAACTTGGTAAATTTGTTCAAGAAATTAATAGTAAATTTGGTCTTAATTTCAATGGTGCTGAACGGTCTGAAGGAAAATGGCTTGTTAACTTAACATCTGCTAAAAGAACAGAAGAGGATGAGGGAGGTATTGTTAGAGATAATCTTGACGAAGTTTACGGGACTCCCTCGGGCAATGGAAAGCCAAGTGTTAAAAAAGAGACAACTGTTCAAGCTTTTTCTCAACAAGAGTTAATAACAGCATCAAAAGACGATAAACTTATAGAAAATTTACAAAAATTAAATGGAGAATAATATGCTTCGCAAAACAAAATCTCAAAATATTTTAAATCTCTTTACTATGCCAGAAGAACCTGATAAAGTCGCTGAATTTACAGAAACAAAAAACATTAGCGATAAAGTGTCAGAAGGCAGATTAAGAGTAACTAGTAAACAAAATATTTCTGAAAATTTCTTCGGATTAGGGGAATTGGCTGAGAACGTTGCAATTGCTCAAAAAGTTTCTAAAGCTCAAGACAATGAGAACAGAAACAGCAAAGAGCACTTGGCTATATTATCAGAAGAGCAAAAGAGTAAAAGCCTTTCTGGTTTCAATCCTATGACTTCTAATGGCAGTAGTATTATATCAGCGAATGCTGGAGGCATTACCGACATGGGCGGACCTCAGAAACAGATTAAGATACCTACATCGAATAGTATTTTTAATCCTGATAGAAATGCGATAGAAGCGAGTAAAATTGATAGCAAAACAGAAACTAAAATAGAAAAAGAAAAAATTGCTACAAATAGAAGGTTGTCAGAGCAAAAAAGAATGGACGACATGGTAGAGTCTTTGAGAACTACTAATCAATCTAAAAGTTCATCTGCTCATAGAACTGGAACTGGCGATCTAGAGAGAACAGATTTTAAATTATCTCGAAATAATATAAGCATTTTTGATTCAGGAGATTTCGATAGAGTTCCTGAGAAAACAAGAGGAGAAAAAGTCTCTGAACAAGTAGCTGAAAAGAATGCTCAAATTGATGAGTCTTGGAGACAAAATGGAAAATCGTTGAAAAGTAGAGAAGTTACAAATAGATTTTTTGACAGTTTGATAGAGAAATTAGAATCTGATGGATGTTAATTATGTCCAACAAAGTTTTGGGAACGGTTTAATAGAACTAGAAACATCTATTCCTGAACTTAGAGCTTTGCCTCCTGAAGAGGCTGATCTTCAGATTCAACAAACTAAACGAATATTAATGGACACTCAATTAAGATTGAGCAAAGCGTCAAGTAGTATGGCGGGTATAGAAAAACAGATTAATAATACGGTTGATACGGAACAACAAGCAACAAATCAACAAGTTATTACTAATCTTACTAGTAATATAGAGGGAGAAGCTATGAGTAAAAATAAAAAAGAAATTAAAGCTTTTAATCTAAAACAAGCTCAATTTGAAGCTCCGGCTGTTCCATTTGGATCAGATAGCTTTAATGACGCACCTGAACTAGGAGAAGAGAACTTTAATAGCATACAAGAAATAAACCAAGAAAACGGACTAGATAGAAAAGCTTTTACAGATTTCTTATCTGGACTAGCATCAGAAGACGTTAATGGATTATTCCAATTTGTAAAAACACATTCTTCTAGCGGTAGCGAAGAGGTTGTTGATAAACTTACAGAACAATTTAATATGATATTTGAAAATCCTATGCATGTTGACGAATCAGATCAAATTGCAGGACAAATTTATGATCTATTAGATGACGAAATAAAAACTATTCCGTCTAATGCCGCAATGGGAATTCCCACCACTATATCAGAAATTAATGACATTATAAAAAAACTTGCTGAAGAGCATGTTAATAAAAAAACTAAAATAAGCTCATTTAATTTGAAGAAAACTGCTCAACATAAAACCGTTGAGAACGTTATTCTTCATGGACCACATAATATGAAATTCGACCCTTTCCTCAGACAACCTGTTTCTGATTGGAGTATTCTTGAAAGAAATAAAGGTTTCGGATTAACATTTGATGACGTTTGGGATGTAGATTATGAAGCTATATGGCGTGGATCTGTCATGGATAAGTATTCTCGCCCTTATAGAGATAAAGAGGGTAACTGGGTCGGTGGGTATATAAACAAAAGATTTGAGGTTGATAGGAATATCCCTGAAACAAATAATTTACAATTAAAACCTGGGCAATTAAGAAGACCGACTCCTCCTGAATATGGACTAATAGAATCTCGCTTACAAGCTGCAAGAGCTAATGGCGATATCGAAGGCGGACCAGATGTAAATAGAAGTAAGCCTTTTAATTGGAAAGAAGCTTCATCTAAAAAAAAAAGTTAGCAGTTAATATTGCCCCTAAAAAACAAAAAGACCCTTTCGAAATAAAAGATCTTTTTAAAGATGAAGGAACTCAATCTAAAATAACTTGCGAACAGTGCGGAGGAAATCTAGGAGAAAAAGATTTCTCTTGCCCTAACTGCGGTTCAAATCAAAATGATGTAGGACAAGCTCACCAGGCTCGCCCAGACAATAGAGGAAGGCAATATAATCCATTTAGTACGAATATTCATACCAATCCTATGCAGTTCCAAAAAGGAGTTCCTATTAATAGAGCTGCAAGCACTAAAGACCCCAAAGAAGGTCCTAACCCTGATATAGTCCCTTTTGAGTCAGATGAAATCTTGCAATGTACAGACCCCTCCGAAACTCGAAAAAGAAAGAGAAGAAAAAATGTCGATATTGAAGAAGTATCTAAATCATGTTTAGATCTAGAAATCGACGGTTAAATAAAAGGGAATAATATATGGCTAATATAAAAATGAAAGTATCAGATAGTAGTCCAGAGGGTAGGAGAAGATTAACGACTGCCACAGGTGGATACAATATAGGCACATCAGGCAAAGAAAATTCTGATACGATAGGTAGTAATCGAAAATATATTTCATCTCAATCAGTAAAAGTACCAATAACTAAAAATGCTCAATTTGCAGGATCAGCAGCGAACGCTGTTTGGGCACAACCAATGTTTTTCTCACCTTTACATACCCCACAAAATTGGCAAATAGCTAGTAAAAGAAGAGAAATATATCAATGGTCAAGATTTTATTACATGAATGAACCAAAGGTCGCTGCAGGCGTTGACTTCTATGCTAATTTTTCTATGAATGGATTTAAACTAGAATGTAAAAAGAAAAAAATCTTAAAGTATTTCGAAAGATTAGTTGAAAGATTAGACTTATCTGAAAGGCTTAATGAGATAAGCCATGAATATTTTTTATTAGGAGATGTATTCCCATTTTTAGAAATAACTTGTCCTCAGTGTCAAGGAGGAGGATTTACAAAAGATGGAAAACCGTGCAATCATCCAGATGGAAGTTTTAAGTCTGTTAAAATTTTAAATCCAGACTATATGGATGTTAAGACAAATAGTATCGCAAACGATCCTAAATTTTTCTTAAAACCAGATGAAGAACTTAAGATGCTTGTTTCTAGAAAAGAACCAAAAGAACTATACGAAAGTCTTCCTCAAGATTTAATCGATCTTATCTCTACAGGGCAAGATATCCCGTTATCAGATAGATCTATAAGCCATATAAGACATAATGCTAGTCCTTATGGAGTATATGGCGTATCTATGCTACAAAGACTGTTTACTATGTTGGCTTATAAGACAAAAATCATGACAGCCAACTGGATAGTTGCAGAAAGATTAATTCTTCCTGTCAGAGTAGTAAAAGTTGGAGACGAGAAAAGACCAGCCACAGAAGAAGATCTCCAAGATGTCGTAAATCAATTAGGGGCTGTTGCTAATGACCCCAACTTAACGATCGTCACTCACCATGCATTTGATTATGAATGGTATGGGGCTTCAGGTAAAATTCATAATATCACTCAAGAGATGGAACATATCGGCAAAGAGATACTTGATGGACTGATGCTTAATCAAGCTTTACTTAATGGAGAAATGGGAGGTTATAATAGTGCTCAAGTTGGAATAGAGGTTCTTATCCGAAGACTTGATAATTGGCGTAACAAGCTTAAATCTTGGGTGGAGAAACATATTTTCCTTCCAATTGCTATGATGCAAGGCTTTATAGACGAACAAGAGTCGGACATGCTTGGAGAGACAGTTTACATGTATCCGAAATTAGTTTGGAATGATTTGCAATTAAGAGACAAAACAAATAAAATACAAACTTTGATGCAATGGTATGATAAGGGAGGGGTTTCTGCTCAAACTATATGTGAAGAACTAGATTTAGATTATGATGCCGAAGTTGAGAAAATAAGGGAAGAACAAGTTATGGCAGGACCTCAAGGACAGATGCCAGGTGGAGGCAATATGGGAACTATGGGCATGGGAGACATGGGTGGAGGAATGCCAGGCGGAGACATGGGAGGAGGAATGCCAGGCGGAGATATGGGAGGAGGAATGCCGGGTGGAGGAATGCCAGGCGGAGACATGGGTGGAGGAATGGCAGGCGGAGGAATGGGAGCTGCCCCAGGAATGGGAGCTGCAGCAGAGAGTTCTTTGCCTAAGATAACTAAAAGAGGCGGAGGCGGTGGAAAAGAAGAAGAGCAAGAACAAGCTCCTCCTCAAATGATAAAATTTACTAAATTAGAACAACAAATGTATAAAATACTTCAACAGATTCCAGCTCCTCATGAATTGTTCGCTCAATATTCAGTTAAAGTTCCTGGAGAGCAAAGACCTTTTGTTTTAGATTTCGCTTACCCTCAGATAGGAATAGGGGTAGAAACAGATGGAGCTATCTGGCATCAAAGAGAGGACTTCCAACAAAGAGATCTAGTAAGAGACCAAAAATTAGCCAATGTTGGTTGGAGAATATTAAGATTTAGAGATGATGCGGTTGATGAACAATCAGATACAGTTCGAGAGGTTATCTCTAAAAATATTATAGAAGCAACAAAAACTAAAAAAGCAGCTAATGACAAAAACCTAGTTATGAAATACGCTTCAATAGAAGAAACGGGAAAAAATCCAATTTATGATTATATGCTCGCTAATGAGGGTAAAATAGGAATTAATATTATTGAATTGCCTGGAAAAATGGGACAATTATTATTGATAGGAACAATATAATGAAAATATTTAATTTAAAACTTGCTGGCCCTAAAAAAATTAAAGATAGGGGTATCAATTGGAAAGAAAAATATCATGAAAAATCAGTTGGACTTAAAAAGAAGTTTGATAAGGAAATAGGACCTCAAGCTTATATGAGATTTGAGGGACATGACTATACCACCAATTCAGATTATTTTGTAGTAGTTGGTCCTGCTGTCACAAAAGACCTTAAAAAAAGATATTTTGCGGGAATTAAAAAATTACCTGATGACCCTAAAGCTAAAGTATATGCTCCTTCAGGGGAATATTTTTCTACTGTAGTTGCAGCGTATAGCCATGCTGCTGATAAATGGAGAATTCCATTTCCAAAAGGAGTCCCTGGATATAATCTAGGTCATCTAGCGAATATAGATATACCAAGGCACGTAAAAGGATAAAAACTTAAATAAAGGTTTTTTAAGACTATTTCCTAAATAAAAAGAATACACATTATTTGGAGACAAATATAATGCTAAAGTGCGGTCAAAAAGATAATGCCAATTATACATTTGGCGTAAGTGAAAAACAAATTAAAAAAGCGAATAAAGATGCTTCAAAATTTTGTTCTGCTTGTGGCTCAAAAATAAGAGCTAATACTGACTATTGCTCAAAATGCGGGAGTCCAGTTTAACTACTCTCCTGATCAATATGGCACGACTATTTAAATTAATAATTAAGGAAATAAATTATGGCTATTTATAAAACAGCAACTTTTTCTTATAAACATGAAATTAAGGCTCTTAATAAACCTAAAGGTTGGGATATCTTTAATCTTCCTGATCAAATCAAAACAGCTTCAACTAAACTGTCAGAGAATGAAGATCTCAATGGTTTCGACTTAAAAACAGCGACATCAGATCATCCAGATCATCTTTATTTAAAAATATTTGCTATTAAAGAAGATGAGGTAAATGATAATGGGGACGCTTTCTCATCTAAAGAACTTAAAACTGCTGCTGCATCTTTTGTAGGAGTTCCTTTATTTACTAATCACCAAAACGACGATGTCGAAAAATCAAGAGGAGAATGCGTTCACTCTTGGTACGATAAAACCGCTGGAGGTATCTTTATTATAGGAAGAGTAGATAAAGTAGCTTATCCTAAATTAGCAAGAGGAATTGAAGAAGGGTATATTACTGGAACATCTATGGGTTGTTCAGTAGAATACTCTATATGCTCAGTTTGCCATAATAAGGCACAAACATCTGATGAATACTGCGAACATATTGCAGGAAGAAAAAATAAAAAATATTCTGGCGATATTAATTGCAAATATCATCAAAGCCCTATCGATACTGACGATCAATGCCCTCTTTGTAAATCTGTTAAAGATACATCGACTTCATTAGATCATGATAAACAAGCTATTTTTGAACATAACTATGGACTTAAATTTATCGAAAACTCATTTGTTGTAAACCCTGCTTGTCATGATTGTGGCGTAAGCTGTATTCTTCATGTACCAGAATTACAAAAGAAAATAGCTTCATTTAGTAATTCTATCAACTCTTTAATTAAAAATTCAAGTAATCTTAATGAAGATGGGATAGATGATTTACTTAAAATGGGGGGAGTAGACGAGCTTAATCTTCTTAAAGACTCTATGGGGAAACTAGAACAAGTAGTCCAGAGCATGTTAAAGCAAAAAGAAAATGTCTCTATGGACTATGTAAGCGACCTAGTTAAAGCTATGGCTGACTTGCAAGCTACTTATGATGAGTTAAATGAAATGGGATATGCCAGACTTCCATCTGCTGTAACCGCTGATATACCAACAGATACGGCTATTACCGGAGACGCTGAGGCTGAAGCATTGCCAAACCCAGTCGCTCAACCAGCTCCAATGCCAGCTCCTGCATCTACAGGAGTAAGCTCAAATGACATGTCAGGTCTCGGGACTATGACTACACCTAAACAATCTTCGAAAAAAATAGAGGATTTTTCAGCTATAAATCAAAAATTAGTAACTAAGGTGTCAATGTTAACAGATACCATCAATAATGTTATAGAAAATATCAATAACCGAAATTTAAAAGAAATAGGAGTGGATATGACTGCAAAGAAAGAAACAAAAGTAGCGGCTGGCCCTGAAAACAGAGAAGTCATTACTGAAAAACAATTAGAGAAGAAGAATACAGACCTACATCCTAGAACTGATACTACTTATGAAGGGACTACTGAAAGTCCTGAACAAATAGGTGGTTCAGAGCAAAGTAATGATACCACAAGCGACAGTCCACAAGTTCGTCAAGGAACTTATGAAACTATTACTGAGGATCAACTTGGCACAACAAGTGCTGCTGTAGTCCGTTATGATGATACTCCAGAAGTTATCACAGAAAAACAATGGACAGAACTAAGCAGAACTATCAGTTCTCAGGTATCAGATGATTATATTGAAACAATTACTGAAGACCAACTAAAGCAATTGCTTCAAAACCATAAATTTGTAGGATCTTACGAAACAATTACAGAAGATCAACTTAAAGGAATAAGTATGACAACTGATCTTAAGAGATGGGCGAATAAAGACTATTCCCTTTCTGTTATGAAAGTTGCCACAAAATCTATTGTTGACGCTATCTCTGATTATCGAAAATCTCCTGAAGAAATAGCTAGAACAGCTTCTGCGATAGTTGATAATCCAGAAATGAGAGCAAAAGTAGCTTTCTTATCAGTTGTTAATTCATTACCACATAAAGTAGAAGATAGAAATTTGATGGCAAGTAAGTCAGCTTATTTTAGTAAAGTAGCTTCTAAAGATTCTTCAGTATCGGCTATCGATGCATTATCGTTTGCAGTCGCCGCTAATGGAGAATTAGGAATGGTAGCAGAAGATATTCTTGACTCTATCGCTCATGCAGTAAGAAATAAAACTGTTATGGCTAAAGTTGATGATATGGTAAAAACAAAACTTGCTTCAGGTTCTGAACAAAAAACAGTTATTAGTAAATATGACGCTATGGCATCTGCTATTAAAGCTTTAGATAAGCCTGAAGATGGCATATATAGAATTAAAGCGACACTCGCTGATATTGATGCTCCTATTACAAACAAAGTTGCTTTCTGCGAAAGTATTAAAAAATTCGCACAAGGAATAATGGAAGAAGAAGGAATGATGGGAGAAGAAATGACAGGAGAAGAAGGTTCTGAAGGTTCTGTAGCAGCTGTTATCAAGGTTCAAGTCGGCGATGGAGGAGAACTTATTATAGATGTATCAGAAGATGGTGCAGAAATAACTCCTGATGATATCGAAGGACTTATCGAAGGACCTGTAGATGATATCGATGTAGAGCCAGAAACAGAAGAACCTGGTTGCGACGTTTGCGAACAACCTGGCGAAGACTGTGCATGCATGGCTAAATCTAGAGAAGAAATTACTAAAGAAGCTCAAATGATGGGCGGAGAAATGGGTGGTCAAGGAGGAGCAGCTCAAGCACCTGGTGCTGGAGCGTCCGTTCCTGGTATGCCAGCCGAAGTTGCACCTATGGAGAGCTTAACAGAAGAACCTGCTGTTGATGAGATGGGTCTTGATGATGGAGGAGGGGAACCTCTTCCTCCTGGTTCACTTTGTCCTGCTTGCGGTAGCGAAGATGTTGACGTTATCTCAGGTAAAACTAAATGTAATAATTGTGGATCTACTGGAACATTTAAAGTACAGATAGAAGTTGACAATTGGACAGGAACTACCCCCGATGCTAATTCCGAACCTGAAGAAGGTGGAGACGAATTCGGTGGAGAAGGTTTCGAGATGCCAGAAGACGCTGGTCTGGAAGAACCAGGTATGGGCGATGCAGGAATGGGCGAAATGCCAGCAGTCGCTGCTATGATGAAAGTTACTCCTGAAATGTTACAGAAGCTCGCTGAGACTGATATAGAAATTGGAACAGTTAGCCCTGCTACAGGATCAACAAATACTATGAAGCTTGCATCAGGAGAACACGTTTGTCTTGATACAGGAACTAAATATAAAGTTGCTTATGCCACTTCAACAGATGGTAAAGAAGTATGGGCTCAATGGGAATGGACTCCATTAGTAGAAGGAATAAATGTAAAATGTTCTTCTTGCGATAGAGCGAAACAAAAATTTGTAAAAGCACTATCTTCAATCTCTGTTACTGAAGCTCAATTTGATGCTTTAGAAATTAAAGAAAAAATTCAGACTATTAGCAAATTAAAAGAAGCTGGATCTTTAAAAACAATTAAAACAGCTAGCAAAGAAGGGTCGGTTATAGATGATTACAAACTCGCTTACGGAGGTTATGGTAAAGATTTCCCAATAGAAAGTTGCGTAGAAAAACTTGCTCGCAGATTTGGAGAGAATGCATTAGCTTTAAGTGGTCCATGCGAAGGCAAACCTCTTGCAGAATGCGTATGTCAACAACTTAAGAACGCTGACATCTATACAGATAAAGTTGCTATTAAAGTTGCTGAAAGTTGGAGCGATTGCTCAGGAGATGAGGAATGCGTTGAAGACCAGATCAGAGATGGATATAATATCAGACAAGCCGCAAGTATTTGCGAAACTCTAAAGATAACCGTTGCTTCTCCTGAAGATCTATTAGCTGATGAGCTTTCCAATGAAGAATTTGGCGACCCTAACGGCGAACCAGACGGTCCTGAAGGACTTCCAATGGAAGAGACAGTAGAAGATGTTGATCCATTTGCAGAAGGAGATGTAGGGGGAACAGTAACCCTTGAGCTTCCTGTAGATGTTGTCGAACAACTTAGCGAACAGCTTGATGTAGCTCTCGGAGAAGGTTCGGAAGATGGATTAGAAGATGCTGATATGAATGGAACTCCTGATATTATGGAAGACAATGGAGGAGAAATTGTTGAAGAGATCACTCCTGAAGATCTTGGAGTTGAAGAAACCTCTCCTATGATGGATATGACAGAAACAAAACCAATGGAAGACATGACAGAGTCAAAACCTGTTGATGGAATTGGAGTTAATTTCGAACAAGAAGAAAATAATAGAGGACTTTCTGCACCATTTTCAGAAAAGAAAGTTACAGTTAATGTAGATCCTGCATTGGCTGAAAGCGAATACGATTTTAAGGAAGCTTCTAATATGAAAAGTAGACAAGGAAAAGTTGGACAAGTCGGAATGGACTTATCTGGAGTTTTAGCTGTTATCACTGCTGGCGAAAAAGAAATTAGCCAAGAGAAAGCACAAGACTCAAGCGATATAGGTCAATATACGGCAGGAGAAAATGGCAGTCAAATGGGTCATGAAAATGAAACTATTCCTACTGCTCAAAAACCTTCTATACCAAGAGACAATGCTACAATGGGACAAGAAGATGCAGACCTTAATCCACAAGATAGTCCACAACCAGTCATACCTTCTGACAATGCTACAATGGGTCACGAAGATGAAGCTGGATTGAGTGGAGGAGACAACAGATATACTGGAGGAACAGACGGACAAGGCAAAACAGAAACTGCCTCTACCGATGAAGACTTAATGCATATGGCAGGATTTGGGAACTCAAGTTCTGGTCTCTCTCGTTTAGCTGAAAGAATCCTTGAAGCTACAAAACTAGAAGCACCAGCACCAGTTGCTGATGATAAAGATATAAAACCTATCAAAGGAGATAGCACAATTGGTAAAGAAGATAAATTCGATGCCAAGGGGCCTGAGAATACTAAAGGAACCGGAAATACTTCTATGATGGGGCACGAAAGTGAAACAATAGGTGACAGACCTGATTCTCCTAAAGATCATCCTGATGTTGCTACAGGCAACTCACAGATGGGACAAGAAGAGTTAGACTCTGAAAAAACTACTAAAGATAAAGGTACAGTAATCGCTGAAACTGACAGCGGTTCGAAGTCCGAGGCTTATAGAGTCGCTGCTAGAATGCTACAGTCAAAAATGATTGAAGCTTCTGGATTAGAGTCCAAGGTTCAAGAATTAAGAACTTATAAGCCTGCCCAAATTAAAGATATCGAAAAAGCTATCTTTGCTGGCAAAAAAGGACTTGACACTGTATCAGACGGAATGTCTCAAGCCGTAGTAATAAATGAGGCAAGTAGCGAACAACAAGCTATCAAAGAGGCTAAAGCAAATGAAGTTAATACTACAGATGAATTGCAAAAGAAAATATCTTCACTGTTTCGCTTAGAACAGCAAAATATAGAAGCTGATAATGACGAGAATATTCAGTTAAGAAGAACTTATCGTTAAAAAAAGATTTTAATTAAAACAAACTTTAAATAAAAGGAGAGACAATTATGGCTCTTATAGTAGAACAACACGTAATTGCTGATATGTATCCAGTTGCTGCTGCAGCGTTTGTATCAGGTATTAGTGCAGGAATGTTAGTTACTTTAAATGCTGCTGGCGAAGCGATTCAAGCAACAACATCTTTAATGGATTCAGTTATTGGTATCGCCGGTGATTCAATCTTGACAACAGCAGGACAAACTACTGCTTATTCAGCAGAGGTCGTTGTAGGTGCTCAGGATTCTGACACTGCGAGAACTCGTTGGACAAGCAACAGGGTTTCTGATATGTATGATGAAGCCGCAGCATCCGGAAAAATTACCGTTTATAACGGTGGTGGAAAATTCCAAATTAGTGCAGACCTTTTATCTCCAGTTGCCAATACTATCGTCCCAGGCGATGGTCTTATTGCCACTGATGGTGGATTATGGGACGAAGTAACTGACAATGCTGCAGGCGACCAGGTTGCTCTTTGTGTAGGCGTTCCTAGTGCTTATCCGTCAGGCGTTCCTGGCACGGATACTGCTGATGGATCTATCGAACTTGCAAACGGTAGTGTCGGAAACCTTTGGGTTCCAATTAGTCTTAGAATATAATCTAAGTAAGTAAAAAATATTAACATTTACATTTTAAGGTTATCAGAGATAAGACTTAAAAGTAATTCAAAAAAGGAGAATTATTATGGCTTTTGCTAAAAATGGTTTAACAGATCACGATAAAGAAATGATCATCGCTCAGGCACTTCAGACTGACGAGGGCAGAACTGCTCTTGCACAGGCTATGGTCGAGCCAATCCGTAGAGCTTTGGAATATCAAGCTGTCGGAAGAAAATTGCTTATGGTTGACGAACTACCTCAGGGTGCTTTGGCAAGATATGAGAGAGACGTTGCTGCTATCGCTTGGGTAGTATCACGTAGAGGTGCTGTACCTGACCAGATTCAGGAAGGCGAAGAAGTACTTGTCCCTACTTTCGAAATTGCTGCGAACCCAACAGTTCGTCTTAGCGAAATCAAAGCTCGTAGATTCTACATCGTAGACAGAGCCCAGATCAAAGCTAAGGAAGCTATCCAGAAAGAAGAAGATACAAATATATTTAACGCTCTTCTTGCAGCAGTTCCTGCATCTCAGCAAGTTATTAATACAGGAACTCTTCAGGTTCTTGCTATTAATGAAGCCTTCAAGTTCATCGAACAGCATGACCTTGTAGCTGCTAAGATCGTTACGCATGCTTTCCAGTATGCTTCAATCAGAACATTCGGTAAGGATTTCTTCGACGAGGCAACTCAGAGAGAAATTATCACAACTGGGCTTTATGGTCACCTTTGGACTGCTGATATTCATATCAGTTCCAGAATGCCAAGCACAGATGTTCTTATCGTTGCTTCCCCAGAGACAGTTGGAGCTTTCCCTATCCGTCAGGATATCACAGTTCTTCCTGCCGACGATCCTAAGAAATTACGATTAGGTTGGGTCATCTACGAGGAAGTTGGAATCGTTGTTATAAACGATTACGCCGTAGCGAAGATTGACGTTCAGGACGCAGACGCTAGCTAATCGAGAGATTAACTAAAAGTAAATTAAAGAGCAGGCTCTTCGGGGTCTGCTTTTTTTTCGCGTAGAAATAAATATAAGATAGTTTTGTCGATACATATAGAGGAAGCAAAAGAGTTAATTAAAATTGGAGAATATCTATAGAAATGAGAGAAATAGGGGACTGGATTACTTTAAATCATAAAAAAGAAGATCATCCTATGATCGGAGATGAGAGTTGGGATCATTATATTAATTGTCAAATAGTTTTTATTGGGATGGATGGGAGATTTAGAGTAAGAAGAAAACATGGATATGAAAGTATCGTAGAAGAGAGTGAAATTATTTAGTGATATTTTATCACGGAACAAGTGAAGAAAATTGGAAGAAGATACAAAAAGAGGGAGTTTTGTGGGGGAAACCTTCTTGGAATGAAACTTGGGGAGATAGCCAACCTCGTAGATATACTTATCTATCCCCTGAAAAAGAGGTAGCTCAAACTATTAATTCAGAAGTTATTTTAGAAGTAGAATATAGTCCTGTTGGGGTAGACGGTAAAGGAATAGATAATTATGGGTTTTTCCCTCCTGCTGGACAAACGTGTTGGCAGTTTAGTGTTTTTGTTCCTATAGATATAAATAAAGTAAAAAGAGTTATTTAATTTTTCTCTTGAAAGTGATTTTATATATGATACAATCCCTATGAATAGAAAAGAGAGAAATTAATTTGTGAGAGAAATTATGTTAGATATAAATACAATTTATTTAAGACGTAAAAACAAAGTTATTGTAGATGCAGGACAAGATACCGCATCCCTACAGTCTTTAGCCACACTATTAAAAAATATCGAAAACCTTGGATATACTCTTTCTAATGAGTTATTAGAGAAAGTATCTACTTTACCCTTAATAGGATTAGTAGAGTTCTACTCTCAAACAATAGATGATTTAAAAGTTATGGTTGGTGATAATGTCGAACATAAGCCTATGTATCCTAATTTCCCTAAACAAGTTATGGAGATGGATGAGGCTGAACTCTATTTTAATGCAATGATACATTATTTTGGGAGTTTTATTGGCACCAGACTTATACCTCATTATGAAGTAGAGAAAAGAGAAGAGCTTCAAGATGACATAAAGTTAAAAGTTATTGAACTTGGAACAAGAGAAGACTTTCAAACTATTTTTACTAATTTAGTATCTTCTAATACTTCCATATCTAGTACTGATAAGGATGATATTAATTGGTTTATAAGAGTTCTGGGTGACCCAACTGGTCAGAGAGACCTTTTATCTCCTCTTATGCCTGAGACTATACCTTTGCGTGAGAATGTAGCATTGGTAACTGGGCTATTTATAGAGAGGGGATTAACAATTAATGATTCTCTTGCGAAAAATATAAAAACAGCTACAGATGTGTTGCGTATTGCTGTTTATCTATCTGAGGGAGACATTAGTTTAGCCCAAGTTGCAAAATTTAGAAACTTTAAAAGATATGAAAGGCGTTTAATTTTAGACGCTCTTGAAGGTTGCAAGAATATTACAGAAGATATGATAAGGTATAAAGAGAGATGGAAACGTCTTGGAGAGAGACTGCATCCTTTTGAGAATAAAGTGAAATATAGTAACTGTTGCAAAGCCTTCTCTGTTATCTTTAATAAAGAGCCTTACCAGACTTTCGGTGGAAAGGTAGAAGCTTCTATAGCTACATTTGATATAGAGAGAGCCGCTAATTTGTTAAAAACTCGTCCAGGAGAATATGCTCGTAGATTAGATAATATGATACGCTTGTCAGATGACCCTAAGAGTATTGTTAAGATATTTAAGGGGATAGCTAATAAAGTTTCAACTCCTGTATTATTGCAAGTTAAAACTCACTTCTCTAAGAGACATGAGAGTAATAATGATAAAATTAGGACATTCTTTCCTAAAGGAAATGTTGCTAGAATTAAAGTTATTGATAACACTTTACAGAGGATTAATCCTTCTCATTGTAAAAATATAGTATCTATTTGCGAAAATGCTCTTAAAGAAAAATTTGCAGAAGAAAAGAGTTTAGGAAAAGTTTATCTTGATAAAAAATTATCTGGATTTAATGTCCCTTTCTCTCAAAGATCAGCTTCTAAAGCTCTTAGAGCCGTTCCAAGAGGAAGTAAATATGATCTAGCGGAAGGAGATACTGTCCGCTTCTTTATTCATTGGAAAGATATTACAGATGGATATTATGGAAGAGTAGATGTTGACCTGAGTGCAATTGGGCTTGATGAAGACCATAAAGAAGTTATGCAGATTAGTTATACTAATTTAAGAGGTATCGGGGGTCATCACAGCGGAGATATTACTTCTGCTCCAGATGGTGCGTCTGAATTTATTGATATCTCTATTGAGAAATGCTTAAAGAAAAAAGTTAGATATATAATGATGTCAGTTTTTTCTTTCACTCATCAGCTATTTACTGATATTCCAGAATGTTTTGCTGGAATTATGATGAGGCAGAAACCTAATAGTGGCGAGATTTTTGACCCTAAAACAGTTGATAATAGAATGGACTTAACAGCAGATACGCAGATATGTATTCCTATGATTATTGATTTATTGGAGAGAAAAGTTATCTGGACTGATCTAGGTTTAAGAAGAAATTTAGATTGTTATAATAATTTACATGCAAATATGTCGAGTTTACAAGTAACGGCTAAGGCTATGACTGGACTAAATAAGCCAGACCTTTATGACTTATTTAGAATGCATGCCGAAGCGAGAGGAGAATTCGTTGACAATATTGAAGATGCAGATACTGTATTCTCAATAGAAGAGGGGATAACTCCTTTTGATACTGACGTAATTGTATCGGAGTATTTAAAATAAAAATAGGTGGTTGCGGCTTAATCGTAAGAGATACCGTATGGATCCAAACCAGCAAGGGATATAGGCAATAGAGTTCGCACTCATTGGCCGGGTGCATTCATCCTTGACAACCATTTTTGTTCTTTAAAATTAAGGCTATTTAACTTCTTCCTTCTAACTTATGATTAACATCGGACTAACCGTCCGATTCCTAAAATAGAAGTTAAGCTTTCCTTGATTTATACAAGTGAATATTTGAAAGGCTATTTGGTTTCTTCCTTCTAACCCCGTAACAGGGGCTTCACCTTTAATGATAAATTAGAAATCAAGCTTTCCTTTCTTTAAAAAATTGAAAGGCTATTAAATCTCTTCCTTCTACTATCTTACAATGACCTTTAGAGATTAAGCTTCCCTTTCTTTTTATAGCTATATGCTATATGGTGGAGTTGAGCTAAATACCATTTTGCTCGGCCCTAGAGTAGACTTTTCGGAGTCTACTCTTTTTTTGTGCTCATTAATAAATAAAGGATTTGACGATATAAATATATAATATAAATATATAATATAAATATATAATATAAATATTGTTAAGGATAATATTATGGAACAAACAAATAAATTTGGGTTAAGTAAAAAAACAAATATAGCAATTGCGTCTATTGCAGGAATCGGAGTTGTTAAAGATGCTCTACCAGCATTAATTGCAATAGTATTGATAACCTTAGTTGCAATTACATATCAATTTATAATTGATAGATTTAAGAATAAAAGTATCGTATAGGAGTATTAGATAATGAAAAGATTTGTAATTATAATTTTATTACTGTCACTATTGGCTATTTGTTCCGCAGGTCAGGAAATGATGCTGACGTTTTCAATCCTTGCTGATCCTCATTTAAGTAACAAGGCAGACCACGCGGAAAGGCTCGCACGGATTGCGGAGTCACAAGCTGATTCCGATGATCAAGCTGCCCGTGGCGTGCCTGATAAAGACGGTGACACCGCTTCAGGGTCCAAGGAAAAGAGTGATTCGAAAGACACAACACAAAATGATGTAGTTACTAATAAACAGAGAGGACCAGCGAAATGAAGAAATTAATGATTGTGTTTTTGGTTTTGATGTTAGTGGTTAACTGTTTTGGTGTTCGTAGGGCACTGAGTCTGCCTGATGTTTTAACTTACACTGAGATAGATAATTTTGACAGCACGTCGGGGTGGACAACATCGAACTGTAGTATTGCCACTGTGTCCGGCGATGGCGACGTTCTCACGGGAACTGGAAGCATGAAGATGACAACTGCTGTCAGTACTAATTCAAATTGTAAGCACACCTTCAGCACCAAAACCCTACCCGCAACCGTAGCACTTCAGTTTAAGATCGATAACCCATCAAACGTCAGTTCTATTCAGATATACTTGCATACAGTCACAGGGTATTATAAATTTTTCATGTCAGGTAATGGTAGAGCTAATTATGGGGCCGTGGCGGACAAGTGGACATATGCCATAGTAAGAGCCGATCAGATGGCACCAATATCAGGCCCACCTGATTGGGGCACAGTTGCCGATCCTACTTTTCCATGTGATGAGATTTGGCTGCAAATAGTGACAAATTCAGGCGGTGAGGCAAACGTCACCTTTGGGCGATTTACTTCATTTATTGGGCCTGATCCAGTGGCGGTAATCTTCTTTGACGATGCGTATGATTCTGTTTATGACAATGCTTTTCCCATATTAAAAGCGGCTGGCGTCAAGGGTGTTGTTGGAGCGATCTCATCTCTTGTTGGCAATGCGGGTTTCATGACCGTTGCCGAACTATTAGAGGTTCAAGCTGCTGGCTGGGATGTTGTCAATCATACATGGGCCAATACCGACTTTAATGATACCGGCACGCCAAGTTATCCCTCTTTAATAACTGATGAGAACCTAACATACTATAACTTGCAACAATCAAAGCAATGGATGTTGGACAATGGGCTTATTAGCGGTATAGACTTCATGGTATGGCCTCACAACGCTGGAGACACTTCGGCCAGAAGTGCAGGGGACATCTCAGAGCAATTCTGCGTTGCGGCCAGAGGTACAACGAGCAGATTATCTATTGGCGACACATGGCACAATGACCAGACATTAAATACTCAGTCATCGTGGATACCAAACGACTGGCAGGGTGTTGCACATAAAAACCTTGGGGTAACTAATGACGAGGATTGGGACTTAGACACAGATGTAAATGATTTTGTTGATATAACAGAAGCACTAAATATGGTGGCGTGCCTTTATACCCATAGGGTACAGGCTGTGCCAACCTCTATAGATGTTACTCCGGAGTATCTAACAGGCCTTATAGAACACTTACAGGCAAATAACTTTAGAATTTTAACTTTTAGCGAATGGTATCGGCTAATGAACGGTGAACCTGACAAGGTAGGTACACCTGCAACCGGACAACTTAAGGGAGTATTACAATGAAAAAACTAATTTTTTTAAGTCTTATTTTACTTATGACAGTGACGGCTCATGCCTTTCGTATTTCTGAGGATGATTTGAATCGACATATCGCTTTTGTGGCAGTTGATTCAACAGATTTTCAAACTCGAGAAACAGGAATATCAAGTACAGCGTTCACCGTTTATTGGATTTTGAACGACGAGGCAGATGGATCAGGAAATCTTATGGCTTCTCCGGTTTGTATAGAGGCCGATGCTACAAACATGCCCGGTATCTATATGCTTGATATTGATGAAGCTGGAATGACCAATTTGGCGGCAAGCATTGATACCGAAGAACTTGTATTGCATATCACTCATGCCGCGATGGCTCCAGTTACAAGAGTGATCGAAATATACAGACCAAAGATAACGGAGGGTAATACTTTGGACGTAGACACCTCCGGTGATGCTGATGCAACCATTGTTGCGGATGGTTTAGATGCCATAGACACTACCCCTGGTTCGGGAAATCCTTCTGGATTTTCGTGGAGAGAGATGTTAATTAGATTATTTAATTTAAGATAATAAAAATATTATTCATATAACTAATCCAAGGATATATTTATGGCGATAAGAAAAATAGTAGACGATGCTCCATTTGATGGTATTAATGTGGATATATACAATGGGGGAGGAGATCCTGTATCTATTTATACATATTCTTTTGAAGAAGATGGAATTTTTATTATACAATCTCAATACGGAACGGACACAGCAACGGCGGGAGATAGATTACATTCAGATACAGCTATCATCTCTTTTGAATTAGGTTTTGATTTAAGTAATGAGGTTACTCCTGGACAATTATATTTTGAAAAAAGAGACACTAGTTCTCATCATTCAACATCAATACAAACGTTTACTACGAAACCTATTTTTATAGCTTCAGGAACAGATATAGAGATATGGGGATCTAGCAATAATTCTAATGATACAGTAATAGAAGGAATAGTTAATATAATTGATGCAGCGGCAACAAATCTTACTCCAACTGGTTTAGATAACATACTTACTACAGAGCCTGATGGAGTGGCTTCTGACTTTAGAGAAATGATGGTTCAGATATGGAGAAGATTCTTTAAGAAGACCACTAAAGATACGGGTAATAAAAAGATTAAAACCTATACTGATGGCGATGCAGTTAATACAACTCAAGACTATACGATAATAGCTGATGTTGACACAATCGAAGACGCTGCGACTGGCGATGTTTAATAGGCTAAAGCCTTAATAATTAAAGATTGCGACCATCCTAAAGGAGTGTTTTTATTAGGACGAGTGTCTCTGATATAAAGTTCAGGAAGTTCTAATTTTGTATTCATTGTACTGATGGTTTTTTCTACATATTCTTTATATTTATTTATATTTCCTAATTGACGATAACATATCGCCATCCAGGGAAATCCCATTGTCCAACTTGCTTCTTTGTTGTCGTAATAATATTTATCATTTGGATATCTTATAATCCCCTTCTTCCTAATCAGATTTTTTTCAATATTATTTAATATAGTTATTGCCATTTTTTCATCTACCACATTATATGGGTATACTAGACTTAGTAATGATAAGTCTGTATCTTTAGTAATTGACTCTTTGGGTAGTAAATTATTTAAAGTATTTTGTCCTTTTTCTATTAATTGTTTAGGGACATTTGTAAAATGTGATATTTCTTTTAATCCTGCTACGCATGCTCCTACTGATGAGGAATGCACTTCTTTATTTTCTTCCCATATTCCATTATCTTTATCTTTCCAATATTGTATGGAGTTAAGATATTTAGCTAACTTATTAATAATATTTTTGTCTGCCTTATTTCTTATAATATTATAATTTTGTTTTTGAAGATAACCTACAAAATAAAGAAAGCCTCCTATTGAGTCGTTTTGTTTCCATCCCCAACCTTCTTTAATTTCTTCCAGGTTTTCCGTGTAGAGAGGATGGAGAAATTTATAATCTTCTGTTGGTTTTTCTTTTATAACATCATTTATTTTCCACTGAAATTTAATAAAAAGATCCAATAGTCTATGATATATTTGCTCAACTGTTTTTTTATCTTTTATTGCCTCAAAAGCAAGTGATATATAGAGGTTATCTCTAATCCATATCCTATCATATCCTGTATCCACATTTTTTCTACTTGCTCGAAATAAGCCACTTTCTGTTTGCATCTCTTTAAGATATTTAATTGAGGTATTAATCATATATATATTTTCGGCGATAATGAATCAAAACCTTTATAGTCGATACATATATGAAGTTATTTATGGAGAATAAAATGAAATGTAGAAAAATAGAAATATATGACCCTCAAGAAGACTGTTATGCGGAAATAGATGTTAGTGCAGTTTTTACTTTAGCCGTTGTCGCATCTGGGTTTAATAAATGTCAAAAAGAAAATGAATATTATGGTATAAATATTGGGATAGCTATACCATTTAAAAACGAGGAGGCTGGAGAGGCTTTCTTTAAAAGATATTGGGATCCAATTTTTAGACAAACTGGAATATTAAAGATATTTCTAATCGGGGAAGACGGAGAGAGAATTCCTGCAAAAATTGGAGAAGGTAATTTATATGACCCAGCCTATGAAAGTGCTTGTTTATTTGGGTATATCGTTCCAGAAATGATAGCTAGTGATGAACTTCCAGAAGTAAAGCATAAAGAGAAAGCTACATTTGGAGCTTATTTAGCTCAATTAAGAAAATAAATATTATTTTAATGGGGCCCGTAAGCCCTGAAAGGAGTTGTTCCTATGAAAAAGAAAGATTATGTATATGATGCGTTAAAAATTTTAATTGATATCTCTAAAAACGCACAGGACGCTCGTCCTGAACTTGAGAAGTCAATGGGTATTACCTCTTGGTCCAAAGAGATTTGTACGGTCAGGGCGACTACAGCAAGGGCGGGAGGGCATACAACTGCTATCTCTAGACTAATTAATGAAGACAATATGAATCTAGGCGTTATCTTTGCTAATTACCACAGTGTAAAATTATTTAGAGAAAAAGATAATCTATCCTTTTGCACCACGATGAAGAGCTATGAGGAGCATTTATGGGGACGAAGATTAGATGATTTAGATGGAATTGTTATCGATAGAGCCTATTTAATGTCTTCAAAACAACAATCAGATCTTTATCATATGATATTACCAGCTATTTGTTATAAACCTAAAAAACATTTCTTTTTTATATTTCTTCAGTAATATTTTCAAGGATTTTTGGGCAAATATATAAATAATATAGATATGGCAGATACACCCATCCCAAAACCAAGAGAAACGTTTTTTGTAACAAATGTTGCAAATTTTGATATAAAAATAACAGATATTCCATCTATCCCAGTTATTAAACCGGGACAAAGAATAGATCTATTAGTATATGCTCGTAGAACCATAGTTAGCTCATCTACGGTCGTTACTAGATCTATTACTAACGGATTTTTATTAGCAGAAGAATTTGTACATACTCATGATGATAAGTCTGATACTGGACATACTCATAAATTAAATGAGATAACAGACGTAACCGCCTCTACTGAAGAATTAACTCAACTAACCAATGGTAGCGATGCCGATGATTTACATATTCATGGCAATAGTTTAGATAGTGACCATTTAACAGATTTTGATCATGATAATATCTCTAATAATACAGACAAAAGGCACGATGAAGCCCATACTATAGTAAGCCATAGCGACACATCGGCTACAGGCACAGAATTAAATACCTTAACAAATGGTAATAACGCCGATGCTTTACATGTTCATAATTTAACGACTAATGTAGATCATAATTCTATAACTAATACTCATAATTTAACAACTAATATAAACCATAATTCAATAACTAATGCTCATAATTTAACAACTAATATAAATCATAACTCTATAACTAATGCACATAACTTAACAACTGATATAGACCACAACTCTCTTTATAATTTTATAGCAAATAAACATATTGATTGGACGAATGCAACCCAAAATTTATTAACTACAGGAGACATCTCTATTAATTCTAACTCTTCTAGATTATATTTTGGAGAAAATCAAGAATCTTCCATCTATTTTGATGGAATAAATTTAAATATAACTCTTGATGAGCCTTCTTCGGGAGGAGTAATAAATTTACAAGATGATGTTCATTTAATTTCAGATTTAGTCTTTGCAAAAGAAAGTGGAAATGGAATAAAGATAGACACATCTGACCCTAGTTATGGATGGGCAGACATGATAGGAAATATCACATATCGTGGCGTCGGACCAACTGATCCATCTCTTTCTGTTTATATAACTAATATTAGACAATATCAATTTGCTGTTAATGACGAAACCTGGATAGAATTTCATATTCCCCACGATTATGTAGAGGGGACAGATATCTATATTCATGCTCACTGGAGCCATATCGCAGGAGGAGTTACAGGAGGAAGCGTAACTTGGGGGTTTAATATAGCCTATGCGAAAGGGCATGACCAAGCGGCATTTAATTCTACAACTGTCGATACAACTGTTGTTGGTAATGCGAACACAACTCCATATCAACATATAATAACAGAAATTAAGATTTCGGGGGTCTCGCCTGCAGCATCTGAAATAGATACAAATGATATAGAAGTTGATGGATTAGTATTAGTAAGGGCATACTTAAGTTCAAATGATATGACTGGAGCTACCCCTGACCCATTTTTGCACTTTGTCGATATCCATTACCAATCTACAGGCATTGGAACGAAACAAAAAGCTCCAGATTTTTACATTTAAAAAATAAAAAAGGATTTTCAAAGAAATCTTAAAATAATACTTATACGCACAATGTGCAGGAAATGAAAAATAAAATTATTGATTAAAAAAGGAGAATAATAATGGCTGTTACTATTCCTAGCGACAAGGGGAAACCAGGACTTCCTCAATTTCAACTAACTGGTAACCAAATTACTAGCGAGAACCCACAGGCAACTACTGCTTTATCAAGCTCGACAATTGATGCTTGGGTAGTTAAGAGTGGAAACGACTTTACCCAACAAGACGTTATACTGATGAGTCAGACTGTTACGGTTGGCATTATCGATGCTGCAGGCGGAGGAAACTCTATCCCTACATATAGCACTGCTGGCGATTTTACTGGCGGAAAACCGTTTACCAACAATACAATTGGTGGCAATTTCGAAATATATTACACTCTAAATGGCAAAGACCCTGTAAGAACAAAGGCTTACTTATATACAGGTACTTTTGTTTTATCAGATAACAAATCCGGCTCAGATAATACAATTATTAAAGCAAGAAGTTATTTGAATGGTTTAGCAAGCGATGTTGCTAAAATAGAGTTAAGAATTGCCGGAGTTTAACCTTTAAGGAAAATTAACTATGTTTAATCTACTTATAGGAAAAATAGGCTGGAATAAAATCAACAATATTGTTGATGATATTAATTAGTCTACGCAAAAAATAATAGTTTAATAGAAAGTCCACTTTTTTACAGAGTGGACTTTTTTTATGTAAAAATTCGATATATAACTGTTAGATATTAAAAGATAGACAGGAGAAAAAGATGATAATATTTGTAGATGTTAATTTAAGAGAGATTCACGTGTACGCAGAGGATGGATTAAAAAAAATAGCATTCCATAACGCACATACACTTGAGTCTGTAATTGGCAATAAAAAAGTTAGATACATTACCAATATAGTAGAAACTACTCCAAATGAAATAGCTAATTTAGTCAGAGGGATATCTGGGCAACAACCCCTTACTACGCAAACACAAAGAACGATAGGACCAGATTTAGATGTTATAATAAAAACAGAGTATCTTCATTCTATCTCAAAAGGAACTCTCCTAGTGTCAGATCTAGGAATAAGATTTGACGGATCAGCAGATTGTAAACCTTTTAATGAAAAGATGAAAGAACAAATTAAACAGTCTCCGATTATGAGAAATCTTATTAAAAAAGGAACTCTCGAAATTGTCGGAGAGCAAAGAAAAAATGAACTTTTAATAGATAATAGAAAAGATCAAACAAAACAACTACAGAGACAATCGGCTAGGGACGCATCATTAGATGCAATAATTATGAAAGAAAAAGTAGGAGACTGGGATGGGAATATAGGAATGTCAGACTCCGCAATAGAAATAAATATTAACCCAAGCAGAATAGGAGGAGGGTCAGCCGAGAGTCATGGGGCAGCTACTATGTCAGACTTGCAAGATATGATAGACGGAACGGCATAATATGAAAATACTTATAACAAATTTCGGAACAGTAGTAGATAATATAGCATCTTCTAGCGTGTTAAAAAGGCTTAAAGGGAGAGTAGAGTCCCCCGATATAACATGGTGCGTTAAACAAAAAGATCACAAAAATATCTTTAAATATAATAAATCTATCAATAAGGTCATATCACTAGAAGAACTAATTAGTCTAGAAGAGACATTCGATCTCCTTATCAATCTTAACCCGTTTTTACCTCATAAAATATGTAACAAAATAAAAATAATAGATACATTAGGTTTTGGATTTAATGAGGAAAATAAATCCTTCGAGACAGTAATAGAGGGAGATAAAGAACTTGTAGGGATGAATGTCTTCCAGATGTATTATAAGCTCGCTGGAATGACCTGGAAGGGAGAAGGGTACGATATAGGGTACAATCCTAGAAGCCGCTCAAAGAAGAATAGGGCAGGAGTAGCTGTCGCACATGCTAATTTAAGAAACTACCTTTCAGAAGAACTAGATTTAGATTCCATGAAATTATGGCACATACCATATAAAAAAAATATATTTAAAAAAATGGACGAAATTAATAGATGCTCTAAAATAGTAACTGACGATATGCTAACATTACACCTAGCGGTCTCTCTAAGAAAATATGTTTACTTCTTAAAAACCTCTTCTACAAATACAAAATTAGAATTATTTGGAAATGGGGAGATATACGAAGTACCTAAAAAAATATTCAAATAACTACAAAGGACATATATGCATTTTAAAATGAATAGAAGAAACGATACAGAATTTATTAATATCAATGAATTAAAAAAGAAACAAATAGTTGATAAAATACCAGAACCTATTATCTATTCTCCAGAAGACTATGGAATCTCCGCAAAATATACAGGAGAAAAAGTGAAAATACTTATCATAGATTCAGGAGTGCCAACTCATAAAAATATTAAAAATAAAAAAGAATCACATAATTTCGCAGACGAAAATGGAGAAACAAACGACGATACAGGACACTCCACTATAGTCTCCGGACTAATAGGCTCAAAAAATAAACAATCACTCATAGGAATAGCTTACAACTCTGAACTATTATTCGCAAAAATTATAAACAATAAAGGAGATAGCGACTACAACTCAATAGTCTCCTCTATATTGTGGGGAGTAGTCGAAGATGTTGATATTATCGTTATGGCTCTAGGATCACAATATGACTATAAAATATTACATGATGCTATTATAAAAGCACGCAATAGGGGAATATGTATCTTCGCTGCCGCCGGAAACCATATAAACGAAGAAGGAAGCGAAATAAACTACCCAGCAAGATACCCCGAAGTCTTCTCTGTAGGAAACCTAACAAGATCAAAAAAAACCAATCTTAAAATACTCGAAAAAGTTGACTTCGCTATCAAAAATAAAATGACATATTCCACTTATTTAAAAAATAAATATGTTAAAACTAGCGGATCAAGCATCGCAACAGCTATAGTGGCAGGGATAGGATCAATACTTATAGAAAAAAATAAAAGAACAAGTAAAAAAAATATGCCAACAAAAATCTACACTGAACTACAAAAAATAATAGGATAAGATAACAAATCAAGGACTATTTGCCAAAAAATAGAATATGATTTTAAAGCTATATATTTTAAAAGGATACCTATTATGGCAGATAATGACATAGTTAAAAAAGATATTTGCGAAGAAAAACATAAATCAATTAAAACTGAAATAGTTGGACTAAAAGCAAATATAACAACTTCAAAAGAATCACTCAGCAATAGACTAGACGAAGTCGATATCGCATTACTAGGAGATAGAACCGACCCAGGAGGACTACTTAGAGATATTATAGAAATAGAAAAAGAACTAAAAGCACATCAAGAAAAAGTGACCAAAGAACTAAGAAAACAAAATAACAAAATATATGTAGGACTAATAATACTAGCCCTAATATTCGGAGGAAAATTCCTGGGAGTAAGTATCGATACTATTAAAAACTTCTTCGAAACAAAAACAACTATTAAAAATGTACAACCAGAAAAAATAGAATTCGTATACGATATCCCTACATGGGAGGAAAATAAATAATGCCTACAATTACAGCAGTTACAGATAAAAGAGGGAGATTCAGACAAAACGATTGGGGAGTACTAATGCTAGCAATAACTGATAGCCACGGAAACCCAAGAGATGCCGAAGATATCTCCATAAGAATATATCAAGGATCAGATACAGTCGATTTTGATTCAGATATACCAATGCAAGTAGATGACGGAAATTATGTATTCGAATGGGACATAGATGCAGACCAATCTACAGGAGAATATACCGCAGATTGGATGTTCACTGTAAATGATGCAGACTATACAGAAACACAAACCTTTATCGTACATCCAGGATCAGATACCTCTTCAGCAGATATACTATATAATGAAAGATTAATAGCATTTAGAGAAGGACTAGAAAAGTTAATTATATGTGCTCAACAAATACCTGTGTATTTCGAACAAGCTAAACCATCTTTTGATAGAAAAAAATTCTCATTCTCTTATGGAAGATGGAACCAGTCACAAAGAGTTAAAGTATATAGAAATAAAAAAATTATGACCGAGGGAGTAGAAGTTAATTACTTTAAAGGAACAATAACTTTTGATGAAGAAATACTACCACAAGATATTGTTAATGTAGATTATGACTTCAGATGGTTCACTGATGAGGAACTAGATGCATTCTTAAATAATTCACTTATGGCTTTTAATAGCTTCCCACCTGTACAAGGATTTAATCTAATGAATGTACCAGCTATCCATATGCCAGTTATATTATATGGAGCAGCGAAAGATGCTATAAGACAAATAATGATGTGCCTTATGTTCCAAGAACCACAACAAGTATTTGGAGGACCAGAAAATGCACAAAAAGCATTCGGACAAATGGAAACTCTAAAACAAAATTATGAAAAAGATTGGGACAAATTGACCGAAGTTAAAAAATATGGAAGATATCCAAAAATGCATATGGTCGTAGTCCCAGAATATACGTTGCCTGGGGGTAGATCGAGATGGTTTCGTTATTTGTTTAAATAACAGAAGTCCAGAATATAATTTTTATAAAAATAAAGGAATACTTCTTTTAATTCCGAATTATAATAGAAGAGTGATTATATTTATAGTATAATCTAAATTATAATTTAATTAAAAGGAGTATTTTTTATGGAACAAGTAAAAAGAGACCCAACAAAAGCAGCGAAAGCAAAAATCAAAAAAATGTTATCTAAATACAATTGGATAATAGCGGAGCCGTATTACGACACAGTAATAGACAATGGCTCAACGGGTAAAAGTAAGACATTTATAACGCTTAGACAGTTTAAGGAGCGTATAGACGAAGGACAAAGCCTTAAAGCAATGAAGGGAGAAGGAGTCTCAAAACACTTAATCCAATTCTTTAGTAATTTTCTTCAAGGTAAGATTAAATTAACAAAATCAGATTTCGAAGATAGATATAATGAAGGAAAAGAGCTAGACGAAATTTGTGCCGAATTTAATGTCCAACGAGGAGACCTTACTTATCTTCGGCAACTTTATGGAATTAAAAGAAAAGGGGCAACTTTTATTAAGAGAAAAAAAACAGAAGAACCTCTTACCCAAATTCAAAAAGATCTTATCTATGGTTCTTTGATGGGAGACGCAAAATCCCAGAATAATAAGTGGAATACTTCAGTCGGTTTTGGGCACGGGCGAACACAAAAAGAGTATGTAGAATGGAAGCACTCTTTACTGAAGAATATTTCTACTCCAAAAGGTATAACTAAATATTCTTACTATGACGAAAGATATAAAAAAGATTACGATACATATAGATTTTATACTCTCGCTAATTCCGACGTTGAAGAGATATTGCATAAGTTCTATACCAGTGACGGAAAACAAATTAACAACGATATCTTAGATCATTTATCTGCTTTTTCTATTGCTGTTTGGTATATGGATGACGGATATGCAGATAAAGGGAAATACGGAATAACTAATTATATCTTTTGTACTGACTCTTTCTCCTCTGAATCCTGTGACAATATAGTTAAATGGTTCGATGAAAAATGGGGGATTAAATCCCATAAGAGAGAGCGTCAACTAAGTGATAGAATAGGATATCGAATTGTTATTAGGGCAGAATCGAGAGATAGATTCATTTCTCTAGTCGAACCTCACCTCATTCCGTCGCTTCGATACAAAATAGAATTGTAAAGTGATTAATCTTCAAGTAAAATAGTATCTTTAATATTATCAGTAAAGGAAACTATGATTATTAGTGCTTTTGTATTTGGGATTATTAACAGCGTGGTATCTACAATTATCATCTCTATTGTGGTTTATTGTTATCTTCGTTTTAAAAATTATATAAGGATTAACTCTATCATTAACATAATCAATAGAGAAAGTACAGGGAGTGGAGTCCCTAGAGACAAAAATGACAGATTAATTGTTGGAGATGTCCAATGTCATATTTCGGAAAATAGAAGCTTAGAGTTTTTTAGTGTAAAAATAAAAAATATTACGTTATATACGGACGAAGGAGGTGCTCGCCGAGATAGGGAGCCTCCTCCAAAAGTTATAGATATTTCATCTTTAGGCGTTCAAAGTATATCTACTCCCTTAAATAAACTTAATAATAACAGGTGGGGATTAATGACTCTTAACGAGATAAAATGTTGTCCTGGTTTTTATAGTAGATTTAAATGCGTGTGTTTTGATATAGATTATATTGATACATACGGTCAGTGCCAATTTGGATTTGTATTATTAAATAAAGAAAAATCTAAAAAAATGATAGACCACTTATCTTCTACCGATTTTCTTTAACAAATAAGACTAACTAGCCCAAATTTTGCCCAAACCGTCAAAAGTTTGGGCTTTTTTAGTGATTTAATTTCTGTTAAGATGAAGTGTTAAATTTAATGGAGAAGATATGAACAGAGAAAAGTTTTGGGCAAAAACTTTTATTTGTAGGAGATGTGGAAGTAGGAGTAGATGTAATAGTTACTGTTTAAAATTAACATGTTCTTGTGGATACGTCCTTTTTAGGAGCAAAAAGGCAAAAAGATTAGAGTTGTAGTGGTTAAATTGGAGAAATATAATGAAGTTATTTTTTAGAACTAGAAGAGAAGATTTAAAGCTATTAAATTTTATATTAGAAGAATTAGATTTTACCCAATTCGAGTTAAATTGTTTTGACGACAAAGAGAATTGTGTCATTCGGATGGAAGACGCTTCTTTCCGCGATATTTTTAATTTTATGGATAATTTATTTTATAGTTATTCTGGTGCGGATGAAATTACGTTTCCTATGGGTTCTGTTTTAATATATCATAAAAAAGATAGGAATATTTATATTGATTTTAAAGATTTCGAGGGGCAATCAGATATTCGTCCTTTTGATGAGGCGATTAATCCTGATTACGGATTAGATATTGATGATTTTGACATTGATAGTGGTAATTATTTTATCGCTATAAAGTCGCCTGGTGGTTTTTATTGTTATCAATTATCTGGTGACCCTTATAAGTAATTCCCAGTATGCGATACAAGATAGGCAAGTGATTTTCCTTTCAAAGTGATTATAGATTCACTATAATATGATCTTAATTTTGAGGAGGAAAAGGTGAGAGAGATATTAGATGATATAGATTTATTTGCGGCAAGTAGACAAGTAGTAGAATATATAATAGCCGGGAATGGAAAGCGAGGAAAATGCCTATCTATTACGCATCCGGAAATTGCTAAAGAGTGGGATTTTACTAAAAATAAATTAACACCAAAAGAGGTTACTTATGGGACTAGTAAAAAAGTCTATTGGATTTGTCCTAAAGGTCATGAATTTGATGCGTTAATAAATAACAGGGCAAGAAGAGGCGATGGTTGTCCTTGTTGTTCTGGGCATAAAGTACATAAAGATAATTGTTTGGCTACCCTTAGGCCCGATTTGGCTAAAGAATGGCATCCAACTTTAAACGATTTAACACCAGAAGAAGTTACTTGTGGTAACAATAAAAAAGTGTGGTGGATATGTCCTAAAGGACATGAATATGAGATAAAGATAAGCCATAGATGTTCGAGAAATCAGGGTTGTCATTATTGTTCTGGGAGGAAAGTTTGTCAAGACAATTGTTTGGCTACCCTTAGTCCCGATTTGGCTAAAGAATGGCATCCAACTTTAAACGATTTAACACCAGAAGAAGTTACTTGTGGTAGCAAGAAAAAAGTCTATTGGATTTGCCCTAAAGGGCATGAATATGACGCGACAATAAATAACAGGACTAACGGAGCTAATTGCTCCTATTGTTCCGGACAAAGAGTGCATAAAGATAATTGTTTAGCTACTCTCAAACCCGATTTAGCTAAAGAATGGGATTTCATTAAAAATGATTTAACTCCAGAAGAAGTTACTTGTGGTAGCCCTAAAAAAGTCTATTGGATTTGTCCTAAAGGACATGAATATGACTCGACAATAAGTAGCAGGACTAACGGAACTAATTGCCCCTATTGTTCTGGACAAAGAGTTTGTCAAGACAATTGTTTGGCTACCCTTAGGCCCGATTTGGCTAAAGAATGGCATCCAACTTTAAACGATTTAACACCAGAAGAAGTTACTTGCGGTAGCCCTAAAAAAGTGTGGTGGATATGCCCTAAAGGGCATGAATATGACGCATCTATATGGAAAAGGGCAAGGCGAAGGCAGGGGTGCCGTATCTGTTCCTATGGCAAATCTGAAAAAGAGGTAGGAGATATTTTAAAAATATATTTCGACAAGTGGAAAATTTTAAGACAGAAAAAAATATGGGATAGCTATAAAAGGTATAATCATAAAAGATATTGTGATTATTGGTTAGAGAGAAATGGGGCGAAAATTATGGTAGAATATGATGGCAGGCAACATTTTGAACCAGTTAGATTTGCAAATTTTTCTTGGAAAAAAGCACAAAAAAATCTTGAAAAAACTCAAATAAAAGACAAACTTGACGCAAAATTTTGCAAAGAGCATGGAATTATTCTTCATCGGATCAAATATAATGAAGATAAAGAAGAGTCTATTAAGAGACTAAAAGCAAGTTTAGAGTTATTCCCAGTATGCGATACAAGATAGGCAAATAGAGGTTTTCTTTTATTTTCGCGGAATAAATAGTTATGAACTGGTATAAACAAATTAAAATATCTTATACAAGAGCGAAGCAATGGGATCAAGAAACTTTAGACAGAATTGGGCAGTTGTTTTTAGAGGGTAATAATATATCTCAAGTTGCTAAAATAATGAATATTCCTCGTACAACCCTAACCTCTTTAAACAAAAAATACAAATGGAAAGAATCTAGAGTTTTTTCTCAAGACGAATTAGATACAATCGGAGAATTAATATCAGAAGGTAATTCTTTAACCGAAATTGCAAATATGCTTAATATCCCTCGTTCGACATTGTCTTGGATGAGAGGAAAATACAATTGGGAAAGTTTTGACGAACAAAAACGAAAATGGTGGAAACAATTAGCCGATTCTTATCTAGAGGGATTAAGCTTTGATGATGTAGCCGCCAAATTTAACACGACTAACATAAGTGTTCGTAATGCATTAATATTTTTAGGTTTAAAAGATAAGATACGGTCTCAATCAGAGATTTCTAAACAAAAATGGCAAGATGAAGATTTTAGAAATAAGATGATGGAATACCATGGAAGTGATGAAAATAGAAAAAGGGTAAGTGAATGGTCTAAGAAGAATTGGCAAAATCCTGAAATGAGAAAGAGGTTGACAGATGCTCCTACTCAATGGTGGGCAGAGCGAGGAGGACTAGAGGGTTATTTAACATCTATTCCTAAAGAGCAAGCTATTACTTATTTAAATGGACTTGTCGCTAGAAAACATACTGAAAATCCTGATATGGCATTTGCTATTAAAAATAAATATATGCAAATAATAGAGCGAGCCAATTCTGAACCTCAACTACCTACTATATAAACTAGCCCAAACCCTCAAAAGTTTGGGCTTTTTTCTTGGACAATATACTGTCGTACCTCGTCATAGCGTGCCGTAGCTAGGAGTAAGTGATTTCTTTGCAAAGTGATTAAGATATCGCTATAATATATCTTTAATTATTTTGAGGAGAGAGGATGCCAGAGATATTAGGCGATATAGATATGTTCGCGGGAGAAAGAAAGAAAAAATGCACTTATTGCAAAAGATTTAAAAGCTTAGATAAATTTGGAAAAGATAAAGGGCAATCTTCTGGATTAAAATGCAGATGTAAGGGATGTATGAATCTTATTCAAAGGCAGGACTATGCTAATAGTAGTAGACGCTACGAAGATATGACCAAGAGAGCTTTGAAACGCCTTTATGGAATATCTTTAGAGCAATATAAAAAAATGGCTGATGCACAAATGAACTGTTGTGCTATCTGTGGCAAACATCAAAAGAATTTTAATCATCGCTTAGCCGTTGACCATTGCCATGAAACTGGAAAAATACGAGGGCTACTATGTGCTAAATGCAATACGGGTATCGGAAATTTTAAAGACGATATTCACTTATTAGGACAAGCCATAGAGTATCTTCGATGCGATACAAGATAGGCAAATAGAGGTTTTCTTTTATTTTCGCGGAATAAATAGTTATGAATTGGTATAAACAATCACAATCTATAGGTAAGAGGTGGACATTAGAAGACCTACAGGTAATAAGAGAATTACTCGAAGAGGGGCATTCCTCAAGGCAAATAGCTAAATTATTTGAAGTAGCCCACTCTACAATAAATACGTTAAACAATAAATACAATTTAAAATCTTTTCCTAAAAAACAATTGAACAGAATTAAACCTATGGAAGATAAGATAAAAGAACTCTATCTATTACCTCCTGATGGTCAAGGTTTATCTGCTATGGAAGTTGGAAGACAATTAGATATTTCTCCTACTACTGTTCGTAAAGTTATAGGAAATTTAGGGCTAGATGTTAGAGGGGGGGCTGAAGCTTGGGATGATGATAGAAGAGAGCAAACAAGTGAAAGATTTAAAAAGCAATGGGAAGACCCGGAACATAAGGAAATGATGAGAGGAGTTTCGGAACAGTATTGGAACAATCCCGCAAATAGGGAAAATGCGAGTCTTCGAGAAAAAGCAAGATGGGAAGATGACCCTACGATTAGAGAAAGGGCTGTTAAGAAAAGAGAAGAATATTGGGCAAATTATCCTGGTGGTTTTAATGCTTGGATACAATCCTTTCCTCCTGAGAAGCAAAAAGAAATTCTTAATGCGATAAACGCTCCAAATTAATTAACTTCAAGCCCATCTCTTATTGAGTTGGGCTTTTTTAGTGATTTAATTTCTGTTAAGATGAAGTATTAAATGGAGCAAAGATATGGGATATAGAAATTATTTATATAAGATAAAAAAAGAAGATTATGTTAAGGGGCGAGAGTTTTTCGATTATGACGATGATATTGCGACTGAGATATATGAGCTTGGCAAATATCTTGATAACGAAGTTAGAGAAGGTCTCTCTGTTATAGATGAAAATAACTGCCCAGATACTGAATGCTTGTTAATTGATATAGAATCGGTACTTTGCATCATCTCTCATTATGCTCAAAGGCATCTTAATTTTCTCAATACTTTAAAAAGAGGAAAGAACCCTCAATATACTATGGAATCACATCTTGATGACCAGATTCGAAAATGGTCTCGCCCAGATGACTTTGTTTATGATTTAGATAGAGGTAGAGAAAATATAGTAAACAGTTGGGAATTTCAATATGAGATTTTTGATTTAGTTCGTATTTATAAGACATTTGATACTGAAAATTATTTTTTAATATGGGCAGGATATTAGAATGAAGAAAAAATGTATTTGTTCTCGTTGTAAGAGTATATGGACTCGGCAATCAAGGAGTTGCATAAAAATAACTTGCACTTGCGGAAAAGTGGTTATGGACAGGACAAAAGAATATGAATCGAGAAGAAGACATGAGATTTAAACCTGGGCAAAAAGTAAAACTTAAAAAAAGTGCTTTAAGTAGTCAGCAAGATGGAGTTGTATCTAATTTATATCCTCCTTATGTAGCGACTATTAGTTTCGTTACCCCTGACCCTCATTCTGGTGATTATATGTACGAGTTTAAGGAATGCCCTTGGGGTTGGTACGAGAGTGAGGTAGATTGTCTTTATAGGTGGGAAAAGGCATCTAATATATTTGCGATAATAGATTTAGATTAATATTTAGCGGGAGAAAAGTTATGAAAATAGTGATAAATAGTTGTTATGGGGGTTTTGGGCTTTCTTTAAAAGCTCAAGAAGAATATTTAAAATTGTCTGGTAAGGAAGCTTATTTTTATAAGATGTCTGAATATAAAAATTTTAAAGATGGTCCAAATGAATATAAAAAAGAAGAATACAAAAGGACATCTTCTAAATCTAATTCTCTTTGGTCTCAAACATTCACAAAAGATTTTGGAGAAACTTTCGAAAGTATTCCAGACGAAGATTATAGAAAATATATCTTTAATGACTATAAAATAGAAAGAGATGATCCTATTTTAGTATCTGTTGTAGAGAGTTTGGGTAAAGAGGCTAACGGAGCTTGTGCCGAACTGTCTATTGTAGAGGTGCCAGATGATATTAAATGGTTTATAGATGAATATGACGGACAGGAACATGTAGCTGAAGAACATAGTACTTGGTATTAGGAGATATATTAATGAGTACTTTAACTGAAACATTATTGTGTGTATTAATGACAGTGGCAATATTTTGTATTTTCTATACTACTTTATTTATATTTGGTATTTTTCTTAATATAGCGATGATATCTTATATTTTAGGTATTATAATTTTACTTCTTTTTAGATATAATATGACAGGAGATGATTGTGGGTAAAGAAATTATGATGAGGATGATGCAGGGACAGATAGAGTCGAATTAGCGACAGATGCTTAATAGTTATTTTTAAAATATTAAAGCCTTCTTTTAAAGAGGGCTTTTTTTTCGCGAAAATTTAATTGTAAGTGATTCTATTTTATGTTATATTGTCATTTTAATTAAGGAAACAGTATGAAGATTAATCAATATAATTTTTATTTCCCGTCTAAACTTTTAAAAGAAGTATTACCTGGTGAAGTGTTTTATTTTACTGCTCCATGTAGTGGAACTCCTTATACTCGGATAGGAGCTTCTATTGATCATACAAAATTTTACATTCTAGACATAGGATGTAGTGAATTCTTCGAACCAAAAGAAGAAGATATGGAGAAAAGGGTTTATCTTATAGATGGTGTTTTTAACTGCACAATGCTTCCCCGCCCTGAAGACAAGTAGAGGATAATTGCCTTCTTTGTAGAACTATCTATTATGAGTAGTTTTACAGATAATCTAATAGTTAGCCCTCTAAAAGACAGTAAAAGGTGGGTTGTAAGAAAAGAATTTTCTTATGATGTTGGTTTCGAAGGTAGTAATAATACCATAGTTGTCCCAGCGGGATTTATTACCGACTATGCAAGTATCCCGCAATTTTTATGGAGTTTATTTCCTAATGTTGGGAAATACACTTCTGCCGCCGTGATCCATGATTTTTTGTATTACTCTCACGAAAGAACAAGAAAGGAAGCTGACGATATATTTAAGGAGGGAATGATAGTTTTAGGGGTAGAGGAGTGGAAAGCCAATTTATTTTATAGTGCTGTTAGAACTTTTGGTGAAGGAGCTTATAAAAATAATAAAAAATACATTATTAATTTTTTAGATGAATATATAAAAATACAAAAAATGGAGAAATTATGAGTTTTACATTGCAAAAAATAGGGTCAGGATTATGGATCGCGGCATTAGCATTGTTATTTTTAAAAGAAATAGCATTTTGTTATTTAGCTTTATTGGGTGTGGGGATCATTGACCTAATTTTAGTTAAGAAAAAAGAAAAAACTATCACTCAGTGGTATAGAGCAAAATTACCTAAATTAGTAGATACTATTTTAACTGTAGGATTGGTAGGTTTATTCGTATGGGCTGGAGGGCATATCGCTGGCTTATATTTTTTAATGGGAACAATTAATGGTCACTTAAATGGCGATTGGTAGGACAATAGTGATGAAGAGTTAAGGGTAGTAGGGTCAATAGAGGATCGTTTTGAGATATTAGATTTATGATAAGATGGTTAGCCAATAGCCATCTTTTTTATTTTTAACCATGTTCATGTGGATAATTTTCTAAACTCCTATTTTCTACCAATGATCTATCGGCAGTTGCAACAGTTCTACTTTCCAGCCTTCCTCCAACAGTTGCTCTAAATAATAAAAGATCTGACATATCATCAGTTACAATGACTCTTAATTCGTCATCATTTTCTCCCTTTAGAACTAATGGGGCATAATTTACTATTCTACATTGCAAGAAAGTAGTTGTATCATCTCCCCATATCTTTACATGAGTATTTGGTATACTTAGTAAATCTCCTATTGATCTTGTTGGAAGAGAAAAGACTATAACTCCATCAACGATTCTTTGATATATTACTCCTGATGCTAATGTTATTCCTAAGAATTTTGTATAATCAAGGTAGGAGACTGTAGGATGGTAAGTAGGATCTCCTGCGACAACTGGAAGAGCATTAGGAGCTGTTGCTATTGGAGCCGCTATAGTAAGGGTAATTTCATCAACATGATGCCACTGATCTCTTAATGGTACGATATTGAATATTTTAGGACCACCTCCTACTGTTGACCCCTCTATTTGTAAATCATCTATATAGAACGTTGGACCTAATCCGCTTCTAACTTCTATTGTGACTCTAAGAGCATCTATTGTTAATCCTATTAATGCCATATCTAACAAAGGTATAGTTAATTTTTGCCAATTTCCAGTTGAAGCAGGTGTAAAATAATTTTCTAACAACACTCTTGTTCCTACATCTACTGCTCCTCCTGTGTCCCATCCATAAATACTTATGTCATCTCCTGCTGCCCAATTTGCTGTAACATATACGAACAGAGTTATAGAAGAATAGGCAGATAGGGTTATATTTCCTGAAGGATTTAAAAATTGTATGGTATCACCAGGCTGGGAATTGATAGATTGTAGACTTTGAGTTCCTGTATTAGCCTGAGTTATACTAGTTAGATCCCAGTTTGGTCCATTTTCTATAGAACCAGTCCAATATGGGTTATCTCCTCCATCGTAGACTTCTTCTATGACCGCTCCTACTCCTGAGCTTGCATCTATATTCATGCCTATTCCTAATTCGGAATTGGAAAAGAATTGGGTCAAGTTAGTATATTCTTTCAGATCGCGTGTGGATACAATAAGACCATTTTTTTCTCCTGGAGAGACATCTATGTGAGCTTTATTATTATTCTTAGGATCTGTAATATAACTTTCTACGCCCATATTTTATTATCCTGAGAATGTTGGGTGATAGTTGATACCAAATGTTAATGATATTTTTTCTGAGGTAGGTGTCTTACTATACACAGAGATGATTCTATTTCTAGGAATAATTATGTCTTGGTCGAAGTTATGATATTTAGAACCGTTTGACTCTATGTATACTCTTTGAAGAATTGTTCCTCCAGATAATCCTGTTATATCATCTCCTGCCAAAAAAGTTCCAATTGCAGTATTCCCGCTACCAAGATTCATATTAACAGGAGTCACGCTTGTGCCTCCAACAGGATCTCCTTCCTCTCCTCCTCTAATCTCAATGCAATCACTAAGTCCTGTTCCTGCTAATCTATGTGTCATTCCTTCTATTGTCATATCTATCGCTGAAGTATTTTTCATATAGAATATGCAAACTTCTTCATCAGTATCTCCAGCAGAAGGGTCATAGGTCATAGGAGTTTGCTCAAGAAGGATATTAAAGGCTAGACCATGACTATGATTTGTATCATGTTCTGTTGATGCAGTGATCGCAACAACTTCTAACTTATTATCTTTATTAACGGCAACGGTTCTGCCTGATCCTGTCCCATCTTCAATTAAAATAATACACCATCCTTTTCTTTAATTAATATTTTCATTATTACCCTGGTCTTTTCATTCCGAAAGATAATCTAGTATAAAAGGTTCCAGCAGTCTTATCTCCTACATATGATAGTTCCATAGTTCCTCCTTGTCCTAGTACGACCGATGCTTCTTTATTGAAAACGTTCATATCTCCATCTTCTTTTGTATACCATCTATCAATTTCTAATGCAGTTCCAGCCAAAGTTGGATTATCTGTATAAACAGTTACTGCTGCTTCATTGTTGCTAGCTGTATTTATATTTATAGGGTCTACTTCTATTCCTCCAGATTCGTATGTTCTTCCGAAAGCTATTCTATAATAATTATTATCACTAGTTGCAAAAGCAGTTCCTCCAGAAGACCCAAGTATTTGATGTCTTACATATGTAACGATTATACTTTCTGATGGCGAGTTATTCCTGATATGCAAAGCAGTTGTTGTTCCGCTACTGAGTGTTACTGTTCCTATTACTTGATAAGCTTGTTGTGCGAGGAAACTTATAGCGTGTTGGACGCTTTCTGAAACAGCTACGACTTCTAATCTACCAGAAGCACTTACTCCAACTTTTTTTCCAGAGCCTTTACCATCTTCAATAATTGACATTTTATTCTCCCATTTTATCTCTATAAGATTCAGCATCTTTATAAGTTAGTTTACTATTAGTTATTATATCTAGATGCATATTAAATTTTTTCAATTCCATTAATATTTTTTGGAAAAGCATTAATTCTTCTAAAGAAAGAGTCATTAGCTCATTATTATCTTCTCCTGCTATTCCTATAGGTTGTGCTTCTGAATCAGTATCTTTTCCAAATCCAACTACGTTTTTTATTTTCTCTGTTGACATTCTATTTTTTTCCCCAAAAACCTTTAATTTTCCTGTATAGGACCTATGTCTTTATTTCTAATATGATCCCCTGTCATGATAGCCATTTGCATATTAGCTTTTATTAATTCTAAATAGATATCTTCTAGTAGTGTTTTTGCATCGAGGTCCATTGTTAAGACTTCATTATTATCTTCTCCCGATATTCCGATAGGTTGAGCATTTCCATCGGGGTCTTTGCCGTGAAGAAGGATTCCCCCTGTTTCGACTGTAATAGGTTGTCCTGGAGTTACTTCTTCAATTAATTGATCGGAGACATCCGTTACTTCGTTTTCTTCTGCTGGAGTAATAGCTTCATCTATTTTAGCAATAGATATTGGTCCAGGAAATTCATTGGTATATATTTTCTGTTTGTTAAGGGAAAATTTGCCTGATTTAAGTAATGAAGCTAATACAGTGGAATGGCTTATTTTTTCGCGAGAATAAAATCTTAATACATCTATTTTTTTACCTGGTTTAATAACAGGAAGAAGGAGCAAATCTCCAACCGCCATATTATATTTGGTATTATTTGTTACCCACCAAGATTCTCTTTTATTCTCATCTCTTCTAATATCAGCCACACTATTTATTCTCCTTTATTTCCTATACTAATATTGCCTGATCCAGTATTAGTTATATTTATTGTAGGAGGAGTAAGTTCGTGTCCCTGTTGATGAGGCATACGATTTCCATAGATTGAACTTCTCCAATCGGTTACGCCATCTAAATATTTAGCAGCTTCTAATGAACGACTTGGGGTAACATTTTTTCTATCAATGTCAAGATATCTCATTGCTTCCCTTGCCATTCCTTGTAGTGTTGGTCCTGGCATATCGTCATCTTCATATTCTGCTTTAAGGTCTTCTACAACGTTAACGCATCTATTAAATGTTTTAATTGCCCTTTTTGATTCTTGTTTCGGATATTTCCAAGCTTCTGAAAAGAGGGGGAATGCGTGAACATCGCTCATAAAGACAGCGGTCAATACAATCCTGCTTTTTGATTCGGTCAGTTTTACTTTACAAGTGTAGCCATCGCTATCCATTGTATCATTATAGTCTGTTTCGTGACCTTTTGACATGTAGGCAAGTTTTACCATCTTCTCTTTGCGAAAAAAGTGTTTTTCAAATGAATGAATAACTTTAGGGTCTTGACATTTTCTTTGATACCAGTTCATACTCTCATTCTTCCGCATTTAGGGCAAAAACCCTTTTTTTACTTTTTCCTTTGAAAGTGATTCTATAAGTGGTATAATGTCTTTTGATCCCACTTATCTCACTTTGGTTTGGTTTGTTTGGGTTAATATTATTATATTAAAAACATTAATTAAATAATATATCACATAATATAAAAGAAATATAATAGAAATATTATAATATATAACATAACACATTAAAACAATATATAGGAGTAATTATGAAGTTTCCTTGGAATAAATATATAGAGCTTCCTTTAGAAAGTAGAAATACACTTCAAGTATTTATCACTAATAAATGCAATATGAGATGTACTGGTTGTTTTGCTAGAAAGGTAATGGGAGATAATAATCAAAATATCAGTTTAGATGAGTATGAGAGGGTTATTGTTGACTTTATTAAAAAAGAGGGTAGGCAGATTAATTTATTGGGTGGAGAGCCTCTTTTACATCCTGAATTAAGAGGTATTCTTAGTATAAATAAACATTATGGGTTAAAAACGACGATTTATACGAATGGAACTGCTTTTAAAGGATATATTCCATCTGATTTTAAAGATGCAAAATTAAGAGTTTCTATATATTCTCATAGAGGAGACGATAAGTCATGTTTATCTATTCCTCATGATTCTCCTCATTTTGATGGTAATTTCATGGTTTCCCGCACAACAACAGTTAAGGAACTTATTTCTTCTGCTAATAGGTGTGAAGAGATATATGGCTGTAAAGTATTTTTCATCTCCTCTCTCAGGGAGCTTGACAATGAGCGTAGAGAGTTCTTTGACGACACTGACCTAACTATGCCTCTCTTCGAGTATAAAGAGCTTGTGCATAGGTTCTTGGACTTATATGAGGGAGATATGGATATTCATGTATCCAAACGGGGAGTATTTGAGAGTACAACTAGTTTATGTAATAATTCTTGCCGGTTCGCGAACTATTTTATTGGGGGTAAAATTATTCAATGCCCTTATGATGTAGTTAATGAAGTGTATCAAGATGGGTATAGTTTTAATAAAAGATATTGTAGACAAAGTAATAGCTGCTTGATGAGTAAAGTGATTTACAGGAAGAAAGATGAGTGAATCTAAGGGAAAAGTTAATAAAGAGAAGCTTGAGGCATATCAAGCTAAAAAGCAAGGATTTACCGAAGATACGAGGACATACGCCTCTATGCTTAAAAGAGCTTTTTTGAGAAATAAAGCGGCATCAAAAATTAAACACGTCAGATATATTGGATAAAATAGAGTATTAGTATCCTCTTCTTTTCCTGTCTTCTTTTTCCATTCTTAAGGCTGCTTCTACGACATTTAATATCGCACTGTCAAATTCTTGGTCTCCCTTTCTTTTGCAATCATAGTTATGATCCCAATTTTTTACGATCCACTCTAGAGACCTTACATTGTTTTCGTGATCTGATATCACTGTTTCGTATGACCCTCTAATAAAACATACTACATCTAGGGATATTCCTAATATATCTTCTTTTGGGAACCATTCTGGTCTATAAGTCATATTTTTCTCCTTTTCTAATTTCTATATTATATCTAAATTTATAGCACTTTTCTAATTTATTCCGATAAATATATATGAAGACTATAGAGATGTATGTAAATGGAGAGAAATGGAAAAATACTACTATTTCAGATATAGAATTAGGTAGAGGTCATTTTCCTATAGATAGCTCTGTTTATAGTCATTATGAAGATAGAGGGCGTTATGATTTTGGCGGGCTTATTGTTACGCCGGAAGAAGTTCATAGAGTTGAATTCGAAATAGAATCATATTCTTATATGTATGCCAATCAATCTGTCTCTCCTATTATTTATGATGACCTTCTAAAACGTTCTATGGATAAAAGATTAGATTTTATTTTTATGGGCAGAAGGATACACGATATAAGTTTTGATAGAAATAGTTTTATTACAACATGGTATAGAGCTGAATGCAACGATCCTAATTTTTATATTTCAGAAGAGGGAAATATAGAATATAAAAAAATTGAAAAAAAGAAGGTCATAGTTAAGATTACTATTAAAAAAAGACGAAATTATTTCGAATGGATAGATTTGGATTAAAAAAGGTATTTTTGTTTGGTTGGGGAACTGTAATGTAAGTGAATTTAGTTATTTAAAAGTGATTCATAATAGAGTATACTAAATAATGACATCCTGAGGAGGTATATTTATTATGGGAAATAGAAACATTGAGAGATTGAAAGAAAAAGTAGGATTTACTTCTGATTCAGAGGGCGTAGATAAGTACTTTGAATTAATAGACAAGATATATTATGAAGAAGAGGTATACGTCGAAGACTTTAATGAAGATATAGAAGTGTCTACATGGTTTTTTGAAGATGGAAGAAGAATATCTCTAAATACAGATGAGCTAGTTAATTTAGCTTTGTTCTTATTAGATTTACATAGAGATGCAGATGAGCAATTAATGTCTTTAGAGGAATTAGAAAAAAGTTATTGAGAGGTTAATATGAAAGAATTTAAAACAAAAAATTACATTGAAAAAAAAGCTCAATTTAATACTGATTTACCAGGAGATCCAGGGTTACCTTCAGGAGTTAGTGATCAAATAATATCAGACCAATTTGACGGAGGAGATTCTACAGATTATTCAAAACAAGCTGGGGAATATGAAACGAAAGTGGATTGGGCAGAGGAAACTCAAGAGTTAGTTAACGCTGGTTATGACGTTATGGGTCTTCCTCAGAGAGGGTTAGGAGATATAAAAGTTTATTTTGAGTACGACGCACAGGTTTATGGAGGAGATGTTACTATCTCTAATATTCGGCTTTTAGATATCAAAGTTCTGATGGGGGGTCAATATCAAGCTTTAACAGTTAAGGAGCCAGCAACTAAAGAGGGTCTCTTTGAGGGTCTTCAGGAGGAGATAGTTGAGCAAGAGCGGATAATAATTAAAGAACAACATGAAGGAAGTATAGGTATAAGACCTGACAGAACAGAAGAATTATATTAAAAGCAAAAGCCTCCGTTTGGGGGCTTTTTTTGTGAGACTATTTTAAGTTCTCTATTTTTGTCGATTAATATTTACTTATAGATAAGGGAGAAAAAATATGTCTTTTACTCAAGAAGAAGCAGAGAAAGCTATTACTTATGCAAAAAATGGGGCTATGTTTATGTTTAGAGCTAATTCAGAGTTGTCTGGTGAGATATTAAAGGGAGGGGATTCTATAAAAGGAATGCCGATATTTATTCAAGACATGATGATGACTAGAGAGTGGATAAATATTGACGATATTATGGTAGTAAAGTATTTTTCAAAAACTTTAGATAAAAAAAATACTTATCTATTTGATAGAGGTGATATAAAAGTGATACCAGAGCCTTGGAATCCAATTAAAATTAGTTAGAGGAGAATCAAAAATGGAAACAGAAAATAAAAATATAAAGAATGATACTAAAAAGAAAGTTTCTAAGAAAAAAAAGGTAGAAGAGGTTAACGAAATAATTAGTAGTGTATCTTGTATTGATCTTGAAAATAAGTTTTTATTAGTTCGAGTAGGCACAATTGATAATCCTGCATCAACTGACCAGATTAATGAAGTTCAGGAGAAATTAGAAGATATGCTTAATAAACATAATATAAAATGTTTAGCTTTTGTAACTCATCATGCGGTAGATATGACATTGATAGAGAAGCGTGTAATTTAAATAAGGACTTTACATGAAGAATAAAAACGATAAAACTATTTTTAATAATTTTTTAGAATATTGGTATTTTGCTAGATTCTTTTCAGATCATCAGAAAGAGATCATATTTAATAGTTTATCATTCAAAGAGCAAGACGCTTTAATAAAATCTTGCAATAAAGGGGGATGGGATGATGTTCTAAATAGAAATATTTTAGACGAGATACTCGATGATATAAAAAAAGAAACTGGGTATAATTTAATAGATATTCGCTATAAAGTGTTGCACAATAAGAGCGTCTATATTCCTACTGAATTTTGGTTACATGTACTATCTCAATTTAAAGATTATGACAAAAAACAAATAAATTATATTTTAGGGGGCATCAAGGCTGTAAAGTGTGATCAAAATTCAGATATTACATTACTTACACCATTTTATTCTAAACTTAAGGAGTAGTATGTCAAAAAAGAAATCTCGGGCAAACGGAACTGTTACAGAATTAAAAAGAACAAAAGATCTTGGTTTTAGCACAAAAAAGAAAGTTACCCTTTCTGCGAAAACTGAAAATCAAAAACAACTATTTAAATCAATTAAGCATAATGTAATAACTATAGCTACGGGACCACCAGGAACTGGGAAAACTCTTATATCTGTCGTGAGTGCTTTAAAATCTCTTATAGACTGCAAGTACGGTAAAATAATTTTCACTCGTCCTTGTATAGAGGCAGATGGCGAGAATTTAGGCTTTTTACCAGGCGATTTAAATGAGAAAATATCTCCATACATGATGCCAATTTTTGATTTCTTATCAGGGTATTTAGATAAAGTTCAAATAGAAAAAATGATATTAAATGGAAATATTATGACAATCCCTCTTGCTTTTATGAGGGGTATAACATTTGAGAACTCTTTTGTCCTATTAGATGAATGTCAAAATACCACTCCCAAACAGATGAAAATGGTTTTAACTAGAATAGGGGAAAACTCTCAAGTAGTAATGACTGGAGACCCTAATCAATCAGATATAAAAGGAACAAACGGTTTAGTAGATATTGTAACTAGACTGGATAATGTTCCTGATATAGGTATCGTTCGCTTTACAGAAGAGGATATCGTGAGACATGGAATTGTTAAAATTATAGAGAAACGTTACGAAGGAGTTTAACTCAATAAAATAAAGGTTTTTGCGGAAAATATAACAATGTATAAAAATATATTTTAATATGCAATAACTGGAGTGTAGATATGTCATTTTTAAAGAAAATATTAGGAAGAGTTTATAAAAATAGTGGTCAAGGGTTCAATTTAAAGAATCAAATGATGAAAAAAGCGGTTGTGGCTGAAGAAACTGGATACCTTCCAGACACCCTTACTCCTTTAGAAGATTTTGACGAAACAGGACAGATGCAACCGAAACAAGTAGACCCTTCATATAGTGTTGCTATGGAGAGATACATAGATCAAAATGTGAATGAATCTCAACTCCCCCCAATACCTTCAGAGTGGGTAGACGATATAAATTTAAGAATGCATTTTCAAAATATAGCTCAACAAAGAATAGGAAATATGTCTGAGTCATTTGTATCTAGAGCATTTCAAGCTACTATGATGGCGAAAGAAGCCCCTGTTTCACCTCAACAACAAGCTCCTCAACAACAATCTCCTCAACAGCAGGGAGATGACTATGTTGACATTGACACTGACCTGGTAACTAAATTTTTAGATACTCCTCATGCTCTTTCTGTTTTAGATTCCATATCTACATCAATACTTCAGTCTGGATACAGCCAGGTTAACAATAAAGATACGGCTGATGCTAGGGCTTGGCAATCGGTCGCCTTTGCGTTAGGTCCTCCTATCGCTAAAAAAAGAGGAGAAGGTATTAGAAGGGACCAAAGATTTAATTATTTTCTTTTTAACCCTGACAAGATGCCAGTGGATATTTCTCGCGATTATCAACAGTTTTTAGTAGCCAATCCTGAAATAAAAACAGATCAAGCTATAGAATATTTAAAAAGTAACTTCGGCGATAAATTAATAACTGCTTTAAATGAGGATATTAATAATAATGATCCAAGTATTAAACAGTGGATATTAAAGCAGGAAGGACATGTCGCTAAAGACGAAACGGACGAACAGATAGGAGTATCATTGACGGGAGGAGGAGATGATGCTGATGCCTATAATTTACAAGAAGAAGACATAGGCTCTATGAATTTAAACAGAGTGGAACAAAGAGAGAAAGACGTAAGAGAAATATCGGATGAAAAAAATTCTTTAACTAGATCCGTAAAGGCTTTTGCTAAATTATACATACAAGATGTGGTTAGAGATATGAAAGAAGTTTTATCAAAAGCTGTAGAAAGTAGCTATAATAAATATCCAGGTAAAGAGTCTTACAATATAGAAAGAATGAATTTATTTAACAAGAAACTATTAGATCAATATTTAGAAATATTTAATTCTGACCCTGTGATTGACCCTAAAACGGGTGCCGTCTCTTTTAGAAAATACCAACAAGACCCTAAAAATCCCAATAAACAGATATATACTGCAAGAATAGATATTCCTCAAGAAGATATAATTAGTATTTTTAAAGGAAATATAGAAAAAGACGTTACTGATCTTTATAGAGATATTAAAGATCAAAGAAAAGAAGGGAAAGCTGATTTTGATATTTTAAATTGGTTTAAAAAGTCTCAAGATAAGGGAATTCTTCCTCATACTGCGTTGCAGGATAGTTATAAAAAAGCTTATATTATTAAATCTATTATCAGAAATGCTCTCAAGAAAAATACGATAGATGGAATTGCTTCTAACCCTGAACATATTTTTACTGGATCAAAAGAGATGGGAAGTGAGGAGATGTTAAAAATGTTATACCAGCTTTCTAATTCAGATGAACAGGGAATATCTAAAGAAGAGAGAAAGAGAAGAGTTGCAAGATATATTGATATGACAGAAAAGGATGCACAGAACCCCAAGGGGGGTAATTATGAGATGTATAAAACATTTGCTGATATGAAGAGGCAAAATTTAGAGCCAGGTAGTGAAGAGTCTAAAGAGATGGCAAATTCAATGAAGCCTTATGCTCAATATGACTCAATGTATCTTATGGAAGGTCTAAATGATGCGAAACAAAATCAATCAGATCCATATCATAGCGATGTTTTTAAAGCATTTTTAGGGGCATTGAATCCACACAAGAGGGTAAGAACAGGTAAGTTATCAAATATATATAATAGTTTGATGGGGAAGGGAGAAGAATATAAAGAAGATGTATCAATGCTCTCTAAAAAAGAAGCGATACAATATCGAAATTTAAAACTAAGCAAGATGCGTTACGAAAGCACGCTACAAGATAAAGAAAAAGCTATTGAAACGCAGCATGTAAAAATAAAAAAAGTAACAGACAAATATCATGCTCGCATATCTAAAGCTCTTATTTCAGCTAATAAGAAAAGAAAAATACAAGGATTAAGAGATATGAGTATGGGAGAGTATGTAGGTAAACCAGAGTGGGACGGAAAGTCGCCTCTTCATTATGAAGATTATATCAGAGCTGGCATAAACAAAGCTAAAGATTCCCTATGGGGGAAAGACGAAGCTACTCATTGGAGAGATTTTGGACCAATGAGGCAGATAGAGACTATTAAGAATAGAGAGCCTCAACCTACATACAATGAAGCTGGAGATAGAATAGAGCCTCCTATCAGGTCTCAAAATGTTCAATTTATTAAAAATAAAATACAAGAAGCAAATTTAGCGTTAGACGAGTTTAGAAAAACTCATAAAATTACCGATATTCAAGACAGAATGGCAGAAGCATTATGTAAGACGTATCTTGTAAAAATAGCCTCTATAAAAGAGACTGTAAGTAGATACAGTAATATGAAAATAGCTTTTAACGTATCTATATTTAATAATATGGTGCAAGATATACATAATAATTTTGAATTAGAGTTTAATAAAATATTTGGAATATAAAATATGAATATTACGACGGTATGCTCTCATTGTAGAAATCACGATAAAGAGCCGAATATAGAGATTAATTTCAAAGATGGAGCTGTTTATTATATTTGCCCAGAATGTAAAAAAGAGAGTAAAATACTTTTAAAAGCAGAAGGTAAACCTTTTCCTAAATTAAGAAGAGTATAATATTTTTATGTTTTTTATTGTAAATACTACAAAGAACTCTTTATGTATCGCTGATCTAAAATTAACATTAGGACCTCGACAGGGAATAGATCTAGACAAGAGAAATAAAAGAGAAGAGGCTGAAAAATCTCAAGGATTAAAGTCTTTAGTATCTAAAGGTCTTATTTCTATTAAAAATAAAACTAAACCAGAAGTCCAGTCTAATTTTATACAAGAAATTCATAACCATAGCGAGATAGATACTGATCAGATGAAGAAAGAGATTATGGAGGGGGTTAAAGAAGCGATAGCTGAAAATATGCCTCCTCAACCAACTCCTCAACAGCCAAATATTAATATGGAGGAATTGGCTAAGATGATAGCATCTATTATCCCTCAGTTGAACAATAATGCCAATTTAAATTCTACTCCAAAAGATGAAGAAGTTAAAGTAGATGAGGGTATTTTAGCCGATATACATAGTAGAGTTGTTAATAAAATAGTTAAAAACGTTGAAAGTGGCGATATTAATTATCAGAAAGAGAAAACAAGTAATACTATAGATGATAATATTGATGAATTAGAAGGTTTATTAGAATAATAGGAGATAAAGATGTCTAGAGCAATAGCGTGGGATCCTGGAACGATGTTTTTTCAGATAGCGGAAAAAAATGGAGAGGAAATAGATATAAATATAATTAGAAATGCTTTTGTTGAATTGGAAGCGACAGATGATATTGAGCAAGTGTTGGAGCAAAATAATTGGCAATATATCTCTGATGGTAAGAAGTTCTATATTATAGGTGAAGATAGTTTAAGGGTTGCGAAGATGTTCCCTGGCAAAGTTGAGCTAAGAAGACCTATGCAGGATGGAGTTCTTAATAAAGGTGAGGACAAAAAGATGTTAGTTATGACAAAGATGCTGGAAGACGTAATAGGTAAAGCATCAGATAATAGTTCAATGGTTTGTTTTTGTGTCTCTTCTGAATCGGTAGATAACAATATTGATAACACATTTCATAAAGCTAGGCTAGAGGGGATGGCTAAAAGATTAGGATATAATACTAAGGTAATCGAAGAGGGTCACGCGGTAGTTTTAGCGGAACGCCCAGTAATGATAGAGGCAGACGGCACTGAGTCTCCTTATTCTGGTATAGGGATTTCTTTTGGAGCCGGAAAAGTTAATTGCGTATTAGCTTATAAGGGGTTGCCAATTATCGGGATGTCAGCTACGAGAAGTGGAGACTATATTGATCAAAAAGTATCAGAGCAAACAGATACTCCAATAGCTCAAGTTACCACTATTAAAGAAAAAAGTTTAGATTTCGACAATATAGATTATGATGATGATGTTATTTTTGCATTAGATGCGTATTATACAAATATGTTAGAATATGTATTTAAAAACTTTTCAATAAAATTTCAGGAGGTTAAAAGTCAATTCGAGGCTCCTCTTGATATAGTCATCGCTGGCGGAACATCTATGCCTAAAGGATTTAGGAATAAGGTTCAAAGAGTTATAAATAAATTGGATTTACCATTTCAGATTAAGGAAGTTAAACTTTCTCAAGATCCTAGAAATGCGGTAGTTAAGGGATGCTTGACTCAAGCAATTATTTCTCAAAAAAAGTTTAAAGCGAAATCAGCAGATACGATAATTTAAATAAAGGTTTCCAGAAGAAAAAAAGAGAAGTTATACTGAATAAATAGAAGTGTAACTTCTCTTTTTTAATGGAGGCTCATAATGGGTTATTGTACTCAAACAGATATAGAAAATGTTATTGCACAGGCATTAACTAGTGCAACCGCTTCAAGCCCAGACTCGTTTGGGACACTATCTTCTCTTATTAATATAGGGAATTCTCTTGATAAAAATTTAGTTCCAGATTCGTCAGTAGATTATTATATCCAAATGGCTGATAGGGAGGTAGATGCTTCATTGAGCGAACTTTACTCCACTCCATTTTGCGAATTAGCTAATTTTGAAACAGTTCTATTCTCTGATATTTACGAATATAATCCTTATATTGTGACAGAAAGAGCATGTCCGCTCGCCGTAGGAGACCAGGTTATTATTTTAGGTTCTGGGCAAGAGGAAAGACATGTTATAGATGAGGTTATTAGCTCTATGATTTTTTCTACCGAAGATGAAATAGGATTTTCATTTACTGCTGATAGTAGGGTTGTTAGGGTATCTTATCCGGATCCTATTAGATTTATCTCCGCAAGAAAAGCGTCAGCTACCCTATATGATAAATATTTTTCTTCAGAAAGTTCTCCTAACGTTTCTAAATTTGGAGAATACTTAAGGCAATTAGCATTTACTGATACTAATAATATTTTAAATGGAACAACTATTTTACATGGACAACATAGAATAGGTCGTAGATTTTATAATAGTAATTTGGTTGACCAGTATGGATTACCTCAGGGTGGAGCTATTTCAAAAGATATGAGGCAAATAAAATAAATGAATCAAGATCAAGATGGAATTGAATATTTAGAAGAGTTATCTTCTAAGATAAATAAGTACCAAGGAGTAAGCGAACTAGGAGAAGAGCTTCAGGTAGGAATACGATTATCGAAGACAAATAAAGGGGCAAGAACAAATGCTAGGATAGAGTCGGCTCAGAAAAAAGAACCGTTTGATGAGACAGAAACTATTGAAGAGGAATTGATGGACGTAGAAGATGACATAACGGGTGAATTAATAAATAGAATGCTAACAGATATATTTGGAATATAAGATATGGCGATGCAAGAAGTTTTAGATAGTGTAAGGCGGATAGTTCATAAATGGGTGAACACTATTACTCCTATAACAGCAAACATTACGCCTGGGGACACTGTTATCTCTGTTCAGAATGTTAGGCGTTTTCAAATAGGTGATCAGATAATGGTAAAAGGGTCACAAAAGTACGAGACAGGTCTTATTATAGAAGAAACCGATTCCACATTACAAACTATAACAGTGACAACTCCTCTTCTTAATAGTTGGGTAGTCTCTCCAAATACCACGATAATAAAAACAATAGGAGAGCAATTTGTTCAAGGTATATATATAGGAGACCCTGATGTTATTATTAAGTTTCCTGCTATCACTGTAAGTGGGGCTAGCAGGTCTTCAGAATGGCTTACTCTCGAAAGCACAAAAGAAAGATATGAAATAGAAATAGGAGTTTTTGTTCAAGACTCTACTCATGAAAAAGGATATAGATTTCTTATGGCTTTAGTTGATACAATACAAAAAGGATTAAAAAGGAATGTCTTACCAATGATATACGATGCTGAATTTTCTGCTCTTAAAACAAACTATACAAATAATGATCCTAATATAATTGTTAGCGATAGTAGTATTTTTGAACCATATCAAAGAATATATATAGAAGATCCAACACAATTTGTTGAGACATGGACGGATGTTATTTATAGCGATGGCGAAACTATAAAGTTAAAATGGCCTCTTGACTTAGCTTTTGATAAAGACGATACCATTATTACTATCCCTCATAGATTTATATTTAATTCTTGGCCTGCAACTATTAATTATGGAAAAATACACAAAGGGCAATTACTTAAAGCCGCTACTATTAGTTGGTTTGCAGAAGAGGAAGAATCTCAGTTCTTACGAAGAGATGAGGGGAAAATATTTTAAAATAAAAAAGGATTATTCGGTAATAGAAAGAATGATTATTTATCAGCTTATTTAACTGATAAAACAAATAAAAGGAATAATAATATAATGTTAGAATATTATTATAAGAACCTGTAATTAGTAAAGATTAATAACGGAGATAAAATATGGCAGATTTTCAAGAAACATATGTAAAAATAGCGGAAGCTACTGCTGCTTCAAGAGACGCTCTTAATGATGCTGTAACCCCTTTAGGAGACTCTACTTCTTATGATGGGCTTGGCAGTGATGGAAATGTTAAGGTTATTGTTGATGTACAGTCTTCAGGAGAAACTGGCGATTTTAATGAAAGTACTATTTCAGAGATTCAATTCGAAATAGACACATTAGTCCCAGCTAATTCTACTTGGACACAAGTAAGAGATATAGCTACATCTGATTCAGCGTACACAGTACTCGTAACAGCATTAAATAATTATGTAATTAATAATGTTTTAGGCGAGGTAAGTGATTCAGGTACAGATAGCGGTAGTTATCAAGCAACCTTACAGCTTTTCATTGAGAACGATTGTGTTTGGAGCGATCCTAGCTTAGGATCTCCAGCATCATGGTTGTCATTATCAACATCTGCTGGATTTACAGTACTATAATAAGAATTTTTAAGGGAGATAAAAAATGGCTACAAATCCTTTCTTTGACCAGCCACCTGCATATATGGGATATGTTGGTTTCGTCAATATTGATGGAAACATCATCAGGGCGACATCGGCTGATATTGCATTAACGCAAGACATTACAAAACCTGACGTTGTAGATGGACGTATTGACAGGACAGTCTATCAGCTTGGACCTCAAGAGGTTGGAGGTTCAGTAGCTTTTCCTGCGATATATGACAATGCTGGAGGAGTAACAACGATAGCAAATATGTGGGAAAAAGTTTGCAAAAGAACAGAGTTAGGCACTTTGTTAAGTTTCCCTATTACTGTTAAGTACGCTCAAACTGGAACATATAATAGTTCAAGTTTTACTTATGATAATTGCGTAGCAAATAGTCTTCAATTTTCTGTAACTCAGGGAGACGTTATGAATGTAAGTATGGACGTTATAGGGCTAACAAGAACGCCTGTATCGATACCAGACCCACCTGGAACTTCTACTTCTACGGATAACAGCAGAATTGTAACATGGGCTGATTCAAGAATAGAGATAAACGCAGGAGATCAACGTCCTATTGGATTGGCAGGACAAATCGGAGGTCAATTCATTAGGTCTTTTGAAGTTAATATAAGTAACAACGTAGAAAGATTTTATACTTTGAATAAGGCGTTATTTGCTCAAGCGGTAGCTCCTTCCAAGAGAGACGTAACAGGCAATATAGTTGTTCTCGGTAGACTACCAGGTTTATCAGAATTAGCATTTACAAATGAAAATTATGCATACGAAGATACAGAGATCCGTTTTGGATTCACTCCTTCTATTGGCAGCTCCGAATTTATTAGAAGAATCCCTAATGTTGTTTTCCAAATTGAAGAAATGTCAATTACTAACAACTTATTTGAAACTACAATGAATTGGCATTCGCTTCCAGCTGCAAGAATTGCAAGTTCGACAACTACAGCGACGACAGATCCTTTATTGGATACAACTTTCACTACTACCTATTAAACACTTTTAAAAGGGGCGACAAGTTCGCCCCTTTTTTTCTTTTCCCCCCACACCCCCCCACTTATCGAAAAAAGTCTTTTTTTTCGATATATATAATGCAGGGAATCTGCATAGATATTAAATCATTATTATTAAAAGGAGGACATACTATGTCTCTATTTGATGCAAGCTCTATAGAAGTAAAGCTTTATTATATCTTTAGGAAAAAAGATAATTCTACTATTTTAACAGTTTTAAGTGACGAGAAGGCTGAAAAAATGTTAGCAGATGATGAAAAGAAGAAAGAAGTAGAAGTTTTAATTACTCAATGGTCAGTTATGAGTTGGGATGAGCAAAATGCTTCAGTTAAGTATGCTTATGATAAAGTCAATGAGATAACAGGTGAAAAAATATTTGATCATGTTGCTTATCGAGATGCCATTATAAAATCCTGTTTAAAAGGTTGGGATATTGAGATAAATGGGCAACCGGCACCATTAACACCAGAAAATATTAATAGATTGCCAGGTGAAGTAGTGATGGCTATATACTCGAAGTATGAGCAAACGTTAAGTTACACTGAAGCTGAATTAAAAAACTAGCCTTGGCGGCTGCTGATTTAGCTACCGGACGACCAATTGGGGTGAAGCCAGTCCCAGAAGAACTCGTTTGGTTCCTACTTGGCAAAGAATTCCATTGGTCGCCACCACAAATAAAAGCGATGGACAAGAAAGATGTTGATGCTATGATTTATATCTTATCTACATATAATAGAGTAAAAAATCAAATAGTACAAAAAAAATAATGGAGAAAGAAATGAAAAATTTATTTATAACAGAAGATGATATCTTTGAAGTAAAAATATATGTTGCAGAAGATGAGGAAGGTTTGATATATTGCGACATAACCGAAGAAGGAGTAAATATCCTATTAGAAGATAAAGACCTTTCTATAGAAGAGTATAAAGTGGTCTTCAGAAAACCTTCTTTTGGAGATTTAAAAACGCTAACCGACATATTAACAGCCCCTAGAGAAACCGAGATGGGAATAACTTATGATATGAATCCAATTGCTACTAGAATACAAACAATAAGCTTTTTTATTAAAGATTGGAATTTAGTTGATAGTAAAGGAGAGAAAGTGCCAACTACTGAAGAAAATATCATGAAATTAAATCCTATTATAGCGGCAGCTATAGGCATTCAGTTAGATTTTAATTTAAGTAGCAAAGAAGTAGATAGCGTTGAAGAGCCATCTCCACCAGTTCCTCCAACTATAGAGGAAATATCAGAGACAGATGTATCTGTAGTAAAAGTGTAGCAAAAGAAGACGAATAAAGGTTTTTTTCGCGAAAAATATAATGTAAATATATCATTTTCATTTATGGAACATATTAAATCATGGCTGAATCAGAAAACATAGAACAGCTTATTGAACGTACTATAAAAATATATCTTGAATCAGAGGGTTTTGCTGATCTAGATAGAGGCGTTAAATCTGTTAAGAGAGAGATAGATGCTCTCCGTAAGTCCGCAAAAAATGCGGGAAACACTATCACTGATTTAAATAAAGAGATGCTTGACAGTGTTAAAAAGTATATCTCTCAACAATCAAAACAGTCTAAAGAAGTAACTGGTCTTACTAAAAAATATAAAATGCTTGGACAAGCGGCTAGGGGAACTAATAGGTACCTTGGAGAAATGGGCATCGGACTTCGGAAGATAGCTGGTTTTTCTAGTTTGGGGAAAATGATAGGGGAAGCAATATCTTTTGAAAAATCTCTTCTTAAACTTTCTTCGTCTACTAACAGACTAGGGATAGGGATTACCTCTTTAGAAAATAAAATAATTAGCATGTCTATCTCTACAAAATTAACTAGAAAAGAGACGGTGGAATTATTTTCTGAATTTAATAAAAATTATAAATTTGTTTCATTTAGAGAATTCGAATCATTGCTTGGTCGAATACAGATGATGGTTGGGACTAATAAGGAAGCAATACAGGGATATATGTCATCTGTTTCTTCTTTGTCTCAAAAATATGCTGGATTAGCACAACAAATAGCTCTAATAGGTAAGGGAGGAACTGCTGAGGATGAGAAATTTATAGCATCTAGATTACAGATGTTATATCTTACCAATCAGATTGGGGATAGCGAATATCGAAATATAATAGCGGTTGTTAGAGGAAATCGTCAATTATCTAAATATGACAGAATTCGACAACAGCAAGCGAAAGATCAGGTTGAAGCTGCTGCTAAGTTTAAATTACATATGGAAAATGTTGCCATAAGTATAGGGCAAACAATATTACCTCTTTTAGAAAAAATTTCTGACATTCTGGATAACTTAACAAATGGAGGAGAAAATTGGGGTAAGGCAATGCTATCGGGTATTGCTATTCTGGGGACAGCTAGGCTTGGGGTAGCCGCGTTATCGATGGGAGGCAGAGCTTTAGCCTCTGGTGCTATAGGAGCAGGTGGAGCCGCGGCAGCAGGAGGAGCTACTGGGATAGGGATAGCAGGGGCTGCTGGAGCATCAATGCTACCAGCCGCTGGAGTATTAGGAGGAGTCGCTGTTGGAGGAGCTGTTGCTTATGTAGGGGATAGAGCTAGAGGTGAATACGAAGATAGAAGTAGGAAACAAAGCGGTTGGGCGGCGGTAGGTACAGAGACAAAAGGGCATGCTGCAGGGGCACTGTCGGCAGGAGCTGGAGGAGCACTAATAGGTGCTGCTATCGGAACATTTATTCCCATTCCAGGATTAGGAACAGCTTTGGGAGCTGCTATAGGTTTTGCTACAGGATCTCTTATTGGGCTAGGTAGGACGATACAAGCGGATGTGGAGTATAATTCTGATAAAGCGAGAAAAGCACGAGCACGAACAGAACTGGTAAAAAGAAAAGCTGAAGCAGAAATAAATAGGGGAAGAAAGCAGGAAACGTCTGACGCTATGGAGTCAGGTCGGATGAAAGGCACATTGGCTAGAACTCCAGGTGACATGATGAGTATTTATACTTCGGCAGCGACAGTAAGAGAGTCTTTTAAAATAGCAGAAGAAAAAGCATATGCTACTTTAGGAGGAAAAGAGGCTTTCGGGGCAAAAATAAAAACAGCCGGAGAGGGACTTCAAACTGCAAGGCAGGGAGAAGGGTCTATACGTGCAGATATTAAAAAGGTTAAAGACTCAGAGGAAGGGACTAAAAAAGAGAGAAAAGAAAGAGTAAAATCTTTGCGAGCGATGTTAGCTGTACAGAAAGAAGAGGTCGCACAAAGAGAAGCTGCTGCCGAGAAACTGAAAGAACAAGAAAATGAGATATTAGAAACTTTGCATAGTCAAAATGTAGAGCTAGTTAAATCAGAAGCTTCTTTTGATGCTATGAAAGAAAGTATTAGAGAGATGGCGGAGTATGCCAAAGAGCTTCAAGGTTTAAAAGAAGCAAAGTTTGGATTAATGGGAGCAGAAGTTGAAAGAATGGGGCTAACAGGTAATGTAGATACAGGTAGGCTATCTGATCTTAGAGAGGGCACAGTTGCTACTATACTTAAAGCTGTTAAGGCACAAGAATCTTACCTAAAAGGTGCTAGGATGATTCAGAAAATTCAAGGGGAAGAAGGGAAGAACGCTGAAAAAATAAGATTAGCCGATTTAGTCAAACGAAATATAATGACAAAAGAAGAGGCTAGTCAATACGGCGATATAAATTCTAAATTAAAAGATATAGTTATTACTGATAAGGAAATAATTAAAGCAGAATCAATTATTATTCAAAAGAATAAAGATTTAAATAGGGTTGTGCTTGAAACAAATAAGGCATTTGATGCTAGGGTTAAATATGCGGGATTATTAGCTTCTCAGGCTGAGTTACAGGTTCAATTAGCAGATAGTTATGCAATAAGTTTAGGAGCTTCAGCCGAAACTCGTAAAAGAGCATTCGTAGCAATAGGCGAAACGATTAATGAGTTAGAAAAGAAAAGGCAAGACATTATAAAACAGCAATCTGAACCTCAATCAGAAGCAATAATGCTATCTTTGAAAACGCAAAGATTAACGTTAGAGAATCAGATAACTCAAGAACATATCAAGCAAGCTAATTTAGTAAAGGCATTAAGAGATGGGTGGATAGAGGCTGTTGGTGCTATGAATACTGGAGCTGGAACATTCACTAAGATTATACTTGATCAAAATAAAGGAACAGCGGCTGCTTTAAGGCTTGCAGGCGACGCAGCTGTTATCTCTAGCGTTAGCGGTAGCATAAGACCTGGTGCAGGATATCGAACTTCAGAAAGATTTAGTCCTGTTGGAGCTGGGGGCATTTCAGATATAACCGGGGCAACAGGTAAAAGAGATTTAGCTTATAGGACAACAGCGGACGAACAGCTAGGGTTAGCCGTTGGAGGTATTCAAAGAATGGGTAGGGATAGAGCCATTAGAGATATCACGGCAAGAAATAGAGCTGCTGGATCAGGAAACTTAACAGGGGTAGCTTTCGGAGGCAGTAGGCACTATGAAGGGGCAATAGGCGAGGGAATGGCTCTTCAAAATAATGTAGGAACAGTTAATGTAAAAGTTACTTTAGAAACAGATGAGCAAAAAATAGGTGAACAAATAGGTAGGGCAGTTGCACCAGCAGTTAAGAGAATTGTTCATGAAACTTCTGCTCAAATCATTGACGGGATTTCTCCTTAGTGGTTATCATATCTTTTTATAGAAATTTTTATTTTCAGGACGAATATGGCTTCAAGAGACACTATAGGATTTTTATGCTACAATAATTCAGAATTAGTTAGAGATGGATATATTGACTCCGTTGTAGCTCTTGAACATAATGCTGATGATTTTAATTTTCGAAAATTAACCAGAAATAGGAAAGGTGTTACATATCAACTTATAAAAGATGATCCAGATGACCCAGATAAGATAACTAAAGTAATCGAAAGAAGAAAACTTCTTCCTGCCGAAAAAATTAAGATAGAAATTCAATTCGGAAAAACTCTTAAAAATGCAGTAACTCACCCTATCGCTCCCGGAGCTATTCCTGGATTTGTTGGTTTTTTAGTTGGAAATCCGTTAGCTGGAATAGGCTTTGGTGGAGTAACTTCAGGATATACTGATTTCGTATATGACATTATAGATTCAGAGATGAAGATAAATGAGAAAATTAAAATAACCCAAGAGGTGTTAAATACTGGTATAATTACTTTTGATTCTTTTCCTGTTTCTATTTTTGGAATAGTTAGAGAGTATCAAGAAGAATTGTTAGACGATGCAGCAGTTGCCCAATTTAAAGAAACTCATCCACAAGGAAGAGTAGAGCTAGACCCTGTTACTGGAGCAACGGTCGGTAAGGTCGGATTAGATTTTACAGGAGAGCAAACAGAAAGGATAGGGCAGCACAGTAGAGGGTCATATCAGGGGGGACCGAGAAAAAGAATTGATGGAGCTACAAATAAAGAGGGACAATTCGGAGAAGTTGGGGTTCCTCGTATACAAATAGTGGAAAATCTTGGCGACTCTGGAGAGCCTCCGGATCAGGAAGTAGTATTACTTGCCGGTCAGGAAAATATTTTTGTTGAGATAGTAAGAGATTATAGAAAATTAAAATTTAGAGGAGACAATAGGGACGTTAGTGGGCAAAGGCGTTATCCTTTTAAAAATAGAGGATTAGATGATGTCACGGATAATAGCATAAGAATAGATTTAGCTCATCTTCGTTTAGATGATACTATTTATATTACTTTTTGCACATCTAGTAAGCGTAGGGTTCGCCAAGCTATGCGTCATAAAGGAATTGTTGGACAAGGGAACACTGTTGGGGTTACGGGTTGGAATTTAGAAATAGGAAGTGAGATGGATATATTTGATTTCCAGATAAGAGATTGGATAGTTCCTGCCGTTGTTCCTAGAAGAATTGATTCTCCAGATGATCAATTTAAAATAACTTTTAACGAATATAGAAGTTGGAAAATAGTAGAAGATACCCTTCCAGAGGATGAGGCTAAATCTTATTTTAATCAAAGATTTGACAGAATAGAAGGTTGGAGGATGTCAAGTGTAATCACATCTCGTTTAGATGTTATGTGGGCTGCTGATTATAGGGGCATTGTTTTAATGGGAGATAATAGTCCAGCCGTCGTTGTTTTTCCAGTGTCATCGATAAAGGATAGAGAGTGGTTTTTAAATTATGTTAAAGGGCTTGATTTTGTAGAGAAGCACGAAGACCCTATTACGGGGAATATTATTTATGATAATTTAGAGATAAAGATAGACCATATTTATAAAAAATTAAACAAAATGGCTGAAGGTCCAATTGATATCGGTAGCACTGCTAACGCTCTTAATTTCGATAGGGAAAAAATTCCTTATTATTATGATTTCGCCAAAGCGTTGCAATCGGTTTCTTCTTTCGATGAGGATATTATAGGTGCAGGAGTTGGGATACCAGCCCTTGATGTTTTGTTAAAGCAATTGTTAGATGATGGAGCTATTCCAGGATTAACTGCTGAATCTTTTTATAAAGAAGAAAATGCTTTCTATATATCCCAAATTGGAATAGCTTTTAATAATGCTACTTGGTCAACTTTAGATTTAAAATATTCAGATTTATCTCTTTCTCATTTTCAATGGTCTCCGATGCAACCTATTGCTACTTGGGATTGTTCTGTAGATTTTCCAATTAAAGAACATCATTATAATTGTCATACTTATGACCCAGGCGGAGGACCAGGGATTTGGTTTTCTACTAGCTATATAGAAAATGAACTTTTTGAGTGGAGACCTCCTGGAGGATTTATAGAAAGTTATTGGAAAATGGACACTCCTTATTTTTGCGGAGAGTTCGGCAAAAAAACTAGAATATATATAGAAAGAGTGGGAGGAAATAGTTTAGATAATAATAGCTGGATATATGTAGATACTAGAGCTGATGTGCCAGAAACAATATCTATGGATAAAAATATATTGACAGAAGAAGCCTGTTTATTTTTCTACGACAATGATTATCAAGACAGTGCTTCGTATCATCTATTTTCAGATAATACAGTAAAAGATAGTTTTAAATTTTTAGAGATAAATTTAGACAAAACTCACGCAAGAGATTTTCTTAATTCTAATGATGATGAATCTGCAATGATAGAAGTTCATAACAATCAAAAAATAATAGGCTATAATAATATTTTAGGGGATAGCCCTAGTTATAGTAAAGGACAGCCTCTTACTAATGATTTTTCTTATGTTTTTCATAATAATTTAATTGGTTTTTGGCAAGAAGTAGATATTTTAAATGGGACTAACCCAAGTGGATTATCCTTCGATTTAGATTTTTCAGAAAATATTCCAAGAATAAACAATATTCCTTCTAATTGGGCGATGAAAGAGATAAATATAGAATATAGAATACCTTCCGGAGAAAACATAAAAGTTGGAGAATCTTACATAACCTTATATTTTGAAGAAGAAGAAGTGAGTATAAATAATTTAGTTATATCTAAAACTACTTTTGAGGATACCTATCTATTAAAAATAAATTGTCAATACTATAATTCCGAGACGATACAATTATTAGGAGACATTTGGAAAAAAATAGACGTAATTAAGTTTAATGCAATAATTGCGGATACCTTTGAGTTAAATGACGTAAAGATAAAAGAGGGGCAAACCTCAGTTGTTTATGATGGCAATGGTAAAACTATGGTGTTTTTTGCAGATAGTAAAAATGGGAATATATCTGTCGCTGTTTCTTATAATAACGGTAAGTTATGGAATATTTTCAGAGATATAGTGAGGTTAGTATCGGATGAAGTAATTACTCTACCAGTTGCTTTACAAGATAGTAAAACAAAAATGATACATTTATTTTATGTTTTAAATGATTCTTTTTTAATGTATAAACCTATAGATCCGGAAATGTTTGTTGCTCAGGATATATGGGTAGATTATGTTGCTCCAGATTTTTATGATAACACTTCTACGGATGATGATGTAAGCGACGAGTCTTCTTCTTTATATCCATTCTCTGATCCAGGTAGAAGTTTAAGAAGAGGGGTTAGTTATTTTGTATTGGGAGATGCAGAAGATCAATATTTTATAGATCAGATAACTATCACTAACAATATTTTACTAAATAATAGCTCTAATAATTTGGATCAGAGTATTAGATTTAATTTTCTGGGCGAGACCAGTAGTATGGATTCAAAATTTAATGGAAAGCCTTTTGCTGTGAACATAGACAATAGAGGTGTTCCAAGGTTATTTTTTACAGAAGAAGACGGAGGTTTTTCGATTAAATTTAGTAGGGATTATTTTAGATGGGATTATATAGCTAAAAGTCTTCCATTACATAAAACTTATTTAACTGATGATATAATAGAGGAAGACAACACTGTAATCAGTAATATACAGGTAGCTAGAAATTATTATGATGAAGGGTATATATATATCTTTTATTTCTATAGAGGCATGTTATTGATGAGAGTTCTGTCTCCAGAGATACTTACAGTCGATATCGATGGTAGCGGAGATGTAGATGAGACAAGATTAAGAAAATATCTTGATATTACGTCAAATAGCTACTCTTCTCTCCCTATATTTATTGTTGGTAACATCCCAGATGATATTTTAAATTTAAGAGTACGGGAATTAGATGATGGATCTGTTTCTCAAATAGCTATACAATTTCCATATAATAGATCAGATATCCTTAAAAAATTTAATCAAGATTTCGAAATAGACACAAGCACTCAAGTATTTAGTTATATAACTGGTTCGGGAGCGGTTAGAGTTTTTTATAAGGATATTTTGGGCAATGTTAATGGAGCTTATATAACAGGGGAACTTCCTGTATTGGAAATTTTTTATGAATTAAAAAAGGAGTAATCTATTAAATGGGACTTTTTGATAGCGACGACATTAATCTATATAGAAATAATATACTAGAGATACCTTGGGACAAGTTAGAAGGAGTCCCTACTAACTTAACAGGTGATCCTCCAGCTATTAATCAAGGAGTTGTACAGGTTCGTTGTTTCATACATCCCTATTGTCCTTTCGTAAAAGTTCCAAAAGAAGAATATGATCTTGTTTTTAATTCTTTAACTATGCCTGTTATAAATGAGGCTTTACCAGATGACGCTAAAAAATCTTTAACAACTACTGGTGGGTTAGAAGGGGTTCATTTTACTGAAAAATATATCTATAGGCATAATTATATACAAAGAGAAATTCTGAGACAAACGACCCCCCCTAGTACTTGGGCAGTTGAGATAGAAAATTCTAAAAATGCTCTTGAATCGGTATATGAGACAAGGTATAGAGAAGAACAAACATGGCTTATTAGAGAGAGCCCTTTTGACGGTGAATTTAATACAGTAGATTCAAATTTATTTATTTCTTTATCTTCTCAAATAGACTCTGCATCAATAGCTCAGTGGGGATATCATTATCCATCTTTTACTTCTTCTTATACAACTACAGATGAGTTGTTGGATTATAAAAAAGATTATTACGAAGATAATAGCCAAAATTTTAATAAAGACAACAAAGGGATAAATACTACTAATGTTCAGATGCCTAGACAAACGGCGACAACGGATTCTTTAGGAGAGTCTGTTCACTGGAGAGTAGAAAAGAAAACTCCTTTATATAGAGGAGAGGATTTCTTTATAGAATTTCATAGACATGCCAAATCTGCGAATATAAATAGTAAGAGAACAGGAGATGATAAAAATACAATTCCGTTCAATCCTAGTTTTGAAAATTATAGATCAATAGATGTTTTTGGAGACGAATATGGAAATAACACTGAATACGACATAGCTGGTGATGAAACTTTAAAAGTTTTTATCAATAGGGCTGTAAGAGAAAGTGATGACCCAGAGGAAAGGTCATCTTTTAGATTATTTGACCAAGCATATTATATTATAGAAATGGGAGATATTACTTCAGTTAATACAGATGGCAAAAAGGAACATTATTTTATAATTATAACAGAAAGAGATTATCCTATTTTTGTTGCGATAGATACCATAGATGGTGCTGATGATTTTGAATATTCCAGAGTTCTTTCTACTTTTAAAGAAGGAGGGATTCATGGCTCGGCTCTTATAAATGCGGAAAAAATGAGAATTACAGTTAGAAATCATTTAGGTAAATTAGCAATAACATTTGATATAGATGGGAATAGAAGCAACCCTTGGATTATTGAAAGAACAGATTATTTAACAATTAATCAGTTAGCAGGAGCTATCTCCTCTGGGGGACAGTCTATTGACGATAAAGGGTCAATTGGAACGCCTTTAACTGTTCCTAACTCTACAATTCATTTATGGGGAGGTAATCTTTTATGCGGATTCGTATTTGGTCCGTTGCAATACTCAAGAGAAAAAATAGAATTTGTTTGGCCTCAACAACACTCTTTGCCAGATAATACTAAGATTAGTGCTAGGCTTACTACTTCAGATGATTTTATTCATGACATGGAAAGATATCAAGATATCCCTGGAACTCCCACAGATGTAGATCCATTATTTACCCAGCAAGCTCATTTTTATAAGCAGTGGGGTCGATCCAATCAATTTTCAGATTTAGATGACGTTAAAAATGGAGTATTCTTCTATGGAAGAGGAGTAGACCCCCTTATAGCTTTATCTCCTGATGAAACTAGTGTAGGGGTAAGAGACTCTTCAATATTTCTTAGTATTAAAGGATCGCCCACTTCTCTTTCTGGGTATACATGGCATGACGTAGACCGTCACAGACAAAAGTTCTATTTAAAACTTAATTTAACTACTGGGAGTCATAAATTTAGCAATTCGGAACAGGAAGGCTGGAGAGGTATAGCCTCAGGAGGAACAGTGACGTCCGATAGTATTCTTAGTGATGATGAGTGGATAGTTAATTCGTGCAAAACTCCTATCCTTACTTCTATTAGATTGGTAGGGGAAGTGAACGACGATGAGCCTCGTTGGGCTGACGGGACAACCTCTTCAGGATATGATGGGCTTCCTAATCCTAGTGCTCCCCACTTTAGGGATGTATCTCACCACGTTACTTCTTATAATGAGAATTGGAGTTCTTCTGATTTTTATGAGATAGAGCATACAGGAACAATTAATTTTTTATTGAAAGAAGTTGCAATTGATGTGAATGGAGTTATAACTTCTTTTGACGATAGCGAATATTTAAAATCACTACAAGATAAATCTTTTTATATAGAAGTGTGGGCTGGTTACGAACCTCTAGGAGTGACAGGTAAAGAGTATACTCAGATGAATGGATTTTATAAGTTATTTACAGGAATATGTTATGGGGGAATGGTAGATAAGACTCAAAGCAGAGAAATGATGACTTGCAAGATACACGACTACAAGAAAATACTTCAGGACCAAAAGTTTTTTAACTCTCCTTTTTTTGATGGAATGAGAGATGTTAATGCTGTTTTGGAAATTATGAATATGGCTGGCTTTAGGTCAAAGGGTCCCGCTGATCCAGGTAAGTATTTAAGAGATATGAAAGAAGACGATTTCTCAACTCCTATATACTATACGACCTCTGACGGTAGATTTTTTATTGATAATAAATATGCTTTGCCGAGTTCGTACAGAAGAATAGAACAAGCATTTTTTAAATTTGAGGCTGGGTCTACACTTTACGATGGAATAATAAAAATAGCTCATAACGCTTCAAAATTATTTTATTTTGATCAACATGGAGTTGCTCATTTTGAGAGTTATTTAGATTTGGAAAGGAATCGAATTCTTGGAGGAGAAGAGGGTCAAGGGGCAGGCGGTCTTTTCGCATTTACGAGCAATCATACTCTCTATGATGGTCAATTGATATATAATAAATTAGAAAAACAATTTAGGGTCGAAGATGTTCATAATCATTTAAAAATTATGTCTGCTACTCCAAATAAAGAGATACTTTTCGCTGATGATCTTAGATGGGAGTCTTTAGATGATCCAACTCAAGAAGGATTTTTAGGTTATAAAAAACTATTTTATCAAAGAGCAGGATTTTTAGGATCAGAGGGGGCAGTTAGGAAACTTATTGATTTTTATAGAGTTATGTTTAGGCCAGAGGTTTTTGTGAAATTTGAGACTCACGGAATACCAATAAGGGCTACAGACCACATATGGGTAGATAATGAATTTCTAAGAGTTTCAAAAGTAACGCATAATATAGATGCTAAAGAAAATAAGTGGTGGATGAATGTTGAAGGAGAAAGGATGCAACCTGTCCAATAATAAGTAGGGTAAATATATAATAGGAGTAAAAAATGAGTTTTAATACAGCTTCAAATGCTGGTTCATCTTTTGGTAGAAGAATCAGTCGAAATTTAGAGAATGTCATGGACGCTTCATCAACAGCTCATGATAGATCGATAATGAATGTTAGAGCAGATATGCAACAAAGATATGGGGCAATGCAGATGATGGATGTATATCCTAATCAATATGCTATGTTCGGAAGTTGGGCTAATAGCAGCACTACAGTTGCTCCCTAAATAAAGGAAACAGTTATGGGTACCACAAGATTTTTTAGTTTAGCTTTCTTTGATTTCGGAGATCAGCTTGATTCTCAGTTGAATGTGAACAAAGAAATAGACAGGTTTGTCCTTATAGATAAACAGCTCTATGGGCTGTATAGTATCTTTGGAAACGGAGTTATTAATGGATGGTCGGTTACAGATGGAGGATCATCTCAAACAGAGGGAATTGCTGTAAATGTTTCTACAGGTTTAGGTATTATTAATTTTATATCTTCCCAGACTGATCTTCCTGGTAAAGTTATTCATTTAACGCCTAATTCTACTCAGTATATTTATGCGGTTTTAACGGGCAACACTACTAGAACTAGGGTTATTAATTTTAAAAAATCCAGCAGTAGTACATATAATAATAATGCTATATTATTAGCAAAAGTTGTTACTAGCAGCACTGGCGTTGCTTTTATTGATAACAACGTAAGAGATTTAATTAGCTTTGAGTCAATAATACAAAATGAGATAGATGAGCATAAGCACAGGGGATCTCCTTCTAAAATAGACTTACAAGAAGAAATAAAAAATCAATTACCAGGAGCAAGAATAGAAAGTTTAGATGCGTCAAAAATAACCAGCGGCGTTTTGGGAATTGATGCGATTCCTCTTATAGACCATAACGAGTTAGAAAACAAGGGTCTTTTAACTCATGCCGCATTAGATTCTTTTGTGAGAAGTTTATCTCAAAACAATAAAGAATTATTGGGAGAGATATCAACCGTTAACTTATTAAAAACACAGATATTTCTTAAATATATTCATCCGGAAGTTGACCAATATTGGATTAACGAATTTGTGTTAATACCAGGAATAAGTCCAGACAGTTTTATAGATTTTGCTTCTTCTACAGCTAATATAGATTTAGTTAATCAATGTATTAGTGGAATCCCTGCACGAACAGGACTATTTACGTCAGTTTTTTGGAGAGATCAACAATCTTTTTCAAATACTCATTATAGAAATAATGTTGTAATCTCTAATGGGGAAGTGTCTCTAGAGCGTTCAGGTGAAAATATATTACAGATAGAAGGATTTAATAATTTTGGACAAGGTCAGGGAAGTGTTATTAACGCTTTTACCTCTGAGATAGTCGCGACAGAAGAGTCTGTATCTGTTACGGCAGATATTTCTGATCAAAATAAGGTAGAGGGCGATGCCGCTGGATCTTTCAGTGCCAGCAATTCTTTACAAGCACGGTATACAAAGGATTTAAGAACGGATATAGGAAATAATATAGGTCAAAATTGGTCAACAGATTACGACGAGTTATCTTTATGGGTTAAAACAATTGATCAAGTTCACGAAGCGGTATATTTAAAAATAATAACATATGACCAGTCATTAGGAGCTGAAGTAGTTCTTCCAGAAATAACATTAATAGATAAAGATCACGTTACAACAAATACAGATAGTACTAAAAATGAATTTGAAGAGATAATAGTCAGTTTGGTGGATTTAGACGTTTCAAATGTAACTAAAGTTATGTTTTATACAGACGAAATTAGTAATACATTTAATTTCTTTGTGGACGATATGCATGTTAGGAGAAGAAATTTAGTTGTTCCGAGCGGGACAGTTAGATATCGTTATATTACGGAGTCAGATATAGTTTTTCACTCTATATGGCACGAGTCTGTCACCCCAGACAATACAGAAGTTCAAGTGAGAGTAAAAACTGCGTCTTCTACTTCTTTATTAAATAGGTCTTCATATAGCTTACCTGTGGTTACAGGAGATGTTTTTGCATTAGCTGGTTCAGCGATAGAGATAGAGGTTATTCTATTGTCATCTGATAATACTGCAACTCCAGTATTGGATTATCTTGAGTTAAGGCTTTTAGTCGATGGTGATTTTAGCGGATTCGAGATAAACACAGAAAGTGAATGGAACGAGGGAACGCTTCAGAATATAGCCGTTGAAGATACTGAATCTGAGGACTCTAATCTTACTATATCATCACCAATTAATGTAGGTGGTTTTTATTTTGCACAAAATGATTCAGCGAGCGAAATGAATGATACGAATGTTGGTCAAATAGGTTTTAGCGGTAGCTTTATGCCCATATCATCTAATCAGGCTTTAAAGTGGTCATCTAACCCGTATAAAAAATTCGATTACTTAACGTCGATAGTTAGGAAATTTGATAAAAGTTATTTGATAGCTGATACCAATAATGATAGGGTTCTAGAAGTTGATTCAGCAGGTAATCTTATTAAAGGATATGGAACGAGCTATGCAACTATCGAGGCTGAAGAATTATACCCTTTATCATTTGTATATAATCAAGAATCGCATATTCTTTCTATCGCTTTCACTAAAGCTGTAGAGCTTCAAGATATTACAAAAATAGTTTTTTATATTAGTTCTTTAAAGTTCCCTTTAACCACACAAGATATTCTTATTAGTTTCGACAAGTCTGGAGGGAGAGTGATTGAAATTCAGCTTTCAGATGACACCTGGGTATCTTTGGCTAATCTAACAACTAGTCATACTTCTGATTTAACAGTTGATATAGAAGCTGATGCATTTACAGCAGAGATTATAGATTCTTCTGGAGAATTATTATCTCCGGGATTATATGGATGGGAATGTTTCGTCGGAGATTTTACTTACATAGACAATATTAGTCATCCTATATTTGTTGATATTCTAGAAAATGGCAATTGGGTTGTTGCTAATGCTTTTGTCAATTTTGATAGTACCGAAGAGGAGGGGGTTGAGAATACTAATAGTTCCCCAGGTATACTTGAGTTCGATCCTGACACTGGATTAGAAGTTTATAGTTCTGATTTGACAGTTTTTTCAGATTTCACTTTAGGATCTATACTTGAATATCAAGATAATAAATTTTTAATTGCATGTATGAAAGAAGGAGAGACAATTGATAGTGCCGTTGATAGTGATACTATTAGGTCTATAGGCACAGATAAAGCTATTTTTAGAGCATCTGCTGTCGATTCGTTGACAAATTATAGAGGTAAGGTATTAATTCTTGATAAGGTGAATAATAAGTTTACGACTCTCTATAGTTCTCCAGACGGGTTGTATCCATCAGATGTTGATATGTATGCTGATGGAAGCGTTCTTGTTTCTGAGTCTAGTTTTGCCGAATCGAGTGGCAGATTAATAAAGTTAGATTCATTTGGAAATATTACATGGGTTTTTGGAACTGGCACTTTTAATATAATTAGAGATGCAAAGGTTGTTTCGGTTGATAATATAATGGTAAGCATATAGAATTAAAGAAAAAAGAAGGATTTCTCCGATAATATTACAATAGAATAATATAGTTTATTATTTTATAGGAGAAGTTTAATGAAAAAAGAAAGATATACAGAAGAAATAAGAATAGTAGCTCCCCCTTCGCTATATAAACCATTTGTTGAAAAATGTGAAAAGCAGTACAAGACTATATCTCAAGTGCTGAGAGAATTAATGGTGGAATATATTATTGACGACATTCAGAAAGAAGGCGAGGATAGCGTTAATGAAAAAGCTAATCTATAATGAAGTGAAAAAAGTTTTTGAAGACGGTGGATGTGAGTTATTATCTAGTGAATATAAAAACAATTTTACTAAAATGAGATACAGGTGTTCTTGTGGAAATGTTTCAGATATCTCATTAACTCATTTTAAAAAAGGTAGAAGATGCAGGGAATGTGGATATAAAAAATCAAGCTTAACTCATACATATACCCATAAAGAAGTTAAGAAGATATTTGTGAAGAATAACTGTGAATTGTTAAGTGGGGAATATGGGGGGCATAATTCGAAGCTAGAATATAAATGCGTTTGTGGGAATATCTCTAAAATAACATTAACTAATTTCAATAGGGGTCACAGATGTAAGAAATGCTGGTATGAAAAAATAGCGAAGAACCTGAGTTTTTCATATAATCAGGTTAAAAAAATATTTAAGGATGGAGGAGGGGAATTATTAAGTAAAAAATATAAAAATGCTAATAGTTATTTAAAATATAGATGTAGTTGTGGCAATATTTCTAAAATAACTTTAGCTCATTTTTCTCAAGGTCAAAGATGTAAAAAATGCGGGATAGAAAAAATATCAGGAAAAAACAATTATAATTGGAATTTCGATTTAACAGTAGAAGAGAGAGATATAAAAAGGGATTATGCAGAATATAAGAATTGGAGGAAGAAGGTCTACGCAAGAGATGGATATGTCTGTCAAAGATGTTTTAAAAAAGGTAATTATTTAAACGCACATCATATATTAAATTATTCTACTTATAAAGATTTAAGACTAGTAACTGCTAATGGTATAACTTTATGCAGAGGGTGTCATATATGGTTCCACAAAAAATATGGGAAAAAAGATAATAACGCAAAACAATTAGATGAATTTCTTAAAAAATTGATAGTATTATGAAAAAAATAGAAATAGAATATTGTTGTTTTTTAAATTCCAGCGGATATAGTGCTGCCGCCCAAGATTATATTTTAGCATTACATAACAGCGGTAGATACAATATTAAGATACATGCTTTTGGTGGTAAACCAGCGAGACCAGCTATTAGCGACGAAAGATATTCTATATTTTCAAAAATGATAAAGAAAAAATCTAATGCAGACGCTATACAAATACTACATTGTATCCCAACTTTGCAAAAAAATATTAAAAAGAAAAAAGAGAAAAACATAGCATTTTCAACTTTCGAGACGTTTGCTCCTCCAGATAATTGGATTTCAATATTGAATAAAAACAATGCGATGATAGCTCCTTCATTTTTTAATTATAAAATTTTTGCTCACTCAAAGATAAATAAGCCTATATTTCATATCCCTCATTGTATAGATTTTAATACTTTCAACAATAATGTGTCTCCTATCAGAAAATACGATAAATTTACTTTTTTATTTTTTGGGGCCTGGAAGAAAAGGAAGGGATACGAAGCACTATTAGAGGCTTGGTTTAGAGAATTTAAAGAGTCTGACGGGGTCCAACTTGTTATAAAAACGGACAAAAACAGACAAGCCTCAGCGTATATCGAAAAAATAAAGAAAGAGATCGGAATAACTAAAGGATTTGCCCCTATTTTAATTGAAAATAAAATATTCAGTGAAGCAGAGATGCCCCACTTTTTAAAGTCATTTAATTGTTTAATACTTCCAACGATGGGAGAAGGGTTTAACCTTCCAGGATTACAATGTATGAGTTTGGGGGTTCCAGTTATAATTACGGACTTTTCTGGGTGTCAGGATTATGCGGATATAGAAACAGCGACAATGATAGATCCAAAAGGTTTTATTTTGAAGAAGAATATGGATGGTATTCCTCAATTTAGAAATAAAAAATGGGCTTTTGTCTCCGTAAATGATATAATAATAAAAATGAAATATGCGGTTGAGAATCAAACAGAAATAAAAAAGAAAGCAGATAATGCTTATGATATAGTAAGAAGTAAATTTACTTATCAAAAAACAGAAGAGTTATTTAGGGAAATGATAGGAACTCTGTATGACATATAAAGCACAAATTAATCCTCAATTAGGACAATCTTTTAACAACGTCACTTTACTCTTAACATCTGACAAGAAGGTAGATGCAAATGTTAAAGTAGAAAATGGTACGCACCTTTCAACTGTAGATGAATTTAAGATTAATGCTAATGAGGTATCCATTGAAAGGCATATTGATTTAAATATCCCTGAACATTCTTCCGATTCTATGATATCTATATTTATCAGTATAGAAGAAAAAAATGACGATAGAGAGTTTGAATTAGTTCAAGTTATCCCTATAGTATATTGTATCGATGAGAAAGTTTTATCTGAAACAGATAGCTTATTTAATATCTCCCCTTCTTTTGCAGGACAAGATGATACTTGTAAAGTATCCGTTAAAGGAAAGACGGAAGATAGATATATTATCTCTATAAATGATAAAAGATTTAACGTTATAATAGGACCTTCGGGAATAGGAACAATACATTTTAAATCAAAAGATGTATTAGGTTTAGATTTTGAGAATATTGTTCATAAGTTTCCTATGTATTATTATTCTTCGAGCGACAACTATACAATAAAGTATTTTAGTGGAAATTATATTCATATTATTCCAAATGATATCAAAGCCGCTGTAGATGAAGATCCGAGATGTTTAGATTACGACCCTCTTACGTGGACAGCAGCAGATCAATGTTTTACTAATATATCAAACTCTCCTGCTACGCCACTGTCGATTGAAATACCTAACCACGAAATACCCTCAACCTCATGCGATTACGACGACTGTGATAGCACCTGTGCTTGTGAGAGCGTAACATCAGCTCTTGACGATGATGCATGTAGGATACATAAATTTTCAACTACCTTACTTTCTAATGGAATGGCTTTAAATTCTTATATTAGCGTTGATGATTCTATTGGATTAGGGGAAGACGAGTTTAACATACAGAGAATATTTATTAAGTCTGATACAACTTCTGTTGAGGCTCAGTTAATAGGTGCTCAAAATGTAGCTGTTTTGCCTAAAGAAGCCGATGAAAATTTTACTATCTTTATCGGGGAAAGTATTTATAACAGGATAGTTGAATTAGAGGCAAACGGAAAAAGTGTTTTTGTAGTATTTATGGATGAAGATATACAGTATCAGGGCTTTCCTCTTATAGAGGTTCAGGATACAGATGAATATCTTGCATATTTTCCAGCGATAGTTGATAGGGACATAAGTAACGTTTCTATTAGTGAGCTAAAGCCATGCGTTTACGCAGTTTTTTATGAGTTTGATGGGGCAACGGTTGTCCCTAGTGTTATTATCCCTTCTGATATTCAAAAATTACCGTTTATAAATGTATTAGGTGAGCCAGTTACGGCAACTAATATTTCTATATCATCTAATAGCGATTATAGAGGTACAGACGGCGAAAGTATTGTTCATGTTGTAGCTGAAGCGTATGTTTCTGGAAAGATTCAATTGTTTTATTATGGTTTTAGTGTTGGTCCGTCAGTATATACTTCTACTAATTCAGATAGTTGGACAATGTTAACCAGTACAGAAAATAATAAAAATGCAAAAACTGTTACTGATAAATATAATAATTTACATATATTTTGGGAAAGTGATAGGACTGGATTATCTCAAATCTACTATGGAGTATTAGGACCTTCATCAGTTTTCTATTCAAATTCTGTTCTTTCTTCTATTATAGATAAAAAAGCTGAACTTAATAGAAAAGAAGATAAGCCTTTTGGATATTTACATCAAGATATTATCGAATCAACTGGAGAAACGCTTTCAAGAGTTGTTGACGATGCTATATTCGAGTCCAATGGTGATATAATCTACCCTAACAAAGGAATACTAAGTACGGCTTGGGTTAAGAATGAGACCAATGATGGAGAAGTCTCGGTGACGGACTTTAATGACGTTGCTAATATTTCTATTACCGCTTCATCTCTTTCTGATACAGCAGTGGCTTTTACGTCTTTAAATAGGGATAATTTTTTAGATTTATCTTCAGGGCTTTTGTCGCAGATTAATTATCAAGTTTCTTTTGATTTTGATGGAGACCTGGGGCAGGACGCTAGCAGTAGTTTAGTATTGTTAGACCAAGATGATATAGACGATTTGTATAGCTCATTTAAGTCTCAGTTCACAGAAACAACTGATAGTGATATAGTTAATAATCTTCCATTTTATGTTTCCGGGAGTAACAGATTTACTATTGGAAAAGAAGAATCTATATATGATAGATTTATTCCTATGATGGGAGCATACAAGAATACTGATTTAGAGAATTATGTCGAGGGACAAACAACTTCAACTGATTTTGAGATAATCGCTTCAGGGTCTGATAGAACTTTAAATCATTTCTTTATAGCTGTAATTCCAGAAAAAATAAGATTTAAGGCAACGAATATAGAAGACTCAGATACATTTCAAAATCGAGTGGGAGAAAGCGTCACTTATGTGTTGGAAGAAATTCAAGAATATTATACTGGAAGAGCTTCGTTAGCAGTAATATACACAAATGATAATTATTTATTTGATTATGAACTTTCTAACACTATTGTAAGAAACATTTCTAAGCCATTTATTTTGTCAGAAACAACGCAAATGGAAATTTTAGTTAATTATTCTAAAATGTTTGGAGAAGATTCTACAAAATATCTTAATGTTCCAGCAGCCTTATCTTCTGATTATCCAAGATTCGTTTGTAGTTTATCTGTAATTGTAGATCAAAATCCTGAATTCTCAGAATCATTTATTGTAGATTTATCAGATCAATATAGATCTTTTGATATCGGTTTAGGGGTAACGTCTAAGGGAAGTTTTAAGGCAGACGTTTTCTATCCATACAATTCAAGTGTTTTCGAGAATACTGTTGTTCAGTTTAATTATTCCAATGTTGTTATTAGCTCTCCAACATATCAAGTTAATTCTTCTATAGGATCTATTCCTTCTTATGCTAGAGAGCAGTCTGATTTTTCTACATACGATTTTTATGGAAATACAGAAGACATTATTGAGAACTTTTTTGATAATTATGATTTCTTATTTGACGATATTATTTTAGACCCTAGTACAGGAGAGGTTATATCTGGTTACTCTGCGGAGGCAGTTGACCCTAGCACAGGAGATGGATTTGATATTTCTACACAGTCGAAATTTGCTCTTAATGAATTTATGCAATTACCTCTTACTCTAGAAGGGGTTAATAGTAATTTATCTATAAGTTTAGATTTTATAAATGATATTCATTTGTCTTGGCAGTCTAATAGAGATAGGAATTGGAATATTTTTTATTCGAATTCTACTGACAAAAAAATACCTTTTAGGTATGATACTAGAATAACTGATACTAACAGTAACAGCTTGAGTCCCGATGTAGCTACCGCTCAGGACGGAAAGAGAATGATAGTATGGCACGACAATAGGAACGAAATATTCCAAGTACTGTCGGCTCGTGCTCTCGAAAGTTCTGTTTCCGCTGATGAGGTATGCGAAAGAACAGGAAGACTACTTTATACTGACGAGACTGAAGCAGACACAGTTACCTCCGTCATTAATTTTTCTCAATCTAATGATGACATTTCTACGGGCGATCAAAATCTTCATTTTAGAGTCACTTTTTATGCCGACGCTGCTAAAGAGAGAGTAGTTTATTCTTCTTTCTCTCTAATAGATAATAAGAGATGGTACGTTAAGGGATCAACATATGGCTCTCTTCCAGAAAGCGGACTAGTTTTGCCAGACGATACATCTGTAGAGATATTTTATGTGCCTGATATTTATCCTCAACAACTATTTAATCAGCAAACAGCTATCTCTCTTACGGGATCAGTAGAGGAGGTTTCATTATTAAGTGGTGTAAAATATTATGTTGACATCGAATCGTATGATATAGATACTATTGAGACTACATTGATATCAACGGTTGAATTTAGATTTAATGCTTCAGATGTAGAGACTAATTTTTGGAGAGAGGATCTCGACAAGAAGAGGTGGATATGTAGCGGACAAGGACAGGATGACTTAGTTGTTGTTGATAGGGGAGAACAATCTCTATTCCCAAGTATAGCGTCTAACATGTTTGAATATTTTTATATAGTTTGTCAAAGTTCAAAAGATGGAGTTGATACTATCGTAAATTCGTTCTGGGATACTTCTCTTGATATGCTTTATAGTTCTGGTCAAGGTTTATGGGAAACAGAGGGTCCTTTCTCAGGACAACAACCTCATGTTATTATGGATCAAGGACAGAGTTTTTATATTGTAAGTTCAGATGACGATAATATATATTCTTCAAAATGTAGATTGCCATTTACATCGGGAGAGATAGTTTCTGACCCTTCTGCTGGTACTGCGGTTGAAAATCTTTGCAAACCAGGAACACTAACCTCGCTAGATAGCTCATTTGGCGATTTTGTAGTTAGGGTTTCTAGTGAAGATACAGTGGGATCATTCGTAACAAATAAAGACGACATTGTTTCAGTTATAGACAAGACGGCTATAAATATAGATATAGCTGGCGTCTATGGAGCTTATGCAGTTAGGATTAGAAATCAAAATGGTTCATGGAGTAGTTGGATAGATATTAATAATCAAGAATTTATTGAAAATGGTAGGTTTGTTGTTCCATGGTCTATTCCTAGAATTAATGGACTTCGACATCTCTGTTGTCAAGTTCTAACTATTTACGGAGTGACTCCTATTAATTGTATAGATATTTTTGTTAATATGCAGATAGTAGATTACGTTGTAGAATATTTTGAAGATATAGCGAGGACAAATGAGGTTACAGTTCTCGATGGATTTTCTTTATTAGCCACGAAAGGAGAGGATTCTGCTGAGATATATATAAGAGTTATCTTTAGTGAGCCTCAAGCGTATACAAGTTTAAAATTTGACGTTATCCATCAGGGTATATCTACTATATTTGATAAAGAATTGTTACCAGAAGGATCTCTTCCTACTTTAAATTATCTTGGTAGTTTTACGATAAGAAAAGAAGATGGAATTTACGATAAAGACGGAACAGGTTTCTTAAAAGTTAAATTTAGAGATGAGTCTTCTAGTACTGATGAATGCGTATCAGATAAAAGAGATTTATATAATCAGATGCTAATTACTAGCGAATTGGAATTTTTAGATACCGTATCTCTTGACCCAGCAGACGCTTTTCAAGAATATTTAACAGGAACGGTTTCAAAAGTATTAGATATTAATGAATTTAAACAATATTATGATCAAGATGACCCAGACTCCTTATTCGGGGATGCTGGATTTTATAGGAATTAATTATGTCAATAATAGATAATCCAAGCATTGATGAGCATAGCTCTCCTACTTTAATATATCCAGTGGGGGGAGAGGTTTTATCTCATGAAACAATTCAAATATTATGGGAGGAGCCTTTTCTTTTAGCACAAGGTGATAATAACCTAATGTATTGGTACGAGATTTTTTACTCTATCGATTCCATAATAGAAGATGATAGATCCTGGCATAAAATAGCTGACATCCCTTCTGGCAATTCTATTTTTAATTGGAAGATACCTCATCAAATAAGAAATGATAATTGCAGGGTTGGGATAAGAACAGTTGATAGCGAGGGGGGTAGAACTCCTATAATTATGTCTTCGAGTACTTTTTCTGTAAAGAATAGAAGCCTTCCGTCTCCAGCGATATTCTCTCCTATAGAGGGAGATAAATTTTTTACATATATCCCTGTAACATTTGATCAAAATGGTCTTGCAGGGCAATTCCCAAAAAGGGCTCACTATAGGATATCGTACAGCTCTAGTGATATTGAAACAGATTGGATTTGTATTGGAGATGATATCCCGATAACGACCTCTGTAACATATATAGATGTTAGCGACTTAGTTTCTTCTAATGATTATTCATTTAAATTCGAATTAATAGATGGCGAAAACTCTTCAGACCCAGTTTTTGTAAATAACATAACTATTAATAATTTAGATTTCTTTAAAATTGACACAGTCCCCCCATCAGGAACAATTTCTGTAAGGAATAATGCGGAATATATTAACAACAGAGACATTATATTAGAGTTAACATCTTATGATAAAACATCTGGCACTAAATCATTTAGAATAATACAAAAAGAAATAGACAATAGCGAATTGGCTGATACCTCAAGCCCTTTGTATCCCATATCCGACATAGCTAGTTGGAGAGTTGTTAATCCTGACGGGATAAAACTTATACAATCTTCTTTCGTTGACCATGCTGGAAATGTTTTAGAGGCGTCTGATAGCGATTTCTTTTTTAGAACATATAAGTCTATTGATAACAGAGAAATAACTTCTATATTAGTTAATAAAAATGGAGCTGATTATGATATATGGATAGCGGTTGGAGGTACAGATCCTGAGTTATTTTTAAATGGATCGACGGTAGTCGGAGCTGAATCTGTGGGAACTCTTAGTTATCTTCCAGCCAATATTTCAGGAAGCAGTCTTGATTATGAACAAAGATATAACGTTGAAGATCTAGGCAATATAGACGTAACATTTGAAGCTTTTACAGTCAAAGATAGACTCGTAATAGAGGGAGGAGGAAGTGTCTTAAAGGATACAGGTCTTATCTCCGGATCCGAGTCTTTTAATCTTTCAGTCGCTGGAATAACTGAGATAATAGTTAAAGTAACTTCCAATTCTGCTGGAACAGGTTGGATATATACTATAGATAGTAAAAATGAATATGAGTTAACTAGTGATTTTTACGATACCGCTGCGAGCCAAGATAATCCGGCAGGAGAAGTTTTATCTATGGCTATGTATAATGAAGTTTTGTATCTTGGAGTAAAAACTAAAGATGCTCATGGGCTATTACAAAGATATACAGGTAGTCATGTAGAATCTGTTTACGAGATACCTACTTTAGATTCAGTTATTAATTCTATGGTAGTCTTCGATAATAGACTTTTTATTGCATGTGAAAATGGAGAATTATATAGCTTTAATGGAACAACTGTTCAAATAGAAAATGATGGAGATGCATTTGAGTCTGGATTACATAAAATAGGAACAGATGGAAATTTATTGTATATATTTTTAAGTAATTCTAACGATATATATACAGCATATAAGGACTCTGTTGGGGAGTTAGTTTATATTAAAACAACTTTAGGATAATGAATTAATATGAGTAGTTATTTAAAATTAGATACCAGTTTAGATTCGTACATTTCTTTTGCCGACGCAGTTTTTCCTGCTGTCGGAACGGATAGTGCTTCTTTTGCTATCTGGTGTAAACTTAATAGTAAGTCAACCTCAATGACTTTATTTCATAAGCATGATGGAGCAACAGGATATAAAGCTATTTTTAATGAAGAAGTTAATGGCGATTTATCACTAGAGTTTATAGTTGATGGGGCTACCACTAAAACGTCGAGAATAGAAAATATTCCAACTAAACTAGATGAATGGCAATTATTTGTCTTTTTAATTGACAGAACTGGTAATCAGAGTATCTATATTGACGCGGTATTGCATGCTGATACATATACCATTGGAACATCTCCGTCTGGGACAGTTGATAATGCATCTGATTTTTATGTAGGAGTTGATCTTTTAAATCCATCAGTTTCTTCATCAGGTAGTATAGATATAGATGGTTTTGCTTTTTATAATGGGTATCTTTTAACTCAATCTAATATTAGAGATATATACAATCGAGGGATGGGAGTTAAACTGGAGCAAACAACTCCTAATCTTACTTTCGGATTAAATATAGACGAGGGAACTGGAACATCATTAACCGATATCGTCGCTTCTGTATTAGGGGCTATTAATACTAACGATAGTTCATTAATATGGGATGTATCAGGTGTTGACGTTATGAGTCCGTCTCATATTAAGCTTTATTTAACTAGTCTTGAACCAGACTTGGCTCAAACTAATTACTCTCAATCTATAGGAGGATATATTAGTCAGTCTCTTTTATATCCAGAGACAACTCTTGCTTCATCAGTTGGGTTATACCAAACAAGTGCCACTCTCGTTTCTGCGACAGGATTGTTGGGGTCAACAGATATCGCATTGAGAACGGAGATAGCAAAGGTAGAGGCAATAACAGGGACAACCGTTACAATCGTAGAGAGAGGGATAAATGGGTCAATCGGTTATTATCCGTCAGGGACAGTCGTACAGGGACTTACTCTTCTTTTTAATGATTCCTTTAACACTGGTAGAAAACAATATAGATGTTATGCTATAAAAAATATATCGACTTCCGAAACGGCATATGATCTTTCAATATATTTAAAACAATTGAGTAGAAATTCTGGAACAACTATAAAATTAGCGTTAGAGTATCCTAGAAGTCAGGAGATTACAGGGGCTTCTACTAGTTGGACATCTTCGATGTTGGTAGATAGTTCTATTGCGGGGGTCTATGAAGATAATTTATTCACAGATTCTTATATGACTTTTGAAGATTCTCCTAACTCTGGAGAGAGAAGAAGAATAAATAGTTACGATGGAGACACAGGTACATTTGTTTTTGCTGATTCATTGCCAATAGATTTTGATGTGTTAGTTCATAATGCTATTATAAATTATACTGTCGATGCTTCACCGGCACAGAGGGTTAAGTCGGGTATTGATGCTCCTATAGATAGTGATTACATTTCAGAATTTTCAACGGTTATAGATAGGGGCAATGCGATAGAGCTTATTAATTTAGATACTATTGGGTCTTTTCTTCCAGGAGATATTATTTATGTTTGGGTAGAGAGGGAAATAGGGAAATCTAACAGTTCCTATGTTGACAATAGTTTTGTTTTGAGTATAGATTTTAATAGAGATTTGGGGGGTAATTAATATGTATGTATCTTATGTAAAAATGTTGATGGACTTTAATGACTCCACATTGTTTGACCCAGTAAGTGGGATATTTTTTAATGCTGTAAACAGCGGGACTAATACGTCAGTGTCCATTAGTAATTCAGGGTATCATATGAGACAAGACCAGTATCTCGTTGGAAGAGATATCCCTATTAACACTGATTCATCTGGATTTTCTTTTGGTTTTTGGTTGTATCCTGTAAATCCAGGACAAGTTAGAAATACAGATTCCGATGAAATAGAAGCTCTAAGAATGCCTGTAATAATATTTGCTGATCCTTCTGGCGATTTTGATGATGTTTTAATATCTGTTTATGAGAATACTAATGTAGATGGAACTAATAAATTAGAGTTAACACTTAAAAGCTCCGATCCGTCCATAGGGGACACCTCATATGTTGTTTATTCAGATTCATATACAGAAAGGGTATCGCATCATTTCTTTATTAATATTTCGCTAGAAAAAGAAGAGGTACAGATATTAATAGATGGAGTTGAAAGTTCTTTAAATAATCCTACCGGAACGCTTCCTTCTTCTTTCGAATACTCTGCAATAGACGTTGGCATTAATAGAATAATGGAAGATTCTTATGACTATAATATAGCAAATAATTTTGGAATAATAGATGATATAGGATTTTTTAATTTACAATTTGATGTCGAGAGTATACTTCCTAAACTTATAAATGAAGGTTTAGAGGAATTCGCAGATATAGATTTAAGAGATAGGGAAGAATTTTTTCAAAGTAATTTATTTGATGATCCGACGACTTTGAAGGTAAATGCGATGATAGACGATATGAGTTATGTTTACCTAGCAAGGAACGATGGAAAAATATTATTTGGATCTCCTCTATTATGGGAATCAAGGAAAGTATTTTCAGATGGTAATGAGGATGCATTGTTAAACGATTTTGTTATTACTGAGGATAGCCCAATTTCAGCAGTTGTGCAAAATGGTTTTCTCGAAATAAAAGATTCAATTATAAGGTTATAAAATGGCTACAGACTTAAACGTACAAATAAAAATTAATAATCAAAATGTAGTTTCACAGAACACTCCAGTGAGGGTCGTCGGAGGAGTTACGGTTTTTTCATGGGAATTTGATGGAATCTCCCTTGTAGATGTTGATGAAACTGATGGAACATTTGATCTAGAATCTATTGGGGGGCAAATAGCGGTCGAGATAAAAATAGCGGATAATAATATTAATTTAGGATCCGAAAGTTTTAATGGAAATGTTGCTTCTATAGAATTTACGTCTTGGACAGCAAGGTCATGGAAGTACGTGGGACCTTTTCTGGAACGAGGTCAAACATATTATGGGCAGATAAGGTTAATAGATGAAGCTAGCAGAACAAGTACCCCTGTTGCATTTTCTTTTCTAGTAAATACTTTATCAGCAGCTTCAAGTGCCGTGGTCTCACCGTCAAGCCCTACAGTAGATGATGATATCGTTTTGACTTATGACTATTCTGATCCAGATGCTGATATAGAGGGAGACACTTTAGTAAGATGGTTTAGGAATGGGGTCTATCAGAGAAATTTAGATGGGCAGCTTCTTATAGGTTCTTCTTATATGCAAATAGACGATATCTGGTACGCAGATGTTCTTCCACATGACGGTTACGAGTATGGGTCAAGAATCTCTTCTAATTCTGTCCAGGTTATTAGAACTCTTATTTCTATTTCCTCTGCTGCTATATCTCCTACTTCTCCTAACGAAAATGACATTTTAAAAGCAGATTATAAAGTTGATATATTGTCTATACAAGAAGATATATCTATTAGATGGTTCGTTAATAACGTTATACAAGAATCCTTTATCGATAAACAATATATGAGATATGATGCGACACCAGGAGACATAGTTAGATATGAAGTCAAAACAGAATCTGGAACTATTTTTATATCTTCTGACGATGTAACTATTGTTGCTAGTGATTTTTCTGTTTATGATATAAAAGTAGATGGGATGCTGGAATCGTTGGAGGTTTCCACGACGACACCAAGCGTGAGATGGAAAACCCACATACCAGAGGGTAGAGATATTAATTATACCCGTATTCAAATAGGTACTTTTTATGAAGCTGAAAATATTTATAACAACGTTATAGAAATAGACAAGGATAATTTTACTGTTCCTGCGAATATATTAAAAAGAGGGGTTGATTACTATATATCTATAACTATTAGTGACACAACTTCCTTTGGTCAATCTTCCACTTCTCATTTTAGAGTAAAAGGGTCTCGATGGAGCGATTCTGTAGACAATGACACAGGTTGGTCTATTGAAACTATCTACTTAATACAAGATAGTGGCGATTTTAGCTCTTCTGAATATCAAGTATTCCGCATTTCAGATGGAACTTTTTTTGCAGAAGTAAGGCTACATAATAATAAAATAGCTTTTGTCTCTGAAGATTTTACATATGTTGATATCGACTCTAGTGATAGAAACCTATTAACTATAGTTGGTAAGGGAAATGACGTTAAAATATATTTAGATAGAACATTAGTATTGGACGCTACTGGCAAATTTACTCAAAGGACAACGGAGAAAATTTTAGAGTTAGGAAATATAACAGGGTCAACTTTCTTTTTTACATATAAATATATTTATTATACAATTTCAGGAGACTACCATCCAGGAGAGTCTTCCGAATATTCCAATATGCAGTTTTCTACATTTTTACAATTAGAGAATAACGAGATAGTTGCTTTAAAAGGATATATAGAGGTCGTAGATGGGATTACCACAGATACAAAGGTTTTCGCTTCCAATCCTGATGATGAAGATGAAAGCGGAAGTGTTTATTCTATACTATCTTCTAATAAATATAAAGTTGGAACTGTTCCTAAAACTTATTCTCCTATAAATAAAATAAGAAAATCTCCAGATGGTAAAAAAGTTGGAATAGCTCATGCGAAAGGGGCATCTGTTGTAACGGGGTATTTAATTAATCCGTTTAACTTCGAGATAGATTTTACGGAAGAAGATAGCGATGGTGAGTTTCCTTTACCAGAAGATAATGGTTGGGAGTTGGTACAGAATATGGGATGGACAGCATCTTATTTTAATAATGATGGTTTTAATATTAATACCATAATACAGAGAGATTAAAAAATGCCTACAAGCGAATATAATGAATATAATGTTGAAAGTGGCGGAGGTCTATGGTACTATAAGCAAGACAAACCAGGATCCGAATGGTTTGATAATGCCAGCAATAGCTCTGGCTGGACTGTTGACTTTAATTTAAAAGTTACTGATGTTAGCGACAGTATAGATAGCTTGTCAGAAGACGCTTTAGATGGAGCTGGTATATATGTAAATGACGGAACGGCTCAAGAGTCTATAACATTTCTTACTCAAGAAATTATTTTTAAAAATTCTAATGAAAAAATAGTTTATGATACCACTGTCGAAACTAATTACAGATTACTGGGTAAAGATGGGGGATTGCAACTTTTTGCCAGAGCTTCATCCAATACTACGGATCCGTATTCTTTAATAGCTCAAACTTCATTTCAAAATCTATCTAGCTTGGAGGCTAATGGACATAGCCCGTCTGTAACGGAAGATATTGATGGTAATTTTCATGCGGTATGGAAGGATGACGGAAATAAGATAGGACAAATATTTTATTCTAAGTTTACAGATAAGTGGTCAACTCCAGAATTAATAAGCGATAATCTTTATGGAGTAGGCTCTCCAAAAATAATTATCAATAACGACAATATTATTTTCGTTACATATGAATTTTTTAATGTCTCGAATTCTTCTATCGCTTTAGTATATAAAAATGAGATAGGTTGGAGTAATCCTTATTTTATGGGGACAGGTTTTGGAGATGCTAAAAACCCTGTAATAACTTTTGATAGTCAATATAATGTTATAGTAGCATGGCAAGATCATCGCTTTGCTAATCCAGAAATATATTTAAATAAGCTATCAATAGATACTCTTTCTATTGGAGATGACTTAAGGGTTACGGATGAATCATATTTTGTAGTTAATCCAGCTATTTCTTCATATATGGATGAGGTATTTATTACATGGACAAAGGTAGACACAGATAGCACTTCTTTTATTCAAGTAGCAAAATATAATTCTATGTTAGAGACAGTCTCTTCGGCAGTTGATTTAACCTCTGTCGGAGGCGATTCAGGCTTTTCAGATGTAATAGTAAATTCTTCAGGAGAGGTTTTAACAGTTTGGCACGATACGGTTGATGGAAGAAGGGATATTTATGCTTCTGTTTTAAATCTTAATTTAGACATTATTATTTCTTCCTACACCGTAACTGATCCTTTACAGACTAACGGAGGAAGCTCGTTCCCTGTTCTTTCTGAACAATCGTCAACAGGGGATATTTATATAGTTTGGCAAGATTATCTTACAGATTACACTTCATTTTTTGATGCAGATGAGTATGATCCATATAGTGCTCTTGTAACTGATATTTCTACTCCTCCTTCTTCAGCTATATTTTACGCTACTTACGGAGGAGGTGCTTTTCATTCTAGCGGCAGTGGAGAGACAGATACTCAAATAGATTTTCAAGGATCTGTATACGCTTTCCATCCAGCATCTCCTATCTTATTTTCTGGGACTATTCCTATCTTGTACGAAGCCTACAACGTTAACGAAGATGGATTTTTATATACTGATCAGATGTTTAAATACATAAGCTCATATAATCTATTAGACGAATACAATGAGGTCGGTCCTTTTGCGGTAAGTGGCAAAAGAAATAGAAAAGAAATTAGATTTGGAGATTATGCTAAAAATCTTAATGTACATTATATATTTAAGAATTTTAAATATTACCTTGAAGATGCAGTTGTTCCATATTACCTAACAGAGATATCGGCTAGTAATTTTTCCTTTATTAATACTTTAAATTCTAATGATATCGCTATTAATAATTACGGCGATGTTTGGATGGTTGGGACATGCGGTATGTTTTATTATATAAGTAAAGATGGAGGATTGGCACTAGTTGGTCCAGATGAAGATAACGGAGTGGAGGCTCCTATATCAGGGCATGTCAAGTCAATTGATTTTGATAAGCAAAATACACTACACGTTGTTGCTAGTGATGGCATCTATGCCAGTAAGGAACATATTAGATGTTATACTAAAGTTGTATCTGCTTCTAATATTAATGTATTATCATTTGATAAAGATAATAATTTATTTTTTGGGGAAGGGTCAACTCTTTATAAATATACTGTTGATCCGTATGCTCTTATCAGCTCAATTAGTATGGCAGGGACAATTACCTCCATAGAGGTTGATGATAATAATATCGTTTGGGTGGGAACAACGAATGGTCTTTATAGGGTGTATAATAATGCTAGTATAAGATACACTACTTCGAATGGGCTTATATCTAATAACGTAAATGATATAGCTATCAGGAATACTGCAATTAGATATATAGCTACTGCTACAGGGATTAATAAAATGATAGGCACAGCATTTGACAGAGAAATTAGGTCATCTAATGATGCGATATGGAATGAAAACGTAAAGTCAATAATGTGGCAAGACCCTAATGTTCTATGGGCTGGCACATTATCACAAGTTAATCAAGTACTAATAGATGATATAACCGAAACATATGAAACTTTTATTTATGAGCCTGTCTCTTCTCGAACAATAAGAGAAGACGATTTACAGCAGTATTATATTTTGCTGGGAGATAATCCAAGAATATCCAAAAGCGACATTCTTGAAGTTTATATTAATGGAACACTAATTCACCATGGATATTCTCTTGGAGCAGATAGATTAGCTACTGATGTTATAGAAGATGCGGAACAGGTTTTATTATTTGAGACTCCTCTGTTACATGGAGACGTAGTCGAGATATTAGTTAGAAATGATTTAAGGATAAGGGCATCTTTTGAACAAGAATTAGAAGAAAAAGTAGTTTCTGGGGAAAGGCTAATTAGGATAAAAGACCTAGATGTTGGTAATGATATTTATATTATAACGGAAGGAGACGAAAACGAAGTTAAGGTAAATGATTCTAACACAGATATACCTTTTGATCAAGTTCATTTAGACTCGACTCCCCCAACAGGAACTATTGACATTCCTGATAATGCACAGGTTGATCAAACAAAAATCCAGGTTGATATTACCGGAACAGATACTTTTGAAGGTGTCGCTGGTTCTGGAGTTAGCCAAATGATAGTTTCTAATTTTGAAAACTTTACAACAGATGGATTTTCGTCTCAAGATCCGGTCCCATTTGCAACTAGATATGAACACGATTTAGGATCTAGCACTCAAGATATTTTATTTACCCCTGTTGATGCTGGTGCAGGGGCTGGAACTAGTATAAGGTCTCAAAGCGTTAGCGGAACAGATGAGCTTTTCTACACGACATCCAATCCAGGTAGGGTTTATAAATATGATTCGTTTAATGAAGAATGGAATTTACTTTTTTCTTATGAAGATGATAATTATGTAGATTTTATTGTTAATTACAGCACAAAATTAATAGTTAGTGTTGGTCACGCTACGGACGTTGCCAAACTATATATTTATGAATACCAATTCGATTCTAATGGAGCTTTTTTAGGATATTCAGTTGGTGCTACTATCGCTGTTTCCGAATCTAGAATACATTGCTATCAGGTTCTTAATTCTTTATTCTATATAGGTACAGGTAAGGGATTGGGAGACGAATATGGGGATGGGTCAGGTAGCAACGGCGGAAAAGTTTATTACTATGATGAAACTATTTTGAGAGAATTGGTCAGAGATATAGATGACGATGTTTACTCTTTTGCAACGACGCCAGGTAGTGATAATTTAATAGCGGTGACAGGAGATTCTGGTTTTGTTTATGAAATAGACACTATCTCTGAGACAGCCTTTCCTGTTCACAACGATGTGGAGCCTCTAGTCTCTGCCTCTTTCATACAGCAAGGCGATGACGGTCTAGTATTTATAGGAGGGGCTGATAACGGGACGATACGCAGGTCTAAAGTTAGTAGTAATTCTTATGATGTTTCTTTCAGAACAACTCCTGGCAAGATATCTTCTTTAAAGGTATTTCCAATAACAGAGGATAATAAAACTATAGATACTTTATACGCATCGGTAGGAAACGTATTGTATTATTTATCTACATCTGGAGCATGGGTGTGGAAATATACTCATACAGAAAATATTAATGACATAACATTTAATTCTAATACTAATTTTATTCATATCATTTCAAATGGAGGAATCGTTAGGTTGGCTCCTACTCAGCAAGATAAGACCATATATCTAAAACTAATTGATAAGGCTGGGAACGAATCTTCCTTATACGACGATGAGGGAGAAATCAAAGACAATTTTACAGATAGTATCTCTATCTCAAATCTAGTTGATTTTATAAATGAAAATAAAATATTTGAACTAGATGAACTTGGAAACACTGTTTTTACGTTAAGGGGAAGTAATAGTTTCTTCTCAGCAGATAGAGTGGAGCAAGAAAAAGGAGTATACACAAGTGAAATATTTGACGGAACAAATGATTTAGTAAAATGGGATTCAATATCATGGCAAGCGACCGAGATGGCAAATACAGAGATTAAAGTGTATATTCGATCATCTTCTTCTAGGATAGATATTTTGTTGGAAGATTGGATAGGTCCATACAATAACACTCAAGCGTCCGGAGTTGATATAAGTCATTTTAGCGGACAATTTTTACAATTCAAAATAGAGCTTACAAGTGACGTTAAGGGAATTAGCCCTACATTCCATAAAGCTACTATTAGGTCTATCTCAAGTGAGGCTATACATTTCTTTACTACTAATTTTGCCTTAACAGGTAGGGTTCATAAAGGAATATTAACGAGCCAGAAATTAGTTCCTGTATCAGCAGATGTCGTTTTTGGTATTAATACAACGAACTCTGTTAATTGGAATGATTATCAAATAGTTGATGAAAATAGGTTATTTAATGTTAATCAAATAGGGGAAAATGTTAGAGTTGGTATAAAATTATTAAGTCCAAATAGGAATTTAACTGAAGCAGATGCATTTGATGAATACGGACCTTATAGTTCAGATCTTCATGTAAATACAATAGATTTTTCTTTGTTAAATAATACCGGGTCTTCTCAGGAATATCATTTTAAGATAACCTTATATGAAGATATTAATTTAGAAAACGAGGTGTACTCAGCTTATTCGTTTGATGACCAAGAAGGATTTAACGCCAATGGAGCGAAGATAGATAGTGACGGAGTAACAATTCCATATAATTCAGAAGCTGTAGTTTTATTCACTGTCCCTGGGTCAGCGAATATAAAATGTAATACTTATTATTTCGTTAAAGTAGAGTCTATATATGATTTTGACGCAGAGGGAGAAGGAACTTTTGATACGGTTTCAGATGATTCTTCTTATATTGCAAGTTGCAGTTCTTCGTTTGTAGACGTAATTGATTTTAATTTTACAAATAATGAAGGGATTACAGGGGTCTTCGATTTTAGAATAAGATTTTATAGTGATCCAGAAAGAACAAATATATATAAAACTGTATTTAGTCAAAATGATAGGACAGGTTGGTTTGTGGACGATGTCAATATTTCAGAGTCAGGGGTATCTATGTCTCCTTCTGAAACAGTTAATATTGTTTATAGACCTGACTTAGAAGATTTTGTAACAGGAACAAATTATTACTTATCTATAGACGCTTGGGAAAATAATCAAGGGGAATATGTCTTCTCTTCCAACTCTTATACTTTCCAGGCTAGAGATGCTACAAGTTTAATATATTGTGGAGGTTACTCCGATGTTCCGGTAGTTAAAAACTTTGGAATTATGCTGGAATTAGAAGACAACCAATTCGTTACTTTAAATTTGTAAAGAAAATACATGCCAATTAAAACAAGACATTACGGATTAGAAGCTTTCTCATTTGGAGATTTTTATTCAGCCGCCGCTGATCAAAGAAGATTTACTTCAATAGATAGTCAATTAGGGTTATTATCTGATATTATTGGTCCAGGCAAGATAGAGGGTTGGGATATAGAAATTGTGGACAGACCAACTCGTTCTTTGAAAGTAACTGAAGGAATGGGTATTATCGGGAGAACGGTATATCTTTCTTTCGGCGAGATGGAATTTAACATGCTGAATAACCAGACGAAATATGTCTATATGAAAAAAAAGACAGATGAAATAGGAGGTTTTAGCGGTTCATCAAATATAGATTCTGCAATAGCTTCTGATAGTTCCCCTCCTGCATCTCCTGCTAATTTAATTTCTCCTCCAGAAGATAGCAGCAATAATCCTATTAATGAGCTAATCTCTTATAATCAAATAGCTTTTAGCTGGGATGCAAATTCCGAAGTTGATTTTAGCCATTATGTTGTAACTAGAATAGGAGATCCAGAATACGGCGTTGCAAATGTCGAGACTATCACTACCGATACTTTGTTTATAGATACTGACTTATCTCAAAACACTTCTTATATCTATCAAGTTATTGCTGTTGATTTTAGTGGGAATGAGAGTCCTCCATCTGATATAATCGTTTCAACTAACGTAGATACTCGTAACCCTTTGCCTCCTTTGTTTTTACAGGTATTTATTGGTAGCGAATCTGTCCAAGCGATATGGGATCATTCACCTTCTGGTTATGTAGAATTCTATGAGGTTTCTGCTCAGTTATTAGATAGCAATTATGATGCTGATGGAGATCCAGTTATCCTATCTCTTATCGATGCTAATTCATTAGAAGAGTTTGGGTCTACTTATTCATTTATAGATGATTTAGCTAACGATCGCTATTATAATATATCAGTTAGATCTTTAAGTTTCGGTGGGCAATATTCTCAAGAAATATTTAAAATAGTAAAACCAAGATTTAGTACAGGGGCTGGAGAAGTTCGGGATATAGTTGCCGAGTTTCCAGAAAGCATATTTGAGAACGTAAAATTAGAAACAGATATTTCATGGTCACATGTATTCGACCCATATTTCTCTTCACCAGATCAGTTTTTAGTAACATTTGTAGAAAATGGAATACGGTCATCCGAACCCATTTCCGTTTTGGCATCTGAAGCTTTAGCTCTTTGTGATAATTTAGAAGATGATAAACTTTGTTACTCTCATCACATTCAATTTATTCCTTATTTAGATCCAGATGACGGAGTCGTTAAATTCGAATCTATTAAAGAATACACTCCTTATCTTATAACTATACAAACATATGTCGAAGAAACGGACAGTACGAGCAACGGAGCTTTTTTAAGAGTAGATAGAACTCCGTCTTACCAGCTTTTACCCGCTGTCTCTAATGCTGATATAGAAAGAAATACAAGTGATAATAGCATAATAGTTAGATGGGAAAATCCGCCCACTATATTTTTTAATAATTGTAAAATTAGTGTGACTATAATAGATTTGAATGCAGTAGTTGACGACATCGTAATAGAAGACGATACAGATGTTGGGAAAGCAACAAGCTATGCCATTCCTGGTAGTTATTTTGACGTAGACCAAAGATATATTTTTGAGATTACTCCTGTTGATATTTTTGAAAGGGATGGGCAATCTCTTTCTATTGCTGAACAATTTACTGAAGATGAGTTGGATCCAAGACCTGAAAGTCCAGTTGGCAAAGATGTTGTTAATGGAGACGGAGTGGTAACTTTAACGTGGGGATTGGATCATATAGAAGAGACTGTCTCGTATAAGATATATAGATCGTCGGCAACAAAAACTTTTTATCTATATACCGACTTTACTCTTATAGTAACTGTCGATGCAGATGTAACAAAGTTAGTTGATTATGATGTTTTAAATGGCGGAACATATGCATATATGATAACTGCCGTTAATATATATGGGAATGAATCTTTAAATCCTGTAGATGATAAATATGTCTCTACTGCTCTATTAAGAGGATTACCGACTCAATCTGGAATATTATCTCCCGCTGAAAATTTAGTAGTAACGATTAACGTGGTTGATGTTGATTTAACATGGGATTTTACATCAGGGGCTTTTGATGGATATGAGATATATAAATCTATAGGTAATAAATATTCATTTGAACTTATAGATCATGCTGCTGCGTCAGCAATCAGCTATACAGATGAAGATGCTTTGTTAAAAGATGGAGAGACTTATTATTATTTAGTAAGAAAGTATAAAGATGAAACTATTATTTTTGTATCTAGTTCAGGGGTAACTCCTTCTGAGTCTATTCTTTTAGGTTCGGTTAGAACGTATACCGATAGCGGGCAACAAATAGAGATTACAGATTTATCGACGACATTGAAAGACTTGCAAACCCCCCTTGAGACTATTGTTCAAGAAAGGATAGCAAATCATAAGCATAATATAGATGATATTGGACAGGATAAAAGAATAGAACTTAGATCGAATAGTATTGTGACGGACTGGATAACTACAGACTTTCAATTATATACTACGGAAGAAGATATAAGTGGAGCAGAAAATTATATAGTTAGGGTTTTTGCAGAGGTAAATGAAGATTATTTTACGGACGATAATGGGATTCAGAATACAGCTGCTATCAAACAAGCACAATCTAGCTCTCCTCCCATATTGTATACAATAGATTCTGAAAATGGAACAATTACTTTTGAGACACCATTATATACTATTTGCGAAGAGCCAGAAAACCCAGATCCCCTAGACACAACTAACGTCTGCCCTGTAACCCCATACTCTTCTACTCCTTCTGTCTCTATTGAGCTTCTAGGTATTTCTGAAGTTAGTAATCTTATTACTGATGGTACAATAGAGGATATTAACGCTACTCAAATCACAAGTGGGATTATAGATATCCTTCAAATGCCTTCTGTGAAACATGACGGGAGGATTGCAGAAAGGCTGCTGCCTATTAGATTATTTACTCAATCTTTTGACAATTTTACTTATAGCCTATCAGATACCTATATCGATGATTCTCGAAATCGTATGGGAACATCTGTTACTTTTTATGATATTATAAATATTGCCGGGAATAGCGATGAAGAGGATGACATTCTCGCTGCGACTAGTAGCGGTATTTGGTTTAGTCCTGATTGGGGGAATAACTGGTCACAGAAAGAAACTTTTCCAGAGCCAGTTCATAGGGTGTACCAGTCTTCTGATAATAAAACTTATGCTATTACTAATTATGACGTTTTCCTTAGCGATGGTAGTAATTTTGAATCTTGGCTACAGATGGCTGGGTTATCTGGAGTAAAGGTTATTAGAGATATCACAGAAGATTCAACTGGGAATATTTACATTACTACTGATTTGGGAGTGTTTAGATTAAATGAAGATAAGCCATATATCGAGGATACGTGGGAACAGCTTTCTATCTTTGGAGTAAGAAGTACTGAAGCTTATGGTATTATTTATATTCCAGAAGAAGATAAAATATTTACAAGTAATGAATTAGGGATACTTGAATCTGGCAATGAGGGGGCTAGTTGGTCTTTCATAAGCGAATTTGACACAACTACAAAGGTTATAAGATTTTTAAGAAGCGATAACTATATTTTCGCATTAACCAATAATAAAGTTTATAGGAAAGAAATAGGAGTTGTAGGTTTTAATGAAATCTCATCTTTAACTGGAGTTGAAATTAGTAGGCAAATAGTTATTTATCAAGATAAAATATACATAACTACTGATGATGGAATAAAGGTGTCTTCTTCAAATAATATTTACACTGATACATCTATAACCTTTTTATCTTTGTGGTCAAATATTAATGAAAAAGGCGTTAATGCAATTATGACATCTTTAAATGTCATTTCGGATAGTTTATTCGCGGGTAGAGATAAAAAACTTTATGTTTTTGACGGGGAAGAGTTGTGGTTGCAATATGAACAGCAGGGAACTATTATCCCAACTGTTATTGTTAATAATGTAGAGCAGAAGTTGGGCTATTATTATAATAATGAAGGAGAGTTTCATAATATAGCTTTTTATGAACAAGTTAATTACGAAGATATCGTTCAGATATCGAATAGATATGATATTTATATTTCACAATCTAGAGGTTGGGTGGAACAGAAATTTGACGCAAAGGTGAACTTATGGAAAAATAGATTATTTCATTCAGAATCTACAGAAGAGATAACTATAGATCAAAATGAATTTATACAATTTCAATTTCCAGAATATGATGACTCTAATTCTAATCAAGAGACAGCTCTTGAGTATCAAACTTTAATGGAAGATTATCTAGAAATTTTGACTGGATTAACCCTCCCAGAAGGCGACGATCTTAGAGAGTTAATCACAGACACTCATAATGTTTATCAAAAATTTATCTCTCAATTATATAGAGACGCAAGAGTTATTGTTACTGAAAATTCAGACGGAACGACAACTTCCACTAGTTTAGTATTCCCAAAAATAAATATTTCTTTAGTTACGAGAAGTCCTATTATTACTGTAACAGGTAGCGTAGATTATGAAGAGACCTCGGCCGGTGTTTTTTACAATGCTTCAAATGGTCAATTCGATTTTGAAGATGATTTGGACAAGGGAGATATCTTAGAAATAGACGTTTTAGGAAGTACGGTTGAGAATGCAGGAGATCTAACTCATAGGGAGTTAGAGGATGAGTTAGAGTTAGTTAATTCAGGGTTCCCTTCTGTTTTGTCTCAAGTTAGTCAAATTAACAATGTAAAATTAGGTATATTTACAGAGATTAAATGGCCTGGGCAAAGAGAGCTATACGTCTCTCCTTTACAAGCAGAGTATATCATTCCAGATTCTGGCAATTGGTACGACACATTCAATTCTACAATAAATTATGAAGAGCAGATATCAGAAGACGATATTTCTTTTGCGGTACTGTATCCTACTTCTGTCCTTTATATTTCAGAAATAAATAGTATACTCGTAGGAGGAAGAGGGGGAGCAATAAAAATAGAAGTTGACACTTTAGATATAGACGAGATAGATATTTTAGACATTTCTTCAGAAACAACAAGACAGATAATCAGAGATGGAGATATTATTTATATCTTAACAGATATAGATATCTACAGCTCTGAAGATTTTGGAGCAACATGGGAAATAGTTGATAAAGCAGGTCTTCCTAGCAATCTTGGATCAATTAGTTTTGCTCAAAATAATATGATTATCGGGGCATCCGATGGAATCTATTTTAGAGCTTCTCAATTTAGCAATTGGGAGAAAGTTTTATCTTCTAATAATATGGTAAGTATCTTATCTAATCCTGATATATTATTTGCGGTAGTAGATAATCAGATATACACATCTGCTAATGGATATAGTTATATTAATTTAAACGTCTCATCAGTAGGAAATATTACGCAATTAGTAAAACATGTCTCAACAATATATATCGCTACTGATCAGGGTCTTTATAATGATACGGCAACTTTTTATGGAGGAAATCCTAGACTTACTCAGGTTACATTAGAGGGTAAAGAGGGGGTAGGTATTAATGATCTATATACAGATCAAACAGACTTAATGGTAGGCATGGAAGATGGTTCCTATTTTCAGATAAATACTGAAGGGTCGGTTCTTAATGAATTTTCTTCTTTAAATTCTATACATAAAATTTTATTAGTTAACGGAGAGATTTATTTGTTTGGTTTCGACAAAATGAAAGTTTTTGATATTGATTATCCGATAAGATTAACAACGGGAGTACCTTTATAATGGCTTTTAAAGAAAAAATAAATTTTGACGGGCTTATAGCTAGTCAGAAGGCTGGCCAGAAAGTTGCTATTTATGATAAATATATGGCAACAAGCGGTTATGATCTTAGTGATGTTACTATTTATGAAAGAAATAATAAAGGAGAGTGGGAGCATTTAGAAGATTCGAACAAATTAGCGAATTGGGAACATGGAATATCTCTGGATATGTATAAAGGTGTCCTGGCGATTGGGTCCCCTAGATCCACTGTTTCCAATCTTGGAAGAGCCGTGGTGGCTTCTTCTTTAGACGATTTTGTCGATGAACAAAATTTTACTCCAGATGATAGTGCTTCATCAGTTGTATTTGGTTCTTCAGTTTCGTTGTCAGATAGCTTTTTCGCGGTTGGCGATCCAGGCCACAATTCTAACAGAGGGGTTGTTTACATTTATGTAAAAACAGGAGACAATTGGGTAGGAGTGACAAAAGAAGATTATATGGTTATTCCAAATGACGCGATAGCTAATCAAAATTTTGGAACATCTGTTTCAATAAATGAAAATTTCTTAATTGTTGGAGCAAGAGGCGATAGCGGCAGTAAAGGAGCTGTTTATATTTTTGAAAGAGATAGCGACACGGGTGCATGGGAGCAGTCTCAAAAGATAATTGCTTCAGATGGTCAATCAGGAGACGAGTTCGGAGGTGAAGTCTCCTTATCGGGTGATTATTTTGCAGTTGGTGCTGAATTTACTGATGCATCTGATCAAGAAATAAATGTTGGTGCAGTTTATATATTTAGTTATTCAAATAGTTGGAATGAATTGAGGAAGATAACAGGAGTTGGAGAGTCTGGATTAATAGCTAATAACTTTGGACATTCAGTTGATTTGCAAGATGACTATTTAATTGTAGGATCTCCTGGAGCTAGGAATAGTGGAGTAGCGGATGTTTTTTACAAAAAAAGAAATTGGGGACATCTAAAAAAAATAGTAAGCGATTCAGTCTCTACAGGAGATTCTTTTGGGGAAAGTGTTAGTATCTATCATCCATATTTAGCAGTTGGTTCTCCTGAAATTGCTTCTGGTCTTGGTAGATTTTATATTTTTGAAGACCCTCCAATTAGACTGCGTCTTGCACAGGAGTTCGAGGTTAACGAAGAATTCGTACCAACAAAAGCATCTGTTTATTTAAAAAGAAGTGGAGATAATTTAAGTTCTTCGTGGGCATTGCGGAGTAGTAGAGCTTCCATTATAGATGCTTCTAATTTTTCTTCTATTAGTCAATCTGATAATAAAGTTATTTTTGATGATAGAGTGTCTGGGTATACCGGAAATGGATATATGGTTTTATCTCCAGAAGATGAATTTGATATTGTGGGAGGAGACGACAATAGTTATCCTATAGTTAATTATCCAATAAGAAATTCAATTCCAGATTATTATAATTTATGGATACGATGTTTTTCTGCTGATTTTGGAGACCCTAGTTCATCTAATTTCGAAGCTGATATATTATTGGATGGAATAGTTGTTAAAAATATATCTTCAGTTGTAGGGAGCGACGAGTGGTTATGGCTTAATACTTCTTTTATTTTGCCGGATACTCAACAGCATATTTTAGGAATAAGAATGAAGGAAAAGGGAGCAATAATAGATAAGATATATATAGATGCAGATTCTGGAACTGTGCCAGAAGGAGACGGTCCTCCTTATTTAACATCTCCATATATTACTGCTCATATGAAAGTCTATGATGGGTATGGGTACTCCTCTCCAGTCGATCCTCTATATATTTATGACTACAAAACTTCATTAGATGAAATTATACAGGACGATTGGTATAACTTTGACATAAATGTATTAGATAGTAGACGAGGATATGACATTAAAGAAGATTTTACTAGTAATTTCTTTTTGGTTATGTCTACATCTGGATCAAATTCAGATAATTTTATTCTTTGGGAGATATTAGAAAAAGATGAATACTCTTCTCAAAATTCAGCAATTAAAATTTAGGAAAAGTTTAATATGAGCGTTAGATTCGGTTTCATAACAGATATACATGCCTATCCGATAACTTACTATAAGGCTAAATCAGGTGATTCTGAATTAGATGAAGATACTTGGTATATAAACACAAATAAAAAACATGCTTTTAAAATATATAGCGATTTTGATCCGATAGAGGATGTATAAAGATGACAAAAAAAATAGTAGTTCCCCCAGTTGTTGACACTGAGTTAGATGTTAATGTTTTCTCAGATAAGATAAATCAAGTTCTTAATAATGTTAAGATAACTGATAATGGAGATGGTACAGAGTTAGTCGAACTTAGCCTTGATGGAAGGGTTGTTACTTTTATTATTGATCAAAGTGGGAGTATGACATGGAACGACAATGACGGTTTTCGTCATGAAATAGCTAAAAAAATAATTGAAGACATTGAAGCTAATTATCCTGGGGAGATTAGGTATAATCTTTTTCAATATGGAGCTATATTGTCAACTACTTTATTTTTTGGAGTAATTGAAGAGGATGGATTTAATCCTAATGATATCGATTCTTTAAACGCTTTATATTTTGCCGATGATGAAGCGAATTTTGCAGGGATAAGAGTTGTTAGAAATATAGAAAGAGTGGTTGATGGGGATATTTTAACTTATCCTACTTCTCCTATAGATGGAGAAATAGTTTTAGAAGGTTTTATCTCTAAGGCTTTTGAAGATAGCCTTGAGGAAGGCACAACTTATTACTATACGGTTTATACCTTTGATAAAGAATTACGTTTTAGTCGGGGAAGGAATGTTAGTGTAGCCCCTAGAGATAGGATAGTCCCTAGAGGGGTTAGTATTTTTAATTCTTTTAAAAAAATAGACGAAACTTCATTATCATTAATAGGAAGTGCTGTTCAGAGAGATGAGGATATTATTGGCTTATGGCATATGGACGAGGGCGAAGGTCACAGGTTGTTCGATTTCAGCGACACAAAGGCTAACCTGACGTTATTCGATACAGAGCCATCTTGGGTAGGGGAAAACTTTTCGCCTGCTGGTGAAGGAGCTATGTACTTTAATGGGGTAGATGATTACGCCACCATAAACGATGTGGATGCACTAGACTTAGGAACTCCCAAGACTCTTATGGCCTGGATTTTACCTTACTCCGTGAGCGGTAGTTCAGATATTATTTGCTCTACAGACGGAGAGGATGTAAGTTACACTCTTGGAATTAGAGATGGTAAATTATTTTTTAGTGAAGGTATTCCTGGTACTGGAAGTTCTGAGTGGAGTACCGACTCTGCTGTTATTGAGGTTAACGCATGGCAGCATGTGTGCGTCACTTTATTAAGTGGAAGTCCTATTTTTTATATCAATGCGAATATTGAACCGTCATCTACCACCTCTTCTGGACCTCAGTCTAGCAATGATGGCAATTTATACTTTTCCATAGGAGCGTGTAGGAGAACTTCCGGAATAATGAACTATTTTTATGGGAAGATAACGGAAGTTAGTGTTCATGGCGTTGTAAGGGATTCTGATTATATTAGTAATCAAGTATCAGTGGAGGAAGTTATAGACCCAGATACAGGGATAGCTTTTACTGATCCATTGACTGGATTGCCAGCAACTCAGGCATTAGGATTAAAGGGAGATAATGGTGACAGGTTAAACGTATTTAAATATACTGTTCCTGAAGACGCCAATTATCTCGGCGGCGAGGTGATAATAGTTAAGAATGAAAAAAATATTCCTACATGGGAGGGGGATGGGACTATTATTCATACGAATACATCGGTTAGTTCAGGAGAGTATTTCTCTACGGATGCCGATGATTTTGTATTGGGAGAGGAATACTATTATAGAATTTATTCTCAAAATACAACTGGAAATTTTAGCTATTCTTCTGATTCTCCTTCGTTATCTATAGATATCTCAACAGGCATTCTTCCAGAATATATTCCAGAATTATTAACTAATATAGAAGGACCATCTAATCCTTTTGGGGTTCCTGTCTCTGTAGGAGGAAATAGGAAAGTTGGATTACGGTGGAGAAATGATCTGATTTCAGATGACAGAGTAAAGAGAGTAAAAATATATGTCTCTACATCTCTTTTTCCAACAGTTAATCCAGATGGAGGATCAAGCGGTTCATTAATTTTTACAGGAGATGTATCTGATGGAAGCTTTGTCCATAGGGATATTTCTAATGATATTGAAAGGTTTTATACTATAACAAATATAGACAGATATGGAAGAAACTCTTCTGCTCAGATAACAAGTTCATCGACAACTTCCGCTTCTTCGACATCAGCACAAGAAGCTCTTATCCCTTTACTTGAAGTGGAAAATTTACATTATGAAATAGTTAATGACGAGTCTGTAAGTATCATTTGGGATCAGCCAATTCAAAGACCAGAAGATTTACATAGTTTTTTCGGAGAAACTGTATTATTATACGCCACTATTACTGACCAATTTGGACAGCCTATACCAGAGGATTCTCTTGTTGAGATGGTAATAGAATCGAAGATTACAAAAGAAACAGCAGTAGATGATGTATTTTCTTCAGGTGAGCCATTATCATTTACGGATGAAGAGTCTTATTCTTTTGTTGTATCAGGTATTAAAGATGGGATAATTCAAGCAAGTCTTAGTATGTCTAATGATTCTAGCGTTTTATCTCAAATAAAAGAAGCTAAGTTCACAGTTAAAGTTAAGTCATTTATTCCTGGCAATTCATCTAATTTAAATAATTCTTCTGATGGGCAGGCTAGCTCCAATGTCTCTAGCTCCGCACTTGGAGCGATCGCCGATTATATAAATACGATTAACGAATTAATTGAAGATATAGAGGGGGCTGAAGAAGAGGTTGAGTCTTCAGGAAATATATTTGAGTACACTTCTCAGCCACTAAATATTGTTTTTTCTAATCCATGGGATCTCGAATTAGTTAATAGAGATAATAGAAAGGTTGAGCAAAGATGTTTTTATTATAAAAAAGATACAACTACAAATGTCGATGTTTTAACTCAAACTGTTGAAAGTTTTGATGGAGCCTATATTCGCTCAACAAATCCTTTTGTTGCTAGAGCAAAAGTTACATATAAGGGAGACGTTGTCTCTTCAGGATTTGTTGATATTGCCGTATGGGATGCAGAAGCCGACTTATGCAGTTGTGCTACAGAAGACGCCGATCCTGGTTGCAAACCTGTTTTTAGTAAAACGCAAGTTAGTGAAATTGTAAGTTTACCATCTTATAGATTGCCAATAATTAATGGGACAGAGAATACTGTTAACTCTGTAGGAGAGACAGTCTCTACCCCTATTTCATATATAGATGTGTCTCTTTCTTCTACTGATCTGCCTTTAAATATTAAGTTATATGCTAAGGGACAATTTGCAGGATTCTCGTCATTAAAAGAATTAGATATCGTATTTCAAAATATTTTAAGGATAGATCTAAACGCACAGGCTCCTCAAGCAGATGGAGTTAATATAGTCGAACAGCAATCTACTGTTTATATTATTAATCCTGATTTCCCCGAAAATCAAGATCTTTATACTTTTCCAGTAAACCAGTCTATAGTTGAGTGGAAGATAGATCCTAAGCATGCTTTTAGAAGTAGAAGTATAGGAGGGGGATCGCTAACTGGTTTAACTGGAGTAGATATCATACCTCGCAATTTATATTCTATAGACAACGTTCCTGTTTTTAACGGGATATTTTCTTACACTAGAACAGGTACAGCAAGAAATGTCTTTTTGGGTCCAGCCGAAAATAGAAATGAAAGCATAGCAGAAACTTATGAGTTATCGGCGTCTATATCATACGAGGGATTAAGTGATCAGTCTAAGCAAGAAATTATTATTAGTCACGGCGGGTCTAACTTGCAGTCATTTGGTGCAAGATTTTTAATGGAAACTGAATATAGTTATAAAAACGCTCGCGGAAATAGAATATGGACAGATGGTATTGACTATAAGAAAATTTATATCAGTAGGGATCCGACAGTTGCTGATTATCCAGAGTTTTTATTTGGAGATATATTTAGAAATTGTGCCGACGAAGAGGGGTCTCCTGTTCTAGAACTTAATCCCTCTGGACAGGTGGTTACTTTAATAGGTGACGAGGATATCGAATTTTTATGGGGAGAGATAACAGAAGTTGTTGATCCATATACAGGGCAAGAGTATCTAGAGATAGGTGATGACGGCTTTATAGCGTCTGGAACTGCTGATGTGGAATTAAATGATGAATCTATTTCTGACAGGACTACTGTTTATTTTAGATTTAATAAATTTACTCAAGGTTCTAAATGCAATAGAGATAACACTCCTCCATGTAGGGAGGTCAACCTCGGATGCTTAGGTCTTACTTCTTGCGACTTACCTCTCGGTAATTCTTTTATATCAGGTGAAACATTTATTTTTGTAAATGGAGAACCTTTAAGGCTCGCAGGTGGAGGAGGTGATTCTGGGGGAGTTCCTCCATGTCCTGTTTGTTTTAATGAGCCTCTAAGAGTTTCTACAGTTTGGACAAAGATAGATGGGAAAGATACTCCTGAATTAGGAGTATTTCCTGAACCTGAATTTGGAGTACCTCCTAAAGATCCTATAACTGTTAATTCGGTTATGGATATTAGGGTTGAGGTGTCTTTTGCTGGCAAACCAGTTCCTAATAATACTCCCATTACAACAGTAGTTGGAAATAATGATGGGAGATCCGTGTTTAGTGCTTTGAGAAATATAGTTTTTACAGAGATTCAAGACACTGATGTTATCGATGAATATACTGGAGATATTGTAGTTGAAGCAGATGGAAAAAGTTATGCGGATATTAGAATCGTCATATTAAACGTTCCTGAAGTTACTTCATCAGAAAAAATAAAGATATTTTCTACATATGATGAAACGGAATTAACAGAGAGAAAAGTCGAAAACATCTATAGTATGACTTTAATAATTAAGGACATACCGGACGAAGAAGAGGAGGAGGATGTCCCGGACGTTATTGTTCCTCCGGAAGAAGAGCAAACAGTATATTCTAAAACATTAGAGAGATATGATATAGATTTAGATCAGTGGAGTTACTCTACGGATATGAGCATTGCCAGATCATCACCATTTGTGGGAGTTGTTAATAATATCGTTTATGTTTTTGGAGGCTTTATAAATAATGACACAGATATTGCTCCTGAAACAGAAGTTTACTATCCTTTAACAGATAGTTGGTCTTTTGCTTCTGATATTCCTACTCCTCGTTTTGGGGGGAGTACGGTTGTTGTTGAAGATAAGATATATACGATAGGAGGTTGCTATTATAATGATCAACAACAAAACATAGAGGTAAGCAATTTAATAGAAATGTATGACACGACAACAGGAGAATGGTCTACCCTAACAGATATGCCTTCAGTAGGGATAGGTATAAGTGAGCAGTCTTACGGGGTAGCTTACGGAACAGCGGTTCATGTGGCTTTAGAAACTGGTAGCGATATCTTTAATTATATATATGTGTTGTCAGGTGCAATCGAGGTTTACGATGGGAATAGTGGAATTGAAATAGAGGCAGTAAATGATAGAATACTAAGATATTGTATAGAGACTGATAGTTGGGAAATCAGTTCTATTCCTTTATTCGGTTCAGATCTAAATACCTATCAAAGAATATCGCCGTTATGTTTTTCTGTAGACAATCAAATTGTTGTACTTAACGGAGCATTAGTTGATTTAAGTACAACTGTAAATGAATTTGTTTTTATTAATGAAGTATATACCATTACCGTAGTGGGAGATATAGATTTAACAGATTTTATATCATCTAGTTTTATCGGGACAAAACCGTTAGCTAAATATCAATCATCTTTAGTAGAATATCTTCCAAATCCTGCTTATGAGCCTAGTTCTAGTTTGCAAAGATTTTACTTTATAATAGGAGGAGCAAACCAGGATTCATTGAATCTAGACATAGTTGAAAGACTTGACCCATCGGTTCAGCCTTATGGGTACACAAATAGCGAACTGTCTTTGGACTCTTTATCTAAAGGAAGAAATGCTCTTGGGGCTGCTTTTGCTTATGGTCTTGATGATGAATATGGAAGTATATCACCTTTTATATATGTGATGGGAGGCAAGACTTCTGGCAATGAGGACGGTAGTATCGAAATAGGATTTGGTGATTAATTATGGCTAATACGATTAGATGTAAATTAGATGGAAAACAATCGGTAACTTTTCCAGTTACTCTTAAGAAAAATGGTAGATTTCTTACTGATCCTATAAATATTGTAGTTAGGGGTTTTGTAAAATTTAAAGATGAATCTAATCCTAACGTTAGTGAATACGAATCTGATGAGTATCAAAAAGATTCGGCTAGTTTATTAAATGATAAAACAATTGTTTATCCTGTATTATTTACTTCTGATGAGATAACTATTAATAATGGTAAAGGAACGATAACTCTTTTACCTAGATCAGAAGACATTTTATCTGATTTTGATACAATATCTGGTAGGTCTGGAGAATCTCGAACTTCTGTTTCTGAGACTGAGGTATTGGAAGGTGGATCAGGTGTAAAAATTATTATTGAGGTGGGTACAGAAAGAGTTCCTTATAAAATTTCTGTAGAGGTAACTGTCGTTGATGATAACGGTCAATTTTTCGGACAGAGTGTAGATAGAGGAAGTACCTCTGCATCTAAAGATGGAGACGGACTGTTTGAGCAAGAGATGAAACAGGTGGTAAGTAACTTAATAGTAGAATTTTATAATGATGACGAATGGATCCCTTCTATTAAATCGTCACTTACAGATAATGCAGGCACCTCTGAAGAGGCTCTTGAGGCAATAGACGAATTGTCAAATGAGATAGCTTTTGGGTCTTCTGCTATGTATGATGCGATCAAGGCATCTGCTGTAATGTTATCAGATAATTCTATTGATCCTTTCAGAAAAGTTATATATTTGTTTACAGATAATGATTCTAATATGTCTGTCGCCACTGCCGATGAAGCTATAAATGAAGTTAACTCTATCGATGGGAATAAGCAAACACCAGTATTAACAGGTAATTTACAAATAGTAGAGCCTATAACTCTTTCCGTAAAAGCCAATACTACTGACACCGTCAATTTAAATAAGATAGGATTTTTAACAGGGGGACAAAGCGTAACTGTTGTCAGTGAAGAATTTCTTGACGAAATAGTAGATATTTTTTACGGAGAAGCGGTGGGGGCATTAGGTTATGGATACTATGAATTTGATGTAGACCTACTTAATATCGTTTCTATCGAAAGCATAACTGGAGATTTTACTATCTCTGACTCAAGAAGTAATGCCAGTTGGCAAATAGAATTAAGTGATGATGGTTATACTTATGTTTCTGTAGCTGATATTTTTTCATCAACGGATATTTATCAAGTTGATAATATATCAGCCAGATTTTTAAAATTTAAGGTTACATTATTAACTGGATTTTCAAGTGATGAATATTTAGGGGAACCTCAATCTCCAGTTTTGAATGGTTTTGAAATTGTATATAATGAGAGCAAGACTGTATTTTTATTTTTTAATTCACAAGATGATGGATTTCCTCCATATCAGATGGTTATAGGGATTGATGGTAATCCTATTAATCAAGATCAAATAGAGGTTGGTTTATCTAAATCTGATTCCAGTAATTGGTCAGATTTTTCTAACGGTTCCCAGCCGACTATTAATCAAAATGGAAAAATAGTTGTTCCTTTGAGATTTTCTCAAGATATAGAAGAATTTGCTCAGGAACCTCTTTCAAAGATTGATGGGTTCACACTAAAAACTTTATATGGATCTTGGGATCCTTATTCTTCCGTTACTATATACGACAAAGTTAATGATATAGTCTTTTCTAGTGAATATAAATTATATCCGAGAGATGGCATAGTTGTATTTAAAGGTACGTTGCCTAATGATTATGTAGATGGAGATTTCTCTATTGGAATATTAAATGGTAATGATTATAAGATAGGATTAAAATTAACTAATATTTCTAATGCCAATTCTTTAGAGTTATATGGCATTGGTAAAATGTATACTACTGGTAAAGATCTACTTCCTCCGATAGATAAGCAGGCTCCTGAAGCTCAAGACGTTACCATATCTCCTGATGTTCCTAACATGTATAGCGTGATGAGTTCTAGTTATGTATATTTTGATGCTAATTTTGAATCTGAAGATTTATCACAAAGAGAAATAAAATGGTATATAAATGGAGTCAGGGTTAGTTATCTAGATGGGCTTACTTCTTGGAATGATCTTGCAGATGCTAATGACCCATTATACCAGCATATCTTATCATTTACAATAAATGATATTGAGCAGGGAGAGACGGCTGAAGAGAAGGCTAGATTATTGGGAGAATCTATATTAAAAGTGGGAGATACTGTATATTATACTATCAAAGTTAGTGATGGAGATTTGCTTAGTCAACAGTCTAAATCAGAAACAGTTAATGTTGCGGAGGGGTCTCCTACTATTTCCCAGTTAGAGATAAAGTCTCTCGATGATGCAGGAGCTGTGATAGATAGAATATCTACTGACAATGTTGTATTTGTTAGTTTTAATTTGCAAGGAGATACTAGAGGAAATAGTTCTGAAATAATATGGTATGTTGATGGAACTGAATTTAAAAGAGGCATATACGGAGACCCTGTACTTAAAGATGAGATTCCTCATGATAGATTACTCCCAGGAGAAGTTGGTCTTAATACGGGAGATTGGGCTTTGAAGTTAGGAAATGAAATTTATGTACAAATCATACCTAACACGGGAACATCTGTCGGAGAACTAGTAACTAGTAATACATCTACTGTAGAGAACGCTTTGCCAGAGATAGCAAATGAAACTATATTACCAACAGTTGTAACTCAATTTTCATCAATAACATTGACTTGGGATTTTATTGATTTTGATATAGATGCATTGCAGGATGCGACGCAGTCAGAAGAAACAGTTGTTAAGTGGTTTTTAAAAACTCCTCCTGCTGACATTAGTCAGTCTACTATCTTCCGGGAGGTAACGGATCCTGATTTATTATCTTTTATAAATACTGATACGGTTAACCATACTTCAGTCGTAGATGCTGCGATTCTAAGTGCAGACCAGCAATGGTATGCAGAGTTAACACCGAATGACGGATTTGACGATGGTGAAGTAGTAACGACAGATATAAAAACTATTACGAGTGGATAAAAATGATAGCAATTTTAATTTTGACGTATAATAATATTGAGGCTACAAAAAAGTGTATAGAAAAACTATACAGCAACACTCAATCAGATTTCACCTTGTTCGTTCTCGACAATCACTCTACTGATGGAACGCAAGAATACCTACACTCCCTTACATGTGAGAATTTTCTATATAGTTTAAGCGAAGAGAATAAAGGTATTATTAATGGCAGGAACCATCTATGGCAATTATCTAAGGACTACGCTGATTACAAACACACCAATTACGATTATTTTATATTTCTCGATAACGACCAATTCGTTCAAGAAGGTTGGGACAGTGCTTATCTTGACTTAATGAAAGATTATGATGTTGTAGGAATAGAGGCTTGGCAGATGAAGTCTGGTTTTAGACCTTTCCGCAGAATAGAAAACGAATCAGAGCATTTTAGTTATGTTGGTTGCGGAGGCATGATGATTAAGAGGAAAGTTATCGAAGACATCGGTCTTTTTGATGATCAGTTTAATCCAAAATATTTTGAAGATCCGGATTTTTGTTTTAGAGCTATTCAAAAAGGGTATAAAATTGGTTGGTGTTCTGATAAACTTATAGAGCATCAAAAACACGATTTAACATTATCAACTATGGAAAGAGTTTTTTTTATGAGGAATCTTAGGATTATCCAAAACAAATGGATAGAGTTCCCTTTGCCTAAAATAAAAAATATAAGGAAATAAAATGGATAAAGATACACTTCTTATAAAAATTAATGAATTGGATGCAATACTAAAAAAGATAGACAAAAAGAAAAAAGAAATAGAAAAAGAATTATCTTCGTTACGTTATAAATTTTATGCGATATTAGAAGAAGAAGAATTGAAAAAAAAAGAAGAAGAATCTAATCGCCCTCCACCAGACACCTCGTTCTTAGATAATGAAGATTGGTCAGGTTTTTCTTGAAAAGTGAAACTTAATGATGTAGTATAAAACGATGAATAAACATAAAAACAAAGAACAGCACACTGTCCCTAATTGTTATTTAAAAAGATTTGCTACAGTTAGCGAATATAATAACAAGCAGCACGATATCTTTTATTATAACAAAGAGACAGGTTTATCTAAGAAGACATCTACAGATAGCGGTAAGATGACAGAAAAGCATTTCTACACTATTTCTCCGCAGTTTTTAAAAAATCCCTCTTCTATCGATGATTCTCTACTTGTAGAGGGAGAATTAGCCAAGATAGAAAGTGATTTTATATTAAATTTGAAGTATTTAGATAATGTTTTTAACGATAACAAGAGTAGGTCTTTGTCTGAAATTTTTGGAATTAGGAATGCTAAGATTATAAAAGAAAATATATCTTTTTATATTGGTGTTCAAGCGATGAGAACGGAAGTTAAAAGAAAAGATTACAAAGACAGTTTTATGGGGTTGTCAAGTAAAATAGATAAAATGTTTAGATGCGGCGATTCTTCTAAATTATGGCCAGATATGGACGACGACAGAGCTAATTTGGAAAGTTCGTTGCTTATTTTTTCTCTTGCAGATATTTATAAACAATTATTTTCATCCGAAGATTATTGTTGGTTTTTCGGGGTGAATGGGAGTAAAACTTCGTTCTATACTTCAGATAATCCTGTAGTGATAGATTATCAGGATTGTCCCGATAGGGGATTAGTGAGTAGTAAAATACATTTGTTTTTCCCCTTGTCTCCTAAGAGGATATTGTTTATTGTTAAGAAAAAGTTTGTCGGTGAGAATTACTTATCTTGGTTAAAATTAAATAACGGGGTGTTACTCTTTACAGAAGATATGGTGGAGATGGTAAATAAGCTACAAATTCGTCAATCATTTCGATACATATACAGCATCGAAGATAATTTTTCTTTAGCTCGCTTAGAGTGTAATAGAAATCCTGTTTTGAAGGACATTCATCGTTCTCGTATCCAAATTTTATAATTCTTATTTATTTAATCCCCTACCTTTAGTATCTTTTATCCTAGTTAGTTTTCTTGTGTTCTTCTTACAATCTATTTGCATACAATAATTTTCTCTTAACATTTTGTTTCTATTTTTAGCCCCAGTATGACATAAATCATATTCAAGTTGTTTCAATCTGTTATTCTCTTTTAGCTGTTCTCTCATTAACTTGATTGCTAAACACAAATCACAGTCGCAGTCTTCATTATTCCCACATTTATAGTTCGGCTTAAATGCATATAGAAAATCTTCTACTGTTTTTATTTTTTTATTCATTACTGTATTCTATCATATATTTAATCACTTTCAAATAAAAAAGAAGGATATTCTTACTTAATTATGTAATTATATAATATTAAGTAATTAAATAATGGAGATTTGTTAATGAGTAATATAAATGTCACTGTAAGAATGGATAAAGAAAAAGTAAAAGAATTAAAAGATATCGCCAGAGAGAGGTCTTTTAAAGAAAAAATCAATATTAGTTATAACGACTTAATTATCTCCTCTGTTTATAAAGAGTATTTTAAGGAAGAAGAGTCTGAAGATGGAGAGTAAAATGAGAAAATGTTTAAATTGCGATACAGAATTAACGGGCAAGCAGAAGAAATATTGCTCTAATATCTGCGGTAATATCTATTATTTATTAAATAATATGGATTCGGAAAACAAGAGGAAAAAAGAATATCGGGATGCTCATAAGAAAGAAATAAAAATATACAATAAGCAATATAATAAAAAGAATAGAGATGTCTTAATAGCTAATAAAAAAGATAGTTATAGAAAAAATATAGAAAAAATCAAAAAATATAACGAAGAAAATAAAGATAGAGCAAATAAATATTATCAAGAGAATAGAGAAGATATATTAAAAAGGGTTAAAAGGCGATATCAAGATAATAGAGAAGAAATGCTAAATTACTCTAAAGCATATATCCGACGCAATAGAAAGAAGATAAGGGAGTACCATAAGGCTTGGGAGCAAAAACAGCCTCTATATAGATTAGGGCATAATATCAGTTCTGGGATGAGGCATACTCTTAAAACTCAAAATTTATCTAAAAATAGAAAACATTGGGAAAATATCGTTGGTTATCTCGTTCAGGATTTAAAAGAACATTTGGAGGGTTTGTTTCAGGAAGGGATGACTTGGGATAATTATGGCGAATGGCATATAGACCATATCATACCAAGGGTTTTTTTTGAATATACTTCTCTCAAAGATGTTGAGTTTAGATATTGTTGGTCATTAGATAATCTTCAACCTCTTTGGGCAAAAGATAATTTAAGTAAAGGAGGGAGATTATGAAACTTTGTATAATATGCAACTATGGACCTCCTCATTGCGGTGGCTCTGAAGAGGTTATTAAAAATATATCTAAATGTTTGATTAATCAATATGATTATGACATAACTATTTTTGCTCGCAATTATCATAAATCTTCTTTTTGGAATGGAATTAATCTCCTCCCTTGCCCAAAAGGAAATGCTTTGATTTCTCAATTAAATAATTTCGACCATACCTTTGTATATAGCGATTCCCAATGGAACTGGGAAGATATAGTTAAGAATATAAATAAGATTGATAGTAAGGTTTCAGTTGCTTTAGTAGGGGCTTACCATATGAGGTCTAATTTAGATGTTCTCAATTTAGTTAAAAAAGATATCGATAAATTCAATTTAATCACTCACTCTTCAGCAACTCCTGATTACGAATGGTGCATCGATAATAAATTAGTTGCGGAAGTTGTCCCTAATGGAGTTAATCTTACAGAGTTTCAAAATGATACTATAGATTTCCGCGAAAAATATAACATCAAAGAAAAGTATATTTTATTGTTTGCTGCAAATTTTTTCTATGGAAAAGGATTTGAGGTTCTTCCTGAAATATGTAGAAACATAGCGAGAGAGGATATTGCGTTTCTCTCTCTCTCTAATACTATAAAATACCCTTATGATAAAACATTCCTACAAAAGACTAAGCAACAAAGCATTGGTTTGAATATCAGATTTCTTAGAGATTTACCGAGAGAAGATGTAATCGCAGCTTTTAATGCGTCAGATATATTTGTATCTACTTCAAAAAAAGAAGTAGCTCCATTAGTTATTTTAGAATCCCAAGCGGCGGGGACTCCTTGGATATCTATGGATGTAGGGAATACGGGAGAAAGAGCTGGAGGAATAATTATTAAAAACCCTGATATCGACTCTAAAGGATATAAAGTGGTAAATGATAAGATAGTTGATAAATTTGCGGAAAATATAAAAAGCATATTATTATCTAATGAATTAAGAAAACAATTGATAAGTGAAGGATTAAAAGATATATATCAGTTAGATTGGAACGATATAGTTCCAGAATATAATAGGATATTTAATTCGTAAATATGCCAAAACCAAAAGTTAGTATAATATTCCCATTTTATAATTGCGAAAAATTTATTGAGCAATCACTCTCTTCTTTTAGATATCTTTCATCAAGTGATTTTGAGATTATAGCGATAAATGATGGCTCAACCGATGATAGTCTTAAAGTAGCAAAAAAGGCTCTGTGTGGCTTCACTATCGATTGGAGTCTTATTAATAGAACGGTTAACCAGGGATGTTTTAAGGCTCGTATGAAGGCGATAGAGGCTTCCAGAGGTAAATACATAGCTATCGCCGACTCAGATGATGTAAATTGTAATAGAAGGTTTGAAAGGCAATTAGATTTCCTTGAAAATAACAAAGAAATATGGGGTTGTGGGGGCTGGGCTACTAAAATCACACAAAAAGGATGTTATATTGAGACGATGGATTATCCTCCCTATAATAATGAGCTTATTATTAAGAAAATAGTCTCTGACCCGACTTCTAATCCTATTATTGACCCTACTACGATGTTTAGAAAAAGTGATTTTTATGACTTAGGAGGGTATAGTTTCTCGGAGGATAGAAATCTTGTTGCCGATATGGATTTATGGTTTAGATCATTGTTAAGTGATAAAAAATTTGTTAATATCCCCATAGAACTTATTCAGTATAGGGTTAATCTAAATAGTAACACAAATAGGTATCAAAAAGAAATGATAAAACAACATGTGGCTGTCCGAAGAGAATTTATAAGAGATCTAAAAAGGATTTAAAGCTGGATTATAGAATGTTAAAAGAGAGTTTTAACTATATAAAGAGGAGACTGCTATGAAATACATTCCGAACTGGATAATAGATGCTTTATTGTCAAAGAACTTTAAATGTCATGAATGTCAAAAAATATTCATTGTTAAAGATTTAAGGGCGTTGGGAATAAGAGAAAGTTATATGGATGCTAAGAAGGAGTTTTTTTTCATAGAATTAAAATGCAAAGCTTGCGGCAAAGCGACATCTTTTGAAATGCAGGAAATGGATATAATCCAATTATCAGAAGAAGTTGTTGCCGAGAGTGAAGATCTAGGAGAGGATATCTATGAAGATATGGAAGATATAGAAGAGATGGATGGTGCCGTCGAAAGAGCGATAGAAAAAGCTATGGACGAAAAAAGGGAAAAAGGATTAAATGATCTAGTAATTCCTCATAATGATAGTTTTAAAAAGAAACAAAAATTTAGTAAAATAACTTTAAAAGATGTTAGAGAAACAGCCAAAGCTCTTAAGCCGAAAGATTTCAAACATGAAAGTTTATTAGAAATGATGGGTATGTCTCCAGAAGAGATAATAGAATACAGGGAGTCAGAATGAATATAACTAATTTTTCTTTAGCACAACATATACTTAAAGATATATGTCGTGAAGAAAGAGTCCCTTTTGTGGACGTTTCTATTTCCTTTGAGAAAGAGGGGGAAGGAATCTATATATCAGATAGCCGAAGCGTCTGCCAAACTATCTATAAAATAATATGTGCGTATATCGATAATTCGATAGAGATACTAGGAAAGCAGTTATTGGAAGACAGTAATAAAAAGGATGATTTTTTAACAAATTTAGCTACATCTTTAAGATCGATAGCTTATTCAGAGAACGGATGGACTTCAGATGTTAAAGAATTATTTTTGCAAGGAATATATCAGAGACCTATCATCTGGATACTTATGAAGGATATTATTTGTCCTATTTATGACCTACCTTTAAAGAATGTTAGAGTTGTTACCGGAAAAAATCCTCAAGTTGATATCGCTAGGTATTATGAAGAAGGAGAGATAGATACGGGTGATTTTGAGAATTATCCTTTTATATTTGTTAATGAAGTGGCTAATAAGCCTGTTTTAAATGCTTTACTATTTATTGAAACGTTAAAAGCGTATGGAGTTGACCCTGTAGAGGTTCTCTTAGATATTTTTGAAAGTGAGTTATTTGATAAATTTGAGGGATTACTAACTTTAGCTTTTGATGATAATCCAAATGGAAAAGCGGTATTTATTCATACTTTAACGAATGTGTTGAGGATTAATTATAATTATAAAATAATTACAGCTCAGGGTATGAATATGGAGAGGCAAAATAATTTCTGGTTCCTTGGATTAATAGAGGGGATGCTAGATAAAACAAGAGGATCAGACTGGTCAACGACTAAGGAACTTCAGCCGTATGTTGAAGCGTTTTGGAATAAAGTTGAAAATGTTAAAAAAGCTAAAGGTGGACAAAATGTCACTTTTAATGAGCTTTTGCAGTTAAAAAGAGAAGAAGGTCCTAAAGGGATAGATCCCACTAGGACATTGCAACAGCTTTTGTCGTCAGATAGGGTTTGGTAATTAAATAGGAGTAGCAAGATGAAAAAAGAAGAATTATTGCAAGAGTTATGTCAGTGTGGAGAAGAGATATTAAGTATCTATAACAAAATACAAGAAGCTATTAATTTATCTAGAGATGGGAAGTGGTACCATTCAGATACTAAATTGCAAGGTACAAAACAGAAAATATCTAATTTATATGAGAATCTCGGTTCTTTAAGAAAAGAAATACAAAATGAAGATAATAAAGACTAAAAATTACATACAATCATCAGGAGGTCCAAGCGGCGACTACGAAACGCAGAAGTCTATTTGGGGACCTTCTAAAAGTGGTCCTATGGATCTTTTTAGAGAGAAAAGTGATAGCGAAGATAGTATAAAGAAGAAATGGAAGAGAAAAAAAGTACCTATGGTAGGAGTGAAAAAGCCATATCAAAAAGATGGTGTTCCCGAGAGTACGATGTAATTAGATGAATATAACATTAAGAATAGATAATAATTCAACTTACATTATAGGTAGGTTGTCAAGTCCAATATATCAAGACCTCAAGAAGTGTCTAGGGTACATGCCCGAAAATGCGATCTTTATGATTAAGCAAGTTGAAGAAAAAAATGAGAGAGATAGGCTTTCGGGCAAAGACGTATCTTGGAAGACAGAATGGGATGGTCGTATCAGTTCAGTTTGTTACTCAGCAGCTAATTGTAAGTGTTCTATAAAAAAACAAGGGACTCACTTCCCCACTGGATTAGCTTCTAGAGCAATTAATCTATTAAGGTCAAAAGGGGTAATTGTGACTGTCGAAGATTGTAGGCAAGAAGTTGATAAATCTTTAAGCCTTTCCATGTCGGAAGATTTTGAAACAAGAGATTATCAAAAAGAAGTTATAGATGCGGCCTGCAATGTCGATAGAGGCATCATTAAGTGTGCGACTGGATCTGGTAAAACCTCAATAGCTTCAGCGATAATAGCTAATCGAGCAGTTTCTCCAATGATATTTTATGTTACCTCTATAGATCTTTTGACTCAAGCAAAATCAGAATTAGAAAAATTCATAAAATTAAACGGTTCTGATCTAAAGGTCGGAGAACTAAGTGGTCTTAAAAAAGATATACAGGACATTACGGTTATGACCGTTCAGACTGCGGTGAGGTCACTAGGTGGGGTATGGGTCAAATTCGACGAAGAAGATTCTAAAAAAGAAAAAGAAGATATTTCAAAAATCAAAAAAGAGGTTAGGGATTTAATTCATTCATCAAAATTGATGGTATGTGATGAAGTCCAGCACTGGGCTGCTGAAACTTGTCAAATTATTTCTGACCATTCCTACTCTGCTAGATATAGATATGGAATGTCCGCCACTCCTTTTAGAGATAAGGGAGATGATATACTTATAGATGGATGTTTTGGTAGGGTTATCGCAGACATTAATGCCTCTATGCTAATTAGATTGGGTTATTTAGTGAAGCCTAAAATAACTTTTATTCCAATAGATAATAGTATGGGGTCAAAGAAATTAAATTATGCAAATATTTATAAAGAAGCAATAGTTTATAACTCATACAGGAATAATATCATTTCTACTCTTGCCCAGAATATGGCTAATGACGGAAGAATAGTCTTAATACTTTGCAAACAAATAGCTCATGGAAAACTTCTAGAGAAATTAATCCCTGAAAGTACTTTCCTGCATGGATCCCATTCTGCCAAAAAACGCAAAAAGCATATAGATCTAATGAGAAGTGGAGAGGCTAATATAACTATAGCTTCAACGATACTTGATGAGGGAGTTGACTGTAAACCATTAGACGGTTTAATATTGGCTGGTAGTGGAAAGTCTCCCACAAGAGCGTTACAGCGAGTAGGAAGGACATTGCGTCCATATACATATCCAGATGGAAGAGTTAAGCAGCAGGCAATGGTAGTTGATTTTATGGACAATTGCAAATACATGAGAGACCATAGTAAAAAAAGGTTAAAAATGTACAAATCAGAACCTGAATTTGAAGTGGAGGTAATGTAGATAAGTGTCACGATGGGATTTAAGCAAAAGGGATAAAAGAAAAGAGACGGGACTTGTAGGGGAAGTTATAGATTTTTCTCAGTTGGGTGGAGGAGACAATATCGTCACCGACGGGTCAAGGATTGGGAGTATCGTTTCTGTCCTTAAAAATTTTAAGAATCCTTATGTTGGCAACAAGAGAAAACTCATTCCCTTTATTATAGAAGTGATAGACAAGCATGACATAGAATATAATTCTGTTTTAGACTTATTCTCTGGTAGTGCTTTTTGTTCAATGGCGTTTAAGATGCTTGGTAAAAAAGTAATCTCTAACGATTTGCTTTCTTGCTCATACTTAAATGCTGTGGCATTTGTTCAAAATAAAGATATCGTTTTGTCGGAAGAGGAGCAAGGTTATTTATTCGCGGGAGAAGATCCTGTAGAGTGGATTATCGATGATAAATTTCTGAACAGACTCGACGAGGGTGAAATAGAAATTATTTCTTCTTACTATAAGAGAGCTATGGAGAGATGGGGAAGCCCTATAGGTAGAAAGATATTAGACAAATCTACAGAAGATAATATTAAATCTGCTTTGGCTATTGCTTATATGCAGAACTATATTATAGAAAATTGTTTTGTTGGAGGAGGATTAAATAGTGGTCAAATTTTAGCTGAATATGACCACCGTATAGACCACCCGAGGAACAAAGGTTATAACATGTTCTTTAATGGGAGAGATTTTTCGTATAGCAATATGCGTTGGCAAAGTCCAATCTACCCAACTGATACTAATCAACATGAATGTTATAATCTTGACGCTATTGAAATGTTATGTATAGTCCGACCAGAAGTAGACCTTGTTTATATAGACCCTCCTTACGGAGGTGGTCAAAGTGACTATAGCTCGATGTATGAATTATTCGAAGGAATGCTTCATGGAAAACTACACCATACGAGCGGAGAGTTTAGGCATGGGGCTGACAGGTTTATTAATAAGGATAACTATAAAGAGAACTTTTCTACGCTAATGGCTGATTGTAAAGATATCCCTAATATGATTATTAGTTATAACGATACGAGTTGGGGAACGATAGATGAAATTTGCGAAGTAGTTAGAGAGCATCGCAACAATGTTGTGGTTGAAGAGTTTGATTACTCTTACAAGTATAGAGATAAGAAGAATAATAATAAAGGAACAAAAGAATATATAATTATAGCGAAGGAGTAAATGATGCAAATGGTTTCTGATCCTGATAAAATTATACTTGAAAGTATGGCGAAGGCAAAAGGGATAACTGTAGAAGAAGTTAAAGATAATATTAAGAAAAATAAGAAAAAATCACAAAAAAAACGAAACAATTCTCCTGTTGAAATAACTATAAGTGATAAAGCTAGATCAATAGATTTTTCTCAAATTAAAGGAAGCATAAAGAGGAACACTCCTAAAGAGAATGTTTTTGAATGGGGCATTAAAGATGTCGCTTTGTATGTGAAAGATAAATATTATAAGAAATTCAAAAAAGACTGGATGCATAGAGTCATTGGTAGCTGTCCAGAATTAAGAAGAATTCATGATAGGATATTAGATATTTATGGGCTTTGCGATTTTTTAGTGATGAGAGATTATATCGACTACATATTTTCCGAAAAGATAGAAGGGATTATAGATCGAGCAGGCGGAGTTTTTTATGTAAGAAATTTTAGAGATGATAATTATATTATTGACTTTATTCGAAGTTATGATTATAAGGATAGTTTTGGGAGAGAGATGTGGGGGAATGATGATCAAGAACAGCTATCGGAAAAACCCTCTATGTCAAATGAGAGTATCGGGGAAATATTTTTATTAAGTGAGGAATCGTTTGTAACTACTTATGGGATAGTTGTATGTATTTTTTGGTTAATAAAATATAAGAAATATGCGAATGGAGATGCTGCTCGAAGAGTTTTAGATATTTGTCAAAAATTGAACAATAAAGGGAAATTTAAATTAGCTAAAGAGAGAACAGAGCAATTATCTCCTTACCATGAGAGTATTAGATTTCCTAAAATGAAAGAATTTTTGAAAAATATTGATGGTAGATACAAAATAGAAATAGAATATAAGGAGAACCCTATTATTAGAAGTAAATTTAATTTTTTAGAGGAACAAGAATGAAAAAACAATGTGCCAATGAGCAGATTAAAGAAAGAGAAGTGAAATTAGTTATGAGCGATGGAAGCATGAGGGGGCTTGTTCCGACACATCTCGCATTATCCATTGCTAAAGATAGCGAATTAGACTTAGTGCAAGTATCGCCTGCAAAAGGGAATAATCCTGCTATTTGCAAACTTATGGATCTCGGAAAAATAAAGTACAATAGTTCTAGGAATAAGAAACATCAACACAAAGATGTAACAAAAGAAATAAAAGTCGGTTTTAATATTTCTGAACATGATATGGGAACAAAGTCGAAACAGATCGCTAAGTTTTTATCAAAAAAATATAAAGTTAGATTCACTTTGGAGTTGAGAGGAAGATATAAGTACATGAAAGATCTCGCTTCTGCGAAAATGGATAGCCATTTAAAATCATTTGAAGAAGTCGCCCAATGGGATGATATAAAAGAAAATAATAATAATTTTTCAGTAATGTTAAAACCTCTTGGAAAGTGAAAAGATACTTGTTAAGTTATGTGATGTAGATATATAAAAATTTTGGAGACGTAATAGTATGGAAGATATTCCAGTAGAAGAAAGTAGACAAACACTTGAGATGATGGCAACGAAGGATTTTAGAGACGATTTTTTAACACAGTTAAAAGCTCGGTACCCATTATTTTATGTTACGACGAATGAGGAAAAACGTTTTTATTCATTTCTAGAACATTTTTGCAGAGTTCATGGGTACTCTTGTTATCTGTGGGATTGTTTTAGAGGATTAATAGATATTGAGACGGCAGAACCAGTCGGAGGGACAGATGAGACAATTAGGCTTCCCAATTCGATACTAGAGCATATTCGAGAAGAATCTTCGCGTCTTGCAGGAGATAATGATAGATTAACTAGTCTAAAAAGTAGAGGTAAGAGAGGAGTCATATATATTCTTCTTGACTTCTTTAGATTTATTGATCCTAAGCACAGGTCTCCTCAATGGGATATTGAAAGGAGATTGAAGTCTTTAACAAATATCGATGGAGTTGTTTCTACAATAATGACCGGACCCAGATATGCTATTCCAGAAGTCCTTGAAAATTTAGTTCAGACGATAGATTTTCCGTATCCTAATAAAAATGAAATTAAAAATGTTCTTTGGGGAGCCGTATCTAGTGTCGAGGCGAAGATTAAGAATATTAGGGAAGATACAATCGATATCGAAGAAAATTTAGTTAATTCAGTGAGTGGATTAACTTTGCTAGAGGCTCAAACGGCTTTTGCGAAATCTCTTGTATTGCATAAAGGATGGGATATCCAAACCTTGCTAAAAGAGAAGAAGCAGATTATAGCGAAAAGTGGTATGCTTGAGTTCTATGACAAAACCGTAAGTGTAGACGAGATAGGAGGTCTCAAACATTTAATCAACTGGATAAAAGATAGGAAACATTGTTTTAGTGAGGAGGCGGAAGCCTATGGTCTACCTAAGCCAAAAGGTATTTTAACAATAGGCTTTCCAGGAACAGGTAAAAGTTTAACCTGTAAAGCTGTTTCTGGATTATGGGGGATGCCTTTATTGAGATTGGATTTTGGAAAAATGTTTCAATCTCATGTTGGTGCTTCTGAGGAAAATATTAGAAATGCTATTAAGCTGGCGGAAACTGTCGCCCCTTGCGTTTTGTGGATCGACGAAATAGAAAAAGCTATTTCGGGAGTTCGTTCTAGTGGAAGTACAGATGGAGGGACTACAAGTCGTGTTTTAAGTACCTTTCTAACTTGGATGCAAGAAAAAGAAGCTCCAGTTTTTGTTGTTGCAACGGCTAATGATTACACATCTATTCCTGCTGAATTTTTAAGAGCAGGCAGATTTGATGAAATCTTTTTTGTTAATGTTCCAAATAGAACGGAAAGAAAAGAAATATTTTCAGTTCAATTAATAAAAAAAGGTTATGATCCTAAAGATTTCGATATTGAAGAGTTGGCTAGAATAACTGACCATTACACAGGAGCAGAAACTGAAAAGGCGATAGATAAAGCTATGCTAGCTGGTTTTGTTGATGGTAAAAGACCGATAACAACAAAAGATATTATTATTGCTGTAAAGGCGTTCACTCCTCTTGCAATAATGAGAGCAGAAGAATTTGAGGGTATGTCTGAGTGGGCCGCCGATAACTGTGTCTCTGCTAGTGAGGAGGAACCTGTAGTTAAAGAAACTATGGGAATTAGTCACATAAAGAATATAGATATAGAGTAAGGATATAGAGCAAGGATATAGAGTGAAAAATATTGCCACATTAAAAAAAATATATTATCAAAATTATATTAGTAAGTTCAACTTTGCGAATATGAGCGAAGAGGAGGCGAGTAAAACCAAATTGCGTTGCAAGTCGGTATCCGAAGTTAAGTCTCTTATCGATATAGTCATTGATAGAGAGTATAGAGGTTTGACTATATTCGATATGACAGGCGAGACTAAAAATAAGCAAAAGGTACTGGACTCTAAAGAGGCGATAAGAGCAAAGAATTTAATATGTAAATATATTTGGGGCTATAGTTGGGAAGAGTTGAAATCCAAGTTTGGCGAAGAAAAAAATATAAAAAAATATATTTCTTTTAATTCTGTTTTAATGAGAAGATTAGAGAATGGGAATAATGTAATTATTTACGGTGGAACTAATGGACCTTGTGGTAGAACATTAGTCGCCTCTATTATTATTAAAGAAGCTATTAAGATGAGATTATTTACTCCAGATATTATTTCTCAAACATATGGTTGGGTTGATTTTCAGACTTTAACTAAAGACTTAAGAGATGATAGTAAGGCTGCGGTTCATTACAGAACAGCAGATTGGTTAGTTGTTGATAGTATTTATTTTCCAAAAGGTGAAACAGATGGTCAATTCGCCTATAGAACTAATTTGCAAGATCCTTTTTTTATATATAGACTAAAAAATAATTTACCTACTATACTTGTGTTTCAATATGATATAAGATTAAAGATAAGTCCATTATATAAAACTTTTGGCATAGGTATCTCCAATATCGTTAATAATCCGAGAGCTTGTAGAATTCCATTAAGTAAGAGAGAGGAAAATGAGTGAAAGTGTATTAAAACAAGAGAAGCAATTTATTTACCTTCTTTTAAAAAATAAAGAGTTGGTTAATGATTATATCGAGAGCACTCTCTGTCCAGATTTTTTTCATATAGATCATCAAAATATCTTAAGGGCTATCGAAGACGCCTATGAAAAAAACGTATCGTTGACAAGGCGTTCTTTTTCTGAATTTATTAAAAGGTTAAAGAGTCCTAAAGAAAAATTGCAGGAAGAAACAACATTCAATAGTTGCCTTGTCTCTGTCGCTAAGATAGATGATTTTCCTTTATTAGCAAATGCAATATCAGAAGATTTTATTCTAAGAAAGACGGGAGACCAGATACATGATTTTAAAAAGAATATTGAGACAAGAGGAGTGTCATCAGCATTTAAGGATTTTGTAGAAAATATTCAAAATATTTCTGTAGATAATGCTGCTTTAGGTAGGCAGTCGTATTACGATGATATTGGATTATTGTCGAGAGAACATTTTATTTACAAAGAAAAAGTTAGAAGTGGAGAGATAAAAACACCTCCTAGAATTTTAACAGGCATAAGAGAAATAGATGATACGATGGGAACTGGACTAGCTCCAGGAACGATGACCTTAATTTGTGCTGATGTCGGCGGTTTTAAATCTATGATGATGATGAATATAGGTCTGAATGTTTGGGAAAGTGGATATGATGTTCTTTTTATTCCTATCGAAATGGCTAAAGAACAAGTCTATGAGCGTATTTGGTCTCGACAGTCAAATGTCGAGCAGGAAAAAATACAGAAAGTAGAGTATTCTGATGAAGATGCAGCAAAGGTGGGAATTGTTATTGATAAATTCGAAAATAGTGATAACAAATTTTTTATTATGCAATCTCCAGGAGACACTACGGTTTCTATTATTGCAAGGCAAGTTAAAAAATATCATGACATCTTTAAGCCACAGTTAGTTGTTGTTGACTATATTGATAATCTTGAAAGCGATAAAGCAAAAGATAGACACGATCTAGAGATTAGCGATATGTTGCAGAAATTAAGAACTATGGGAAGGGATTTAGGGTTTGCTGTTCTTTCAGGAGCACAAATAGGCAGGGATGCTTTGAAGAGAATTAGAAAAGCGGGGGCAAGTAAAGATGGTCAGTCGGTTAATTCTGAGGATATTAGAGGTGCTCATAGTTTTGCAATGGACTCTGATTATATACTCGCTCAAATTCCAAATACAGCACAGACTGAATCTTTATTAGATATATATGTAGTTAAAGCACGTAATGGTAAAAAGACATTCGCTAATGGTCACTTAAAAGCTAGTCTTGAAGTAATTCCAGAAGTACAACTAATAAGAAGTGTTCTCGATTTTGATATGTCTGACGATGCTATATTAGATAAGGTTGAGATGTACGAAAGTGTCGAAAATCAGATATCTAAAACTGACGACTTTGACAAAATGATGGGAATAGATTCAACAGTAGATAATTTTGACTTTGAGGATTTTTAAAAATGTCGTCTAATTCAATTTATACAAATGAGATTTTTCGTAAAAGAAAAATAACGGATTATCTTGCTAGTAAGGGGATATTTCCACAGAAAGAACATGGAAATAGAAAGCTATATCGATGCCCTGTTCATCAAGGGGACACCTCTCCATCTATGACCGTCTTTACAGATTCTGAATATGAAAATTATTATTGTTTTGGTTGCATTGAGGAAAATGAATTAATCTGGACATCTTCTGGTTTAAAAAAAATAATTGACATACAAACTGGTGACAAGGTTCTGGATATTCATGGCAACTTCTCAAGAGTAGGAAGAACGAAAATATCAGAAAAAAATATTTCTAGTATAAAATTAGAGTGTTGTTCTGACCCCCTCTATCTGACTCCTGACCATACTTGTTTATATCTATCAAAAGAAGACGTTGGAGAGAATCTTCCCTATATAAAAAAATATAAAAACTCATTTGTCTTTAGCAACAAGGATAAGCAGAGGAAGAGAGGGAAAAAATATAGAGATAAATTAGAATTTTTAGAATTTAGGGAGAACAATCTTAAGGATATTAAAGAAGGTGACTTTTTCGTTTTTCCCGTTATAGATGAACGTAAACGAGTTAATAAGGATTTGGTAAAATTATCTATTTTAAAAGAATATACAAAAGGTCCTAAAAATAAGAGGATTAAAGGATTCAAAGCTAATAAAAATTCTGCTTTTATCATCGGTATATGGTTGGCAGAGGGGAGTATTTGTTCTGAAGGAAGAGTTGTAAGGTGGACTTTTAATATTAATGAAAAACATATTGCTGAAAAACTTTCGAATGCTTTATATAGTGAATTCCAGTTAAAATCTCAAATAAGAGAGTACCCTAAAAAGAATACATGCGAACTTGATTGCTGTAATGTTGATTTGGCGAAACAGTTTAAATATTGGTTTAATACTGGGTCTAGTAATAAAGATATTCCAATAAGTATTTTAAATTGGGAAGGAGAGTTGCAGTCGATATTAATAGAGTCTTTTGTCTTAGGTGATGGATGTAAATCCGGAAGGCAATGTTATACAGTTTCTCAAAAACTTGCATATTCATTATTTTGCTTATCGATACAGTCTGGCAGATATCCCTATCTAACTCCGAGACAAAGTAGAGTTGATAAAAAAGGAGTTTCTCATAAAAAATCTTACTGTATAGGATTTAGTTCAAAGGAGAGAATGAACGGCTTTTATGAAACTATCAAAGGAGTTAAGTATTATATAGCAAAAATAAAAGAGATACAACATTATTCTAAAAAGAAGAAAGTTGTAGATATAGAAGTAGAAGGGTCGCATTCTTTTGTTACAAAATTAGGAGCGGTTCACAATTGTCATTCCGGAACTACTATAATAAATCTTGTATCTGATATGGAGAATATTAATACTAGAGAAGCTTTTAAGATACTTATTACCGGACTCGAAATATCTGGGTCAAAGGCTCTCGATGATTTCTCAACCGATTATGACGAGTTCGTTAAAGCTGGGTCTTATGACGATATTAATAGTATAATAGATATAGAGGCTTTATCTCTTAGGATAAGTGTTGAGTGTTATAATTTTTTAAAATCTAATACTGATTTTGATAGCGGAGAGATAGAATTTTTTGAGAAAGTATTGCAAAAAGTTGACACTCTAACAAGAGCTAAAAATAAAAAAGATTTAGAGAAGATATTTTCTTTTTTAGTAGAGATAGGTATCCCTTATAGAGCAGAAGTTTTTTATGATAGGCAAGAGCAAAAAATAATAGAAGAGAGTTCCGAAATAGAAGTATGGAGAAGTATATAGATGGTAAATAGAATAATTTGTGCAGATGTTATAGACGGTTTGAAGAAAATTAAGAATGATACTATTCATTTAACATTCACTTCTCCACCTTACAATGTGAGATTAGATTATGACAATTCATCTGATGATTTAGCATATGCGGATTATATACAATGGTTGAAGAAGATATTCTCTTCAATTTATAAGAAGACTGTCAGCGGAGGCAGAATAGCTATTAATATCGATGCTATAACAAATAGAGAAAGCGATAAAGACCAAGAATATGTAAGAGCAATATATCCTCATCTTTATAATATAATGAAAGAGATAGGTTGGAAATTCAGAACAGAAATTTGTTGGTATAAACAGAATGCAGTTGGAAGAGCCACCGCTTGGGGGAGTTATAAATCTGCATCGAACCCATGTCTCCGTCGGAACCATGAATATATTTTAGTTTGGAGTAAAGATGATTGGAAAATAAATAGCGAAGAAAAATCAGATATGACTAAACAAGAGTTCGAATTATGGACTTTAAGCACTTGGCATGTTCAACCTCAAACAAGAAAGATGGCAGGGCATCCGGCGGCGTTTCCAGAAGAGCTTGCTAAAAGGGTTATTAAATTATTTTCTTTTCCTGGTCAGACTATTTTAGATCCATTTTCTGGAACTGGTACGACAGCAAAAGTTGCTTATATGTGGAATAGAAATTATCTTGGCATAGATAACTCAGAAGATTATTGCGAGTTCGCTAGAAATAGGATCGCTGAAGTCGAACAAGTCGAAGCGATGGAAGAGCTTCTCTCGCCCAAGAAAGATAAGTCTATTAAAAAAGGAACAGAGTCTACAAATATTTTTGGAGATTAGATGGATAGAGAAATAGAAATACAATTGGATTTTACAGACGTTACTATGGCTGAAGCGGATGGAGATTTTGAAGAAGTTAAAGATATAATGATTCAAGAAGTCCCATACGATGATAGTTGGATGATAAGAAGCACTATTACTATTACTAGCGAATTTGGTGTCGGAGTAATGGTTGTTCATTTTTTCGGTACAGGAAAAATACTTATAATGGAATATAACCCCTCTGTTAATGATGTTTTTTATAATCCAGATGTGAGAGCTTTTTGTACATGGTCTCAAGATTTTGGATGGAATATCCCACAGCCAAGTATTGATTTAGCTAAGAAAGATAAAGAATTTTGGAAATATTTCTGGGATACCTTATTAATAGATAGTGATTATTTTGATAAGGCTTATGGAAAAAGAGATGTCCTGGATGGGGAAGAATAGGCTATAAGTTCGATAATATGATATGTGATAAATGTGATTATGAATATGAGATAGGACCAGACGGTTCTTATAAAAATGTATATGGAACGAGATGTCAGAAGTGCAACCATTTGATAAGACCTGATCAAGAGCCTAAATTTATAAGAGATAATAATAAAAAAATAAATGAGTTAATTTCCGAGATGAGAAGAATATGGTTAAAAGGAAATAAGGAGTAACTAGAATGCCTATTAAAGAAGAACCAGTTAGAATTGAATTCCAGTACGAGCAAGAAGGCGGAGTAACAAGTGACGGAGTATTTGACGTTGAATATTTTTCCGAAATGAATGATGGAAAAGAGAAGAAGTATGTGAGGGTAACTCCTCATGGAGCTACAGAGGGTAGTATTTTTGAGCTTGATTTCCTTGTAGAAGTTGTAGATTTTTTAAGAAAAAAAGGAGTTATAGATAATAGTTCTCCATTGCAAGAAAATGTAGCTACTGGAACTTTACCCTTGCCTCAGATAGATGTTTCTGGTAATATCTCAAAGCCACAGCCTCAAGCCATTGCGATTGATAGCCCCCCTCAGGCTCTTCCGGTATCCACTTTCTCTACAGAATTGACTCCTGATATCGATACTCCAACAGTTAAGGCTATTGATGCGTCAGTGGGTCCTAGTGTTATCGTTTCTGGAGTTGCAGTAGATAATAATGTTATTATTGATAGACCAGTCGTTAGGACTAAAGTGGGTGCCAATGAAGACCCTCTTAAGAGTATTGAAGATTCAGCAAGACAAAGAAATGCTATGCAGAAGACAACGAAGAAAACTATTAAACGAAGAGAAGACTAGTGAAGTATAAGTGCAGATCAATTCCGTTAACAAAACTATTCGTTACAAATAAGGGATTCCTAAAGCCTCTTTGTACTAATTGCCAAACTATAGATTGTGAAAACGATATAGAAATACAAAAAGTTAGCATAATGGGAATAACGACGGAGTATAGATTACTGACGAAAAAAGATGGCTCATATATCGTTTCATCGTGCGAGGGATTTATTGATGACAAAAAATGACATGACGATAAATGATGCTATGGAAATAAATAATAGGTGGGAAGAGTATAGAAAAAAACAAATAAATTTGACAGTAGACTTATCAGCTAAAATAAAGAAAAATTTATCTACTAAAAAAGTGAGCTATAATGATTACAGGGAAGCTTTTGATTATGTCGGAAAAATATTTCCTGATATAGAGGTTAAAGACATTGATGTAAGATTAGCTACTCCTATTTTATTAAAAAAATTAGGTTATAATGGCATAGGCGGTTTTTTTGAAAGAATAAGCAAAACAGTTATTGTCTCGTCATATCAATTAGTTTCCAATGATTTCAATAAGAATTCTGTAAAAGCAAAATTGAATAAAGATGAGATTATAGTTCACGAATTATTGCATTATTGTCATGATGTTATAGGATCAAACTCAAGCGTTAACTTAAAAGAAGAATTTGCCTATGGATGGTCTCTGGGGTATTTAAGGGGTAAAGGATATACGGATGAAGAGATAGTAAAAGATAATTACCTTCCTTATCTGTATAAAGTTTGTTCTGAAGATGGATATAAGAACATTTTAAGATCGGAAGAAATTAGTCTTGAAGAACTGAAGAGATCGTCAAGAGTTCACAGAGAAAAAGTTTTTAATAGCCGCTTAAGAAGTAAGATACATAAGGAAATTTTAGAATTATCAACAGTAAAAGGAAAAGAAATAATAAGAATCTACGACAAGAAGATAAAAGAGGGAAAGCCATACAGGTGCATAAATAAATCGAAAAATACTGTTTTTGACGTTTTGGATTTGGAATAATGTATACACATATAGAAAATAATCATGAAATATATTTTGCCGATGAAAAAGATTATCTAAGATGCAAATTAGAATATCTTGAAGATTATACTTATGACGTTTCGGGTCCTATAACTTTTACTTTTTTTGTTGATAGAAGATTATATGATAGGTCACAGGTTAGGGTTCTTGAAGTAAAACATATAGAAACCCATCCATCGCAACAAAATTACGGAAGAGAAGACGAATCGGGCAGAAATAGATTTATAGGTTACGCTGCTGGTGACCAGGACGCAGGAGACGAGGGGCGTGTAACGGTGAGTATCCCTGCTGATTCTCTGCTGGCTTTTAACATAAAGGAAGGGAATGACGAAGCTTTTCTCGACTGTTTAATATGTCCCACACCAGCGATACCTTCTAAAAAGAAGAAGTCTTATTTTGATATTATTGATGTAGATTAGTGATTCCGATTATTGTAAGATAGGAAAAGATATGACGCGTTTTTATTATTATAAACATCCTAATACAGATGAGATTTATTCAGATCAAAGAATGATGGGCTTCGAGACAAGACCCTACATAGCCCCAGATGGAGAAAAGTGTGAATTATTAGAAGACTATGTTCCTCCTGCTAAAGATACTAAAAACCAAATAGGAATAATAAATAAAAATGCAGAAGTTTTTGAAAAAGATGCTGATTATGTAAAAAAGTGCAATCCAAAATATATTAAGTTTCGAGACGGGCATAGAGAGAAGTACGACCCTACAAGACACTGTTAAAAGGAAGTGAAATGACGAATAGAATTTTAGGTAAAATAGGGCAATTTAAAACTGCTAAAAAACAATTGAAAAATATAGATAATTTAGAAATTATTGAAATAAAATATAAATATAGCGATGTGTATGAATTTGTAATAGATTTTAATAAAAGCAGGGTAGAAACCGTAGATGAAGATATCTTAAAAGAATCAATTGAAAGAAATTTTAAAAGCATTAAGAAAGATATAAAAGCCCTTTATAAAGAAAAGATAAAAAAATTAAATGAAGAGGCTATCGAAGAGGCTTATGAGTTTCTTGACGATAAAGAAAATGGCACAAAAAATATTTCTAAAAAGAAAAAAATATGGGACTATATTGATCTGGAGAGATAGATGAGGTTTATAAGACAAGAAGAAATTATAACAACTATTTGCAATAAAGAAATAGAAGATAATAAAAATATAGCTTTTGTTCTTGAAAGATTAAAAGAAGAGGGAGTATATTTCGCATTAACTATAAAAAAAATGTTTAGTAGTGATTACAGAGATCGTACAATAGCGTATGAAAAAGTTAAAGTTAAAAATGTTAATGCCGAAACAGACAAAGTTGATTTTATAGTATATAAAGGAAGCTCTCTTATTAAACTAACTAATATGGATTTTGAAGATATCAACGAGATATTTGCATTAACTAAAAAAACTAATTTATTAGATAGTAGTCAAAATAAGGGGTTCTTTGATTATATCGATATCGAGGAATAGAAATGGAAGAAGAATTTGACTGTATATATTGTGGGAGATCAGTTTACATCGAAGAGGGACTAGAGGCTGAGATGGATAATACTTATCACCACATGTGCCATATAGAATATCTTGAGTCCGAGATCTCTCGTTCCCAGTGGATAAGCGTCGAAGATAGATTGCCAAAAAAAGAGCGTATAAATTATTTAGTAATAGATGATCAAACAGGATATGTATCAACAGAACTATTTATGGTTAGGATGAAGTTTAGGTGGGACAAAGACGAAGCAGAGGTTGCTGAATTTTCAGATTGGGTTACTCATTGGATGCCGATACCTAAATTACCAGGAGAGAAAATATGACAGAAGAAATAAAACCATGTTGGTGTTGTGGGCATGAAATGTTCGTTGGAGAGCATAAGCGTTCTCCTGGCAAATATGTTGTACGTTGTGGTTCAGATGGGACTAATTGTATATGGTTCCCATCATCTGGAGCTATCGAAAAAAAAGATTTGCCGAGATATATTGCTATATGGAACGCAAGAAAAACAAGGAAATCAAACACTCATTACCAAAGGTTATTCGATAAATCCCTGAAGTTAAATATGATTTTAGCTGTAGAAAACTCCGAACTCAAAGATCCTTGGATAAGCGTCAAGGATAGGTTGCCAGAAAAAAAACATGAGGTTTTAATTTATTACACATATAAAGCAAACCAAAATTCATACACAGGAATTGCATTTCTCGACAAGGAGTTATGGTATAGCGATGACGGAAAAACAGTATTTAGGAAAGAAGAAGTAACTCTCTGGATGCCAATACCCGAACTATCTAAAGGAGGCGAGTAAGATGGGAAGATGCGTAGGTGTGGGGACTAAGGAATGTTATAGCGTCGTTTCTTCTAATGGAGATTTGTGCCGTTCTTGTCAATTCGATAAACTAAAAGCAGCAAACAGTCTATTAAAAGAAGCATTGGAAGAATCGGTTAGATTTCAATCTCATTATGCTAAACTTTTAAATATGTACGACGCAGGAGAACGTATGGAATTTAAAGATGCTAATGAATGGATAGAAAGATTAGAGAAAATCGAAGGCGGTCAGATGGCGACATTAAAATATTCTGATATTAAACACGTTGGAAATGAACCGCAAAGAAAAAAATATTCTTATGAAGAAAAGATTTTTGCTGATAAATGGGAAGAGCTTAATGATCGCAAGACAGGAACCAATGGAGGTTACGGTGCTTTAGAGTTGCTACTAGACAAGTCTGGATATGATAGCGGAAACTGGACAACCCACTTCATTCCTGTTGATGAGATAACTGAAAGAGATGCTTTTGTCGCCGCGACTACGATTCAATGGTTAGGTACAAAATGTGGATGTGTTTTCTTGTGGGAATGTGAGCAAAAGATAAAAGAAGAACATAAAAAAGAGATGGAAGAGTTTCATAAGAAATATAATTTACATGTAGAAGAAAATAGTTGAAGGAAAAAATATGAGTTTTAGTAATAAAGATTTTGTACATTTTCACACACATTCTGACAGATCTCGTTTTGATGGATTAGCTAAATTATCTGATTTGGTACTTCAAGCTAGGAAGATGGGGTTTCCCGCTTTAGCACTTACGGATCATGGGAACGTTATGGGATATGTTCAATTCCTAAAAGACTGTAGAGCTACTTCTAATAAAAAAGGTCCAATTGAGTACGCTCCGATTAAACCTATTTTAGGCTCTGAATTTTATCTTGCTAGACAAATGAATATAGGGCAATACGAAGTTAAGAGAGATAAAGAGGGGAAAAAGCTCAAACCAAAAGATTTTCAACCAGATGGAAGAAAGGGCAATCGTCATCTTAATATATATGCTATGAACTGGGAGGGCTATAGTAATCTATGTACTCTCTCACAGCGTTCTTTTACGGAAGGTTTCTATTCTGACCCTCGTATTGATATTGAGCTGCTCTCAAAGCATTCTAAGGGTCTCATGGGAGGATCAGCTTGTTTGTCTAGTGTTATTAATGTGAACCTCTTATATGGCAATTACGATAAAGCTAAAAAGATGGCTGGGTTATTAAATGAGATTTTTGATAAAAATTTCTTCCTTGAAGTTATGTACCATGGGATACCTGAAGAGAAGGCTATTATCCCAGATATATTTAAATTGTCTTCTGAATTAAACATCCCTATTATTGCTACGAATGATACTCATTATATCCTTCCAGAACATGCAGAATCTCAAGAAGTTTTAATGTGCATGAGCACAAGTAGATGCATTAAAGATCCTAAAAGGATGTCATTCTCTTATAAGGAGTTTTATCTTAAATCGGCGGAAGAGATGGCTAAAATGTTTGGAAGTACTCCTCATGTTTTGACTAATTCAGTTCTAATGGCAGACAGAGTAGATACGGCAGATATCGAAAGAAATCTTTTCGGAGGTATGAGATTGCCTAAGTTCGCTATTCCTGATGAGTTTGAGAACTCTTTTGAATACCTTAAAAAATTATCTTGGGAAGGTTTGAAGAAGCATGGTTGGGATAAGAGTGAAAAGCATATTAAAGCACTGGAAAGAGAAATAGAAGATGTCAGAGTTGCTAAAGTTAATAATAATTATGACTTTGCTACTTATTTTTTAATTGTTAAAGATTACCTTGATGCATCAAAAGATATGGATATATTGATTGGTAGCGGTAGAGGTTCAGGTTACGCATCCGTTATGCTGCGTTGTCTTGACATTACTTACGGTCCCGACCCACTCAAATTCGATCTTATCTGGGAAAGATTTTTAGGATTTGATGATCTGCGTTTTATAAAAGATTCAGATTTTGGTTTTGAAGAAGAAGTTAAATCTGTAGAAGTCGATGTATTAGATGTGGATAGAGATTTAGAAGATGACCAGGGTGGAGTTGATAGATACTAAAACAGGAGAGAAGTAATGATTAAATGTTGTAAGTGCGATTTAGAGACAGAGGTAAAGCCTCATAATTTTTGTTATAAAAATCAAAGAAATGTAAGCTATTATAAATGCGATGAATGTATCTTAATAGACGCTAAATGTTTGATTTTAGACGGATTAAAAAAGATAGCACATAATATATCTTTTGAAAAAATAAAAAGTATTTTAGATGATGGGATTAGCAAGGAGAGTTAATATGAGATGTAAAATTTGCAATGAGTGGGATTGGGGGGATGGACATCATAAATGTCCTCCAGTTATGTATTTTAAACATGAAGATTGGGACGACGAATGGCAAGAGATTAGGGCTAGAGACTATGAGGAAGCAGCTTTGAAATTTGCGGAGATATATAATGATTGTGATTATGCGTTAATGAATCACGATACAGATGTTATTATATTTGATGGAGAGGAAGAGAAGGCTTTTACTGTTTCTGCTGAACCATCTATAGATTATCATGCGACAGAAAAAGAGGTGCTAAAATGAAATTTAATATTAGAGAATTTAGAAAATATTTTATGAAGAAATTTAATATAAGTGAAGAAGAGCTGAAAGAAGCTGAAAAAATGTGGAAGACGGAAGCATGTCGCAGGAGAAAGAATGGGAATTAAAGATGATGTTAAAACTTTTGGCTTATTTAGTACTATTAGGTCATTTTTTAAAAAATGGGGTTATTGTGACGGTTGTAAATATTTTTCTAATTTTAAGTGCGATAAATATGGTAATGGAATGACATATGGTTGTTGTGGGTATGTAAGGGATGTAAGTCGAAGGAAAAAATAAAATGGATGAGAGCGAAAAAGATAGAGCTAGTAAAAAGTCAATGATAAAATTTTTAAAGAGCATCGGCTGGACAGAAAAGGAAATTAGAGAACAGTCAAGACTCAGTGCATCTGATCAGAAAAGAAAAATTAAAAATAAGATAGCAAAATACTATGGAAGAGAAAAAGAATAAAAAAATAAAATTTAGTACCTACTCTCCATTATACGTTAGCACCCGTGGTGAAGAAGGATACTTTTATTTAGGAGAGGGTAGAAGAATGACAAGTGAAGAATTTTTAGAGAAAACTAAAGAGTGGCATAATAATGACTATGAAGGTGAATTACACGAATTTTTACATATGACAGAAAAAGAATATGCAAAATATGTGGAGGGTAAAAAATGACATATTTAGAGTTTTTAAAAGAAATTATAGGTAAGGATTATGCCCAGTATAGTAAAGAAGATATAGATAAGATAGGGGCGACCAGTCATGGACTCGACAGAGATTCTTTCAGAGATGCTTATGAGAGTTCCCATTTTCCCGGAGTAGAGATATATCATTTAGACAATCCTAAAACATTGCGTATAGGATTTGTGGTTGACTGGGGAGAACATCAAATATGGCATACTATTAGAATTCAAGCTTGGAGGGCAGGAGATAAAAGTGACCCATCATATAAGTTTGATTTTCATGAAAGTTTGCGAGAATATATTTTAAAAAAGGAAAAGAAAGAAATTCAGAATAAACCAATGACCATAAAAGAAGGGTGGTTTTGTTACGGTGCGAATTTTGATTGTAAAGAACCTCATATCATTATTGCCGATAATGACTGTAATAAGGAAGAAAAGATATTAATACCTGAAACAGTAGCGTATTATTTAAGAACTCATTTTTGCGGATCTAATCAAATGAGAGATACTATAAGAGATAACGCTATTAGTGATATGCAATATAAATTTAAGGAATTATTAGGAATTAAATAATGCCAGATGTGAAACAGAAAATTGGGAGTAATTATGAATATTTTAGATGTTAAGTATGATAATTTTGTAGATAGTTTATTTGTAAACACAGATGAATATGAGAGTAAAACTTTTAATAAAGTTAAAGATTTTAAAAAGAAATATATTGAGTCTTTAAAAAATAACTATTGTGTTATTAGAAGTGACGACCCCTTAAAAAAACAAGTTGGTTTTAAGGTTATCAATAAGGGGGAGGTAAAAAAATATTTAATTTCAATGAGAAAGATTGTAGAACATCTTCATCTTAAAGAAATAGATGAAAAAGAACTTGCTCTGTCTTTTGTTAAAAATTATTATAAAAGGATTCTCGATATCCCAGATAACGAAGATGAAATCGTAGATGTTAGATATGAGATTAAAGATAAAATGATACTGATTCTTTTTGTAATGTCCGAGGGGTCTGTCTCTTCATTTTTGGAAGATGATTGTAATGTACTTCCTTTATATTTCACTACGATTGATGGTTTAGATGGTTGGAGTTATTCTATATGCTATTTAAGACAGAATGAATTGGAAGTAGCAGATTTTAGTGAGAGTTGGGGCAGTATAAAAGATTTTATTTCGGAAAAAATTATAGATGATGATTTAGGAATTAAATAATGCCAGATGTAAAACAGATTAGAAAAGAAATAACCGATGCTATAAAAAAGAAGCGTGGCGATAAGATTTCAGAAGATCTTTGGAAAGCTATCGAAACAGAACTAGATATCTGCGAGATAACTGATGGATTGGGAGGTAAGAATAATCTTCAAACTTTTTATAATATATGGCAAAAAAGAAAAGATAAAGTCGGAAATAAGAATGAGATAAATAGTTGGATAGCTTACTCTTTAGGTTTCACAAGTAAAAAACCAGATGGCGAATTCTTATTTAAAAGAAGAGCTTTCGCTAGAGCAGGCTTCCCAGATATAGATGTAGACTTCGAAGATAGCCGTCAGAACGATGTTTTCGAATACTTGGTAGATACTTACGGGAGAGATAAGGGCGGCAGGATAGGCACACATCAGTTCTTAACATTTAAATCATGCATCACAAGAGTTGTTAAGGCTTTAGATATAGCCGACGCATTTCATAAAGGTAAAGATGTTATGACCACCGAAAATGCGAAAAAGGTTTCAGAAATATTAGAGTCGTTTCCTAAAGGTGGAGTTATCCGTCTTAGAGGCGACGATGGAGAGATGCATCTTATTAAAACTATCAAAGATGCATATGAGCATAGCCCAGATTTTAAGCATTATATGGATAAGTATCCTTTACTTAAAAAGCATAGCTTTGAGGTAGAAAAAACTTTTTCAGCATTCGGATCCCATGCGGCCGGTTATGTGATATCGGATATACCTATCGAGAAGATTGCTCCTTTAAGAAGAGCAACAGGAGATGCCTTATGCACTCAATTTACAGGACCAGAATTAGAGAGTTTGGGGCTGATAAAGTTTGATATTTTAGGTTTATCTACTTTAAGTGTTATTAAAAAATGTTTAGAGCTAATAAAAGAAAATTATGATATAGATATTGATATCGCCAATTTGTCTTTAACTGATGAACCAACTTTTAAATTATATAGAACTGGTAATTTGGGAGGAGTATTTCAGTGTGAGCAATCAGGAATGCAACATACCATGAGAGAGATTGGAGTCGATAGATTTGAAGATATAATGGCTGGAGTTGCTTTATACAGACCTGGACCTATGGATAATATTCCAGATTATTGTGCCAGAAAAAAGGGTGAGCAACAGATAGACTACTTCCATCCTTCTATTGAGCCTTTTGTTAAGAAGCATCTTGAAAAAACATACGGCATTCTAGTCTATCAAGAACAGATTATGAATATATGTAGTTCTTTAGCTGGTTTCTCTATCACAGATGGTTACATAATGATTAAAGCTATTGGCAAGAAAAAAATAGAACTTATGAAGAAATTCGAGAACCAATTTATTGAGGGAGCTATGAATAACGGAGTTCCTAAAGAGGTCATCGAACAGTATTGGTCTAAATTTATAGTTCCATTCTCTAATTATGGTTTTAATGCTGCACATGCATGTTGCTATGGTTTTAACAGTTACATCACAGCATATCTTAAAGCTAATTATCCAGATGAATTTATTTGTGCTACTCTTATTACGGAAACCAAAAAGAATTCTGGAACTAAGTTTGAGAAGCTGTCTGGTTTTGAAAGGGAATTTAAAAAGAAATTAGCTGTTAAATTTTTGTCAAGAAATATTAATGACTGTAAATTAGATTATGTTATAGAGAAGAAGAAAGATCTTCAAAATGGAGTTATGGTTTCAGAGATAAGACCTTCTTTAATTTGTAAGGGTTTGGGATGGGTTGCTGCTAAGGAAATAGAGAAAAATCAACCTTTTGAGAATTTAAAGGATTTCGCGGAAAAAAATGGATCATCTGTTGACACTAAAGCGGTATTAGCTTTAGTCGTAGCAGGCTATTTCGGAGCAAAGCCCAAGAAAAATTCAGAAGCATTCGTAAGGCAATTTGCAATCATTAAAGAAGATATTAAAAAAGTTCGTAAAAAAGGAATTGAATCTGTAGATATATTTGGATAGTGATTCAATTTATGTTAGTATTTAAAAAAGTTAAAAGGAGTATAAGATGAAGAAATCAATTATTAAAAAATCAATTACGAGAAAAATTAGTACAGCTCCATACGAGACCCTTGATGTTCATGTAGAAATACAAGAAGAGATAGAATGGGAGAATATGCAGCAGAGAATTGAAAAAGCCGATTCGGTGTCAAAAATCCTCATTTTAGATTTTGTAAAGACATTAAATCAAGTAGCGGCTGAGTTGCACGTAGATAAAAAAATAGCATCTATTTCTGGCAAAAAAAATCCTCAAGAAGCTCAAGAAAAACCAGTGGATACGTCGATAAATAATAGTAAAGATGGTGATGTCGCTGGTGCTGATTTTGACTTTTTAAGCTGATAATTTCCCCTATTTTGAGGTGCAATAGCAATGGTTTTAGGTAACGATGTAGTCCAAGAAGTAAAAGATATGTTTAACATAGATTATTCTCAAGATAATGTTCAAGATGATGCTCAAGATAATGTAGAAGTATCTGTAGAACCTTTTAAAGAGCTTGAGCAAGAAGTTTCTGATATAATATCAGGGATGGAAGACAAGGGGGATATTATAGATAGTCCAGCCGAAGATATTACTGAAATCGCTGTCGAGCGGTCAGATGAATCTAAAGAGAACAACATAGAAAATAACAATACAGAGGAGAGTAAAGTGGAAACTATTGAAGATTTGATTGCTGATTCAGTGGAAGAGGCTTCATTGAAAACTAAAACACAAGATCAGCAGGATGATATAGTCCAAATAGATATAGAAGAAGATTGTTTCGATAGTATCGTCATAGAAAAAAGTAGTTCTTGCGAAACGCCTTCTTCAGAAGAAAAGATAGAGACTTCTCCTAAAGAGGAAGTATCTGTTATAGAAGAAGAAGATATAGACATAATCCCTCAAAAAGATGATGAGGGCAATGTTAAGGGTGAACTTAAAATGAAAAATGTCGTAAGTATATCTGTTGACGATAAGGGCAAAACCATTATCAGAGGTGGGGAAATCGTCTGGAGTATCGAAAGTCCTTCTGAGCTTTATGACTCATTTTATAATATCAAAAGAAACCATATAGATACTTTTTCTGGAGGTGAACAGTTGGACTTTGATAGTCTCTATGCGGAACTATTTGGGGCTAAAGTCGATACCTCGACAGAAGTTTTAGACCAATATATCTTGGTGGAAAAAATGGATGCTGTTATGCAATGTATCGAAAGAGTAGCGATGATACAAGTTCAAATTAATCAACAGCATTTTGTTTGGAAGAGGTTTGTAGAACTACTAAGAGGGGCTTTAGCTAGGGTACAGTATTTGAAACCAGTTTTAAAACAAGATGGTTTAATATTAGAACATATGGGAGATGTAGAGTTTTATTCTGATAGATTGTTAGCTATTAAGAATTCAGCAAATGATGTGATGGGAACGTTAGAGAAGGCTTTTGAATCTTTGAGTAGAAAAGTTAGCATAATGTTAACCGTCCAGAGTAAACATGTGATCAGAACGGCACCGGATGCCTACGGTCAATCCTCTCAGCAGACCTACCAAGCTCCTCCTCCATCTACAGTTGCGGAAGAAAGCCCAGCGTCAATGATTACGCCTACTCAGAATTTAGGTGATTATGATGGTTTTGAGATAGGAACAAAAGTAGCTTCAACCAGACTCTCTTCTGGAGTAGTTAGTTGGGGAGAAGTATTTTAAAAAAACATTTTATAGTGATTCAATTTAGGTTACTATTATATTTAACGAAAAAACTTTTATTATAGGAGGTTCATGATATGAACGGAGTATTAGACTGGGGCGATTTCACCCCTAACAACAACAAAGGAAACAGTGATAGGTTAAACTTTTTATGGTTAAAAAGTGGGAACACTTATCGAGTAAGGCCAGTAGCTAAGCCAGTTATTTTTTACAAATATTTTTATCGTAATGATGGAAAGTTGAGAACAGCTATTTGTGAAGATCCTGCAAGTTGCATGGTTAAAACTGCCCATCCAGAATTAGATACACCTGGTGAGCGATTCGCCATTTTGGTTATCGACAGAGCAGATGGTGAGTTAAAGATAATGGAATTCACAAAGGGAGTATTCTTGTCTATCAAGGCATGGTGGAACGCAACTCAACAGAGTCCTGGAGGAAATGACGGCGTCGATTGGGCGATTCAGATCACAGGGTCAGGTAAGAATGGTACTAAATATACTGCCACCCCTACGACCCCAACTCCTTTCACTAGCGAAGAGAAGTCGATGATTATTGGCATCATCAAAGATGCTGATGGTAATGATGCTCATTATCTTGAGGGTATATTTAAGCCCCATAGTGCAGAGGTTATTGAGAAGAAGTTATTCGGTGAATGGGAAACAAGAGGTGATCAGGGAGGTACGCAAACCTCTCAGGCACCAGTTGATGCACAACCAGCACCAGTTGATGCACAGCCAGCTCCTGCTGCTGCACAGCCAGCTCCTGCTGCCCCTGCTGCAACTCAAACATCAGGCAATTTCGACATTGATTTCTAAAGAAACATAAGTAAAGTAAGAGGATTTAAGTATGGCTAAAAAAATAAATATGAGTGAGAATGCCTTTAAGCATCTTCAAGGTTTTGGGATAAGAACTGCAAAATTTAATAGTCCTGGCAATATCCCAACTGGGCATTTTAATTTAGATTTTGCTATTAACTTTGGCTCTCCTCCTGATAATATTAACTTAAATACCCTAGAGGGATATGATTCTTCTAAACCTCTAGGGTTGCCTCTTGGCAAAGTTATTGAGATCTCAGGGTCAGAGGGCTCAGGTAAATCATCTATTGCTTACAGAGTAGTAGGTGCTGCCCAAAAACTAGGGTACAATACCGCATGGCTTGATGCCGAGCATAGCTTTTCAGAAGCGTTAGCTGCTATTAATGGTTGCGATGTCGATGAAATTATTATGCCTGATAACAACTTAAGTGCGGAGCAGTTTTTAGATTTGATAGAAGCTCTATGCAAGACAGATAAAGTTCCAATGGTTAAGAATGGTAAAAATGTTCTAGTTGACGCACCAAAAGTAATAGTATTAGATTCTATAGCCAGTTTGGTTCCTAAAGCTGTTGGAGAAAGTTTATCTGAGCAGCAATTTATGGGATTATTGCCAAGAGTCTTTAGTCAAAATATGGGCAAGATCGCTGGAGCTGCTGAAGCTAATGGCGTCCTATTAATATTTATTAATCAGATAAGAGAAAAGATAGGCGTTATGTTTGGCAACCCTGAGACAACACCTGGAGGTAGAGCTTTAAAACATTTCTATTCTTTGCGTCTAAAAGTAACACAAAGAAAAGGCAAAGAGTATTTTATTAATAGAATTGATGAAGAAACTGGTGAAGAAATTTTGATAGGTAAAAAGTCTTACGTTAAGATTGAAAAGAATAGATTCGCTAAACCTATGTTAGACATTATTGATATTCCAATCTATTACGAAAATTATTTTCCTGCGGCTGAAGAGATAGCCTTTGATGTCGGTAGGCAAATGAAATTAGTTTCTATTCGTAATATGATTTATAGTTGGGATGGTCACAAAAGTGCCGATGAGGGAAAAGAGGCTTTCATTCAGAATCTTAAAGATAATGAGTTAATGGGTTTATTTATGGCAGCTATTAAGAGTCAAGCATTAGAAGATAATATATTCTTACCACCGGAATTGATGCAATATAAGGAAAAAGAAGATGGAAAGAGTAGAAAAGTTCAGCGAGGTTCAAAGGCTAAAGATAGTACAAGCGGCGAAGGCGTGCCTAAGAAAGACTGAGGGACTAAAAGCTCTTAACTATCTTAGAGACCAGCGTGGATTTTCAGATGAAGTTATAGATAGATTTGATTTCGGTTATTGTCCTATAGGTATTAATCATCAGCTTAAAGGGAGGGTGATAAGTCCCATATACGACCCATATGGAGAGATAGTCTCTGTATCGACCAGAAGTCTTTTTATGAACAAGGGAGATAGCGGGTATTTTTGGCATGAAAGTTTTGATAAAGGAAGTTATCTTTATGGTTTAAACTGGGCTAAAGATAGTATCATAAGATACAAAAAAGCAATTGTAGTAGAAGGAGAGTTTGATGTCGCAGCAATGCATTCTTATGGATTTACGATGACGGTAGGGGTCTGCGGCAGTACTTTCACGCTGGCTCAAGCTTCATTGTTAGCAAGATATTGTCAAGAGGTTTATTTTATGTTTGACAATGACTCATCGGGAGTAAATGGTTTAAAGAGGGTGATGAAACTTCATAAGAATAATTATTTAGATTCTTATGGAATACGATATGCTCCCGTAAATCTTCCGGTAGGAAAAGATCCTGATAATGTACTTAAGAGTGTAGGAGCATTAGGAATGAAGAAGATATTAGTTAAAGCTAAAGAAGAATTTAAATTATGGAGTTAAAAATGGATTTTAGTTACACACCTAAAGAAGTATCATCATTGATGGGGCTTATAGATACTTATTTAAGACATAAGAATCAAGTTGTAGAAGCAGGAACAAGAAAGTATGAGCATTATCATCCCAGCGAATGGGGTAAGTGTTTAAGGATGCAACAGTATAAGCATTATGCTCATAAGGGCTTATTGAGTGTAACTCCGGAGGTCTTTGATAGCCGCATATTAAGACTCTTCGGTAAAGGTCATAATATGCATGAAAGATGGACTCAGTATTTTGAGGAGATAGGTGTTCTTAAGGGTCATTGGAGATGTAAGAATCGAGCATGTAAGTTATTTGATGATTCGGGACAGATGAGGAATTTAAGTACTCAAGATGTCGCACGTATGTTCGCTGGGAACCCAAGAGTTTATGGGGAAGAGGAAAACTTTGGCATTTTTAAACCTAATAGGTGTGTATGCGGTTGTGCTGAATTCGACTATGAAGAGAACGATGTTGTGTCTGAAGAATTAAATATACATGGTCATTGCGATTTAATATTTGATTGCACAAATTTGCCTGAAGATGCTTTTGAAGGAGTTAGACCAACTTATGCAAGAAAATATCTTCCCATGAATGGCAAAATGGTAGTGGGGGATATGAAGACGATAAGTAGTAGTGCATGGAAGAACCAATTAGAGAAGAAAGGACCACATAAATATTATCTTATTCAACTTACTTGTTATGTTCATATTCTAGGATGCGATTATGGACTATTGATGTATGAGAATAAAGATAACTCCGAAATGAAGTGGTATAAGGTAGAAAGAAATGATGAATGGTGGGAAGCTATCAAGTGGCAGTCAAAGACTATGCAAGATATGTCCCAAGCGACAAATGAAGCTGGCGATCCAAGTCCGAAATTGCCACCGCCTAGACCAACATGTAAAAGCTCTTATGACTGTAAAGGGTGCGACTTCAGATCTCTTTGTCATAAATCTTCTATCTGGGACAATCCTAACTTAATTAGCATGAGAAAACAATTTTATCAGTGTTTGCTATAATAGCATTAAAGATTTTACGATGATATAGTATAATACAATTTAAGGAGTAAAAATGCAAGACGGGAAAAAAGACGAGAAAACAACAAGTGACGATTCATTACTTCTAATAAGTGGAAGCAAAGGAAGCAAGAAAGAAGATAAAGAATATGCCAAGAAGATATCAGGAGCTATTATTTCATGTATCACTAAATATGATAATGCAAAATTAAGATGCGTAGGAGCTGCGTCTTTAAATAATGCAATAAAAGGTATCATTATCGCTAAAAATGATATTTTAAAAAGAGGAGAGTATCTGTTAGTTAATCCTAGTTTTACAATGGTTAGATTCGGTGATGAAGAAAAAACTGGACTAATACTCGAAGCAATAAGTATAAAAACTTTTGAAAAAGATGGAAATTTAAATAGAGATGAGGCTCTTTTAAAGGTGAGAGGCAATAGGGGGAGCAGAGAAGAGAATAAAGAGTATGTTAAAAAGTTATCCAATGCTGTGCTTTCCTGTTTTTCAAAACAGGGAATAGCGTTACTTCGCTTTGTAGGAGTTTCATCTGGCAATAACGCTCTGAAAGCTGCTACAATAGCTGTAGGAAATGCACTGCTAGAAGGAAAAACTTTAATGATAGATCCTAGTTTTACGACAGTTAAATTCGGTGAAGAAGAAAAAACAGGAATGATATTAGAAATAATTTCTGTGTAATATTTTATAGGAGATGTATTATGGATTTTGAAAGTAAAAAAGAATTAAGAGAAAGATGTAGTAGTAACGATGTTAAGCCTCTTGACGATATGTACGATCTTGAAGATGTAGCTTTTATAATAAAAGGATTATCTCATAAAATAGATATCCAAAAGGGATATAAGAAGAAAAAAAATGAAGCTATAAATAATGAGATGAATGTTTTGCAAAATAAAATAGATTATTATAAGAAAGTCATCTCTACCACATTAGAAAAGCATAAAGAAAAAAATCTGAATTTTCCAGACGCCTGTAAATTAAGCTTGAGAAAAGCAAGAGCGAAGTGGATTATTGATGATGAAGAATCGTTTATAGAAACTTTAAAACAGATGAAAGAAATAGAAAATTGTGCTACTAAATTAGAGGGTTGGAAGATAGTTAAGAGGGAAGCTGATAAAGTTTTAAATGATTGGGAAAAAAGTGAAAATCTTCCTGAAAGCGTTCATAAAGAGCTAGGGGAAACAGGCGTTTCTATCTCTTTCGTAGAAGAGGAAGACGAGACAGAGGAAGAGGTCGATATGACAGTTCCTATTAAAGAAGAGGATTATGACGAGTTGGAGTTTTAAATAAATGGAAACTTTTGGATTTTATAAAAATATAAGAATCAGTTCTGATAAAGTTAAAAAATCTTGCCCTAAGATTCACAATCTTTATAGCGAGATTCCAGATACTGTGGGGTGCATGGACAATATTGAGAAAGAAGGAGGCTGTAAAGGTTGGTGCTGCCAATGTCAATCTCCTCAATTATTATATAGTGAGTTTCTTAATTTATGGGGCAGCGTTATGAGAGGATGGGAGGTCTCTGACATCTGCGACATTATAGAAAAAAGTTTAAAAAATTATGTTTTAGGATCGACTACTAAAGGATGTATATTTTTTAACGACGAAACAAAGATGTGTAAAGTTCATAAAAAAAGACCTTATAATTGTCGCATATATGGAATAACTCCTGATGAAGAATTTGCTCCACGATTAAAAAGAATGAAAGAGGTTTATAAAGATATTGTCGGTGCTGTAATTAAAGATCAATGTCATTTAATAAAAACTTCTGATGATGTGGAAGTTAGTCAAGAAAATACGAATGAATGGTGGGATAAATTAGTAGAAATAGAAAAGAGCATAGGTATTGATAGAGGGAATATCAATGACGATATGGGAGGGAGTTATAGAACTCCTCACGATCATGTCCTTTTGTATGTGATGCCAAGTGAAATAATGCAAAAACTTCAAGAAATCAGATTTATAGACAATCACACTGAAAAGATGGAAGTTATTGATAAATACATGAAAGCTGTTAGAGGGACACTTCATAATGACTGAAGAAAAAATTAAAATAATAGAAGCTACTTATGATTTAAAAAAAGATTTAGCAAAAATAAAAGTTGAAAAAATAGACGGAGGCAAAGAGATTACTTGGGCTTTGACCGGAGATAGTTTTGATTCTCTCGTAGGGCAGATAACAGGGATTGCTTTGAGTTATTATCCGCCACAAAGAAATTTACTTTGTACAAAGATTGTTGGGCTTGAAATTTTAAATCAAATTGAAGTAGATATAGAGAATGCTGACGTTGAAAATGTTAAAGAGAGAAGTGAGACAGATTTTAAACATGGTCTCGATGTTGTTGATATGTATCCTTTTTATGAGCTTCAAGAAGAGGTAATTGAAAATATACCAGAGCCACAGGAAACTGATGAATGAAAGCAATAGTTAGACTTTTTATTGGTCATGCTTGTCCTATCTGCGACCTTGCTATGCTTAAGCTAGAAGCAGAATTAGATAGTTTCGAATATGAATATATCGACGCTTTCGCAGGAGATACTCAAGATTTCTGCGATGAACAAAATATTGACGAATTACCACATTTGCAATATATAGATACAGAAGAAAAAGTTATTGAAGAATATATAGGCAAAGATGTTTTAACACATTTAAGAGATGTCTGCGATAAATAATAATTATAATGAGGTAGAAAAATGAAGATGAAGTTAAACGAACACCAAGAAAAAGCTGCTGACCACTTTGATGGACCATGTCTCGTAACGAGTTGTCCTGGATCAGGAAAAACATTTACACTGGTCGAGAGAATCGTAAGACTTATTGATAAGGGGGTTCGTCCTCAAAATATTTTGTGCATCACCTTTACTAATAAGGCTGCGGCAGAGATGAAGGAACGTATTTGTAAAAGGTTAGGAGTTAAAACTCCTGGTTTCTTTATTGGAACGTTCCACTCCCTTTGTGCTAACGTCTTACGAAAGATGGGTCATCTTGGAGGATATCCTTCTGATTTTACTATTATAGATGATAAAGAGCAGTTCAACGTTGTAATGCAGATAGCCAGAAAAATGGGAAGAGAAGTAGATAAGCCAGAAGTATATAATATATTAAAATTCCTTAATCATTATAGAGACCAGCAAGGCGATTTTTCCTATGTCGAAGATAGACTGGTTCATGATTATCAAATAGATATAGCTAGGAGATATCTTGAAAAATGTAAAGAATCTCATCTAGTAGATTTTAGTGCATTGATATATGATGCTATACAACTGATAGAAGATTGTGATGAGATTAGAGATAAATTGCAAAATGGTTTTAAGTATATATTGGTTGATGAAACTCAAGATACTAATAACTCTCAATATCATTTGGTAAATCTTTTAGGAGCAAAATGGAATAATATTATGTTAATTGGCGACTTAGATCAGTCTATCTATTTATTCCGAGGAGCAAGATATAAAAATTTACAAAATTTTATCAAAAAACATGATAACTGCACTGTCATCCCTCTGTCCAAAAATTATCGTTCTACACCTGAGATAATAGGAGCAGCGGATAAGCTCATTAAACATAATAGTAGCCATATGGGAGGAAAGTTCGAAACAGACAATCCAAGCGGAGAGCCTGTCAGATGCTTCCAGAAGAGCAATCAAATATCTGAGGCTAATTGGGTAGGAGATCAAATTAGAAGGCTTAAAGAGGAAGGTGGATGGGATGGTGACGATATAGCTGTCTTGTATCGTATGAATAAGATGTCTGAGCCGATAGAACAAAGTTTAGCGGCAAGAGGTATCCCATATGAGGTTATTGGAAATTTTAGTTTCTACGATAGAAAGGAAGTTAAAGATGTTATAGCAATGATTAAATTTTTAATTAATAAAAGAGATGGAATTGCTTTTCATAGAATATGTTCAATACTTCCAGGAATGGGAGATGTTACAGTTGGTAAAATAGAGAATAGGGCTGAAGAACAAGGAATTACCATACTGCAAGCAGCTAACGATATATTAGAAGGATGCAGATCGGTTAAGGTAAAAAATGCTTGTCGCAAAATAGTAGAAGTGTATGGCTCAGAATATGATCACTCTAAGCCAGCCCAATCTATTATGTCGCTTGTCGAACAATTTAATTATTCAGATTATCTAGAAAAATATTATCCTAAAAATGCTATTGAACGTAAAGATAATGTTTCGCAGATTGTAGAGTCGGCGAGTAGTTATAATGATTTTTCTGATGGCATAGAGAAATATTTACAACAGATATCTCTTGTATCGCATAGCGACAAAGAAGTGGAAGGGAAGAAAGTTTCCCTTATGTCTCTCCATGCCGCAAAGGGTTTAGAGTACCCTGTTATTTTTATGATTGGGGTAGAAGAGAGTATATTGCCTCATGGTAGAGCTATTAGCGAAAATCCAGAAGAGGGACTCGAAGAAGAACGTAGGTTGGCATATGTTGGAATGACAAGAGCGAAGAAAGTTCTTTATATAACGTATTGTTCTAGTCGTTTCGGTTTCGGTAAGTTTGGAAATAAGAACCAGAGAAAAGTAATTCCAAGTAGATTTTTAACAGAGGCAGGGCTTATAGATGAGCAAAGAGATAGAACGAAAATTTATTATTAAAGATTATCCTTCGATAGATAAACACAGAGATAGTATTTACTATTCAGAGGTGAATATAACGCAAGGGTATTTTAAAAATGGGCAAGTCAGAATCAGGCTGACCAGTCGAGGTCTGTATGAAGAAGATCCTCAAGCTTTTTTAACTATAAAAAGTAAAAGAGAAGGCATCTCAAGATACGAATTCGAATATGAGATAACAGTAGAAGATGCTCAACAAATGATAGATTTGTTTTGCGATCATATTATTGAGAAGACCAGATACAATGTAAAGGAAAATGAAAAGAAGTGGGAAATCGATGTTTTTAAAGGGGACAATGATGGATTAGTTTTAGCCGAGATAGAATTAGAATCAGAAGATGAAGAAATGACTCTCCCTTATTTCGTCGGCAAAGAAGTTACAGACGATGAAAGATACTATAACTCTTATCTTTCCAAAACCCCCTATAAGGAATGGAAAAGATTGTGGACATCTCATTTTAATTCAACTGAATTTGATTATAGCAAAGCCGTCTCTATATGCGGTAAGCCTCCTGCCTATTATGGAGGAAGAGAATATAAAAAATTAGCACCTAAATATTGGTTCTTTAAAAAATATAAAGAAGATGGAGACAAAGATTTTTATAGAGAACAATACTATAAAGAAGTTTTAGATAAGTTAGATCCAGAGGAAGTTTATAAAGATTTAGGCAAAGATGCAGTTCTCCTCTGTTGGGAGAACCCAGACGAGTTTTGCCATAGACATATGGTGGCAGATTGGTTCAATGATAAAATAATACAATATCAAGGTAACGGTTTTGAAGTAGAAGTTAATGAAGTAGGAGAAGAAAATGAAATGTAATATTTGTAAAGGCAAGAAATGGTTAAAATATCATACTTTTAAGGAGAAAATAAAGTGTCCTTATTGTGATGCTACTGGGATAAGAGGTTCTGATTATAGTTCTTCATTAGATATACAAGTGGATGTATATAATCAATATCCAGATGGTGACATTTTTTATAAAAATAAAACAGGAGAAGAGTAAAATGAATAGAAAAGAATTAGAGCAAGAGATAATCAAGATAGTGGCATATCAGATATCCTATGATGTAAATGAGATTACGACAAGTGAAAATTTTATCAATGATTTAGGTTTTGATAGTCTTGATGGTGTAGAGTTGATTATGGGAATAGAAGATAAATTTGATTTAAGTGTTGAAGATGAGGATTTCTACAGATTGACCACTGTTGACCTTGTAGCTGATTATGTCGAGAAAAATGATTCTAATATTAGCATAAGGTAATCTATGGCAACTGTCCGTAATATTTTTGAGTTATCTCCAGAAGATTTTTTTCAGTTAGTCCAGACGGGAGCTTGCTGTAGGGATTTTTCAATTTTATTACACAATGGTGATTGGAAGGATGTTTCCCTTAGAGAGACATCTCTTTCTATTGATCCTGCTGCTATGAAATCTTCAATATTATTGTGCGGGATTGTCAAGACTGATATAAATTCTATTATGTCTTTTACAGGTCCAACTTTTATTAGCCTTTTAGGAAAAGAGATCCCGTGCGAAGTTATTAGTTGGCAAACTAATATGTCGCATATTTCTCGCCATGATGGAAGGGAAGAAGTTGTATCGGTTGATTCGGATATAGGTATTTATTTATCGTATAGTGGGTATCATTTTAGGCATAGAAGTTGGTGCGATATAGAAGAGGGCGATTCTAAACCCACGATTAAAGAGATGGAGAAAAAGATAGAAAAGAAAAAAACATTTTTCGATTGGATAGATATGGATTAATTTGGAGAAAGAAATGAACAAAATTTTTACTTGCCCAATGTTGGTAGGATGTCATGTCCCTCTATACAAAACTCGTGATAGTTTTTTTGTAGGGGCTAAAAATATAGATGAAGCCAGAACATATGTAGTGGAACATATAGAAAATAGATGTAAAGAGTCTGGTCTCAAAATGGTAGAATATTTCGGAGCTATTAAGTTAGAAGGATATATGTGTAATGATGTATATTACATAAAAGAGATAACTGAAAGAAATTTTAATTAAAGAAAAAAGAAGGAATATTTCGATAATAATTTAATAAGTTAATTAGTAAATAATTAAATAATAGAAAAGGAGAAATATTCTAATGGGAAAAAAGAAGAAAAAAACGGTACCAGTAAAAATTAACACAAAACCAAAGCCTAGAGATACAAATGACATTCTTTGCGATACTAGGGCTGATATAGAGCCTATATTGGATTTAAATGTCCAAGGTCAAACTATAGAAGGTCTTTTGAATTTAAAGCAGACATATGACACCAGAGATAACATAACTGTATCTTTTAGGGTTCCTAAGAACGTTCTCGATTGGGCAAAAACAACAGCCATGAAAGAAAGTTTAGCTCATGATGAAGAGATTCATTACCAAAAACTTATTTTAAGTTGCTTCCTAGACAGATATCCTCTTGTCGAAAAGGAGTAGAGATATGCCTTTTTATATTATTCAAGAAGATGGTAAAGGTTATATTAAAATCGGCAAGGGCTATGCTTATGATAGAATGAGGGAGTTTAGCACGGGGAATCCTCATAATATGGAACTTTTAAAACAGCTTCCAGGTGGATACAGAGAAGAGCATATATTACATAAGGTATTTTATAGAGAAAGATTAGACCCCAGTCATGAATGGTTTTTTCCTAGTGAAGAACTATTAAAAGCTGCGTCCCTTGAAGATAAAGAATTAGTTAATCTCATAAATAACGCAGAAAAGATTATCGCAAGTCATCCCTATGATTGGGATAGAATGTGTGTGAAGTTTGATGGAGAATCAGATGAAGATGTTGAAAGAAGACAAGAAAAATATGCTGCATATAGAGCTGCCCCATATCTTTGGAAATATGGAGAGTAAATAAATGGCTACTTTCTTTAATCGCCCGCATATTAAAATAGGTGAAAATAAATTTTATGGAGAGATTAAGTTCCAAGAGGGGGTTTTTAATGAGTCAAACGATGCCAACTCTTATAGATATGACAATACGTCCTCTATAAATTATAAGAAGAAGGGCAAAAAGAAAAAAGTAGAAAAAAAAGTTAATAAAAAGAAACAAAATATATTCGATATCATTGATTTAGAGGACTCGTAAATGAAAACGCCATCACAAAGAAGACGAGATGGAGCTGCGAATAGGATTAAGTTTAAAACGCAGTTCGATGTGGATATGGCAAATGGTGTCCCTTCATATGAATATGGGCGAGATTCTGGTATCAATTATAATGGCGGAACAAGAAGGAAATCTGGAAAAACTAACATTGTGTCGAAAAGAGAATTAGAAAAAGAAGCTAAAAAAGTAGAAAAAGCAAGAAAGATAAGAGAGGCTAAAGAATTAGCCTTAAAAAAAGAATTAGAAAATAGAACTATATTCGATATCATTGATATCGATGATTAAAAAGGAGAATATTATGAAACAAGAAGTTAGAGATATAAGTATCCCAATAAATGTTGATACAAGTAGGCAGTCTTTTAAACAAACAAAAGAAAAAAATGAAAATGGATCGCAGATTTCTCATATACAAAAGCCAGTAACGACACTAGTAACTGCTGATGGTAAAGTTAAAAGAGATATAAATGTAGAGCAGTATCTTAAGGGTTTAGGATCCGTCAAGAAAGCCCCAAAAACAAATGTAAAAAAATCTTTGCAGCATTTAGCTAAGATGGTAAAAGGATGTTATTTAAGCAGAATGGCAGGCGATGTAGAATTCTCAATATTTTGCGAAGATGCTATCTCTAATCTTATACAAAAGAAAGCGGAGGAGTTAAGCATCTCGGATAGTTCTCTTGATCCTAATTCTGTTTATGTGAAAAAAGCAGACAGACCTCTCGGGGGAAAAATAGGAGGCAAGCAGTCTATAAGATCAGACGAGAGGGTTCTCGATTGTATGGAGATAGAAGATAGCAAGGGTATTTCTAGAGAAGATAAAAAAGATTTGATAGAAAAAATATTTACTCATCCCCAACATGTAAAAAAACTTGATTCAGATCATATTTATAGATATTTTTCAGAAAAGATGTCGAAGTCAGGTTCTGAAGAGTTCAAAGATATAGCTAAGCATATGGATTTCACTAACTATAATATTGAAAGAATAAAAGCATTATTGGAAGAAGAGAAAGGAGCTATAGCTCTTGATACACAGAAAATTTTAGATGCTAAAAAAGAGAAACGTCAAAAAGAGAAGAAAAAAGAAAAAGTTTCTATAGCTAAAAAATCAGTTAAGAAAGTAACTAAAAAGAAGAAAGTGGTAAAAAAGAAAGCTAAGAGAAGAACTCCTAAAAAATAATAAGTTGAAAGTGATTCTAATTGTGGTATAATGAAGTAAAATTATGTTTTAGATGAAGGAAATACTATGAAAATTACGTTTTTAGGCGTATCTGGGGCTTTGTCAGCCAAATATAATTCTAATATGCTGATAGAGTCAGATGGTCAGTGTATGTTATTTGATTGCGGAGAGGATGTAATGCATTCTCTTAAAGCTGCTGGCAGAAAACCAGAGGAATTAACAGATGTTTATATCTCCCATCTTCATTATGACCATATGGGGGGTCTAAGTTGGCTAGGGTATTATTCTTATTTTATACTTAAGAAGAGATTGATTCTTCATATTCATGAGTCTATGGTCTCTGATTTGTGGGCTATGCTCCGTCCAGCGATGGAGAAACTTGATTGTAAGGACGAGATGATGACTCTTGATAATTATTTTGATGTTGTGGCGATTAAGGGAGTAAAGACTGAAGAGTATAACCCTTCTTTCTTTTTCGGAAAATGTTATTTTGACCTTGTCGAACAATTACATGTTGAAACAGTTAATGGAAATATGTATTCTTATGGTCTCAACATTATAGACTCTACGAATAAGTCTCAAGTATTTATAAGTTCTGATTCCAAAAAGATGTCAATTCCTTATAGTCCTTATTCCGGGGTATCTTTTCCGCAAAAATACATTTTTTGCGATTGTGATGTTATGAACCTTAATGGCGTTCATCCCAATTATAATGATTTAAAAAAATATAAAGCTGACACAAAAAGCAAAATGTGGTTATATCATTACACAAATCTTGATGATTATGAGGGCAAGTTCGGAGAAATGCCAGATGCTGTAGCAGATGGTTTTGCAGGATTTGTTAAAGAGGGACAAATTTTTGAGATATAACTATGAATTACTATAACGGATATCTAAATTATACAGAATGGAAAAGAAAAGATCCAGATAGTTATTGGGCTTTTATTGAAGGTAGAGAAAAGAAACTAAAATTTGAGATTGATGAGAAGTTTGCGGAAAGAATATCTAGAATTAAAGTTCCCGAAGAAGTAGATCCTTTTTACGGTATGGTAGGTAGGGCGGTTACAAATAAGAATACCTTATGGGATGATATGTGCGAGAAAATAGTAACAAGCTCGAAACCTCATTTTTTATTAGGAGTTTTTAATAGATTTATAGATGGAAATCTAACTGAGAAAGATTCAAAGAAGATAAATAGGATTAATAAAGGATTGCATCCTGATATCCTTATTGTTAGATTTTTGAAGTGGCTTAAAAAGAAGATTTGTTTTTGGAGTAAAAATGACGGATAAAAAAACAGAAAGAGAAACAGATAGTCATATATTTTTTTGGAAAAGTTATTTATCCCAATGGTATATGAGAGATTTTAAAAGAGAGGACATAGTTTATTGTTGTTGTGAGCAGTATATGATGGCAGAGAAAGCGAGACTATTTGGAGATGATGACGCTCTTGGGAGAATTATGTCTTCCAATAGCCCATCTACTCACAAAATGGTTGGCAGGCAAGTCAAGAATTACGATGACGGTCAATGGCAAGCTATTTCTAGATACGTTGTCTTCCTCGGCAATATGGCAAAATTCGCTCAGCATGAAGATTTAAAAGAAAAGCTCTTGTTAACTAAAGGTAAAATTTTAGTCGAGGCTAGTCCTTATGATAAATTATGGGGAGTAGGTCTTGAAGCTTGGGATGATAGGATTTTAGATGAAAAGACTTGGCAAGGTGAAAACTGGTTAGGCCAGGAAATAATGAATGTTAGGGGGGTGTTATGAGTCTTAAAGGTTATGATTATTTTACGCCAGATCCAGGAACTATTGATGAAATAAATTGCACGGTTTGTGGTGAAATTTGTTATGTAGAAAGAGGCGTTAATGGTTATCGAAGTTCTGCTGGTGCTATGGCGAAGATTAAAGTTCTACACGACTGCTTCTGCTGCCCTCATTCAGATAAGGATTGGCATGAAAAGGCTTTGAATCTTTTACAAGATATCAAAAAGTGTAATAGTCCATCTCTCGAAAAAATAATGAGAGAAGATTTAAAGTTGCTAATAAGGGAAAAAGACAAGAAAAAGATTTATGTATTTGAAGATTCTTCAGAAAGAATGAAATGGTTTTTAAGAATCTTCAAAGATTGCGAGATAACCCACACTGAAGATGCCGGCACTGCCTGTCAAGATATTGAACATAATGAGTATGATATTATATTTTTAGATCGAGATATGGGGCATTACAAATTTAGTGGTGAAGATATCGCTAAATATATGGCAGAAAAAAAGTTGGCGAAAGATGCTACAATTGTTATTCATTCAGTTAATCCTCTTGGGCAGCGAAAGATAAAAGAATATTTGGACGAATATCATGATAATGTTTATCAGATACCTTTTACAGAATTAAATAAAATGGAAAGAGAAGATTTTACATGGAATGATAAATAATGTATAATAAAGAATTAAAACAATTTTTAATAGATGGATTACCGAAAGAGCAGGTAACTGGCAAAGGTACTGGTAAGGTAACTAGAATTCATGGAGATCTTGTAAATAATAAAATTATTGAAGAAAGTCTCAACGAAATTAGAGCATCCATGATGGTTCAAGATGAAGATAAACTTGATGCTTGCCAGCAATTAGTCCTCATATTATTAAACTACACATAGGAAAATATTTCATATGCAATTAGAGAAAGAAGAAGTGCAGTTTTTGTTAAATTTAGGATTAGAACCTATTGATATTGTAGGAGGTCCACACGACGATGAATTATATTGGTCTCCTCCAAAAGCAACCAGTAGTGACGAGCCTCATACTGCTGAATTCGAAAAAGAAGGTGTCGTGTCCTTGTATCGATATGATAAGATTATGAAAGTTATGTTATATGCTAGAGAGATTTTAAATTAGGAGATGATATGAGACATAAAGGTTATAATAGTTTTAGTTACCCTCCAGACCTTGTTGAAGAGAAGGGGTGTGAGGTTTGCGGCTGCATTTGTGATGTTAATCGAGGAGTAGTTGGACCTACGAGTTTCGCTGGAGCGATGGCCAAATGCAAAACTCCTCATGATAGTTTTACTTGCCCTTACAGTGATGAGGAGTGGCATATCTCGGCACTGAGTATGTCTTTGGAGAGAGACGAATTTCATAGTCCATCATTAAAAAAACTTATACAGAGCGATATCGACGATATTGTATTTAATAATGTTAATCCTTTTATAGAGGCTGAGCGTTCTTGAATACATATGTTGAGTTAATTAACAAGCATAAGGGAGAGGATTGTTTTATTTTGGCGGCTGGACCAACTCTTTATGATGTTTTTTATAAAGAGTACAAAGACTATATTGATCTATTTCGAGACAAAGTTGTTATCTCTGTAAATGCTTCGATTATAGCTTGCGTTGAGCATCTTGATTGGATGGGAGACGGAGATAATAGATATTGGATATCAGATGACTCATTGACTACGAGGTGGTCGTGGTGGAAGTTAGTTGAGCAGAGTAAGTGTACTAAAATAGTAAGAAATAGTTGGTTGAAACAGAAACATTATGGGGATATCGATGGTTTCCTTCATTTCTCCGCCAGACCGACACCAGAGGACGTAATTAACAAAGATGATGTTGGTCTGTCATATTGTTCTTCTGCTCCCTCAGCGATAGACCTGGCGATTCAGATGGGTTGTAAGAATATCTATTTACTAGGTCTTGATCATGCGAAGAGAGACGGCAAAGTGTATTTTTGGGAATATTTCTCAAAAGTTAGGCATCCCAAACAATTCAAACCAGGTAAACCTCCTTGGCATGTTCAGAAGGACATGTACAAAGTCAATGCTATGGCATATGAGGCACTAGATAAATTCGCGGAAGAAAAAGGTTCTCAAATTTATAATTGTAGCAAAATAGCACATCAGGAGAAGACCACATATTCATTCAAATACAAGGATTTTGCCGATATTATAGCAAGTGAGCAATAAAGGAGAGTTCTTATGTCGAAAAAATATAAACCTCTAGAAAAGTGGAACGGGATACTTGAGAAAAAAGAGCCTATTTTTATTTTAGGTAATGGACCTAGCTTAACAGATAATGATTTATCTTTACTTGATACTTATTTAACAATTGGCATAAATAGAGTTTTTCAAGCTTATGATCCAACTATTCTTTTTTGGCAAGATAGAAGTGTCTGGGCTACAAGCTCAAAAGATATGCAGAAAACCAAGTCTATAAAGGTAACTAGGAAGGGAATGGTTGGTCCTAATCTATTTCCTAATTATTTATTTTTTGTTTTAAAAGGCAAACGTAATTCTCCTTATCCTGGACAGTGTGATACCGCTAAATTAATAGGGCAAGATATAACACATGGAGTTACCACTCAATTTGCAGAAGCTTTATGCCCATCTCATATTGTCTTTTTAGGAATAGATTGTCAGTTTAGAGATGGTAAAACTGATTTTTATGGTAATAATAAATTTCATAGAAAGGATATGTTAGATAGATGTGCCCAGATTTCTATGAAAATAAAACGGGGATGTCAGGTTCCTATTTTTAACTGTGGTTTGAGCGATTGCTGGAGAACAAGAAAATTAGAAGAAGTTATTGCAGAAATAAATCCTCCAAAACATGACAGAGAATATTATGAAAAACTTTTTGGAAGATAATAATGGGCAGAGTCAGTTCTAGATACAATTATAGAATATCAAAAAGTAAAAAAGATCCTCAGAAGAAATCTAATAGGAAAGTATTGTCACCAGATCAAATCATAATACGAAATAAGAAGACAAAACCTAAAAAGGTAAAGAAGATTTTAGAAATTAAGACTGTTGTTGATCCCAAAAGACATAGAAATAATATTATAAAGAAAGCGGTAAATTCTAAAAATCTACAAGGAGGAGCATCTCTTAATGATATAAAAGATTATTGTTATGATAAGAAAGTGATACTGGTAGGAAACGCCAGTGATATAATTAAAAATCCTTATGGTTCTCAGATAGATTCATACGATATTGTTATCCGCATGAATCATGGGCATCCTATTTTAAAGTTTGCTTCTCAAATGGGGTCGAAATACAATATATGGGCACACGGTTTTTTAAGTTATAAAAAACAGATATCTGAATATGGGCGTATAAAAGAAAAAATTGACTTTCATATAGAGACTAATGAGAAGAAACTATGCAAGAAGATTTTTGATAAAAAAGCTTTTCTAATTCCTAATAAATGGTATAAAAAAGAATACGAAACAAGACATGCAGGAAAAGAAATGTCAACAGGTCTTAATGCGGCAAGTTTTTTCGTCAACTGGGTTGGAACGATGAGAGAGATATCTATTGTTGGTTTCGACTTTTTAAAAACATCTAATCCTACATTACAGTCTGCACCAGCAAGAAAGTTTCATGATACAAATATTGAAAGGGCGACAATGATATCATTATTGATAGAAAGTGAAAAATATTTGCCATTTAATGAAAAATATAATTTTGCAAAGTGATTATAGATAAAGTAAGATTAAGTAAACGTAAAATATCGAGGAAACAAAATGGATATATTAAAAGCGAATAATGGAAACGAAACCCAGTATATAGTTAATCGCCATGTTTATGTAAAAGTTTGGGATTATAACAAGAAATTTCTTTTATCACATTTAAAACTTTCGATGACTGAAACTATTTGGGTGTGGATAGGGCTGAATGAAGGGACAATAACAGAGATAGGGGAATTGAGTCATGCTACTTTTGAGGATGCTATAAATAAAGCTGTTAATAATCCTTATGCAACCGTTTATGGGTTTGATTCGTATGAGGAGATGGCAATACATTGGGAAGATATCAAATATATTGATACAATAACGACTACTTATAAGGCGAAAAAGTAATGAACAGTTTATTAATTTTGATATATTTATTTATGGGTTATAACTGGGTTCAAAGATATCTCTTAATGAGTGGGGGGGGCTGGACGGGTTTCGCACTCAATTTTTTGTTTTGGCCAATATATTTATTAAGATCAATATTTTTCACTTGAAAGTGAAATCAAATAATGTTAAAAAGGAATTATTATGAGTCAACAAGCAGTTTATGAAGTAGATGATTTTAAAAATGAAGATGTGCTATTAGAAGCTCTTAAAGAAATGGGGTACAAAACTACTGTTCATAAAGAAGCTATAACTTTGAGAACTTATGGTAATCAAGGAAATACTAAAGCCCATATTGTAATATCAAAAGAGCAAGGAGGTTTTAGATATGCTGACTTGGGTTTTGAAAGACTCTCTAATGGAGGGTTTAAGCTTCATGCAGATCATATAGATATTAATAAGCTAGGATTAGTTAAGCTCAAACAGACATATACTAAATGTTTCATAGCTAAAAGAATTAAAATGCTAGGAACTCAATATGTAATGGGTAAGGGCGAGATAGACCAAAATGGAACTATGAAATTAAAAGTTAGAGTGATGGAGTAATTATGACAAAGTTAAAAGGTAAAAAGAAAGCTAAAGCAAGACGAAAAAAAATTCAAAACAAACAGATGTCTAAAACTGCTTACAGGACAAAGATGTTATCGATGCTTTTGAAATACGATAATGAAATATTGTCTCAAGAATGCAAGACGGTTCCTAAACACAATTCTGACGTATTAGAAACTATCGCTAAAATGAAAAAAGTTTTAGGTTTTACTGATAATGGAGTTGGACTTGCTGCCTCTCAAATAGGGATTCTTGAGAGAGTTATTGTTATTAGACCGGATTCTAGAAAATATGAAATAAAGGCTATGATCAATCCTGAGATTATAGAGCATAGCGAACATAAGAAATATGGTATAGAGGGATGCTTGTCATATCCTAAGATATATTCTCCTATTGAGAGATATACTTCTATTACGGTAAAATATTTTGATGAGAATTGGAAAGAGCATATTGTAGAGTATAAAGAGGGAGAGATAGAGGGAATAATCTTCCAACATGAACTCGAACATCTTTCGGAAGGAGATTGTCAAATTCACGATTGGTGGAAAGATCCAGAAGGGATGAAAGCAAAGCTCCAGGAAGTTTTTGAGGCTAAAAAAGAAGAAAGCACAGGAGGTTATGACGTAGAAGAGTCAGAAGACCTTCAGAAGGAAAACGAAGAAGAGCCTACTCAAGAAGATGAGTAATGTTAAATTATATGAGAAGAAAGACGGTTATGTAGAGTGTAGCCTATGCCCTCATAGATGCCAACTTCGAAGTGGAGAAGCCGGTAAGTGTTCGGTTCGTAAATGCGATGGGGACTCTATATATTTATCCAATTATGGAGAGTTGGTTTCTGTCGCTATTAATCCGATTGAGAAGAAACCATTTTATCACTTCTTGCCAGGTACAAAAACGCTGTCGATTGGATCTTTAGGTTGCCCTCTTAATTGTCTTTATTGTGAAAATCATAAAATAAGTCAAACAGATACCCATCATGATAGTCAGGTCTTTTCTGCTGACAAGATAGCGTGTATCGCTATAGAAAAACATTGCAAAAGTGTGTGCATGACGTTCAATGAACCTACTATCTCTTTTGAATATCTTATGGATGTAGCGGAGGCTTGTCATAAGAGCAATTTAAAGTTTATACTTAAAACAAATGCTTATGTAAATAAAGAGCCATGGGAAGAAATCTGCAAAGTAACAGATGCTATTAATATAGACCTCAAAGCTGGGACTAGTGATAGTTTTAAATTTATTACTAATTATCGTTTTCTTAATCAGGTAGTGTATAGGATTCATGAGGCTTATGCCTCAGATGCTCATATGGAGATTAGTATTCCTTTATATTATTCCGATGAGGTTTTAGGAGAACAGGTGAAAGAAATTGGGAAATTTTTATCTTCTATAGATAAAGACATACCATGCCATTTGTTGAAGGTCTTGCCAGCATACAATTACGATGATTTCGTTTTCAATCCTAAAAATATGGATAAAGCTCAAGAAATATTATCTAATTATATGAATAATATTTTTGTAGAGTAACTATACTTTATCTTTTAGATATCTTGATGCTTGGAAGTGTTCTACTATGGGGTCTTTACAGTAGTCCATTATATCAAATATCTTACAATATTCTGGTCCTAATTTTTGAATTTTCAATCCTGGTATGTTACTTTTATTGATTGTATTTTGTAGATTTCTTTGATCACATATTCTGGCGACATATACCCCTTTTGCTCGGATAATATTCTTTCTATTTAGTTTGTGCCATATCTTAAAAAGATTTTTAATTTTATCATTATTCCTATAAAATATTGTTCCACTAAGCATAGTCGGATTTTTTTTATGCCATTTTCCGTTTCTACCTCTTATCTTATAATGAATAGACATATCTCCATCTATTTCTTTTAGAGGTATCTCTCTTTGTATTATACCGTCTGCATCTACATACATAAATAGTTCTGTATCTGGGTTTTTTTCCATAGAATTAAGTAATAGTCTAGATTTGTATTTAGTATTTGCATCCCATGACCCTTGATTTTCTATCCCTTCAATGTAGGAGTCGTAACCAAATTTATCGATAGATTTTTTAAGTTTTTTTATTTCGTTTTCGTATCCTGTATCGATAGTGAAGAACGAGACAACTTTAAATTTATTTTTTTCCATTTACTTGTCCTTTTAGTCTTCTTGACGCTTGATTGTGAGAAATTATAGGGTCTTTAATTCTTTTATGAGTTCCGCATTTTGATCCATTAATTTTGCAGTATTTGAGTGAGATCCTTTGTATCTTTATATTTTTATAGTTATTTTTAAGAACTGAATATAGGGTGTCTTGGTCATAAGTTTTTGGATTTTTTTGATTTATTTCTATCCACTCTTTCATAATATTTTTCATCTTATCATTATTTTTAATAAATACTGTCCCGCTAAGTAGCCAACCTTTCTGTTTTCTTTGAGTTATAGTTTTGTGGCAGACAGCTATATCTCCTGATATATTATCTGTTGGTATTTTCTTATTTACGATAGCATCGGCGTCCAGGAATAGAAAATAATCTTCATCTGGATATTTTTTCATAGCATTTAGTATTAGATGAGGTTTGTATTTTGTATTTAAATCCCACGATCCCATATTATCTATTCCTTCTACATAGATATTGTGGTCAAATTTTTTGGCAGAAATTTTAAGTTTATCTATTTCTTTTTCATACCCAGTGTTAATAGTATAGAACGAAGTTATTATCATACACTTATATCGTCTTTTTGTCGATATAAATATAAAAGGAGAAAATATTATGAAAAAATTTAGCATTGTGATACCAACAAGAAATAGATTAAAAAAATTGTATAATGTTTTAAATACTATTCCTGAGTCTTCAACATATGTTGTCAAAATAGCTTGTGATGGAGATAAGGCTACTCATGATAGCCTTAAGAAAGATTACCCACATGTAGAGTCTTATTATTTCAAAGACCACAGAGGGTCTGTCTGGTGTCGTAACGAGATAATAAAGAATGAGACAGATGGAGTTCTTCCTTGTGTAGATGACATAGTTTTCCCAGAAGGTTATTTTGATTATATTTTTGATTTGTTTAATACAACTTTTCCAGATGATGATGGGGTATTGGGCGTCCGTCAGCAGGGAGAATTTTTCGAAGCCTATTCTCCTACTGGAATGGCTTTGATAGGTAAAGAATTCTTATCTAGATATCCCGATGGGCAGCTTTACTATCCTAGATATTATCACTTTGCTGCTCAGGAAATATATAATTTATGTAAAAAGATAAAAGAGCAGACTGAAAAAGAAACTTATAAATTGGCAGACAAATATGTGGTGAAGCACGGGAAAGCTCTTTATAGTAAAAGTATTTTTATGGACATGACTCATAAGGAGGCTAGGAGATTTAAAAAAAGAGATTTAACAGTAAAAGCCGAATTAAGAAAAACGGATCTAGGGACTTGGGGAACGGTGTAATATGGGTAACGTCATTGACATATCTAATTATAAATGTTTAACTTGTAAATTGTGTTTAACAAAATGTAGTAAAGATACATTTAAAAGTTGCGACAAGTACGTTGAAAATAGAGATAAGATAGATAAGAAAATAACTGTAATTATGAATACTTATAGGCGTTCTGATATCTATCTTTCTGAAGCTATAGAATCATTTCTAAAGCAATCTTATAAAAATGCTATTTTGCAGATAACAAATACTCATCCATCACCATTAAAATTAGATAAAGATTATGATAATATTGTTATATATAATTTGAAAGATGTTTTTAAACAATATCCAAGACATGCGGTATGGTCAGTGTTTAGAGTGAAGACTCCTTACTGGACAATATTAGATGATGATGATATTATACTTCCTTCATATTTGGAAGAATTTAATAAGGTTATAGAAAAGAAGGAGGGGCAATACATCCAGATAATTAGGAGAAAAAGGATGTTAGTAGATAAAAATAAAATTTCAAAATTACCATGCGGCGGTTGGGGAGGGCGTTTGTTAAGTCGTTTTAAAGTTTCTGATTTAAAAAATATATTGAAGAAAAAACCATTTAACAGTTATCAGGGAATAGATAATTATCTTACTTGGCATGCTCATTCTGGTATTGTATCGGAAGTTAAGTTGCCTCATACTTATATAACAAGAAGGCAGAAAGATGTCATTCATATATACAAAAGGAAAGACAATAATCTTAAAGTCGTAAGAAATAGAATATCTAAATCTAAAAAGAAAGCCTATTCAGAAGTTAGGGGAAGTACTGTCTCCCCTCATTGGGAAAAGGATTATATAAAGGAATATGGAAAATATGTCTAGTCAGTGGGTATTGCAACATAATGGCTATGGTTTAGGAAATTTTGTGATGGCTACCCCAGCACTTAAGTTACTCGCAGATAGAAGAGCCTCAAAAGTAGATGTTTTTTTTCAGACAGCATCTATATCTGAGCTTTATAGAGATTGCCCATTTATAAATGTTTTAAATAAAAAGCCTAAAAATAAGCCTTTTTTTACAATTAGAATGGTTAAAAGGAAAAAACATGAAAGCGATTCAGAAGCATTGTGTAGGATATTATTAAAAAATAAATTTAAGATGCCTCACACGTATATTGACACTGTATCAGAGTTTTCTTTTGATAAAAAAAACAAAAAATGCGTGTCTATCTTTCATGGTTGTTTGGGAAAAATTTATAAAGATAAAAAGGATATAGGAGTTGAGGCAAGACAGTATATCATAGATCAATTATCGAAAGAAGATGTGGATATTATTTTGATAGGTACGAATCGAGATGGAGATAGATATTGGGGCAAGAATAATTTAAAAAATGTTAAAAATTATTTAGGAAAACACTCTTTAAGAAAAAGTGTAGGAATTTTAAATAGTTGTGATTGTTTTATATCTAATGATACTGGATTGTATCATGTGGCAGGGGCGTTAAGGAAAAAGGGATTAGTTTGTTGGAAGAAAACTAATCATATTAAAAATATGTCTCCTTTTGATGGGATAACTCATTCTCGAAGTTCAAAAGGTTATTTCGACGTATATAAAAAAGATATTGATAACTTTATAAAAAGGATAATAAGAAAATGAGAATAGTTTTTAACTTACATCGAGTTGGATTAGGAAATAATGGAGGCAGTAGAACTATTGTTAAATCTGCTGAAGCCCTTGCCTCTCTAGGTCAAGAAGTTATTATCGCCAGTAATATTAGAAATAAATATACATGGGAACCTATCAACAAAAAAGTTAATTTTATTTGCAGTAAAAATATCCCCAAAGGGGATATCATTATTGCTACAGGTATAGGAAGTGTTGGGAGTACAGTCTCCTCTAATTTCAAAAAGAAATTTTATTTTATAAGGGGCTTCGAAACCTGGGCTGCAAAAAAATCAGTTCTTTTAAAATCTTATAAATCGTTACAATGCATTGTTAATAGCGGTTGGCTTAAAAAAATGCTAAAGAGTAATGGGATAAAATCTAATTTAGTTTATAACGGTTTGGATTTTGAAGATTTTTACGATATGGATACTGAAAGACATAGTTCTTTAGGAGGATTATATAGCAAGCGGCACAAGACTAAAAATCATGATTTTATTTCTAAATATTCCAATGAAAAAAATATTCCGATAGTGCTTTTAAATAGAGATATAAAGGATTCTAATCCTAAAAATATTAATAAATGGTATAATACTATTAAGGTCTGGGCTTCTCCGAGCGAGCTAGAGGGGTTACATAATCCTCCTATGGAAGCGTCTTTATCTGGTTGCGGTTTGGTTTCTACTGATCATCCTAGATCTGGGACATCCGATTATGCCATTTCTAATGAAACGGCATTAATATATAAACATGGAGATATGCGTAGTTTTGATAACCAAGTTACAAAATTATTAGAAGATGAACCTCTTCGACAGAATTTAAATAGGAATATGATAAGGTTATTGAAGGATAAAATAGGAACGAGGCAAAAAAATATGCAAAAATTTATAGAGATATTGGATAAAAAGTAATATGAATAAATGTCATATAAGAAAAATAGAAAGCCAGTTCGGAAAAATTATTAAGAGGGAGAGAGTAAGCAGCTGGAGACAAGTGTACAAATTGCATTTTAAGAGTTCTGTACTTAGACTTGATATACTTAAAAAAAATGACCCCACTTTGATGTATCATAAAATGTGTTTAGATCAAGGACTTATCTGTTTTCCAAAGATACAGAAAGTTTTTAAGGAAGGTAATCTATGCTTAAAAATAAGTGAATGGATAGAGGGTAGAACTTATTCTGATATTTTTAGATCAGGTTCTTTAGAGAAGAGCATGGTTTTTAAAATGGGAAGTTCAGTTGCTAAAGTAAATATGATATCTCAGAATAGACTTCATTTACATAATGATGATATTACCTATCATAATGTTATGCTCGATAGAAACGGCAATTTTATCATGTTTGATTTAGATAGGCTATCTTTTATTAAAGATGTGGATGGGGCATTGGTTAAGACTTTACTAAAGAGGATTTCAAATAAAGAAATGATAGATTCTTTTTTAGAAGGATATAAAAAACATAGAGATATAAATAATTTGATTTCTTTGTGCCAGCAGAGAAATTGGAAATGGAAATGGAAAAAAAAAGGAGTGTAATATGAATAAAATTACTATGAAAACATTTAGATCACAGCTAAGTAGTCTAAACAAGAAATGGAGAAAGATTTCACCGAAACAGAAGATATATCAAGCTCCGAATAAGAGACTTGCAAACGCTATGGAGAATTTTGATTTTTTGAAAGGATGTAACGTCTTGGATATAGGATGTAATCAGGGTTTGCATTCTTTAATGTTGTCCAATATATCTAACAGCGTAATAGGATTAGAGGGGAACGAGAATACTTATAAAAGAGCGTTATGCACTCAAAAGCATTTCTCTTCATTAGGGTATAATTCCAGTAATGTTACTTTTGTAAATAGTCCTCTTAAAGACTTTAATGACTATGAAGGGGTTAACGCTATATTGGCTTGTTGCTGCATTTACAATATGAACGATGAGAATATAGATAACTTCATTGCCATCTTAAAGCAATGTCATAAATTAATATATCAGACGAGACCAGCAGCGAATTCGAGGATCAAAGATAGAAGCAGACACGACCTTTGTTTAGAAAAGGACGTTATTAAGTTTCTAGAGGCAGAAGATTTTACTATTGTAGAGCATAAGCATTCTAATTCAAAATGGCCAATTTTTTGTGCAGAGAGGAAATAATATGAATATAAGTTTCTCAATAACAGCTATGGTCAGGCCAGAGATTTTGAAGAGGACATTAAAGTCTTTCTCTGCTAATATAAAAGGATTGGATTTAAAAGAATGCGATGTTTTTATCAATGTAGACCCAATACCAGGAGACGGGAGCCAAGACTCGGTAGTAGATGTGGCTTCTTCGTTTTTTGGGAATGTTATTGCTAGCTTACCGAAGAAACCCAATTTTACGAAAGCCGTTAACTGGTGTTTAGCAACGGCAGATTCGGATTACCTTTTTCATCTAGAAGACGATTGGGAATTAGTACAAAAGTTTGACATTATAAACGTAATGAAGAAAACATTTGCAGATAAGAGAGTACAACAGTTGGCTCTGCGTGCATATTCGTATCCTTATAATAAGGTTTGCCTAAGTCCTAGTATAATGAAGAAGGAATTGTACAAAAGCTTCGTTGATAAGTTCGATTTAAAGATAAACCCAGAGATACAATTGAGACCCAGTTGGGTTAATAAATCTACTATCGTCGCTTATCCCAGTAAAAGAATTATAGTTAAAGACATCGGTAGGTTATGGATAAAAAAATCAGGATATAAGAAGTCGGGTGATAAGAAATTTCAATTTATTAAATGGGAGGAGAAATGAGAGTAATAGTTTTATACGGGTATATGTCTGATGGAGGACATAATAAGAAAAATCAGAAAATGATAGATGGTATTTTGACTTGCGGCTATAGAGAGTTTGCAAAAAATGCCGGTTGTATTATCTACCCTTGCATCCAATATAGGCTTAAAGAGTCTTGGGAGTATTCAATGCCTAATCCAGACGATATAGTCGATTTCTGTAATGATCATCCAGATGCTATTGTTTGGTCTGTGAAATATTCTCCAGAAAAGAATGAGATTCTGTCTCGAATAAAAAACTTTAAGATTCATTATCCATGCAATGCCAAAAACTCTATAAATTCATACTGTGATATCAATCTAGTGGATACAGAGCAGAGGATGACAAATGCTTCTTGTCGTCTATACTTAAAAGGGAAAGACCCTGACTTTTGGAAGCCAATAGAAGAGAAGAAGTTTGATTACCTTTTGATGGGAACAAGAGATGACAAGAACCAGAGCTATTTCATTAGGCAGCTAAATTCTATTAAGCAGAAGAGGAAGATATTATGGATTGGAGGTAAAGGAAAGGTTAAAAAAACTATAAGAACTCATCATGAGGTTAGTTACACATCAGTTGGAGGTCCGGAATTTGTCAGTAAGAAAATAGGATTAGCAAAAATAGGAATATTGTATTCTGAGATTGCTAGTGAAGGCTTTCCTCAGTCATTTTTAGAGATGACGATGTCCGGAGTCCCTGTAGTTTATGGAGGACCGTATAATCCTCTATACTTCTTTAAGGAAAACTCTTCCAGACCTAAAAAGAAGCATTTAATAATAGAAGCCGAAGATAGGTTAAAAAAATACAATGCTGATGTTAGTAAGGCTTGCCGAGCTTGTGCCGTTGATCATTATAGTATTGAAAAATCTATAGAAAGGATGTGTTCATTTCGATGAAAAAAAGAATATTAATTGTAGCCACAATTTATAGATGTGGTCAAAAAATGTATCCAGTTATCCCTCTTCTTTGTCAGAAGTATGAGATTGATGTCCTTATGTTCAATCAGATGAGTGAGGATACTCCTTGGCATGGAGATAACGACCCAAGACTATTATTCTATAAGAAATGTGTAGAAGATGGGGCTACTGTCATGCAAGGTCCAAGTGCGGATTATATATCAAAGCATTATAAGGATTTATCTATTGTCTCAAAGATAGATTATGCGAAGTATAATATGATTCTATTGGATGATAATTTTGTCAAGGGAGGTTGGGGAACACCTCTTCTATGTAGAGAAGCTAGAAAACGAGGCATCATTGTTGTCGCGACTCCTCATGGCAATCATGAGTTTGATAGATATGGCATTAAGGATAAACTAGGCGACATATTTGATTATTCCTTTGTTTTTGGAAAAAGAGAACAGCGAGAATTAATTGGTAAGCATAGAAGGAAGTTTCTTTTGCCTGGAGGAATCCCAGCTAACGATGTCCTCAAAAATTATAAGCGGACTAATGAGAACATTCTAATAGTTGTTAGCTATGTAGACAAATTCAACTCTCGCAAAAAGAATCAAAACGGTTATTTACCTTTTACTGAAAAAACATTTTTAGATTTAGGTATTCCAGCCTTGCAGAAAAAGTATGGACTAAATGTAATCATCAAAGAAAAAAGTAGATTCAAAAAGGGTTTAGATTACTCTCTGAAACATATGGAGAAATATGAGGGAGTTAAAGTTATTATGGACCATCCAGATAACAATCAATTGATTGCTGAATCGGCTCTTCTTGTTTCGGCTCCATCGACATTATGTTTCAAGGCGATGCAGATAGGAATACCCACTGTATTGTTGAAACGGTATGGGATGACTGGCAATTTTAAGGGCTACGACGGTCTTATCGATATAGGCAAGGATGACATTAATGAGTCTATAGAGAGAGTCATTAATAACGAGTATCCTGGTTTTATAGAAGATGTCCTTGAAGGCGGTAACGATTTTTCATCGACAGAGATATATGTAAAAACAATTAATGATATTTTGGGAGGAACTATATAATGTTTGATTTTATAGTTTATGTTTCAAGCCGCAATAATTATGATATGTTAGAAAACGAAGTGATTAGAAATGTATTTTATCCAAATATTATTTTTGTCAATGTAGATGATGGTTCCTGTGAAAAAGAGAAGTCAAAAGGCATGAGAATTTGCAAAGAGAACAACATTCCTTTTATAGAAAATGAAAAACGAGGGTTACAGTGGGCTACAAAGTCTGTTGTTAATTACGCTAAGAAAAATCATCCGAATGTAAAATTTTTAATACATTTCCAGCATGATAACTATCCTATGTTTATAGATTTTTATACAAAATTTCAGCGTTATATAGATAGTGGCTTTTTGGATGAATTTGGAACTATTGGATTTAATATTCTTGATATAGATGGAAGGAACACCAAAAAGTCTTACAAGTTAAAAAAGGATAAAGGGAAAGATGTCTTAGGCATGTGCGGCGTTGCTAATTTAGAGGAATCTAAAGCCGTATATTATTGCAATAATCACATTTCTATGGATTGGAAAATATGGGGAAACCCTTTTGCGGTGGAATCTGTTATGTGGTGTTGTTTAGCAATTAATATAGAACTTTTTGAGAAATATATAGACGTTACGGACAAATACCATTTGCATTTATGGGGAGCGGATATATGTTATCAATTCTGCAAAAATAATATATATAACGTTGCTCTTCCTGATCTTTACGTTACGAATCATATGGCGTTGAAATCTAAATACGATATATCATCTAATTCAGCCAAAGGCTCTAAGGGTGGCGATGAATATCATTTTGGGCATAACAACCATCATAGTATCTTTAGAGAAAGATTTGGTTTTTGTTGGAAAGATTCTAGGAAGACTTTCGCAAAGGTTAAAAACGAGTACAAAGAAACGCTGTTGTATAAGTTTTTTAACCATAATATAAAAAATGGACCTCTCAAGACATGGGATATGCAGTTATGAAAATTGTAATCATCATTGGGACGAGACCCCAGTACATAAAGATAAAACCTCTTTATGACTATTTAAAAAATAATAATATTGACAGTTATTTAATTGATACAAACCAGCATTATTCAGACAGTGTCTCAAAGAACATCATAGAGGGTTTAGATTTAGAGATAGACCAGAATCTTCAAATCAAATCAGGTGACGAGATGTCTTTTTTATCAGATGCCCTCACATCTATTTCTGAGGCATTGCAATCTGTATGCGATGAAGGAGACGTAGTTGTAGTTATCGGCGATACAAATAGCACTCTCGTCTCTTCTATCGTAGCTAAAAAACTAGGGCTAAGATTAGCTCATATCGAAGCTGGTATTAGATGTAACGATAGATCTCGCCCAGAAGAACTAAACAGGATAGTTGTCGATAGCTTATCGGATGTCCATTTTATTTCTAGAAAAAGAGATTCTTCAAATGTTTCAAATCCTATTTATGTCGGAGATTTAGAGTACAGTTTTTTATACAGTATAGAGCATAAATATAACGACATTACATATGATGGAGATATATTACTAACTATCCACAGGCAAGAGAATATGAATGTATCAGTTTTATATAATATTTTCGAATACTGCCATTCATTAGAACAGCCGATACTCTTTCCAATGCATCATAGATCCAATAATTTTATCAAAGCCAACGGTATTAATATCCCGAATAATATCAAGATTATTGAGCCTTTGGAATATTTCGATATGATACAAGTTATGAGAAATTGCAAAGGAATCATCACGGATAGCGGTGGAGTTTCTAAGACTTCTCCTTTTTTTGGAAAGAAATGTATCATACCTCTTAAAAAAATAGAATGGTCCGAAATAATTGATGCTGGCTACGCTACAAACGAATTAAAAACAGGCTGGTTTGACGATTGTAAGATAGACAGAGATATGAATTTTTATTACGCAGAAGATAGTTGTAAGACTATCTTGAAGGGATTATATGGAAAGTAAGTTTTTCGTACATGAATCATCATATATTGATGGAGAACCTAATATTGGAAAGGGTACGTTGATATGGCATTTTTCGCATGTACAAGAAGGAGCTATAATAGGAAAGAATTGTACTATCGGTCAAAATGTGAATATCGCTTCTGGTGCCATCATCGGGGATAACGTAAAGATACAGAACAACGTTAGCGTTTATGACGGAGTTATTATTGAGGATGATGTATTTATCGGACCTTCAGTTGTCTTTACTAATGTTATTAATCCTAGAGCTTTTGTTCAGAGGAAAGACGAGTTTAAGAAAACGATTGTTAGAAAAGGGTCTTCGATAGGAGCTAATGCTACGATTGTATGCGGTTTAAATATTGGGGAATATGCCCTAGTGGGGGCCGGTTCGGTAGTAACTAAAAACGTCATGAGTAATGAGGTTGTTGTAGGGGTTCCCGCCTTAGTTATAGGTAGGATATGTGCTTGTGGTAATCTTATTAAGAAGAATAGAGAGAATACTATGGTGGTATTTGAATGTAGTCGCTGTAATGAAAAGATTCATTAAGATGTTCATAAGGAGAATTAATGAAGAAGTTTGCTTTGATAGGAGCTGCTGGATATATAGCTCCGAGGCATATGGATGCCATAAAAAAGACTGATAATATATTAGTCGCTGCTATAGATAAGAACGATTCCGTTGGAATCATAGACTCTTATTTTCCAACCTCAAGTTTTTTTACCGAGTTCGAGAGATTCGATAGGTATATCGAGAAGATGAATCTTACAGACCCCGTGGATTACGTTTCTATCTGTTCTCCTAACTATCTACATGACGCACATGTCAGATTTGGTTTGAGGGTAGGAGCGAATGTTATTTGTGAGAAGCCTTTAGTTATTAATCCTCGCAATTTAGATTCTTTGGAAAAGATAGAGGAGATGTCTGATGGTAACGTTAATTGTATATTGCAACTAAGGCTAAGCGAGGCATTTAAACAGATAAAAGAAAAAGTAGATAATGCTGATGATATTCTAGATATTGATGTTACTTATATTACTTCAAGAGGACAATGGTACACTTATTCTTGGAAGGGGGATGACCAGAAGTCAGGTGGAGTCATTTACAATATTGGGATACATCTCATTGATATGCTATGTTACGCATTAGGGGAACCAATCCAAAATATCGTTCATCTTAACGAGAGTCGTAAGTCTGCTGGGTATATGGAATTTAAAAAAGCTAGAGTTAGATGGTTTTTATCAATTCAAAATAGCGATATTCCAGAAGATATTAAAGACAGTACTACATATCGTTCGATTACTATAAATGGAGAAGCTATAGATATGTCTTTCGGTTTCCAGGATTTGCATGTCAAGGCTTATAAAAAGATATTGGATGGAGAAGGATTTAGTATGTCAGATGCTAGAACGGCTTTACAAGTTGCTTATGATATTAAAAATTCAACTCAAGTTGGAATTAAGGGCGATTATCATCCATTACTATTAGACTTAAAATTTAGATAAGGGACATTTTATGAATATTCTACTCACAGGCGTCGCAGGCTCGATAGGTTCATTTCTTTTGGATTCTCTTTTAGAGAGAGGGCATACCGTAGTTGGCATTGATAATTTAATATATGGGCGTATGGATAATATCAGCCACAATCTATCCAATGATAATTTTACCTTTATAGACGGAGATATAACAGAATATGATTTTTTTTCAATGGAACAAAAGTTTGATTGCATTTGCCATCTAGCGGCTTTAAAGAAAATAGGCAATATGTCAAATTGGAAGAGAACAGATTTAATCAGAAACAATTTTGCTATTCAGCGGTTGTTAAGATTAGCTGTAGAACAAGATTGTAAGTTTGTCTTCTCATCTACTTCTGATGTCTATGGAACATCAGAAGATTTACCTTTTAGAGAAGATGGAGATTTGAAAATTGGACCGTCTGATGTAGAGAGGTGGGATTACGCCGCTTCAAAACTTTTCGATGAACACGTATGTTTTTCTTATGCCGATGATTACGATATCGATTTAGTTGTCATTCGATATTTTGGTGCTTATAGCGATAGATCTAAATGGCAGTACGGAGAGCATATACCGTTGTTTATCAAGAGGGCAATGGAAGGAGAAGAGATAACTGTTCATGGAGATGGATTACATACCAGGAGCATGTGCCATATAGATGATGCGATAATAGGGACGATACAGTCTATTGAATTAGAATCCGCTAATGGACATATTATTAATATCGGTTCAAATGAAGAAATGACCATATTAGAACATGCTAAAACTATATGGAGAATTGTTAACGGAAATGAAGAGCCTAATATAAAATTTATTCCAATGAAAGAAGTTTTTGGTAAATATAGAGAGATACAAAGAAGAGTTCCTGACTTAACAAAAGCTAAAAAACTTTTGGATTATGAACCTAAAATTTTATTTGAAGATGGCATAGCAGATGTCGTTGCAAAGATTAGGAGAAAAAATGATTAACGGTAAAAAAGTTTTAGCCATTACTTTAGCCAGAGGCGGCTCTACGAAAATAAAAAAGAAAAATATCGTAGACATTAATGGAAAACCGTTGTTGCAATACACAACTGATGAGGTTAAGAAAAGCAAGTATATAGACAATTATGCTGTTTCGACTGATGATAAAGAAATAGCTCATGTCTGTACGGAAATGGACGTTCCTTATTATTGGCGTAATAATGAAAATGCAACAGACATAGCTAAGTCTTCCGATGCGTTGATTGAGGTAGTAAATTATTTCGGCGGCAAGTATGATTATATCGTAGAAGTTATGTGTACTAACCCTTTAAAAACCGTTGAAGACATAGACGGATGTATAGAGAGAATAGAAGAGGCAGGAGGAGATTCAGTAGTTTCTGTTGTTAGAATATACGACCATCATCCAGCAAGATTAAAATATCTTGATGAACATAATGTCATGCAGGACTTTGTACCTGAAATTTTAGAGAGCAGAAGGCAAGACTTAACGCCTCCAGCGTATATCAGAAATGGCTCTATCTATGTAATGACTAAAAATTTTCTACTGACAGAAAAAAGTAGATACAATAAATCAAGTCAGGCTTACATAATGTCAGAGGATAACACTATTAATATTGACGAGAAGAGAGACTTGCTAATTGCCAAGTATATACTTCAAGAGAGGAACGGATTGAAAGTTCTATGCATTACACCTGTGTCCCACATCGAGGGACTAGTAGACATGCTTGAGCAATGCGGAGATGTGACCTATAAGGTTGATATCGACAGGCAGGGGGCAAGAGATAGCCTATTAAGGGACAAGTATAATGTTATCTATACGAATCCTAACAAGATGACGTTTAGGATAGATGAAGAGTTATTAAAAGGGACTTCTGTAGAAATAGTTTGCACGGCATCTACTGGGACTAATCATATAGATATGAATTATTGTGAGAAAAATAATATTGAAGTTATTTCACTTACAGTCGATTATGAAATAATCGAAAAAATAACGTCTACCGCTGAGATGGCTTTTACACTAATGTTATCTCTTATCAGGAACCTTCCAAAAGCGGTGGATGGAGTTAAGAAATATGATTGGAATTATGAGAACTATATAGGGCGACAGCTAAATTGTTTAGATGTAGGAATTATTGGATACGGAAGGCTCGGCAAACATTATGCTAGATTCTGTGAGCCATTTTTTAGAAATATATTTATCACTGACCCTTATAAAAAAGTAGACGATAAGTATTATCAGACTGATTTCGACCATTTACTAAAAGAATCAGATGTGGTTGTCTTGCATGTTCATTTGAATGATGATACTTATCATATGATTAACGAAACGACTATAAGTAAAATGAAAAATGGTGCTTATTTGGTTAATACGTCAAGAGGAGACATTGTTGATGAAGAGGCTGTTATTGATGCTATTAAATCTGGCAAGCTAAAAGGGTACGCAACCGATGTAATTTCCGATGAACTATGTGAAGGCTTGGAAAACAGTAGTTTAATAAAGGCTATGAAAGAAGGGCATAATATTATAATTAGCCCTCATATTGCTGGCATGACGAAAGAAGCACAAGAATTAGCTTATCGTAGGGTTGCCACAAGGTTATTGGAGAAAATAAATGAAAAATAATATTTTATTTTGTTCGGCGACTGCCAATGACAGATTTGAAGAAGCTTTATGCATGTTTACTACGATAAAAGATATTTATCCTGAAGCGAAGTGTCATTTTGATGCCATCTTTTTTACAGACGAACAGGTTAAATACTTTGAAGATTTAGGGGTTATCGTTAAAAGGTTTGATACTAAAGAAGATTTGCCTCTGTTATTCAGTGGAACTAAGGATGCTCGAAGGTCCATAAGTCAGAAAGAAATGGAGACTATAGGTTATAGGGCTAATACGGAATGGAATTTGATGTATGCCTCTTGGAGGTTATATATGTTGCCTAGAATTATGAAGGAATATGACGCTCCAATTATGTGGTTAGATACAGACTGTATGGTCAGAAAAAATATAGATGAATTTTTAAATAAATCTTTGAATTATGATTTTTCTGTCAATTTAAGAAATAAATTAGAAGAGAGAAGGCAATTATTGTCAGCAGTCTTTGTCGTGAATAATACCCCTAAAGGGAAAAAATGTCTTGAGTTAATGCCTCAAATATATCTAGAGCTTTTTGAAAAAGCTATATGGTGGGCCGACCCCTGGAGTATTAATGCATCAAGAATAAGAAGCAAATGTGAAACTTGGAATTTTAGTTATGGAAAATATGCTGATAATTTTCTTAGGGGGAAATCCTCTATTTGGCACGCGAAGGCGGCGGGAGTGACAAAAAAAGTTTGGATTAATGAAACAAAAAGATTTTTAAAAAGATATAAATTATAGGAGATTATAGTATGGCAAAATTAATTGCAGAATTAGGATGGAATCACATGGGCGATATTTCAATTGGTAAAGAAATGATATCCGCTGCTAAAGAGGCTGGAGCAGATTATGCAAAGTTTCAAACTTGGAAAGTCGAAAGGCTTATTGATGGTCCTTGGGATCATGATGGTCGCCGACAAATTTACGAAAAAGCTGAATTAACAAGAGAGAAGCATCAAATTTTTAAAGACTATTGCGATTCAATTGGGATTAAGTTTTTAACTTCATGTTTTTGTATTAAAGATTTAGATATGGTTAGAGAGTTCTGCGACGAGGTTAAGATACCTAGTCCGGAAGGGTATAGCACAGATCTAATTAGTCAAGCTATTAAAAAGTTTGACCATGTTTATCTGTCAACAGGAGCTTCTTATGTAGATGAGTATATCCATCGATGGACATATGAGAATCTAACTTTATTGCATTGCGTTTCTTCTTATCCTTGTAGTATAGAAAATATAAATCTACCTAAATTAAAATTTTTACAAAGCGTCAGCCCTAGAGTGGGATATAGCGGTCATTATCAAGGGACATATGATGCCATAGCCGCTATTAGTTTAGGAGCTACTGTTATCGAGAAACATTTTACTATTGACCACGATTTGCCAGGTAGGGATAACAAATTCGCGTTATTGCCTGATCAATTTAAAGAAATTAGCGATTTTAATAAAGTTTTTTCTAGCATGGATATGAATAGGGGTTTGGGTATTCAAGATTGCGAAAATGATTATAGAACTTATCAAAAAGGAAGATGGGGGGTATAGTGAATAAGATTTATATATCAGCTTTGTCTCGCGGAGGCTCTAATGTTATTGCGGCATTACTTCATAACCATGAAGAGTTATATACTGTTGCTAGAAGAGATTGGAGTCAATTCAGGAATAAGGGTTCGATTAATATTCCTAAACTTTCGGAGCATTTGTCTAAAACTAAGAAGTCTATATATTATCGAGGAGGCTTTCAGAAAGACTTATCTAAAGTAAAATATTTTGTTTTTGACAAGTACCTTGAAAAGGATTTTGATTTTAAATGCCCAGAAAAAGACTTAGTTTTGACTGTCGTCAGAAATCCTTTTGCTATCGTAAATTCGATGGATAATTTCGGAAAGAAATATGATTTTAAGGCTTGGAGACAGAATAAGAAGACCATAAATAAGATTATAGGATTTCGTTTTGTAGAGATGATTAAGAATTGCAGGGGGAGGAATAAAATAACTATACAATTTGAAGATTTGATTAAGGACTACAATAAGGTTCTTGCTGATGTTCATACTGGTATAGGGGTTCCTTATATCCCCCACACATCGTTCGAAGAAGTCTTTGCGAACAATGGTTGTATATATTGCGGTGGGAAGTTTAAAGTAGAGGAGACGGATTGCTCAGATGCTTCAACCGTTCTTGTGGAAAGGAATCTAAAATTTGCACCGAGACTTCATTTTTGTTGTGAAAATGATAATGCTTTTACTTTAGGGTATGGAGGGTTTAATCCCTGTCAAGAGATATCTGAGCCTAAAGGTTGGAGAGATAGCATGACTGAGAGTAATTACGAATGCGTCTATTCTCATATTTCCGACAAACTAGGAGAGGATATCGCTAAGAAATTTTCGGATAATAATGTTACACTGAATGATATATTAAACATAGAGGTCTAAGAACTTTAATGAATATTTCTGTTATAATAAGATGTCGAAACGAAGAGAGGTGGATTGGGCATTCTATACAATCCGTTTTAGATTTTATAGAAGACCCTGAGATTATTATTATTAATAACAACTCTAATGACGATTCTATGGACATAGTTAGAGGTTTTGAGACATGGAACAATATTAAGAAAATAAATGTTGAAGATTATTCTCCTGGCAAGTCTATTAATGAAGGGGTTAAGTTAGCGTCGAATGATTATGTTTTAGTGTTCTCTGCTCATTGCTGTTTCATTGATTGTGATATAGAGATTGCGAAAAAAGAATTAGAAGCTGGCTACGTTTCTGTTTTTGGAAAACAGGTACCTAAGTATTTGGGTAGGCGTATTAGTTACAGAAATATCTGGAGTCATTTCGTTGACGAGGACGTTGTCAACATGTGGTCAGACTTAGAGGATAGATATTTTATGCATAATGCCATGTGTTTCTACAAAAGAGATTTTCTACTTGAGCATCCTTTTGATGAACATTTATATGGAAAAGAAGATAGGTATTGGGTAAATGATATGGTGAAAGCGGGAGAAAAGTTTTTATATACTTCTAGAATAAAATGTGATCATCATTGGACTACATTAGGGGCTACCTGGAAAGGAATAGGTTGAAATACTAATGATAGAGGATTATGAAATTATTGACCATATCGGAGGAGGTAAAGATGGAAAGGTCTATATCGCAAAATTTTGTGATAAAAAGTTTATTTTAAAACAACTAACAAGCTACTCTAAATCTTTTCTTTTTATGACAAGATACTATATAGATGCAGGGGTAGAATCCCCTCATCTCTATAAATTAAATTTGATTGATAAAAATTATTGGGTGTACGCTTATGAATCTTTAAAAAATGTTGATTCGTTAGATGTGGGCATATTGTATCAGATATGCGAGGCACAAAAACACTTAATTCCTCATAATTTGGTGATGTGGGATTTCGGAATTAATCATAAAAATTATATGATTAACGAAAATGGGGTTTTAAAATGGATCGACTATGGAGGCAATAATTTTTTATATATAAAAAAACCTGCAGGGAAAAAGATAATATTTCCTGGAAATAATAGAAATTTAATTATAGCTAAAAATGATTTTATTCAAATGCAGTTGTTATTTCATATATGTCTGTACAAATATGGGTTTAAAAAATATGCCAAATATTCAATACTTATAAAAAAAACAAAAGAACCTTTAGAAAAAATTAAACAAAGAATTTCGTCGGAGTTAAAAGATTCAGAAGCTTTTATCTGGGTGGATAAAATATTTCGAGAAAATTTACTTTCAGTATCGGGTTGGTTAAACTTGCAAAAGGAAATTAAATTATGCATATAGAAGAGAACGGAGCGGATATAGATTCCGTTAATTATTTTAATGATAAGGTGGAGGTTAGAGGATATCAGAATTTTGATATTACGAAAGATGATATATCTGTACTAGATAATAAAAGAAAATGGACTGTTACCTATGATAAATTTAATATTGTTAATTCTGCTATGAGTAGATTGGGAAATGATGTTAAGTCGTATATAGATATCGGTTCTAATCTCGGATTATATGTTTTTTTGGCAAGGATAAAATACGGATTAGTCTCTGTTGGTGTCGATTATAATTATGAATATATAGATGTCTGTGAAAAGATTAATGATAAGTTCGGTTTCGGATGCGATTTTAATGTTAATTCTTTTAAGGAATTAGACATTAGGTATGATTGTGTTTCGTTGTTGGGGACTATCCATCATTTGTACCATAGAACAGAAAGATTTGGCGAGCTAGGCCCTATTGTTAAGAAGATCGCCGATATTACTAAAAGATATTTAATTATTGAGTTCCCAACTATTAAAGATTCTAAGGCAAAAAAATGGGTAAATATGAAACATAGAGTAAAAAAAGAAGAATATAATTTAAATAATTTTATGAAGTATTGTGAGGAATATTTTATAAATATAGAAAAACTTGGGGGAGTTATTCCTCAACGACCAATATTTTTAATGGAGAGAAAACCTAATGGGTAAAACAGCATTGATAACAGGGATAAGTGGAATGGATGGAAGTCATTTATCAGATCTGCTATTAAGTAAAGGTTACGAGGTGTTCGGATTAGAAAGGAGGCTTTCAAAAAAAAACAGAACAAATCTGTCTCATGTAGAAAAGGATATAAATTTTTTATGTGGAGATATGACCGACCAGAATTCGCTTATAAGAGCCTTAAGGGATAGCGACCCAGATGAGGTTTATAACTTAGCTGCACAGTCATTTGTAGGAGATAGTTGGAATATCCCGATACAAACATCAGATGTTACAGGTTTAGGCGTTCTAAGGATGCTCGAAGCCATTAGAGAATATGGTAAAGATATTAAATTCTACCAAGCTAGTTCCTCTGAAATGTTTGGTCGGATGAAAGATACTATTGCTAATGAAGAAACCGTTTTTTACCCTAGAAGTCCGTATGGGGTATCCAAATTGTATGGGCATTGGATAACCAAGAATTACAGAGAATCTTATAAGATGTTTAATTGTTCTGGTATATTATTTAATCATGAATCTGAGAGAAGGGGATTAGAATTCGTAACTAGAAAAATTACTAATGGAATTGCTTTGATAAAATGCGGAAAAGCTGATAAGATATATCTCGGCAACTTAGAGGCAAAAAGAGACTGGGGATATGCCCCTGATTATGTAGAGGCTATGTGGTTGATGCTGCAGCAAAAAAAACCAGATGATTATGTCGTGGCTACTGGAAAATCTTTCTCTATCAAATACTTTTTACGAGAAGCTTTTAGTGTGGTAGGGATAACCGATTGGGAGGATTACGTTGGCATAGATGAAAGATTTATGCGTCCAGCGGAAGTAGATTGTTTAAGAGGAGACTATAGTAAGGCTAAAGAAAAATTAGGTTGGGAACCAAAAGTTAGTTTCAAGAAAATGGTCGAAATGATGGTTAAAAACGATGTCCTAATTGTTGAAAATAGGAGATAATTGTGAAACTCTTATTTTTAAGGGGTCAGGTTCCTCAGGATAGAGATCCTCGTCAAATAATGTTTGACAATATAGAAGACTGCGACGATATGTGGACACAGTTAGCATACGAATTGTCAAAGCAAGAAATGGGAGAGGTCTGGTATTGGAACGGGAAGAGAAAAGTTAGCTATGCTGATAATTTTATTGAAAGATGGTTGCCCAATTTTAAAATAACAAAATATGATTTTAAGCCAGATGTTATTTTTACTAGAGGTGGATTTAAAAGTTATGACCCAGTTCTTAAAAGAAATCCTCAAGCATTTAAAATATATTATGGTGCTGGTAGAAGATTTTATCCTAAGAAAATGTTTAGCGATTATAACCTTATGCTCGTTGATACTCAAAAACAATTAAACAAAGTTAAAAAATTATTTCCTAATATTAAATCTGATTTAATAGTTAAGCCAGTTGCTGAAAATATCTTTAAGCCCTCTCAAGAGCAAAATAAAAAATATGACATTATATTAGTTGGTAATTACAATCCTAGAGTAGATAAGGGTCACGACTTCGCATTTACTAGAATACCAAAACATTATAAAGTTATCTGTGCTGGTATCGTTCCCAAAAAAATTAGAAGAAAATATCTTCATATTAAATTCACTGGATGGATACCGAGAAGGGATGTCTCCTCTTTATACGCTCAATCAAAAATAGCAGTGATATGTTGTGGAACTATAGATTCTTGTCCGAGGGTGATTCCTGAAGCTATTGCTTGCAATTGTCCGATATTAGTATTAGATAGAATAAAGTTTTCTCATGAAAAATATATTTCGGATGAGACAGGATTGCTGACTAATGAACAAAATTTTAATAAAGATTTAGAAAAAACTGTAAAAGAGTATGAAAAATTTTCTCCGAATTCTTATTATAAAAAAAAATTATCGTTGCAAGTCTCATCTAATAAAATTTTAGAATCGATAAGGAGGTAATATGCAAGCAGTAGATCATAATGGAGATATGAATGATTATTTAACAGATGAGAAGAGAAAAATTCCAGAAGCTCATCTTCATAGTATCTGTAAGCTGAAACAGGGTAACGACACTTGTAGGTATATAGGCTTGGTACCGAGTCTAGGATTTGTCTGTGCTAAAAAAACTCCGATGAAAACGATGCTCGATAAGAGGGCATCAAATAACGAGATGAAAGCTACTGGAGATAATTGTGAGGGACTAGGGAAATAATATGCAAAAAATTACTAAAAAAGTGAAAAGAAAAAGAGTAACATGTAAGAAGAAGGCAGTCAAGAAAACCGCCAGGAAGAAAATTAAGAAGAAAGCAGTTAAAAAGAAAGTTAAAAAAACTGTCAAAAAGAAGGTTACGAAAAAGAAAAAAACCTCTAAAGCAAAGGTTTCAAAATCTTCTAAGAAAAAGAAAAAAGTTGTTAAGAGAAAACGCAAGAGAAAGATAACTATGGATGATATATACAAAATAGTGAATAGAGTACAAATAGATAAAAAGAAAGTGATTTTTGCTATGTACCAAGAAGAGTCTGAAGTTGCTGAGAATGTTATAGTCGATGTGGGTCTTAAATATAACAAAATTATAATGAAGACTCAGGTTGTATTTACTATTTATCCGAAAAGAGGAGAAGATGAGCTTGATATTTTAGATGTAGTATATCTAGATGATGAGATACCAGAAGACGGACAAATTTTTGGATAATATGAAAAATATCTTGAAAGTGAAACGTTATTAAAGTATACTTCTTCAGACGTAAGCAACTATTTTATAGATATTCATAAGAGAATGAAAAATGAACGCAGAAAAAGCTCTAAATTGGGCAGTTAACAATCCTTGTTTTCTAGGCATAAGTGGTTCAAGATTGTATGGCACAGACATGCCTGAATCAGATTATGATTTAAGAGGCTTCACTATCCCTCCGTTTGAGTACCTTTTGGGAATCAAGACATTTAATTCACAAGAACTTGATGGAGATCATAAGATATATTCGTTGAAAAGGTTCTTGGAACTTTTGCTCAATGGAGACCCTCAAGTAACAGAACTATTATTCTCACCTCCTAGTCTCGTTAAGACTTCTTCTATCGTTGGAGAAAAAGTTCTTGATTTAGGGAAAAAATATGCCTTAAGTAATAAATCATATGCCAGAATAATGGGATTTAGCAATGGGGAATGGCGTAAAGCTATGGCTATAAAGCTGGTTCCAGAAAAAAGAAAAAAAGAAGAGCCAGAAATTCTTAACGATCTTTGGAATTGTTTTGAAGGTTTATCTAAAGATCAAAAGGATTTGGTTATCAAGACTTTAAATGACGGAAGACCTCATAAAGAGATTTCTTCTGTCGCTGGGCTAGGGAAAAAAAGAAGAGAACAGGTAGAGAAACATGGCTATTGCACTAAAAGTGCGGCTCATTCTATCAGACTAGTTGGTCAAGTAACAGAACTCATGTTGACAGGATCAATCACTTTTCCTCGACCAGATGCAAAAATCTTGAGAGATATCCGTAATGGTGAACTTAATAAATCTGAGATAACTGCGGTTTACGAGTCTAGTCGAAATCTAGCAGAATCTGTTCGAGAAAAATCAATATTAAGAGAAAGTCCTGATCCAGTGTCTATATGGGAAGGCTATAAAAATATCGTAATCGATCATCTAAAAGAAGATGATCGTTTTAATAAGTTGTAATTTCAATTGGAGAAGTAAAGATGACTGAAAATAGATTCAGTGAAAAAAGAGTAGAAACTAAGAAGCATGAAGGTATTAAGAAACATGAAAAATTTCTTACGAGAATATGTAATGTTGAACACTTTTCTGTTCTTCCTGCTGTAGAGAAGAAGGGGTATTATGCAGTAGCTATGCTCTTGGCTTATTGTGATGGAGCGAAACCACTTTTAAAAGAGTTCGCTTATCATTTAAGGGTAAGCCCCTCCTTATTAGAGGAGCCTTTTAAAAATCTTGTCGCTAATGGTATATTTAGCTCAATATACAAAAAAAAGAATGTAGATGGAGAAACCCTCAATATAGGGTTTGAATGGATGACAAAGGAAAAAAGAGACACTGTTGATTGGTGTTACGTTGCTGGAGTTGGATCAGGTCTTGCTGGTCTAAAAATAGAAAATTAATATTTCTATAGAAAAGTGAAAACAATAATCATATAATTCTTCTATAATGTTAACGTTTTAAATTTAGGAGACGAATAATGATTATTCAAAAACGAAAGACAGACACTAAAAGACATACTGTCGCCTGGAAGATCGGCGGCAGATGGCACACTCGCAGTCAAGCAGTTAAACTCGCTAGTAGAGGGAAAATTGATGGCGTAAGAGTAGGGACAAAAGGAAATATTAAGTTTATCACTAGCTTGCCTGGTTATACTAATTTATATGACCTCCCTTCTGTAGTTGCATAAGGCAGAGGAATGTACCCCAAAAAGACCACATAGCAATAGATACTATGTGGTCTTTTTATTTTTTATGAGAATAGTGACAAGAGAGGATTTATGCCAAAAGATTTAGTTATTTTAGAATCACCTAATAAAGTTGCAAAAGTTAAGTCATTTCTCGGCTCCGGATTTGAAGTGACCGCAACAAAAGGTCATATCAGAGATTTACCACCGAAAAAAATAGGAGTTAATATAAAAAAAGAATTTGCTCCTACCTATGAAAATTATCCCGAAAAAAAAGCACTTATAAAAAGCATTATAGATAAAGCGAAAAAATGTGATACTGTTTATATAATGACAGACACCGACCGAGAAGGGGAGTATATCGGTTTTCATGTTGTTAATTTGCTTCCTAAAAGCACAAAAATTAAAAGAGCGAAAACTGGATCAATTACAAAAAAAGCAGTTCAAGATGCTATTAAAAATGCTACTGAGATGGATCAAAATCTCGTTGATGCAGCTGAGACTAGAAGGATATTAGACCGCATCGTCGGCTGGAAATGTAGTTTTATTACAAAACAAGCTACGGGGGGACAATCTGCTGGAAGAGTTCAAAGTGCTTCTTTAAGGATTATTGCGGAAAGAGAAAAAGAAATAAGAGATTTTATTCCACAAGAATATTGGCCTATCGAGGCAACTTTGGAAAAAGAAAACGGAGAAAGAGTCACCGCTTTTATTAAGAAACCTGACAAACTAAAGATTAAAAATGAAAAGTCAGCTAACGATATTTGCGATACTTTCCGCAAAGAAAAAATATTAATATCTAAATATGACGTTAAAGATGTTTCGACTAAAGCTTATGCTCCATTTACGACATCTACTTTATATCAATCTGCTTCATCTACTTTTGGTTGGGGTTCGAAGAAGACCGCATCTGTCGGACAGTCATTATATGAAGAAGGTCTAATTACCTATATAAGAACAGATTCGAAGTTTATTGTTCCTGAATTCATCGATGGAATTAGAAATGATATAACCAGCGAATATGGCTCTCAATATTGTCCATCTAAGCGAAATTTCTACGCTAACAAGGGAAATGCACAAGAAGCTCACGAAGCTATTAGAGTAACCGACCTGAGCCACACGATGACTACTGGGACGGATAATGGCAAACTGTATACAATGATAAAGAAGCGTACAAGAGCCTCACAGACTGCAAATATGGAGCAAGAGAAGAGAGTCGTCGAATTCACCTGTAAAGACTATGTTTTAGTCTCTCATGGGAGCCAATTGAAGTTCGATGGTTGGAGAAGAGTTTGGGATTATGGTTCATTAGAAGATAGCTATTTGCCTGAATTTAAGATTGGTGAAAAGGTTAAATTAATAGACCTTAAAACAGAGCAGAAATTTACTACTCCTCCAAACAGATATAACGAGTCATCAATTGTTAAAAAGCTTGAAACATTAGGAATTGGAAGACCAAGTACTTATGCTTCTATTATTGATACTCTTTTAAAGAGAACATATGCAGAGAAGCAAGGGAAAGCACTTCATGCTACAGATATGGGGATTAGGGTTTCTGATTTTTTAATCGATGCTAATTTCTGTTTCATAGATTTGGAATTTACGAGTTCGCTCGAAACAGACTTAGATTGTATCGCTAGAGGAGATTGCTGTAAGTTAGAAATACTCCAGAATTTTTGGGAGAGACTCAAAGGAGACCTAGAAAATGCAAAAACTATCAAGGATGAAGCTGGAAAGACGGATTATCCGTGCGGCAAATGTGATGGTAAGCTGATGCTAAAACATTCAAAATTCGGTGCTTTTCTGACCTGTGAGTTTAGAACGAATAAAGATAATCCATGCGATTATAAATGCGATGTCGGAGAAGATGGATCTCCCAAAGAAAAAGAGATAGCAGAAGTTAAGGATTCTCAATTTCCTTGTCCCAATTGTGGCAAGAACCTTATTGTTAGGGTTAACAAAAAGGGTGGCGAATACCTTGGGTGTCGTTCATGGAAAGAGCCTAAATGTAAGGGCTTCTTTTCCGCAGATGACGGTGAACCCATTGTCTTTAAGAAAAGAACATATAAAAAGAAGTGGAAAAAAGGCAAAAAGAAACAATGAGCTACAATAGACTTAAAAAAGCATTAGAACAAATAAATGGAATAACTTCGGATTTACGCATTAAAGAAGTAATAAGGAGAGCATTTCATCCAGGTAAACCATGTCCCCAGTGCGAAGGGGCAGGAGAGGTTCCCAACACAAGCAAATGGTGTGTCTTTGAAGAAGAAGGACCAATGACACTAAAGTGCCTTAAGTTTAATAAGTATGTACAGAATTCTAATATTTGCAGAGACTGCACTGATTACGAGGCAAAATATTCCAAGATGAAATGCCCTTCATGTAATGGGAAGCCAATGGAAATTATAAAAGAAGGGTATCCAGTCAAAGTGGACTTCTTTGCTAATATTGATTTAGAAGATAGTCCTCCAAAAAATAAATAAGGAGAAAGTAAATGACGAAGAAAGTTGCCCTTATGGGAACTTGTGCGGAATCAACTTGGAGAGAAGAATTGATCCCTATGTTAGAAATTGATTACTTTAATCCAGTTGTTGATGATTGGACACCCGAATGTATGGCAGAAGAAGTAAGACAAAGAGAAGCATGTGACTATGTTCTTTATGTTATTACTCCATCCATGAAGGGAGTTTATTCTATTGCAGAGGTAGTGGATGACAGTAACAAGCGACCAGAGAAAACTATTTTTTGCTTTTACCAGAAATTCGCTGCACATATAGTTGATGGGAAAAAGTTTTATGTAACGTTTGAAAAGGCACAGGCTAAATCTCTTGGACAAGTTGCGAGAATGGTAGAAGAGAATGGAGCAAAAGTTTGCGATAGTTTAGAAGAAATAGCTTCATATTTAAATGTTAAAAATTAATGTATACAAAAAATAATAAATTTAAATGTGATTATTGTGGTCGCTTTATTGCTTTTGATGATATAAGAGATGGTAAAGCGTATCATCATATGTCATTGCCAGATTCTCATTATTCTTGCGAGACATGGGAGTCTGTATGTAAAACATGTAATCAAATAGAACAGGAGCGGATATCTAATGCACATAGATTCAGATGATTGTAATAAAAAAGAAAGAATCCCCGGAAAAACGTATGTATCTTCTACAAGAATATATGATTATGGAGATTGGATAAACTACGATAGATTTCTAACTTTATTGAAAGAAGGGCATCAAGAAGTTCGAGATAAAAAAAGATTTAATGATAGACCCGTTTATATTTTCTTCATGGAAGACGATGATGACCTCTATGTAGAGTTTTGGGGAGAAGAGATGGAAAGCGACGAGGATTTTGAGGATAGATTGAAACGAATAGAACTGTCCGAGAGAACACAAGATGAAAGAGATTATCAAGATCTGAAGCTGAGAGCTGATAAGTTGGGATATGATGTAATTAAAAAATCATAAATAATACTTGATAGTGTTTTTATTTTGTGTATAATTTTAGAATAACTGTAACTCTTTTATAAAATGAAAAGGATATTTTACTATGCTGGAACAAATTGATTATGAACAACTGATTAAAAGAATTAATGACAGAAGAGCAGAACTATTAAGAGCTTCTAAAAAGTTGAAAAAGAAGTTTATAGGAATAGATAGGATCATCGATTCCGTTATCGCTAATATTAATGTATGGTATACTATGCCAGAATTAATAACTCGTCCTGTTATTGTTAATTTGTGGGGAATGACAGGCGTTGGAAAAACTGATCTCATAAGAACACTTGTAAAAGAATTAAAATATGGTGACAGATTTCTTGAGATCCAGTTGACAAATAAAGGTGGATTTTTTCATAATACTATTCAACAATCTTTAAGTAACTCATCTATTGAATTCGATTCTCCTGGTATCTTACTTTTGGATGAGGTTCAAAGATTTAGAACGAAGGAAGAAGACGGATCAGAAATACATGATTGTAAGTTTCAAGATCTATGGATGCTTTTAAGTGATGGGTGTTTTTCTAATAACGCCGGTTTCAAAGAAAGTCTTATTGAACTTATTTTTGACGGAAAGTATTATAATCAACTCGATGACGAGGACGAAGAAGAGGAGACATCCCGAGAAGAATTGCTTAAGAAAAAAGATAAGGAGAAAAAAAGAAAATATCATAGAAGTTACTATTCTGCAAAAGCATTGAAGAAAAAACTTAGGCTCACAGAAACCGTAGATGAGCTTATGAAATGGACTAATAACAAAAAAATGGATGTGGTATTAAAGGCTCTTAATAGTAGTCAAACTTTTGAAGGAGATAGTTATAGCAAACTACTAATATTTATTTCTGGAAATTTAGATGAAGCTTATAACATGGCAGATCAGACAGGCGATGCAGATTCTGATGCCGATGTTTTTCACGAATTTTCATCTAAAATTAATATCGTTGATATTAAAGATTCTTTGAACAGGCGTTTTAAACCTGAACAGATTTCAAGATTTGGAAATATTCATATTATCTATTCTTCTCTCAGCAGAATAAATTATCAAAAAATAATACGGAGAAAAATTAGAGAGGTAGTAAAGGGAGTAAAAGATAATCACGGCGTAACCATTAAAGTAGATAAGTCTGTGAATGAGTGTATCTACAGAAATGGCGTTTTTCCTGCTCAAGGAGTGAGACCCGTCTTTTCCTCTGTGTCAGCGTTATTGGGTAATTCGATACCTACTTTTGTCTTAACTGCTATAGAAAAAAACAAAAAAGATATTTTTCTAGAATATAAAAAAGACAATATTGTTGCGACCATAGATGGAGAGCAATATAAATATGCGATTGAATGTTCTATAGACAAGATTAAAGAAGATAATAACGAAGATGGAAAAGTCAAGACATCTGTTCATGAAGCGGGGCATGCAGTCGCTTATGCTTCTGTATTCGGGATATCTCCTACTCAAATGGTAAGCTCGACATCTTCTAGCTTTGCCTCTGGATTTGTAGGGATGCACCAAATAACTAATTCCTTAACAGATGTTCGTCATAAAATCGTTACGTTGATGGCTGGTAGGGTTGCAGAAGAGATCGTCTTTGGAGAAGACTACATTTGTGCTGGAGCGAAAGGGGATATCTCAAAAGCGACGAGTTTAGCTTCCAGCTATTATAGAGATTGGGGAATGGGGGACGCCGATAGTCATATTCAGAGTCCATACTACGATACCCCTGGAAGTGGTAATTATGATGTTATGGCTGCTAATACATTGATAGAGAAAATGGTTTCTGACTGTAAAGCAACGGCGAAAAATATCATTATTGAAAATATAGATTTGTTTAACGATGTTACCGATAAATTGATAAAGAACGGAGAAATAAAACCTCACGAATTTAAGAGGATTGCAGTTAAGAGAGGTATGGAGGTAGAAGTCGTTCCTCCAAAACAATCCGTTATGAATAGATTTGGCGACAAATTAAAAGAATTTAAAAAAAATGGAAGTAAGTCTCAAAGAAAAAGAGATTCTCTGATTAGATGCTCTCCAAAACCAAAAATAAATATAGCAGCTTCGACGAAAAAAGAGTAACATACAAAAAGATAACGCTTAACTGAAAGGCTCCTACTTTTAAAGTAGGGGTCTTTTTTTTATAAAAAGATAGAAAAGTGAAATAAAAAAAGAGATAATCTTCAATATGGCACGTAGAAGAAAAAAGAAGAAAAAAGTTGTAGGTCAATATGGGGAAGTAGTTTTACCCGATATTAAGGGGGCTATAAAAGCCATAGCAAATAGATACAGGCAAAATCTCCCCTCTATGACGATTCTCCTAAACTTTAATGCTTTGGGAAAGAATTTCATCTTTCAGAGACTACACTCTTACCCCATTGATACCATGAAGCACATCGCCATATCTAATAGTGTTTTATTTACAGCAGAATGGAGTGCGGATGGAGCCAATCAATATAAACTGCCAAAATCTTTTTTTGAAACAGAAAATAAAAAAGGTAGTAGACGTACCGAGTGGGGGGATGTTAGTAGTTTCTATCCTAGTAAAGATATATCTATAAGCAGTTATATATGGACAGATAGTATGGATGTCCAATCTGAAATTAGAATAGATAGTATTAAAAGTATTAATATGTATGGTTGGGGGTTTGAGGTCATAGGAGACATTCTCAGCATGATAGCGATAAAAGGGGACTCTGTCATATCTCATTCTCTTAGAGATGTCTCTATGGACACAGTGAACCTCTCTTTTAAATATAGGGATATGGTTGCTGACAATAACGAATTAATAGTTCGTTGGAGTGAGCCGGGCTACGAACCTATAAAAGAGGCAGTCGATGATTTTGACACTATTCTCTTCGGAGGTAAAGATAAAGACGATAAAAAGAAAATAGATAAAATTAAAAATATAGGTCAGAGATCTTTGGATAATATTATATTAGAATAAAAACAAGTAGTAATGTGATTAGATACTTGTCATAATAAGAACATGTCGAAGTCAGAAAAAGAATTTAAAGAGTATATGCTTAAAACCATAGGTGAGATTTTAGAAGAAACCCATCAGGTAAGTGATGATAGCTGCCCTTTCTGTTGTCAACCTGAATACCCTGTTGACGAAGACGGAGAAGAAATGGGATTGGGAGAGGACTGTTCCGAAGCAGAAGAATGGCGTATAGATCATTATGATGATTGTCTCATCACTATTTTAGAAAAACAACATACGAAAATTCAAAAATACGGCGTTTGGTATTAATTCGGATGATAACTAAAAAACAAGCAATAGAAGTTGCTGAAAAATCAGCTAGTAAAATACCAGATGATGATTGGTGCGACGAATGTGGATGGTTGTTTGATATGATTGTTAATGGAATTGAAGATATAGAGGAAGAAAAAAATGAAAACAAAAAATAGCAAAGTAATGATTGATTTTGGACCTGCCGATGATGGTGGACTTATAAAAGGAGCAACATGTTTCCTGTCAGGACCAATTGACCGGGTTGCAGATGACGGAGTCCAATGGAGAAATTACATTAAAGAACAGTCAGAGAAAAGAGATTTAGGCTTAAGTTTCTTCGACCCTTGTGATAAGCCAGAAGGTCTTGGTTCGGAAATAGGAATTGAGAAGAATAAAGTTCGAGATCTTCTTCAAGAAGGAAAATGGGAAGAGGCTCAAGATTTTGTAAAAGTATTTAGGAGATATGACCTGAGAGGAGTTGATACTAGCGATTTTCTCATAGTTAAGGTTGATATGAATGTCCACATGTGCGGAACTTACGACGAACTCTTTACAGCGGAACGAGAGCAGAAACCTATTTTTATTATTATGGGAACTGGGCAAAAGAAGTTAGATATTCCAACTTGGTTAATCGCTTTTATTCGTCCCGATGAAATCTTTGAGACAGAAGATGAGTGCCTCGACCACCTTGAGAAATTGAATAAAGGTGAATTGGAATTTGATAGACGTTGGGTTCCAATAAAATATTAATGGAAAAGTGAAATAGTTAAGAATATAATTTAAATAGTTAATTATTAATGGAGATAGTAAAAGATGGCAAAAGAAAAACCGATGTATGAATTAGTAGAAGAGTTTTCACAATTGGCTACAGGTCTTGTGGAAAAATATCCAGAAGTATTTTATGGGATAGAAGTTAATAAAATTCGTTGTGTTAAGGTAACAAATAAAGATAGAGACGATAAGAAGCAAAGATTATATGAGGTTCAGGCCGTAAAGATGCCTGTTCTTATGGATGCTCCTTATGGATGGTATATCACCGTTTGGCATAATTTCTGGGACTCCTTTACCGAAAAACAGAAATTGTTGCTTGTTGCAGATGCCCTTCATCACATTCCTAAGAATGCAGTAGAAGATGAGGGCAAGGTTGTTCCATGTGACGTTAAGGCACATAGCACAATGGTAAGAACTTTTAAAGGCATAGACTATTTAGATGACCCTGATATGCCTCATCTTTTGAATGAAGAAGTTAAATGGATTACTAATAAATTAGATGTTGATGAACAAGAATAATAAATAGGAGAATATGATATGCCATACCAATTATGTATGAGAGATGAATACGGACAAGGGAGTATACTCTTTTCCGATAACGATTTAGATAAAGCCATTCAACACGGCAAACGATTAATAAATTCTGCGAATGTTGATAACGCTTTAACCGTTGAGGATAAAAAGCAGAATTGGGAAACTTTCATGATAGAGATAGATGTTCCTGATGATGTTCCTGGAATAGATAATCTTCCTTATACCTATGCTGGCAAGGATGGCAGAGGTGTGGATCAAGTATTTGATAGCGAGAATACAGTTACCAAGCTTTCGGAAATAGAAGAAATGGTTACTCTTAAAATGTATTTAGGCGATCTAGATAAGAAGCCTTGGTATGCTTCGGTTCCTAGTAGAAAAGTTAGAGGAGAAGAGGATATGATAGGCTCTCTGACTCATCCTTCTTTGCAAGGAAAAAATATCATATATATTAGAAGTCTTTAGGAGATAGTAATGTATAGGGTAGACGAATTTTTAGAATATTGTACTAGACCAAATCGAGCAAAATCTTGTTATGATGGTAAGTGGGTTAATGCTAGACCATTACCATTCTATTATGGCATTTTAACTAAAGGGTATTGGATAGAACGAAAAAAGAGAATGAAAGACGCTAAGGCAGTTTTACAAGGTAAAGCTGTGGCGGTTACCTGGGAGGGATAATAATGAATCATACTAATGATTGTAATTATTGCGTAAATAAATTTAAATTTAAGTTTAAATATAGAAAATGGTCGGAAGTAACTAAAGTTCTTTACGATAAAGCAGTAACACGATTTTCTCCAATTGAAACAATTACTTTTATGTTTAAAGGTAAGTCATGGATAATTGACTATACTTGTGGGGCAAAATTTGGTGTTGACGCCGGGGCAGTTTCTGATGATTATCTCCATCTTTATTTAACAGAACCATTAACTTATATGCAAGCAAAAAAGAAAAATGAATCTATGGGAAGAGATGTATGGTTAACTCCTTTTGAAGAAGTTAAATCTTTATCGCCTGATAAAGATTTAAAACGTCTTAAAACTATAAGTAAAGAAGCTGCAAAATTAGATTTACTTATAACTATAGATGATGTTTTCGGCGATAACTTACATCATTATTGTGGCATAAAGACAATAAAAGGTAATGAGCATATTAAAATAATGCTTGAAGAAGCATATAGTTGTGGAGAAGATAAATAATGGCAAAAAAATTAATAGTAGGGGTATCTGGAAAAAAACAATCAGGTAAAAATACTATGTGTGATTGTTTATATAAACTTTTTACTGAAAAATATTCTCCTGAAGATGTTTCGATATTAAGTTTTGCAGATGCTCTAAAACAAAAAGTTTGTAAAGATGTCCTTGGTCTAACGGAAGAACAGGTGAATGGCACAGATGAGCAAAAGAATACTTTGACTATTTATAAGTGGGAAAATTTACCTCATGAAATAAGGCATCATAATAAAATTGGATGCGGCTATGCTCCTAACGGAGAAGTTTGTGAGTATATAAAGCCTACAGGGTATATGACAGCAAGAGAAATTATGCAAGTTGTGGGTACAGATATTTTTAGAAATTATTTTGATGATAATATTTGGGTCAACGCTACCTTAAGAGATATAGAGAAAAGTGATGCTAAGGTTGTCTTAATTAGTGATGTTCGTTTTCCTTGTGAAGTAGAGTCTCTTATTAAAGAGGGTGGATACGTTATTAGATTATTAAGAGATGTTTGTGAGGCTGATTCTCATTCTTCAGAAGTAGCTTTAGATGATTTTAATTTTGAGAAAAAGAATTGTATTATTTTTGACAATAAAGATATGAGTATAGAGCAGCAAAATGAAGAAACTATAAAAATTTGTAATAATTTAAAATAGGAGAATAACAATGTTTTTAAATGTAAAAGAATACCAAAAGGATAGAGAAGTAGTGATCAACACAGATAATATTTCATATTTTCATGAGAATAAAGATGGTGACAATGTATATACTCACATAAATTATATTAAGGGGTCTTTTATACATGTTGAAGAGAAGTATGATGATTTGAAATTTATACTTACAGGGGCAGATGATATGTTTTCTTATAATCTAGCAGTATTTGAAACGGAAGCAAAACACAATGAAAACAACTAGTTGCGATATTTGCAAAAATAAATTTTCTAAAAGAGACAATTATGTCAGTGGGTCACTTATTGTTAGGGGAAATGCTAATCGCTATGACAATGGGATTTATCGACATATTGATGAGTTTGATGTTTGTGAAAAATGTCTTATAGTAGTTGATAAATTTATAGAAAAGTTAAAGAATGAGAAGGAGAAATAATTAATGGCAACAGAAATACCATTATCAATTAAATATAGACCTCATAAGTTGTCAGAAGTTATTGGACAGCCAGTAGTAGTAAAAGCTTTTTCTAATGCTTTTAAATATAAAACTCTTCACCACGCTTATATCCTTGCAGGAAAATTTGGGACAGGTAAAACCACTGTGGCTCGTATAGTAGCTGCTATGGAAAATTGCGTTAAAGGACCAACACAGGAGCCATGTGGAGAATGTAAAAATTGCAAAGAGATATTCGCAGGTACATCTTTTGATATCAGAGAGATGGATGGTGCCAGTAATCGAGGCATAGATGATATTAGACAATTGAAAAAAGAAGTTTATCAATCTCCTTTAGAATGTCGTACTAAATATATAATTATTGATGAAGCTCATTCTCTTTCTAGAGAGGGAGCAGAAGCCGCTTTAAAAATAATAGAAGAGCCACCAGAAAAAGTTCGTTTTATTTTAGCAACAACCGAGCCTCATAAAATTAAAGAGACTATTCATAGTCGTTGCATTATGTGGAAATTTAATAAAGTAGGTTGGGCGGAACTTTATACTCACTTAAAAAATATTGCTGGAAAAGAAGGATTAGAGTATGATGACGACGCGTTAAAGATATGTGCCAAGGCTTCTAAGGGAAGTGTTCGAAATGCTTTAGTTAATTTACAGACTATAATGAATTACGTTGGTGAAGATAGGATAACTACTCAGTCTGTTAAGGAGTCGCTGGGAGCTATAGATGAAAAACTTTATTTTGATTTAATGGATTCTATATCTCAGGGAGATGCTGCTAAGGCACTTTATTATATTAACTATTTGCTTATGGATGGGAAAGAGGTTGGTCTCATTATTAATGGTATCAATAACCATGTTTGTCATCTGTTAAAAGCGAGAATACTAAAAAAAGATTTATCTCAATTCTCTTTTAGCGAAGAAGAGTCAAAAAGGTATTGCGAACAATCTGATGCCATGGCCAGTGGAAAAGCTCTTTTATCCATGATGAGACATCTGCGAGAGATATCTTTTGGGATTAATTACAATTTAGATCCGCAGTCAGAATTGGAAGAATTTGCTATTAGTGCAATACAAGAAGTTAAAACTGCAAAGGCTAGAGCATCTGTTTAATAACTAAGTGATTATATATATCCTGTTATGTCGATATACAGTTAAATATCGATATAAAAAATAAGAGGGTATATATGACTAAGTCTAAAAAGACGGCGACTAAAAAGAAGAGGAAAAAAGAGATTCCTTTTAAAGATATGGATTTTCCTGATTTAGTAGACATTGTTAAAAGCAGGGGCAGGGTTGATAAGAATAAAGTTAATGCGGCGTATAACGAGATACAGTCTAGAATGAAAATAAAAATAGGCTACCTTGTGCATAAATTTTATATCCCAGGACATACGACAGATGATGTGAATCAAGAGGCACTATTAGCATTGCGTTATAAGGCTATTCCTGATTATAAGAAAAATGTTATAGGTAAAAATGGACCTTATCCGTTTGATAAATTTGCTGTTTTATGTATCAGAAGGCATTTGTCAACATTGTTGAAGACCTGTTATCAGAATAAACAAAAAACTTTAAATACTAGCTTATCTTTAGATCAAGATAGAAACGAGTCATCAGAAGAAGCTCTATTCTTGGTAGATATTATTCCTAGAACAGAAGGGAATATTTTAGAAGAAATAGGGGATAAAGAATATTATAAGTTTTTATTTAATAAGCTATATGAGAGATTGTCCAAATTTGAAAAGCAAGTATTTTTATTATATGCTCAAAAATACTCTTATGAAGAGATAGCTGTCCTTATCCATAAAAGAAATAAGAGAGATAATAAAAAAAATAAAAAGGTTAAAGATATCATAAAAAGTGTGGATAACGCACTTTCTCGGATGAAGCAGAAAGCAAAAGAAGTGTTCAAGCAGCATGGAGATGGAGAGTAGGCTATAGGTTTCATATTTTCCGAAAAAGATAAATAAAGTTGTAGAAAAGTGAAAAGATAAACATTATATTTGAAGAAGAACATTAAAGAATAAACAGGAGAAATTATGGAATTTAATATTAATGTCACAAAATTGTTAAACTCTTTGGGTCCGGTAGCTGATATTTCCACAAAAAATACAGTAAAAGATTTTGAAGGGTCATTCATGACATCTATTAATGTCAGAGACAATGAACTCGAATTAGTAGCTCATGGAGGAAACGCTTGTATCATATCTAAACTTTTGAATTCAAAAATAGATAAACTAGGATACGAATGTGTTAAGGAAGGAAGTGCTGTTGTAGAAACGAAAAAGTTATTTACGACATTGAGTTCTTTTCGACCTAATAAAGAGATATCTGTTACAATGAAGAAGGGTGAATTAGAAATAATTTGCGATAAAACAGAAGAACAGTCTTTGCCAACTTCTAAGAACAGAGTTGCCTCACCTATGTTATCTGATTCTATTTCTGTAGAGATAGATGTTAATAGAGAGATATTTATTTCTGGTATGCAGAAAGTTCATTTTTCTGTGGGTATAGAGGAATTTAGACCTCAGTATCTTTGTCAGGTATTTGACATCTCGAAAACTGGAGCGAGGTTTATAGGAGGCAATGGGGCAAGATTTGCTATTAATGAGATAACTGGTAAGGGAATTTCCACTACAGATAAAAAACAAAGAGTTATCTTTCCTAAAAATAATATTCCTAATATAATTTCTATTCTCAAGACATCTTCCTCAGAGAAGATATCTTTAAAAGAAGGGAAAGCAACTAAAATTAATAGTGATCAAATTATTATTGAATTTGATGAAATTACTATAATTTTATTAGGTATAGATACTAATCTTAAAACTCAATATGCCGACGTTGATAAAATTTTAGGGTTTAACCATCCTTATCAATTTAAGGTTGATCTCGACGATTGGAAGTATCCTACAAAAGGAACAAGAGCTACATACAGCGAAGAAATGAAAAGTGCCAGTCTTGTTCATAATGCTGAAATAGAAGTAGATACAAAGAAAGACAAATTTATAGTCAAGACAGATACTAATATGAAGTCAAAAAGAACTGTCCCCGTTACAGTTATTCAATCCGGCGATGATGAAAAGGTTACTTTAAGATGTAATTCTTTATATCTTGCAGAAATGATTAATCAGGGATACGACAGCGGCACTATGATTATGAGATTCATAGATGAAGATAAACCTATTGTTGTTGATTATCCGGATCTTGTAGATGGAGTTAGGGATACTGTTGAGAAATACAGTATGTTTTTCACTACTTCTAGGAAGAAAAAATAGCATATGAATATTAATGCTTTTATATTAATGGGAAATTGGCTGGAACGTACTTCTACTCTTGATAAGATCAAGGCATCTATGGGTGAATATGAGTTAGAAGTATATGATGAGTCTTACAGTTGGGAGTACGTCCAACAAGCCCTTTTAGAGCATTCTTGTTTTGACCAGAATAAATTAATAATCATTAATGGATTGCCTTCAGTAAAAGATAAAGATCCATCTGCTTCTAGAACTAAAGTTCTTAATGGTTTAAAAAAGATACTTCCTATGGTTGACGGGAATACCTGTGTTGTTCTTAATGGGATAACAATAACAAGTAAGAAGTTTTTGGATGCTGTTAACGAGAAAGTACACATAAAAAGCTTTGATATAACTGTTCCCAAAAGAAACGCCCAGGGAAGTGCGGTTAAGAGATTGGTAGCTTATTTTACATCAAAAGATAAAACGATTAATGATAGTGATGCATATCTTGCAGTTGATTCTATTAATTATAATAGCAAGGATGTTAATCTTGATAAGGTTTTTCTTATGGCTAAGAAAATAGAAAATCTTGTTGGTGGACGAAAGAAAGTCACTCATGAAGATATAGTATCGATATGTTCTCTGTCTCCTGATTTTTTAATATGGAATCTTTTTAAAGCTTTAGATAATCAAGATTTTGCGGAGGCTTTAGCATTAATAGATAAGATAGCCAGCAGGAGTCTTTCTTTTGAACATGAAATAATAATGGCTCTTAGTGTAATGATATGGAAATTTAGACAGTTACTATTTGTTCGGTCTTGTTTAGATAGCGGTTTAAAGATCAAAGATATAGAAGTCAGTTTAGGAAGGCTAGTTAAATGGAATAAAAGCGGTCAGGGGGTAAGACGACATGTAGTCCCTCAAGAGACTAAGAAGGATAAAACTCCTATCTCTATGTATACAAAGCCATCGATAAATATGTTATTTAATAATACTTATGGAAAATCTCCGATATCTTGTTACTCACAAGAGCATCTTTTAAGAGTACTCCCTATAACCGAGATGTGTTTAAGAAAAATAAGGTCGGGATGCTCAGAAGGAGAAATAAGAATAGTATTAGAGATACTTTGCTTAGTGATTTGTAATGAAGTAGAATATAATGTTGCAAAAGAGATTTTTAAAAGTAATTATTGTTTATAATAAAGTGTAGTTACAAAAGTATGGATATATTTCATTTAAATAAGATAAATAAAAAGGCTTTATCTCTTAATAAAGAAATTATAATAATAACAGAGTTTTGTGAAAAATATGCTCAAGATCCATCGGAACAGAACGGTTCAATTATGATAGAGGCTATTATTGAAGCCGATAAGAATTTAAAAGATATTAAAAAAAGTGTAGCTGATTTAGTCAATAAAGTAGATAAAGAAGTTGTAGACATCTCTAAAAAAGAGAATGGATATATAATTAAAGATTAGCGGAGATAAAAAAATGCCAGAAAAAGAGATAGAAATAAATATTGATAAAGAAGGAAAAGTTTCTGTAGAAGCATTCGGCTTTAAAGGACATGGTTGCGAAGAATCAATTAAGTTTATAACTGAGGGTCTTGGGAGGCAAACAGAAATACATAACAAGGCTGAACATGGAGATACCCAATCAGTTGAAATAAATCAAAATATAGGTTAATGAGGAGATAAGATGGCTTTTAAAAAAGTAACCAACTCGAAAACAGATGGAATGTATATTCTTAATAAGTCGGATAAGGACAGATATCCTAATGGGTTTCAGTATATTATAGATTCGATAATCTATACAGTAAGGGAAGATGTAACAAAAGACGCTGGTTCAGAAATGAGAAGAGTAATTTGTTCCGATGGGGCAACTGAGATAATGACGTTAGAGACTATAGATCTAGATTTAAAAGAACCTGGTGCAGAAATACTTGATGACGGTTTGCCTAAAGAAGATAAAATAGAAGAGGGGGGAGACAGTAGATGAACAGTGAAAGAGTAGATGAACGCAACTGCAAGACTCATAAATGTGATATAGGTCCAAAAGTTTTAAAAGTAACTTCAAGGAATTATATCGGCAGAAACCAGTTGTGCCCTTGTCGTAGCGGTAAAAAATATAAGAAATGTTGTCTCTTAAAAAGGGAATATACTCCAGATGAGTAAAGAAATAGAAATTACAATACCGAGTTTCGGTGGAATAAAAGTTAGTAGGTCCAATCATAAAGAGAATGAAGCTTTGATGGAGTTTTTGACGAAGTTGTTAGATGAAGAAATGCATGATGAAGTTAAGAAGTTTTTTGAAGAAGAAAACGATGTAGAACTGTTACATGGCTCAGAATCTTTTTGTGGTTAATGACCCCTAATTCAATACGCTCCTATATTTAGGTCGATACATATGTATACGACTTTAAATATAGGAGTTTTTTTATGTCAAAATATAAAATAATTATTTCTAACGACCCTGGTCTCACAGGCGGGATTACCATTTTAGATGGTAAAAAAGAACCTCAAATACATGAAATGCCAGTTGAAGAAGTAGTTGTAAATAAGAAGAAAAAGAAAATTTATGACCTTGATGCCATCGCTGCTATATTAGAACCATACCGAGATAAAGATGTTCTATACATACAAGAATTGGTATCAGCGATGCCTGGCAATGGAAACGTCTCTATGTTTGGCTTCGGGAGGTCAAGCGGTTCAACTCTTGGAATTGCAGCGGGAGTTGGTTTCGATAGATACGAAGTTCGACCTCAAGTATGGAAAAAGCAATTTCCCAAATTAGAAACCCCTATTTTTAAAGATTTGAAGCTTGAAGCAAAAGAACTAAGATCTTTAGGGAAGACGGATAGGGAAGAGCTAAAAAGGCTTAAAGCATTACAGAAAACATTAAAGGATAAAGCCCTAAAAAAAGCGAATAAGAAAGAAATAGATAAAGTGAAAGCAGTGGTTGCCTTAAATGCCGCCGGTGTCACTAAAATCAATGCCAAGGCAAAATCAGAAGCTAAAAGAGCTTCGAGATCTCTCGCTTCTGAATTGTATCCTAAATTGGCTCATCGTTTCAAGAGAGTTAAAGACGATGGCTTGGCAGAATCTTTGTTAATTGCAATTTTTGGAAAAGAAACTCAGGATGAACTGGTATAAATTTGCACAATTTAAAGTTATAGATAATGAAGGGGGTCTCGATACAGACCTCCCCTCTGGACAAAATTATACAGATATCGGACATGATTGGTATTATGGTTATGAGGATGATTTTGAAGCAGGTAATTTTAATTATATGTGGCAATTGGTTAATGGGGCAATTGATATTGAAAAGGAAACAGAAGAAATATATGGGCATGGAGATGTAGAAAGATGGTACGATGTTCCTGAAACTTATAGTGGAAGGTATGAGCAGAGTGGAAGATTATCAATAGTTAGACCCCAAAGAGGAGCTAGTCAATTTAGACAAATTCCTCAATCTGTTAAAGATTTATTAAAACAAAAATTTCCAGAGGCTAAAGAGCTTTACGTTTATTAAGATAGGAGATTAATTATGGGTTGGTACAAATACGCAAAAGATTTTTATGAGAGAAATATTCTTAATCATAAAATAATATACTTAAAAGGGTTAAGCGATCATCTAGATGGATTGTCTAAATTAGTATTTCAAAGCGGTAAAAATACGAGAATAGCAAGTCGTAAAATAGTAACCGGCAAAAAGATAACTTCTTATCCCGAGTTAAGGGATATTCTTATAGAAGCTGATTCGGTGGTGTTAGATAGTCCTTGGAAATTCAAAGCTTTATGTAAAGAAGCTATGTATCAAATAGAAGGAATGGTTTTCGCACTGGAAGATGAGAGAGAAGCATTTACACTGGGTAACCAAAAAAAGAGAGTTCAAAAAGGATGGGTAGATAATGTCTAAAAAAGATACTGCAATACAAAAAAGAAAAGATGACCCTATGGTTATCCCTTATTTAAAGACAGATAAAAGAGGCGACATTTGCCATGTAACTTGCAAGTTATGCAATGCTGAATGTAGGGAAGAGGCAGAAAACTATTTTGACTCTACTCCTAATTACAGGGCATTAGTAAGGTGGTTGAAGGATAACCATGACATAGAGATATCTTATCCAGCGGTAAGAAACCATATCATCTATCATTATCAAGCTAATCAGAAATATCAATATATGGAAGGCTACGCTGATGATATTAAAAAGTGGATGCAAATGCCTAATGAGCGTATTCCCGCTTTAAAGAAAAGAAGGGCGATACTCGAAAGAGAAATGGTAGGACTAGGGGCTGATATTGACGGACTAAAGGGAGAAGAAAAGAGAAAAAATATAGAATTAATGAAAAAGTTGGCTGATACTCTTTTGGTTTATGATACAAAGATAGATGAACTTTATAAGAGAATGGAGCCAGTAACGATGGTCTTAACTCAACTTAATATAATTATGACGGATGTTGTCAATAACTCACACGAAGATGAAACGAAAGAAGCATTTGACGAAGTTTTAAATAAACTAGAAAGTGCTATAGGCGACATTATTGATTCTGAGGAGTAAAAATGAAAGAGAGACAAACTGAAAATCATAAAAAGATAACAGCAACTACTTCTATAGGTAGTAAAAATAGAACGGTTGGGCTTACCTCTAAACCAAGAGAAAAAAAGAAAAGAAGTATAAATGCAAATAAATCTACTCCCATAAAGAGAACAGGGAATAGATCTCAGCCTAAAACCAAAGGCTGTTCTGGATGTTCTAGATATTCAAGGAATAACTAATAAAATGAATGAAAAAAGAGAAAATTTCCTTAAAGTATTGGGAAGGTTTAGGTACTTATTCAGTTATCTATGCGTAAATCCTGATCTCATTATAAAAGATTTAGAAAGTATGCCTTCTTATGGAGATGTTGTATATCCTTGTGACGTAATAGAGTTAAGGAGTATTCTAGAGGATATGATAATCAAAGATAGTGAATCGATACCCTTCTTCTCTCAAAAATTTTCAGAAAAATATTTAAAAAGATTTCCTATTTTTTTAGTTGTAAGTGAAAAAAAACTATGCTACGATAGGCAAGATATTAAGGCTTTAAAGATTTATGATGTCCAAAAACTCGACATCAGCGAAGCTATTAAAAGAATTGTGATAAATGAACCTATCTCTTCAGAAGTGAAGAAAACTATTCTTAAAATAATTAGAGATACAGGTTGCAAATTAGAATGTGTGATATCAAATAGCGTACCTGGTATAAGTAGTATCAATCCGAAATTAAGTTCTAAAAGAAACGGAAAAATGATGAAGAAGTGTCAAACAGTAGATCTTCCTAATGTAAGGTTAACAACTAAAGAAAAGCAGATATTTGATTTTTTAACAGATGTTAAAAGATCTTTCAATCTCGATATCGAATTCAGAGTAGCGGGTGGATGGGTTAGAGATAAATTAATGGGCAAGGAAAGTGATGATATCGATATCGCTATCAGCAATATGACTGGCTCCCAATTAGCGGAATACATAAAAAGACATCCTCAAGCCAAACAGATAATGGGGAAAGACTATACCGTTCCTGTAAATCCAGAAAAATCAAAACACTTAGAGACTGTAGCTATTGAGCTATTTGGTGATAAGATAGATTTTGTCAATCTTCGTTCAGAGACATATGGAGATACAAGAGTACCAACAATGGAAATGGGCACTCCTGAAGCCGATGCAGAAAGAAGAGATTTAACTATAAACTCTTTATTCTACAATATAGAAACAGGTAAGATAGAGGATTATGTCGGAGGTCTTGAAGATATGAAGAATAAGGTTCTTCGTACTCCTATGGATCCGGTACAAACTTTTAAAGATGACCCTTTGCGTATGTTGAGAGCAGTTAGGTTTAAAAGTCGCTTCCCAGACTTCCAGGTTGACCCAGGACTCGTCGAAGCGATGAAAGACCCCCAAGTACAGGATGCTTATAGAAATAAGGTCTCGCCCGAACGTGCTGGACCTGAGATAATGAAGACAATGATAGGGGAAGACCCAGTCGAGGCTTTAAGAATGTTATTTGATACAGACCTCTATAAGAGCGTTTTTCATGTGCCAGATATGGAGAACATAAGTCCAGATGGTATAAACATGGATCAAAGAACTCCTTGGCATAAATATAACCTTAAGGACCATACTTTAGAAGTTGTAAAGAATCTTAATAATATAATGATGGAAAAAGGTGAAGACAATAAGATGAGAGGTCTAATGAATCTCGCCGCTTTATTTCATGATTTTGGAAAGATGAAAAATGATATACCTACTCCTCATCCTAAAAATCCAGAGCAAATGCAATATATCAATCATGAGAAGGCATCAGCTCGCATGGCTGAAGATATATTAAAATCAATAGGTGTTGGTAAGGATGATAGAGATATAGTTAACCAGGTGGTAAAATTCCACATGGCCCCTCATTCTTCTGGACAGTGGGGTAATAAGGGGAAAGCTAACTTTTTAAGAAGAACTCGTATGCATGGAAAAGAGGAAGAACATAAAGATTTATGGAAATATATCTTTTACCATGCTCAAGCTGATGATATGTCTTCACAGCCTGATGATTATAACCAAGAGGAAAGAGAAAAATTATTTACTGATTTTCAACAGTATGTAGAAACTCCTCCTACTCCTCCAAAATTATTAGTCAATGGGAATGATGTAAAAGAGGTTTTTGGAGATATTCCTCCAGGTCCTTGGATTAGCGAAATACTAAGGCAAATGCAAGAGAGACAAGACTCTGGCGAATTTAATACTTATGAGGAAGCCATAGGGGTACTTAAAACTCTAGCTCCTCAACAAAATATAGGAGATAATAATATGACTGCTAATTGGTACGGAAAAGTTAAGGTGTCTCAACAGTCTCGCCCTCATCCCTTGCCTAAAGAAGATGAGGCAGACGTAGTAAAAGGACCTAAGCCTCATGCTCCTAAATATGAAGTAGGTATGAAAGTTAATGACAGACGTAAGGGAGTAGCTCTAAAACAAGAGTACGGAGAGGTTAGTAAAATAGAAGGGAATAGTATGAAAATAACATGGTTCGACAAAGACGGCAAAAAGGCGAAAGAAGAACTTTTTGATATGGTCGAAGACACTGTTCCTCTTTCTCTTATAGTTGGCACTTCTAATTAAGTAAGGATATTATTATGGCAGATCCTAATGGAACATTTTTACAAATAGCTTACGGAGGATATATGTTAGTATCTCCTTCTACTACAGTTAAAGAAACATTAGTGTATTCTGAACCAGGTTTTACGACTATGAGTCCAATAGAATTTGCTATTCCTAAAAGTGATCAATTTTATTTTATAATTAGAAAAAGAAATAATATTTTTGGAACAACTTTTGAGGATACAGATATTACTAATTTAGTAACAACGGTAACAGATGCTACTTGGGGTATAAATCTTGAATCGAACTTAGAGGATTTTAGTTCATCGGTTGCGTCTTATGATGCAAATTGGGAAGATGGTCAATCCGATGCTAAAAAAGTTATTTTAACTGTTAATAGCGGAACTCCCCTTGCCGATCCAGTTAGTAGGATTAGAGTTATTGATTGTAAGATAAAAGATAAAAGAGATAACGCCTTTTTGTCATTTAGAGTTTTGGTAGATGATTCCAATAAGGTTTTTAATTATCTATTAGTAGATTCAAATACAGTCACTCAAAGAGATGACTCTTCTACCTCTGGGTCTACTTTAATTGCAGAGCTTGACGGAGAAGGAGATTCTCATATTTTAATATCGCCATTTGCTTCTTTTTTTGAGGTTTCTAAGGGGAGCCATGATTTTGATTATCCTTTAAATACTATTTTCTATAAAAGACAATCAACATATAATAAAGAAAATTTTACTTATCAGATAAGCGGCTATAGCGATTCTTTTCTGTTAGAGAATGTTAGAATTAAAAATGTTCCCGGATATCCTCAAATGGGAGTTGTTATTATAGATAGAAATCTATTTGCAGAAATAGCAAGTGTAGAAAGAGAGATATATGTAGATTTGGAAGTAAGGGGCATTATTAGTGAAATGAGAGATACTTTTAGGGTTAATTTTGTTAGGACATAAAATGAGTTGGTACAAACAAGCAAATAATAAAGCTATTTTTGATAAGATAAAAACTATTTTAAAAACTAATAGTTTTATAAGAAGTCTTATGTCAGATTATAATATATCTACAGAAGATATAGATCAGCATTTAGATTTTGAAATTAAAGAATTGGACGGCAAGTTTGCAGAAGGTAATGGATTGTTGATAACTCTTGATCCAAAATTATTTGCAGAGAAAGATTTCTTTAAAAATAAATTTCATTTTGTAGTTCATGAGTTCTTTCATTGGATAAAAAGGCGTTCAGAATCTAAGTTTTACTTTAATGACTCAGAAGAAGTTCAAAGTTTTGTATTGGCTATTGCTTGGGAAATTATTGCCGGAAAGGGTAGCGAAGAAATATACAAATCAATATATCCAATAGTTGAAGCTCATTTTGAAAATAAAGAAAACTCTCAAGAAGTATTTGAAGATATGATAGATAAAGCTAATAAACTCATTGAGGTTCATCAGAGTAGTTAATTTATTACATACAGGAGTAAATTAGTGTCGCATGGCAATACACATAATAGAACTAATTAACCCTTGCGATAGACCTAATTGTGGAGATTTTCCCTTTTTAGAGTTCGTAAGTTTTCCAGGAACGGCAGCCCATTTGCAAAATATGTCAGTGTCATGGAGAATACTTAATACAGATTCTGTTCCTACAAATACAGAAGTTCATTACTCGTTGAATAGCTCTTCACTCGATAATAGAGTTAATTCAGCAACGTCAAATGGCATTTATAGTGCTGGAGATAACTTATTTTCTATTATACCTTTTCAGGGGAAGCATGGGGTATTGTTAATACAGGCAAGAGCTATTATTGATGGAGTAATGTATCTTAGCGATATCGAGTCTATTGTTATTGACATCTCTTCAGCTAGTTGTTTTCCTGAATGGATTGTTGATCCAGATACACCAGGAAATTTACGAACTGATGTCTATATGGAATTTGGGACATGGTATGTTCCAGATCATATACAGATAATAGGTAATTACGATACGGACACTTGTTCAGGAAATGTACTCTATGATACTGGATGTGCAAGTACGTTAGATCGTAATTCAAGATATCCGGGAGCTTATCCTCCGACACTGTGGAACTCTGGTTTGCAGTTATACCCTCATGATGAAGCTTTATATTTAAATAGTAGAGATAAGTTACCTGATGTGGCTGATTTTCAACTCGGAGGTATTTGGCATGATTGTTTCCAAATACATGAGTCTGATTTGCCTATAGGGGTAAGAACGGTTCCTAATTGTTTTAACAGTTCAGGGACTGCCTACGCTTTTTATGTTTTAGGTCCAGACTTTAGTATAGACAGATTTGGAAGTACAAAAACAGATGACTTAGACTGCCAAGACGTTAGAACTCTTAAAGCAACAATACACTATCAGACTTATACTATAAGAGATGATATAATAGTGTTCTCTAGCTCTTTAGGAGACCCTTGTAATGAGCCTATAGATCCCGATAAAGTACTATGGAGAAGTGGTTGCGTTGGGACAGCACGTGGCGAGGGTCCTGGATTGTCAGGTGGTGAATTCGGATCGACAGGAAAATATGATACTTTTAAATATTCAGAAATTGATACTCCTTTTACTATTTCTGTCCTCCCTAATTGTGGTGGGACTTCCGGGACAGCGTGGTGTGCTAAGGTTTATTACGAAGACGGGTCGTTAGCTTGGGATAATTGTGGAACAGATACTCCTGTCTGTTCAGATAGTGATACGGAAGCACCTACTCCTGATCCGGCTACGTTTGCTATTGCTCCTGGTGCTGACAGCGATACTGCTATCAGTATGACGGCTACGACTGGAACTGATGCTACGGGGCCGGTTGAATATTACTTTGCTGAAACTTCCGGCAGTCCTGGAGGTAATGATTCCGGATGGCAGACATCGCCGAGTTATACCGACAGTGGTTTGACCGCAAGTACTCAGTACACTTATACGGTTCAGATGCGTGACTCTGTAACACCTCCGAATGTCGGCACCTCATCGTCTTCTGTCAATGCGACTACGAACGACCCTCCAACTTTTACTCTAAAAGACACTATAGATGATGGAGGGTCTGCTTTAAATGTATGGGGTGATGGTACTCATATTTATTTGGCAAATGCAGATAGTTTAAGGGCTTACACTTTTAATGGAACAATTTTTATTAATGTAGGAATTAAAATTGACGGTGGCAATTTGAAAGTTGGCGTATGGGGTGATGGTACTTATATTTATTTGGCAAATAAGGGAGATGGTCTAAGGGCTTATACCTTTAATGGTACAACTTTTACTCTAAAAGACACTATAGATGATGGAGGGGAAGCTTTTAATGTATGGGTCGATGGCACTTATATTTATTTAGCAAATGATACTGATGGTTTAAGAGCTTACACTTTTAATGGAACAACCTTTACTAATGTAGGGCATGAAGTCGTCGGAGGGGAAGCTTTTAATGTATGGGGTGATGGTACTTATATTTATTTGGCAAATAAGGGAGATGGTCTAAGGGCTTATACCTTTAATGGTACAACTTTTACTCTAAAAGACACTATAGATGATGGAGGGTCTGCCGTAGGCATATGGGGTGACGGCACTTATATTTATTTAGCAAATGATACTGATGGTTTAAGAGCTTACACTTTTAATGGAACAACCTTTACTAATGTGGGGCATATAGATGATGGAGGCTTTGCTTTCGGCGTATGGACAGACGGCACTTATATTTATTTAGCAAATGATACTGATGGTTTAAGAGCTTATACCTTTAATGGAACAACCTTTACTAATGTGGGGCATATAAATGATGGAGGTAATTCTAGAAATGTTTGGAGCGATGGTACTTATATTTATTTGACTAGTAGCAATAGTGGTTTGAGAGCTTATACTTTTGTATAATATTGGATAGTCAATCCTCATTTTTTGCAAGAAATGGGCATTTTTACTTCATATAAAGGTTTTTTATCGTAAAAATAGAATGATAAGTGATACAAAATCGCTTATAATTCTATACAGGAGACCTCAAATGCGAAAGCTAAAAGTTACCCGATACAAACAGAAACCAGGACATTGTGCGATTGCCGCTTGTGCGACAGTAGGGAATTCTCACAACCAAGGTATAGACTATGAACAATCTCAAGAAATAGCTAAAAAGAAAGTGGTGAAAAATATAGATGAAGGTTTGGATTCTGGCGAAATAGGAAGTCTTCTGAACCATTTAGGGTTTCAAAAAGTAACTGTAGTTACCACAAATTTACATATTTTTGACTATTCATGGAACAAATATAAAAAGAATCATCTTATTTCTACAATGAAAGAGATGGGGAAATTTTATAAAGGAGAATATCGAGAAGTTCTCAAATCCTTACGCAAATGGTTAGAATTGGAACAGTTCGATAATAACATAATCATAGATTATGATTTTAGCAAATATATAAGACAAACCTTAGATAATAAGAACCCGCTTGTTTTATCATTTAATTGGACAATGTATTTTAAATATACCAAACAAGGAGAAACTAAGCTTGACTCGATTAAAGGAGAAATGGAAGAACACGCTGTTGTTGCTTACGGGTATAGTAAGAAAGGGGTATATATTTGCGACAGTCACCATGAATGCTATAAATATAAATTGAAAAGATATAGAAGTGGACTTTACGTTATTCCTTGGGAGCATCTTATGACGATAATGGGTTTGGGGGATTTATACATACCAGAATGCTATGAATAATAAAACAATAACAATTGATAAAAAACTTTATGATAAATTAATTTCTAATGAAAAAGAAATTGAAAAAAGTTTACATCTTAACGAGACATTATTAGACGCTATTCCCCATCCTGCGATGCTTATTGATAAACATAGAATAGTTTTAGCGGCTAATGAAAAAGCTAGAGATATGGGAGCCCAAGTAGGAGGTCTTTGCTATGAAGGATTTTCTACATGTCGAGATATCTGTAAAAGTCAAGGTAATTGCTGTTTCTGTAACAGAGAATTAGATATAGATCAGATGGACAGTAAGAATATAGAAATAGAAGCTTACGATAATGTTTGGGATACATGGTGGGTACCTGTTGATAAGAGTTCTTTTCTTCATTATTCTGTTGATATAACAAATATCCGTAGAGGTGAACAGATTTTAATCGAGTCGGCAAAAGAGTTAGAATCCAGCAATAAGGAGCTTGAGCAATTTGCATATATTGCTTCTCATGACTTACAAGAACCTCTTAGAGTTGTTTCTACCTATTGCCAACTTATTGAAATACTAGCGGATAAGATTTATTTTCGATCTTTAAACAAACAAGAAAAAGAAGAACTTCATCAATATATAACATTTACTACAGACGCTACAAATAGAATGCGTTTTTTAATAAAAGATTTATTAGAATTTTCGAGAGTGGGAATGTCTGATGATGATTATGAGATGATAGATATCAATGATGTAATTAAAAATACTATTAAAGATTTTGAGATAGCTATTCAGGATAATGATGCAATTATAGAACATGCATCGATGCCAACCATTATGGGTAAAAGAAGAAGAATAAGCCAAGTTTTTCATAATATCGTTAGCAATGCAATGAAATTTAAAAGTGATAGAGATGTAGTTATTTCCATTGGGGCAGAAGAGAGGAAAAACGACTGGCTATTTTCTATTTCAGATACTGGTATAGGTATCGTTGAAGATCAACAAGAGAGAGTCTTCGGTATTTTTAAGAGGCTTCATAGTAGGGAAGATTATCCCGGAACTGGTATAGGGTTAGCTTTAGTTAAGAAGATAGTAGAAAATCATGGAGGAAAAGTGTGGATAGAATCGATTGTAGGAGAAGGCTCTACTTTCTATTTTACTATTCCTAAAAGTTGGGAAATGATAAAAACGATAAAATAATTATTTTGTTTGTAAAGTGATTTATTATTTAGTATATTGATTAAAGTAATATTCGATTATATGTCGAGTATAAAGTGGGCAGTCGTAGAACTGCCAATAGAGAGGTAGCCGTAGATGCTACCATAGAGAGTAAAAGTTTAAAGTAAAAGGAGAGAATAACCATGAGTTATGATCAAAAAATCGCGTCCGCACGGGCAACAATCAATTCTCACAACGAGAATATCGAAGCAGAAAATCAAATCAATTTCGACGAGTTCTTAAAATCACTTCAAAAAGAAGGCGGGACTTCAGAAGCATCTTTATCTCAATGTAGTTGGGAGCTATTGCAGAAATTAAGTCTTCCTATTCTTATCGCTAAACAAGTTGGTAAGATATTTAGAGGTAAATCAGATGGAAAGAATAAAACAGTCTATGTATCTGAAAGAAAAGCTTCATGCATGACCCCAGTAGAGCTTCTTGAAAGATATATTCCTCAAGATATTGACAATGCTGTTGGAGAAAGACTTCAAAAAGTATCAAGAGGGCTACTTTGTATTGTCTTTAATGATGACGGTTCAGTTAATGTAGAAAAATCTGCTGAACTTATAAAAGACATACAAAATGATTTGCCGGAAATAGATAAGGTTTCAGTTGACGGTGTCCCAAAACAGGTTTTCCGAATTGGAGAAAGAACAGATAATTATGCTGATGAAAATCCAATTTATCCTGGTAGAGTATTGAGGTCAGGAGAGACTTGTGACCAAACTTTGCGTTCTTGGAAGGGAGTTGATATTACGATCAGACAGCTATTGCATTTGGCGGTAACAGAAACTGATGAGATTACTATTAGCTCTATTGAAGATGCTCATAATGTTTTAGACAAAGCTGTTGGTTCAAATGCTTTTAAGATAATTCAAAGTAGATATCCAGAATCTTCAATTCTTTGGCAGAAGCGTCTTAAAACAGGGAAACTTCCTATATTAAAAATTGCATTAGGAACAAATAGTTCTAATAGTAAAAAGGATGATCCTTTCTACGCAAATAGAACTTACTAATCTTTTAAGGGGCAGCGATGCCCCTATTTTTAATATAGGAGAAAATCAAATGAGTACAAAAATGAACGTAAAAGAATTTATTTGCACTTTGCATATGCCAAATAAATTAGAACAGATAATTGTAAATGGCGAAGAAAGACCACATTCTCTACCTCCAGGAAATGCAAGAGAAGCTCATCCTGTTGATTCTTACCCTGCTTGCCCAGACAGTTGGATGAATGGGTCAGATATCGCAAGTAGTTATTTCGTAGGAGTAGAAGAAGATAAGGGTATGTGGATGGATTTTAACGATTGTCATTTTCTAGATAGGGATGTTGCTGTAGTAATTAGTGTTCAGGGAATTAACCCTATTACTGGTCAAAAGACAGATACTTTAAGATTAGAGCAATATAAAGAAAAGTGTCCTATCCATGATGTTTCTTTTCAACAGGATAATTATTGTCCTAAGTGTAAGTTTGACTGGCCAGATCAAAATTATTTAGCGACTACAGGAACTAATCATCCTTATTTCTGGTTAGATGGTTTCCGCAGACCTGATGGAACTGTTAGACAATACATCTTTACTTCTGAAGAGTTAAAGGGGGTAGCTAGTCAGTTGATAGGAAAAGATAAAGTCTATGCTATAGGTATCGCTTTTTATTACAGTAAAGAGAAAAAACCTGTTAGACAGAAACCTATCTCCTCTAGATCAGTTTGTATGGATTTTGACAATGATTTTATTCATAAATATACTCCGCATACTTATGGACCTACTTCTATTGATTGGGACTCTACGAATGTTCCAGATATGATAATAGGAGGAGATACTTCTTGGCAAACAGATTTAGATTTTCAATCTGAGACATTGTCTGGGAAGGGGGGGTTAACTTGTGGGAAGATATCAGCTCAAAACCATGAGCCTAAAATAGGATGCAATGCTTTTAAATCTCTTGGACCGACAACAAAAGAGGGAATATTTCTTCCTGACCAATCTTCTTCAAAGGCTGGGTTATGTTCGCCGAACCTTATAGGCAGAAAACCTGGGGGCGTTGTCAAAGCTAAAAAATCTAAAACTTATAAGGTAAATAGCATGTCTATACCTATTGAAAAGGTTAAGGCTGTTAAAAAACTTGAGGTTGGTGCAGGGGCTTTAATAAGTCAAAAAATTAATAGAGATCCTGAGAAGATGGAATATTGGGAAGAAGAGCCTGCTGGCATGATTTATATTAATTACTGCGATGTAGAAACTTCTTCGAAGATAGTTGAAGCTGGAAAGATAGAAAAGCAGTCTGAAGGCTTTATGAAAGATATAACTGTAGGTTAAATTTTATAAAAGAGGATCTATTAACGTAGGTTCTCTTTTATTTTTTTCTTTTTTTGAAGTTTAACGAATAAGTAGCATAATTGATTGATCTGGAAAGTTCTTTTTTATTTTCGATTACTTCTCCTTTAATTAAGAAATCTCTTATTCCGTGTTTAAAGGCTTCCGTTCCAATAATATGATCTTCTAATCCAGTTAATATAATTATGGGTGTTTTTATTTTATTGTTTTTAAGTTCTTCTGTCATTAAGGTTATTGTTTGAATACCTTCACTTTCTGGCAATCCTAAATCTAATAAAATAAGATCAAATTCTTTTTCTTTTAATTTCTGGAAAGCTTTAGATAAGCTACCGCACTCTTCTATTTGCAAATTTTCAAATAAATCATATTCTTCAATATATTTTTTATAAATTTTTCTATCTGCTGGGTTGTCGTCAATAATTAATATCTTCATTTTTTTCCTCTCTGATTCTACATTATTTTATATTTGGCATTTTTGTTGATTTTATCCAAAAGTCGCTGAAAACTTTTATTTTCTCGAATAATTCTTCTACATCAAATGTTTTTGTGATATAGGAATTGGCATATAATGAATATGAGGTATTAATATCACCAATATCATCTGATGTACTATATATTATTATCGGAATAAGTTTGTATGTTTCATCTGTCTTCAAGCACTCTAAAACTTCAAATCCATTTTTTACTGGAAGATTAAGATCTAGAACTATTATATTAGGTGTTTTAACATCGTTGAAGTCGCCCTGTTTGAAGATATAATCTATTCCTTCTTGTCCATCTTTGACATGGAATATCTCCATGTTTTCGATATTGGCATTATCAAGTGCTTTTTTAAGAAGTACAAAATCAGGTTTACTGTCTTCTATTACTAGAATTTTAAAAGTGTTATTCATGAGGGAACCTTTATTTAAAAAATAATTCATATTATTATCTTCTGTAATACACTAAGATATCTTCTATTTTTTTGTAAAGTGAAATGTTATAATATACAATTATTGCAAAGTACTTAAATATAGGAGAGATAGTAATGAGAGGAAATATACCAACGATTAATATATGCGGAAGAAGTTTACCTGAAGCATGGGAAAAAGCAGTAATAGCAGTTTGGGATAAGGGTCTTGACATTAAAACGCAATATGACAAACCAGAAGATCCCCCAAGTAAAGATGCTACTGTTATGATTACAGTAGAAGACCCGTTTGCCGAACCAAGAATTCATAAGAATTTCCCAGGTGGACCAGAAGAACTCGAATCATATAATCAAGAAGTTCTAGACGGTATTCACAATCATTGGATTGATCCAGAGAACGGCAAATGGACATATACTTATAATGAGAGATTATATAAGTATACTCCCACAGAGGATTTGAATAATTCTAAATCTCCGAGACCTTTCGAGATTGTTGATCAAATTCAATATATTATTGACAATTTAGCTAATAGTAATTACAGTAGACGGGCACAGGGTATCACCTGGCAACCAACTTGTGACCCGAAGACATATGACCCCCCTTGCCTTCAAAGGATCTGGTGCCGTATGCCAGAGGATGAGGATGGGGTTCTCGTATTGAATATGAATTCTCATTGGAGAAGCAGAGATCTTTTTAGAGCGTGGTTTATGAATGTATACGCTATAACTAATCTTCAAAAAAGAATAGCAGATGCTATATCTGAAAAAATTGGAAGAGAAGTAAAAGTTGGAAGATATGTCGATATCAGTGATTCTCTTCATCTTTACGGTAGTTATCTTAATGATATCGAACCAGAGATAAAGAAGATGAAAGAAAAACCTATGTTTACTGAAAAATCTTCTAATAGATACACTGAAGATTATTTGCAAGAGATTAAAAAGAATATAGAACAGAGAACCTATCTAACAACTAGTCCAGCATTCGAAATAATGACAGAAGAGGCAAGAGAAAATCTTAAAAGGAACCCTGATTTTTATGCAAAGCCAAATGGATAAAAAAACACTTTTTGATATTATAGATTTAGAAGATGGCGATTCTTCTGTTTTGTTGGCTCAGGTTAAAATGAAGAAAGACTCTTCCAGTGCTAAATATGGTAGATTATATTTTTGTCGGCGTAAATTATCAGAGTATAATGCTAAATATAACAGCATTTGTCCATGGTGTAAAGAGAAAAAAGATTTTTTGAGATTATCACTTGACCACGACAAGTTAATGTGTTATAATTGTTTCTATGAAGGTATGCAAGCAGATGCAGAGCTTTCTTCCTATCATGGTATTTCAGTTGAAGATGTTGAAGGGTTTATGTATGATGACGAATGGGAAGAACTCTGGGAAAAAGAAAATCCCCATATGATATTGAATGAAGAAGATGATAAATATTATGACATTAGAAAAAAGGTAGCGACGAAAAATGAATCTTAAAGATTATATAGATAATGATTTACCTTTAGCTGGATATCCTAATTTTAGAACGGGGCAGCTTAAGCGTTTTTATCCCCGCAAACCTCGTAGTTGTCATAATTGTGAATTTGTAATGATAGATGAATTTAGTTTAGAAAAAGAGGGATGCAGTACAGGATTTAATACTAAAATAGATGGTGAGAAAATGAAGCCATTAGAAAAATGTTATCCTGTTAAAGATAATAATACGATGTCTGATTTGCACGCAGATGCTGTGGGTATAAAAATTGAAGAATTGAGATAAAGGAGTAAAAATGGCTATTGCTAAAACAAGATTGCATATTATCTGTGGCATATGTGGCAGTAATGAATATCTTAAATTCGAAATTAATTTAACAGGAAACTGCGATAATAACGGGGATGAATTTCCTGCGGTGTTTATCACTTGTGGGAACTGCTCGTCATTAACAGATCTTTCTGAAGTTATTGATGAAGAGAAAGAAAGTTTATAGAGAGAAACAAAATGAATTGGGCAAGAAAACAATTTAGAGAAGCAGTTTTTGACAGAGATGAGTATCGGTGCGTCATATGCGGGGAGACTGATGACTTAGCGGCTCATCATATAATTGAAAGAAGGCTCTGGGGGGAATCTCAAGGTTACTTTGGCGATAATGGAGTTACTCTCTGTCAGGAGCATCATATCAAAGCAGAGCAGACGGTGCTGTCTTGTGATGAACTTCGAGAGGCTGTTGGTATTAAGAGTATAATGTTACCAGAACATTTGTATGAAGAGTATGTCTATACTAAATGGGGGGACATTATACTGCCAGATGGAAGGCGACTCAAAGGAGAATTGTTCTTTGATGAGTCAGTTCAAAAAATATTAAAAAGCGGTAATATGCTTGATAGTTATTGTAAATATGTCAAATATCCCAGAACAATGCATTTGCCGTGGAGTGGCAAGACAACAGATGATGATAGAATGCTAACAAGTACAAAACATTTTACAGGAAAAGAAGTTGTTGTGACGATAAAATTAGACGGGGAAAACTCTTCTTTATATAAAGGTTATTTTCATGCTCGTTCTATAGATGGAAATTCTCATCCTTCTCAAAGTTTTGTTAAGAATCTTCATTCTCAAATATCTTATGATATTCCAGAAGATTGGCGTATCTGTGGAGAAAACTTATATGCGAAACATAGTATAAAATATGATCATTTAAAATCTTATTTTTTGGTATTTTCAATATGGAATGAGAGAAATGAATGCTTGAGTTGGGACGATACCTTGTTATGGGCTGAGTTGTTGGGGTTAGAAACTGTTCCTGTTATTTATGAAGGGAAATGGGATGAATCGAAGATAAAATCTTTGGCAACTATGACAGATCATCAAGGTGACCCAGTAGAGGGATATGTTGTTAGATTGAGAGACTCGTTTGATTACGGTTCTTTTAAAGCATCGATAGCTAAATATGTTTCTAAAGAATTTAGAGAAGGTTTGAAACATGAGTATAATTGGAGATATAAACCTTTCGAAGTTAATAAGGTGGAAAAGTGATTAGAGCTATAGTATCATTGACGTTGGTTTATCCTTATGTTCAATCAATTATGAATTTATTTGATTTTATAAGTTTATGGGGATGCAATTTAGTATCTGCTAAAACGATAAGTAATGTGGCTGTAATTTCTATTCCAGCAGATAAATTTAAAATGCTATTTGGAGAAAACCCCCGAAAAGGTAAATATAAAATACCAACTGGTTCGGAATATTTTTTAGTAACGGCAGAAGTTAAGGAAGTAATGACAAAATGAGCAAACAAACAACTTACATCTTAATTGGATTACCTGGTAGCGGAAAATCTACTTGGGCTATCAATCACGTGAATAGCGAAACAAGAGTGAAGACGGAGCCTAATTTGAATGGATGTGTTATTATTAGTAGAGATACTATTCGCCATATGTTGAACGGAAATTATGCTTATATTGAAGACCAACAAGAGCTAATCACCGAGATCGCAGCATCCGCCGCATCCGCTGCCCTCAAAGAGGGTAAAGATATTATGGTTGATCAACTTAATATCAATAAAGAAGACAGAAAAGAAGTAACCGATTTTATTATCAAACATTTTGAGAGTAGAGATGAAGTAAATATAATATTTATTCATTTTACAGAAGAACAAAACAATGTTGAAAGAAGGATGAGAGGTGATTGTAGAGGAGAGTATGGAACTTATCATCAAAGAGTTATTAATAAATCAAAAAAGAAATATGAAGAAGTTGATGAGTCGGAAAATTACGATGTATTTATGCAGATAGATGGTCAAGGAGTTGTCTCTCACTGGAGAGTTAATTGCAATGTTGAAGATACAAGTATCTCTAATTCTTTTTCTAGAAAAGAAATAAGAAATTTAAGTTGGAGTATTGCCGAATTTATATATCCTCGACTTAAAGCTTTTAAAGAAGAGATTTGTGGTTATCCATCACATTTAGATTATAAAAATGGAAAGTTAAGGCATAGTCGTCGTCACGGACCACTTGCAAATAGGGCAACACCTAAACTTTGGGAAGAAATTATAGATAAGATGATACTTGCTTTCGAGTTATGGCTATCATGTGATGACTGGAAAGATGAGGTAAACAGTAAAGAGTACAATAAAAAATGGGCAAAAATAGATGAGGGATTCGGCTTGTTCCGTAAATATTTTAATGGATTGTGGATCTAATATGAAATGTGATACTTGTAAGAATAATATTTTTCATCCAGCGGATACATGGCAGGCGGTTGCTGAAGGCGGCTCTGATCCTTATGCCTATTATTATTGTAGTAAAAATCATTGGGACTCTGATCCTGGATGTTTAGGTTTAGACTTTGATTATGTTGATGACGAAGACCCTTGGGAAGATTGTAAAGATTATAAAGAGAAAGGTAAGTAAAATGCAAAATATATATATTATGATGGGCTTGCCCGGTTCAGGTAAAACTACTTGGGCTAAGAGGATAGCGGCTATAACAGGAGCTATTATCGTTGGTAGAGATGATATAAGATATATATTAAGACATAACCATATATATGATGGGTCAAAGAGGAATAAAAAATTTGTTTGGGACATCTCTCAATATATGATAAAAGAATCTTTGCAAAGAGGATTTGATATTATTCTGGATCAAATGAGCTTAACTAGCAAAAACAGAAAAGATACTGTAGATCTGGTAAAAAAATATGCACCTGGGGAAATTAGAATACTTGTACTGCACTGTACGGAAGAAGAGAATAACGTAGAGAGAAGAATGAAAAGCGATATGGCGTGGGGAGACGAAAAATACTATATTGATTTAATGAATAAGTTAAAAAAAGAAATAGAATTTCCTGACAGTAAGAAAGAGGGATTTGACGGGGGAATTATAATTTCTCCCAATGCGAGTATAGATGAAGTATATTCGGCTATCTCGTAAAAATAATTTATAGGAGAGAATAGAAAGGATGGTAAGAATACAATCGCCAAATAAAATAATTTTGGCAAAAAAGAAAAAAAAGAAGATAAAGATTTTTTTAGACATGGATGGGTGTATTAGCGACTGGCTCGGGGCAGCTTGTAATCTTTGTGATATAGACTTAAATGATACCGATATCAGAGAAGGCTTAAAAAAGAAAAATGGTTTTTTAGAAGACTTCGTAGATGAAAAAGTATTATGGAAAAACATTGAAGAAGCAGGTGTAGGCTATTGGGAAAATTTAGATATATTTCCTTGGGCTAAAAAACTTTATAAGAGTTTAGAAGAATTGGGAGATGATTTTTCTATATTATCTTCACCAGGGAAATTTACAGAAATAGCATCACTAGCATGTGACGGCAAAGTTTTATGGCTGGATAAACATTTCGATAATAAAAAGAATTACATATTTGCGTATAATAAATCTATTTGTGCAAGTGAGAATACCATTCTCGTAGATGATAGTCAACATAAAATTGACCCATTTGTCGAAGAGGGAGGGCACGGTTTCTTATGGCCAAATCCTCTATCTTTGATAGACGGAGATAAGGATGTCGATGATACTATAGATGAGTTAGTTGATTATATTGAGAGGATGAAAGATGGAGAAGTATAAGGATGTTTATGAAGATTGGAAAAACTCCACTGATATAGATAAATTTATTGACTATGATGAATATACCGATGGAAAAAAATATCTTGAAAATTTTTACAAAGAAATTGAGGCTGTTTTGGAGTTAGTTCCAGAAGGTCTTTTCTTGTCTCAATCTCCTGAACTTAATCCTTGGGAAGCTACCTTCCATTGGTATTCTGATGGAAGAATGTTAGAGATATTGATAGAGTCAGGAGAGGAATGTATTAAAGCTAGTAGGGAGCCTGACGCTTTCGCAGGGGAGTTTAAATTTGGAGACCCCTTTGATGGTTTTTATGAGAGTAAAATAGAGATAGAAAACAAAGAGCGAATTAAGGAGCTATTTAAATGGCTTCTTGATGAATAAATAGAATTAGCAGAGGAGAAAAAGAATGATAGAATTAACAGATGATAGCTTCCAGGAGGAAGTAGAAAAATGCGACATACCTGTATTAGTTGATTTCTGGTCAACGTGGTGTAATCCCTGTAAAATGATGGCACCAATTCTTGAAGAAGTAGAAGAACACTTTTCAGATAAGATAAAAGTTTGCAAAGCCAATGTGGAAGATGTTCCTGATGTTATTTCGGAATATATGGTTGCCGCTCTTCCAACTTTAATATTAATAAAAGATGGTAATGTGATAAAAAAAGAAGTTGGATTAAAAACTAAAGATGCACTGATCTCGATGATAGAAGAGGTCTTGTAATTACATGGAAGATAAATGGTATTCGTTAAGATGTAGAGTATTGTTAGCAGAGGAACTTAGAGTATCTCCAGATGATTTAGATATAGAATCAATTTCAGAGATGTTCCAGAACGCTGACTATCAAGAAAAAGATGAGGAAGGGGCTTATCGAGCCGTTTTGCGTCCTGAAACGAAAAGGCAAGAAGAAGCGATTGTCAATAACTACTATGAGGTTATTGTCAATAGAATGATATGCGAAGAGTATCCTTTTCAAGGATTTTTTGATCATATTCGTTCTATTCGGGGGCTTAAATAGGTTGAAAATGCTCAGCACCTTTTTTATCTGTAAAGTGGACTACTGTTCCCATAGTAGAGGAGTATATTCCGTGAATGGTAATTTTCCCTTTATGCAATAAGCGATGACAGCTAGTGCAGAGACAGATACAATTTGTTGTTTCGTATTTGCCCCCGTCAGCTCCTGGAGTCCCCCAACGATGAACATCTAAAAGGTCATAATCGTCTTCGTGACAGAGAGAACATTGCTTTGCTCTTTGTTTGAATAATTTTTTTGAACCAAATGGCTTTTTCATATTTTATCCGTAGAAAAGTGAAACTATATAATATACTATCTAATAATCGAAATATAAATAAATAAAGTTTAATTTAAAAAGGAGAACTAAAAATGAATTTTAACAAAGTTATTTTGATGGGTCGCTTAACAGCAGATCCAGAACTAAAAAGTGGAAACAACTCTAAATATGTAGATTTTTCCATTGCGGTAAACAGGGCTTACAAAGAGAATAAGGAAGTCCATTTTTTCAATTGTAGGTCTTATGGTCCTATTGCGGAAACTATCAGTAAGCATTTCCAAAAAGGAAGACCTATTCTTATCGAGGGTCGTCTAGACAACAATCGTTGGGAAGATGAAAAAGGGAAACACAGTATTGTGAGAATCATAGCGGAAGAATTTGAGTTTGTTGATTCTCCAAAGAAAAACGATACACAGGAGAATACGACTCCAGTAGTAGGAGTTTCAGGAACTGGCGGATACGATCCCCTTTAAAGGAGTGCCCAAATGATAAAATTGAAAAAATTAAAATTAACTAACTATTGCGGATTTCAATCACTTGATATAGATTTTGATTCATGGACGATTTTATATGGGCCGAATGGCTCTTTTAAGAGTAGTTTGCTAGAAGCAGTAAGAATGGTCTCTTGTCCAATGACCTTTACAAGAGATTGTTCTCTGCTTTTTCGTAAATTAACTTATCATCCTGATTACAAACCAGGTTATGAGGGTTTTGATACTAGCAGGACAGAACTGCATATAGAAGGTATTTTTGAAACTACTGATGGAGATAAAAAAGTTATTATCCAAAATGATTGGACACCCGAAGGGTCAGGAACTATATGTAATGAGATAAGTGAGATATCTCAAAGTCCCACTATCTATATTGATGCAGATCATCCCTTAAATATGAGTAGATTTCAGTTGATAGGAAAATATCAGAAAGAATTCGTAGATTTTGCTAAAGTAGTATATGGTTTAGATTGTTATCTAGATACTAAAAGAGGTAACGTATGCCAGACATACGATGCCGAGACAAGGGAAACTATCGAATTTATTACAGATTTTATTATAGTTAAAAAAGGTAATACTAAAGTTCATTTTAAAAGTATGAGTGATGGCGAAAAGAAAATAGCAACTTTGCTTAGAACTCTTTTTAATAGATGTTATAAAAATGATGAAAATACAAATGATATAATCTTGATTGATAATATTGCTCAACACATATACTTTAAAAGGCATATGATATTAATAGAAAAACTTAAAGAATATTTTCCAAATAAACAATTTATTATTACCACCCACTCCCCTGTTATTATTGATCAAATGGATAAAAACTGCCTATTAGATATGGAAAATATTTAAAATTATCGGAGAAGAAATGAGTAGTAAATTAGATAAAATAAGTGTAGGTTACTCCGGTCTTACAGATTCGATATACTTATATCGGTTTGGTAAAGACCAAGGTGAAGCTCTCGATAAGAGAGATGCAGAGAAAGATGTTCTTGCTTGTATTACAGAAAAAATGATGTGGGGAGCAGACAAAGGGTCATCGATGGAATACCGTTTTGGCGAACAAAAATACAAAATAACAGTAGAAAAAATTGAAGGAGTTTAAGTAATGGAAAAAGTCTGCTGCGTAGATATGGACGGGACAATATGTGAGTTCGCTTATCCTGATTTTGGAGAGCCTCAACCAGGCGTAAAAGAAGCTCTTCAGAAGATAAAAGATATGGGTTATGAGATTGAGATATTATCTTGTAGAACTAATCATGAACTTAAAAAATACCCTATTGATAGACAAGAGCAAGTTAGGATGATGGAAGAATATCTTAATAAGCATGAGATACCATATGATAGAGTTCTAAATAAAGACAAGCCTCTGGCTATTTGGTATATAGATGATAGGGCAATAGGGTTCAGAGATAATTGGGAAGATGTAGTTAAGGAAATTGAAGAAAATGGATAATAGAAAAAAAGCAGAATTGGTATTCGAAGAAGAACTAGCATTTATAAAAAACATTTTAATAAAAGAGTTTGTATTAGAATGTTTTGATAAGTTAACGCCTGATTATTTTTGGGATGGTCCTGCATCTTCGACTGGCAAACATCATCCTAAAATTTCAAATAAAAAACATGGACTCGTTCTTCATACTAAACTTTGTGTTTGGTGGGGGCGTAAATTGCATGAGACTTTGTATGCCGGAGAAACTGATTTAGATATTTGTATTGCAGCTTGTCTCTTGCATGATTTGCAAAAATTCGGCACTACTCTAAATAAAGATGGCTCCCCCACACTTCCCAAATATTCAAGTATCCACGGGATATTATTAGCAGTGCAATTAGAAGATATCGATTCTTCTATGACTTGTTTTTGTAAAATAAAAGATAAGACACAGTCCATAATTGATGCTGTAGCTATGCATATGGGGAACTGGACAAATGAAAAAATAAGAAGCAAATGGTTTGAAGGTAATGATTCCTTACAAGAAGAAATGCTTATAGTTCATTTAGCAGATTATTGTGCTTCGAAAAAAGTGTACGAGAAAATGGACAAATTGGATAAGTGGGAATTCCCAGAGGAAGCAAAATAATGGCATGGATCAATTTAGAAGTAATGGGTGACGGTGATAAAGTCAAAGATATTAAAAGCGTTAGAATTATGACGGATGACGATGGAGAGCCTGCTATGTTCGCAACGATGGCAGAAGCAGATTATTGGTGTGAGTCCCATTACGAGCCGGGAGCATTGTATGAACAGATTGAGATATGGGGATGACGAAAAAGAAATTAGAGCAATTATTCGATCTCGCCGAAGAATTATATTTGGAAGAGTTGAAAAAATCAGGAATGGCAGTATTGCCTTATGCTTGGGCAAAAAATGATGAAACAGGAGCATTTTTGGCTTTTTCTTGGTTCGGAAAATGTTCAGATAAAATGGAAGAAAAACTTAAGGAGATAAAAGACGCATGAAAATTAGAAGAGGCTTTGTAAGTAATAGCAGTTCAAGTAGTTTTATAGCTGGCTTCCCAAAAGATATGAGTGACGAAAATAGGAAAGAACGAGTTATCGAAGAGCTGGGAGTTGATGAAAATTCATTTTTCTATGATGTAGCAAAACAGATTGCTGATTGTATAGTTGATTCAATTGTTATAAAAGATAGAGAAGAGTTTGCGAAAGAGAATTATCTTGATTCTTGGGATCTCATTGAAGAATATGAAAAATCACTCTTTATAAAGTGTGAAGATCAAGGATTTGATTACCTGACAGGATCTGCTAGTAATGAATCGTTTGACGATATGGGAGAGATGATATTGTACGATAGGTGTTGGGGAGTAGATGAGGATGATTTTTTTATAGTTAAAAATTATTAGAGAGAAAATATTTTATGGCAAGTGATTCAAGAGAAATACAAATTATGAGGGCTATATGTTGGGAAAGAGCTAAGGGGGAGTTGGGAGCTTTGGTCGAGACATATTGGGAAGAGGGTAACTGCAAAAAGATGCAAGAAGAAATTAATAAATTTATAGACATAGTTGAAAATGACGAACTTTTTACATAGGGAGAAATATTTAGATGATAAGAAGAATTAACTTTTTTGGTGGACCTTGTACTTGCAAAAGTACGAATGCGGCTTTTATTTTCGCGGAATTAAAAAAGAGAGGATTAAGTGCTGAATTGGTAGATGAATATATTAAGTTCTGGACGTATATTCCGAGAGTACCAAAAGGTTTCGATTCATTATATGTTCAAGCGAAACAAATACATAAAGAAGATACAATCCTAAGAGCAGGAACAGATTTTATTGTAAGCGACTCACCAATTATGCTTCAATATTATTACGCTAAGCACCATAATACTCCTGCTCAAAAACAAATGTTAGAGATAGCATGTGAATTTGAAGAAATGTATCCTTCCATCAATATCCTACTAACTAGGAATGACGCCGATTATAATGAATTGGGAAGATATGAAACCCTAGAACAAGCTAAAGAGATTGATATGGAGCTGGAGGAAGTTCTTGACAATACTTGTACTTGGTACGAATGTCGAGATTGCCACGATAATGAAGGAATATTAGATTATGTATTGGGAGAGATAGATAATGAATAGTAGTTATGTTGTTGAAAGAACATGGATGACGGAATCTGGATTAAAAGCTTGTTGTGTTCTTTGTAGAGGAACACATAGATGCGGATATGTTGGAGTTAATGAAGATAATTTTCTTTATGGAGTAAAATGTAGCCAATCTATAGAAAAGCTTAAAGACGCATATCATAAAGCAATGGATATAAATATGGATGATAATAAAAGAAATAGTATTTCTATCTTATCTAATTCCATGAAAGATGAGGAAGAGAGGTACAGCCCAGAGATGGCATTTAATGTTCATGGGGGATTAACATTTTCTAACGGAGGAGGGGACAATGACTACCCTATACCTGGAGATACTTGGTGGTTTGGTTTCGATTGTGCTCATTTAGGAGATGCGAATATAGATGGTTCAGGATATTGCGAAGACGATGCTGTTGTTAGAAGTTTTGACTACGTCGTCGATGAGTGCGAAAACTTAGCTCAACAAATTGCATTAGTAACAAAAAATAAATAGGAGATTTTTTACTGTAATGAGTCGTTATCAAATAATAGAAGGCGATTCGTCTGAAGCTCTAAAGCAGTTTCCAGATAATCATTTTCATTGTATAGTTACCAGCCCTCCATATTGGCAGTTGAGGGACTATTTCTGTGAGGGGCAGTTAGGTATGGAAGCTACTCCAAATGAGTATGTGAGCAATCTGGTGGCGATTATGAGGGAATCTAAAAGAGTTCTTCGTAAGGATGGGGTAATGTGGATGGTTATGGGAGATACATACTCTACACCTAAGAAGGGGAATACCCAAGATAACGTCAATAGCAAACTGAGAAGAGATAAACTTCACGATCAACATATTGACAAAAAGACCCCTAAAGGGATGAAGAAGAAGAATCTTATAGGAATTCCTTGGAAAGTAGCTTTCGGTCTTCAAGATGATGGTTGGATATTGCGTTGTGATATAATTTGGAGTAAAGTTAATCCAATGCCAGATGGGGCTAAAGATCGTCCAACTCGTTCTCATGAATATGTTTTTATGTTTACTAAAGAAGAGAAATATTATTACGACCACTTTGCTGTAATGGAAAAAGCTAAAACAAAGAAAAAAAATACGAGAAAGTTCGGAGCCAATAATCAGAAAGGCACTTTTCGTCAAGACCAGGATAGATTTTTTACTGATAATGGAAAAAGAAATAAGAGATCAGTATGGACAACTCCTGTAGCGAGTAGTGGAGGTAAACATTTTGGAGTTTTTCCAGAAAAGTTAATTGAACCTTGTATTTTATCGAGTACTTCTTCTTACGGGTGTTGTTCTGTTTGCAACTCTCCTTGGAAAATGAAGTACGATAAGAAACAGGATGAGTATGATTGGATACCTACTTGTAAGTGTGGGGAAAAGAATAGTATAGTTAACTGTCGAGTTTTAGATCCTTTTTCTGGAGTTTCGACTACGGGTGTAGTTTGTGTAAAGTATGATGTTGATTATGTTGGGATAGAACTAAACCCAGAATATGTTGAAGCTGCTCAGGAGAGGTTAGATATGATTGATCCTATTTTTGGAGATTAAACTATGAAAGGCGATAAGCATAAACCAAAAGGTACTTTTGCTAGATGGGTAGACGCATTTTGCGATGGGCTATATGCACCAAAAGAACCACATTATAGAGTTCCATCTATGACTGATGGCAAAAAGTATACAAGAAGATGGAGACGAAGAAAAGAAAAGTTAGAATTAAAAGACGAGAAAAATAAATATGAAGAATAACTGGACAGAAGAGTTTGAAAATATGATAGTAGAGGATGAGTGTCCTCGATGCAGTTGGTATCCTGATTGCGATGATTGCATTATTGCATATAGTCCTCAAAGATACTCCCACAGTCTATCTATGTTGTCCTCATTTCCCCAATATACTTGGACCGAGATATATGATTGTCCAGAATGTTCTACTAAATTTAAAATGGGGGCTGAATCATGTTAGAAAAAAAATATGAAGTTAAAAGCAGATTAAAAGTATGTGGTTGTTGTCAGTCATTTGATAAGGATACTGGAGAATATTTTCCTCCCAAAAAATTTGAAGAACATAAAGATTATTTAGAATGTACCAATCCAGAATGTTTAGAAGTTTTTAGTACCATACCTATGTTTGAATTTGCTTATTGTTGTCCAGATTGCGGTTTTGATTGTCCAGTAGAGGACGAACATTATCAAGTTAGAGACGATGGCTCTTGGAACATATTTCCATATGAACTATTAAATTATAAACCAGTGATTACTGAATCTAAAGAAACAGACCCTAACATTATCCTAATAGAAGAAATGGATAAAATTATGAAGGTCAAATTACCTCCTATGCCAGACGATCTAAAAGAACTTGAAATTATTGAAGGTAAAGATATTTATCCAAAATGTACAGACGAGTATCTTGATTATGAGGGAAATTATAGTTGGACAGAAACTCATTACTGTCCTCACTGTAAAAAAGAATATGATTTTTTTAATGGGAATTAAAATATGGATCATCAATTACCAAGTTGGCAATGTCAATGTTGCGGGAAAAATTATTATGAAGACCTAAAAACAATGGGTTATAAATGTACAAAGTGCGGAGCTGAATATAAATTTGGTTATACAGTGACGCATGTCGATAAAGATGGAGTAGAGGAAGTATTACATAGGAAAGAGATAAAATGATAAAAACTAAGACAGTAACTTATGAGCATAACGTAGTTGTTTCTAAGATTTGCGATAAATGTAAAAAAGAATATGATGCAGAAAAGGATAGAGATGAATGTCAGGAGTTTCATGCGGTCAGTTTCGTAGGAGGATATGGATCTATCTTCGGTGACGGTACGGGAATTCATTGCGACTTATGCCAGCATTGTCTCCTCGATATTATAAAAGATTATATGAGAATAAGTGAGTATAAATATTATTAGGATTTATATAAATGAAGTATTGTGTAAAATTAGGTAATTGTTTAGATGAGTTGAAGAATATACCAGATGGGTCTTGTCGATGTTGCGTCACTTCTCCACCATATTGGGGTTTAAGACAATATCTATTCGATGGTGCGGTCATACTAGATAACAAGTTAAGCGATGAGGAAAAAGAGATTATCGAAAAAGAGTTAGAGGACTATGGAATCAAACCCAAATCATCTTAATAAAGATTGGATATATGAACATAAGGATTTTATAAAATGAAAATATGGGATATAAAAGAGATACCTGAACATCTTAAAAAACATTTTGCTCCAGCACCTGAACTTGGAATGGAAGATACTCCCCAAGAATTTGTTCAAAATATGGTTAAAGTTTTTCGCGAAGTAAAAAGGATATTAACACCAGATGGAACTTTTTGGTTGAATATCGGAGATAGCTATGTATCTGCTCCAACTGGTTCAAGAGGTAAATGTACTGGTAAGGATCAAGGCTTTGGAGAGAACCATAAACATTCCGGTGCTGCTTTGAAGAGAAGAGATAAAAGACTTAAAGGGTTATCAGAAAAGAATCTTATAGGAGTTCCTTGGAGATTAGCCTTGGCTCTTCAGGACGATGGCTGGATATTGAGACAAGATATTATTTGGGCTAAACCTAATCCCATGCCGGAATCGGTAAAAGATAGATGTACTAAATCTCATGAATATATTTTTCTTCTTACCAAACAAAAAAAGTATTTTTATGACCATGAAGCTATTTTTGAAAAAGCTGCTTTTGACGGAAGGAAAGATACTAAATTAAAAGGTTCTCAAAAATATGAGAGTGGAGAGTTTCTTCCTGGAAAGAATGAGAATACTTTTCACTCCCAAGCTCATGAGAGATGGCCTAATATGAAGGATGGAGTCAGAATGAGAAATAAGCGTGACGTATGGCATATAAATACTGCACAGTTTAAAGGTTCTCATTTCGCTGTTATGCCGATAGAGTTAGCTCAGACTTGTATTAAGGCTGGATCAGAAAAGGGAGATTGGATACTAGATCCATTTTCAGGAGCTGCTACCACTGGCGTCGCCGCATTAGGAATAGATAGAAATTATATTGGTACAGAACTTAGTCCTGACTTTAGAGAGATAAGTTTAGAGAGATTAAATGGGGTAGACCCAATTTTTTCGGAAGAAGTAGAAGGAGTAGAAAATGATACCTAAAATAGATAAATACAGAGGAGCGATGTTAGGGTTGGCTGTAGGCGATGCATTAGGAGTATCTCTTGAGTTTATGCCTCCTGGAAGTTTCGTAGAAGTAACAGAGATGTTGGGAGGAGGTCCATTTAATCTTAAACCAGGAGAATGGACAGATGACACTTCTATGGCTCTATGTCTTGCCTCTAGTTTAATAGAATGCGACAAGTTTGATGCTCATGATCAAATGACAAGGTATTTGGATTGGAGAGATAACGGTTACATGAGTTCTAGAGGAGGAGGAAAACCATGTGTCGATATCGGAAATACTACAACTGGTGCTATATCTAATTTTGAGGAAACGGGTGATCCATTTTCTGGTCCAAAAGAATCTCATACATCAGGTAATGGATCTATAATGAGACTTGTCCCTATTCCTTTGTATTATGGAGGTAGCCCTATTGATACTTTTGCTTTTGCAGGCGAAAGCTCAATAACAACTCATGGTTCAAAGGAGTGTAAGGATGCTTGTCGATATATGGCATTAATAATTAATGGAGCAATTAATGGATTAGTGAAAGAAGACTTGTTATCATCAGATTATATGAAAGATATCGATTTGGATCCTCAAATAAAAGATATTGCAAATGGTTCTTTCAAAGAGAAAGAGCCTCCAGAAATAAAGGGAACAGGATATGTTGTAGAAAGTTTAGAAGCGGCTTTATGGGCTTTCTATAAGAATGATACTTTTGAAGATGGTTTAATAGCGGCAGTTAATCTTGGCGATGACGCTGATACAACAGGAGCTGTTTTTGGGCAGATAGCAGGAGCCTATTACGGAGTTGATTTTATACCTGAAAGATGGATAGAGAAGATAGTGGACGCTGACGGAATAATGTATATAGCTGAAACTTTATATGATATGGCGATAGAAAGATATGGAGAAGAGTATGGGAACGACAAAGAATGATATTAGAAATTGGTTAAAAGAAAAAGACAAATCAGAAGTAAGCCATGTATTGATAGTATGCGATACTTTCGATCATTCGGACTATCCTGTTCAAGTGCCTATTGGTAAACATGTCGATGATATTATAAGTCAATATCATGGATCGGATATGCAAAAAGTAATGGAAGTTTATAATCTAAATATGGATATAGAAGAACAGTTAAACGAGCATAGAGCTTGGAATAACCAGTCAGCTCCAAAGAAGTTGATCACTTTGAAAGATGCAATAGAGCAGAGGACAAAGAAAAGAGCTGACGAGATGAGAGATATTCCTGCGTATGATAAGTTCGGTCGTCCATGTCGAGATTTGTATTTTATGAATTTAGCGTTTGAGGTAGCATGGAAATCTATCGACCCTAATACGAAACACGGTTGTGTAGCGGTCGATAAGAGAGGAGGAGTTATAACTACTGGTTACAATGGACCTCCTCAAGGTTGTAATGATGAAAAAATTCCCTTGACAGCTCCAGAGAAATATCGGTTTTTAGAACATTCGGAAAGGAATGTTATAGAAATTTCTGGAGCAACAGGAAGAGCCTTAGAAGGAAGCACCTTCTATGTGACAGGTTTGCCTTGTTATGAATGTTTAAGGGCGATAATGGGAGCGAGAGTTAGTAGAATCATCTACGGACCTCTTAATTCTATTATGTGTATGGAGGAAGGGTATTTTGATGATTATGAAATATTTTTAGAAGGACATCCTTTAGTTGTAGAAAGATTTAGATACGATGAAGAACTATTTGCTAGAAATAACGAGGCAAAAAAAGCTGTAGAAAATAAACCACCCGTGAATATAGTTAAAGAGTTTAATCTAGGAAATTTTTATGGCAGAGAGACCAATAGATAGGAGAGTTAGTCAATATTTTGAAGGAAAAATTACAGAAGAAAAATTAAATAAGCAAATAGAAGAATACCTAAAAGATGGTATCGCAAGCGGCAAGTTCACTGATAAAATAATGGCTAGACTTGACCGCAGGAAAGATGCCAACGGTAAGAAAAAAGGCAGAACGTATGCTAGATTCTTCATTGAAATATCCGAAGGCATCCGAAAGGAACATGCTATATTTTTAAAATGGATAGAGCATATGGAGAAGATTGGCTATGAAATGAAGTGGGAAAAATATGGTACAGATGCTATTGGGTTAGCTTTTGTAGAGGTCAAAGATGATAGACCTGATTATCTGGTATCTATAAATAATTCTCCCTTTTTTGTAGTTGATGCTAAGACTTGCCCAATAGAAACAAAGAATACTTTTAAAACAGGTGACTTAAGGCATTATGAAAAATATAATGCCAGCATGGTGGTATGTATGGGTAAAATTGGATTAGATAATCAAGAACTGAAATCATTTTCATTTTATGGACCGCTGGCCATTAGACATCTATTGAAGTTAAAAAGTACAACCTATCCAGAATTTGCTCCAAACAAACAAGCTGTTAGAGCTTCTTATAAAAAAACGATGAAAAGCAATAGGGCTCAAGTTTCTTTTGAAGAGTTATTAAAGGATGGAACTATGGAGATGGTTAAGGTAACTGAAAAGGATCCAGAATTTAGAGGTCCTTTAAAAAGAATTATTGATGGTCACTATTTATTTTAAGAAGAAGTTTTATGATAAACACAATTATACATGGCGATTGTAGGAAGATTTTTCCAGAGATACTAAAGGAGCATAAAGTTTCTTTAGTAGCCTCTGATCCTCCTTACAATATTTGTTTTGGCAAATATGAAGATAAGGGAGGGAAGGGGTATAAGGACAATTTACCTGATGATGAATACATAGAATTGTTATCTACATTTAAGGGGTGCCCTTCTGCTATTATACATTACCCAGAAGAGATGATGAAATACGTTGTCCCTGCTTTGGGAGTCCCTGAAGAAGTTCTAGCTTGGTGCTATCCATCTAACATAGGAAAAAAGTTTAGATTGATTAATATCTATGGCAAAAAACCTAAATTTTCAAAAGTAAGACGACCATATAAAAATCTAAATGATAAGAGGATTCAAGAACGTATCCGTAATGGTAGTAAAGGTGCTCCTTTGTATGATTGGTTTGATGACATAAATATAGTCAAAAATGTCAGTAAGGAGAAGACAATTCACCCTTGCCCGATACCTATAGCCCTAATGGAAAGGATTATTTTACTACTGACAGATGAGGGAGATTTAGTTATAGACCCGTTTTCTGGTTCAGGAACAACGGCTTTAGCCTGTATTAGATTAAAAAGACAATATATCGGTATAGAGATGTCAAAAAAGTATTGTGATTTAGCTAATGAGCGTATTAAATTGGAGAAAGAGAAGGTTGATATTTTTAAAGGACTTTCTACTTGAAAGTGATAATATATTCGATACAATATGCTTAGGTATATATTTAATAGTTCTACCATAGAATAGCGTGAGGGACTATTAAAAAAATAATATGCTATTCAGAGGGTTAAGTAATGATAGCCAAAATCAAGAATTGGGGAATTTGTGCATGGGTAAAGAAAAGATCGTATGAAAGAAAAAGATATAAAGATTTAAAAGAGATAGCAAAGCAAGAAAGATTATGGGATATGAGATTAAGAGGAGAAAGATAATAAAAAAAATACTTGAAAGTGATTAATTTTCTGGTACAATGAGTAACGTAATAAAAGTATTTGCGGTGCTGTGTGAAAACGTTGAGAGGCGAAGCACTGAGACCACTTGAAAAGCTTTTATCCCGTTTGCAACCGAAGAGGTCAGGGTCAAAGAGTTTAATAGATGGTGGGTATAAAAACTTGTCCCACGGTATCGAGGGCGTTTGGAAGCTGATCTAGACAGCAAACCATAAATCGTAGCAAGTAGCAGAGAAGTGCAGGAAAAAGATATTGTTCTGCATGGAGCCAATCTTGCCAAACACTTTTATTGCATTTTAAAAATAGAATGTCAGTGGCGTGAGTAAAAGGAGAGTTCGGAACAATTACTTGCGTGCATTCAGGTGCAACGGCCGCAGGATACTTACGAATTATCGAAGCTGTTATCAAATTCCTGCCTGACATTTTATTTTTTTATTATGGGAAAGAAGAACTATGACTAAAACTTTAATTGAGTTAAGAGAAGAATTTGAAGAGATGGCAGTAAATTGCATGTTCGATATAGAACGTAATTCAAATGGTGAATATGAAAACACCGGAAGAAACACTTTTATGTTATGGGCAGGGTATTGGGAATGTGCTAGGATTAATGGTATAATAATCGGCAAAGATGCAGAATTTAAAAATGCAAATAAAATTTAGGGGGTAAAAGGCATCGATTCCTATAGTTGAAAATTAAATAGCGTGTACGAGATGGTAGTTGGCTCGTTAAAAATCTACTAAAGTTGACTTAATTGACAACAGTTTTGCAATGGCTGCCTAGTCCGAAACTAGGTTGTTTACTCCTGATTCCTGTTAGGGAAGTAAGCACGATAACAGGATAGTTGAATGTTATTTGTCTCAAGATGACCTGATGCGAAAATGATTTGGGATAGAAAATATGAACCACGTTAATTTGGGTCAAATTTTTGAAATCTAAATAGTTAACTACACACGTAGACGTTTAGTTGGAAAGTAGAGAAGACGCGAGTTCGAATCTCGCTACCTCCAATAAAAGCCCTGACTTTTAATTAAGTTGGGGCTTTTTTCTTTGTAAGTGATTTTATTTAGGTTATAATAGAATTTAAGTATTAGTAAATGTTAATAATAATTTTAATTAAAGTAAAGGACGTAAAAATGAAGAATGAAAAGAAACAATCAGTTTTGGAAGAGTATTGTAGTTACGAAGCAATCCCTGCGGCTAAAAAAGCATGGATCACAATTAGAGCTAAAAAAGATGGTAAGAATCCCGTAATGGTTCATGCAGGTTATAAAGCTCATTTTAGTAGACGTAACAAGAAGTAAATAAACTTCTTACTTGAAAGTGATTTTATTATATGATATATTAGGGTTTTAGAGAAAGGTCTGATTATGAGTTTAAAATTAATCGCAGAAACTAAGTGGTTAAAATTCTTTACGCGTACTTATCAAGATAAGAAAGAATTATGGCGTAAATGGGATTTCATTTCGAGAAAAGATAATCCTGATAACAAAACCGATAGGGCTGACGCTGTCGTTATCGTTCCTTTCTTAGAAGATGGGAGAATGGTTCTTATTAAACAATTTAGACCTGCAATTAATGATTATATCATAGAAAGTGTAGCAGGCTTAATCGACCCAACTGATAAAGATATCGATGACGCTGCTATTAGAGAATTAGAAGAGGAAGTTGGTTTAGAGATAACTTCTTACTGGGGCTATAATCAAAAATTATATAACTCAGTGGGCATCACTGACGAAAGTTGTTCTTATATTTTCTGCAAGGCAAAAGGGGAACCTTCTACAGAAAAAAATGAAGATTCTGAAGATATTGAGATAGTTATTGTCAATAGGGAAGAAGCTAGAGAATTAACTTTTGATGTTAAGCAAAAAATATCTGCAAAATGTTGGCTAGTTCTTATGGCTTATGCTAATGGTTTTGATTGGTATGAAGATGGAGGAAATAAATTTTGAGTATATTAGAATTTTATAGAGATAATGAACCAAATCAAGAGGGTCTATTTCTCAGCGATATTATAAAGTTTAATGATGAACAACTTGAAGATAATCATTGTTATATTCAATGGCTATTTCCTCTTAAAGAGGCAAGTTCCTGCGTTCCTGGGTCTCCTGTCTTGACAGAGGAAGATATAGAAGTTTTTACCTCTCACCCCATGACCACTGAAGAGATGGGAGAGAATTTAAAATTAAGAGGGAAGTTTATAGATGCGTTTTATCTGATGATTCATTTTTATGGATTAAGATTAGAAATTTCAAAAGACGAAATGCCCAAATTGACGAATCTTTTTATAGCAATCGACCCGAACACATTCGACAGTAAATCGAAAAAATGGATTACTCCCAAAAATCATAATTTTTTAAGAATAACTCGTATACTACGCTCTTTGATATTGTTAGGTCATGAGAGTTCAGCGAATATGTTCTATAAGTGTCTTTGTGAAATATATGAAGACCATAAAGATATCATAGGGTCTACAACAAAACAATTTTGGGACGAATCGATGGAGATATAAAAATTCCAACTTATCAATATCTATGTGAAAATTGTGAACATACTTTTGAGAAGATGCAGTCTATGTCTGCTGGCTCTTTAAGGAAGTGCCCAGAGTGTAAAAAACTTAAATTGGTTCGACTTATTGGAACTGGTTCAGGGATAATATTCAAGGGAGATGGATTTTACGAAACAGATTATAATAGAAGTAAGGATTATAAGAAGAGAAAGAATAAGGGCAAAGATAAGGTTAAAAAAGGGGCATAAGAGGATATTTCTCTTTTTTAATTGAATTATAATATATCTGCAATTTTAAAGATGGAGGTATATTATGTTAAAGAGTGCTATCCTGAGTTTAGTTTTAATTTTTGTTATGATGTTGTCAAGCTGTTCCTTTCCTCAAGTGGTAGAAAAAGAAGTTGAATTTTGTAAGCAAAGTTATTTTATTAACTATGCTCTTGATCAGATGATTGAACAAATGCCAGATATAGATATGGTTAGTAAAAAAATATCATTGGTAAAGTTCGATACGAATATCGAAGATGATGTAATAAAAGAAAAAATATTAAATCATTTTACTGAAAAATTTAATAAAGATATCGTAGAGTTGGTCCCTCTTAAAGATTCAAATTACATATTAATTGTCGCTGTAAACCATAGCGATCAAAAGGTAATGGTAACAGAAGCTTCTATTGGGGAGACTAAAGAAAAATCTAAAGGAGAATTTTTAAAAGTAAATTTTACTTTTGATGACCCTTTACTGTTTTCAAAAAACATATATAAATATCATACTAAACATGATGGAACTGTAACGTTAGTAATGATAATGGTAATTGACATGAGAACAGAAGAAACTATTTATACCGATAACGCTACTTTTATAAATGTTTATAAGAGTTCCGGGAAGAGAACATTAAAAACTATTAACTAGGAAACACATGGACGTACTATTCATCGTTGACGTAGAAGCAACTTGTTGGAAAGATAGATATGCCGCCTCAAGAAGATCTGAAATTATAGAGTTGGGAGGTACAACTCTAATGAATATTGATGGGGAATTAGAGATATTAGGTTCTTTTTCTGAATTTATAAAACCTAAACTTCATCCTCGTCTTTCTAATTTTTGTAAAAAACTCACATCTATAAAACAAGAAGATGTGAATAATGCCGATAACTTTACCAATGCTCTTAAAAGTTTTAGAGAAAAAGCAAAGGCAACAGTTAATGGAATGAGCTGTAGACGAATGATATTCGCTTCATGGAGTCCATACGATAGGAAGCAGATTAGACAAGATTGCAAACTTCATGAACTACGTTATCCATTCGGAAGGTATTGGGATCTCGAGAAAAGTTTTTCTGGCTACAAAAAGGAACAAAGATTATACAGTGTAACAAATGCCCTAATATCACTTGGAGAAGAATATAAGGGACAAATACATAGAGCTATATCAGACGCAGAAAATACCGCAACAATAGTTCAAAAATCAATGTCGGTAAATTGGAAGAAATATTTTGAAAAATTCGAAGAAGAAGCAAAAAGAAAAAGAATTCGTAGTGGTAAATAAAATAATCTGCGGGGATTCAATTTCTTGTTTGAGGAAAATGCCCAGTGAATGTGTAGATTTAATTATTACTTCACCTCCCTATTTTAAACAAAGAACCTATATAGAAGGTAAAGATCTAGAGATTGGCAATGAAGAATTTGCTATCGATTATTTAGACATACTGGATAAGGTCTTCTCAGAATGTTTAAGAGTATGTAAACGAAATGGTAATATCGTTTTTAATCTTGGGGATAAGTATTTAAAAGGAGATCTCGCACTACTACCTTATCGCTTTGCAATTAGAGTAAAGGACAGATATTCTCCTCCTCTAAAACTTATCAATAATATTACTTGGGTTAAAAGTAATCCGACTCCAAGGCAATATGACAGAAGATTAGTCAATTCCACAGAACCATTTTTTCACTTCGCTAGAAGTAAAGACTACTATTATGATAGAGATGCTTTCCAATATAGTGAAATAGAGCAAAAAGAGATTACAGCTACAAAGGGTCTTGCTTATTTAGACAAGATATATAATTCCCGTCTCACCGATACAGAAAAAATAGCGGCAGTAACCGCTATGTATCAAGCAAGACAAGAAATAAGCGATGGCAAAATAACTGATTTTAGGATGAAAATAAGGGGAGTACATAAATTAGCTTTTGGAGGTCAACAGGGGGGAAGGAATAACGAGATAAAGAATAACGGCTTTACTGTTATTAAGATGACTGGACAGAAAATGAAGAGAGATGTGATTGAAAGTCCTGTTGATAATAACAAAGGGATTGACCATCCAGCAATTTTTCCCTTGAAAGTGATTAAGGATATGGTATTATTGTTATCACCTCAAGATGGTATTGTCTTAGACCCATTTTGCGGGAGTGGCACAACTTGTCTTGCTGCTAAAGAATTAAATAGAAAGTATATAGGAATAGATCTATCAGAAAAATTTTGTGATATGAGTAGAGAAAGACTTAAATGATACATCTCAGTAAAAAAGGAATAAGATACAATAACAATTACAACACTGACTGTGATGAGTATGTTGACAGAATGGTTGAAACACTGATTCCTCATCTTCGCGATGAGGTTACTCTCTCTGACGACTATACTCTTGCCGACTTATTTAAGATATTGGAAAGCGAAGTTGATAATTTTAATCTCATTTTTGGTTCTCATCTCGGGCATTACCCCTTGTCTGATTATATCAAGGATATTAACAAAGATGTTGTCGTTGATAACTCCGAACAGGGCATAGACTATTTAGAGGTCTATTGGACTTGTGTATGCGAGGACTATGAAGCAAGGGGATATAAGGAGTGGAAAAAAGATATTAATTTTAATGCTGATTTTCACGGTTATGGAACTTGGGCTGATGACGAACATTCTCCCTACCCAGATAATTTCAAAGGAGGGATTGCTATAGAGTTCACTCCTCTTGCGGAGTTGAAAGATATTATTCTTAAAATAAGAAATAAGACCAAAGTAATTCTTGATGACGGTACTTATCATAAAAATGAAGATGGTGATTTAACAGACAAAGTTTTGTTCGAGGGAGATAGATATTTTTCTGTTTTCGATTTTATATCTACAATTCTTTATGAAATAAGCTACGCTGGTTCTCCTGATATTAGGGATGAATCTTTGAAAGATTTAATATCAACTCATGAAGAGGTAAAAGAAAAAATAGATTCTGGAGACACCTCTTGCTTTAAAAATTTTGAAGAACTGAAAAAAGATTTAGAAAATGAAGAAAGTTAAAGAAAAAGGAATAATATTCGACGCTGACATGGTAAGGGAGACCTTATCTGGGCGGAAGACTTCTATAAGGAGAGTTATAGAGTCACAGCCTCCTGAAGGCTCTTCGCCTATCTATGACTCTCTTGACTGCTACTGGGGTGAGGGTTGGGCTTTTCAATATCCTAAAAAAGTCTTTGAAGATTTAGTTTTTAATTCTATATTTGAGTTGCCTCAAAATGGTAGATGCCCCTATGGTAAGGTAGGTGATAGATTATGGGTGAGAGAAAATTGGGGTTATCACGGTTCGGCATCAGGAGGGGATCCAGAAGTCCATAGCTCTAGTGTAAAATATCTAGCTGATGGGGAACGTAGAGAAATATATTTTGATAGCTTTGAAGAGATGAGTAACGCTTCTCCTGGGCAAAATATAAAATATCCTAAGTGGATAACTGAAATGGATGAGTTTGAGCAGCAATATCATACGAGTGAATTTTTGTATGATTGGTGGGAGAAACAAAAAAGTAAACCATCTACTCATATGCGTCGATGGGCTTCTCGGATAACTTTAAAAATAACACATGTCGGGATATCGAGACTTCAAAATATTACTGCCGAAGAAGCTGTAAGAGAAGGCATATTAAATTGGGAAGAAAATCCTTGGGTATGGGTAGTTAAATTTAAGAAGATATAATTATAGGTACTTTATAATGATACATATTATTAAACAAAAGAAAATTAAGAAGAAACAATTGGTTTGTGATATCGGTGATATTATCTATGGTGAAAAATATTTTATTAAACCACAGAAAACCCATTATGGAGATAGAAAATTTCTTTCTATAAATTCTATCTCCTATAATGTTTGGGACTCTTTAGAGGTTCTTGGAATAGATTTTGAAGACTTTAAAAAAGAAGTTTCTTATATCTGTCCATATACAAAAAATACATATTTTTGGGCTATCCCAATTTATTTATTTTCGGATAGAGTAGATGAGATTGTTGACGATACGCAACATATACCTTGGAAGCAAATGTATAAAGACCATGAGTGGGCAGTAGATTTTTATTTTAAAAAGTATGGCCGTAAAGAAAAAAGCGAGTTTGTAGCAACCAGTATACATGAAGCTTTTTTAGGACCAGGTTATACGTCAGGAACTCGTCCCTGTGATGGGGGAGGCAATTTAAAAGATGCTGTTATTGATTTGGATAATGGCGACCAACTTGGCTGTAAAGTTTGGGTTTGGTATAATAAATGATTAAAAAAATATTATGTAAGTTAGGTTTTCATAAATACGAGAGAACAGACACTATGCTTACTCACTCTGTTTGTACTACAGTAGAGTGTAAAAGGTGCGGTCATAGTCTTTCTTCTAGTAATTTAAAGACAAGAAAAGAGATAGATAAAGAGTTTGTCGAAACGTTCATGAAAGAATTACCATAAAGGAATATCGTATGATTAATTTAGCAGGAAAAGAAGATTGCGATTCAGCTATTATTGAAGAACTAATAAAAGCTGGCATAAACCCAGTTTCTTTAGAAAAAAGTAATCATCCAGAAGTAAAATCTCTGTACAAAGGAGAGTTGCTCGGTTGGACATTTAGTAGGCAATGGTACTATTGGAGTGCTTCTTGCGAAAATAAATTTAAAGATGGATTGGATATAAAATACGCTTCTCCTTTACATGCAATTGTCGGAGAAGAAGTTCGCCTAGCCGGTCATTGTTGCTGCCCTTCTCCTGATGATGGTTTCTGGATGGATAAATTCGACAAAGACGGTAACGAGTTGATGCGTCAAGAAGAATTGGATGACTGCGAGAAGAAAGCAGAGAATTCAGATTTAATGAGAGAGACATGCGAACACTTATTAGAAGAATACCGAGCTGTTGATAACCCTCTTGAATATGCGAGAGAGAAAGGTAAGTTGCTTGCGACCTCTTATCATATTGACTCTCAACTGGGTTTAGAAATGTTCTGTGCGGTTCTCCGTAGGCAAAAAGTTCACAACTCTCGTCAACTGAAGGATTGAAAAAGTTATAGGGATGTATGAATCAAGAAAAAGAAATTAAATATTATGCTGGCATTGGAAGTAGGGAAACCCCAGATGACATTCTGGAGATAATGACAGAAATAGCCATAGCAGCAGAAAAAAAAGATTATATTCTTCGTTCAGGAGGTGCGGCAGGAGCAGACTCCGCTTTTGAAAAAGGTGCAGGCGATAAAAAAATTATATATATTCCTTGGGAAGGTTTTAACGATAGCAAAGAGAAAGCCATCTCTATAACTACGGAAGCTTTAAAGATGGCAAGCGAGTTTCATCCTGCTTGGCATTATTTGTCTTATGGAGCAAGAAAACTGCAAGCAAGAAATTGCTATCAGATATTAGGGGAAGACCTTAAAACTCCTGTCAATTTTGTTATATGCTGGACATCCAATGGTAAAGACAAAGGTGGGACAGGACAAGCTATAAGACTAGCCAAAGCTAATGATATAACAGTATTTAATTTAGCTATCGAAGAACATCTTAATTTTTGGAAAGAAAAAATATGCTGAAACTTCCTTTGAATACGAAGCGAAAAAAATCTTCTAAGATGAGGACTTTGAGAATTCCTTTTCTAGAGGTTTTTGCAGATAGCCCTAACTACTGGACAGGATTATGCGAATATGGCAGAGTAAATATAACTTCAAATGAAAAGATGTTAAGAATAACTGTATCTAAATCCAAAGGCAAAAACGCTCAACATATAACATGCAAATATGATAAATACGGAAATTTCAGAGCATATTATTCATGCAATAAGGGAGTTCGAGATATAGTATATAATCTCCCTTTTGCATTAAGCTCTTATATTGAATCTCTATTAAATAAGATAACTAATGTTAATCAAAATAGATACGCCTCTGATAAAGTTCTAAAAGAATATAGATCTAGATTTATAAGAATATTTGGAGAAGATGCTAGCAATATAGATAAAATAGCAAATGTTAAATTCGACGCATTAATTTGGAAACTTATATATCCTTTAAATAGCTACGAAAAGGGAGTTCACTCTGTAGTCCCTTCTTTTATACGAAGACCTATGAGATCAAATGATCCAAAAGAGTTCACGATGAGACTTTTTGGGAAAGCTCCCAAGAGTTTAGTGAAGTCGGTTATATTGCATATGCCTTTCACGGACGAATTTCTCGATATTCTGTTCTTGGCTAAGATTTTTTATCATATTTGGCCAATAGATAAGGTCGTTGAATTTCTTCGTAAAGCGGCAGAAACTAGAGTTGAACATGGGAGAGGTTATCGTTCTCTTATTTTTAGACATATGTATCCGACAAGAGATAATTCTAATATTATGCAGATAAGAGTATGGAGAAGTTTTCTTAGAAAATTTACTCCTAATAAAATTATTAATTCTTTTTGTAAATACCGTTTAGAATTCGGACAATTAGTATGCGATACCTTAAAACAATTATCTGAATTTAAAGAACGAAATATAAAAGTAACGATATCTAGTAAGATGGATATAAATCAAGTTCATGATGTCGTCTCAAGATATTATATGCGATTGAGCAGGCCAGAGAAGGCTTTGCCAGTTTATGACTTATTTTATGAGATCAATAACGAAGATATAATGGGATATAAGGTTGTTTTCCCTAAAACAAATTATGATTTAATTAATTGGGGAAAAAAGATGCAGATATGTGTTGGGTCATATGCAAGTTCTGTAGAGAGAGGGAATAGCGTTATCTTTGCATTATTTAAAGATAGAGTTCCTAAATATTGTGTTGAGTATAGACCCAAAATAGACGGAGGGTTCCGAATGGCAGCATGTAAAGGGAGGTCTAATAAGAACGCTACAGACGAGATGAGGGAAGCGATAAATAAAAAATGTTGGGCACCTACATTAGGACTCGATGCAGGGCAAGTAGAGAATGCTAAATTGGTATATCCAGAATCTCATAAAATAAAAGTTAAGGAGTTGCCTGATCATATTAATTTAGAAAAAGAAGAACTAGTAGGAGTATAAAATGAAAATATTATTAGCAGTAACAGGCTCGATTGCCGCATATAAAGCATGTAGTATCACTTCTGTCCTTGTAGATAAGGGGCATGAAGTTCAAGTTGTGATGACAGATAATGCACAGAAGTTTATTACTCCTATGAGTTTATGTGCATTGTCTCAAAGACCTGTCTTAACAAATGAAGATGAGTGGAAATGTACTGATGGAAAGATACCTCATATTTATTACACTCAAGAGTGGTGCGATATATTCGTGATAGTACCAGCTACAGCTAATATCATAGGTAAGATACTTAATGGTATTGCAGATGATATCGTTAGTGCAATGGCTATTGCAACTCCTAAAAGTGTTGAGAAAATGATATACCCAGCTATGAACTCGGTGATGTTAGAAAATGCTTATATGAATAAGTTGGGAGAACTTAAAGAAAAGGATTGGCATCTTGGAGATACTCAAGAAAAGAGATTAGCTTGTGGGTCAGTTGGTAAAGGTGCTTTACAGTCAACAAAAGAGATAGTTAGCATGATGGAATATATGTACGAACGTTGGATTTTGAATAGGAAGTCGAAAAATGAATGCTGAGATATTAATTGCTCAAGGATATAGAAGAGTTTCTAATAAGTTTAGGACTATTGCCAGAATAGATAGGGCAGATTGGGTCTATGATACTTATTTTGATAAGTTCGGACATACGGATATTGGTATAGCTCAGGCCGTAAGAACGTTCTACGAAGGTAAGCCAATAGATGATTTTGGTTTTATGAAAGACTCCGTATTGTATGAGGCAAAATGTGCAGCTGACCATTATCGCAGGTGCATGACTAAAGATAGGATAACAGATGTTTCAATAGAGATATTCAAAGATATACCGTCTTCGGATTGGGACCAAATAGGATTTGTGAATAATGAAAGTTAAATGGTTAATAGAAGATTATGAACATGATAGCTCTCTTGAACCCTTAATGGCTGAGGTTAGGAAGCAAGGCATGGACCTTGAGGTTGTTAAATATGAGCCTTGGGAAAGTGGAACTTTCGATAATTATGACAATGAAGATTGCGTTGTTTTTTATGGAACCCTTAATTTGGGAAGACAACTACAAAGACAAAAGGGTTGGGTACCTGGAGTTTATTGTAATTTTAAAAATCTGTGTTGTAAAGCATATTATTCTTATTGGGGAGAATATTTATTTAACCAAGACTATATAATGCTTCCTATGATGGAGATACTTCGTAGAAGAGAAGAAATTTTTAAACAATTTGGTGTAGATGATACAATTTGGATTCGTCCCGATTCTGGTGCTAAAACTTTTACAGGGCAAACTGTCCCATTAGAACTTTTAGATAAAGAATTTAAATTATTTGGAAATTATGCTGCTAAACCATTGGATGATATTATAGCAGTTATTTCTTCTCCAAAGGTTATCGATGCCGAGTGGAGAATTGTTGTCGTTGAGGGGAAACCCGTAGCTGCAAGTCAGTATAAAAAGGATGACAAATTAGATATTGAAGAAGGATGCGATTATGATGCTTGGAATTTAGCAAGTTCCATAGCATCAGAAGATTGGCAACCTGACGTTGCCTATACTCTTGATATATGTTTATCTAATGGAGTTTATCATTTGTTGGAAGCGAATAGCTTTAGTTGTAGTGGTTTGTATGAATCCGACCCAAAATTTATTGTTAAGGCTATATCGGAAGTTGCTCTAAAAGAATGGAAAGATTATTATGAGGTGGAAGAAGTATAATGACTAAAAATGTTGAATACGCTGGTAAGAGAATAGATAATAAAGAATGGGTTTATGGGTATTATGTCAAGATAGAGGATAAATCTTTTATTGCCCCACCTAACGCCAAACTACATTACCCAAGGGAATTAAACTTCAACTCATGCATTGTTGTTTTAGAAGAAGTCCATCCAGATTCAGTTAGCAGATGGATAGGCGAACTAGATACAATCGGTGTCAAGATATATGAAGATAGCATAGTAACTGATTTCGAAGGAAATAGAGGAGTTGTTATCTTTACAAAAGCTGCATTTTGGTGTAGAGAAATAGTCACCAAGCGAGTAGGATCTCATGGTCCTATTTTTCATGATTGGGATGAGCTACAAGTAATCGGTAACATGACAGATAATCCAGAATTAGCAGAGGATATATAATGGCTAAAAAGAAAAAAGAAGTCGAAGAAATTCTTAATGGATGGAGAGAACGTATGGAAGAGGGAAAACGTCAAGAGAAGAAAGCTGAAGCGTCAATTATGAGATGGTGTAAAAATCATTATCCAGATGAGGGTATGGAAAGGGATAAGCATCAAAACAGTTATAAGTGTTTAGCTAAGGCTCTTGAATATTTTGATGTTCAATGTCCAAAAGAAGTTGGACAGCTATATCTAGAATGGATGGTAGAAACTTTTGCGAAAATTAAAATAACTAAAAATATACCAGATATAGATTTCATTTATCAACAATTGGTTAAGAATGACTATAGTGAAGATAACTCATACGAATATAATGATATGGATAATCACTTATTTTATATACCTACTGATTATGTAGATAGTTATGATCGAAGTTTTAATATTTTTGCCATAACCACTCAAAGTACGAATTATCTTGTTATTAGAAAAATACATAAGGATAGAGACTGGGGCAAAAAATATGATGAGACTTGTCTTTATAGATATTGGGATTCATATGATTTTGAATCTGAAGATAAACTCGATATTGAAGAAATGGAACTGTTCAAAAAAGAAGGAGTAAGAAAAGCTATTTTAATGTCCGAGTGGCTTAATTGGAACTATAGTGATAATATTGAAGGTAGACAATATGACCCCGCTAGACCAGACCTTAAATGGTATAAAGAGAATGACTTTAAAACAAGTTTATTTTGTGGATCTATTTTTAAAGTGGGAGGACCTATAAGTCAAGAACAAGGTGCTATTTTTAAATTTGATGATGTTAAATTCGTTATCTTTTTTCTGAGAACTGCTTTTGAAGAATGTGAAAAGATGGAGAAAGAAAATGACTAAATGGCAATTCCCTCTTATGATGCACGTTAATGGAAAGACTTCGGACTCTATGTCTTTTCAAAATATAAATTTGGAAAATGAAGTCGAGATTCCAGTTGAACAACATGTAGGGGCTTTTGGAGTGCAAAGGAAGAAGCATATTCATAATGGGATAGATCTTTATTGCGAGCCTCTGGAGGCAGTTTACTCGGTAGAAAGGGGAACTGTAGTAGATTATAGACAATGGACAGGTGAAGCCGCTTCCTCGCCCTGGTGGAACGATACATGGGCTATACTTGTGGAGGGGGAATCATCGGTAGTCGCCTATGGAGAAATCTATCCAGTTGAAGTAGATATAATTGGAGATAAAGTAGAGGCGGGAGAATTAATAGGTTTCGTTAAAACGGTTTTAAAAAAGGATAAAGGACGACCTATGACAATGCTCCACTTACAGTGCTACAAACATGGGCATCTATGTGCTGGAGGCTGGAAGACTAACGACCCGAAACCAGATACATTGATTGATCCTACTAATTTTTTATTGGAGGCAGAATAATGAAAATAGATGAAGAAGAAATAAGATATAAAAGAATATAGAAATTGTTAGGTAATGTTCGTTTTATGCCTTATCTAGATGAACCAGATGAAATTACTTTTGGAAGGAATCCTATATATATAAATGCGGCGATAGATTTGTATATGAATGACTATCAAGAGGATGATAATTTTTCAAAAGAATACTGTATGGCGATAATAATGCAAGCAAGTAAGGGACAGATAAGTCCCAAAATCGTTAAAGCTCATATTGATGATAGATGGAAAACAGACGAATGAGAATGACCGAATTTTTTAGTCACGTTAATAGCGAGATACCATTAGGGTATGTTCCTTATCATCTAGATTTGACCGCCGTCAGACAAGATAAAAAAGTGAGAGCATTGAAAAAAGCAATAACGAAGAGAAGAAAAGAAGAGAGTAAATTAGAAAATAAGGGTAGAAGAGACGGCACAGAAGATATAGATATTTTTGAGGATATGTAATGGCAAAAATATATTGTAAAGAATGTAAGCACATAGCAATATATAAAGAAGTGGTGTATATGGACTATGTTTACACATATAGATGCGATAATGATGTTTGTTTTCAAGGAGGAATAGAAGAAGTTGATACTCCGTTAGCAAGAAAAAAAATAGATAGAACGAGGAGAATACTTGATAAGGATATGCTTAACGCTAATAACGGCTGCACTCATTTCGAGAAAAAAAAGAGATGGATAGATTTTTTCAAAGGAGAAAAACCCGACAATTCTCGGAGTGTTGAAAGCGTCGAAATAGATACGAGTTTAAACGACAGTGTATTGGAAATAGCTGTACTATATGATAGAATAAAAAAATTGCAGAAAGCGATATCTGATAAAGATGAAACTATATCGAGTCAAGCTCAGATAATCGAAAGACAAAATAATGTAATGTTTACCAGCACAAAAGGAAAAACTGTTTTTGATAATATAGATTTAGATTAAGGATATGTAATGGAAAAAGTATATTGTAAAGAATGTAGACATGTAAGTAAAATAGATGTAGGATATGCGGGAACACCAGAACATCATTGTTTCCACGATGTTTGTTTTGAAAATATCGACAAAGATACTCCATTTAGCAAAGGTAGGGACTATAGAGGAGAATGCACCTCTAGAAGAGTTTCTGATTTCCATCAATTGAATGAAAGCAATAATTGTGAGTATTTTGAACTAAGAGTAAATATTTTTAAACGTATAGCGAATAGCATTAAGGAGTGTTTTGCATGAAGAAGATTTTAATTACAAGCGGCGGAACAAGAGAGGCAGTTGATAGCATTCGAGTACTGACCAATATCAGTTCAGGAAAATTAGGATCAGAGATAGCAGAGACTTTTTGCGATACCAATTATCCCGAAGATATTTTAACTAAAGAAAAAATATGGGTTAAAGAGTCACCTCATGGTTCTGAAAAACATATGCTTAAAGATTTTCCAGATCCAGAGTATAAAGTTTATTATCTTCATTCTAAAACTGCTATAAAGCCTAGAGGAAAAACTATTAAGATGGAATGGAATATGCAATATCCTCTTATGTGGTCAACTAATAGCAGTACAATAGAGATGATAGAAGTTAATTCAGTTAATGAAGTTTATGATAAGATGGAAGAACTTGTACCAGAAATGGATGTAGTCATTCATTGCATGGCAGTTAGTGACTTTACATTCAATAGGGATAATCCAGTAAAGTTAAAGAGTAATGATGCAGATGGTTTTATAGATTATATGAGGGAAAATATCGTTAAAGCTCCTAAAATCATAACAAAAATAAAAGAGTGGAATCCAGATGTATTTTTAGTAGGATTTAAGTTTGAAGTTGGGCTGACAGAAAAAGAATTAATTTCTGTTGCAAGTGATTCTATATTAGTATATAATGGCGATATAGTTGTGGCAAATGATAAGCAACAGATGATAGAAGCTAATGAGCATGTGGCTTATATTTGCAGAAATAAAGATGATTATTATAAAGTTTCTGGAAAACCAGAAATTGCGAGAACTATATTAAAGGAAAGTACAGGTATTTAAAATGATAGCTAAAGAATGGTTAACAAAAAAACTGAAGAAAGAATTAACAAAAATAAGAGTTTATTCGGTTTTTTGGTGTACCCTTTATATCTTAACTTTTTTGTTGAAGTATATACCTCTATTAAATAGAATACATTATTTTTTCGAAAGAGCATATATGGGTTTTGCTATGGCTTATTCAGATACAACACATGCTATTAGAGACTGCGAGGAACATCATAGAGTTATGGGCGTTAGCTCAGAAGAGATTAGTATGTTGTATGAAAGTAGAAGTGACGAAGAAAAAATGAAGACATTTCCATAAGGTATTTAAAATGATAAAAAAGATGTTAATAGTATTGGTTTGCCTATCTCTATTTGGATGTAAAAATATTTCAGATGAAGAGAAAGCAGAGCGGGAAGAAGCTTTGAAGCACTCTAATAGAAGGATCAAATTTACTTCAGAGGATGGCACTATTGTTCTTAATATCCGCAGAAGTAGATTTCATCAAATACATATGGAAGACGGTAAAGAGCATTGGTGCTTACATTGAAAAAGATGTTGATATGTACTCGGTGTGAAATCGAGATGAGGTATATAAAGACTACCGGGAAAGAACCTGGAATGAGGACAGTCTTACATTTTAAGTGTCTTAAGTGCGGATCAAAATCTATGCTTGATGCGAAATGGTATAAAAAATTATATAGAAATGGAAGAAGAGTAAAATGAAATGTTCTAAGTGTGGGGAAACAATAAAATGCGTAGAGGCTGTACTTAAAAATGGTACGTTCTCTTTTGTATGCCCAAAATGTAACGCAAAGAATTCATTTAAAGCGGAAGTGCAGAAAAAGGAAAATAAATTATGAGTAGTAGTTTAATAGTAAATGTATGCGAAGTTAAGAAAGTTTACCCACATAAAAACGCCGACCGCTTAGAGTTGGCCGAAATTAAAGGTTGGCAAACGGTCATTGGTAAAGGACAGTATAAGGTTGGGGATATTGTTATCTTTATCCCACCTGATACTTTGGTCCCAGAAGAGTTAGCCGATGAATTAGGTATCAGGAACTATCTTGGCGGAAAAGATAAGACTAGAGTAAAGACTGTTCGTCTTCGTGGCGAGATGTCCTTTGGTCTTACTATTGATATTCCAGAAGGTAAAGATTGGGAAGTTGGTTACAACTGTGCAGATGATCTTGGTATTACTAAGTACTTTCCTCCTCTTAGGGCTACTTGCGGAGATTCCGCTCCTGAAGATGCTTTCTTTACGAAATACACTGATATCGAAAATATCAGAAACTTCCCTGATGTTATCAAAGAGGGAGAAAGAGTTATAGCAACAGAAAAGATAGATGGAACGAATTGCCGTACTGGTATAAGTTTTTCTATTCTTGAAGATGGAACAGAAACTTACGAGTGGAAAGCTGGTTCTCATAAGCTTAAGAGGAAACGTCCAGAAGATGGTGTTCTTAAAGATCATATTTACTGGTACCCTTATACATTAGACAGTGTTCGCAATATGATTGAAACTATTCATAATGCTCCAGAGTTTAAAGCTAAAGAGATTACCCTTTATGGTGAGGTATATGGCAAAACAAGAGGTGGTCATAAGTCTCTTCATTATGGAAGAGTTGGTTCTCTCAATTTCGTGGCTTTTGATATGAAGTGGGATGGAGTTTATGTCAGTTGGGATATTTTCGAAACTCTTTGTTTGGAGTATGGCGTTCCAACAGTTCCGATTGTAGCAGAGTTCGATTTTAGTTTAGAGCAAGCTAAAGCTCTATCTACTGGTCACTCTCTTCTTGCCGAGGACAATGGTATGGAAGAGCCTCATATGAGAGAAGGCATTGTTATCAAGCCTATCAATGAGAGGCGAGACCCTACTGTCGGTAGAGTTGTAGTTAAGTTTATTAATGATGATTATATTATCTTAAAGAACAAGGCTTACGATAAAGGAGAAGTCACTGATTTCACCGATGAATAAGGAACATGTAAAATTAAGTAGGCTTCTTAGCAAAGTGTTACGTCACGCTCCAGAAAGTATTGGCATAACACTGGATGAAAATGGTTGGGTAGAGGTTCAAGAACTTCTTAAACGTATTGGCAAGCGTATCACTTTGGAAGACTTGGTCTACATTGTTGTCAATAATAACAAGAAGAGATTTGAATTCTCTACCGACCAGAAAGAAATACGGGCTTGTCAGGGACATTCTATTGAAGTAGATTTGGAACTCAAGCCCGTATCTCCTCCTGATATTCTTTATCATGGCACATCTATAAAAACTGTCGAGTATATTAAACGAGATGGTATCATCAAAATGAACAGGAACCATGTTCACTTGTCTTTTGATTATGACACAGCACATAATGTAGGTCAACGACATGGCAAACCCTCAATTCTTTTAGTCGATGCCAAAAAGATGCATGAACACGGTATGGAGTTTTTTACTTCTACTAATCATGTTTGGCTCACAGATTTTGTTCCGAAAGAATATATCTTAAATATAAATTACGTTTGAAAAGTGATTGCTAATTTAGTACCATATTTTTAGTAATAATATTTAAGAGGAATAAAAATGGACAACATAGGCACTTTAATGACTACTTTTTCATCAGACGATTATATTGGTGGAACTTGTGTTGAGTTAGCATACTATTATGGTTATGAAGCTAGTAAATGTACTGTATGCGGTAATTTCAATGAAAGCGAATATTGTAGTGAGTGTGACGATGCAGATAGGGACTGGTGTTTTACAGTAAGAAATCTTAGCCATGAGAGGATATTCGTTAAAACTTATAGAGAACTTGGGGCGGAGAATATGTTCGATTTAAGAGATTGCTTTATAAGAGGAGTAATGAGTTATGTCGAGTCGTTAAAGGAGGGGCAAGAATGATCATACCAAATTATGATGATGGAACAGTAGATGTCCATATAGACCCGATAGATTTAGGAAAATGTAAGCAGTTGGCTAGTGTTTTTAGCAAGCTTGGACAATGGGGAGGTCTGGATACTTACGGTGGAGGCAGTGGCAATACAGTTGATGATACCAAAAGAGTTGAACGTACTGGAGCTTTGGGGGAAAGGGCTTTTAGCAAGATGACTGGTATTCCGATGAACGAGGAGTACAAAGCAAACGGCGATGCTGGTTTTGATTTTCAAGTTCCTTCTTTTTCTATTGATGTTAAATGCCATACAAGAAATCCAAATCAAGCAGAGGAGTGGGGATATCATGGAGAGTTTTTTACGAAGGCTCATTTTAGAAATGGTTCCTATATTCCTCCCAGAGCTGATATTCTTATTTTCAGTGCTATTGTGGCAGGAGATGCTACTACGAATAAATATGGTGATGATTGGGGCGAATTTGGGGTAAATAGTAAAATAGCAGATAATTTAATTATTAGATTTTTTGGAGCTATCAGTAGTAAGAAAGTTTTCAATAATTACCAAGAAAGATTGGGAGCTAAATTACAGAGAGGTGGACCTAATAGTCATAGTGAGTTTAAAAATTATTACATAAAAAAAGAAGAGTTGTTGCCGATGATAGATTTTCTTTTTAAATATAAAACAGAATTACTTACAGCTAAAAGTGGTGTTATTATATAATGGCATGTTTCCGTTACCCAGGTGGTAAAGCAAAAGTTAAGAAAGAAATAATAGGTAGAATAGGGCGTTATTACGATGATAATAAGTGTTACGATACTTGCCAATATGTAGAGCCCTTTTTTGGGGCTGGAGCTATAGGTATGCAGTTTATATCTTCTAGCAATATAAAAAGTGTTATGATATGTGATGCAGATCCAGCTATATCTGCTTTTTGGAACGCGGTGATTTCCGCTCCTAGTTTTCTCTGCCGAATGGTAGAGGAGTTCGAACCCTCAGTAGAGGCTTTTTTTAGATTTAAGGAACTATTAACTTCCGACGAGATGCGTACTCTCACTTTTGATTCTTCATGGAGATTTGTAGAAGTTGGTTTTGCTAAGTTAGCTTTGCATCAAATTTCATATTCGGGATTAGGGACAATGTCAGGTGGACCATTGGGAGGAGTAAATCAGGAATCCGAATATAAGATAGATTGTCGTTGGAATCCTGATAACATCAAGAAGAATATAAAAGAAGCCCATAAAGTTCTAAGTTCTGTAGATGTCTACAGGGGAGATTGTATGGAGATAGATTTCTCTTGTGCTATCGACTTACAGAAGGAATTGAGGGATTGGAAGGAGATGGGAGTGGAACCCGAATATGAGATAGAAGAACTTGATTCTAGGTTCTTCTATCTCGACCCTCCTTACTACGAAAAAGGTGGGGAGTTGTATCAATATAGTTTTAATGAAGAAGATCATAAAAGATTAATGAACATGCTAAAAGAGACAAAGCATCCTTGGTTATTATCCTATGACAGTGCGGAGGAGATAAGGGAGCTATACGATTGGGCTTGTATCTCTGAACTGTCATTGACCTATACGATTAATGCTAAGGATAAGGGGCGGCAAAAGAAAGAATTTCTTATTGCTCCCCCAGAATATAGTTATCTGTTAGATGACTTGTACGAAAATGATATTTTTAATTAGAGGAAAAAAATGAGTATTAGAGTTTTAAAATTGAAGAGTGGAGAAGAAGTAATTGCCGATTTAACTGGAGAGTCTGAAGTCGGGGGAAAATCTGTTTTACAAGAAGAGTTAATTCTTGGGAATCCCCTATCTATTCATATGATGCTGCAAGAAGATGGTATAGAAATACAGTTGCTGCCATACGCCATTTATGCCAAAAATCATAAAAACATTGTTATAAAAAAAGAGAATGTTATGTTTTGCGTAGAACCCTCTATAAGGGTTAGAAATCAATACGCAGTGATGGTGGGTATACCCGTTATTCCTGATGATACAATTATAATTCCTGATGATACGATTATAGGTTCTTAATGAAAATATGGAAATATATTAAATTATGTTTTAATTACTTTAGGATCCCTAAAGGTGACTACTGTTCACAATTTAAAAGAAGAGTGGATGAGCCTGATGGTAGTTTTTATCATGAGATGAGACGATGTCCTTACTGGGATAAAATTGAAGGTAGGCATCATCAAGAAGATGGGTATTGCCACTGGTTAGAGTGGGGAGACTATGATAAAAATAATGATGAAACTATTATTCTTGAGCAGACAGATGTTAAATCAGGTGTAACAAAAAAAATTACTGCTCCAGAATTACCTTTCGGTATCAGTCTTTTATGGGATGGAGTTAAAGAGTGTGGGTTAAGAAGATACACAGAAAGGGATGAAAAAAAAATGTTAAAAGCTGCGAGGAGAACTAAAAATGAGTATCATAAAAGATACATGGGAAATAGTTGATCAGTTTACAAAAGATCCTTCTTACGTTACTATCAATAAAGAAGCTATTTCGGTTTTGTCTAAAAACATAAAAGAATATCTCCCTGCCGCGAAAGATTTTTTTATAGGTGAGCCAAGATGGATGAAAGATATTAAATGGGATAGTTCTGCTTATAATAAAGTATATGAACTTGTCGCTTATGAATTAATATTTGATTCGGTTAACTATAATTATTGGTATGGTAAGGGGACAGTTCGACCTAATGGATCCTCTTCATATGAGATGTCTAAATTATTGGATGAATCTTTTATCGAGGCTCACTCTTTTGTAGATGCTCATGCCTTTCTCATGGGAGAATCTACTGGACCTTCGAAAGAAATATGTTTCATAGCTGTTACTGTATTTCGTAAAAAATTAAAAAAGAATCGCTATCCTAATATCGAAAATAGGATTAAGCATCTTGCTGAAGTGCAAACAACTTTTAGTAAGGAGTTCGATTCTATTACTTGGATAGAAGAGTTAATAGAAAAAGTATTAAATGGCAAAGAGAGTATAGAAGAAACTTTAGAAATTATAACTAATCGTTACACTGGATATTCTTCTGATATGTTTTTAAAAAGAGCCTTTCTCTTTATTATTGAAATGAATAGGAGAGTGGGTTGGTATAAGGATGAGATACATTTAGTCCCTATTCCTGCGGACTATCATATACCCAAGATGCTCGATTATCATGGGGTTTTAGATTATGCTGGTATCTTGCAGAGCAAAATCTTTAATAGAGAACTAATATCATCTGGTTCTTTACAAGAGTGCGAGATAAGGGCTTCTTCTATGAAGGCTTGTCAATTAATTGCTAAAAAAGCAAAAGTTACGATGGCTGACGTAGATACTTATTTATTTGCAAATAGGAACGTTTGCACTTGTCCTTTTCATCTAACGATAACAACGGACTATTAAGGGGATGCTACAGGCTTTACAATAAGATAATATTTAAATCCTATTCTACCTATAGTTATTGGTACTCCACCAAGACTTATATATTTAAGGTCTACTGACCCGGTATTAGGATCATCTTGAACTTCATCGAAAGTAAAACCAGAATCATTAAATATTAGCTCATCCGATATCCCTGTCGCTTGAGGTGTTCCTTGAAAAGTTATCTTATTTTTAGGTTCAGATGTCGTTCCAATATCAATAACATTAAGGTAGTACAATGAATTAATAACACTTATTTCTATTTTATTCCCGTTCCAGGTCGCATGTTGTGCGATTCCAGATTGGTCTAAGGAAGAAGTATCGTCGGGTGAGTTAGTGTTTTCTATGATATCGATAGCAAAGAAATTACCTACTACATCTCCAGTTGCGTCATCTACTGTTGGGTCATAGAATTGAGTTACAGAAATAGGCATACCTCCCCAGTTAAGAGTGGGGGTTTGGGGATCATTCTCTATTGCTTGTGAGGGGTCTGCGTATGAACATAAAAGTGTATTTGGTGTACTGAATTCAGAATATCCATCTGGATAGGAAACGCTCAATACTGATGTTCCTATTGTTATTGTTCTAGTTTGACTCATTTATATTATCTCCAATTATGAGGTATATATATATTATTCGACAAAATGAATAAAAATCCTACATCTCAATATTTAGATTAGAAAAGTGAAAGAGATGATAGTATAATTCGTTCTAATATTAAAATAAAGGAAATAAAATATGAATGGAGATGGATGTACCAAACCAGCAAAAGGGGGAAGTAACCTTACCTCAACAATAACAGAGCCATATCGACGAGCTGATATAGTTGTTTCAGCCGAAGATCGAATGTACGAACGTGATGAGTGCAAAAACGAGTGTACTCCGGCACCTCTAGGTTGCGGAGAAGATAGTCTAGGAAGAAAAATTGAAGGAAAAGAGATAGATATTTCCACGGTGAATTTTGCTAATGAGATCAAAGTAGACTTTATCCCTTCTATTGATTATAGAATAATGTGCCGTTTTCTGGGGCTTTCTGTTGTCACTGAAGTTAAAAATCATCCTTATTCTGAGTGTCCTCTCATTACGTTAATGTTGATGGAAAATTTGATAGATTTTATGAAAAAAGAGGGCTATGCTTTTGCCGGAGAATTAAATTTTGATAGAAGTGGGCAGTCAGTTCCAGTTGATAAAACGGTTTGGAAGATTAAGAATAAAGAGATATCTTTCACTTCAACAGGATTCATGTATTTCGAGAACATCAAAAAGAAAGACAAACAGAGTAATTTGATTTTTTACTTGTCAACGATATTGGATCATGGATCAGCATCGATAACTTGCTTTACCAATGATGAAAAAAAATCTGAACGAGTGATTAAAGACCTAGAGGCTTATTCTAAGGACTATAATTGTTTAAGAGGAGCTAAGATTAGAGATATTAATATGTATGGAGCTAGTTTCTCAGAAGTCGCCTATAGAGAGGAATGCACTTGGGATAACTACTATTACACTGATGATGTTAAAGATATTTTTGAATTAGAAGTATTCGGATTTCTTAAAAATGTAAAACAATATAATCTTCATGGCATAACTAAAAGAGGCTTGATAATTTACGGTCCTCCAGGAACAGGTAAAACTACTATCGGACATATTCTATGTAACAATCTCCCAGATCATACTGTTATATGGATAACTCCAGAAATTATACAGGAGAATCAACATCACTCTTATTCCTCTATTAAGTTGTTGTATAAGCTTGCAGATTTTGTTTCGCCATCAGTTATTATATTAGAAGACTTAGATCTATTTAGTAATGACAGAGAGAGGGGAGGGGACATGTTAGGATTGGGATCTCTTATGAATGTTTTAGATGGCGTTAACTCAATATACAATGCCGTTACTCTCGGAACGACTAATAGGTTAGAAACTATTGAAAAAGCTCTCACAAACCGTCCTGGGCGTTTTGATAGGATAGTAGAGATATCTCCCCTCGACGATGATTTGAGAAGAAGGATGTTCGAAAATAGATTAGAGGAATGGGAATATGAGGATGAGGTACTTGAACATCTTATTGCAAAAACTGGGGAATGGACTGGGGCAGAGTCTCAAGAGTTTATAAATACACTTAATCTTAAATTAATCAGTTCTGATAATGAAGATAAGAAAATAGATATTGAACTGGTAAACGAAATCATCGAGATAATGCAAAAATTTGGCGTTGGAGAGAGTTCAGGAAAAGTGCTTGGTTTCGGTCAAAGAGATAAGTAGTTTATGTATAACGAGTTATGAAAAATAGATATTTTTTTCTTGACAAAGACTTGGATTTATGGTAGATTATAAATAATTAAGTAAGAAAATAATAAAATAAAGTGATTTTTAGCGTTGATTTTGCCGATAGGTATGTAGCTAATAAGATATCAGTACTTAATGATTCGAAAGGAATCCTCATGAACGTCATGAAAACAAGAACCCGAAAAACAGATAGAAGTAAATTTTTCGATATTTTACTTGGGAATAAAGTGTTGAACGCTATGCCTATAAAGAGACAAAGGTTTATGATGAAAAAGATTATGGATGATCTGGATAAAGATGGAACATTAGACCCTATTAACTACGATGATGAGATGGATACAATAGACGATGCTTTAAGCGAAATAGAGTTTGATACAACAAAGACTCCAAAGGAAAAAGCTCTTGCAATAGAATTTTTGACCAAGACCAAAGAAGAAGAAGAGCAAGAGTTTTCCAATGTTATTTCTTTGCAAAGTTTAGAAAGAATTAGAAAAAAAAGAATAGAAATGTCTGAAGATATTGATACTGAAATTATTTTGACTCCAGAAGATACGGATCCAGTAAGTGATACTGATATGCCTAATTCATATGGTAGAAGCTCTCTTCATGAGGCTATCGGCATGAGAAATCTTGAAATGATACAAGAATACGTTAAGGAAAAGAGATATTTAGATGTGATAGACAACAACGGAAATACTCCGTATCAAATGGCTTATCAAGAAGGTTATGAAGAAGCAATTAAAATATTTGTGACAGCGGGCGTCGCTGTTTAAATAGAATATTATTAGATTTATTGGAGATGTATTAAAATGTTTATTAATCATTCAGATGGAAGAAGTTTTAAGGTAACGTTCTCAAGCCACTTTGTTAAAAATAGTGTGGGTAGGGAAGTTCGAGAGACGACTTGTAAGTTTGCTACTGTTGACGATGCAAAAACGGGTCGTGATAAATATGAGACGGTTGCTACTGGAGTGGCTCGTCAGAATAGTAAGGACAGGGATAGCCGCTCTGTCGGACAGAGAGTAGCTCTTGGTCGTGCTATTCAAGGCTTTCCTAAAAATGAAAGAGCGTCTTTATGGCTACAGTATGACCCGAATATGCAAATTGATAGAGAGGCGGTTGTCTCTGCATAAGTAAGACGGAAAAATATAGGTTTATATTTAAGGGAGTCCGTCACTGGCGGATTCCCTTTTTTTTGGTGATATTATGAAAGATTTAGTTAAGACAATTAAAAAAATAAGCAAGAGACACCCAGGATATCTAGGAGATTTTTTGCCTATAAGATTATTGAAGTATAATTTCTTGAAGAGAGGTTTAGATAGAGAAGTTAAAGCTGACATGGTGAATGTACAGTCTCATCCACAGTTTCCTCATCTAAAAATATACAAGTACTCTCAAGACGCAGTTTGCGAAAGAAATTGGAACGAGATAACTCTTATAGCTAGAGGTCTGATAGTAGATACAGAAGCTAAAAAAGTTATAGCTACTCCTTTTGTAAAATTCTTTAATTATTCAGAGTTGATACCTATCGCTGAAATAATGGAAAAAGAATTTGTTGCTTTAGAGAAACTTGACGGATCAATGGGTATATGCTTCTTTTACGAGAACAAATGGAGAATAGCTACTTGCGGTTCTTTTGCTTCTGAGCAGTCTCAGTGGGCTAATAAATATTTTGCAAAGTATATACAAGATAGGCATCTTGAAGAAGATACTACATACTTATTAGAAATAATATACCCAGAGAATAAGATAGTTGTTCCTTACTCAAAAGAAACTTTATGTTTGTTATCAGCTTACAGAAAAGGTTACGAGTTAGAGAAAAAAGAGTTAGATATAGTGGCTTTTAAATCTGGATTTTCTGTTCCAGAAACTTATGACTTTAATAAATTGGATAAGATATTACACGAAGCATCTATCATAGATCATACTCAAGAAGGTTTTGTAGTTAGGTTTAAGTCTGGTGTTAGAGTTAAGATAAAAGGTGACGAATATTGTCGTATCCATAAGTTGATATCTAGAGTAACTCCTATTGCCGTATGGGAGATGTTGGTAAGCGGCGATGATATGGAATCTGTGAAAAAAGATCTTCCAGAAGAGATGGAGTTCGACTACGATAACATAGTTTCTATCTTAAGAGCTATGTTGCAAGAAACTCTTGACGGTATAGATCATGCTTACGAAGCGACAAAACACTTGTCTGATAAAGAACTTGGTTTGGACTTGTCTAACAAAGAATCAGAGTATCTTAAAGACGAGATAGTGAAACAATTTAAGTCTTATATTTTTCCTAGGAGAAAAAACACATTTGAGGAGCAGTTCAATGATGTTGATTCTTTGATGAGAAGGAAGATATTTAAGTTGTTTAGACCTAAGAGCAACTTTTTAGAAGGGTACGTTCCTTCTTCTGCTATGAACAGGTTTCAAGACGGAGTGAATTAATCACTGTCAAGTATCTACATTTTCTACTTGACAGTGATTCTCTTTTATGCTATAATGCCTCTTATCGTATTATTTACAACTAGAGGAATTTATAAATGGAAAAAAAGTATGTATTGCTAGCATGTCCCATATTAAAAGATGGTAAAGATATAATAGGAAACCCTTTTGTATCTGGTGAGTTTATTCAATCTAAAGTTTTTGTTCGAGATGGAAATATCGATACTGGTTTGAGAGGTTTCTTATGGGGAAAATGTCCTAGATTTCGTCATAAAAATATTTTAAAATTTGACTGGGCGGTAGTGAAAACAGAAGTAAACGAAAATTTACTTTTGTTAGATAATGTCACTAACGAGACCAAATTTAAAAGGGGGATAATACTTTATATCGGAAAGATACAAAGTTGTGCAGATTTCATCTTAAATATTAAAGATGATGAACAGCAGTATTTTCTTGATGAAATAAAATCTTTAACATTAGAACAAATACTTGGAACAGAAGAATGGAAAAGGAAACAAGAAAAATGGTAAAACCAATTACGCCAGAAGAAATTACGACTACAAAAGAAGATCTTATTCCAGATGAAGTTATAGAATCATTTAACGAAATGATTGTTGCGAAATGGAATGGAACAGAATCTTTTTTCAGGCTAAAAGAGATAACTACTGTAGCCAAGAGAAAATTAAATCTGCGAAAACCAAAAAAAGAATTCGATAGTAAATGGTTAGATGTAGAAGACATTTATCGAAGATTAGGTTGGAACGTAGTATATATGTCTCCCGACTGGGGCGAAGATTATGATGCTTATTTTACATTTAGCAAAAAGGATAAAAAATAATGTTCCTGATCGGCGACGTTCATGGCGAGTGGAAAACTTATAGACATATCATAGAAAAGATGCAACTTAAGGGTGGCAGAAAAGGTATGGACTGCTCTCTCGTTCTAGGCGATATGGGTATAGGTTTTGAAGATTTCTCAAATGATAGCATTAGAGATAGAAGTTTCATAAAAGATATCCCTCTTCAACATAAATTCATAGTGGGGAACCACGACGATCGTGATTTAGCAAATACTCATCCTAATTGTTTGGGAGATTTTGGATATCATGAAAAGAGTGAACTGTTTTATGTGTCAGGTGGTTTTTCAATTGATTATGAATGGAGAGAAAAAGATATTACTTGGTGGGAGAACGAAGAGCTTTCTGCCAAGCAAATAGATGAGGCTCTTGAGTTGTACTCGAAAGTTAAGCCAAAAATAATAGTGGCTCATGAGTGTCCTACAGAGGTGAAATATTTTGTTATTACTAATCCTCTAAAAAGAGAGATTAAATCAAGGACGGAGAAGATGCTTCAAAAGATGATAGAAATTCATCGTCCAGATTATTTTATTTTTGGGCATCATCACCAAAGAGAAGAAACTAATATAGATGGAACTCAATATATCTGTTTGGGAACTTTAAGTTACGATGGATACTCACAATGTATCTTTGAGATACCAGGAATAACATGGGAATAAAAAAGAAAATAATTTATTGCATAAGTGATATGCATGGTTGCATCTCGGAACTAACTATTCCTGAGTGTGATATATTGCTGATAGCGGGAGATGTATCTCGTTATGGTAGGCAACTCTATAAAGACGCGAATTGGCTGGAAGACCACTTTAATAAGTGGCTTGGAGAGCAACCCGCTAAACATATTGTTATGACTCCTGGTAATCATGATATTATTTTTGAGAAGATGCCAGGACTAATTCCTAAAATAAATTGTCATGTTCTTATAGATGAAATGATAGAGATTGAAGGGATAAAGATATATGGATCTCCTTGGACTATCGAATTTTATCATTGGGCTTTTAATCTGAAAGAAGAAAATCTTAAAATGGTTTGGGACCAGATACCAGATGATACCGATATATTGCTTGTTCATTCTCCTCCTTATTGCATCTTTGACATGACTAACTCACCAGGATATCCTAGAAAAAGAATAGGTAGTAAGAGTCTTAAAAAGAGGATAGAAGAGGTGCGTCCTAAATATGTTATCTTTGGGCATAATCATGGAGAAGTAGGCGTAAAGGAAGAAAAGGGCATTACTTATATTAATGCTTCTCTCCTTGACGACTTATATATGATGGTTAATTCTCCCATTTTAATAGAGATATAATATGGCGAAAAGTAGAGTAAATAATGGAAGAACACCAAGAAGAAGAAATCTAACAAGAATAGATATTAGCGAACCTGCACCTCCATCGCCGGAGATATTACGAGAAATTTTAGAAGCAGCTAATTCTGTAGGTCCTACGATGGGTCCTGGCTCAGGTGCTTGGATTGATGCCGCCGCTGAGGAGTATGACGATGACGAAATTGATCTCGACGAAGAAGAATGGGATGGACAACCTCATAGCGAATATGATTTTTCTGATGATATAGACGAAGAAAAAAAAGTTATCCCAGTTGGTTCAATCGAAGTTAGAGAAATAATTTGTAAGAGAAAAAATAGCCTATATATCGTTTCCCAATTCGAAGAATATAAAGTTTTTGAAGCTCTTGATGGAGAGATTTTTAATAGCCTCTCCGCCGCCAAGAAATATAATAAAAATTTGAGTAGAAAGATAGATTTTGATAAGATGTTTTCCGAGGAGAAAGGAAATCTTAGGGCAGGAGAAGAGAAACTAGCAAAAGTATTGTCCTCCCCTAAAAGTGAACTTGTAGATTATTTTTGGATATTTGTCGAAGAGAAAGAGAAGAAATATTTTGAAAACTTCATTTCTACTCATTATCTTGTTCCTAAAAAAGACGTATTTGGTGAGACAGAAAAATTTAAAGTATATGATAAGTGGATATTTTTTGTTGTTTCTAAAAATATTAAAAAGAAACAGATATCAGTGGACATGACAGATAAAGAATCAATTAAAAAACAGATATCAGAGTTAAAATCCTTTTTACCAGAAAATACTGTTTCGACTATACAAAAAGTAGACACTTCTAAAAAGAAGAAAAATAGATTAGAAGAAGAAGCAGAAAAAGGCTTTAATAAAATAGATTTAGATTAGGAGAAGAAAATGAATGAAAGTAAAACAAAGAGTGACGTATTATGCAATCTCCGTGACATTTTCCTGCGGGTTGAAACAATAGGAATGTCCCAGTTCACGATTGACTTCCAACAGGAAATGCTAGGAATAGAGGAGCTTTATGATCCAAATAAAATAGGGTCGCTGACCGAGGGAAAGAATTATTTGGGGAGTTTATCGTATACATGTGAAAATATTTTAGATATAATGAAAAACGATGCACCAGACAGGAAATTTTTCGAGGTGATAGTTTTCCTTTGTGAGAACATTAGATTGCATGATTTTGATTTTAAGGAAAAGTCTTAACTGGAGCAAAATTGAAAGGAGAAGTAATGCCATATATTAAACAAGAAGACAGAAAAGAGTTAGACCCACTTATTGACGCTTTAAGTGATAAATTAGTACAGGAAAAAAATGTCGGTGACTATAATTATGTGATAACTAGACTAATTCATGATTTTATTAGATCTCAAGGTGTTAGGTATCAACATCTTAATTCTGCTGTTGGCATATTAGAATGTGCTAAAGCGGAACTCATCAGAACAGTCGTATCGCCCTATGAGGATCAGAAGATAAAAGAAAATGGTGCTATAAGTGAATTAGATAAATAGTTCTTGATAGTGTTTCTTATTTATGACATAATATAAGTTAATCAAGTTTAAGGAGCAAAACGTGAAATCAGAAAAGAATAGTGAAGATATGTTTTTCGGTAAGAAGTTAAAAGAAATAAGACTTGATGCAAAGATGGGAGTCAGAAAATTTGCGGAAAAGATAGACATTAATGCTTCCACTCTTTATAAAATAGAAAGAGGGTATGAGCATCCTAGACTGAATCGCATAGAGAGTGATTACCTCTATCCAGTAGGAGATTTAATCTTAGACAGGATAAAAAGACTGTTGGTAGATGTCGTCGAAGAAAAAAAGATAGAAGAGTTGTATCGGTTGTATGAAGAACCTTTTGTTATGCAAAAAATGCAAGAAAATGTTGTTGTTAGTCCTCTTACAGCTAAGACCGATGGGACACAATTAACTACAGAAGAACATATGGATATTAATGATTATATAAATGACATCGCCAGAGAACATAATAAAAAAGCGGATATTTATAATGGGAAATCAAAATGAATAAACCTTCGGATAAAGAAATAAGTGATATATTAAAAGTCGATCCTCTAGTGGAAGCAGAGAAGGCAACCGGCAAAAGCTATAAAGAAGATGATGCAACTATGAATCTGGGCTTTTTATTGAATGTCCAAAATAACCTCGTTAAAGAAAATGCGTTGAAGAGTACAGGAGATTCTGTTTTCTCAATGGATTGGTTAGCCTATTGCGAATTTGTAGAAAATCTTGGTTTCGGACTTATGATTGAAGATTTTAACGAAGATGGCACCGAATCTGTTAGAATATATTACCACGAAAAAGATGGGCTTCTTCTCAAAACAGATTCATTTAACGGAAATAGAAATTCTGCTATAGTTTATTACAATTGGCGTCCCGATATCAAACCAAAAGAAGAGTGGAAAGATCCCAATAAAGTAGAATTGGCTGATTGGGGAGTTACTAGTAGCGGGTCATGGAACCGTACCGATGACATTACAGATAAAACTGTAGAAGACCATTGGAGGTCTTTAGTCTGGTCAGGAGATCATGATGCGAGAGAGGCTCTGTCGTTTAATATGAGACAACTTAGAGAGAATGGTACATTCATGCCAATATGGAAAAATAGACCCTTCCTGTGGCTTCTGGGGCATTGGGAATCCAAAGGTGAGTATTCTTATGCAAAGATAAATGAGTCTCGTATAAAAAAATTACCAGAATGGGTTCAAGATGCTATAACCCCAAATAAGGAGAAACAATAAATGATAAGAACAGTAGAAACTCCGAAAAGACCTCACTTTATTTTTGATGGCAAGATGTGGGAAATAGAAAACAAATTTACCTCTGTTAGTGGTGAAAGGCAAAGGACGAAAGTAAAATTTGAGCATATCTGCGAAACTATGATGATTGATCAAGATAAAGGTTTTAATAGTGGAGAACCAGTAGGAAGTCATTGGTCATATGTCGAAACGGTTACAGTTCAATTTGATGACGATTATGATGATCCCGAAATAACTCTATATATACTAAATAGAGGCACCATTGTATCGCAAGGGAAAAAAAATAAAATAGAAAATTTAACTCTTCCATTCTTCGTCGTTCAAAAACTCGTAAAAGAAGCAAGTAAGATAGATGCGAAAAATAGAGATAAGTAATAAGATAGTTCTTGAAAGTGATTTTCCTTTCTATATAATAATAAGTGTTCTTTAAAAATAGAGAGGAAAATAGTTTTTTTCGCAGAATGTAAGATATCAATCACTAACCTTTTTTGTTGGGAGAAATATCATGAATTCTCAGAATCAAACGGTTGTGCCTCCAAGTAATGAAGACCAGTATTCTAATACTGATTTTCATATCTCAAATGTTGCCCCTAAAACTATTTGGGTAGTTCATAGTCCCAAGGGTCCACATTTTTTCTTAACTAAAAGAGATGCAGAAAAACAGTACAAAAAATGGAAAAAAGAGCATCTCTATGATAAAAATAAAGATTTTGAGAAAATAAGTAAGCCTCTCAAGTATATTTTAGATCATAGCAAACAAAGAAAATATATAAAAATGAACGGTATAGAAGCAGCTTAAAACTATTTATTGAAGTAGAATAAAATGACGAAGAAAAAGTTAAAAGCTATAACGGTACTCACTATTGCTGCAATTATATTGTTAGTAGTACTGGCCTCCACTGGAGCTATACTCATATTCTCTTTCCCCCTACTTATTCTATTGGGAACAATTCTCGTAGGCTGGGCCCTTAAGTCAGCGGTTGAATGGTTAATAAAACATATCGACTATAAAAAAGTTGCGGACAAAACTGTTGAACATTCCAAAAAAGTAGCAGAGAAGATAAGGTTTAAAGAAGGTAAAAAAATAATTATAGAAAGCATAGACGAATTAAGGAATAAGAAATGATGTACGAAGATAGAGTAATACAACTATGTTCTGATTATGCGGCAATAGCTCATATGAAACAGTTAAGAAAAGATGGAAAAACTCCCTATATATCTCACCCAGGCAGAGTATCTTGCTCTACTGCAACTATTGGTAAATTGGATTTTATAGGAGTCTGTGCATCTTGGCTACATGACACTCCCGAAGATTGTGCCGTTGGAAAACACGGCGATAAAGATTATCCATTTATAATCGAAAATCATACTGATAGATACAAAGATATAAGATTGTTCCTATTGGATAACCCAGATATTGAAAAAACTGATGGGCAAAAGATTCTTCAATTGACGATGGAACTTTGTATGTCTCAAGATAAGTCCATTCCGAAGTGGATAAGAAAAGAACAATATATAGATAACATAGCTGGAGGTTCTGTTGATGCGGCAATTATTAAATATTGCGATAGAATCGATAATCTAACTACTTGTCATATCTTTTCAAAGAGTGGCTTTGCCTTCTATATAAAAGATACTCAAATGCTTCTGGATAAACTTTCTGGAAAAATTAAAGCGACACGCCCCCTCCTACACCTACACTTGGAACGCAAGTTAGAAGTAGTAACGAAGACATATGAAGAGATGTATAAAAAATAATATTTTTATATTGAAAGTGATTTTTAAACAGATATAATACTGTTTTGATGTTAACCGTATATTTTTATTAAATGTAGTAGAAAGGAAAAACACAGATGAAGAAATTTAAATCGATGTTAGTAGTAGGTATGTTGGCAGTAATGAGCTTTGCTTTTACCGCCGAAGATGTTCTCGCCAGACGTTCAGGAGGCGGCGGCTTTAAATCATCACCAAGGTCGGCTCCAAGGTCGGCTCCAAGGGTTCGTACAGCACCAAAGGTTCGTAGGGCACCAAAGGCTACGCCAGCCAAGAAGCGAACAACTCAAAAGAGAACAGCTACGGCTCCTAAAAGAACAGCCGCACAGCAAAAATCTTTTGAGACAGCAAAAAAGAATGGGACTTCTTTTAAAACAAAGTCCGCGGCTTCGACAGCTTTCAAGCAGAAACATTATGCAAAGTATCCTGCAAAGTATGCATCGAAACCGGCTACACGACCCGCTCATGTTCCACAGTCAACAAGCGTTGGGGGAGTAAACTATAATGTCTCCTATAATGCTGGCTATGGAGGTTATGGGTATATGGGAGCAGGAGGCAGATGGATGATGTATGATGCGATGACTGATGTTATTATGTTAAATATGCTGATGTCTCGAAATCATTACATCGTAGATACCGTCGCTCCAGCACCTGTTGTTCGAGTTCGTAGAGCTAACACAGGCAGAACCATATTTATCGTACTCGGATCTATCGTTGCTGTTATTGTTATAGGCAGTATCGTTATCGGTCAATCCCGTCAGTAAAAGTTTTAACCCTCCTTGTATAGTAAAGAGGTGGTCGTTCAGATTGCCTCTTTACTATCTATGTATAATTATTAAGGCACATGTTTAATGGAAAAAACAAGTAAAAAATATTGGGATAGTATTAAGGTCGGTAGCATCGTCCAACTGGACGACCAACAAACTCTTGAATTTCTTATAGAGAAAGGGTTTGAGGGTATAGAACATGGAGCAGATTTTGAAGTAAAACGAATTAAAGATATCTCAGAACAAGATAATCTCGCTATATGGAGAATTATTTATATTGAATTCAAAGAGATACTATGGTATCTAGTTATCAAAATGATTGACGGAGAGAATCAATTAAGGATATACTATCAACCAGATGATTTCGATTGCGGTAATAGAGAAGATATGATTAATAATTATTCTGAATATCTTTTCAAACATATTGAGGATATGGACAATTGCAATTTAAATGATCTAGAATTTGCTGATTCCATAATGGATCATGAATTCGAATATACTTCTGAGGGAGTCTTCTACGGAGCTTCTGTCGAAGATGGTAAAGAGGATTTCGCAACTGTTGTTGAATACGCTACAGATACAGAATGCGAGAATCCTTATCTCTTGGTTTTGGAATTATGTAATGTCGAAACGATTGAACAATACGATGAAGATGACGATGTCTGCGGTTCAGAGACCGACATCGATTTTAATAACGGTTTTATAATGTTACTACAAGGTTGCGACGTAAACATAAATGATATAGAAGTTTTAAATTAAGAGGCAATTAGCATGACTGGTAAAAGACAAGTACAATATGGAATAACGGCTTTAGCATTTTTTTTCAATACTCTTTTAGGTATTGCGGTAATGATTAAGGGTTGGGGCGTTCAACCAGAAAGTTACGGATGGATATGGGGAGGTGCTTTTACTACTGCTCTTGTTGTGATGTTTACGACTGACTCGATAAAAAAATTATGCGGAGTTAAAGACGATGAATAAAGAATATTATTCTGGAACTGAAAGTGAGACAGCGAAAGTAATTTTGGGAGTTGTTCTGTTTCTTTTTTCGATTGTATTTATCGTTGTTATGCATTTCGTTATTTTTTACAAGGGGTGGGGTCTATCAGTTGTAAGTTGGCCATGGTTGATATTTTTATGGATAATGGCAGGAATAGTGAATATGGTTAAAGACTGGGCTCATAAAGCAGTAAAAAAAATATTATAAATTTAAAAGGAAAAAAGTTATGAAGATTTTTAGCACAATCAAAAACATCGTTAAGGGTAAAGCGGCAGAGGCAGATGAGTCTCTCAAAAAATCACAAGCGGTCACTCTTGGTAAACAAGCGATTAACGAGTCGGAGACAAAGATAGATGAACATAGAAAGCGTATCGGCGATTTCTCCGCTAAGATCAAAGTTCAAGAGAAAAATCTTGGGAATGCAGAAGCAGATGTAAAGAAGTGGACAAACATAGCAACTGCACAAGCAAAGAACAATAGCGAGTCAGGAGCGAGAACCGCTCTTACTGAAAAGAATAAAGCTGCGTCAAAGGTAACTAGCTTGAAATCGGAGATAGCTAAGAATACGACTGTTCTCAATGCCGAAAAGACAAGTCTTCAAAAGTTGATAGATAAGGTTGACCAGGCTAAAAACAACTTTGATAATCTCTCCATTCGCAAAGAAGGAGCAGAGATGAGAAAAAATCAAACTGGCATCGGCGAAGATGACAGTTGTTTCGACGCCTTGGATGATTTGAAAGATCAAGTTGAAGAGTCGGAGGCTCAAGCGGAAGCCTATGAAGAAATGTCCGAGGTAGGTAACGAGGCTGCTCAGTTGGAAGCAGAGTACGATTCCGGCAATACCGGCGTAGAAGATGAATTGACGAAGTTAATGAATAAAAATAACAAAAAGTAATTAAATATTTTGTAGGATGATATTATGGAATTTGGTCAATGTGACGATTGCGGGGGAACGATGGTAGGCGATGGTTATTCTCAAGTATTACATTGTGAGTTTGTTACAGATGACCTGTCGGATCGTGAAGCTGATTCCGGACCCATATTTTGTGGATTTAAAGATTAATTTATTTTGTAGGAGAATATTATGCATATTCCAGATGACGGAACACTCGGAGGAAAAGTCCTCTTCGGAGCTATTGTTGCAATAGTTATACTTTGTATTGATGTCTCAATAACAAATGATATTTATGATTATTGTAAAACTTTTGAGGCTTTTGCGAATGCCCCAGGAATGATACACTTCTTTTCATGGACAGGAATGTTCTTGGCAGTAGTTAGCGTTGTAGGGGTAATCGTCCAATTAATTTGGGCACTTCTTCTAATAATATTTGCTGCCATCTGCGGCGAATAGAAAGATATGGTGATTCTATGTTTAAAGAAATATTAATGAAGAAAAGAATTCTAATATTGACGTTTTTAGTTATTGCAGTCTCAACAACTTTTGGTGAGCCTACAGATACTCTTCAAATAAAGGTGAAATCTTTTCCTCCTTGCGTCATTATCGAAGACGATGGCACCGTAACAGGCTATGATATTGAAATATGGGAAGCCATCTGTCATGAGAATAACTGGCAACCCGAATACACGGTCGCCTCCTCTCATAATAATATCTTAAAAGAGTTGGGCGAGAAGAAATTCGATGTTGGTATCGCTGGTTTTACAAAGACAGAAAGCAGAGAAGAATTAATAGATTTCTCTGATCACTATTTAGATTCTGGTTTAAGAATTCTTACGCTGAAATCTGAACCTGGCATAATAGATAAGATAGTATCTTTTTGGAACAATATCGATGATACTTTAGCTTTCTATGGCATCTTTTTGATTCTTTTTGCTCATATCGTTTGGGCATTAGAAAGAGATAATGACCCCACAAATAATGATGGTAGTTTTGATGATAGTTACTTCGTAGGTATTGCCCAAGCATTATATTATTGCATCGTCACAGCTTCTACAGTCGGATTCGGAGACTTCACCTGTAAGAAAGCAAGAGGTAAAATATTTACTGTAGTCCTTATCTTTTCAGGTCTCATAGGTTGGAGTAATTTGACGGCTGTTTTATCATCGTCTTATACTATTGAGAACCTTTCAGCGATACAGTCCGTTGAAGACTTAAAGGGCAAAACTATCTTGACTCAAGATGGTCCGTCTCTAAAAGTTCTTCAAGGCATTGGGGCTAATATCAAGTTAGTACCGACAATAGACCAAGCTGTTGATTGGCTTATGTTAGAGAGAGGCGATGCGGTAGTATACGACTCTCCTGTTATTTTAGAATATGCAAAGAAGTACCCAGACAAAGTAGAGGTAGTTGGTTACCTGTTTGATAAGCAGTATTATGGTTTCGCTCTTCAAGAGGGAAGTCCGTTAAGACAAGACGTAAATAAAGCTCTTTTGAAGATTAGAGAGAGTGGTAAATATGATAGTATCCATTTGAAATGGTTTAAGAAGGAGTAGGTAATGTTAAATTTTGATATAGTTCTCGCAAAAGATGTTAAAACAATTGGCTTTCTGGTTTCATATGGTTATCATTACGTTCACTATGTTCCTCTCAGTAAATTGTATTTATCGCCTACGTCTGTGATGTTCAAAGATGAGTATCATATTCAAGAAAAGACTTGGTGTGAGAAAAAATATATTTACTGGGACAGACCTTATGACGAAACAAAGGTTGAAGTTTTTACAAGTTTAACCATTGAGGAAGTCTCTGAAGTCCCAGAGTGGTTAAATAAAACGCCAGAAAAAGCAGAAAAGGAAATAGCGGATTATAAAGAAAAACTGCGTAAAAAAACTTGGTTCTATAAAATGTGTCATTGTTTAGGTAAGAAGGAAGAATAATATGTTAGCATGGTTATGTTTGTTAGGTTGGTTGTTACTGTTCACAGTAGTAACGATAGTATTAGGAGCTTGTCAAGACTGGAGTAACGGTTGGACATCGGCATGGACATCCCTGCCAAGTAAGCCTACTAATTGGATAGCAACAAATATATTTATTGTTGCGATATGGATCATATCAATAATCCTCAAAGTTGCCATTTGGGGTTGGTTGTAAAAGAAGAAAAATAACTGAAAATTTTTTAACAAAAAGGAAAAAGTAAAATGTACAATTTCGACAATGCAGGCATCAATAAGTTATTAATAATTTTAGCGGCGGTAGTTGTTCTTACCCTCTTACTTTCAGAAGTAGTTGGTTTTATAATTGTGGTATCTACTCTATGGGCACTCAGCGGTCTGGCTGGTTGGGGTATAGGCAGAATGCAAAACAAAATAGATCCCAGTGAAAATCTCTCCAAGGATAGCGTGTTCTATGATCATATCGCTAGGGGACCTATCGCTATATTTCAATATTTGCGAGAATAACACTTGAAAGTGATTTTTTAATTGGTACAATTAGTAAAGTTAAAGCAAGAAAGGGCTTTATGTTCGATAAAAAAATCATAAGAGTATATTACTTAACAAGGGACGAACAAGGTAGAGTTGAGCTTTGGGAGTCAAAACCCGTTTTTGTTCATGCCGAAGATGGAAATGGTTTTTTTGTGGATGTAAGAAATCCAGAAAATCAGCTATCTCTCGATGATCCATTTAATAGAGTTCTCTCTCATAGAGTTCTTGTTTTGAATAGTACTTGTCAAACTGTTATAGTAAATATGACAAAAAAAGGCAGTACTATATTGCTCGGCGAAACCTTTTCTTATAAAGAAAGTAAAGAATTATGCAAGATATAGATACAAAATATGCTAGTAAAGTGGATAAAGTTTTAAAGTCTTTAATAGTAGTTACGTCACTCGGAGCAGTTCTTTTCTATTTCTATTGTACTTATCAAACCAAATATGCAAAAATAGAAGTTGATGCTCTTGCTGTCGTTACTGAGGATATAGGCAGCCTCGTCAGGTCTCCATGGGATCAAAAGAAATATATTGACAAATATATCAAAGAAGGCTCTCCCCTATCTACATACAATGAGCCATTTGGTTATTCGTATAGTTATTATAAATATGAAGATGATAAAATTATAGTATTGACTAGCGAGAGAGACAGAGCAAGTTGGTCTTTTGCAAGATATATCAGAGAAGGGCAACAAACTTATATCTATTTAAAAATGGATGAACCTATTTTGGTGTATCATAGTATGTTACCCGATAATTTTATAGATCCAACTCCCAGACGATTAGAGAGAAATAGAGAGAACCTAATTTGTCATGAAGGTCAATGGATCGAGTATTTAGACGTTATAGCGGAAAAAAGGAAAAAGGATGTTCGCTCAAAAGCGAAAGCTGATGCTAAGAGGCTTAAGGCAGAATGGAGAGCCTCTCAAAAGCTTTCAAAAAAGCTTTCTAGGGATATGTCTGAAGAAGATAAGAAGAAACAAAAAGCCATCGAAGAGAAAGAACGCAAAGAGAAGATGACGGAAGAACAGAAAGAATCTGAACGTTTAGAAAAAGACACCACCTTGATAGATGATAGTCTTTTATTTCTCGCGGAGAAGAATAATGACGCAAAAATTGATAATTAAATTACTCATTCAAATTATTAGAAATCAAGTAAGATCTTTGAATAATCAGAGTATCATCATCTCGACTTTAGATAGTCGTCCAGCCGCCGATATGGTTCATAAAAATTTAGAGCAAGTAGAGCAGTCAACATTACTGCTCGCTGAGGCGAAAGAATTTATTGGAGAAGAATAATGGCTGACTATATTTGTTACGCTTGTGACGGATTAGAAGACAACCCCCCAAACTGCATTATCTCTAATTCTGGTTGGGGAAAGCCAACAATTTGCCCGTATGACGGCACAAGAAATTGTGATTTTAAAGAAAAAAAGGAAATAGTATTATGCCAACATCAAACGATAAGTTGCCAGAAGAGATAACAGCGGAACTCGAAAAGTAATGACTGTCACGATAATACTAATAACGCTTGGTACTCTAAATCTTATTTTAGGCGTATTTAATTTTATAGCAAATAGAAAAGTTTTGGCAGAAGAGATAAAACAAAATAAAAGATTGAGAATAGATAATGAATAAATATGACTACTATAATTTGATACAGAGAGTATACACTCAAGGTATAACTAAAGAGGGGCTTACTCCAAATCTTCTTGACGAAATAAGAAATGTTATAGAAGCAGATAAAATAAATGTTAACTGCGTATTTGGTATAGGCTACTATCCAGAATATGAACCAGATGTGCTATGTGTTTTTATCTCTGATATGAAAGTTTGGAAAGAAGAAGGGTGCTGTTCAGATTATTCTACAGATGAAGTTTACGAAGCTTTAACTACTATGGGTTTTCGTGAGCAAGAAGATGGTATCTGGGCGACAGGTGATATCGGTTTTGATAAAGAAGATGGGCGAACAATTAGGATCAATCAATTGAGTAGAGAAAAAATATACGAAAAATTATCAAACTTAGGATTTCATTACGACGAAAAATTTGAATATTTTATGATGGACGTTTAAATTTTATCTTGTAAGTGATTTTTTGATATGCTATCATATTAGTATGAAAACGATGTATCTCATTTTAACAGCTTTGATAGCTATATTGGCAATGGTCGTTTGGAATATTATAGGGTAATAATGGGAATTAATGGACTTACATTACAACATGCTTGGTGGGTACCTGTAACTATATTTTATTATATTGTATATAGTTGGTTGTCCAAGTACCAGAACGACCACGCTCTTGATGGAGACGTATGGTATAAGCAGTTTCAGTTCTGGTTGATGTTCGCTTGGGGGGCTTTGTGTCCTCTCTGGTTAGTTATCAGTCGAATATCTAAAAATATAACTTTCGACGGGATGCTATATGACAATATAATGTTTTTAACATTTGTTGGGACAATGGCGGTAATGGGAGCAGGAAGTAAATTTGAGGCTCATCAGTGGATAGGGGTTGCTTTAATAGTTTTCGGCTCTATATTAATGAGAGTAGAATTGCAAGGGTAACGATGATAGTTAGAAAATCAAAAAAAACTAAAGAGGAGTCAAAATGTTAGCAAGTATATTAATGATGGCTATATCAATAGCCTTATGGAAGGTATTGTTAGGTATAACGATAGTCACTCTTTTTATCGCTATTTATTTAGAGAATAAAGAAACGGCATCGTATATCCAGATCCCTGTTTGGATTCCTATATGGTTGTTTTGGAATCTTGTAATGTGGCTTATTTATTTTATAATTAATTAGAAAGACAGTAAAATGTCAAAAGTAAGATTACTTGCTACTTATCCAGCAGAAGAGATACTTTCTCAAGTAAAGGATAAGGCGAAAATAGAGTTGACTGTGGGAGAGGAAACATACTCTTTGGCGTTATGCTCTGTACGTTTAAAAACGTTTAAAAGAAGTCCCGTATGTGTTTGTTGCGGCAAAAAAGGGACACTTATGGGATTAGACCTACCTTGTGGACACAATAAGCCTCATCTTAATCTCTATCACATAAGCAGAAAAGGAAAACCTTTGCTAATGACCAGAGATCACATTATACCGAGATGTCTCGGAGGTAGAAATCATATCTCTAATATGCAAACTATGTGTACTGTTTGTAATGGGAAAAAGGGGTCTAAAACTCCTGAAGAATATGAAATTTATTTAAAAGCCAGAAGAGATTCAAAGCCTAAAAAACGTTAAAAGGATAAAATTATGCTTGACTTAATTGCGATAAATGAGAGAGAAACCCTTCGAATTGTAAAAAGGGGAAAGTTGTATATTTTCCAGGTATATGTTTTGGGAGAATGGGGACCTTCTAAAGAAACAGATAAAGAATGGTTAGCCTCTAAGTGGATATTGCAATTTGATATGAGGGTATCTACTGACTATCCAACTATCGAAGAGATAAAAAATCAACAAAAATAATTTGCCAGAGTGTGAAAAAACATAATTTATATAGTTGAAAGGATATAAGATGATTTGTAAATTTAGAAGAGCAATAGTTATTGAAGCTATAAGATTTGAAGATACTAAAGAAAGTTTCGACGAGATAAGAGCTTGGGTAGGAGATAACTTTTATTATGATTATCAAAATGCTCCAAGAGTTTTCCTTAAAGATGCCGATGGAAGGGGAATGCCTATAAATGAGAATGATTGGGTAGTTAAAGAAGAGAATATCTTCTTAGTTCGTTCCGATACAGACATGAGCTATTTTACAAAAATGTCACATGATGAGAAAGCCATCTTTAAGAGATATGAGTAATGAAGCCTTATAGGAAATTTAAAAATTTTCAGATAAGATGGAAAGAAGCATTAGGTAGACCAGAATGTCCTTATCTTTATAGATGGACATTCTTATTCTTCGGTTTTTCTATAAGAATTCATCACTGGTTAAAGTCCGATGATAGGAGATATTTTCACGATCATAGCGGAGACCTTATTTCGATGGTCGTCAAAGGTATTTATAAGAACGTAGTTCCTGACCCTGACAGCCCTGATGGTAAGAGGGAGATTCAAGTCAAAAGATGGAGACCTTGGAAGTTTAAGGCAGAAGAAAGACATTATCTCGACATACCTAAAGAAGGTGCTTGGACATTATTGTTATTTTGGCCGAAAAGAAGAAACTGGGGCTTCTGGGATAGAGAAAATCATATGTTGAGACCTCTAGAATATTTTCACAGACATGGCATAATACAAGATGAGAATTACCAGTAAGGAATAATCTTATGGGCATTATTATTACATTAGGTATTTTGGCATTTATTGCTGCTTGCGTCGCCGCGAATGCCGATGACGACAGTAACGTTTTCTATAAACAGCAATGGTATAACGATGCTGCGAAAGAGTTCGGAGAGGATTACTATTATCCTCCATCTACTCATAGGAGCATTATGAATTCTTCTGGTACCGTTATTCGAAATTCACAACATTATCGACCAGTTAGAAGTTCAACTTACTCATCTGCTTTTGACAAACTGACTCCCTGGTTTATTGATACCAAAGCCGTTTACAACGGAGGATGCGAAAAGTTGTTAGAAAGAAAATTTAATTAATAGATATTTTGGTTCTTTAAAAAGAGTGTCAAGAGATGAATACTGATAACGAATAGATGTGATTTTAAGATATTTAAAGGATTTTAAGCATTTTCTCTTAATTATAGTTATAATAAAACTATTTTAGGAGAAAAATTATGGAAGATCGTTTTATCGGCAAGCGTATTGGAAGAGTTGTAGTATTAAAGCAGATTGGTGTCAAAAAGAAAAGAAAAGCTTACGAATGCCTATGTTCTTGTGGGAAAAAAGATATATTAAGTTCTGATCAATTATCAAGAAATAAGAATCCTGGGTGTAAGAAATGTAGCCGTAGAATTAAATTTACAGATTTAAAAGGGCAAAGATTTAACAAATTAGTAGTTATAAAAGAAGATGTAAGTTATAAAGGTAACGGGGTAAAATGGCATTGCCTCTGTGACTGTGGGAATAAGACAGTCGTTTTGTCGGGGTCATTAAAAAACGGACATACAAAATCTTGCAGTTGCTTACAAAAAGAAAAAGTCAGTAAAATAAAAGTTAATTTAACAGGACAGAAATTTGGGAAATTAACAGTTATAAAAAAAGAGCCCGAGAACGCTAAGTGGCTGTGCAAGTGTGAATGTGGCAATGAAGTTATTACTCGCTCAACGTCTTTGTACTCTGGGGCGACGAAGTCTTGCGGTTGTATTCGTATAGAAATGCACACCGGCCCAAATAGTAGATTTTGGAAAGGTGGTATAACTTTAATTAATAGGGGTATTAAAAAATCTTCTAAATATTGGAAGTGGGTAAGATATGTAAAAAAAAGAGATCAATATACTTGCCAATGTTGTTCTTTGCAAGCAATTAGTAAGAAATTACATGCTCATCATATAAGAAATTTTGCTGATAATATTGATGTAGCTTTTGATACTAATAATGGGATTACTCTATGTGAGGGATGCCATAAAAAATTTCATGCTGTTTATGGAAAAATTAAAACAGATAATAAACAATTAACGGAATTTATTAAAAATGAAAAAATCAAAAATAAAACTTGAAGATATTGGTTTCTATACCTTATATGAAGAGAGGTGTAAATATGCTAATGCGACAAGCCCTATGATTAGAGCGGAACTTATTATAACTAGTTTTTGTAATTTTAATTGTCCCTACTGCCGAGGTATGAGAGAAGAATGTAGAGGCGACATGTCATTATTCCAAGCTCTTCGAACCATTTATTTTTGGACAGATGATAACCTCAAAAACATTCGCTTCTCAGGAGGAGAGCCAACTCTTCATAAAGGTTTAATGGATATGGTTCGCTATGCTAAAGAAAGAGGAGTAGAAAGAATTGCTCTCTCCACAAATGGTAGTGCGAAAACAGAATTATATGATGAACTTGTCGAAGCTGGCGTTAACGATTTCTCGATTTCTTTAGATGCCTGCTGCTCAACTTATGCAGATAAAATGGCTGGCGTTGACGGTCAGTTCCAAAAAATTATTGATAATATTAAGTATCTTTCAGAGAAGACTTATGTAACTGTCGGCGTTGTGTTTACCGAAGAAACTGTTGATAGTATTGTAGAGGTTATACAATTGGCTAATGACTTGGGCGTATCTGATATTCGTATCATCTCTGCTGCTCAAGAGAGTGAAACATATTTCAAATTTTCAAAGTCAGTTTCTGTCTTCGGCACAGGTTTCAGAAAGAGATATCCTATATTAGCGTATAGGTTAGAAAATATCGAAGAAAATGTTCCTGTCAGAGGTTTGATAGAGAGCGATTCTCATAGATGCGGTTTGATGACAGATGACAGTATGGTTGCTGGTAAGTGGCATTATCCTTGCATCATACATTTCAGAGAGGGAGGAGACCCTATCGGAGAAGTTGGTCCTAATATGAGAAAAGAGAGAATAGATTGGTTAAAGACACATGATACCCACTCTGATCCTATCTGCAAAAAAAATTGTTTGGATGTATGCGTAGCATATAATAACAGATTCGCAAAATATTCTGGCATGAGAAAGAATATTTAACTTGAAAGTGATTTTTAAATATGATATAGTATTGTTTTAAGATAAAAGGAGATAAATATGTTATATATTTTAGTTGGTATCGTTTGGGGAATATTCTCTGTAAAAATGCAGCAAAAGTTCCATCCTACTTGCAGCGATAAAAGAGATTTAGCCATTAACTTTATTGTTAATGGGGTGATATGGCCTATCAGTATGGTTGTCGCCGCTTATCGTTATTTCACTAAAACTGGTTGGGCAAAGAATTTATAGTATTGTAATAACGGCTCGTACCTCAGAGGACAGAGGGTCTAGCTCATGTAGTCATGTCCATGCCTAATTTCGAAATACGGCTAAGGAGAAGACGGAGTCATTCTAGAATAAGACTTTAATACGTGAGAACTACTAGAAAGTCGCAGTGTTCGAATCCTGCCGGGCCGATTTTTTTGGAAAGGAAAGTGTTATGGCTAGTTTTATATGTTTATTAATTATAGCGGGATTAATTTATTGTTTCGTAAATAAGGACAACGAAATAGTAGAGTGCATAGTCGCTGCAATCGTAACTATCTTTTTACTATTGGTAGCTTTGATCATTGCTTATTTTCCTTATATTCTTATCGCATGTGCAGTAGTCCTCCTTGCTAAAGGTTGTTAGCAAAGAGGAAGAAAGGTAATGTCGTATGAAGATACAAACTTTTTCAATAGTAATAGGTGATAAAAGATGTAATGCTAGATGCCCTTATTGCGTTTCTAAAATGACGGGCGATGAAGGGCTTGAGTGCGGTTCTCAAGGCATCAATTACAGAAACCTTAAGAAGGCTTGTGAGTTCGCAAAGATGTCAGGAGTTAGTACTATACTGCTAACTGGTAAAGGAGAGCCTTTACTCCATATAGATCAAATCACAGAATATCTCCGTTTAATAGATGGATATAATTTCCCATTTATCGAATTACAAACCAATGGGATAAAACTGTCTGAACCCGTAACTCAATCCACACTTGGACTTTGGTATAGCCTCGGATTAACTACTGTATCTCTCTCTTGTGTTCATTGGGACGATAGCTATAATCAAAGAATTTTCGGCAAAAATTATGGTTCTTTAAAAGAATATGTTGACATATTACATGATAATTTTCTTTCTGTAAGATTAAGTTGCGTAATGTGTAAAGGTTATATTCATAATCTTCAAATGGTTCAAGCTTTTGCCAGAACATGTAAGAGATGGGGAGTTGAGCAGTTTACTGTACGTCCAGTTAATTATGCTACTGGAGGTAACGAGAAGATAGAAAACTGGGTCAGAGACCATTTTGTAACTGAAGGTATGATGAATAGCATTGAGAGATTTCTTGATAGGAGTAAAGAATCTACTCTATTATTAGAACTCGCTCATGGAGCGAAAGTGTATGATTATATGGGTCAGAACCTCTCCTTAAGTTCTTGCTTGACTAGTAGTCCTAATCCAGATGATATAAGACAACTAATATTTTTTCCAGACGGGCACTTGAAATATTCTTGGACCGAGGCTGGAGCAATTTTATTTTAGAAAGGTTTTACAATGTTATTTACGATAGCCATGTCAGCAGTCGGTTTGATAATCGTTCTATCAATATTATGTCAATCCAACGATTTTTTAGATTGGGTTGTGAGGCTTGATGATCCTGAGTGGTCAGAATTATATAAGGAGAAACTACCTGATATCATCAGAGCGAGAGATAGTATAAGAAACCGCAAAGAAGAACTAAAATGGGGTAAATAGATTTTTTACTTGAAAGTGTTTTAGTTTTCCCCTAAAATAGGAAATAGTTATTTAATAGGATAAAAAATATGACAATAGTATGTAAATATTTTATAATGTTTGTCATCGTCTCTACTCTATCCCTTGTGGATAAGTTTAAGGATGACCCTCATATGGATAGTTTCGAGAAATTCATATCAGTATTAGTTTCTTTACTGTACGGATTATTATGGCCTATTACGATATGGGTAAGTGCCGTTCAATGGATAGTTTCAAAAGAGATTCCTGCTTGGGCAGAAGTTCTAATGAACGCCTTAAAATCTATTACTAAATTTATAACGAATAAGTTGCCGGAGTAAGATATGAAAATCGAAGAAAATTTACAACTTTTCTGGGATGATATAAGATTTAAAAATGGATTATTTGGTTTAATCGTAGGGTCTATTTTTCTCATTATGATAACCGCTTTTGTCGCCGGTACTACTTTTTTTATTATAACGTCTAACATTGATTTCTTGGGGTTATCTGCTGGTATCGGACTTGTTTTCTTTATGATATCTTCGTATGGTCAAAATAGAAAGATACAGGAGTTAGAAAATACTATCAAAGAGCAGAAAAACTCGCACCGGGGAACCGATAGAAGATTTAGCGTGGATAGAAAAGTTAGTGTGAAGAATATAGACGCACAGATGAAGGAGATGAATGAAGAAGATAGGTAAAAAGATATTAAGTTTTTATGCTGAATGCTCTCAAGAGGTCTCGGAAAAAAGAAAGATAAGGAAACAAAAAAGAGAGGCAAAGGCGGAGCAAGAAAGACTCTTACAAGAAAGAAGAGAGTCCGCTTTTTGCCCTCATTGTAATACTCAACATACTTCTTCTTATTACTATTCTCATAGTACTAAGAAAGAAGATATCGAGATAAGAGAAGAACATGTCCACCGTCATATAAATTTTTTAAAGTGTTCTGAATGTAAATGTTTATTTGGAGTAGAGGGTAGGTATTGCTTTGTGCATAGTCTTGATCTATCGAGAACGACTTTTAAACTAGAGGATAGGGAAAATGTTTAACTGGTTTAAGAAAAAAGATAATAGAGAAAAAATAGTTCTTAATGTAGTAGATTTTTCTGTGTCACCTGGAGCTAGGTATATCGCTGATGGAGATTTCTCAGGTGAGTTATTTAGAAAAAATTATCTATATCCGAAATTAGCTGAGGCAATGTGTAACGATAAGATTTTAGTCGTTTGTTTAGATGGAGGTTATGGATATGGTGTCGCATTTTTAGAAGAAGCTTTTGGCGGATTAGTAAGGGTTGAGGGAGAATCAGCCGTAGAGATAAAAAATCACCTTGAAATAATATCCGATGAAGAGCCTAATCTTATTAATGAAGTTATGAATTATTTAGATGAAGCAAAATTAATATAAGGACAAATAGCATGGTAGAAATACTTATAGAAATGACAGAGGAACAAAAGGCTTCTTTAGATGAAATTGCTAAAGAACTCGGGACAACAGATGTCGAAACTTTTCAGGCATCATTGGACATACTAAAACATATGATGGCAGAAACGAAAAATGGAGATGTGAGGGCGGTAAGAGAGATGAGTGAACTTATAAATAATATAAAAAAGGCAAAGAAAAATGTTTAACTGGTTGCGTAAGAGAAGAGAAATAAAAAAGATTAAAGCTATAAGAGCGAATCTCGATAAAGCAGTTGGTGAATTGGAAACGATACGAGATCGAACAATTATCGGAGAATCCCTTGAAGAATTTCATATCACAGAAACGATTGTTAATCTCTATAAAGTAATCGAGGAAATAGATAAAGAAGTAGATGACAGGACGAGAGTAAGGAAGTCCATCTTCCAGGAGAAAGACTGTAATGAACATGAAATTTAACAATATGTTCCAAAAAGCATTAGATACTATGAAGAACGGTATCGTCAATATCACTAAAGATATGCAATCTGAAGAAAAAGTTAAAACTATCAAGATAAGGAAAAGTAATAATATGAATGTTAGTACCGTAACTATAAATGGTTCTCATATATTTCAAACTTCTAATTGTATTCAAATTAATATAGAAGGAGACGTTCACTCGGTAGACTCTCAAGGCTCTGTAACTTGTGAGAATGTTACTGGTGATGTTAATACTCAAGGATCAGTTACTTGTCACGATGTTGGAGGCGAGGTGGACACTCAAGGCTCTGTAAGGTGCGAGAATGTTAAAGGGTCTATTAGTACTATGGGGTCGGTAAGGGCAAATGACGTTTACGGAGATATAGATACAATGGGAACGGTTACAGTTAATAGGAGAAAACAACATGGTATGTCTTAGTACCTTAGAAGAAAATCGTAGAAAAAGTGATATGGCTATGAAGAAAGATAGTATAGTGGTCAATCCCTCTGTCCTAGAACAAAAACTGGGAGAGATATTCTACAAGTTATCAGTTAAAGAAATTATGGCTATTATTAAAAAATGTGATATGGTAGAACCAGAGATAGAGCCGACTGTTATTTTAAATAATAGCTCGAAAGGAATGAAAGAGCTAATAAAAATGATAGAGGCAGGCGAACCACATGATTGGAAAAGATTACGCTCTTGTGATCCAAGGGCGATGCGTGGAGGAGAAGCTAATTGGAGATGTTCCAAATGTGACCAAGAGATAACTGCTTCTTACGCCTGTCTGCCCGTTAAAGGATGTAAAAAATAATTTAGTAATCACAGTATATTAATTTAAGGAAATAAAATGAAAAAGTTTTTAGTAATTTTACTATTGTTGGTATGTATTAACTCAGCCCAAGCCGATAAGTGGGTTGTATTGAAGAAATTTAAGGATGTTGTACCTGTCAGTATCTCTTATGGCAGCAAAGCGTATACCATTACATTAGAGTCAGGAAGATGGTTTGTATGTGCTGATTCATATGCGGATGCCTCTGTCGAGAAGATGATATTAGGTTCAACTGGTACATATTATTGGAAGGTTTCGGCTGATGGCAAATTTATTCGCGAAGATGATACTGTTAAATGGGTAGAAAATAAGGAATTAACAAAAAAGGGAAAACAACTTAAGAAGATAGAAGATACTTCAGAGAATAAAAAAGTATTCTCTTCTAGAAAAATTAAAGAGACTCCCTCAACTTGGGTAGAAGTATTTAGAAAATTGCCTCCAAAAGACACTGTTGTTCTGGTTAAATATACCAATGGGGTTATCACTACCGCATATGTTAATTTTAAAAATGAGTGGAAACTTACAACAGATAAAGGTAGGATTAGCGGTGGAGTGACACTGAAGTCCGTCTCTGAGTGGAAAACAATAAATTAATAACTAAGGAAATGTAGCCATGTGTCTGAAAACTAAATTATCAATAAAAGAACAAAATAAAATAACAAAAGATATAGGCAAAGAAGGGATAGAAGTCTATAAGGTGGTAGGCATCGGAGTAAGGGGGTATCATCCTCTTTGCATCAGGAATAAAGGATCATATAAAGAAGGCATAGATGAGGCTGATGGAGGTTCAATATATGATTTCGGCATAGTTTCCTATAAAGCAGGGTTTCACTTCTATCTGACTAAAAAAGATGCAGACAAGGCTCTAGTAGAAGTAAACCATTGTTTCGTGTTGAACCAACTTGCAGAGTTTGTCTTCCAAGGAGAATATAAAGTTATTAAATGCATCGTTAAAAAATCATGGATAACAACAATCGGAGAGGATAATATGTCGGGTATATTTGCGACTACTCTCGTAGCCAAAAAAGCAATTTTTCCTAAATTCAGAGAATAGATATGGAAGTAGATAATAAATGGAATACCAAAGATTATAATTATTGCGAAGAACATAACATGTTTTATAGAAAATATTGTTTAGGCTGTGCCTTATGCCCATATGACGAAACAGAGAAACAAAATGAAAACAATAGCACAAAAAGCAGAGGAATATATAAGGAGCATTAACGGCACCGGAGTTATGTGGGGAGATGGAAGCCTGTTACATAACATCGCTGAGTATTGCGGCATACCTCACGAAGGACTTAAAACAGAAGATAGGATATTAAATGCCATTGATAGGGGACACAAAGGAGTGTTCAAAAAAAGTTTTGTAAGGATACATGTTGGGATGCATAATCGGGAAACTCTAGTTAGGAATTTTTCATTAATAGAAGAAGATGAGTAAAGAAAAAATATATACTGAAATACAGATAGTAAATGCGAGGGAAACTGAACTTGCAAAGATCGCTATATCTTATTTCTCACCGAGGTTGTGGACATGTGATATTGATGTAGATGATTGGAATATCGCTATGATGATAAGAGATATAGTGATATGTGCTTATGGTTATGAGGAATTCGAATTTGGACTAAATCAAGTTTTGGGAGTAGACTACAAATTCCCCCATAAGGGAACCTCTCAAGATTATATTAAAGCTTCATGCATAGTAAGATTAAAAAAAGGAAAGATCAATGAGAATATGCCCTAAATGTAAGTCTAGAAAAGTAATCACTATCGATTCAGATAATGATTATTGCGAGAAATGTCAAGAATGGTTTCCCGCAGTAAAAGTATTTTGCGATGATTGCGAAAAACCTCTTGGTACTCCGCATTTGCATAAGTGCGATCCCAGTTATAAAGATATCAAAGATGAGATAGAAAAGCTAAAATTGTTTCAAGATTATTCTTATTATGTTGGAACAGAAATAACGTGTGAGCGTATGCCTCTTAAATTTTCCCCTTGGTTAAGTGAAAGAAAGAAAAACAAATGAAAAAAATAATGTTTGTAGCAATAATGATGTTGGTTGTATCGGTAAGTAATGCTTCATTTACTTATTCACTCACTACTAATAAAGAAACGTACAGTACTGATGAATCTATTTTTATAGATTTTTCGGTAACTAACGAAACAGAAGAAGTTCTTATCTGGCCAAGAACATGGGGAACTCTAGGAGCAAAGATAATAAATACTGCTACAGATGAGGTCGTATGGTCGTCGCCGCGACCCGAAGTACATAGTATGATTTTTCTGCCGAATAAACTTCTCCCAGGAAAAACTTTTGAAATAGATTGGACAATAGATACAGGACTTCCTCATGGGCTTTATGATTTGGAAGGAACGTTTTTCGGATTAGACTATACTGAATATAGTGCTATAACCGTAATTCCAGAACCCAGTACATTAATATTACTATCAATAGGAATTATGACGATCAGAAGGAGAAAAAGATGTTAAAAATACCAGAATCACAATTACAAAAAGTTATGTTCTATCTTTATGAGTGGATAGAGGAAAATGAAGTTAGCAGAGCTTCCTTGCTCATAGAAGATGATAGATTAAGATTTGTAGCTGGAACGAAAGACAATGTTTACGATGATGCCTTTGAAGATGGTTTGTCGAAATTGGATTGGAATATAGCCCAGGATGAGGGTATATCAAAAATAGAGATGTCTGTGCAAAGTACTCCAAAAGATATCTTTGATGGTCTTGTTGAATCTTTTAATCCAATAGCTATAATCGAATTTGACGACATCGAGGGTAAATAAATGTTTGGAAGCGGATACGAAGCACGCATAAATAGAAAAGTACAAGAGCAAGCCAAAAGTCTAGACTACCGTAACGAGGAACTTGAATCAGAAATTAAAAATTTAAGACTCGTTATGCTTCAAGATAATAGTAATCTTGTTGATCTAGGAAGAAATGAAGTTCTAGATATAATAGCATCAGCCGCTTCTCCAGAGAATCACAATCGAAATATATCTATAAGTACTAGGAGACTACTAAGTACACCAGAAGGAGATCGTGTATATCGAGAAATAAATAAGCTACTAGAAGAAAAAAAAGAAAAGAGTGGAAGATTGCAGAAAGCCGAGCGGACATATCAAGAAATAATTAAATTATCGGAAAAAAGAAAAAATGGACAAACCTGATTGTTACAAATGCATACATAGAGGAAATACACCAGGAGACGCACATAGCTGCTGTCGGCATCCGAAAGTAGGAGATGACCCATTTGCTGCTATATTAACTATGCTCTCCACAGGGGGAGCAGTGGCTAATGAACTTAATATAAAAGGTAATGAATATGGGGTTCAAAGCGGTTGGTTTTTATGGCCAGCCAATTTCGATCCTGTATGGCTTGAAAGTTGTGATGGTTTCGAAGGAAATGATAAATGAAGGCGTACAAAACATTTATAGTGAAAAGAGACGGAGTCTTAAGATCTATTTTTCATTTTTTTGATTTCCACGATGGAGAGAATGTATATAAAGAAAAAACCAGGGGATTTCTTTCCTGGGCGACAAAAAAACAAGCGGAAAGGTATAGAGAAACACTAGTAGCTATTCATTTTTCTGAAGTGATAGTAAAAGAAATCGAGATAAAAAAAGAAGATATTATCAAAGAAGAAAAAGAAAGATTATATACAAAAGACGGTCAGAAGAAATTAAAAATCAAGAATCCATATGGAATAGCTATATACTCTACAAAGATATATATATAATAACTGTCTTCTAAATAAAAATACTTGAAAGTGTTTTCTAAACTGGTATAATAGATATCATGAATCTAAAAGATATTAAAGATGATATAGATAAAATCGTTCATAACTACAAAGATAAGTGGATGAATTTTGTCTTTGAAGATGATCCAGAGACAGCAGTGGCTTTTAAAGAAAAACAGATATACAAAGCTATGTATATTATGTCTAAAATTAACGCCTACTATTCTTTCATCAAAAACCCTATTGTGACCACTAGACAAGAGGGATTCGATTTCATATTTACCTGGGAATTCAAGAAAAGCAATCGTGTTAAATTAGAATTAGTTATTCCATGGGAAGGGAATATGTTATATATGGCACATTTTATTCACGGTATGGACAGGTCGGAAAATGAATATTTTGACAAAAGTTTTTCATCCATAGGTCAGGAGATTTCGGATATTGGAGTAATGTTAAAAGAAGCGACAATAGAGGAGACTATAAATGGCAGTAAATAATGACTTATTACTATATATTGAGCCGAAAACAGACCCATCTGTGATGCCAGTAATAGATGCTCTTACTTGTTCAATGGTTCATGCTTTGAGAAAAGCGAAAGAGGGAAGTGTTAATTACTGGACTGAACCTCCATATACTTTCGAAGAAGGTAACGGATATAAAGGTTGGCATAGGTGTTCCTGTGGAGTTACTTCTAGCAATAAGGATTACCAGTTGCCAGGTGGAGAGATGACAAATAGTTTGGCAATACATTACCTCGCCTATCATAGAAATGAAATAAGTGAAGAACAATTGAAAAGAGTTGAAGCTCTTACCGAGGATACAGATTTGCCCACTGATGAAGAATTAAAAGTCCCGAAAGGATCAGAAGGCTATAGTACAAAAGCTGTAATAGACTCGATATACCCTCCACCTGATGAAGACTATTCAGTTGGTTTTAAAAATAGAGGAATGGGTAGGGGCGATTTTTGTGTCATGTCTAGAAATGGAGAGGTCATAGCAGAAATAATTACAAACGAAAAGGCGGAAGAGAATGCTAATTTTATAGCTAAGGCTTGTAACGCATATGCAAAAAAGGAAGAAAAATAAGATGGATAAAAAAGAGCTAAAAGAAGAGTTAAATAGAAGCCAAAAGATAGTTGAAGGTTTTAGGAAACAAGACAGCGATGCCCTCAGATACGGTAAGCAGATAGCAAAAAGAATGATCGAAAGATATCGAGCGGTGCCTTTCGAGGCACATGGGAAAAAATATCATGATAAAGGAGGACTGCAAACTGATCATGTTTCAAATGTTCTGTCTGAAATACTTTATCAGTGTTATAGTGAAGACAGAAAATGCGGGTGCCAAGAACTTCTTATGGAATGGATAATGGATAAATTCTGGGGCAAAATAGTAATGGAATATATCCCTACATTTAGAGAGGTATGGCAATATTTACATGATAATAAATTTAATAAAAGAAGTAATGCTCTTTCCTACGGAGATGCCGATGCAAGTATTTGGGTAGAATACCCGAAACAATTAAATGCATGGGAAGATAAAAGAAAAGTTGTTATACATAAATCTCATTGTAGCTGTTCGAAAAACAATACTCATATATTTATTTATGATGAAGATGGTCTTCCAGTTTGCAGGGGAAAGTTTAATGTCAGGACGGTTTGGAATAGAGAAGTTAATAGGGGAAACCATTGGGGCGATGATAGGGATATTGAAGTCCCCTCTCTTAGTACCTATAGAAAAAGAAATTTTGAGTATAGCTATGGGGACGGTAGAGATAAAGGATATGCATTAAGGCTCGACGATACATCTACACCAAGAGTAGAGTGGTCGATGCTTTATCAAAAAGAGATAGAACATGCCTTATATTTGATTAGTGCGATGAAAAGAGCGAAGGAAGAAAATGAATCCATTTAAATGTCCCAAATGCGGAAGTCAAAAACTTACAGTTAGTGAAAAATACCGATATAGTAGATATTTTCGATTAGAAGATAATATGTTATTTGGATTAACTGAACCAAAATGCGAAACTGCTCTTGAGACTTGGATTGATTGTAGCGACTGTAGGGAATTATCAGGTTACAGAGATGGACCCGGCCCAACAGAATGGATTGCAAACGAAGAAGAGAAAAAAATAATTTGGGATATGCTAGATAAGGCAAGTGAACCAGTTGATGTTTCTGAATTTTTAGAAAAGGAAGAAGAATGAAAATTATACCAAAAGAAGAGATTAAAAATGACGATTACTATGGAGAGATAGTCGAAACTCTTGACCTATGCGGTTTGAATCCCATATATATAGAAGATGAAAATGGCACATATAGATTTCAATCTAATTCTATTGTTAGATATCTTGTAGGTAGTAGCAGCCTTAATCTTATATGGGGCGAGGCTGGTGAAAAAGAATATTCTTTGAGAGAGTTTTTAGAACTATATATTCATATGGGGTATTCACTTGGAGGCTATCTCGAAATTTTTGGAGAGGCAATAGATAAGATATTAAGGATCAGTTATGACTACCATACGGGAGATCGTACTTCAAAACTGGGATATGATGAGGAGTCTATTAAGTTTTTTGATAAACCAGTATACGAGAGTAAGTAATGATATATCTACCAGAATTACCAATCAGTGTTAAGCATATGGTACAGAACTATAATGCTTGGATAGTAGGCAGTGCCGCTGATCCAAGTTCTACAATAAAACAAGTTAAAGACATAGACGTTATAATTTCTTTCAGTCTATGGAATAAAGTTGTAGGATTGATACCGGAAAATGCTACTAAGAATAACTATGGAGGTTGGAAGTACGGTGATAACGGAAAGATAATAGATGTATGGCCAGATGAATTAAATCATTTTATGAGTTCTGATATGCCAAAATATTTATGGCAACCAAGATATAATATAAGATATGTAAAAAATAATTATTAAGGAGAAAATATGACACCAAAAGAAACAAGAAAAGAATTCGATATGCAAATAAAAGGGATGCAAGTAATGATAATAGACAAGATAGAAGCATCTCTCACAGACGATATATTGATACTAGAAGAAGAGAAAAAAGTAGAAATAAATATAGATAGTATGGTAAGATGTAGTTTCAGTTCGAATATAAGAAACCTGTACAATAAGCGAAGAGCTGATACCATTGAATTTCTTAAAGAAACATATCAGAATCAAGAATGGGAAGTTGAGCAAAAGTTAACATCCCAAACTGGAGATGAGATAGCTCTTATTTTCAGTATCAAAAAATAATGCTTGAAAGTGATTCCATAATATGTGATAATAGCGTCAGTTAATATTATTCAATATGTAAGGAGAGTACAATGTTTGATTTTTTAGGTTTAAAAAAGACCGGAACAACAGAAACAAAACAAGAGAGTAAACCTGTCGAAGTTTTAGATTCGATTGTAGATACATATGTCTCGGAGATACCAGAAATATCTGTTGACGTAGACGCAGAAAGACAAAGGCAAATAGAGGGTAGTGCTAAGGTATTAGACTTCTTTAGCAAAGAGTTATCCTCCACAACTTTTAATAATGAGAGAGAGGCTTTGTTGCAGAAAAAAAAGGAATATGAAGAAAAAATTTGGGATCTCAAAATGACAGTATCTCAAAATGAGATTAACAAGTTGTATCCCAAAATAGATCTATCTTTTCTTTCTATGAAACAACCTAATAAAAATGGAGAAGAAGAGACAGACATATTTTCAAGCGATAAGATGAAAATAAAAAATATCATTTCTTTTACTCCCAAATTCTCTATTCATCAACTGGAAAAAAGAGGAAGCTCCTTCAATTTCCGGGCTTGTGAAATTGTTTTTGATATCGTCGGAAATGTGTCTAAAAAATATGCGATAAATGGAGTAAGCTTGCGAGCAGGATCAGTACATATTTTTGAACATCTTGTAAAAGTATATCATGATAAACAAGTAAAAATGATTAATGACACTGAGTTTCCTCGTTTTGGAGAGTCCTTACTGGGGGGAGCCAGATCAGTTAATCGTGTTCGTTGTGACTTTAATGTTCCAAGAGCAGGCGGTCGTAAATGGTTTCATCAAGATATATTATTCTCAAGCGAATTTAAGGGAATGATACCCTCAACCACCAAAAAGAAAATTGAAAAAGCGACAGATGAATTTGCTCGTCCAGATGGAACAGGATATGATGTCTACCTTATAAAAGAATGTACCGACTGGGAAAGTAAAGCCATCACTAAAGACCCTCTTATAGTCGGAGTGTCTGGAGATCAAGCTTACCTTATCGATCATTTTGATTGTACCGATCTCGAAAAATATGTAAAACTAGAATTCGGAATATAACTGCCCCAACTTGAAAGGCAAGTAGGATGAATACTTATGGTACGGTATATAGAGTAGAGAACGATGACACCGGAAATGGTCCTTATCATTCCACTTCAACTGGGAAGTACAATTGGATAGTCTACGACAGAGTTCATAGAAAATCTTATCAAAAAAATCATCCTATTCCATGGATGGATGTAGGTTTTAATCCCAGAGGAGAAGAGGTTTGTGGCTTTTCTTCAATCAAACAATTAAAGAAATGGTTTTGTAAGACCGATTTAGATTTTATTTTAAGACATAACTTTTCCGTTTTAAAATATGAAAATGTTGTTATAGAGGGAACGAGTTCTCGTCAAGTTATTTTTTCGAGAAAAGGTAGAAGAGTAAAAATAACAAATATAACGAAAAGTTTTTTATAATAAGGCAATAATGAAATACGGAACCGTTTATAGATTAGAGAATAGCAGTAATGGCGGCGGACCATATTGCTCAAGCGTACCAGGTGGCTATAATTATGAAGTATATTGTCTCGTACATAAGAAAGGGATGCAGAAAAATCATCCAACACCAGAAAGAGATATTGGACGAGAGACGGTAAAAGGGGAATTCTGTGGATTTATTTCTATTTCTCAATTAAAGAGATGGTTCTGTAAAACTGATCTTGAGTTTATATTAAGTCATAATTTTTCAATTATGAGATATGAAAATGTCTCTATAGAGGCTGTTGGTAAAAGTCAATGTATCTTTAAAAAAGTAGATTATAAAACAAAAAAAACAAATATAACAGATAGATTTCGGATAAAGGAAAAACATGAAAGCTAAAGGTTTTACACTAATCGAGTTAATGGTAGTTATGTTGATTGTGTCTCTTCTGGTAGCGGTGGCTATCCCAGTTATAAGTGGGAAAGTACAGTCGAAAGTACAGTCGAAAGAACAAGTACCGCAAAAACAAAGTATTGCGATTGTTGAACTGAAAAACGATTCGTTACTGATCCATCAAAATATTAATTACAAGATAATATTAAAACCAGCATTTCAAGGTCCTAATGTAGATCTCTATTTAACAGAGATACCAGATAATGCAGAGGTAATTATCGAGAACGGTAGGTATTATTTGCTATGGACTCCGATGACAGGGAGTACTCTAAGGACTACTATTATTACGTCTGCACCAAATCTTATGAAAGAACAAGATGTAACTATATTTGTAAAATAATTTTGCGAGAAAAATATGCTAAAAGTTAATTTAGAAAATGTAATAATATTATACGCCTATGACAAAGATGGTGTATGCGATAAAGTTAAGATAACACAGCGAGACGGAAGTTGCCAATTGTTTCAAGTTGATGCGAATAATGAGATGGTACTAATAATATGAAGATAGATATTAAACCTAATTTTATAGTAAATTCGCTTGAAGATATAATGGACTTATCAAAAGTCTACCGTTGTAAGAAACTACCAGATGCTATTAAACAAAATGTCATAGCTTGGCATAATAGCAGTAAGTATAAAGATAAACATTTGGTAAGGTTCGGCGATTGCACTAATGTATATGGAGCAACTTGTATTAAGTGCGACTGTAGTATGTGGGACTGGGGAGGATATGCAGGAGACACACAAACTATGTCTGACGAGTACTTCGAGCCATGTAAAAGGTATTCTCGTCATGGACTTATAATGCAACTATTGAAGGTAGTAGAAACATACGACTGGCAGTCTGATGCAGAATGGCTAAATGATGTCTTTGAAGAGTTTAAACTTACTACAGAAGAAGGTCGTAAATTTTTCAACTTTTATAGTAAAAATAGGCAGTTAATAGAAAAAGATGAGAACGGTAAAATCATAGGATTTGAGAACCGTCCAGAAGAATATATAGATAAAAATAAGGAAAAGAAAAATGAAAATTAGAGAAGGATTCGTATCAAACTCAAGCTCAAGTAGCTTCATCATCGGCATCGCTGTAGTCAAAGATATTGAAAAGTGTAAAAAATATATCGAAGATAATAAGATAGATCAAGATGTTATTATCAAAACATACAAAGAAATTAAAGAACAGAGACCTTACTATCTTGATACGATTACAGATACAACTTTGGAGATAGAATCATTTGCATGTTCAACCGTATCAATAAATCCAGAAGATCTCAAGGATGAAGACAATGTCCTAATCTATTATTTCTGCGGAAATGAAGGAGGCTGCTGTTTTATGGAAGATTACGATGATGGAGAATATTCAGATATAGATTATGACATAGGCTATGACTTCTTCTATCAGGCACAAAAAAATGTAATTGATATGTTAGGAAGTGCAGAAGATGCAGGACTTAATAAAGAGCAATGTAACTATAGCTACGGTGCAGCAAGGAACGGATAATGAGAGTAATTTTACAAGCCAAAGAAATACCAGAGGGGTCGATAGTTACCCTTCCAGGAATGGATCAGCAATATGTACTTCTAGATGAAGTTGAGGTGTTTTCTGGCGAAACTACATATGAGAATATGGTACAACCAGATTGCCTATTTATGATAGTGCCAGGAGATCTAGGTTCCTTAAAGGCTGTCCCTCGAAAAACCATGTTGGAATGGATAGTCTTAACAAAAGAAGACTATATAAAACTTAGAAATATAATCGTAAAACATTGTTAATTTTTGGGATTAGAAGAGGTTTCTCATGAAAAAAGTATGTATTACTCTTATTTTTATTTTTGTTATTGGTAGCCTAATAGTTCTACCGATAAGCTTACTCGTTTCTCTTAGCTTTTTTGCAGCTGGTTGCATATTCTCTATAATTTGTCCTAGATAATAAAAATAACACTTGAAAGTGATTTACTGGTAGGTATAATAAATACTATGAAAGTAAATAATCAAGAAAAAAATATTATGGATATACATAAATACTTGAGAAATAATTTGGGGCAAAGAAAAATGAACTATGCTGTAAGAGTAACTGACTTTTGTAATTTGGACTGCGAATACTGTTATGCAAAAACAGATGTCCCTCATAATATGGACTTTAGGACACTACATAAAGTCATGGACAGAATATGCGAATACGCAGAAAAGGATGATGACAAGAATATCACTATCAACTGGACAGGAGGAGAACCTTTCCTCCAAGGCGTAGATTTCTTTCAAGAGATAGTCAATATACAAAATGAATTAACAGATTACACTTTTGAGAATGTCATACAAACAAATCTTACACTGTTGGATATGCATTTCTTAATCTTTTTTGATAATAATAATTTCAAGTTAAGAACAAGTCTTGATTTGCCAGCAGAGATTCATAATGAACGTAGAATTCGCGACCGGAAGTTTGATGGTTTTAAAAATACACTCGCTAAAATTCGTATACTTCAAACAAATGGTATTTCAATTAATGTAAATACCGTCATCACAAGTCAGAATGTTCACAAAGCACAAGAGATATACGCATTCCTTAAAGAGAATAAGATAACAAGTTTTTCTGTTTCTAGGTTTGTCCTACAAGGCAATGCTTGCGACCACGAAGGACTGCTTATCGCGGAGCCTGGTCAATTCGGTAGATTTCTTATCGAACTATACGACCTTTGGAAAGCTGATGTAGATGGTTGTCTTGAAAGAATTACCCCACTAGATAACCTCGAAAATGCTTGTAAATTCTATCTCGAAAAGATAGACTATGCCAAGGCTTGCTTCCATTGTCAAGACCAGATATTTGCTATCGACCCGTATGGTAAGGTCTTTTCATCTTGTAATAAATTCTTGGCTCATAAGGATACTTGCTTCGGCGACATCAAAACCGATACGCTCGAAAATATAATGAACTCGGAGAAGCGACAAGCCTTTCTAAAGAAGGTTACGAGTTCTACTGGTAAAGTATGCCCAACTTGTAAATATGCTCCTATATGTAAAGGTGGTTGTTTCTTCTTGGCATATACGGCGAAGTTAGATGGGAACTTGGATAGAGAAGATTTCTGCAAAGGTTACTACTTTGTATTTGAACATATCATTAAATATTTGGAAGGACAAGAGTAATGGACAAGCCCGTATTAGGCTCACTTAAATTAGCGTTAGGTTATGATTGTAATTTAAAATGCGGATTCTGCCTGCAACAAAATGCCGACAAATCTCCGAAATTAGATTTTGCGGATGTACAGAAAATCATGCAAGAAGATATGGTCAAAAGTGATGTAAAACGCATTACCATTACCGGAGGAGAGCCTACTCATGAACCGTATATAGATACAGCCGCTACAATTGTAGAATTGGCTAGTCGAATGGGAAAAGAAACTTGTATCTTTACCAATGGTGTTCTTCTTGATGACGATATGCTAGGCATGTTTAAGTATATGGGGCTTACTCGCTTCAGAGTTAGCTTGTACGACCCGATCGATTGGAAATGGGTCAGAGACCTCATGAAGAGACTTAAAGCTCACGATTTCCCACGCATGGCTAAATATACAGTTACCAAAGAGACCATCGGAAACATCGATGAAGTACTTCATAATGTAGCTAATAAAACTGGCATTGAGTGGTTCCAAGTAAAACCATATAACAGAATTGAAGTTCCAGAAGTTGATGCTCAATATGAACTTGAGCCTGATCAAGTATTTGAACTTTCAGCGAAACTTCTTAAGTTTAAAATGGAAGAGCCTCAAATCAAAGTTGACTTGCTCCCTCTCTGTTATGAGTTCCTCGTAGATAATACTATCAAGGCAGAGGATATTAGCCCTTGTAATTGTGGTCAAGGCAAAGAGGGTTATCTTGTGGTTACTCCAACTGGCGATGTAAAGATATGCGGTGCGTATCCTGTAGCTTTGGGTAACATCAAAACAGATACCATTACAGACATTTGGGAAAACCACCATCTTCTGAAAGAGGTAAGAACAAGAACTCAGCCAGAACAATGTAAAGATTGTGATCATTGGGAAAAATGTAAGAAGAATGATTGCCACTCAGCGACTTATGCGATGCATGGCGATTTCAAACATGGAAACCCCCAATGTCCTATCATCAAGAAAAAATATGCGAAATACGCAGGAAAAATAACTAATTTAACGCATGACGAATGGGATGATAAACTAGAGAGAATGGGAAAAACATAACATGAAGCCGGAACAAGTAGCTAAAAATCCTTTCTCTAAAGATGAACAAACAGCGTTAACTAAAAAAATGTATCATATTATAACAGATTGTGTTGTAGATGAGGTTATCGAAAAAGCTGGTTCTTGGGAAAATGTTAATGAAGTAGATTTACATAGCGGTATTGTCAATGGTTTCCGAGATATCTTGGGAAGAATGACAGGTAAAAAACTTCGTCAAAGTATTCAAGAACTTAATATGGGAAAAGAATAAAATATGTGTCTAAGAACTAAACATACAGGAAAAGAAAAAAAAGAGTTAATGGAATCTCTCACTTTCCCATTAACAGCGTATAAAGTTGTCAGGAAGCCATACGGAGATGATATAATGTCATCAGGCGTATATTCAGAAACTAAAGGCACTAAATACGGACATGATAAAAACGAAAATAGACATAAAGTACAATTATGTGTAGACTATAATTTTCTGTTCTTTGACGGACCGAAAGAGTACTACACATCTGGGTATCACTGCTTTTTAAATAAACAAGCTGCCATAGATATGCATAATTCTTTATATTGGAAGGATGAGTTAGAGATTTTCGAAATAGTTATTAAGTGTAAAAGTCATATAACAACTGTAGGGATGGAAATGGTGGAAGACCCCCGACACCCATATGATTATAACGACGTATATAGTAGTAAAGAAATAGTTTTGGTTACGCAACAATTTACTTTCGCGGAGAAAATATGAAAACAAGAATCATTGAAAGAACTGGTCCAAGCGGTAGAGTATCATATGTTATACAACAACCTCATTTTCTATTTAGATGGTGGTGGGTAGATGCTTGGATCAACAGTATGTGCGGAGCAAACTGCCAAGATTCGTTTGACACAATGGAAGAAGCAAAAGCTAATCTATGCTACTTCGATGGGACTCCGACAGTAGAAGTTATTGTAACTGCATAAGAGAAAATAATTATGATATTAACGTATATAACATTGGTATTGTGTCTGATATGGATAGCTATCATTCTTATAGGACATGATGGGTACTCTATCAAAGGACCTCTTAAATGGTGGTCGTGCGGAATAGGGATAAGCATCTTCGGATTGCAAGCCTCTAGTGCTCAAATATGCTTTGGTTTCCCAGAGATATTTACTATCATACTCTTTATCGTGATGACGATTATGCTTGTTACTGTTGCAATTAAAACTCCTAAAAAGCCTTTACATGAGAGATTGGGCGAATGATAAACCACCATATACCAGAACGATGTAAAACATGTTCGTATCATAGAACATGGTACTGGCCTTCAAAGCTAGAACATAGGCATTGCTACCATCAGGATAGTTATAGATGTATAGAAAGACCAGGGAACAGTACGTCAATAAAAGACCACTATAGTCCTCGATGGCGTTGGTTGCTTTGGTGGGGATTAACATTTCAATGGAACAAGTTAGATAAAAAGGAAATAATATGAACAGTATTATAGAAGAAAATAAAGATGTACTAAAAATACGGTTTAATACATATTATAGGGATGAAGGACAAGATGTAGGAACCGTTAAATTAAAATCATGTGATGAAAATGGGAAATTATTTGAAACACTGTTCGCCTGCTCAACAATAACAAAAAATTATGTACAGCGAAAAATATATAATTTGATGTTAAAAGAAAGTTGCGAAGTGGAATTAACTATCTCGATAGAACCGATTGATCATACATTCATAGCACGATTAATTAATAATGGATTTCGATTAGAAGATGATAATGGAAAAGAGATATGGGGGCAGTACCATGGAGGAATTATTAATTGGATGAAAAAATATGAATATCAAGGAAAAGAAGCGTACTTCTTTTTCGAAGTGTTATAAGGAAATATAAAATAGTAGATTCAAAAGGATAATGATATGGTAACAATACCACAAATAATAAATCAAACTAACCAGATAGCTGATGGGATAATGGCTAATAAAGAAATGAGAGGTTTCTCTGTCGCACAAGAACTAGAGCTTCAGATAGCTTCCATAGAAGCTGCATCTAAAATTATGCAAGCTATACTTATAGGTAAAGAGATAGATAATATGAGAAGATTTTAAAAGGAACGCTGTGACACCTGAACAAGCAATACAATTAAATAAAGAAAGAATATCACTCAAAATTAAAATGGTAGCAGAGCTACTCATATCATTCATGGACGATGTGCTTATCGAGGAGATAAAGTCTCTGGAAAAAGGAACACCTCAGAAATTTTGTATGAGATATTTCGCAACTACCCACCTTACGAATAAGGATAAAAATCTATTTGTTGAGCATAAATTTGCAATAGCAAAAAATATAGTGAATCATTATAATGAACACAGATGGGAAGCATATATAATAGAAAATAGTAATCTTGTTATATCCATAGAAATACCAGGAGAATAAAATATGATCATAATAATAGTAGCAGCGTACATCTTACTGACAGCCATATGCCTACCTTTTATGATAAACAGCGGAAACTTTGATTTTAAGTATGATTCTAAATGGACAACTACAAAACAAATAGCAGGACTGTTTCTTGCAGGATGGTTGTTGACAGTGATGGGCATTATATTCGTTATACTCGCTGCAATGTTCTGGATAGTTATGACTATCTTTGAAATAGAAGGTTAAACTTCGAGTGAAAAGAATATGAATAAAAAAATATGGATAACAAGAAGTCGCAGCCATCGATCAGATGGACCAAAATATGTTGTCTCAATATGGTGGATACAAAAACCATTTTGGCACAGTGATGAGAATAATAAATTTTGGTGGTCAACCTGTCTAGGAGAAAGTGAACTTATATCAACAAAATTAAGTAAACAGTTATTTGGATTAGCACCAAAAGAACATGAAATATATACAGCCGAAGAAACAGATGATGGATATAAAATAACACAAAGACAAACAGCAAGAGATTGCTATCGTACTGATGTAGATAGAAAATTAGGTTTGGAATGGTAAAATTTAATACTTGAAAGTGTTTCCTAAATAAGATATAGTAGTGACATGAACATATGTGAAATAATTGGAATTGGATGTTTACTAGCAGTTGGAGCAGGAATATTAGCTGGTTTTATAATAATGATGGCAGGAATAATGGAAGAAAATAAAAGAGACTGGAATGAATAGACGCAACGAAATAATAATTGGAGCATCTATAATAACTCTTATTGCGATAATCCTTATGCTGTTAATAAGTTCTGTAAGATCAATGACCCCAAGGTGCCTCGAATGTAAAACTGTATCATATAGTACTGAATACTGCGGTAGTTGCGGAGAGTGGATGAACCCTCCATATTGTAAAAAATGCGACAGAAGATATTTTAGCGGTTGTAAAAAAGATAAATACTGTGAGGACTGCGGAGAAGAACTTGTAACCTTGACAGAGAAAGAATAAAATAATATGAACATATATAAACAAAGATGGAACAAGGCTAAACAACTAGCTAACGAGATAAATGATAGGTACGAAAAAGCCATTAAAGAATATGGCAATAAATGTATCCTCATGTATAGAGAAATACTCGAAGATGCGAATATCGTTATATATGATGATCAAATTATATTACATGTACCTGGAGCTAATTTTATATTGTTCATAGATGATCCAGAACAAGATATGGGGTCACTCTCAACGATAAAAGAAATAGAAGAACTATTCGATGAAATTAATATACTCGTACCATATAAGGGATAGAAGATGTGCATAGAATATAAATTAACAACAGATAAAAAAAAGAAAATACTTGATAAGATAGGCAGAGAAGGAATAAAAGTCTATAAGATAGTAAGACATGGAGATTGGGGACACTATCCTATATATCGAAATAAACAAACTCCATATGAAGAAGGAGTAAATACCGCCCAAAGAATACAAATAGTATCGTGGGACGCAGTATCGTATATGTCAGGCTTCCATTTCTATATGAACAAATATGCCGCGAAAATGACACTAAAGTATGAATGGGAAGATATGGATGATGGTTATCAATATAAAATTATAGAGTGTATTGTCAAAAAATCATGGGTGACAACGATAGGAGAAGAATACATTTTTAACGACGATGGAAGATATCAAGATCTCACCCAAGTTATTATCACTAAAAAAGCTATCTTCCCTGTTTTCGCGGAGAATAAAACATGTGTATAAATAGAATAGCAAATAAAGAAAAATGGCTGAAAGATAAACCAAAAGTCATAACAGCATATAAAGTAGCAATAGCATGTTATAGTAAAGAACTAGACGTAAGACTATATCCAGTCTTTAATAACGATAAATACTTTAAAAGAAATAACCTACTCAGAAAAGTTAAATCTGAAAGAAGTGAAAAATACCAACATGTCGATGGATCGAAAAACTCGACATATATAGCATATTACCACCTGTTCGCAAAGAGAAAAGACGCAGAGAGACACAGAAACTGGATGGGAGGATCTGTTATAGAATGCACAGTACCAAAAAAATACATAACAGAGATAGGATACCAATACGGACATACAGTAATCGTAACAAGAAAATTCTCCATAGTAGGAGAAGATGAATTCCTAGACTAATTACAGAGAAAGAATACATATAAGGAGAATTATAATGATATATATTAAAGAAAAAACAGAAGAATTACTGACAATGACACCAGAACAAGCCAGAGAACTTGCAAAAGAACTTAACTATATGGCTGACGAAACAGAAGATCATGAATACTCATTTTCAACAGAATTATGGATGGAAGGAAGTTTAACGACGGTTAAACCAATGAAGATTATTATAAAAAATATAGATAAAAATCCAGAAACACTCTTTCCAAGATAAATAGAAAATATGAAACCTATAAAAATAACAAACCCCAAATATAAAGAAATAATAAGAGAACAAACAAAAGAACCACTAATACAAAATATAGCAATAGGGTTCGCAGAAGCTCTAAAAGAACTCGGACACAATAACTTCGAAATTATTATAAAAGAATAAGGAAACAGTATGTGCCTAGAACATAGATTGCCAAAAAATAAAGCAAATAAAATCATAGATAAGATACCACCAGAAGGAATCAAAGTTTATAAAATAGTAAAATGCGGAAGCGTACATTACCACCCAATACATAGATATGAATTCGGACCATATAATGAAGGAGTAAATAAAGCACAAACAAAACAAATATCGGCATGGGAAGGGGAAAAATATATGGCAGGCTTCCATTTCTATATGAACGAAAAAAACGCTAAATATATACTCAATAAGGAATGGGGAGATTCAGTATATACCTTCAAACTTATAGAGTGCATAGTTAAAAAATCGTGGATAACAGCAATAGGACATGAAGTCGTATTTAAAACCGTTCATGGAGATTTCGACGATGTGTATCTTACAACAACAGTCATCGTAGCAAAAAAAGCCATATTCCCTAAATTTTGCGGAGAAAATAAATAATGCTATTTAAAGTATGTATGAGTATAGCCACTATACTATTCTTAATAGTTATAGTAGTTAATATAGTCTCGTCAATCAAAGAAAAAAAGAAATATGAATATCTCAATGAGAGAGATGATGGATTCACAGGAACAGCGAAAAGATATAGAAAAAAACACCCTATTAAAAAATAAGGATAAATATGATAGAAGTAATTAATGAACCAGATGATTGCCCATTCCAGAGAACAGATTATGACGGATTCCCAGATGGATGTAAGTATGATGAAACTAAATGCTATAATCATAACGAATTCCCAGAGGATTGCCCACTGAATGATGGCGATATTACAGTTACAAAAGGATAAATATGAAATGTAAAAAACATCCAAGATATAAAGGGAAAAATAAAGAACAAGCAAAAAATTGCCCAGCCTGTATCTGTATATATATGAATAGACTATTTAAAGAAAAAAGGGAAAGACAATGAAATGCAAAAAACACCCAAACTATAAAGGAAATGGAAAACCAAGAAATTGTGCAACCTGTCTATGCATACACCTGGAAAAACAACTTAAAAAAAGTAGAGAAAATAGAGAATAGCTCTTTTTCCCGCGAAAAATAATAAATATAAGGATCAATACAAATGACAATAAACAATATAAACAGAGAAACAGAAATGGTATATGATAACCTAAAAAGAATAACCAGCAATATACCATCAAAAGATACACTAATAGAAGCAACTGCTAAAATAATGCAAGCTAAAATTATAGCTGAAGCAATAAGTAACATAAGGAACATAACATGAGGAAAACAAAAGTTATTAAAGCCTCTCCAGCAGCACTCGAACAAAGGATAGATACTTGGATAAAATGTAACCCAAGAGCAGAAATAATTAGAACAAGTGCTGCAGCCATAAATGAATACAATGTTCTATATGTGATAATATATGAAGAAAAACCAATATAACACCGATACCTCAAATAATTTGCCAGAGTGGTAAAAAATGGAATTTATAAGAATATGAAATATAATACTTGTCAAAATCATAAAACTCCTGACCAAATAGAAAAAGAAGATCATCGCTCTATATATCAAAAAAGATGCCTACTGTCTATAGGAGATAAAATAAAGGCTACTACCGAATTTAGAAAAGTAATGATTGGCTCATATAGACCAAAAGAACCTGTATTCGAGGGTGGCAAAATCATAGAGTTTAAAGATCCATACGACTCAGATGGAAAAACAGCACACTCATTGGCAAATGTAGAAATGCCTTGCGGTTGTACACATCGTATCAATACAGCTTGGCTTGTCAAAATCTAACCCTTTTTCGCGAGAAATAAAAATCCCCATTAATAACCCAAAAATCCATATAAACTACAATATACACAAGATTAATATATAATGACTACAATACTTAATATAATAGCAACTATAATATATGGACTAATCATATTTAGCGAACACATATATATAAAGATAACACAAAGATAACAATATGAAGAATAAATTCACATGAGGACACGCTAACGACGAATCCAACATAAGACTAAATGGAGAACACTATCTCGAAATATCTAACTATGGACATACAAAAGAAGTAATAGATAGAGTAGAACATATCACCGAACTACTAAACCAAACAACAACTGCTGATGTAATACCAGAGCCTCCACAACCTCCACCAAAGAGAGTAATCATAGAGGGAGTAAAGATAATACAAGAATAACAAACAAAGCACAGATCAAACCACAGGGCTTATACCCCCTTATCAGAATACCAGTTAATAGCTCAAAAATCAACTATGGCAATCAATAGGGAAAATAATGGAACTAAGTGGTACAGAGTGGTGTAAAAGGGTGAAAAACCCCATTATTACCCAAAAACCCAATTAGAGGTCAAAAACCCAATAAATATTGCTCACAAACCTATAACCCAAATATAATAAGAAAAATGCTTATTATTGATACACAAGCACCAAATAGGAATATCTTTAAATAATTCTCATCGACCGATCTCGATAAACCGACTCTATTTACCCTTAATATAATAATAAGAATTATTTTTATTCCTTATATAAAAGTAATGATACACCTTATATCAAGTACTATGGCACTCTTTGTCATATTTGCCAGAGTGACAAAAAAACTGTTGTCTGGTATAAGTTGTTTTCAGTTGCACCAAGTTATTACCACTCTGGCAGTTATTTGATACAATTATTTGCCAGAGTGTGAAAAAACACTTCTTATATATGTAGCAGTCATATATTTTGTTAAAAACTGTCACTCTGGCACTGTATGGGTCATATTTATTTGCCAGAGTGGTAAAAAGTGCTTTTTATAAGAAATAATACTTGAAAGTGATTTATCATTATGATATAATCACGTTCTGTATTTGAGTTTATTTTTTGGAGAGAAAAGTTATGAGTGACGTAGTAAGAGATTATTCAGATGTCAAGGACACAGTAGAGTTATCTATTGGTGATCGCACCAAGATAACTAATCGCAGAGGAAACGTTATCACTCCTCGCAAATACCATATGGCAGATGATCAGATAGAGGAAGCACGTAATCGCTGGAGAGAGTTGATAAAAGATGTTCCTGCTTCTATTCGCCATAAGGCCAGGCGATCGTTCTTTAATCCATTTAGGGTTAATGGTTCTTATTTTGGTCAAGTTCAAGCACTGTATCTACTTGGTGCTAATGAGTGGCATACTTACTCATCTGTTCGTGGTAAGATGCAGGAGGACATGAGTACCCGTAAGAGTCCTCTCAACACTTTGAATAGTTGGGAGAAATTTGCTACTAGGAGTGCTCGTGAGGGAGCTACTTCTACTAAAGATTTAATGGGTAGAATAGTTAGTAACTTCCGTACTCTTCAGCGTTTAGGTGGCACTAACCCTTATGGTTATAAGCTTAAGCAGTTGTTATCGAGTGTTGATGCTCGTCGTAGAGTGGATAGTATTTGGGAGTTTAGGTTAGATACTACTTGGACTGATATGGACTTGGTTAAGCCTTTTTATGATATATCTGCTTATGTTGTTCCTAAAGGTAAGAAGGTTGATACTGTAGTAGTTTCTACAGATGTTCCAGTTGTTGACTGATTGGGAGAGTATGCACTGAATTGGGTATACCCTTTTTCTTTTCCGCGAAAAAATGGGTTTTAAGGGTAAAAACAATGATTAAGTACTATTTAAAAAGATATGGTTATGCGGCATGGTTAGGTCTTGCACTGGGTATGTTCGCCAATATAGGTATATTTGATATTGATTTCTGGCTTATTCTTGTGCCTTTTTACTTCTTACTAGGTTGGAGAGATCAATGATTGAAGCACTGATTAAGATATTATGTATATGGTGTATCCTTGGTTTTATAGCCCCTATGCTCACTCCTGACCCTGAAACAAAGAAGGGGGCTATTATCCAGTTAATAACTTTTGGTCCCATTATGTGGGCTTGTGTAGGCGTAAGTACGTTAATTGATATTTTTTCGCGGATAAAAAAATGGCTAAATGGTTAAAAATTCCCAAGACATATGGTGGACTTCAGGATAATATTGCCTATGAGAAGGCATTATCTACTCCCACTAAAGAAGAGAAGATGATAAGTCTATTTAATTTTAGCACCAAAATCTTTAAGTTCTTATCTTGCCTATGGTTAGCACTGATTATCTTAGGTTTTAGTTTAATGTCTCTTGCACCGAAAGTAGCTGGAGTTATAGGAGCTACAGGTAGTTTCCTCTTTGTAGTTAATTTTATTAGTTATATTTGTTTAATAATGATGATATTGTATATGAAAGGTCTAAGTAATGAGTAACATAATTGAATGGATTAAAGACAAAGATAATGAGTTAGTGGCTACTATTGTCCTCTTTGTAGTTGGGATATTAATAGTACTGTTTGGAGTTATATCTATTGCACTGACAAGTTCAGGGATATTTATTGTCTTTGGATCCTTGTTAATGCTAATGGGTGTTATAATTGTAATATTCGGGTTCGTTACTCTGATGGAGTTCCTAGGCGGTCTATAGCACTGAATAGGAAACCACTATATGTAGCGGTGCAGACTACCCCCAATACCCACTACATATAGTACATACAACATATGGTGGGTATGCAATGGGTAATACCCACTACATATAGTATATTGAAAGGTAAAAAGATGCAAAAAATTGCAAAATGGTTAAGAGATGAAGTTATCTATAAGTTAGTAGCTAGTGTTTTCATGTTTTTGGGTGGAATTTCTACTCTATTTATAGCTATTCACTTTTGTAATAATTCTAAAATTGGTATGGGAGTAGTTCTCCTTATATTAGGTTTAGTTTTTAGTGTTCTTGGGATTATTCCTTTGATATCTAAGTGGTGTAATTGGCAGGATATAGAATAAATGAGTGATTCTATTCAGGATAGTTATCAAGATGGTCATGAATCTTATTATGACGATATATTAAGATATAAGAATCCTTATAGTGGATTGGAGTCTGAGTCTTGGTTTCGTGGTTGGGATGAAGCTGAAGAGTATCATCGGTTATTCACTGATAATCAGACCTTCAGGGATCAGATTAAAGAGTTAAAAGAAGAGATAAAAGAGTTAGAAGATAGTGTTAGTGGGTTCAAGAAAAGTATGATCCAGATTAATACAAATATATTATCTTCTATAGATCACATAAGAAAGAGTAAGTTTCTTTATTTTCACCGCGAAAAATTGGTATCTAAGCTTAAAAATATAAATTTGCCAGAGTGTGAAAAAAGCTAATTTATAGAGTTGTATAATAAATATGCGGAGAGAGAAATGTACCAATCGTTAAATAGTATAAAATATGTAGAAGTATCCCGTTTATCGACTGGTATACCTGAATTAGATTGGATATATGGAGGAGATGGTACTAATGTAGGTCTCCCTCAAGGTAAGATAAGTTTATGGAGTGGTCCATCAGGTTGTGGTAAGAGTAGGTCATTAATTACTCTTTCTAAGAAAATGAGTTCCGCTGGTCATAACGTTCTTTACTTTCAGAATGAAGTTAATTTGAGTGATTTTCGTTCTTGGGCAGGCAATGAACCCTTGGCTCCGAATCTTTATGCATCGGATACAACTACTTTGGCTGGACAAGTAGATGAGATAACGAAGAGCAAAGCAAGAGTTGCTATCATTGATAGTATCGGATTGATTAAGGAATTCAAGACAGGACATGAGACTAATGTAAGAAACATTTATGCTCATTACCGTGCATTAACTAAAAAGACTGGTGTTCATGTTATCTTTGTTTGTCAGTTGAATAGTAATTATAAGATAAAAGGTTCATCTGAAATCCTGTATTTAGCTGATATTTCAGTTGATTTAGACAGGCATGTAGTTAATAAGAAGATAATTAAGAACCACTTTGTGATAGGCATCAATGGTCGTAATGGTGGTAAACATCGTTATGGCGAGATGGGCGATGACATAACTACTCTTTGGAGGTATTCTCCTGGTGGAGCTATATGTATCTCTAATAATAGGGGATCCTCTGATATAGTTCCTTATGGTCATATTGATAAAAAGGTAGTTGATACTGTTTCTGGATCTACTTTCTTTGTGCCGAAACTAAATTTTAAATTTGCTTGAAAAGTGAAATTAGATATATTATAGTGTTGTTATGTTACGAAGGGGTGGTACCCTAGAGAGATGTAAAAACTAATTTGTGATGAACCCATCCCTTAGCGGGGAATGGCTGAAAGTCACCGTTAAACTCGCATGACCAAATGCTCGTAATATTTTAAAAAAAGCTTTGAAAGTGATTTATATTATGCTATAATGCATTTTCGAGTCAAGGGCAAGAGATTGTTGCTTGGCAGTGATTTTATTTTTTCAGCGATTTAAAATTACAACAGAAACTAGGTAATAGGGTCTGAACATAAACCCTATCATCTTTAAAAAATATTATTTTAGTTAAAGTTATTTTAGTTAAAGTGACGATATAGTAGTATATCAACGATATGCCGATAAGTGAGAGACGACTTGGGGCGTCGATGCCGAGAGATAGCCGTCCGACATATTTGTTGATGAATAGTAGTATACTGACGTAGTAACAGTAGGGTTAAGGTTGTTGATTTCGGTTAACTTCTTGGGCAGTTCGAATCTGTCCTACGCCATTGATGGTACTGAGGATGAGATAGGAAATAAGGTTGACTAATCTTATCTTAGGGTAGATTCTTTCGAGGCTATTTGAAAACGTTGTAAGTACGGAATAAAGTGATAGATAGAATAGAATCGAGATGGTAGCTTCAACCGATTGTTGACGATGTTAACCCTTACAACAATCCCTTGAGGTGTGTAGGTATTATCATTTATAACGATGAAGATATAGACTAAGTAGGTCGCACCTATTGGAGGGTCACTCCCTTCCATCGTTGCCAAGACGAAGAAACAGTAGGGTTTAGCCTCAATGACTCCGGGTCAACCGGACGTATTTGAGGAATGGGGAGTTCGAATCTCTCCTTCGTTATTATTAGTTGGTGTCGTCTAAATCTGGCAGGTAACACAAGGGCATGCTCTGAATAACTTGTCCAACTGATTAGATACGAAGTATGTACGCTCTTCGGAGTAGGATAGTTGGCTTATTCTTGCAAGAAGGTCAACTGTGGGTTCGACTCCCACCTTCGTAGTTTAAGTATAGTATTATCCGCCACCGTCGAATACTTTTAGTATTTGTGGGAGAATTTTATTATACTTATGATAGCTGCCTTCGGGCTAGGGATTTATAACCCCGATGAGAAACCAAGTTATAATGGATTTAGTAACATAGTTATTAGAGTGAACTATCTGTCCTATAGGGACTAATAATTATATATTGCAAAAAGTAGTTTAATTATGGTAAAATGCCGTTGTTACGCTTAGCGATGCGGGTATGAAGGTTCGAATCCTTTCTGAGCAATATAATTTTAAAAAATAAAAAAGGATTTATTTCGATAGTTTCGGAATAGAGTATTAATAGTAATTTAAATAGGATTAACAAAAGATGACTAACCTAAAGCATAATTTATCAGTATCTTGGCATTGTATGAGTATAACACTCAGACAACAGGCTATTTATAGCTTGGTCCCTGCCAATTTTGCGTCAGATAAAGAACGCGATGGTTAGCCGCTTTTGAATATATATACCCCATTTCAAAGGCGACTACCGAAAAGTAGTTGCCTTTTTTTTATGGAAAAATATAAAATGGATAAAATGATAAATAATATAGTTAAAGAGCTAAAGAGAAAAGAAGATATAAGAATCTTCTATCGTTTAGCTGCTAAATATGGTTTCTATGAAGGGAACCCGATCGTGACTAGAACGATCAAAAGAAAACCGTGTAGCTTATGTAATTAAATTTACCCGATTAGCTGAGTGGCTTAGCACTTGTTTTACATGCAGGGGAGAGTGGTTCGATTCCACTATTGGGTATTATGAAATGTAGAAAATGTAAAAAAGATTTTGTAGTAGGAATAAATGGTAGTAGTCATAGACACTGTAAGAGGTGTAGGGGGTTGCTTCCATAAGGTAAAGAGAATTTTACCTTTAAGCTATTTGAAATTTAGATATTAAGGCCCGTTCTTCTAGAGGTTAGGATCTTAGGCTTTCATCCTGAAGACAGGAGTTCGATTCTCCTACGGGCTATTTGCCAGAGTAGAAAAAAATCTCTATTATGGCAATACGGAGATGTAGCTCAGTGGTAGAGCGTTGCCCTGAAGAGGCAAGCGTGGGTGGTTCGATTCCACTCGTCTCCATTTAGTTCTTTAAAAAGTAAATAGAGTTATAAACAATAATACATATAGTTGTGTACTTTAACTGGCAAAAGCGACCGCTTGTGGCGACGTATATGGGTTCGAGTCCCATTATGATTATATGTATATTATTAGTCCTATGGTGTATCGGTTTGCATGGAAGACTTTGAATCTTCAGGGTTAGGTTCGATTCCTAATAGGACTGTATCCAGTATGACGAAATTACTATGTCGAGGGTAGTCCCTTACTGGATTTTTATAGGTCGGTAGTGTAATGGTAGCACGGCGGTCTCCAAATCCGCAAATTAGGGTTCGACTCCCTACCCTCCTGTTTGAAGAGGTAGCTCAGTTTGGTAGAGCGTCAGTCACGTCTGGCCAGACTATGAAATCTGAAGGTCGCAGGTTCGAATCCTGCCCTCTTCATTTGGGTATGAAGCTTATGAGGTAAAGCACTCGGCTTTTAACCGAGAGTTTTGAGGGTTCGAATCCCTCTATACCCATTTTAGCTCTTTGTAGTATAATGGCAAACATACATGGTTTGGGACCATGTGATGGAGGTTCGATTCCTCCCAAAGAGATTGTTTATTCCGGTTAACAATTAAAGGAGTTTACCATTATATATCGAATATATAAATAGAACATTATTTATATAGGAGACATTTAGATGAGATACTCTAAAAAGAGATTAGCTATGGGAGAAGAAGACTGGGTAGAATACCAAAAAGAGAGAAAAAATAACAAAGCTAAACATTGGAAAAGGAAAAACGCTGATAAAGTAGTGAATTGGAGGCGAAGAGCCAAAATTAAACTTATTCACTATAAAGGTGGTAAATGTTTAAAATGTGGATATAATAAGGAAATAGCTTCAGCTTATGATTTCCACCATAGAGACCCCTCTGAAAAAGAATTTGGAATAGGAGGAAAAACTCTTGCCCTGGAAAAATTAAAAAAAGAAGCTGATAAGTGTGATTTATTGTGTAAGCTATGTCATATGGAGATACACGAAGAAGAATATCAAGAACAAAGAGAGAGAACTATTAAGGAATGGTCAGCACTAGCTGACAGAATATAGATTTACCCAGGTACGCTAATTAGGTAAGCGGAATGGCTGTTAACCATTTGTATCCCGTTCAATCGGTATGGAGGTTCGATCCCTCCCTTGGGTGTTAAGAAAACTGTCGTCTAAAGTCATAGGACACCGGGTCGTAATCCCGGAAATGCAATTTAATGCACTGTGGGTTTTCTTTTTTAGTCCTTTGGTGTAACGGTAGCATAGAACACTCTGAATGTTTTGGCGAAGGTTCGAATCCTTCGAGGACTTTTTTGGGATAGTTAAAAGTGGGAGCCTGCCGCGGAAGTTAAGGGTTCGAGTCCCTTCTATTCCATTTTATAACTCTATGTTATATCGTAATATGTTACGAGTTATATCTGAAATTAGATGCGTTAACTCGTCATATTATGTATTGTTCCTTTACAAGTTAATAGTGAGTATATCCAAAAAATGTTAAACACCTCTCTAGAGGATGCTAACACTAAATAGGGTTCCCCTGTTTTCTTTAGATCCTCTAGTTTTGGCTCTATAGTTCAATTGGCTAGAACGCACGACCGATAATCGTGTAATCCAGGTTCAAGTCCTGGTGGAGCTATATTGGGGGGTTCATTGCTAACGGGAAGCAGCCTGCTTTGCACGCAGGAAATAAGGGTTCGATTCCCTTACTCTCCATTTTTGGAACAGGTACAGAGTATTTAGTGTTAATTTACTTAGAAATTGTCGCGAAGAGTAGATGAGTAGTAGATAATACATTCTCAAGGGCAATACGAGAGTCACTTATTTATTAGCAATAGGTACCAACTGTTCCAGTTTAACGCGATATCGTATAACGGCTAGTACACCAGGTTGTCAACCTGTAAATCGGAGTTCGATTCTCCGTATCGCGATTTAGTTTTTTAAGGGAGTACGCCAGAGTTGGAGAGCTGGGGCAGATTGTAAACCTGTTGCTTAACCGCTGAGTAGGTTCGAATCCTATTGCTCCCATTTAACATTTTAGCGGGAACGCTGACATTAATATAGAAATATGATTAAGCTTTATGTGGCGAGTCAGCCTATAATCGTATGTATAGGTACTTTTGATAGTTATGTAGGTTCGAATCCTGCCGTTCCCATTTTTGTAACACTGGATGAGCAAGCAGATTGGTGACTGCACTTCTTTGCTAAAGAAACGAGCGTAATTGCCTTGTAGGTTCGATTCCTATCTCATCCGTTTGGAATGCGTGGTAACTATTGGTAGGTTGCGTTAGTCTTGAAAACTAAATTGCCTCGTTGAGGGGTAATAAGGGTTCGATTCCCTTCCATTCCGTTTAGCACTGGATAGGCATTAGATTGGCGACTTACTTCGCTTGGAAAGCGTGTGTTCCGCAAGGGCTTACAGGTTCGAATCCTGTTCTATCCGTTTTTTATAACACTATATCAGTAGTTATAGCACTGTATAGTATAGTAATTTGCCAGAGTGTGAAAAATGTGTTATTAGTAAGAAAAAGAGGTATTTTTCTTTATTTTCGCGAAAAAATAGTTTGTAAGTGAAAAGTATTTTGATATAATAAAATAAGTAGGAGAATAATATGGCAAAAAAGATAAAAACTACTGAAGCAAGTAGAGAAGCGAGAATCAATATGGCTATGTCTATGAGATGTATGGCTTCTAAAATGTTGAAAAAGTCTGATGAAGAGGATCGTATAGCACGGCAAAAGATAAATCAACTTAGAGATAAAAGAAAGTAATTGATTGCGGGGTAGAGCAGTGGCAGCTCGTCAGCCTCATAAGCTGGAGGTCGGTGGTTCGAATCCACCCTCCGCTATTTTAAATTGAAATCCTGTTTGTTACATAGGGACATGAATAAGGCTTGAGCTGGACGCACCGGCAAAGAGATAAGATACAGTCATGTAGTCGCCATAGAGTATAAGGGTAAAATGCGAATAAATCCCGGATAGCAAGTGGCTCCTGGAATACTGGCGTATTAAATCCTGCCAGAAACTGAGATATCACGTTGTGTAACAGGTAGACCTTTGTGTGTGGGTATAGGACAAAACACTCAACTTCTTAACACCATATTGCGGAGGATCGCAAAAAGGTTTATGGCTATATGGTATAATGGCAATTACGCTTCTTTCATACGGAAGAAAATCTGGTTCAATTCCAGGTATAGCTATTTTAATAGTTGAGAATATATCTTTCCGGAAAGGTTGACTTGTAAAACCATGAAGCGTTACTGCAAAGTAGCGTGGAGTCGCTATTAAATTTTTAACGGAGATTCGCCTAGTTTGGTTATGGCACCTGTTTTGGGAACAGGAATAAGGTCGGTTCGAATCCGGCATCTCCGATTTTTTACTTTTTTAGTGGTTCATATGTCGATATAATGCTGTCTATAGTTTAGCACTGAAGAGGAGTAGTTATGAGTGAAGGTATTGTACGCTGGTTCAATTATCAGAAGGGTTACGGGTTTATCTACTCTGAAGAGTTTTCTACAGATATATTTTTTCACCATGAATCTTTTGTGGAGGATCTGAATATCCACAAAGATAGCACTGTCATCTTTGATGCGGTCGGTGGAGAGAAGGGATTAAAAGCAATAAAGGTAACACTAAAGGAGTAATCATGGGAACTGGATTAAGTATTGTAATTATTATATTAGTACTATCAGTAGTATTTGCTACATTTACTCTCTGATAAGCTATGAGGGTAACACTGAAGGAGTAATTATGGGATTTTTTGTGGCTTTTATAATTGGTTTTTTCGTTGGAATGATTTTATCTACGATATAATATTTATCTAAATTTTGGCAGTCGATGAGCTGCCAGGTAATGCGAGGCGGCTATCCTCTCATCGGGGTAGATGTGGTTCGAATCCATACATTACCATTAAATTTATTAAAGTTATTAATGCTGGGGTACCCAAGTGGCTGAAGGGACTAGTTTTGTAAACTAGCGGCAGTAATGCCCTCGCAGGTTCGAATCCTGTCTCCAGCTTTTAGTATTTTTTGTTGTAAAGTGTTTTCATATATATTATACTTTGTACCTGAAGGGGCAAGGAAGCTCCTTTTCAATTATTATAAGTAATGGATCTTAGGTAGCTTCATGTTACCTTTTACAAAACCTTCCCCTTCATTTGAGATCCATTACTTTTTTTCTGGCGACTATGGTGTATTGGTAGCATAAGATACTGTGAATATCTGGGAGACGAGTTCGATCCTCGCTAGCCGCCCTTAATTTAAATGGTTAAGACAGAAAAATAAAAAAAAGGAGTCTTAACCGTTATCTTGAATATATAGATATAACAATTTATATATTGAAGGAGATAATAGTGCGTAATAGAACAAGCCCCATATGGAAAATGGATAGTAAGTCTTTTAAAGAGTTAGTAAAAAATAGCTCTTCTTATACCGAGATATTAAAAGTGTTTGGGCATAAAGGTTCAGGAGGATCAACTAAAACTTTAAGAAAAAGATTAAATGAAGAAGATATAGATTGTTCCCACATCAATAGCACCAATAAAGGAAAAACTTTCCCGAATAGAAAAGCGATTCCTCTTGAGAAAGTTATGATTAAAAATTCCACTTATGACAGAGGCTCTCTTAAAAGAAGATTGTTAAGAGATGGTATATTAGAAAATAAATGTATACTTTGTGGGCAAGAAGACATCTGGCAAGGTCAGAAATTAGTTATGATACTTGATCATATTAATGGGGTTCATAACGATCATAGAGAAGAAAATATTAGAATGTTATGTCCTAACTGCAATAGCCAAACTCCGACTTTTGCTGGCAAGCAACATAAAAAAAGATATAATTGTGAAAAATGCGGACGAGAAATAACTAAAGAAGCGACAACAGGTTTATGTCATAAATGCTCTTCTATTAATCAAAGAAAAGTTAAAAATCGTCCTTCTAAAGAGCAGTTGCTAAAGGAAATAGAGGAAACAAATTATTGTGCTGTTGGAAGAAAATATGGTGTTTCTGATAACGCAGTAAGAAAATGGATAAAATAATTATTTGCCAGAGTGTGTTTTTTTATTTTTTAGGAAGATATATAATTATATTAAATGAAAGGATGTAAAGATGGCTTCAGATGATAAATGTACAATATTTGCAATTAGTTTTTGGATAGTTGTCTGTATCCTTATAGTAGTTTTAGCGGGTACAGGTGTAAGATATATATGTGTTAAAACTTCATCCTCTATTACCTCTTATCAAGACAATGCGGACAATAGAAAAATTATTAAAGAGAAGAAAATAGCAGAAGCTAAGGTAAAAGTCGATGCCCAAAAAAGGTCTTTTGACTCTAGAAATAAAGTAAAAGAAATAGAGTTTAATGTGTCAGGTTGTTGGGGCTTATTTTTGGGCTGTTGGGCATGTTTTCTTATACTTAGCCGTATCAAGGTTCTTCAGATTATCGGGGTTATCCTTGCCTGGATATTGGTAATGTGTTGTATGTAATACTGTTTAGCATCCTAAGCTCAGTCTGGTTGAGCGTTCGACTCATAATCGATTGGTCCAGGGTTCGAATCCCTGAGGATGCATTTGCCAGAGTGTGAAAAAACATAACTTATAACACTGAATAACATTTTTTGAAAGGATATTAAGATGGCTAATATGGGATATTGTAGGTTCCAGAATACGGATGGAGACCTTGAGGATTGTCAGGACGCTTTATCAGATGGCGAAGAACTATCTGATGAGGAAGAATCGGCAAGAAATCGTCTTATAGATAGATGTATTGAGATAGCTATTGATCATGGTCACCTGATTGATAGGGAAGTTACGGAGATATAATGTATATTTGCAAAATAATTAAGACAGACGTAGAAACTGGTAAAGAAACATTAGTCAAGGAAGAGTTATCCAGGTCAGGTATCACTTTAAAACAGAGATCTAAGAAATGGGCAAAGGATACTTGTCATAAAAAGCTTCTTAAATCTGACCCTGATAGTCCTGGATATGAGAAAAAGGTGACACCGTTTGTAGAGGTTACAGGATTTAAGACTAATAGTAAGTCTTATTGTCCTGAACATAATTTCTATCATGGGTGTGCAACTGTTTTCAATTGTTACGGTAAACCTATTTGGATATTAACCATACAAATTTATAGTATCGATTTAATTAGGGATTAATTTATGAATAAACCAGCATATATATATAACACTAAGTGTTTAAAATGCAGTTGTTTAAATCATGAGATGATCAAGATAGGACCAATGGTCTTTTGCATATCATGCTTTAATGAAGAATTCTCTGGTGTTTGGGATGTAGATTCTAATGAGATAGATACAAAGAGTCAAGAGTATCAGGATTGGTTAGAAGCCTATAAAAAGTATATTGATGAAACTTATAAAGGGACATAATTGTGAATATAACAAAAGATGAAAGAACGTTATTTAAGGGTAAGCCTAATGGTTCTCCTACTATCAAAGATGGTAAGATAGTAGCACCTAATCTTTTTAAGATGTCTGCAAAGGACTTGCAAAAGTGGCAGAGGAAAGTAGGAAGAGAGTTACGCTCTTATTGTCTTAGTGTGGATAGGTCTCCTGTTCATAGCGAATATAGTCGAATTAATCATTTTATTTGCTCGACGCGAAGAGAAATCTATTTAACGGATAAAGATTTCATTGAATATATAAAGACAAAGAGAGGGATAGGTAAGGATATTGTTATCGATAGCGTAGCTCTTTGTTGTGGGGAACCAGGTCCAGGACATAAAATACATGTAGAATATTATTAAGGGATAAGGGTCTGTAGCTCAATGGCTAGAGCAATGCCCTTTTAAGGCATAGGTTCTGGGTTCGAGTCCCAGTGGACCCATAATTTTTGAAAGGATGTAGTAATGAAGATATTAAAACAATTAAAGATATTTATTCATATAATAGTTTTAGCAATAATGGTAGTTTTAGCTCTAGCTATGTCTTCTATGGATCCTCATCCAGGTTTTGATTTCAAATTTGCTGCGGGTATGGTAGGTATTAGTGCTATGGTTCATCTTGTATCTCTTTATGACCATTTAAGATAATTTGCCAGAGTGGTAAAAAATATAATTTAAAGAAATGGAAGTTGATTGTCAGTTTAACCAATTGACGATTGCCCCTATGGGTGAACAGGAGAGGATTCTTTCGTTGTGTGGTGCAATGATGTGGCCACTCCCAAGTAACCCATGAATTTTTTAAAAGAAAGATATAAAGATGTGGAAAGCAATTAAATGTATATTAGCCCTATTGTTAGGGTGTCCTCTTCTCGCTGGTTTCTCAATATTTTTATTTGGTAAAGTCTGGTATGGGGAGATCCTTTATTATATATCTGTCTTTATTTGGGTAAGATATGTAGTACGTTATTATTTTCCTTCGCGAAAAGAGGAACCTATTCAGCGTAAAGAAGATGACGACGATGATAATGAAGTCGAATTTAAAGACTTATAATATATGAATCTTGATACTACAATGAAAGATAGGCAAGGGCTACAGTTAGGAGCAAAGCCCCTCTACTCAGGGGAAGAGTCACCTTCGGGTGCGGTTTGGCTGTAAGAGTTGTCCCCAGGGGATTCTCAGGGGTATAGTCGGAATAAAGTCCGATCAGGATTTATTTGGGAATGAAGATTATTAGGTAAATCGCCAGGTTCTTACCCTGGAGTCTTCTCGGTCCGAATCCGAGTATTCCCAGTTAACTTGTATTGGTAGGTGCAACCGAGCACCAGTGTCTTCCCTGGCTGGGAGTATTCAGTTCGTTCGATCCGAGATTGTAGGGCATATCGGGAACCCGATACAAGTTATTTATTATTTTCGAACTCTCTTAAAGGATTTTTCTATTTTATGTCGAATTAGTTATATAGGTTCGATATTTAGGAGAAATCGTTATGAAAAGAGATGAAAAAGAAAAAGCTATAACACTGAGGAAACAAGGTTTATCAGTTAATAAGATAGCAAAAGAAGTTGGAGTTTCAAAGAGCACAGTCAGTTTATGGGTGAAAAGTGTCAAGATATCCGATAAGCAGAAAAAACAGTTAAGGAAAAGAACTTTTCTTGTTTCTTCGCGAAAAAAAGGACAATTCTCAAAAAAAAGATTAGAGATGGGAGAGGAAAAATGGACTGAACACTGCACACAGAGGAAGAGGAAGAACACTTTTAATTGGAGAAAAAACAATCCTGAGAAATATGTTAATAGAGATGTAGAATTGAAAATACGTCTTCTTGAAGAAAGAGGGGGGGAGTGTTTAAAATGTAATTATAATAAAAGTTTAGGAGCTTTAGATTTTCATCATAGGGATCCAAATAAAAAAGAATTTGGTATAGGTCAAATTCATAGAAGTTATAATAAAATGAAAAAAGAAGCGGATAAATGTGATGTTTTATGTAGTAATTGCCATAGAGAGTTACATTGGAAAGAAGGGGCGAAAAAGCGGAAAGATAGAATAGATAAAATAAAAAATGCCCGGTTGGTCTAATGGAAAGACGAGACACTGCAAATGTCTAGGCGAGGGTTCGATTCCCTCACCGGGCTTTTTTGCCAGAGTGTATATTTTTTGTTTTTAAGTAATTATGGTGAGGTACGACTCAAGTGGTTAGAGCGACATCTGCCAAATCACCCACTTTGATGTGGGGTAGATTAGCGGCTGGGGCTGGTAGGTTCGAATCCTATCCCTCTTTTTTATTTGGAGATATAATGATATGTTTAAGATGTGGATATTGTTGTAAGAATTATTGTGTTGTTATAATTGATGACCCTAAAAAGGGTATAAGTCAAGATAACATGATAGTTCTTAATGGAGACGGCACTCCATGCAAGCACCTAATAGAAGATAATGAAGGTTGTTCATGTGCGTTGCACGATTATCCTTGGTATAAGGATACTCCTTGTTTTGCTCATGGGCAGATAGAGCGAGGTAACACCAATTGTAGATTAGGCGAATTTATATTGGAGAATAAAGATGTGTGAATGCGGAAATAATGATCTATTAAAAGAATCAGAAAAAAAGAGATTAGAATTTGAGGCAAATGCAAGACAAGGTATCTTTCCTAAAGATTACAATGTTATGGATTTGTTCAAAATATTTGATAAGCAACTTGGAGTATAAAGAGTGATTATCTTACCATGTGTAAAATTAGGTACTATGCCTTTTGGTCCTGCAAGGGTTAAAAGTAAGAGAAGTATGCCTGAAGTGGGGGATATTATTTTTATTCGCGAACATAATTCTCGAAAAAATAAATATGGTAATCCTTGGAAACAAGTCATAGTAGATATGATAAGAGATGGTGATATCTATTTTGTGCACGGTTATCCATAACAAGCTCAAGTGGCGGAATTGGCGTCAGCGGCAGACTAAGAATCTGTTTCTCATTAAGGGAGTGGAGGTTCGAATCCTCTTTTGAGTATTGGGTCGGGTTTTTGTGGAATTAGTCGTCCAAACTTCTTGCGAGAAGAAGTGGTTCCCGACGTTGTCAAGGCTTACATCAGGTAAGACAAACCAACCACAAGACTATTTTTTTGCTCTCATGGCGGAACGCAGACGCATGAGGTTTAAGCCCTCATTCCCCTCGGGGAGTCCCGGTTCGAATCCGGGTGGGAGTATATTTTCATTTCTTAACATTAAGCCCCGGTAGACCAACGGCAGAGTCAGCACTTTCAAACAGTGTTCAGTGAAAGTTCAAATCTTTCTCGGGGTATTTAGAATAAGCCCTCGTATCCCAATCTTGGCAGAGGAGGCGGTTTTAGAAACCGTTAATGTGTCGGTTCGAGCCCGACCGAGGGTATTTATTTTTGCCAGAGTGTGTTTTTCTATAGTTTAGAGAGATATGATGTTAAACGAACAAAATAAGATAAATGTTGTAGCTGCTGAAAATAGGATCAAGTCCATGAGTATGCAGGATAAGTTAAAGACTCTAAAGCAGTTAGAGGATCTCGGATATGAATATAATCCATATTTAGATACTTTATTGGAGACAACTGATACAGGCATACCCTATGATTTTATTTTTCTTTGTCTACTTACGGATAATTTAATCGCAAGTGATTGAATAATAGGTTATAATAGTTTTTTAGTTTCAACACGGGAAGCAGGGAAGGTATATCTTTCCCTGTTTCTTTCTTTTGCCAGAGTGTAAATTTTTGATTATTATAGTAGTGGTTAATAATTAAAGGGAAGAGAACATGGACCTATTTATACAAAATATGGATAAGATAGAAAAGATAGCTGAAAAGATGGTAAATTATTGGCATGGGAAATTTGAAGTCGAAGAATTGATAGATACTGCTTATATTAAGTATCGTACAGCTATCGAGAATAATCCCTCATTAGTGGATAGTGTTTTTTCTAATCTAACAACTTTTTTATGGCGTGTAAAAAATGATATGAAGGATTATATAAAAAAACAAACTGGGATAAGAACAAAAGAAAAGAAAAAAATGCTTGCTAACACTATTACTCATTCTTTTCAACGTCCAGATGACGATAACGGCAATCACGGTTGCATATCTTTCTTTGAACCTCAAAGTATTGACAAAGGTCAGGAAAGTGTGGACAATTGTGAACTTCTTAATGAAATTTTTAAAAAAGTAGAATTAACTGATAGAGAGTGGAAAGTTATACAGGGCTATTTTTGGGAAGGAAAAACAACTAAAGAAGTGGGTATAGAACTTGGGTCTGCCGATAAAAATGCTTCTGGAACAACTTGTAATATAAAAAATAAGATAGTAAAAAAACTTCAAAAACAAGCGTTATTATTGGTGTAAATATGGATTTCTTTTTTGAACATTTAAAAGGCATACAACAGATGGCTCGTAAGATTTGCAGGTCTTATCATGGCAAGTACGAGGTAGATGAATTGATAAATGTAGCCTGGATGGATTATCAAGTAATGATAGAAAAGTATCCTTTTTGGACAAGGAGTTACCGTTATCCCGAATTAATTCTTTATAAAAGAGTCAGATATGATATGTTAAATTATATCAGATATGATCTAAAATTAAAGAAAAAAAAGATATTAGAGAAAAATGGTTCTCACGTTCCACTGTTTATTAGTTATAATGCAGAGGATAAAGATGGGGAAAAGTTATCTTCTTTCACAGGTTCGTATTCTGATAAAGGTTTTGACAAAGTCGATAATCTTGAGTTATTAGAATATCTTAGAACTCGCATGGGATTAACTGATAGAGAGTGGAAGATACTTAAATATTATTTTTATAATGGGTACACAGACAGATTAATTGCCGAAAAAATAAATATATCAAAATCAAGGGTATCGCAGTTAAGAAATCAAGCTCTCAAAAAATGTAAGGAACACTTAATAGGAGTATAAGAAATGCAGATGAAGAAAGTAACATTAACTGAAGAATATGTTCAGGGTATTTTGCATCCTTACATACATTCGGATATGGGGGATGGGGACATCTTTGCTTTTACGAGAAAGATTCAAAATGATGCAATACGTCAGGAGACTAAATTGGAAAATCTGACAGAAATATATTTTATGTTAATAGAATATAGAGATAGTTTAAAGAAATAAATATAAGCTCTCATCGTCTAGTGGTCAGGATTGCTGGTTCTCAGCCAGTTGACGAGGGTTCGATCCCCTCTGAGAGTATTTTGTACCATTAATATCGATAACTTGTGGTATAAGAGACAACGCTACTTCCGGGTGACGGTAGTGAGACTAGTTACTAAATATAAGGTATCAGGTTGGGGTAAAAGCCCCAAGACATCCACCAAGCATCCGTAGTCTAGTCCGGATAGGCATTCGCCTTCTAAGCGAAATACACGCGGGTTCGAATCCTGCCGGGTGCGTTTAATGTCCCAGAAGCTTAATCTGGATAAGCACTGGTTTCCTAAACCAGAGTTAGAAAGTGTAGGTTCGAATCCTATCTGGGATATAAGGATATACTCATGATCTGTCCCCGTAGTCTAATTGGAGAGGCACTTCGCTACGAACGAAGATATATGCGAGTTCGAGTCTTGCCGGGGATGTTAAAGAGAGAGGCACTATGTCTCTCTTTTTTTTCGCGAAAAATAATTGCCAGAGTGTGAAAAAATAGGATTTATGATATTATGAAAAAGATATTAAGTAAAGTAGAATTGAAATTTGGTAGCGACTCTATCATAGATGGGAACCATCTATCTATAGATATCAACTTATTCGAAATTACATTAACTGACGATTCTATAGTATATAACGTTGGAATAAATTTTCTTAGTAGTCAAACTATTAAGAGTTTGTTAAAATTAGAAGATTATAGTTGTACAGATATGAAAGAAGCATTTAAGAGATTCCGACAACTACATACTTCTTTAAAAGTACTATTCGAAAATATGGAGATAGAAAGGTAGAATAATGTATTTATGTAAAATATCAAAAAGAGAAGTATGTAGGAATGGTAATTGCAAGGACACGGTAGTACATGAGCTTGTGTCTTGTAGTAGCTCTCTTCTTCCAGGAAATGCAAAAAAGTGGGTTAAGAAACATTTCTCATCAGCATATAAGAACCATGTAATGAGTACTTTCCATGCGGTTCCTGGATTTAAAGCATTGAATATATCTAACGATGATGGTAGTCCTCATAATACATATAATGGGAGAGCTACTATGTTTGATGAGTATGGTCGTCCAGTATATATAATTGCTATTGATGTATATGCAGTTGAAGTAGTCAATTAATTTATAACGGGAAATATTATGAATGAACAAGATGATCTAGTATTAGAAGAGATGTTAACATGAAAGTCTTTATTACAAGAGATGAAGATAGCGACGAAATATGGTTGTGGCTTAAGCCCCGCAAGGGTTCATTTAAACCAGTAACTCTCGAAGGTTGTGATATGATCAATTTTCAACGAAGAGACAATATGAATGAAATAGATAAGTATTGTGGCTATACTAAATCTGATTTTAAAAAGAAATTTGGAGTTCCTCTTATTAATAAGAAAACTTGCAAAAGTATCGACTTGCCAGATGATTTAGTTCTAGACAATAAATTAACATTAAGTCCTCTGATTTTTGACTAATTTGCCAGAGTGTGATTTTTTTGATATTATGATATTGTTGAAACGAATATTATTATTATAAAAGGAATTAAGCATGACAAGTCAAACAACGCAAAAACGTCAACTCAAAATGGACCCTAACCTATTATTAGATGTTATAGGTCGGCAAGCTGGCACCCTTGATAAAGCTGTATTAGAGGGTGGGATGAACGGTATAGAGGCTATAAATGCAGTTATACAAGATAAGGGAAGTTGCGAAGATGAGGGTATCTACATTACCTTTAAAAAGGGTAGGAAAGATGTTCTTACTATACAAGATTATGGTAAGGGTATAACTACTAAAAAAGAGATAGAAGAATTCTTTGAAACCTTTGGCACCCCTCACGCGGAAAACGAACATAAAATCTATGCTCAATTTAGAATGGGTAGAGGTCAAATGTTCAATTTCGGTCGTAATGTATGGCGTACAGGCACCTTCAAGTTAATCGTCGATATTATGCGTAATGGCTTGGAATGGGAATTAGAAGAAAACCTACCCTTTGTATCTGGTTGTCATATCGAGATAGAATTGTATGACAAGTATAAGAATAGCTGGCCCGCAAATACGGTCGATTGCCTCAAAGATGCAGTCAAGAAACAGATGGAATTTGTTTCCTCTCCTGTATACTTTAATGGGGAACAGATTAGTACCCCACCTAAAGATTTGACATGGGACGAAGAAGATGATTTCGCTTATTACAGTTTTGGCGTAGGGGATAGTCTAAAGATTTATAATCTTGGAGTCTATGTTAGAGATAACCACAGAACGAGTGGTATCATCGTAAGTAAGCAACAGTTGAGAGTTAATTTTCCGCGTAATGACGTTATGGCTGATTGCGTAATATGGTATCATATCGAAAAAGTAGTAAAGAAAAATGTTGTTAATAGGTCGAAGAAAAAATATATCGCACTAACGAAACATGAACGTAGGGCGATACTGAAAGATATTAGAAATGGAATACAGGAGTATCAAGATGTAAAAACTTCTCGTATTTTGCAAACTGCCCAAAACAAATATATCAGTTTTAGTATGTTCTTAAAGAATAATCAGCCTTGGACTTTCGCTCATATAGGTAGTAGACAAGCCGATACCCTAATAGAGCAAGGTAGTCATGTTGTCTTTGCTAAAGAAATGATAGAGGCACTGAATTATTCTGGCGAAGAAAAAGATTTCTTTAGTTGGTTAATAAAGACCTTATTAGATGGCAATGAGAAATATGGAGAACAAAGCTGGCAACAGTATAATGATTATCCTCTCCAGTATGACTACAAAAAGATATTGGCAAAAGAAAAATTCTATGATAACTTCTGTCATGCTGTATCAAATATGTCAAGTAGTTGTATTACTCTCGCTCAAAACAAGCTAACAAAAGTAGAGAAAAGGGTTATACAGTCATTGACATACTATAGTTGTTGGGATGCAAGGGTTTTGCGTATGGGAGTATCTGACTCCGCTTCTGCTTGGACAGATGGACACTCTCATATAACTCTTGATAGAAAGTTTCTAAAGAGACTAAATCTAACGGTAGATAGCGATATTGTTCAACTGTTTACCGTATTAGTCCATGAATTAGCCCACAACGACGATACCTCTAATACAGATATTCATGGAGAGGATTTCTATGAATCTTTTCACGCAATTTGTCTTAAAAACTGTTGGGGAAACCCTCTCAATAATATCTTGAAATTCAAGAAGTCTATGGATAGTTTGATGTCAGCAGAACGTAGAGATAAAAGGAAGAAACAAGAGGAAGATAATCTACAAAAGCAAGCTGAAAAGTTGGGCTTAACAAAAAAGACCAACATACACGATAAAGTCGCAGCCGTAGTATAAAAATTTTATACTTGCAAGTGATTTATTATCTGTTATAATTTGCCAGAGTGTAGAAAATCTAAATTTATAGTATTGTAAAATAAAGTTTAATTAAAAGGATATAGCCATGTTTTCAATTTTAGCGTTTGTGCCATTTGTGCCAACTCCATTAAGTTTTATATCGTTTCTCGTATTTGTTGCGGTAGTCATATTTTTTGTCTACCCGAAAATCAAAAACAGTAGAAAGTTAGATGACCTTACTAAAGATATTTCGTCAGATGGGTCACAAGACAAGAGTACTACTGATAGTATCATAACTGGTATCAGTAATGGAGTTGATAAGCTGAAACAGAGACAAAAGGATGTCGCCGAAACAATTAAAGACGCAAAGAAAGAGGGCGACAAGATTAAAGATGTCCTTAAAAAATAATAACTATAACCGTAACTATAAATAAAAGGAGTAATTGCCTATGAAGTAAAAAGTGGATTTATATTTTGTAGTATTGAAGTAAAATGTATGTAGTTTAAACAAATAAAAATTTTAAAGTAAAAGGAAAAAGTCATGAACACTAAATTAACACTAACACTTATTGCAGTAGTTGTTATTATCGGTATTTTAGCATCGTTTTCAAGCGGTCTTGTCGGTAAGAACGAAGCTACCAACTGGCAGATCAAGCAGTCTATTGGCGGTAAAGTAACAATTCAGGATAAACCTGGGTATTATGTCAAGGCATTCGCTACTGTAACCACTTATCCTCGTTATGTCTCACAGCGTTGGAATGATGTGGTTGGCGATGGCGTCAATAATATCGAATCTATTCGCACCACTTTTAATGATGGCGGCACTGCTCAGATTTCGACTGATATTAGGTTCGCAACACCGAGTAACGAAGAAACTCGTAAAGTTTTCCATCAACAGTTTGGCGGAAATATCGAGAATGCTGTTATCGCTGTTAAGTCTCACTTGACAAACTGTATCAAAGCAAGTGGACCACTTATGTCGGCATCAGAGAATCAAGCGGCTCGTAAGGCTGAATTTACTCAGCTTGTTGAAAACCAGACAGCAGAAGGCTTGTATGGTATGGAACGTATCGAAAAGTATATCGAACTTCCTCAATCAGCCGATCAGATCGAAGCTGGCATACCACCTCGCACCGAAGCAGTTACAGCAACAAGATTGATTTTTGACAACAACGGAATGCCAGTAGTTGCTAAAGTTTCTCCTTTGAAGACTTATGGTATCACAATTCTCCAGTTCTCAATTACAAGTACCGTCTATGACGACGAGACTTTGGAACAGTTTGCTGCTAAGAAAGAATCTTTCCTCGCTGCCGAGAAGTCAAAGGCTGATAAGATTAAGTTTGCTCAAGCCGAAATGTCAACTGTTGCCGAGTATGCTCAAAAGATTGCCGTCGAAAAAGGTTTGGCTGATATGGAAAAGATGAAGCAGACTACTGACGCCGCGAGAGACAAAGAACTTGCCGAGATCGACGCTGCTAAAAAAGTAGCTGTTGCAGAATTTGCAAAGACCGAAGCCGAGACAGTTGCTAATATGGCATTGGCTGTTGCGGCTATCAAAAAAGAAGAGGCTTTAACTGTCGCTAATATGGGTCTTGAAGTAGCCACTATCGACGCTGACGCTGCGGAACAGAAAAAGATTGCTGTTATCGCCGAAGCCGAAGGTAAGGAAAAGGCTATTGAACTTTCTGGAGCAATTACCGAGAGAGAAGAAGTATTGGCAAGAATCCTCGCCGATAAGGATGTTCAAGTCGCATTGGCTTTGAAAGACATCAAGGCTCCATCTTTCGTTGTAACTGGCGGAAGCGGTAACGGCGGAGGTTTGCAAGGCACGATGGTTGGCATTGCTATTATGAAGGCTGCAGGAGTACTTCCAGCAAACTTTAGCATTGACAATCCGATGACATCTGTTCCAGTAGTAAAGTAATAATTATTACTTCATAGAAAAAGACCCCAATAGGTTATCCACTTTTCCTATTGGGGTTTTTCTTTGTCTACAGGATTTGCCAGAGTGGTAAAAAATATAATTTATGGTATTATAAACGATAACAAAATTATTTTTTGAGGATAGTTATTATGAAAAAGCCACTTGGAATCATACTCTATAAGGGTAAATCTGTTATAGATGGTAAACTTATTGTAGTTGTTGCTACAGGTTTTGCCGGTAAATCAAGCAATGAGAAAACTGGAGATATGATTCAAACATGGATTTTAAGACCCGATGTACCTCCTATTATGGCAATCAAAACAGGACATGATTTCTCTGTTTGTGGGGATTGTAAACACAAACATATCGGCTCTTGTTATGTCAACGTCGCTCACGGACCCCACAATGTTTTCTATGCCTATCAAAACGATAGGTATGTACGGTTCGATATAGACAAGCATTCTAAACTGTTTGAAGGTCGATCAATTAGATTAGGCTCATACGGTGACCCCGCAGCAGTACCCACTCATATATGGGAAACGGTTTGCGGTCTTACAATCGCACACACGGGTTACACGCACCAATGGAATACAAGGTTTGTAAAACCCGAATTAAAGAATTTCTGTATGGCAAGTTGCGACAATGAAAAAGAGCAAGTAAAAGCCAAAAGTTTAGGTTGGCGTACTTTTAGAGTTAGAACAGATGTAGACCAGCCTTTACTTGAAAACGAATTTGTATGTCCTGCAAGTATGGAATATGGACAGAAAACCTCTTGTATCAAATGCAAGGCTTGTATGGGTTTAGGAGCTAACACCAAAAAAGACCCTGTTATAGTTGTTCACGGATTAGATCATAAGATAAAGAAGTTCAACAAAGGCATGAAACTTATAGCATGGAAAGAAAAATATAGAAAAGAGTTTGATTATCCGCTTAAAAAGAAAAAAAAGCGGAAAAGAGTAATTGCCAGAGTGTAAAAAATATAAATTTATATAGTTGTTAATGATAATTTATAAGGAAAGATATTATGCATAGCTTTATTGGTATTATTACCTATGGACAGAACATAGGAGAAGCAAGAGACAAGGCAAAGAAACTATCAGACGCTATGATAGGTGAAGTAGCATACCCTTTTGACTATGGTGGGACTAGTGGCGAAACAATGTTGTTCTCTTCTCAAAAAGGAGTTAAACTTGTCGGTCAAGCTATGGAAGCGACAAAGAAACATTTCCTATATGCTATAAATATGGTGAGAGAACATCTTGAAAAATTCACAAATGAAGATATAGCCAAGAGTGAAAATATAGTATATGACGAAAAAGATACTACATATAATACTGGTATGGCTAGACATTGGATGTTTAAAGCTGGACAGTATAAAGGAGGAGAAATCTGCTTATACGATAACGACGGAGAAGGTATTAGAACTCCAGAACATTTAGACAGAGTCTTGAAGCAATGGGATAAGCCGGTATCTGGAGAAAAGATATATGTCACTCCATTTAATATGCATTTCTAATTTGCCAGAGTGACAAAAATATAAACTTATAGAAGTGTTAATACTAACACTGAATAGGAGTTGTAAAATGCCATTGGGTAAAGTAATATATTTTCAGAAAAATCTTGATACGGAAGTAAAAGTCGCTATCATTATTAAAGAGGAATATGATCATGAGGGGGTATGGGGTCATATCGCTTGCGAACTTGATCATAGTCCAGATGAGGAAGAGATTAGAGTAGCAAGTGTTGACAGGAATGTTATTATTCCTTTTCCGAAAAATGAGGAAATAGATAAAAATCTAAAATACTATAAAGAAGCTAAACATTTTCTTGATAGATTGGTGGATTTTGACACTATGTCAAAGGACGAGATAATAGCTGTATGCGATATGACAGCGATAATTGCAAGACAAGAACTTTAATGGAGATAGAATTATGAGTTATGAAACGAGTGCTAGTTACGCTGACACGGTAGAAATCGATTTTGTTAAGGCTCAATGTCCTGAAGAGTGGGAAAAATTTAATCTTGCTTTGTTAGCTGGGGAAATTGATTTTGATGCTTTTTGTCAATGCACTTCTATTGAGGATGAATTAGATGCAGATGAGCCAGAAGCCAAAGCGATTGATGAAGCATATGAAGCTCTTCAAGATGCTTTTAGGATAAAAGTGGCTCTTACTCTTAATATAGTCTATAACGAAAAAGACGACAGAGGTGATGAATTAGAGGGAGGCTCCTTTGCCGTCGATGGGGTTTGGGTTCTTTCCGAGGGTGGAAGAAATCATAAAGATAGTATTGAAAGACTATTTTGGACTAATGGCGGATAATATGATATATCATATAAAACAATATGGTAGGATAACTGTTACTCATATAGATAGGGAGATGATCTCAGAAGAAGATATAAAAGAGATTACTCTTAAACTAGTAAAAAAAGCTAAAGAAGCTATTAAAAAGAGTAAAATGGTTAGTGGTGCTTTTGATGTAGAAGTATGTCAAACTAACGGAGAAGTAGTTGATAGTTTTTTAAGCGGAACTTACTAATTTGCCAGAGTGGTAAAAAAAGAAAGTTATAGTAATATGAAAGCATACGATAAAAAAGAAAAGTTTCCCGAACATTGGAAGAGCGTAAGAATATTAGGAGAGATGTGTGTTGATATTGCTACTCATAGTATTTTAGGGGTAGAGTATAAATCCGATAAGAGGGCTGGTAGATATGGTTTAAGACTATCAGATAAAGATATTTTCGAGTTCTATAATCCTCATAATGACGGAGTTATGAGTCATGGGGGTACAAAGTTGGATGCTGTAATAGGAGCCGAATGTGTCTATCTAAACCACTTCATCTTTGAAAATGAAAACGAATTGTGGGCATGGGTAGCAGAGTGGGGGGGACTTACTCATTTGCAAGATATACTTGAATTAGAGGAAAAGAAAACCAAAAACAAAGAGATTCTATTCCATAATATATCCTATACTCTTAAAGATACAGATTTAGATATAGACTTTATGGAAGTAGAACAGATTGAATATATGATAGGGCAAGGTTTCAGCGAGGGAGAACTGTCTATGACAGACCCAGATAATCCAGAAGAGACTTTTATGGGTTATTGGAAAATAGATAACATTTGCCAGAGTTGTAAAAAAAGTATTTTATAGTAGTACAGGAGATTTTATTATGGCTAATGTATTAGAACACAAGAAATTTATTTGCGTATGTTTTGGCGATACGAATAATAACAAGGTATGGCAATATACTTTATACGATGATGGTACCGCTCTAACAGAATGGGGGAGAGTCGGGAAAAAACTACAAAGTAAGATGACAACCGAATCTAAAGCCCTTGCCAAAATGAGGGAAAAGACAAGAGTAAATAACAAACCAGATAAACTCTATACAGAAGTTATGGTAGCTGAGGGAGTATCTTCGTCAAGCACTGCTGTTGTAGCGTCCTCTAATTTAAAATCTATTGCTAACAAGCAAATAGATATTAAAGACCCTACTTTGAAAGAGTTAGTAGAATTTCTTGTAAAAGAGAATATCCATAATATTATGGAAACGTCCAAAGGCTCTATCCAGTACGATACTGCATCTGCTCAATTCAAGACACCATTAGGCGTTATTCTACCTGATCAAGTTTCTGACGCGAGAGATTTATTAGACGATATGGCTGACTATGTAGTTACAGGAGATTTCAATAATAGGAAATTCGCCAGATTATTAAATGAATATCTGCGTTTAATCCCACATGATATTGGTATGTCTAAAATCAGTCCGAAACTTATACTTCCAGATGATGACGCATTACAGACCGAGAATAACTTGTTAGATGGGCTTGACGTTTCTTTTAATGATATACAAACTGGAGCTACAAAAACTAAAACTACGAAAAAGAAAAAAGATAATACTCCTAAACTTTTCGATGTTACTCTTGATATTGTTCGCGATAGGAAAGAGATTAGTCGTATAAAAAAGTATTTCAATGACACAAAGTTAAATATGCATGTAACGAGTGGGTATCGAGTTAAAAAGATATATGAAGTAAAGATAGGGGCAATGCACTCATCTTATGAAAAATCGGGTTTACCGATAGGTAATATTATGGAATTATGGCATGGCACTCGCTGTTCTAATTTACTTTCGATTCTCAAAAAAGGGCTAATAATACCTCCATCGCAGTCAAGCCATGTGACCGGACGGATGTTTGGTGCCGGACTTTATTTTTCTGACCAATCGACTAAGGCTCTGAATTATGCCACTAATTTTTGGAATTCTTCTGGTTCTTCAAAGCGTATTTTTATGTTCTTGTGTGACGTTGCTATGGGCAAATATCATGTTCCGTCTGGAGGTTGGGGTAGCGGTTATCCTAAAAGAGGTTTTGACTCTACTTTTGCCAAAGCAAATGTATCTTCGGTTAGGAATAACGAAATGATAGTTTATAAGTTACCACAAGCCAATTTAAAATATCTTTTAGAATTTGAAGAATAAAAAAGGTCTATTCCCGAAACTCCATAATTATATAATATTAAGTTAATATTAAATTATATGGAGTTTTAAAATGGCAAAGAAGAGAAAAAAATATGGACCAAAAAACGATTTAACAGGGCAAAGATTCGGACATCTTGAAGTTTTAAGAATGGCTCATAAGCCAGACGATAACAGAAAAGAGTATAAAGCTGTTTGTAAGTGCCACAATTGTGGAAAAACAGAACATTGGGTTTTTCCTTATCATCTAAGAAAAAAATTGACGACCAGTTGTGGCTGTTTAATGGGCAATAGGAAAAAAGGAAAAGATAGAAGCTGCTACAGCGGTTATGGAGAGATTACGGGCTCGGTATGGGGAAAAATAAAACAAGGAGCACGAAGAAGAGAAAAAGAGTTTACAATAACCATTCGAGAAGGATGGGAATTGTTTATCAAACAAGATAGAAAATGTTCTTTAACACTACTTCCAATCGAAATGGGAACAGGTAGAAACTTGGGAACTGCCTCTTTAGACAGAATAGACAGTTCAAAAGGCTACATAATAGATAACATACAATGGGTACATAGGAATGTAAATATTATCAAACATACCTGTTCTCAAGAGTATTTCCTCACTCTTTGTCGTAAAATAGTTAATAATGAAGCATTAAAGAATGTGCCTAATTTATCGGACGAAGAGATATTAGCTAATCCTATATTTGCTAGAGGTTTTTGAATTTGCCAGAGTGTGGAAAAACATAATTTATATGGGTGTTAATAACTTATTTATATAGGAGTAAAAAATGGAACTTGAAAAATTTGGAAAAGATTTTAGGGAGTTTTTTTTAAAACTGCACCAAGCTGTCGATATAATTGAAGATGGATTTTTCCCTCATTGCGATAAAAAAGAGTTTGATTTTGATTGTTACAGTAATTCAAATCCTATAATAGAGATTACATTCACTACATACTCTCCTGGAGAGGGTTATAGTGACGATGATTATTATCTTTCCGTTCCTGATACTATCATCACAGAAAAAGGTTTAAATGAGTTTCTCGATGAGTTAAGACGTAAAAAAGCAGAAAGAATAGAAGAAGAACAGAAGCAGCAAAGACAAATAGAAGAGAAAGAGAAAAAAGTACAAGAGGAAAAAGAACGTAAAGAGCTTAAAAGATTACAAAATAAATATGAGGTTCTAGGGAGTTAATAACTTAATTTTTGCGGAGTAAAAAATGAAAGATGTATTTACTGTATATAAAGACGGAACAAAATTAATGACTTCAAGAGTAAGAAATTTTGAAGATGAATACAATATGATTGGGAGATTTTTAAAATGGTTAGGAGATAAATAATGAACTCATTAAATATAAATTTAGAAGAGGGTGACAAGGTCGTACTAGAGGGAGATTGTCACGAATCCATAAGAACCGTTACTGTAACTGGAGGCTTTGGCATGAGTAAGAATACTGCTGGCACTGGTTTATTCGTCGAGTTGCCAAACGGGACTACTGGCAAAGCTAATAGTATGGAGATCGAGCGAAGACTTCCATTATTGCCAGAGTGTGAAAAAAAGTAATTTATAAGGTTGTTAATAATATTTTGTAAGGGAAAGATTATGGGTCAATACTATAAAGTTGTAAATACCGAACTTATGCAGTGGTACCATCCAGATTGGCTCAAACTTATGGAGCACTCATGGTTAGGTAACGAATGCGTGGGTAAGATAATGCGGCTCTTGTCGCCTGGCGGAGATTGGTATAAGGCTCCTATCGTTTGGTGCGGCGATTATTATAGCGAATATGGCGAAATCCCATATTATGATTTGGTAAAAAGTGCTGATAGAGTCCGCCCCGAAAAGACTATGACACGGGACGAACAACTTCAAGCTATTTTAGTTAATCATACTAAATTGGAATATACTACTTACCAGAATCTTCCAAAAAACAAAGATGGTTGGGTAATCAACCCATTACCTCTTTTAACTGCTTGCGGTAACAATAGGGGCGGCGGAGATTATTACGATAGTCACCCCGATTTTGATAAGGTCGGTATTTGGGCTAATGATCGACTGTCTGTCGAGACAGAGATACCTTATGGGTATTGGCACTTGAAGGTCAATTTTATAGAAATAAGATAAATTGCCAGAGTGGTAAAAAATAGAATTTATGTAGTTGTAAGTAATAACTAAAACATTTTTTATTAAACAGGAGAAAGACAATGGATTCTAACAATCCAAATAGTGTAGCCATCGTTGGTACACCGGACATGGGGGTAGCCGTTAAAGTCACGGATACTCTGAAAGATAAGACTATCGACCTTATCATAATTATGACAGGAAAAGAGTCTCTTTTCACTGCTTATGACCTAACGCAGCGATTGAGAGTGGAAAATGTCGGTATGAATGTTCCCCATGTAGAGATAAGGGATATGGTTCATCAAGAGTTTAACGATACTTTCTGCGATGAGTACGAAAGAACTTTGACAGAGTTGCTTACTGGCGATAATTCTTTTGTCTATCACCCCGAGAATATCGCTGCAACCGATTATCATTTGGCAGTAAAGCCAGCAGTTGACGATACGGTTGACGACGGAGTCGGTTTTGGTCTGACAGACAGTAATAGGCTCAATATCCCACTGTCCATGTTGAACGATATGGAACTAAAGAAAAGCGATAAGGTTCATATTGAAACAGAGAATGGGGTAATGTCCCTCACAACCGTCCCAGCGACGCCAGATAATGAGTTACAGGTCAATGCCGATGGTCGGCTACGTCTTAACTCTACCACGCTTACAAGGGCATTTGGTAGCCTTAGTAAGAAGTACAACATTGAGGTATCTTCGGATAAAACAGCTATCACTGTTCGTCCGATATAAAGAACTATCAGCACTTCCTCACAATTAGAGAGGGGTAACTACGGTTACTCTTCTCTTTTTTTTGCCAGAGTGTATAAAAATCACTTTTATAGTAGTATGAAAGGAATACTATTATGCGAAAAAAAATAACAATAAATGATTATGAGTTTGAGTTAGTCTATTCAGTAGACGAACCTAACAAAATCGTTTCCTCTACCTTTAAACTCCGAAATGCTGGACCTCCTACCCAAGAGTTTAGTATGTCTAAAGAAGAATATAGAATAGGGCAAAAAATTCAAGCAGATATTTTCGATGGAGATTGGGATTGGCTTATCGCAAAAACGACAAAGACTATATCTTTAGATATATGTGGTATAACTATTGAGTTAGTTGATGTAGAATGGATAGGAGATACTCGTCTCCGCTATACCGATGGTAGTATCAGATATGGTGGAGGTTCTATAACTGATAATCTCAAAGACGTATGCGAGGCTTGCGGTGACGTTCGTTGCGACTTGCTTTGTCCTGACGCTTTGGAGAAAGCAAGCGATAGGGATATAGATATTCAATGTAGTAATAATGAAGAATTAGAGAGTAGTAGAAACCACAACTATGCTTGCGATGGGGTACTATCTATGGTTTTGGGTCATGCTGTCGCTGGACTGGATATCGAATCAGCTGCTTATAGAGAGGGGCTTGACGCTGCAATAGAGGGAATTGCCAATAATATCTAATTTGCCAGAGTGATTATTTTTAAAGGTTATACAAGTGTTAATGTTAATTTTTGCGGAGTAAATACTATGGGTTATTGTATTGAGTTAAGAGAAGAAAACTTTAAAGTCACCGTTGCTAAAAGTTTAGAGGCTTTTCCTATAGTCATGAAATCTATTATTAACGAGAGAAACACAAGTACAATGAGTTTCTCTTGGGTAGATGATGAAGATATTGAAAAAGCTAAATCCTTAACTGACCTTATGACCTCTTTCCGTTGGGAACCTGATATTGACTCGGAAGGAAATATTATTAGTATTGATTTTTGTGGGGAGAAATTAGGGGATGATAAGATATTATTCGATATAATTGCTCCTTTTGTAGAAGATGACAGTTATATAGAAATGAGTGGGGAAGATGGTTCGATATGGAGATGGATTTTTAAAGATGGAGAATGTACTGAAAAAGATGCAACTATTGTCTTTTAATAATTTGCCAGAGTGATTATTTTTAAAGGTTATATGATTATGGAATTAAAAGAATTAAAAAATGAAACTATATGTTCTGATTGTGGGGCTGTAATAACCTCTGAATCAAGGAGCAATTTTCACACTAATGGTCACTGGAACGAATATCGAGAGTTTAAGTGCGGTAGAAAAATCCATTTTAGTCCTAACTTTATGAAGATTATCGTTGAGGTAGAATGTCCTAAAAACCCAACACAGAAACGTAAAATCGCGAAACAAAAAAGACTTGTAAAAGCTATCACTGAAATGGTAAACAAGTCAAGAGTTACTAAAGAGTATAAAGAAAGACTCTTACGAGATATAAAATGGTGGTAAAATTTTTAATAAAATCAAATGTTTTTTATCAAGGACACGGTTCTAGTTCTTGTGGAACTTGCGAAGTAGAGTCAGAGCATAATAAAGAGTTATTAACTCTTTTTTTTCAGGCTCTTAAATCTGCTAAAATGATAGAAGACTGGGTGACTATTTCTCAGATATGGTTATCGCAGGGTAAAGTTAATTTTGTATCTAAAACGAGTTTACAAGAAAATGGAGTTATCGCTTACTATCATATTTGCCAGAGTGATAAAAATATAAACTTATAGAATTGTTAATTGAAACTTATTGGAGTTTAAGACGATGGGAACAAGAAAAAAAAGAAATAAGGATATTTGGGATACCTCTAATTCGGATTGTCATGTTCCCTATACTGACGAAGACATAGAATTAATTCTTCATCAATTACCTATTCCTAGTAATTGTGAATTACTGGGAAAAGCTTTAAAAAGGTCATCAGGAGCCATCCGACAAGTTTTTGAAAAAGCTTATATGCCTCATTCGGAAGCAAAAAATCTTACTGTTGGTAAAAATAGAGTTGAGAGTTCATATAATATACAGATACAAAAAATATCTAAAAAGCTGAGGCTTATTAGAGGGTATAACGTTTTTAAATACCAGGGCAAGAAAGACTCTTACGAGATATAAAATGGTGGTAATGAATTAGGTAATATCAATTTTAATTAGGTAAAGGAATTAGGTAATGTCCAATTCAGCTTATATAGAAACATTCAAAAAGACCAGTTTATGCTCTGGAGAAACTCATTTCATAATTGACGTACAAGACAATCATGGTTCGGTTTCTCTCGTCACTCCAGAAAAAGACATATCAGAAGAAGATATGGAACTTCTTCAATATGTCAGAAAACAAGTTGAGAATAGAGACGAACACGGTTCAGATTGTGATATTATATTTGATATATTTGAATATATTGATAGCGGCGAAATAGGGATTAACATAAACAATACCTATTATGACTGGGACGATATAAAAGAGTTTATGACTGGGGAAGAAGTAGAAATTTCTGAAATAGATAGAATCAATCCTTTCTCGTTATTTTTTATTGGTGATACCATTTATACCAACGAGAATTATGACCTTAAAAAGGTGGAAAAAGCCGTAGGTATATCTAATGATATAATGCAAATCCTCAATAAATTGGCAAAAGATATTCTCGAAGTCGCCACATCGGTTCAACACCTATTAGTGTACGCTGCTAAAAAGATAGAAGCATTTGGCAACGAGGGGGTAGGAGTTGGAGACACCGCCACAGATGAATTGATAGCCGAATACTTGGAGAACAAGTTAAAAGGAAAATTCTCTAAGAAAGATAGGTCGGAGATAGGGCAAGACTTCTATTATATGTATCATAGGTAATTTGCCAGAGTGAAGAAAAATAAGGTTTATAGTATTATGAACGCACAATTAGCGAATTTGTTTAGTTATATTAAGAACCTGACTGTTGTTGTTTTTTGGATAGATTCAACAGTTAAAGGAGATATATATCATCGTTTATCCGAAGTTAGAGGAGAAGATGATGAACTGAAAGCATTTTTTGACGATAATACAGATAGGTATGTTGACTTGTATAGTGTTGATTTTAATGATATAAGAGTTTATCAGAAAGTAGATTGGTTAATATGAAAAAAGGTACACTAACAACAGTATTTGGCAATGTAACTAAACCTCAATTTAGCAATATGAGCGAAGTCGCTATTATCCCTCATTGTTGCAACACTCTCGGAGTTATGGGGGCTGGCGTTGCACTCGCACTCAAAAACAAATGGCCCGAAGTATATGAAACATATAAAAGACATCTTATGGGTCTCGGAAATGCTTCTTTTGTCGTTACAGAAGAACTTGACGAAAATGTAAGAGTTATGGTTGCCAATATGATAGGTCAAGATGGCACCGTCTCTGCTGACAATCCTAAACCTGTCAAGTATTGGGCTTTAGCCTCTGCAATGAAAATAGTCTTGGCAGAGTGTCAAGCATTCCCTAATTCGGTTATACATACTCCTAAATTCGGTTCGGATTTGGCTGGAGGGGACTGGAATTTCATCTTGGAATTGATAAGAGAAATCTGGCTCGAAAATGGTATTGATGTTATTGTCTATGAATTTAGAGGGTAATTATGGTACCGTTAATCGAATTATGTACATGGCAAGGTTGTCAAGGCTGGCAAGGCGTTACTTGTTCTTGCGGAGCTACTCATAATATTATGGTTAATAACCCCTGTTTTCATTGCGAAAGATGTGGGGGGTTTAATACTCTTTCTTGGTCTCATCACCAATTCTGTCACCGCAAACCAGATTATGGATGGAACAGGTCTGTTATAGGTTGGGCTATGAGAAATTACTCTTGGTATAGAGACTCTTTTAAAGAGACATCTATAATGTTAGAGAAGCTGAATAAGAGACTTGCATCATAATTTGCCAGAGTGACAAAAATTTAATCTTATGTGAGTGTTGATAATACTTATATTGAGGAACAAAAATGAAAGAATTTCATAAAATTACAATAGGTTTTGTAGTACAAAAGTATACAACACTTGATAATGATACAATGATATGCACCGAACAAACTTTTGTAGCTGGCGATCAAGTTACCTATGAGGATTTAGAGGGTAAAGTTATTGAAGTTGACCCCAATAAAGAGGTTTGTTGTCCTTTCGGAATGCGAACACCGAGACCTATACCTAACACCGAGTTTGAACGATGGTATGCCTCTATGAAAAGAGATAGTGGACTTCATCTACATTTTAGGGATGTTCTTGATATGAATCCCGACTATGAACTGACTTTCAGAGAATGGGCTAAAAAGTATTATAAAGAGGCAGTTGATATTTAATTATCGCGGAAAAATATAATGGCTAAAAAGAAGATAAATAAATGTAGACACTTTAATGATGATGGTAAAGAGATTACTACTCCCTGCGAACATAAAGACGATGATGGTTGCTGCGGCTTGCCTAGTTCAGAGGGATGGATGGTTAAATGTCCTGGCAATGAAAATTATACGAGATAACTATGAAAGTAGATATAGAAATTACAAAAGATTGCTATCTCATTCTCTGTTTAGGTATGGGTAATGTAGATATACTTCCTGATTTAAATAAAAAGGGTAAAATCTATAAAGATGTTGAGTATGATGAGAGTATTAAAAAAATAACATCTTTAGACCTTAAAAAAGAATTAGAGAAACATGGAGTAGGAATAGCTTTTATGGCTGATACCAATTATGAATATGAGAGTATAATTTTACAATGCCCTCAAAGTGCATTAGTTCCTGTTGGATGTTTCAAGATAATATAATTTGCCAGAGTGTTAAAAAATAACTCTTATATAGGTAGTTAGTTAATAATTACTTATATAGGAGTTTTCTTATGGGCTGGATGTTCACATTTGATCATACAAGTCGATCACGTTGTATCGACGATAGGATTAAGGATTGGGATACAAGACCTTTTCTAAAAGAAGAAGATAAGGTATATCATCTATCTACCTGTTTAAAGCAATGTTATAGGGGCAATGCCTATTCTGGTGTACTTTGGAGTGTTCGAGAGACAAAGGAATATGACAGGTATACCGACCAGTTGGTACGTTCTGAATTGTGGATAGCTTGTGACCTGTTAAGATATGATAATAAGGACAAATGTTGGGGATATAAGGATATGTCGGAGAGTGTTGGTCCGAATAGTTATTCTTGTCCTCTTTCTTATCTTGACATGGTACCTATCCCCAAAAGCGAATATGCCGCTGGATGGAGAGAAGAAGTAAAAAAGTACCACGCAAGTAGAATACCCTCTTTTAAGGTTAAAAAAGATAGTTTTGTACTTTTAAAAGAAAACTATGGGATTAGAATTTTTAAAATAACCTCATTAAGACCTTTAAAGGGGATAGTTGGTAGTAAAAGAGAATATAGTATCCCTAGAAAGTCTCTTCTTCGCGAAATAACAAAAGAGGAAATAGATCAAGCGAAGAAAGAATATCAAGAACACCAAGACGGTGGAGAGTGGGGCGAGTGTGCGGAACAAGGAAGTAGAAGTAAGAATAAAGAGGATGCAATTCTTTATTATAATGATTTCTTATTTGCCAGAGTGAAGAAAAATATAACTTATACGAGTGTTGATAATACTGATAATTCATAAAGGATAAAATTATGGGTGCAAATTTTGATTATCAAGTACTAAAAGACCAGAAACTCGAATTGACAGATGAAGAAATCGAGAAACATGCAGAAGAACTGTTTGAGCATTCTGCTTATCTTTATGGGCACGCTGGATATTCTGGTACGTTAGCTGAAAAGACTGGTGAAGGGGTTACTATCCATAGAGATAAGACTTTTGAAACGGATGAGGAAGCGAGTAAATATGTTCTTGATACTCTTGATAACGACAAATGGGGTCCAGCGGATGTAGTCCCTATTGAGGGTAGAGGTTGGTTTATTGGTGGATGGTGTTCATCTTAATTCTTATTGGAGATATATTATGATGGCTATGGCTTTTATAAAATTTATGTTTGTAGTATTCTTGTTAGTAGGTTTCCTATCACTGATACTCTCTATATTGGAGTATTTTGGAGAACATATTACTCCTTTCCATAAGAAATATACTTTTGGAGCATGTGCGGTATCATGGCTTATGGTTATTTCTCTTGCATTGGCATCAGGGGCATAACTTGCCAGAGTGGTAAAAAAACAGTCTTATAGAAGTGTTAATAATAACACTGAATAGGAGTATAAAATGGGAAAAGTAAAACCTACAAAAGAAGTAAAATGTCGTTGCGGTAAAAACTCTATTGTCGAGTTAATTCCAGCAGAAGGATATGTAAGGGTCACTCCTTTCATGTGCGATTGCGGTAGAACATTCCTTATCAGCGATTACGTTAATGCCATGACTACATATGGAGAGGTAGAACATAAACAATATGATGAATTTCTTGAAATGCAAAAAAAAGATGCGACAAGGAAAAAAGTAAGAGATACATCGGATGAAGGACGTAGAAAATATCAATTAGTAGACAAGTGGTTAAATAGCCTATCAATAGATGCTATAAGTAGAATTGAGGCTCAAAGAGTCTTTACCCAAACTATTGATAAAGAGTTTGTTATCGAAACTATTCTTGAACATTGTCGATATGAAGATGATTTATTGGAGAGATTATATGGACAATATCTGGCATGTAATGCTATCTCTATGATGACTACGGATAAAAGAGAGTGGTTTATACTAAAAATGGTAGGTTGCGTAGAACCAGTATTAGTAGGTCCAATTTCTACAGAAATAGAAATGAAAGAGCGTTTGGAGAAGTATGCAGATGACCCTAAAGAGAGTCAGAACTCTCATACTTATTTTTCCGCAAAAAAAGATGCAGATATAAGATTTTAGTATTTGCCAGAGTGGTAAAAAAATAGTCTTATAGAGTTGTAAAGTTAATGTTATAAATTCGATTGGAGAAACAAATGGACGGTTTAATGATTGACACAAAAGACAGCGGTATCGTAACAATAGAAAGAGCATTTTCTATTCCTGTTCCCGAAGAAACAAAGACGTACAAGCCTGTCGGTAATGAGGCTCTTTGGAAAATGCTCCAGAGAACTGCCAATGTAAGAGGGCTGGAGTTAGGTACTCCTGAAATGGGACTCGCTCAAAAGGGACAGCGACTTTTTGGTCAAGTCGAGATTGTCAATCAAGACCATCTTGATAACGAAGTTCGTTTGATGCTTGGTTTCCGTAACAGCTATAACCGATCGATGTCAGTCGGAATCTGTTTCGGAAGTAAAGTTTTTGTATGTTCTAATATGTGTTTTACGGGATATACTTCTGAAGATGAGGATGCGGTAGGTCAAGTTCATCATCGTCATCAAGCAAATGTATGGGAAGGGCTGCAAGAACGACTTAATGAGGCTTTGGATAAGTTCGAGGTATTCAAGAGCTATCAGAACGACTTTTACAGTAAGCTGAAAGAAAACGAGTTAACGGATGCGGAAGCCCATGATTTGATTATCAATTCAGTTCGGCATGAAGCAATTACGGCTAAAGATTGTTTCACAGTTGCCGAAGAATGGGCGTTCCAGAATAGAGGCCCGCAAGATGATAGCGAAGAAGATAGATGGCATAAAGAATTCCTGCCCAGAAACGCTTGGAGCCTCTTCAATGCTTATACCGAGATACATAAGGGATTTCAGATAAAGAACCCCCTTGAAGCGAATTTGAGGTCTATCAAGATGAATAAGTTCTTTCATAACCAGTTTATGAGTTAAGACAAAGAAGGGGAAGGACATCGAAAGTTCTTCCCCTTTTTGCCAGAGTGGTAAAAATTTAATCTTATAGTAGTATGATGAGGCAGTCGGCGGAAAGAGAGTTGCCGTCAGAGCAAAGTTGCGGTCGAACCTACTCAAATATCGTAAAGTGCCTTGCAAGGAAACATGATATTCTTTGCCTGCCTCGTTTTTTTTGTAATAGTATTTTGCCAGAGTGGTAAAAATTTAATCTTATAGTATTGTAGGATGTTCGAGAATTAACGCATTCGTGGTGAAAGCCCATTTGAATATCCTGCATATTTTTGAAGTAATGAGGTAGTGGCGGTAAATGGTCAAGCTAGCCAATGTCCGATTGCATACGATTTACGCATTATGCCTCCTCATTTTTTTTGAAGTAATGAAGTAGTGGCGGTAAGCGACGAACTGCTATCCGATTGCATACGACTCTATGCCTACTTCATTATTTTTTACACTGAAAAAAGATATTGTATAACCAGTATGTAATTTATTATCGGACGTTAAAATAGCATAAGCTGTTTTCGTATATATTGTTAAGTTGGAGTAGTATTATGTGTAAGTTAGAATTTTTGGACAAGCATTTAGTATCACTGATAACGATTGTTATCTTGGCAGCAGTACTATTTGCGACAAGTGGTTGTGGGGTAGTCGATGGGGCTTTGCAAGATATAGCTGGGACAGCTACTGCTTTAAGAGAAATCTCTAAGCCATTAGAAGAGAGAGCAAGAGCTAAAGATGCAGAAAGAAATGCAAAGTGGCTTACTATCTGGACTATGCAACAGGAAGATTATAAAGAGATAGGGCATGAACCTAAAAAATTGCCTAAATTTCTTAAATTTGGTAAGAAATAGACATTAACAAAAGAGGGTAGTCATATTCTTTTGAGTATTACTATCCTCTTTGTTTTTAATATTAAATTAATTTTAGGAGATTTATAATGTTTAGTTCCATAGATGGTGGTTTTCAAATAGTTTTAGAAGGTTTATTTACAATGGATTTCTCTTGGTTTTTTATGTTCTGCTTAATAGCGGTACTTAATGTAATTAAAGTCCCAATAATGATAATAAAGAAGTTGAAAAAATAAGGGGTATACGATGGAGATTTACTTTTATTTTCCCTTAACAGTTTTATTTTTTATGAATGTCGTGAAGAAAATTTTCTAATTGCCAGAGTGGTAAAAAAATAGGTTTATAGTAATATGAAAATGATTAAAAAATGGCTTATACCTATTATTATAACATTGTTAATCGCTCTGTTTGCAGTTTGTTGTGCAAAAAAACAAGTGGAAAAAACAGTGCAACAAGATAGAATCTTAATGGAGAAATAAAATGATTTGCCCATATTGTATAAAAGAAATTAGTATGTTCGCGACAAAATGTCCTTATTGTCACAGTGCAGTTCAGTATGATGCTGGCTCCGAGCTTAAAGATTGTTTTAAGGCACTTGTTATTATGGTAATAGTAGGTATAATTTTATGGGCGATATTGTCGGCGGTATAAGTTGCCAGAGTGGTAAAAAAATAGTCTTATAGTATTATAAAGTTAATATCTTGAATTTTGATTAGGAGCTGAAAAAATGAGAAAAATAATGAGCGATGATAACACTGTTTGGGATGAACGGAAAACAGATTTTACTGAACCATTGAGGAAAAAATCGGATGGTAAGCGATCAGCAGTTGCGGGGATTATTGTCCTATTAGGGATTATCTTGATATTTGGTATATGCTTTGTAGTGTCACGGATTACGACGGTTCAAGATGATCAATGGGCTGTTCGGCAACATATGAATGGGGATATAGAGGTTATAGAAGGTCCAGGAGTTTATCTTCCCTTGTTTAGCAAAATATGGATATATCCTCTTAAAATAACAGTTGAATATAAAACAACCGCTTATTTTAACGATACTGAGGCAAGAGAGGTGAAAACGCTCTGCCGAGTAGAATTACCCGAAGATAATACTGATAGAGTATCTCTTCATAAAGGACTTTCAGGAGACATATTTAATGTATATCCAATAGTTAGGGCTGCTGTTGGCAATTCGATTAAATCAATTGCCCCTATTATGAGTACAAATGAGATTGTCTATCACCGCAGAGCGGAATTTTGCGAATTAGTATATCGTCAATTAAAAGAAGGTCTTTTTCTCCAACATAGTTCTAGTAAAATCATTGACGGTAAAAACGTCCTTATGTCTACAATCCAAAAGGATGAAAACGGAGACTATATCCCTATGAGCGACGCTATATTAGAGAGAATGGGATTGAATGTATCGCTTTTTAGCATCACCTCAATAGGCGATTTGCCAGAGTGACAAAAAAATAGTCTTATAGTATTATGAAGCCGAAAAAAGAAAAACATATTACTTCGAGAGTTAGGAAAGAGAACAAGACAGATAGAGGCGATCTACATACAAAGGTCATACCTGATAAAAAGAAAAAAGTGAATAAAGAAAAATGTCGAGGAAAGATAGAAGAAAATGAATGAAAAACTTTTCCCATTCCAGGTGAGCGAACCCCGCAAAATGACTATATTAGAACAAGTTTTTTGTATGGTTTATCTTGCGACCAGTAAAACTCTAAAAGAATTGAGACGATACCAGTCTTTAGTTGAAAAACAATTTATTTTAGCTACTCAAAATAATTGTGGGGAAAAATCATTCAAAAATTTAGAGGCGATGCAACACTGTTATGATGCTGCCGTAGCTTATCAACAATTCGATGATGATTTCTGGTTAGCTTTTATAGATACATCTGATAGAACCTAAAATGGTTTGGATTATTTGCCAGAGTAGTAAAAATTTAATTTTATAGAAGTGTTAATAATACTTTTAAGGAAAAGAAAATGATTGAAGTTACTACTAATGAACCGATGGTTATAGAAGTAAGACATATAATGCACAAACATTTCGAGATTGAAGTTAAAATTGACAATCAGCCTCATGATCTCAGCATTTCGATTATATCGGAAGAAGATGAAGAAGGGGAAGATACGGAGTTGGTTCGTATCAGAGTTGACGATAGGACTTTCACCGTTGGAGAAAAAGAAGATGTTGCAGAGAAACTTAACGGACATCTTGGAGTCTGGTTCGATAGTAAATATCCTTTGTATCAGGTAGAAAAAACTAAAGAAACTCTTGACGATGTTTTTGATACTATTTGGGAATATCTCGAAGAAAAAGACCTATGCTAATTTGCCAGAGTGAAGAAAAACTAAGGTTATATCATTATGAAACATGCAAACATAGACAATAGACTAATGAGTAATGGGGCGGTAGCGTTCAAAGAGGGATTAGGTTGGTTCGGACTGCACCACATAGGAGACCCTACTCCGTCAATATTGGGGGCACAGGTATGGAGACATCTACAAGAAGATATACATTATCTGAAAAGTATCAGAAAGAGGTTACTCGCTTATAAATCTTGGGATGAATATATTAACGATGGACTTTGTCCCTATTGCGGTAAATATGATAAGGGGATGCCGGTCGCAATTCATCCCGAATTATATAGCAAGACAAACCAGATAGGGCTATATCTACCTGACCCAGAAGCAACAGACTCAAAGACAACGCTCGCTACTGACCCAGAAGCGAAACAGCATAAACATATTAAACACAGGAATCTTATATCTGCTGATAATGCTAAAGAAGATGGAGTTTTCATAGAATGGGTATATGTTATAGACCCTTTAAGTTATGAATTAAATATACTGAAATCTGTTAGAGGAGAAGGCACCCACGTTCAATCTGTATTCGGAGGAATGAAACTATATAACTATCAATATATTTCAGTAAGAAAATGTGAACTTCTTCGGAAAGAACAATCTTGGGAGCCTGATTGGGAAGAAATAGAAGAAAAAGGTAAAAAATTGGCGACAGGATTTTACCATAAATATACGAGGCAGGCAAAATGAAAGGCAAAACATATAATAGTATAATATTGGGTATTGGAATAACAACTGTGATTTTCGCTCTTCTAACTATCCTTAATCATTTTTTTCTTATACCTGCTGTTGTAGGACTATTATGTATGTTGGGTTTCGGTTTTACGTTTCAATATGATATAGATGATGAAGACTATCTTTAAGGAGAATTAAAATAATGTTTATTGAGATAATAAGAGAAGCAAAAGATAGGCTATATAGTAATTATTGGAGATTTATGATATCCACAGATACTCCAAAAATAAAAGTAACTTTATGGGAATTTCGTAAAAGAAGTAGAAGAACTACTAGATGCCAGTGGGTATCAGAACATACTTACACTTCGTTAGATAGGAGACATAATAACCTCAAAAAGGGAGATTTTATAATTCCAGAAGATGTGGATAAAGAATTGAAAGAGAAGTTAAATAAGATGGTATCAGAGATTGAAGTAGAAATAAGATAATTTGCCAGAGTGGGTAAAAATCTAATTTATAGTATTGTAAAGAATAATATAATACTGGAGTTAAAACGATGTATAGAGAAGGCCAGAAAATAATTACTAAAAGTAACGAACACGATGAAAACTATCGAGTTGGTATTTTCGTTGCATATAATGACGCACTGAAAAGTCCTGATAATATTCCTATGATAGAAATAGAGGGTATCACTTATACTTGTTTCGGTATAACTATGCCTTTCACAACCAGTCTTACTGCAAGACTCGATAAACTTACTCCAAAACATCAATGGGAATTTCTTTGTGCTATTAAGAGTTGGGATAGCGGCAATCAGTTTATCATTATGAGAGGGTTGCCGGGAAGTGGAAAATCCACTCTTGCCAGAAAGTTAGCTGGTCTAACTGGTCAAGTTTTTAGTACAGATGATTTCTTTTCTATGACGGGAGAGTATATCTTTAATCCTACACGACTTGGCAAGGCTCATAAATGGAATCAGAATAGGTCAAAGGCTGCTTTCTCTGCTAATATACCTATTATTGTAATTGATAACACTAACACTACGATTAGCGAAATGAGAAATTATCTGCCTCATATCGAATTGGCTCGACTTTATGGTTATCAAGTTTTTATTGCAGAACCAGATACAGATTGGCGTTTTAACGTCGATGAATTGGTACTTAAAAATTCTCATGGCGTACCTAAAGAAGCAATACAAAGGATGGCTGATAGGTATGCTCACGATGTTAGGTTGGAAGATATTTTGTTTTAAGGTTTTCATTTTTAACTCCTCTAGGAAAGCTCTTGCGGACTCAACGCAAGGGCTTTTTATTTGCCAGAGTAGTAAAAAATTAGTATTATAGAAGTGTTAATACTAACACTGAATAGGAGTATATAATGCCAGAAAGAGCCGAAAACGAAAGATGTAAAGAGTGTATCTGGTGGGAAAGAGATCATAAAAACAAAACAGTGAGAGTTGCTCGCGAGGTTTGCAATTCAGGATATCAAACTAGCCTTGTCCCACAGAAGACGGGAGAATGTCGTCATGATTTGCCACAATTAGCAATCGAATCTAAAGATGTATCAGCAGATTTTGAAAGATTCTCTACGGTTGTAAAGACCACTAAAACGGTATGGCCTGCCACAAGAGAAAATGAATGGTGCGGACAGTTTTGCCAGAGTGAAGAAAAAACTACTTTATAGAAGTGTTAATAATAACACCGAGTTGGAGTTTATAATGCTTTATTTTGAACAGTGGAGACAATCTCGAAGGCTACCCGAAAAAGGGGATGTTATATATGTTATCCCTATTCGATATTGGGAACCAGATGAATATACTCCTGAAAAGTTCACGGTAGAAAAAGCGTATATACAAGAAACAGGTGGTAGATTAACCCTTTATGGACAATATGAGAAAGAAAAGCCCGATACTCCTATGTATGCGGCTAAAGATTGTGATGCTCAATGGTATTGGGATTATGAGAGTGCCAGAAAAGTACAGCTTTTATTACATCAAATATATGAGGTAGTTTCACATGACGACGCTGCCCATATAGTAGAAAAGATATTGAGAGAAGAATTGCCAGAGTGAAGAAAAAACTAATTTACAGAAGTGTTAATAATAATTTAATTGGAGATAGTAAAATGAGTGTAACAAAGATAATTACAGTAATGTTTTGTATTCTATCGTTGATCGTAGGATTCGTACTCGGCGGACTTGTTGATAATTTCCGTTATGAAACAGTTGTTGCGGAAAAAGACGCACTAAGAAAAGACCTATTGTATAACATAGGATTGCTTACCGTAACACAAGATGCTCTTATAAGTAGGGGGCGTGCTTTAGAAGAGGTTATATATGATAATATGAAATATTTCACGATAATAGAGGCGTATAAAAAGCGAGATAATTTCGACCCTAACGATTTGCCAGAGTAGCGTTTTTTCTATCTTATAGAAGTGTTAATAATAACACTGAATAGGAGTAATAATGAATTATAAATATGAATGTTCTTGGAGTCCTCACGACGGTTGGCATTTTTCTTTAGGGAAAAAAAGATTATGGGAAGCCAGTACAGGATATATAGTTGCGGAGATTCACACTTGGAGAGAATACTCGGAAGATAAACTTAAACCTGGACAAAAACATGAGGGGTATAGAAACCACGAACATTTTACAGAGTTGGAAGATGCTCTTAACTTTATGAGAACAGGAGAAATCCCTACTTATTATATCGTAAATAGTCGTTTTCAGCCTTTAAGCTATTTTGCCTCTAATGATTTCGTTACGAAAAAACAGCTTAGATTTAGAAAAAGAGATTGTATCTCTTATAGAAACAAAAAAGAGGCACTAGAATATTTGGCTATCATTCAAAGTGAATGTAGACAAAAAGGACAAGCACAATCATTAAAAGTAAGTACTTTATGTAAATGGTAAAAATTTGCCAGAGTAGTAATTTTTCTATCTTATGGTATTATGAAAAGAAAACAAGATAAACGAAGAAGAAAACAACGGGCAAAGATTGTCCTTAACTTAACCCAAAAGGTTTTGGATAGTCTTGCTCGGTTAGCAGTAGGAAAGACACCACCAGAGATCGTCAAGGCTCACGTCGCTTACTATGATACTTGCAACACCGCAGAGCAATTAACCCTTATGGGTATATTCAAAAAAGAAGAAGATAAAATAATGACAGATATAGCTGAATTTTTTGCGGAGAAATAAAATGGGATTACCTATAAATGGTGTCGTAAATGCTGCTGGCGAAGTATGTATCAATACAAAAGATTTGTTGCTATATCTAAATGAGCCTAAAAATAAAGACTTAACAAGAGAAAAAATATGCCTAGTGATAGAAGCGTTTACTAAGGGGATGCTAAAGAAAAAGTCATAATTGCCAGAGTGAAGAAAAAACTAATTTATAGAAGTGTTAATACTAACACCGAATAGGAGTATATAAAATGAAGATAGATTATTGGGGACTTATTAAGTTTCTTATCGTAGTAGCTATAATATCGTCGTTTATTTGGGCTGTATTTATCTGCGAAACAGGGTGGCATAAAACCACTATGAGAACTGCCGACGCGAGAAATAAAGCGTATGCGATCAAGAATGACATCTACGAGGCGAGATTTCCCAAAACAGGAGATACGATAATTCTAAATGGGAAAAAGATAGTTATATTGAAAAGTTATATCTGGAGTAGAGAAAGAAGATATGAAGTAAGACAAGAAGATGGAACCATAACCGATGTTATGGGTTCCGAAATCATAGATATAAAACCAATAAAACAGGAGTAATAAAATGGAACATCATAAAATCGTAGCGGCAATGATACGAAAACAAGTAGAAGGCGAAGCCGTAAATAGTCACAAATTTGGATATATGAGACAATTGGCTGTCGATTTTGCCGATTGGTATGACAAACAAAAGGAACTTTTTTGTCGAGAAGTATTCTTTAGTGGTTGCGGTATTAAAGAACACCCGTATGGAAAAACGCCAGAGTGATAAAATTTTAATATTATAGTAGTGTTAATAATAACACTAAATTGGAGTAATAAAATGAAAAAAATAGTAAAAGTATCTTGTATGACAGTAGCGATAACCTTATTTGCGATGTCAATTATCTTCTTTATGGCTGGCAATCATAGATGTAACAGAGCCATGAAACTATATGAACAAGTTACAGAAAGTAATCTAAAAACCGATAAGAGACTCGATGAAACTGCATCGGTAATAAAACAGATAGAAGATAGAGAAAAAATACGACCTCACACCGTAGTCTTATTAAAACCTAATGAATTTGGGCTATGGGATGTAGAAGATATAAAACAATTTGAACAAGGGCAACAGAAAGAATTTATAGACTTTCTTAGAGGTAAACAAAATTTGCCAGAGTGACAAAAAATATATCTTAACACTGTATAACGAATAGTAATTTATGCCGGGAGTCGTAGAAGTAGAAACAGAGTAGCGGAATGCCGAACCCCCTTAAGCAAGGGCTTGACCGCGGGCGAAAGGTTTTTACCGAAGCTATTAGGGTAGATAGACGTACCCCTAATAGAAGCATAGAGAAAACTAACTAATAGTTGAGCTTGAACTGGGTTGACTTTCTCTTAAACTCTTAACGGGGTTCTCCTGGCACCATTTTTTGAGAAAGAAAGTAATGAGAAACAGAAAAACACATGTAGATTTGCCCATAAAGATACCCCAAAATATACTTGATATATTGATAGAGTATCAAAACTGGAGAAAAGACCAGAGTAAATACCCTAAAGGGTATAAACTTGGAATGCTTAAAAAGCTAGATAAAGCATGTCTTAAATGGCATTTATACGCTGGTTGGGAAAGTATGGGTGGTTCTTTCTTTTTCCATACTAAAGTGGGTATTATGATTTATACTCATGTCAGTGGAAGTAAGCCTTTGAAAATTCAGCAATGTACTGATAAAGATAGTAATCCTTGGAATGGGGAATATCCTCGAACAGAAGAAATAGATAACTTTGTTTATCATTGGGATAAATACGAGCCTTTAATACTGTAATTCTTCGATTTCTTTATTCTAGGGGAAGTGTAACAACTTCCTCTTTTTTACGCGAAAATAAATTGCCAGAGTGATAAAAAAACTCTCTTATAGTATTGTAAACAATAACAATATTATTTTTAGGGAGTAAAGAAATGAAAACGAAACAAGAAATCGAAAATGGAATGGCTCAATGTATTGGTACCGAAGGGTATCACTTCAATGGAATGTTTGGTAAAAACTTTGTCTACACCGATGGTATCAAGTTTTTACTCGAATCGGCTAATGCCTATTGGCTATTGACTGCTATTTTCTCTTATAAGAGAACAGAAGATTTTCAAGTATGGACTTTGAAGGTCTCGAATGGCAAGGCAGTATTAACAATGAAAGAGGATACAAATACTCCCGTTATCGTCAAACAAGAAATACCTTATACAGATTTCCCACTTGACGAAATCGAAGTTTGGGCTATTAACGACCACAATTGTAACGGAGAGTATGGCGATCACGTCGTACTAATCTTGAAATCTGAATACTAAAACTCCTTAAATGAGCGATAGGGTGGCTTGCCAGCGTAGGTAAGCCGCCTTATTCGTTATTGCCAGAGTGGTGTTTTTTCTATCTTATAATGATATAAAGAACAATAATTTTTGCGGAGAAATAAAATGATAGATAAAACTGATGTCAAAAAGATAGTAACGACCAAACAAGATAACAAAAGGCTATTTATTCTTACAAGCGGATATTATAGTAAAACTTTGGACTATTTTCTTTTTTTAATAGATATAGCAAAAGAAAGTTTTCCTGAATTAGAACCAAAAGATATAAAAATAAACCATTATACAGGTAGATTCCATAAGGGGCAATGTGGAATAGAATTTAGTGTAGTATGTAAAAATGTACCTGATGGTTATGAAGAGTATGGCGATAGAATGGTTTGTACACATTATCCTACATAATAACCTTTATGGAGTAAGAAAATGAGTAAAGAATACTGGATAGAAAGTCTCGGACGTATCGAGCTGCAAATGACAATGGAACAAGCCGAAATGGTGCCACTGTCTGGAGATGTGGAACACGGAGTTTGTCTCTTATCAAAAGAAAAAGAGATAATTGATCAATTGGATAAATATACTCCGAAACTGATAGCAGAATGTTTATCAGAATATGGATGTTGGAATGAGGAGCAATTAAAAGACCATAAAGAGAATATATTACGTCTTTTATGGATGGCTGCATCTGATATTCAAGAAAAAGAATTGCCAGAGTGACAAAAAATAGGTCTTATAGTATTGTAAAGAAAACAATAATAATAACTTTCTTGGAGTAAAGAAAATGAAAACCGCAACACCGACAAAAGAAAAAGCACAAGTATCAGCCAGAGAAATGAATGAAGCCGCTGCACTGATAAAAGAATATGGTCTCAATGAATTGGCTAAAGATTGTCGAAAAAAGTCAGTCGAAGCCGCTATGAAAACTAAAGGGATACTTTTTGTCGAAAAAGATGGTCCCGTTATGAGAGTTATTCAAGATATAAGAGATGCCCGTAGTTAATACGGGACTTACGAGAGGGACGATCCGCGACCGGGTGGTTATCGTCCCCACTACCGGAAGGGCAAACCCGCAGTCATTTAAGCTGCGGAAAGCCCAAATGTGGGAGTTATTGACAGATAGAGTATATCGCGATGGCGATAATGCTCACGGATAACTCCAAATACCTTGAGGAAACCGCGAGTCGGCAACAAGACGGCAATGATGCGGTTTCCTCTTTTTTTGCCAGAGTAGTAATTTTTCTATCTTATGATATTGTAAAGAACAATATTTTAAGGAAAATATAATGCCAGAAACAATTGACATATCAAAAGAATATCCCACTGCACTAAAAGCAGAAAAAAGACGCATAAATATCTTAATATTAAGAAATATTAACCCTATAAAACGTCTTGATGGGAAAATGGCCTGTTACTCATTAGAGTATTGTTGGCTTAGGGATTCCGAGGATATTACTTCAGTACAAGGTAGCGATTTCTCCTATTGGACTAAAGCAGAGCTTAAATGGGATGAATGTTTATTCGATCAAGTTAATCTATTTTAATAATTTGCCAGAGTAGGAAAAAATAAGGTTTATAATATTATGAGACGATTAAACAAAAAACAAAAGAGACGAATTGATAGCTGGTTCAATAAAAACTGGAAAGGTGCTGGTAGCATCGGGGGAATAGATGATCTTCCCTATGATGTATATCAAGAATTAGAAGATATGAATGACTTTGAAACAATATGGCAACATACAAACAATTATATCATGGAAAAGGCTCTAAATGCTTAAAATCAAAATAACTTGGAACGGCGTTATATATGACGCTAAAGTCATTAGTGATTATAAGGTCGAGATATTAGATACAGATATAAACCAAACTATTGAACTCGATCAATGCAAACATTGTGGAGTCTGGTTATCCGAAGAAGAGGGCTGTTATGGAGACGGTTATTGCGATGGATGTGCTGCAATGTGTATTCACTGCGAACTCTATCATAACGCTGCTGATATGATACCTCCAGAAAAAGATGGAGAAGAGTATGTATGTAAAGAATGTGATAGTAAATTGCCAGAGTGATCATTTTCTGGTCTTATAGTATTATAAAGACGACGCATTTGGTACTGCGGTTTTTTTGCTCATTGAATAGATGATACCTAATAGTCTTACTGTAACAAAGTAAAATCGAGCTTAGGAAATCGAGCTTTTAGGAGACAATGTCGCTATTCATACATTTTTGAATCCTTCTTAAGATTAGGCGGTAGTTAATTCTACCGTCTTTTTTTCGCGAAAATAAATTGCCAGAGTAGTAAATTTTCTATCTTATTAAGGTATAAACAACGATAACCTTTTGGAGATAGAACAATGAAAACAGAATGTTTAGTAATCGTCGATATGCAGCCAGATTTTAAGTCTGCCAATGATAGAAAAACAATAGATAATGTTCTCATACAAATCGAAAAAGCAAGGGAACAAGATATTCCTATCTTTATTTTAGAATTTATAAATCATGGACAAACATCAGAAGAGATACAAGAGGCATTGGAGGGATATTATCAAGTATGGTTTATCGCGAAAGGCGATGACGATGGGTCAAGGGAGTTAATAACTTGTATTCAAGATAATGCGTATATTGTTAACGATTTTATCGTTTGCGGAGTTAATATATGTGCCTGTGTTTATTGGACTATTAAAGGGTTATTAAAAGATTATAAAACCAGAATAACCGTTATTAAAGATGCTTGTAATGGTAAGTGGTCACACCATATCGACAATGACCAAACTTATAATGATTATGACTTACAAGATGTTTATACAAGCGATAGAGTATCTCTTGTATAAATTGCCAGAGTAGTAAAAAATTGCTCTTATAGTATTGTAAAACAATAATATTTGGAGTAGAAAAATGAGCCTAACAATAGAAGACCTAACAATAGAAGTAACTCGTAAATGTAATATGCAATGCGAACACTGTCTAAGAGGGCCAGCACAAAGAAAAACAATATCAGACCAGCATATCTATAAGATACTTCAATTGATAGACGACGTAGGGACACTAACTATCACTGGAGGAGAGCCGACACTTGCAATGGATTCCTTAACCCAAATACAACACTGTGTTCAGTATAATCGAGCCGACGTTGGCAGTTTCTATATGGTCACAAATGGCAAGTCGATCAATGTTGATGCACTGGCAGAGTGGGCAAATTATATGAGATTTGCCTGCCATGATAACGAACTTTCTGGAGTGGCTTTCTCGTTTGACCAATTTCATCTAAACACTTTTAATAACCCACAACTGGACAAACAAAAACGTAATTATTATAGATTAAAAGATATAATAGAGAATGAATATGGGATTCTCGATGAACAAGGCTTTGCGGGGTTTATACGCAAACATTCCGATGATTCTTGGGGTTACGATTCATTACTGGCGGAGGGTAGAGCCGAAGATTTTGGAGTAAGAACTAACGACCCTAAAATATTCATAGAGGACATTTGGAAAGACAATATCAACTTTTCAGATAATATACTATATCTATCTGCTAATGGTTATATTGTTTCTGACTGCAACTGGAGTTACAAGAGTATAGATAGCGATAAACAGATAAGGATTGCTCATATTGATGACATACAAAGTCAAGATGATTTGATTGAAGCTATAAGGACATATAATAAGAGAATGACACCACTAGTCGAAGCATTAGTATAATTTGCCAGAGTAGTAAAAAATAGGATTTATAGTATTATGAAAGAACAACAAAAACAAAAAGTATTGAGACTTCTAAATGAAGCAAATGATATTCTCACTGACGAAATCGCTGACGACGAAGAAATCGAAACACAAGACATATTTTGTCCTCTTGGAGAGGTTATAAGTAATGTCTATGATATTGATACAGAATAACTTTTTGGAGATAATAAAATGGCATGTATATATAAAAGTGAAACAGGCACTTGTTACCGTAGTACAAGTAAACATCATTGTAAATTAGTCAATAACACAGATTGCGAAAATTGCGATTTATGTCAAACAACAAAAATAGTTAGCGATAAAACGAGAATCCAAAGAATCATAAAAGAAAGTATAGCCTTATTGAAAGAAAAGGATATAGAAGAGGCAATGCGTATTCTGAATAAGGCTATGGAAATATAAACTTTAATTGGAGATAATAAAATGGCTATGGTTTTTACAGATAGGCAAACAGCGTTTATAGAACAAGGAATGTCTACAATAGAAGCATCTCTTGAAAAAGATTGCGATAAAATAGATATAGTGATGCAAGAAGGTACTGAACAAAAAAGTACTATATCTCTTGATTGGGAACATGCCGACCAACTCGGAAATTGGCTTATCGCCAGAGCAAAAGAAATGAGACTAGCCCAATAATTGCCAGAGTGACAATTTTTCTATCTTATAGTATTGTAAACAATAACAATAACTTTTTTGGAGAAAAGAAAATGAGTGAAAAAACAGATGAACAAATAGTCGAAGCATTGAAATCTTTGGGTTATATACCCGTTAAAGATAAGGGATATTTTACCGAAGGGGTTGACGCCCAACAAGTATTGTTTTATAATCCAAAGACTAAATTGGGGTTACAGGTATGGATTGCCTCACCCGGTGATCAAGATGTTTTTGATGAATATTATATGCAAGAGGTTGACGGTCAATTTGGTACGAATGTCATAGAATCCCAATAATTGCCAGAGTAGTAATTTTTCTATCTTATAGTATTGTAAACAATAACAATAACTTTTTTGGAGACTGAAAAATGACAACGAAAACAAATGTAGAAGTTTCAAGCGATGCTCTTCACAGAGCCACAAAAATGGCACAACAAATGAAGCAAAATGTAGTCGTCTTTAAGTCAAAACTCGGTAAAAAAGATACTGAATTTTGTACTGCACAAAAAGTATGGGACGATTCAGAAGAGAAACAAGATGTAGAATTCCTCGCAATTATCGACGCAAATGGCAATTACGTCGATTAACGATATAGATTCGTCCCAATAGGCCAATGCAGGTATCAAATGTCTGGAAGCCTGGCGGGGCGTCTTATTTTTTGCCAGAGTAGTAAAAAACAACTCTTATAGTATTAACAAGGGTAAAACCCATTATATAAAATAATTTTAACTGTTAGCCCGAAAGGATGGTGTACTCTGTTTTAATGTAAAAAAATAGATTCTTAATTAAATTGATTGTTTGTCGGTATTGCATAACCGTCATATAGGGCAAATCTGGCGGGGTTCAGGTTTGCTCTTTTTTCGCGAAAATAAATTGCCAGAGTGACAAAAAAACTGTCTTATAAAGGTATAAACAACAATAATACTTTTTGGAGATAAGAAAATGACTGAACGACATAAACTATCAGCGTATATGCAAGACAGAGGTTTTGAACTCGATACAATGACATCAATGACAGCAGGCACAACCTCTATGATAGGACACCACCGAGTAACAGAGTATGGTGAACATAACATCATAAGTGGTATCCGTTTTGTCAACTTCTCTGGCGTCGATACAAAAGAAGGCGATCTGGGGTGCGTTACTCTGTATTATACAGGGACAACAAGAAAAAAATACCACAGGCAATCCCATGACTCCGAAATACTAAAGAAAGCGTTTTGTCCTAAAGACGCAGAAGAGGCAATAAAGATATATGATATATGGAAAGTCGAAACATATAATACAATACAATCATGGAAAGTTATTATATAATTGCCAGAGTAGTAAAAAATGGCTCTTATAGTATTGTAAAGGAAACGATAACTTTTTGGAGTAAAGAAAATGACATACGGACAAATAAAACAAGATTTATCTTCTATCAATCTTGAGGGTAAAACCAAACATCAAAAAGGCAATCACGAGATTTTAGTTAATTGGACTAAACCGTTCGCAGATGAAGCAGTTGTAGATCCACAAAATCTCAGAGAAATCCGTAAGCGGATAAAAAACATCAAGAAAAACATCGTAAAAATGAGCGAAATCACAAAGAGCAAAATCAACGCTCTCAATGACGGTATTTGCGATACTCTTTGTAGCCTTTACTCTCGTTGGCAAGAAGAAAAAGAATATGAGGATTGGGATGATTATATATCGGTAATGAAGAAAAAGTTCGAGACATTGATTGTCGATAATAACATGACAAACGCTGTCTATTATTCTTGCGGTAAAAGACCTTTTGGCTTGACTTTCGACTTTGAGGGTCATAGAGTAACTGTATATGCTAACTCCAGTAGTTACGGTTGGAAATCGAAACCTTTATAATTGCCAGAGTAGTAAAAAAACAACCTTATAGGGTTGTAAAGAACAATAACAACCTTTTTGGAGATAACGAAATGGTAAGACAATTAACTAAAAATCTATACGACGCTTTAATGTTTGATACTGGCCCCGGAGCGGCTGCGATAACTGACTTCGGATTAGGACATTCAGGCAGCGAACAACATACAGTACTTCAAAGAGCTGTAAGAGCAGGAGCGACAGCAGAGGAACTCGACAAAGCCCTCGGAAATGGCGAGAGAATAGCTAAACTCGTCAAAGATTATACAGAAATCGAAACTGAATTTCATACTGCTTGGGATGACATAAGAGAGGAAACTCTAAAACAAATCAAAGAACTTGAAATAAAAAGAGTAATAACAGATGACGAAAGACTACAATTAGATGAACTATATGAAGCTATTAAAACTCTCTAACTCCAAATGAGAGGTTATTGTTGGAACTACATTCTGGTATTGCGTAAATGCCAGAGTGTAGTTTTTTATATCTTATTAAGGTATAATCAACAATAACTTTAATCGGAGATAAAATATGTTTTGCATGTTTATCAAAGTAAATACAAAATGGTACACCAGAAATATCACAAACGTCCCAACTGCCGCCGTACACGCACACGTCGCTAACGGCGAAATGGTTATTTTTATGGATGATATAGTGGACTTCTGCTATACCATGAAAGTAAAAATGGAAGATATTACACTGATAACAAAAATGGAAGATATTCCAAGGGAATAATTGCCAGAGTAGTAAAAAAGTGAGTTTATAGTAATGTAAACAATAACTTTTGCGGAGTAAAAATATGCGAATTATAATCGAAAATGTAAATCTATTAAAGAAGAGAATCAAAACCTTTATTAGAGCGTCCGAATACCTGTTGAAAAACAGAAAAGAGATGTATTGGTCAAGATGGGAAATGAAGAGAGGAAAAATCCAAAATGTCTCTTTAACCAAATCAAAAAGACGGTATAAAGAACTATGGATAAATAGATATAATGAAGTATTTTATTGTCTCGAATCCAATGACTTTAGCAAAATAGATTGGATAGAGGTCAGAGATGTCCTGTATTGGTGCGGTTTCCAAATCGAAATGAAAAACGAAAAAAGCTATAAAGCATTAAGAGAGTCCAGAAAAGATATAGTAATTGCCGTCGCTAAAAGTCCAGAACAATTTGAAGAGAATGTGAGAATACATAGCCAGTTTATCTAAAGGTTCATGGTTATCCTTAAAACCATCGGCATCTGTTAGGGGTAAGTAGGGAGTTTATTCGACCCGAAAACCCCTCTTTTTTCGCGAAAATAATCTGCCAGAGTAGTAATTTTTCTATCTTATTAAGGTATAATCAACAATAACTTTTTTTGGAGATAAGAAAATGATAGGCGACGGAATATTTGACAATGATGCGGATATAGAACAACATCAATTAGAACAAGCTGGAAACCGCATAGCAAGCCTAAAAAGAAAAGGAATTTGCCTTCATGGACATATAAATACTACAACTCATGAATGTTATGAATGTAAAAAGACATGGACAAGCGAAAAAGAAATGTTCGAAGAAATAGACGAGTTAGCTCTTGAATATGGGATATAGTAATCTGCCAGAGTGACAATTTTTCTATCTTATAGTATTGTAAAGAAAACAATAACTTTTTTGGAGATAAGATAATGGAATTTACAGTAACCGACAAAGGGCTTAAAATCGTAATCGTTAGCGACGGAGCCAAAGCTGTATTGCAAGAGTACCACGACGATGAAACCATAGATACAGACTCTTCAATGTACGAAATGTTCGATGATATTCTGGGAAATACAGAATTCGAGTGGATAAGTCCAGAAGAAATTGGAGCTTTAACATCGGCACCTATTATCGGTATTAAAGATGAAAATGATGTTGTTATCGAAGCGTATGGTTTTATGGATTACGCTATTGAATCCCTGTTAGGTCAACTATTCAAATATGGCGAAGCCTTACTGATAAAAGGATAATCGCCAGAGTGACAATTTTTCTATCTTATAGTATTGTAAAGAAAACAATAACTTTTTTGGAGACTGAAAAATGGCAACTTACAAAATACCAACAACCGTAAAAATAACTACACAACGCATTAAAGATATGCTCATAACTGCTCTTGAGGGAGGGAGTGACTACTGGTTGAGGGTTAGAGTAAAAGACCTTAACAGATTATCTGAACAATTCAATAACGATCGCAATATGGAAAATCTTATATTGGCTGGGGCCAGCGTACCTATTTACGATGCTGAAGGTCAAGATGGTCTTCTTGGACACTTGAGTATGTTAAATATCATAATGGCATTGTCGGCAATGGCTCAAGGCGAGAATATCAAAGAAGAGAAAAACGATAGGCTTAAAGAACATTTCGATAACTTCATCAATGAAAATGACGACGCGGAAACCGCCGATGTTATAGTACAGATTGCAGTTATGGAAAGTGTAGTATATGGATAATCTGCCAGAGTAGTAATTTTTCTATCTTATTAAGGTATAAACAACAATAATACTTTTCGGAGATAAGAAAATGAATACTGAAAAAGTGCATATAAGCCTGATAACGTCAGGAGATACAATCTTCCACAACAACAAAGAAATGACAGTTTGCAACAAAGATATAAAACGAGGGTTTAACGGAATAACAATTTTTGGAGATAGTTACAGATTGGGAAAAGTCCCCGTTTTACGGGTTATAATGGCAAAGATAAAAAAATGTTGTTGTGGCGAAGAAGAGTTTTTACAAGTCTTGCCAGTATTCAACAAGTATAAAGTGCATTGTGTAAACTGCGGCAATAGAAGTCAAGCCATGTCAACACCTGAAAAAACAATTGAATCATGGAATACCTCAAACAGATTTAATAAGGATAACTGCCAGAGTGACAAAAAATCTATCTTATAGTATTGTAAAGAAAACAATAACTTTTTTGGAGATAAGAAAATGAATAGGATTAAAATATATTTATCAAATGGAGATTCTATTGATTTGGTGTTAATAGATGATAATAATATTGATTTTACTGACCTTGATTCAATAGCCGAATATTTTGAATATGATGGCGATAGTAGTGAAATAATAAAAGTCGAAATGTATCTTGATTAGACTAAATTTCGCGGAGATAATAAAATGCCACAAAAAACAATAAAACTAAAAGAAGCTCTTGATTTCGCTAAAAATAATAGTTATCTCTTTGCAGTATATGAGAAACAAGATGATAATTATGTACTATTCAATGAAGCGTATATGTCAGATATTGCAGAAGATACTGATATAATAGTAAAGACAATTGGGGCAGCAACAGATTTTAACGAGTTTATAACAGCAGATAAACAATACTGTTTCAGACTCCACAATAACTTTAATGTACCAAAAATCATACCAATAATTTCGCGAGGATAAAAATGAATGAAAAAATACGAAAAAGAGTTATTATAGTTCTAATAGGTCTTATTATCTTTATATCCGGTATGAAGACCGGCATCAGTTGGAGAGATAAAGGATGGGAAAGAGCTATAAATAGTATAAAGGTAGAGAAATGATACTTTGTACCTATAAAAGATTCTATTCAAGAGACGGAAACTCTTTTCAAGAATGCGGAACAGATAAGTTCAAAACAGATAATAAAGGGGAAGCAGACCTTGTTATAAGTAATTGGAATAGAGTGGGAGGAAGAAAAAACCAATTAAATACATTTTATAGATATGAAATAGAGACAACTGAAGATATAGATTGGAATGTATGGGACAATGAAGATATACCATATCGAAATGGGGGTATTTGGTAAACTGCCAGAGTGACAAAAAATTGCTCTTATAGTATTGTAAAGAACAATAATAAAAACAATATTTTAAGGAGCAGTAAAATGGACAAGGCAGCCAACTATCACAGCAAAGCAAAAGATTTCGTAAGGACCATCGCAACCGAAAAAATAGGGAATCCAGCCAAATTTTCTATCGTTTTCGCATCCGTCGATGCCCTATCCACAAAACAGAACTTCAAAACGGGAAACTTCATAAACAAGAGCAAGTTAATCCCGGTTGAGCAAGAACCGTTAATTCGCCCATTAGTAGATAAAGTAATGGGACAATTAACAAAGAATACTGTACCTGCTTTAGCTTGTTCAGCCCATTCAATTCCTTTGGAAAAACATCTTGATATTAAAAAGGGCGAAAAACTCGACTATACCTTTTATGATATTTGCGGTAACGAAACTGTTAGAATCGCAAGATGGTTCTATCTCTATCAAGAATATCTTGAAAATGGGATGCGTCTGCCGATGACAATTCAGGTCGGAAGTAAAAGAGGTTTTGGATATAGTTATGATGCTGTCAATAATGCGACAAATGGTAACTTTAACTCTTTTGTCCACAATCTTTTAAGAAAACAAGGTACCGAAATAACTCTTTTGAGTAGCTCAATTTCACCTGCAGCTTGGGAAAGCCTATATGCTCAAATCTATCTGATTTATTGCTCAATGCCAAGCAAGGAAATCGAGTTTAAGAGTATCCATATCTATAACAACGCCGATATTGTAGATAGGGAAGAGGGGCAAATTGGGAAACTTGCTGAGGATATGGCTATGATAGATATGGTTATTCACGACAGAGAAGAGCTTGATACCGTTATCTTGAGCAAGTTAAAAAAGATAGTCAACTGCTACAATGAACTAATCAGCGATAATACTGAGATAATAGAGCTGAAACATCGGGTTCGTAAAAGCAAGGCTAAAAAAATGAGGGAAAAGAAGCCAATGAAAATCTACAATCCACCTCGCTTTGTAAATGCCCACGAAATCGCCCGACATTTGGGGATATATGGCAACTATAAATCAATGGATGACGTTCCACAAGGAAAGCAGTCATGGATTAAGATTCACGCAAAACAAAACAGTCTCGACCCGATCGTTTGCTTCAATAAGATAAAACAAAGATTGTCGAGACGGAAATAACACAATAAAAAAGAGAGAGAGCCTCCAGAAATGGGGGCTTTTTTTTCGCGAAAAATTGAGTGCCAGAGTGCCAATTTTTCTATCTTATTAAGGTATAAACAACAATAACTTTTGGAGATAAAAAAATGAAAATCAAAACAAAAGAAGTCGGCAAAATAATGGCAATTGAAGACAGAGATTGTACTATTATTAAATGGACAAAAGATGTCGTCTTGGACGTTATAAAATTCGATAAAACAGGAGAAGACCACGACCCCGCCGATGATAAAGTATTCAAACAAGGGGAACACACTCTTGTTAAAAACCTTGAGGAATTTGATAAGGAATCAGTCGAACTAGACTTTATGGATGGGACAAGTTGCCTTTATATATCTAAAGATTCTTTCAGCGTCCCGCTAATGATTCGATTAAATCAAGAGGAAACCGATATTACCCTCAATAATGTACCTGAATGGGTATCGTAATCCGCCAGAGTGCCCTTTTTTCTATCTTATAGTATTATAAAGAATAACTTTTGGAGATAAAAAAATGAGTTACGACCAAATAAAAGAAATCAATTATAATACGTCAAACAATATCCTACAAATCCCGAATCTAAAGTTCAGTCAAGAAACAAAGAAACTCTACCATAAATATAGAGAACTAAAAACTATAACAGAAAAACATCTCCAGAATCTCGCCAATAGCATCTTCAAGGATTTAGGACTTAAAACAGTACCAATAACTTTTAATGGAGTACGTCCACATCAGAGTAACGGAAAACGAATTGTTAAGGAAACCCACGGAGTACATCAAAGAGGACTCGATGGATCCAAAATAACTGTTTATCAATTTACTGCCGCAAGAAAAAAACATATAGCGGCTAAAACAGCTATATCAACTCTTCTTCATGAGATAAACCATAATATAGATTATAATATCTTGAATCTGAAGTCAATACATACAAGAGGCTTCTACTCCAGATTGAAACATCTAACTGCACAAATGGGATAAAGTATGTCTTTTGCCAGAGTGTCAGTTTTTCTACTTTATAGTATTGTAAAGAAAACAATAACTTATTTTTGGAGAAAAAAATGGAAACGAAAACAAAAACAAACGTCATAGCGATAACAAAAATCACGACCGACAATATCGCTGAAATGCTCTTGAACCGTCACGGAGCCACTTTCGTAAGGCTTGACAGCAGAACCGAACCGAATCTGAAAAAGACCAACAACCCCTTTTATGACAAGGCAACCAAGACCATGAATGTCGTAAAAGACTCGTCAACCAATGCGATGATTGGGGTAAACTATACCAACTTGGTCAACAATGCTCGAAACCGAGAAGCCATTAACGAAGTAAAAGAAGCTTTAATGTCGGCTTTGGGAATGACCGAAGAAGATGCAAAAGCATACCTCGAAAGTCTTTTAACTTCTGCCTCGGATATGGTAAATATCAATGCCGAAGCTTTCGAGCCAAAACCTCGTAAATGGGGAACGCATATGATAGACAAAAAAGGTCTTGTTTCAAAGACTATGGTAGAACATACCAAAGCCGATGGAGAATATAACCAATACATGCAAATCATGGTTATCTCCTCTACAACTCCAGTTTATCGCTATGCCGATACGCTCGAAGAAGTATCAAAAGCAGACCTCGAAACTATTAAATCTCTTATCCCCCCGAAATACAGCAATGCGGCACATCAAGGTCTTAAAAGGGAAGTAATAATAAGGGACTACAAAGTCCAGAATATCAAACAGCTACGGCTAAACAAGACAGAGTATGTCGTCGAAGCCGAAACCGTAGTTGTCGATGCCCAAAGTCATGTATCTTCCCCTGCTGTATAGGAGATAGAAGGTATATCACCCCCTGTATACGCTGTAACCATATAAGGTTAAGCAATACAATGAGAACCCTACCCACGAAGTAGGGTTTCTCTTTGCCCCTATTCAGTACATATCATATCCTATATATAGAAGACCCATAACCTATTTTTATATCGTCGCTATTATAACAAGAGATACCCTATCCATAAGTAATGTAGATATATGGGGTAGAGAAAATCGTATGGCGTAAGGCCGCCCCCTACTCTTTTACTTTTGAAGTAAGGTATCCCAGTACCATAGATTCAATTTCGACTTTTTTCACACATAAAATTTTCAGTTCAAAATTAATAAACTTTATTTTTATTCTTGAAAGCTCAACTTTGTTGTTGAAAGTGATTTCAAGTTATGATAAGATGCCTCAAGTTAATAACTACATTCAAATTAAAAGGAAGAGATAATATGTGTTTAGAGTCCAACTTCGGAACAAAAAATGTAAAAAGTATTATTCGCAAACTTGAGACGAGAGTAGACGGATATGTCTGGTTATGGAAAGTTTTTGATGTAGACGAATTCGGCAACCTTATAGCTCAATTTCAAGATTATAGTTTTTATGAAGGCAAGAATACGGCTGAAGGCAACAGGATCAATGACTATTATGGGTTGAGAGCCTATTGTCAATATGAACCTGGTTTCCATTGCTTTGCTAAAGAGTATGAAGCAGAGGATTGGGCTCTCGAATCTAGAAATAACTATCACAGAGACCGAATTGTAGTACCTGTTAAAGTGAAGAAAACATGGATAACTACAGTTGGCTGGCAAGAAGTCGCTGGTGACGTAATCGTTTGTAAGCATATTATTATATAAAGGAACAGATTTATGGATGGTACAGTAACTCCAAAAGGTGAAGTGGGTAGTTGGGAATGGGCAGAGAAGGCTTCTGAGGAAGATTTGATGTCATGGTTGAAGAATGGTTGTGACCCTGACCGTAGTCAGCACATAGCCGTACTGGTGAAGGTTGGGGAACGTCTGAAGATGGAAACGATGGATATGGTTGACATAATTTTACCTGGATAATGGATTTATGGAAGATTGGATAACTTTTTTAAGAATTATATTGTTTTGTGGCGTATGCTGTTTTATTTCTTGGAATGCTTTTAGGTTTAAAGATGATGGATAAAAGAATGAAAGATTTAAAGAAAGTTTCAACCGAAGAAGATATGCAGGAATGGATCGAAAAGCTTGGAAATGCTGATATTGTCCTTCCTGATGGTGATTTTCGTTGGTGGAGATGTGGTCAATGTTACGATCTAGGTTCTCATAATGGTCCTCATTATAGAAATATGTTAAGAACTCCTATAGAAATCGATGGAACTTTAGTATTCGCTTTACGAGATTTAGTTGTCGAAAAAGGTATCGACGATATGAACGCTTTCACTCATAATTTACATGATATATGGGTAATAGTTGATGATGGAAAATCTGATTTTGAAACATGGGTAGAATTCTATGTTAAACCTTGGGAGATGGTAAAAGCTGCTTGCCTAATTTTAAATGAGAAATGATCTTGAACAATTTAGAACTCGATGGTATAGATGGTTAGGTCAAAAGTGTCGAACAGATAAACCATATTGGCTTACTCTTATTGATACCAATTGGTTTGGTTGGGCTTCTAATATACTCGAAAGAGAATATCTATTTTGTCCTTATGCCTCTCAGACTAGAGAAGAAGTTAAGAAATATTTTCATAAAGCTATTGAGTGTGCAGATATGAGAGACCTTCGTCAATTAGATAACTTATATTGTGAAGATAAAATAAGTTCTTGAAAGTGCTTTTAAATATGATAAGATGGTGATATGGAAGTTGACAAACTAAAATCTGTTCAGAATTCAACAGAGATGCATGACTGGCTCACTGAAAACTCATGGATATTAGATGTAGATGAGTCTCCAAATTATCTATATGGTCAATATCAAAATATCGGCAAGAGAATGGGATGTTTTGATAGTAATAGATTTAAGTCAATTGTTATAGATGGCAACTTAGCTATTATCCTTACTAATAAGGCTGCTGATATAAGTAAAACTGATTTTTTGCAAGCCTTAACGGATATTTGGGAAGAAGATAAAAATCAGCAAGAAGATTTTGAGATGTGGATAAGCTGTATTATTGAGTCTTATCAAATAATAAAAGCGGCATGTATAGTAATAGATAAGAATAAGGAATAGATTATGAGTATGAATATTTTTAGTACTAATCCGGGTGATTTTGTAGAATTCGATACTATTGAAGCAGGGCTTATACGCCAACAAAAAGACGTACAAAAAAGACTTGCGATGAATTGTCGTTATGAAGTTAAAGAGATTAAACGTTATAGATATTGTGCAGAAGTGCATCTGGTAGGTTTTGATGAACCTTTTAACACTGTCTTCTTTAATAATGTAAGTGATTTTACTGGTTTTAAACTTAAGAGATAAAAATGATTACAATTGAATATAGTCCAGATGGTATTGCAGTTGCCGACCATAAAGCAGAAGAATTTGTAAGAGACTTGATAGCTAAAGACAAAGCTTTGATTTCTGCTGGTTCTTTTCGAAACGATATTGAGACATCTGTAAGTACTGAAAACGTAATAACGATTGCTAGAGTATTGAAGAAGCAAGATGGCATAGAAGTTCAGTTCAAATATAAAGATGAGATTTTAGTTCCGGATAAAGATGGTCGTCTTGAGCATTGGCCAGACGGTTTTTCTGATTTTTGGGATAAATGTTTAAGGGATCTTTTGTAAAGAGAAAGAATATGACAGAATTATCAGATATTCCGAAACCTTATAAAAGGGTCTATGACGACAAGCGAAGAAAGCGACAATTGTTTGTAAAGATTCACACTTGGTACGGACTTAGTTTAGGAGCAAAGCATTTTTACGCTGATGTATATGAAGACAGTAATCCTATAATACATAACGATATGCTATGCTATTTTAATGAAGATGAAGAAAAGAATGGAAAACAATTTGAAAGATTAATGGATGGGTTCAATACTTACGATATGGCATTCGATTGGACAATAGAGATAATAAAAGAACATTTTTCAAATCATAAGTTATGGGAAGTAACTGGATTAGTTACTAAAAAAGAAATTGTTAAAGCTTTAAAGGCAAAGGAATAATGAAAGAACAAGTTTATGCTTTAATAGGTCTTCCTATAGATCCTCATGATTTATGGTTAGAGGGAACAAGAAAGTGTGAATGCGAGGTCGATTATGACCCCAAAAGACCACCTAACTTTTGCTCCAAATGTGGTCAAAAATTTATAGACCCATATAAAAAAAAGATTGATGGTTTTGATTTTAAATTCTCTACTTTGCATGGGTATCAGATACTTTATGAAACCACTTGTATTGATCCTGACCATTCTACATGTAGGGCTTTCTTATGCTTATTTTGGGTATCTGTTAGAGGATGTCCTATTGTTCCATTTGTTCAATTAACAACTGATAATATCGATGTGTTAAAAGTAGAAATGGCTACTAAAGTAGGACCTAAATTCTGGGACGAAAAGAAATTTGGGCTATATGTAGTTCCAAAAGTGAACCCATCAGAAGAAGAAATTGTTAAAGCTTTAAAGAAGAAATAATGAAAAATTTACCACCAGGAGCTTTTATAGTAGGGAATAAGATTTATTGTAAGTGCGACGATTGCGGCTCTCTCGTACAATTAAACAAACTCATCTTTGGAGATTTACACCTTTGTCTAACAGAAGAAGAACTTGAAAAAAAGGAAAGATATGATATTTGGAAAAAAAAGTCCGAGTCTCAATGAGATAGAAGCAAAACAAGCTAAAAGAAAATACAATTGGTTTGCTTGGAGACCTATGCATTTAGAAGATGGCAGATGGATTTGGATGCAGCTATTTTGGAGAGAATGGTGGTCTTGCCATGGACAATGTGGATTTTCTCATTATATAAATCAAAAGGATGAAGAGTAATGACTTATACATTTATAATACGTTTAGGGTATATAGAATATAGTTCCAATTCCGTACTTATAGTTAATATGGAATCCAACAATAGATCTTCTGGCTATGCGACTCAGGAATTTGTTCAGAAGTTAATGAAGATGAATAATAATGATTTAGACAAAACTAGATCATTCTTGCATCAAATGAATAGAGGAACTGCTGACAATTCTCCATCTGATCCTGCTACTTTTGATAAGTCAGGACTTGATTTCTGGGGATTACTTGAAAGTGGTACAATTATACTATTAGATGCTCTTGATGAGTTATTCTCTGATGACAAAAATGAAAGAAAGAAATTTGGTTTTGCGGTAATAAAAAATGCAGATATCCCTAATATCTCACTTGAACGCAGCTATAATGCTATTGAAGAATTAAATTTAGACGAGATAATTGAGGGTAGAGAAATAAAAGTACCTGAAGTTATAACTTGTCCTCATTGTAAGGGTACGGGTCAAACTGAAAAGGGGTCATCATAATGGAATGGATATTATTTTGGATAATAGGATGGTTTGCTGCTTACGCTCTCATAATGAAAGTGGCTGCTATTATGGATAAAGATGCCGGAGGCGAACCTGAAGTGATAGATAGAGAATATCGTTGGTTTGCTCTAAGATGTTCCATTATTCTCTCATGGGCGGGTGTTATCGTATGCTTAATAGTATTGTTGATATATAAGATAAAAGAAATATTTGAGGAAATAGATCTCAAAAAGAAAATAAAAAGTTTCTTTATATCTATTTTTGATAAAAAGATAGTTCCTTTTTTAAAGAAATTAGAACCAAAGGAGTAAATATGTGGTTTTTCATAATATGGTTAATAGGTTGGTTTGTAGCTTACTTTTTGATGTCGAGAGTTATAGGTCACGGGTTTTCAACATGGACTGGTCAAGATAGACTTATATGTTCAGCACTTTCATTAGTTTCATGGATTGCGGTGATAGCAAGTGGAGCAGTTTTAATAGGAATAGCAATATCCAACATAAAATACGATAGATTTATAAAAAACAATAAATTTATAAAGATAATAGTTTCTTTTCTTAAAAAACTAGAACCTAAAAACGATAAATTTCAAAAGGAATAAGATGCATTGTATTAAAAAATGGGTTATAGATTTTTTAAAGCGGAGAGAAGAAGAAAAAGTTGTCTGCTCTGAATGTATCTTTCACAAGAAAAGATGTTCGACGAATGAGTGTACTCATCCGAAACGTACAACTAAAGAAAAAGATTACATTACTGGAAGAACTACATTAACATACGATTGGTGTGGAAATCATAACTTAGATGGTAATTGTTTTAGATTTAAATCAAAAGAGGGATAGATATGCAATATATTAAAGAGTCATTAAAGTCGTATATAGAGAATAGAATACCTACCGGAGGATTCTTACATGCTGTACTGTCGAATGACCTCATGAAGGCGTTCCAGAAGGCTGATATGCGTAACAGATATCAACTGTTTGAGATAGTAGAGTACATTTACAATAACCTTCCTATAAACTCCTATGGCTCACCAGAGCAAGTAGATAAATGGTTAAAAGGAGAAGAAAATGAATAAAGAAAAACCTTTCAGTGATAAGATATTAAAAGAGGCAGAAACTCAAGTAGATAACTATTATATGGTTATTAAAAAAGAAAGAAGTTTGGGTTTCGTCGGCTATTTTTCAGAGATGCCGATGGTTTTTGGTGACGGGCAAACTTATGTTAGTTGTTTTGAATCGACATATCAATCGGGTATTGTATCCGTTGCAACGCTGTTAGAATTGGGAAGAAAGCTTCCAGAACCGCTAATTGAACTGCCAGATATCGAAATTATAGATATTCAACAAATAATAGATAAAATAATACTTGATGGAGATCTACGGAAAGACGATATCGAAGCTCAAGGAGTATGTGGTCAAGGTGATGATGTAGGTTTTTATCAACAAGGTTGTGCTTTCTTAATAGAGAGACTAACAAAACTTGAAGCATCTATTCAGACTTGCGATAAGAATCATACATTCTGTTCTAATTCTCATGAGCATCCTTGTCCATGGTGTCAAGTCATAAAGAATTTAGAAGTTATGAAAAAGATTGCTCATAAAAAAGATTAAAAGATAATGGCAAAAGATAAAAAACTATTTTGTAATAGATGCATGGCGTATCAGATATTTAAATGGATTAAGATAAAGACATTTAGAGGTGGAGAGTATCGATGTAATATATGTAAGAGAACATATATACAAAGATGAGATCATTTTTAAATTGGAATGGAGAACAAGATGAAATACTCGAAATACGTTATAGTAGAAGAAGAAGTCGAAGGCAAAGATAATGTTGAAACGGCAATACTTTTTGAAAAGTTTTTAGAACATAAAAAAATAGCAAAAGGATTTGACAAAATACTATCAGCAGGTTTTTTTGCAGAAGTTGTTGAGAATCAAGATGTTGACGTAGTCGTATGGGGAGCGAGTACCTCCTTAAACATAGGGATTAGAGATATAGATCCAATTATAATCAAAAGAATATTAATAGGAGCAAATTAAGATGAGTCTAGAGACAAGAGCGGGATTATTGATGTACAAAGGAACTCTTTCAGAATTATCTGATGAGGAACAAGCAAAGATTAAAAAGTGTGCCGATCAACTCAGAGAAGTAACTGACGCAGCTGGCGAATGCGGTGAAGCGGCTCTTATATTGGTAGGATTAGAACTTTCTGATGAACTCTCATGATAAAGTGGTTAAAAGAAAAATTCAAGATTGTTTACTGTAATGAATGTAGCCATTATGGTAAAAAGGGTCTATGGTCTGGAGATCATTACTGTAACGCTCATCCTCACACGTATACAGTTAAGATGAACTCGGGATCATTCATTAAACGCCCAAAAAAGGAAGAAGTAAAAAGTCATCTTTTTTGTAAAAATATAAAGAAATTCCCTTGGTGTTTTAAATTCAAGAAAAAGGAGAAATAAATGGAACATATATTATTTAGTAAAGGTATAGCAAGCATCGCGGTCTGTGCAGCTGGTGCATATTGTATGAGGATTACAGGTGGAGATACAGGCATTGGTTGGGCTATTATCGGTTTATGCATTATCTGGGGATAAGATATGAATGAAAAAAGTAAAAAAGAAAGTATAGATAATTGGGAAAAGATGATGGGTCAGGTTCATTCATCTAACATAGACGCATTTATGACAGATGAACAAACGACTGATATTAAATTAGCCAAATCTATAATAATACAACACCAACGTTACATTAAATCTCTGGAAGAAAGACTTGTTACCCGAGCAGAAGTAGAAAAACAATATGCTAAACGATTAGCAGAAAATAATATTTGTTTTGATTGTGGAACAGTTGATGGACCTTGTGACTGTCCATTCGGATAAAGGAAAAGAAATATGAGTGACGAAAAAATAGAAAAAACAGATGTAGAAAAACTCAGAGAAAAGATAGCTTATGCTCTAAAAAAATTAGAGGACAGTCGGATTTCATCAGAAAAGGAAGCAACAAGACATGCCGTTAATTTGGCTAAATACTTCGCAGATAAAGACGATAGAGGTAAACAATTACAAAAAGAATACCATTTAAAATATCTTATTGCCACAGCAGAGGCAGGAGCTTTTCAGTCCGCTATCTATCAAGTTGAAATGGGATTACAATACGGGTAAGGGATAATGACATGTTTGAATTTATTAAAAAACTTAAAAATGAATTTCATGAATATTGTTGTTCTGGAATTGCCAAAAAAGAAACTGAGCCTATCGATGAAGAGCAATTCACTATTGGTAGTATTTGGATATTTGAAGAAGCGAACCCATTCCAAAGATTTAAAACAGAGATAAAAGATGTTCGAGAAGGACATGTTTTGTATCGTCATTGTATAAGTACCTCGATTTTTCAAAATGAGAGTTGCTCAATGGAACGATTTCTTTATATGTATAAAAAGGAAAAGAAATGAATAACAGTAAAAAGCAAAAAAAGAGTATATATATCATCAAAGATGGTAAAAAAATAATAGAACCAGAACTTGCTAAATATATAACAAAAGTTGTCAGTGCACACAATAAAGCAAGAATGAAGCCTATAAAATAATTTTTTAGAGGAAAGTGATTTATTTTATGGTATAATAAAGTTACCTCGCAAGGGACAAACATCTTCGGATGCCCCCTTGTCGCCGGGATTCTTCGGATACCCCGGTTTTTTTTTGGAAAACATATGAAGAATTGGCAACTATTAAAATGTTTATATACTTACACGGGCTTGACTTATATCGAGATAGAAGATCCCGATAGATGGAATAAGCATCTTGAAAAGTATCCAGAGGACACAGACGGCATTGGTTGGATATTAGGTACGGTTATTGATGTTGACCATATGCCTAATAAGGTAGCAGTCAAGGTAGAACTGGAAGGGCGAAAAGAAAATCTTGAAGCAGTATTAAAATTGATTAATGAAGCAAATTAAATGAAAGATTAATTGATGAAGAAATTTCTAACAAACTTACTCTGCAAAACCGTTCTCTCTGTATTTATTGGCATTATCCTGCTTTGGTCATTCTCTCCTGAATCTACTCAAACAGAACAACCGATAGTTGGACCTATTCAAAAAACTTATTGTCTTACATTCAGTAATGGTTATAAAACATCTTCCGATTACTACATGACAGAGGAAAGAGCATCCCTTTATGTTAAGCTTCTCAACGAGTGTCCTATTACTTTAAAGATCCGTACTTATAAAGAATATCAGAAACAATACGTTTCCAAAGTTGCTAAAAAGTATAAAAAAAATGCAGAAAAATTTGCGGGGAAAAATACAACTGGTCATCATGTCATGGGTTTGCCAGTCGAAGGTTGGCCTAATCATTTTATTTGGGTCAGAACCCGTCCCAATCCCCATGAATTAATGGGAACATATTTTCATGAATTAGGTCATAATAAATGCCACACAAAGAGATGTAATCATAACAAAGATAATCTTTCTGAATATCATGCGATTATTAATGAAATGAAGTTAAGTATGAAATATGATCTTCCAGAAGTTATAACAAGTTCTTTTGAGAAATATGAAGGATGGTTAGATCGCTTAGACTGCTACCATACTTATCAAGAATATGCTGATGCTGTTCTTAAAATGCAGGATTCTAAGTTATGGGATAAGGTAAAAGACTTTTCTAATAAACATCATCTTAAAGTACCGACATTTAAAATGCCAACTGAATAAAAAATGCGGCACAAGAAAAAAGGATTTATGAGTTTTTCATCGAATGTTTAACTATCTTAATTTTAATATAGGAAACATATATGAGTTGGTATAAGCAATCACAAGAGCAACCAGTAGACTTTAATCCCAATGTGGAGGTTCCAGCCCTAGTATCTCCTCCTAATCCTTTAGATGGCAAGACTCCTGCTCAGGCTCGAAGTTTCGCTAATAAAGCGATTCCTCATGACTTAATAAAAGGTTTTTTCTCTGATGATAGTTGGCAAGGAGTTCAGCAAATATGGACTGCTCTGAACCAATCGGGTTTAAACTGGAATATAAGTGAGAGCAACTATTATCCAACTAGCGATGGTCATCCTATGGGTGGGAAAAATTGGGGAATAGAAGTCCACTATACAGACAAGAAGGGCAAACCAGCCAAAATCTATGGCAATGTAACAGCTGCAGGAGCTGGTAGTGTCGAGAACCCATTAGAAAGATATGACGTTGTAGCATACTTCTTATAGGAGATAGATATGAATTGGTACAAACAATCACAATTTGACGTTAATTCTAAGAAAGAGTTAGCTTATGAACTATTGGAATGGCATGGAGGTCAAGGTAGTCCTTTATATAGTGTTGGTTCATCTTGGACAACTGATCAAGAAGTTTCCTCTGAAACTATTGAGTGGGCAGTTCAGGAATTAGAGAGTAATATTCATGGTCAAGATGCTTATCCTGTTAGTGAACGTCAGAAAAACATCTTTACATTAAGAAGTTTAATTGGTAGATTAGAGGATGAATTGGGTCAGCAGAAAGCCCATGAACAATCAGATATGGAAGGTGAGCAAGCATCCTATGAAGCTGAAATGGGTAGAGATACTCATAAAAATTATGGCGATGGATATAGTGTAGAAGATACAAGTATAGGATAGATATAAATACCCCCTCACTTCTGTTCCTTTTTTGGAATAGAGATTAGACCGGAACCCGAAAGGAACTGGTCTTTTTTTATTGCCGCAAAAAAGTGATTTATTTGATTTTTTATTATATCCAAAAAAATTTTCCGTGACTAGTGGAGGATATTAGGGCAAGATGGTTTATCTTTTCCTTTTCGGCAAAAAAAAGTAGGATTTGGCAATTTATTGTCGAAGTATATTTATTGAATTATATAAGGACATATTATGAATATAAAAAAGTTTTTGCATAAGATAGCTCAAATGGCAGATTTTCAAACTCCTGTGGAGCCAGTAGTAGAGCAACCTCAACCAATTCCTCAAGAAGAACCTGTACTTCAAGGTGTTCCTCAACTTGGACCTCAAGCCCCCGAGATGGCTCCAGTAATGATCCAGACAGATGTTGCGGAATGGAAACCTAGTAGAGGTCGTAACAAAGGCACTGCCTACTATTATCTCCAGTTAATGAATGTTCCTTCAGGTCCTATAAGTGAACATTTTAAAGTTTTAGGGTATAAATTCAACAACAAATTTAATGTATGGTCGAAACAGGTTAAACATGATAATGTTTTAGGCGTTGAAGCCGAACTGAATGAAGTATCACAACAATTTAATACTCCTATTTCTATGGATGCTATCGCAAAATTACAAGATATATTTGGTTTTTCTGGTGACACTTCTACAGAGATAGGTGGCGATGACGCTGCATCTGATATTCAAAAAATTAAATTCATGGACGTTGAAGATAAAGAGAAATTTGCCATAGCTAAAGATGTAGTTAGGCAGAAATTAGTGGAGATAGTAGATAATATAGCTACTCCTGAGACTCAAGCTTTTTTAGATCAACTTACAAGTCTTAATAATAAATTTTATAAATATAGCCGTTTAAATAGCATGTTAATTGCTTGGCAAAATGCTGGCATTGATCCTACTTCTGGAAAAGCTGTTCCTCGTTCAGGAACTGTTTCTTCTCTTGGGGCTTGGGATAAAAAATTTGGTAGAAAGATTAAAGATGAAGAAGTAGGTAAAGGAATGGATATCTTTGTTCCAACAGGTGGAGGTACTAAACCAGTACAGCCAGCTACTATGGCTACTCTTTTAAATGGGATTAGTAGATTTATGGGAATGAATGGTGGAGATGCTCCATTAGAGGGTGAAAACATTGCTAAGTTTTTAGGTTTTATGAAGAGCCTTATTGCAAACAGTAAAAAAGATTTTGGTAAGGGTAAGATATGGAAAACTAATTACGATTATATGCTATCTGTTATAAATAAGAATAGGGACAGTATTAAAACTGTTAATCAATTAGCTGGTTATTTAAAAGGTAAGTTAGATAGTGGTGAAAAGGATGAATATTCTGCTCCTTTACGATTTAAAATAGGTCCAGTATATGATATGGAACAAACGGAAGTTATTCCTGGTCAAGAAGATAAAGATCCTAAAGCAGAGATGGATAGAGTTGAGGGGATGTGGTTAGGTCAGAATAATAGTCCTGACGAGAGAACTATCTCTATTAGGGATTTAGCTATGAAAGCAGCAGGAAATGGTAAAATATGGAAAGGAAAAAATATCACAGTTGGTCTTGATGAAAATACAGGTAGAGCTGGAGGCCGGTCAACAGGAGAAGAAATTCAAATTAGCGACAAAAGTGTTGGAGAGAGAGAACTCTACACCCTTATGCACGAATTAGCTCATTCAGTTCTTCATTTTGGGGACAAAAGGGCTATGAGTACTTCAGAAGAAAGAGAAACTGATGCGGAAGGGGCAGCTTATGTAGTAATGGGTCATTATGGATTTACTAACAGTAATGAAAGAACATATAACTATCTTGCGAATTGGACTCAAAAAAATAAAAATGCAAAAGATTTTATTATGACAAGATTTGAGCCTATTTTGGAAGCGGCGAATGCGATTATTGCTGGTATAGAACAACAAAAAATGGAAGATTACGGTAGCAGAACTGCTTCTAATTGGTATAGTAGAATAGTCCTATCAAAGATATCAGATACAGGAGAAGGTATTTATATTAAATATGCTCATTATTCTGAGCCAGAACAAAAGGGCGAAGGCAGAGGTGGACCTGGTCAATTTGGAGAAAGACGTTTAGACGATTGGTCAAGTGATCATAGAGAAGAGATAGCTATAATGACAGCAATTGTAAAAAGACAAGACTGGACAGCTTTTGAACAATATAGACAAAAGCTGTTAAACCACTATGAATCTCCTTATAACCAGCAAATAGTTAATAGCATTGTTTCTGCTGCCACGCAAGGAAAAATATAGAGGATTTTTAACCTCGATATTTGAATATATTATATATGAAGATTGAATATATTAAAACAATTTTTTATATAGTATTAGGAATTATAGCTCTTGGAACATCTGTTCTTACTATTGATAAATATTTTGCAAAAGATAGAGAAGTAAAATTAGTTGCGAAGAGATTAGAGATTTCCATACACGATAGTGAAGTCTTCCGACAAGAGCAGCACATACAACAACTGCACAATTTCCGAGTTTTTGAACAAAAGAAAAAAGGCACTGAACTTACGGATATAGAAAAAGACACTTTTGATAAAGCTGATAAAAGGTTAGAAAAATTAGAAAAAGAAAAAGATATAAAAGTTAAACAATATGAAGAGATAAAAAACTCCTTTTAATAGGTCGTTTTTATCTAATCTTTTATGTTCCCTAATGGGGTGAACACTCTGGTAATTTAATTATCAGAGTGTTTTTTATGATCTAAATAAAAATAATCCTTGAAAGTGATTTTATATATAGTAGAATAAGGGAACAAAAGAAATACAAATTTTAAGGAAATAAAATGAGTGGATATACAGCAGGAATTGATATAGGCGATACAGTCTTTTTTGATGGTGAAGAAAAAATAGTAAAAGCTTACTTTTTTACATCTAACGGAGGTTGTCATAATAGTGATATCATTTGTATAGAATTTGAAGATGGCACTGATAACGGAGATACTGGTTTATCAAAAATCAGTAAGTTTAAAATGAACGATGATCCTAAATGGAAAGATCCTAAATGGATGGAAGAGCTTATGGACGCAGAAGATAAAGCATTCGCTGGTGGCGTACTGGATGACGGTACAGTTATTCCTGCTGGCGTTGGAGCAATAAGCCCTAAACTACTCGAACTTATTAATAGAGGTCTGGATGTCGGAGTAAGCGACTTCGTAAAGAAGAGACATTTAGAAGAACTTCAATTCACTCATTTCGATGGTAGTTGGGACGACCTTGTTATAAGAACTAAAGAGCAAATGAAGTTGGGCAATTGGTCTGAAGGCTACAGGGATGGCGTTCGTCTTATCCATATGAGCAAAGAAAACAGTAAAGATTTCTACGGTTACGATGGTTTCAAAAAATTCGAAGGCATGAAGATGGAAGCTGTCGTTGAAAAAGTTCCTGGTCGAGAGCATGAACCGGCAAAACTTCAGATAAAGATACTTGAGAATAAGATTCGTATGCGTTATGTTGATATAATTCTTTACCGCAAGGACGTTCTCGAAGAAGATGGCGATCCAGTAACGGGTGCTGATTGGGAAGTCATATCTATTAATGGTAGACTTCGTAAAGACCCTAATCCGATGAATCCACTAACAATGGTTCGTAACTATAGACATCTTCCAGGTGGTTCATCTATGCCTGATAAAGATCCTGTAGAATTTCTTGATGAACTTATGGATGCAGTATTGCATGATAAAGGTATGAAACATTTAATTAAAAGGAAAAAATAATGGGAACAGATTGGCACAGTTACGCAGTAATAGGATTTGAAATTAATGTTGAGAAACTTTATACTGTGAGAGATATAAGAAGTTGTCGTTGTGTTGTTGAATTCGATGAGAATAAACCTCCTAATTTTTGCTCTCTTTGCGGCGAAGACTTTATGGAGGAAGAAAGATGTCCTATCGACGACTATGATGAATATGATAAGATAAAAGATTTGGCTATTGCTTTTGGTACAGACCAGAGTACAGCCTTTATCGGTACTATTTCGAGAACAACTTCTAATGCATGTTTCGATACAAGAAATAGAGACAAAAGAGCTTTTTTAAAAATAGATACTGATGTAGAAATAACGAAGCAAGCGATTAAGAACTCCCTTGGCGATGAACTATTTAATACTCTCGTAAAGCCAGATACATTCGGGCTTCATTCTGTTCTCTACTGTTCTTACTAGGAAAATAATGGAACTTTATGCAACACATAATGGTATAGATGTTTATTTCTCTAAATTCGAAGATGATAAGGGAACTGAGTTCTGTAAAGCAAGAAAAAGGATAAGAGGCAAATATGACATATGCCCGTTTTGTCAAAAAGATGTGAAAGAAGGAACGATTTATCTTCTATTTAATAATTGGAAATTATTTCCGAATATTATTATTCACTTTCCTTGTTGTAATGGATTTCCGTCAGGACAAGCTGCTGTGAAATATTTGCATGAAGATTATCAAAAAGCATTAAAACATAAACATTGGTTTAATAAAGAATAGGTAATTTAATAAAGTAAAGGAAAAAGACATGAAGAAGATTTTAACATTAGTATTAGTAACAGCTTGTTTAGTGTTGGTCGGATGTGACGATTCTAAACCTACGCAATGGGACGTTATTAAAGATGCCGACTGGGAAATTTGGGCAGAAGGGAAACTAACCGGCATTACTAAAGCTCCCGATCCTAGATGCGGAGATGACGATAACGAGTGCAGTAACCATCCCTTTATAGATCATTATGTTTTTAATAATGAGAAAACTGTCTGTATTCGCTTGATGAGAAATCCTGGGTTAATGTCTATTGGTCAAACTGGAACTTTATATAAGTACACTTACTACAGCAACAGTAAGGATGTCCATGCATGGTTTCAGTGGATTCAAGATAGGAGTGTTCCTGTCTCAAAACCAGATAACAAAACTAATATTTCCGCGAAAAAAATATCTATTCCTACAAATAAAGATAATTATCTTCGAATTCAAATTGATAAAGAAGATAGCGAATGGAATCTTACTTCGAGCGGAAACCCAGAGAGATATACTCCCGTTTTGATTAAATTTAAGAATGATACTTTATCTCTTGGTTATATCAACAGTATTAATGAGTGGAAATTGAGTATTAATCAGCGAGAAGATGAAGGCGGAGAAACGATAACTAAGAGCCAAATTATTTTTTGGAAAAGTGTTGACATTCGTTAAGGATTGTGATATGATGACTATAGATGAATTAAACGACCAATTAGCTGATTGCAAAAAAGGGGATCATGACTTAAAGGTCATTGTTCAAGAATCTTGCCTCAATGCCGCTGGCTACGTTGTAAGATGGTGTAAGATATGCGGTTCTGTTGTTGTGGATGCAGAATGCGATAATAGAGTTTATCCTGGACGAGTTATGAAAATGATTGGACCAGGACTTTATCAGGAATTTAGAAAAAAGACAAAAAAGTACAAAAAAGTTTTAGTTATCGACCATGACAAATTTAGTTCTGGAGATATGAAGTTCTTTATAGAAGATGAGGGGCATTCTTGTACTGTTTGCTCTGATACTAATAACTTTATGGAATTATGGGATAGTATCGAAGAATTCGATTTAATATTTATTGAACTTATGATGCTCAGAGGTAAGAACTTCTTTACTCTCAAAAATAATGAAAAAGATTTAGATACAGGCGAAATTATTTTCAAGAGAATTAGAAAAAAATATCGCAAAAAAGAAATCGTAATTGTTACGGCTAAAAATAAAGAAGATATTTCTATAAACACAAAAAAAGTATCGATAATACATAAACCATTAAATGATGAAAAATGGGAAAAATTCATAGAATATTTAAAAGGATAGAATTATGGCACTTAGAAAACAAAAAGGTAATATGTACGAATTTATAACTCATGTTTGGAGTCCTCTCAGGGGTAAATGTAAGCATGACTGTTCATATTGCTATATGAAGAAATTCGAGTTGGATAATATGAAGTTAGACGAGAAAGACCTCATGACGAAACTTGGCGAAGATAAGATTATCTTTGTCGGACATACGGTTGACTTGTTTGCTGATGATGTCCCTACTGAATGGATTGAAAAGATTTTAACACAGTTAAGAGCTTATCCTAAAAATAGGTATCTTTTGCAGAGTAAAAATCCTGCAAGGATAATAGATTTCGCAGAACAGCTTCCTCCTGATGTTTTTCTTGGAACAACAATTGAAACGAATCGTACTGAGTACTACGAGTCTAAGGCTCCTTCATATATTGAAAGGGCAGAAGCTTTAGGCGAGTTAAGCAAGATGGGTTTCGAGACGATGGTAACTATTGAGCCTATTTTTGATTTTGATTTAGATGAGTTAATAGATCTTGTAATTACTGCTAATCCAGCATGGATTAATGTTGGGGCAGACAGTAAAGGTCACGATTTACCTGAACCCTCTAAAGAGAAAGTAACTGCTCTTATTGAGACATTACAGACAAAGACTGATGTTGAGTTAAAAAGAAATCTTAGTAGGATATTAGAGGATATGCCATCATGACGGAAGACCTTTTAGAGAGAATAGCTAGTTCTCTTTTAGGGACTTGTAATTCTATAGAAATGCTTTTAGAAAGTATGGATATAGAAGATTATGATGTCGAAGAAATTGAAGATGCTATTTTAGATTTTCAAGTAGAGCGATGTAGTGGTTGCGGATGGTGGTTTGAATGCCATGAATTAGAATCGGAAAAAGAAAACGGAAAATGTAAGGATTGCAGATGATTAATAGAGCGTCAATGATAAAAGATTTTTTAACATATGTGAAAGGGCGTAGTTTTTTATATCTTCGTTCAGTTTCTACTAATAAAAAGATTACTACTTGTGATGAAGAAAGAGAGAGGGAACTGATAGGAGATTTTGTATCAGATGTTTCTATAAATAATAGAGATAATTTTCCTAAATTATTTGAAGCTTTTTTAATGGATATAGAAGGAGATAAAGCTCATTATATGATCGTAGATGAGCTTGGTTTCGCTGGGTATCAAACCTCTCCTGTCAATAACCTATTGAAAAGAAATATAAAATGTAAAGCTGGAACTATCTTTTTTGTTTCTATGTCGAATTATAAACAAGGAGCAAAAGCAGAATTTATGCCTTGGGTATCACAAGCGGCAAGTAAGAATCTTGTAGATCTAATAACTCAACATAATGAAGAAGAGTTAGATAACATATACGGTTGGATGTCAGATAGACTTATAGAATATGGTAAATTTAAAGATGGAGATAAAATCATTGAACGTATCGGAGAAACTTTAAGCGATTACTATAAAAGAAAAGGAGATGTCTAATGACTAAAAAAAGCATGTTCAATAGTCCAGAATTTGGGAAAGTAGTTCTATCGGGATTAGACTGGATAGATGCTAATGCCGCTGAATGTAATCGTCTCAAAACGGAGACTATGGACGGGCATACGTTAGTTGAAGGATCAGAAGTCTTTTCTGCTCATGACCCTTTTTATCCAGTTGTAATTGAGAAACTTCTACCTGACTCTAAAATGTGTCGTATTAAATGTCGTAATAGAGAAGATAGACGTAAAAAATATACTATAGAAGCTCATAATAAAGAACTCTTTCTTGACGCGAAAAGAGCGTTTGAGTTAGCTATTAAGAAACTTGATGAAAAAAAGAAAAAGCTTACTTGCAATATTAACGACGCTGAAAAAATAATTGAACAACTGGTAAAAGAGCGTAATGAGTTACTTAATGGCTGGGCTAGGGTACTTAATAAAGAGAACCCTCAAAATATTCCCTGGCCAATGGAATATGGAAAGTAAAAAATAAGATGAAAAAAGTAACTTTATATTCTGATGGTGCTTGTTCTGTAAACCCTGGACCTGGTGGTTGGGGAACCATTCTAGAATATAATGGCACAAAAAAGGAATTTTCTAATGGTTATAGAAGAACAACAAATAACCGTATGGAACTTATGGGCATAATAGAACCTCTGCGTCTCCTTAAAGAACCATGTCAAGTTGAGATTTATACAGATTCTCAATACATTGTTCATGCTGTAACGAAAGATTGGCTAAGTGGGTGGGTCAAAAGAGACTGGAAACGTAGTGATAGGATGCCAGTTGCGAATGTCGATCTCTGGAAGTTGCTTTTAGAGCAGCTGGACGTTCACCAGTTGTCTTTTTATTGGATTAGGGGTCATAACGAGCATGCGGAGAACGAACGCTGTGACGAGATAGCTGTGTTCACTAGACAACAGAGCAATTTAGGGATAGATACGGAGTATGAAAATAATAAATGACAGCTTTAGATTTAGATAAAGATGATGAAGGTATCATCATAAGAATAAGTGGGCGTGGTAAAATAAAACATAGACTTGTAACTTTAGGATTTTTTAAAGGCAACTCTATATGCATGTTACATAAATCTCTGGGGAATGCTTTATTGCAAGTAGGAACTTCAAGAATAGCCGTCTCGACGAAGTTATTAAATAGAATTGAATTGGAGAGAATAGGATGACGAATAAATTACCTATTATTTATATCTTTTTTGATAGAGCAAGAAGTACAGAAGATGGTGGATCTGGAGTTGCGATAACGGAAGATGGGAAAAAGATAGCTGGGCATCACTGCTCTTCTCCTTGTTTCGTTAAATGTGATTTAGGTCGTTCAGAACTTCATAAAGAGTGTTATTCTGTTCTCTATCCAGATGGATATGATTTAAAGCATATTTATAACTCTGTATCATCTGGTGACCCTTCTTTTTTAAAGGCTTTAAAGATTTACAACTTACATATTACTTAATAATTGAGAGATCAAACTATGACTGAACAAAACAACGATGAACAACAGGTGGATACTATATCCAGCCAAGATTCATGCCCTATATGTGGGGAACTAGCATTAGATTATAATGAGCATATCTGTTTAAAAAAGATATTAGAAGAGATAGACGAAGAAAATGAAAATGAGATACTTGAGGACGAAGAGTCGGTCGAGTACGAAGACAAAACTTATGGCGAAAAGTTAGATGATGCCGAGTTTATAGATAATTACTATGAAGAATATGGGGTTGACGACGAAGACGATGATATTTTTTAAAAGGAGTAATGTTCTATTACCAGAATATATAAGTTAGAATATTTAAACTCCGAATTAAAGTATTCTAGCAAAATATATACTATATAATATAAAGAGTAATTTCTTTTCCTTTATCGGAGTTTAGGACTAGATTTTACTCTTTTTTTATGCGGAGGACGGGAATGAGTAAAAAATATACAATAGAGTTTGTTAGAAACTATTTCAAGGAGCAAGGATGCAAGTTATTAGAAAAGGAGTATGTAAATAGTAAAGTCAAGATGAGATACAAATGTGTTTGTGGGAATATAAGTAAAATATGTTTTAATCATTTTAGTCGAGGACATAGATGCCGAAAATGCGGAGGATGTCAAAAATATACTTTCGAAGATATTAAAAATTATTTTTTAGATAATAATTGCGAATTATTAGAAAATGAATACAAAAACAATAGATATCTTTTAAAATATAAATGTGAATGTGGGAACACCGGCACAATAACTTTGGATAATTTTAAGAAAGGAAAAAGATGTAAAAAATGTGGGATAGAAAAAAGAAGTGGTAAAAATTCTAACTTGTGGGATTCTAATTTGACTGATGAAGAAAGAATAAAGAATAAGACCAGGACATCTGATTTTCTTTATATTAAATGGAGAATTAATATATATCAAAGAGATAACTACACCTGTCAAAAATGCCATCAAAAAGGAACATTATTAAATGCTCATCATATAGAATCATGGTCTACTAATAAAAAATTGAGATTGGTTAAATCTAATGGAATTACTTTTTGCGAAAAATGTCACAAGAAATTCCATAAAAAATATGGGAAAAAAGATAATAATCAACGGCAACTATGTGAGTATCTTAAAACTATGACCTCAGCAGCTTAAGGCATACTATCTCCTTTTAATCCCAACTAACAAACATATGATCGTAGCATACGTCACAATATTGCCATTGAGAAGCGAGTCCTTTTCCTTTTTTAAGTTCCGAGCTGTCAAATAATTCTTGACATCTGAAACATCTAGATTTTTTTTCTTCTTTTTCCATTTTATTTAGGCACAAATCCTGGTCTATCTTTTGGGAAATACATTTCTTCTGTATCTGGATCCATAGTAAGTATTTCTCCTCTGTGGGACTTTGCTACTAATTCGACAGAATGCTCTATCATATTAATAGCACATAGATATTCTTCTTTTTCTGAGATAGGGCTAGAGCATGTCATATGTGTTCCTAATATGTTATGTTTTTTACACATCTTATAATATTCTTGTTTAAGACGCTTCACCTGTTTTTTCTGTAGTCTCTTTGTTTTGTAATTTTTTTCGGCATACTTTTTCACATTCATCGTCTTTTTCCTTTTTTTGTATTTTTTCTCTTTCTTCGGCTGTGGTGCCGGTTTCGAAATATGTTTCCAATAATGTTCTAAATCTTTTCTCATCTACATCTGTTATTTTATTAAAAAAAAGTGGTTTATATAGTACTGCCCATTCTTCATCCCATAGATGTATAGCACTACTCTGGTATTGTTCATTGCCTCGGTGTATGATAAAATTATCTTTTTCTTCTTTAATTAGTTCTATAGGGTTATCGAGTTTAATTTCTACCATATAGGCGTTATCGTATCCTTCTATTTCTCCTTTGAATAAGAAGTATATCATTCCTACTACTTCGAGGGGCAGTTTATCTATATTGTAAGTTATATTATTCATTTTCCTCGTTAAGTAATTTCTTTAGGTATTCGTTTTCTCTTTTATATGCTTCTGCATCGAATTTAGCATATATTAGTTCTAGATGTATATCTTGATTTTCTTCTTTAAGTTTCTCTTTTTCTTCTTCGATATATTCTATTTTTAATTTAAGTTGTTCGACTTCAGCATGTGTTTTATCCATCTTTATTCCCTTACATAAAATAAGATATATTTCATTATACTTATATTCTATTCACTTGCAAGTACATTATATAAGTAATGCTGGCAATATCCATGCCTTCACTGCCCAAATACCTCCGCAAACTGCTACGAGAAAACATAGCCCCTGTGCTATTGCTTTGTTATTTTCTTTTCTAATTGGGATCATTTCCAATTCGATTGCATCATCAATTAGAGTTTGTTTTTTTCTTTTGTTAATGCCTCGTTTTTATTAATTTTTTGTATTTCAACGTCTGTTTGTTCTCTTGTCATCAGTATTCTCCTTTTAAATTCCTATTTCGATATGTCTGTATTTTTTTAGTGTTATCTCCATCATTTCGTCTCGTCTGACATTTTTAATTGCTTGGTCAACGGTTATCTTGTCATCTAAACAATATATTTGATTTATTAGAACTCTTTCTTTTTTGAATTTTTCTCTTTTTCCTCTTGAGATTTTAGCGAGAATTTCTTCTGGTTTATTTTTTAGATGTTCAGGTATCTCTAGATCTACTCTTGACCAATCTATTTCTTTGTCATCTAGGAATTGTGGTTTACAGGCTACAATATGCATTGCTATATTTTTCCCTAATTCTTGCAGCATAACTGGGTTTGAATTAGCTTCGAATTGCACTATAGCAGCTTTTTTATTATCGAAATGGACATATGATCCTATAGAAGTGTTTTCTGTGACATGATGAATAAAAATCTGTCCAACTTCAACTTTTTCTCCAGTCTGTGTTTTTACCTCATCTACAATTTCTTCAATTTGTCGTCTATCTTCTTCTGTATATGATAAAGCTAGTTTTGCTATTTTATCAGTTCCGCTGCTAAACAGTTCGCTTTTCGCTGTAAAATCTGTTTCGCATAGAAGGCTGACCATAGCTATTTTTGAACCATAAACAGGAAATTCATGTGAACATTTTACAACGACTCTTCCTTCGCTTGTTATTCTATCTTTACGCCTTTCATCTATTTTTTCTTTGGCATTTTTTCTAATATACTCAAAAGCTTCATCGAATGAGTTGGTTTCTAGTAATGCTTTTTTACAATCCATAATTGGTTGTCCACTTGTTTTTCTAAGTCTTATTATGTCTTCTTTATTTACTTTCATTTGTCTCCTCTTTGGAATTATTATTTTAATATCACTCATAATTTGACAGTATACTTTATATTGAAACACTTTTCATTTATATTATCGTCTGTAACTTAATATTTTGTTATCTTTGTGCCGATAAAATAATTATGGAAGATATAAAAAAAAGAAAAATATTGCTTAAGAATCACCAAAGTCCTGGTGATATTTTAATGCTCACGGCGGCGGTAAGGGATCTTAAATTGAGTTATCCAGATATTGAGATAGGAGTTAACACTTCTTGTGGGGAGATATGGGACAATAACCCCTATATAACAAATATAAATGAAGAGGATAAAGATGTTCAAGTTATTAGAGTTGATTATCCTTTAGTTCATCAAAGCAATGAAGGGCAATATCATTTTATTCATGGATTTAGAAAAGGTCTCGAAGATAAATTGAATTTGAAGATCAAAGCCACTAAATTCAAAGGTGATATTCATATAAGTGATTCCGAAAAGTCATGGATAAATCAAGTGGAAGAAATGGGAGTGAAGGATAACTTTTGGATTATTATGGCAGGTGGCAAGTATGATTTTACCGCAAAGTGGTGGAGTTCTCCATATTATCAAAAAGTTATAGACCATTTTAACGGGAAGATAACTTTTGTTCAGTGTGGTCAAAAAGAACATTGGCATCCCCCCCTTAAGAATGTGATTAATTTGATTGGTAAAACAGATTTAAGACAATTTATTCGTTTGATTTATCATTCAGTTGGAGTTGTGTCTCCTGTTACATTTGCGATGCATGCTGCTGCGGCTGTAGAAAATAAACATGATTTAAAAAATCGTCCTTGCGTTGTTATCGCTGGTGGGAGAGAACCTTCTCAATGGGAGAAGTATCCTCATCATCGTTTTTTAGAAAATACCGGGGCATTACGATGTTGCGATAACGGAGGTTGCTGGAAAAGTAGGTGTCAAACAGTCGGAGATGGGGACAAGAAAGATACTGAAAAAGAACTATGTCTTTCTCCTATCAAGTTAAAAGATAAGACATCTATTCCTAAGTGTATGTATATGATTAAGCCTGGTGACGTAATCAGGGCGATAGAAGGATACTATAAAGGTGGAGTTCTGGAATATAACAATTCAACAGATAAGGATAAAAAGAAATGAAGATAGCAATTTTTTCAAAATTCAATATGGCTGGAGGTTCTGAATTTCGTTGTGTCGAGTTAGCTAATGGCATATCTAGATTTACTGATCATGAATCTTTTATTCTAGCTGAAAAAAGGATGCCCAATAATCTTTTAGAACATATTGATAAGAGAGTAAATGTCATAGAGAACTGTTTTTTAATGCCAGAATACTTTTATAATGCAGATTGCGTTGTAACCATTAATACTGATTCTAGAAATTTTTCTACTTTAGATTATTGGGAAGGTAAATCTTCTGAACATAATCACAGTATTGATTTAAAGAAAATGAAGAATAAGAAAATGTTCTTCCTCTATAACTTTATTGTAAGCCCCTCAAGACATTTATATCAATTAAAAGAAAAGGGAATAGATGTCGGAATATTAACTACTAATCGCAAATTTTTTGACGAAATAACTAAACAGGATAGATATGAATATGTCAAATGTTTGCCTCGTTATATTTTAACTAGCCCTATTAATCCTGATAACGTAGAAATATTTGTCAGGAAACCGAAAGATAAAATATGTTTTGGCATGCATTCTAAAAGATTAGGCAATAAATGGAATGACGATATCGAAAAGCTTATTAAAGAGATAAATAAAAGATATTCTAAAGATCAAGTAGAATTTCGTTTTATGGGGATTAAAAATGACTTAAAAAAAAGAATAGAAAAAATAGAAAATGTGACATGTCTAAAAGAGAATGAAGAAACTGTAAAAGACTTTTTATCAAAACTGGACGTTTTCTTATTCTTCCCAGATTGGAAAAGAGAAGAGCCTTGGGCTAGAGTTATTGCAGAGGCTATGGTTTCTGGTTGTCCGGTTATCGCTTTAGATAAGGGAGGGACTAAAGATCAAGTTTTAAAATGTAACAATGGTTTTTTATGCAAAAGATATAATGATTATTTTAATAACGTCGTTTATTGCATCGAGCATAAAGAACAGATACCTATTATGAGTAAGAACTCTATAAGAATATCAAAAGATTTTTATTCAGAGAAAGTTATTAGTAGATTAATGGAAATTATAGAAAATTAGGAGCATGTATGGAAAATTACTATAATGGTTATGGTTTGATTTGGGATGGCAAATTTACTGAGAATATAAAAAAAATATATAATATCTCATTTTGCACAACAGTTATGAATAGACTTCACAATCTTAAAGAAACTCTTCCTAAAAATATTGAAGACAATAAAGAATACCCTAACTTAGAGTTTGTTATTTTAGATTATAATTCTAAAGATGGACTAGAGGAGTGGATGAAAAAACACATGATGAAACATATAGAATCTGGTAGAGTTTCTTATTACAGAACAGATAAACCTAAATATTTTAGTATGGCTCATTCTCGTAATATCGCATTTAAAGTTGCTAATGGGGAAATAGTAAATAATTTAGATGCTGATAACTATACAGTTAAATATCTTAATGAACCTCCTTTAAAAGAGCCCTGGTCATTTTATTTAAATAGGATGGCTAACGATCGTACTAAAAAAACTATTTTTGCAAAAGGTAAAAGAGGTATGCATGGTCGCATAGGCTTTTTTAAAAACGAATTTATAGAAGAATTAGGTGGATATGACGAAGGGTTATTGGGGTATGGTCATGACGATCATGACTTAGTATATAGGGCGTGGGAGCTAGGTTATTCTATGTACTGGTGGGGAGGGCAATATTATAGTAGAATAAGGACAGGAGGGAAGGAAAAAAATATAAATATGGAAAAACCTTGGAAAGAAACAGAAAATGAAAATAAAAAAAAATCAGATTTAAATATTAAAAATAAGATATTCAAATCTAATCAAGGAAAACCATGGGGAAAGTCTAATTTGATTAAAAATTTTAAAGAGGAGGTATCCGTTTAAATGAAAAATATGATATGGGCTGCTTCTGGATTGGGGTTGGGAGATTGTTGGGCTAGTGTTAATTACATTCTGAGAAAAAGTATTGAAAATAATAAAATAGAGCAAGTCTCTCATTACTATAAAAAAGGAAATAAAAAAAGAAATTATTATAAAAAAGTTAATGAGATTATTAATTTAATTGAGTCGAGTGGGAGAATAAAGTTGGTTAATGAAGATCCTACAGACAAACTAACATGGAAGGATGTTTACAAAATAGATTATTTTAACACAAAAGTTGTTTGGAAAAATAATAATTCTAATAATGTTTGTTATCAATTTGATGGAAAATCTCACAATTGTAAAAATATGAATAGCAAAGAAGAAGAAGACAAAATAATCGAAACATTAATTGATAGTGGGTTTAATCACGTAAGATTGGGAGGTCATTTATCATTAGAGGAGAACATAGAGCTATTGTCAAAATGTGAGTTCTTCATAGGCGTAGAAAGCGGATTCGCCCATATAGCCTGTAGTGTTGGAACTCCTATTTTTATGGTTGTGAATGGTCGCACCTACCAAGGGGTAAAAGACTCCCACGAAAATAGAACTTTACTTTTATGTAAGGATTATTTAGACGCTATTTCTTCGATACATAAATATCTTAAAGATAAAGAATATTATAATAAATATAAGGAGTTAATAATATGATAAAGATTAAAAATAAATACTTTAATACATGCCCCGTTGTTTTCCACCATAACGGAAGACCTTCAAGGTTTAATCACCCTTCAGGAGTTTCGTTGAAAAAAGAAGTATTCGATTATTTCTCGAATGGAAATAGAAAAACATTTAAAGGCAGAAAAGAAAGGGTTCGTTATCCTATACCTAAAAAATCAGATATATACAACGATTTGTCTAAAAAGTTAACTATTTTTATGGTAACTAATTTAAAAGAAAAAGGGAGTGCTGCCAGAAGTTTAGATTATTACAATATGCCGTATACTATAGAAGGAAGAGATATCGTTAAGTATGCAAATTTTGAAAAATTTAGAAAATTAGTAAATTTTATCCCCTCTGTAAAGACGGAGTATCTTATGTTGTTTGATTCAGATGACGTTTTTGTTATAGATGGATTAGAGAAAGTTGTTGATACCTTCGAAGAAGAAATGGATTGCAAAATGCTTTTTAATGCAGAAGCTTGGAATTATCCAAAAGGAGATGCAGAGCAAAAAGAATTTGAACGTCTTTTAGCTCCAGAAGACAGTCCTTTCAAGTATTTAAATTCAGGAGTTTGGATCGCTAATACTGTTTTTTTGCAAAAGCATTTGGACACATTGATAGATTTAGCACGCTCTGCTCCTGGAGATCAAATTGTTTTTAAGAAATTTTATAAAATATTGTATCCTGATATTAAGATTGATCATAGGTGCAAGTATTTTCAGTCTTTAACATGGAGCAATTGGCTAAAGGATCACTATCCATCGAGAATGGACCTAGAAATAGAGGTGGAGTAATGGGAAGATTCCATGCAGTAAAAGATCTTTTTTATAAAGATGGATATAAGTTAAAACAATATCAAAAAGATGACTTTGATTATATTATAGATATAGGAGCTAACTCTGGGGCGTTTTCATTGCTGTCTCATATATATTTTCCTAATGCTAAAGTATATGCTTATGAACCATGCGAAGCTACTTATCAAAAGATGAAAGAAAATTTAATTGATTTTCATGGTATTAATCTTATTAACAAAGCGTTTGGGAGTGGTGAAGATTTGTTTCTAAAAGTTAATGGGAAGGCTGTGGCAGGAACTAATCAGTTCGTTAAAGAAGATACGGGGAATCAGAAACAGAAGAGCGTGACACTTGAAGAAATTATTATTAATAATGAGATAGATATGGATAAGAATGTTTTATTAAAAATAGATATTGAGGGAGGAGAGGAATGCTTGTTGAATAATAGGTATAATGAAATATTAAAAAAATGTAAACATTTTACTTTTGAAGCTCATTTTAAATGTCGAAAAGTTAGAAATTTTGATAACCTTCCAGAATGGTCGGTATATAACGATTGGGTATATAGAGTTTTTGAAAAAACACATAATATATTATATCACATGTCCCGCAAAGCAGGTGGATACGGATTATATGTTTTAAATAGAAAGGAATTATAATGGGATATTATCAGTCAATTAATGATCGTAGAGGGGAGAGAAGCTGCGAAGAGAGATGGGAACTAATTAAAAAAGAAATTTCTTCAGAAGATGGAGGGGTGGTTCTTGATATTGGTTGTGCAGAAGGGTATTTTTGTAAAAAGATAGCCGAAGAAACTAATTATTTAGCAGTCGGGTTAGAACGTGATAAAAAAAGAATAGAACGTCAAAAAATATGGGCAAATGACGATTATATTGGTAGGGTGGTTTTGTGTAGAACAGATATAACTAGTGAAAATATAAATCTTATAGCAAAAGCATGTGACTGGGTCGAAGTTACACTTTTATTGAGTGTTTTGCATTGGATGAAAAACCCTGATTCTATTTTGAAAGATATTTCCTCTTTCTCTCAAAAAGTAATAATTGAGATACCTAATTTAGATGATAAAAAAGCGTGCGGTCAAGATTTTATAAAAGGTGTTGCTCATTATGGAGGGGTAGAAAGATATTTAAAAGAAGTGTCAGGAAGGGATGTTAGATTTTTAGCTAATGTTAAAGCCCATACAAGTAGCACTAGATCTTTATGGATTATCGAAGGAGATGTTTCTAGATTCTCAAAAATACCTCATGTAAATATGAAACTACCAACAAATAAAAGACTTGAAAAATATAGGACATATGAGCATCATCTTATTCAAGGTGAACATAATTTTATTGTTTGTAATAAAATGAGAAAATGGATTTGTGGAATTAATTTAGCGACTTTAGATCACTTGGGTATATTTTTCCCAGATAAAGAGTGGTTCATAAGGCAATCTACTTTAGAACTACAAAAAATAAAAAATGTTAAAGGAGATGCTAGATACCATAATATTATTATAGTTAGGGATGGATTACAATGGATTGACTTATGGGAAAAAGGTGGTAAAAATAGATATGTGGAAGAAATCAAAAATATAAATAATGGTAAAAATAAAGAATAATAGACAAGGAGATTATAATGGCAGATACTATCGGAGATTTAATAGATAAACTATCTATAGCGAATATTAAGTTATGGCATATAGAAGATGAACGGAGAGAATATTGTGAAGATAAATCTGCAGATCCTGCTATCGGAAAAAAATACTTAAACAAGGTGTCTAATGTTAATAAGGAAAGAAATAGTTTAATAGACCAGATTAACGCTTCTTTAAGAGTTCTGATAGATAAGGCGGCGAATAATGACAGTTCATTTAGATTAACAGCGGAAGAATTATTGGGAACTGGTAAAAATAAATTTTATAGTAAAGAGAAATAAAAAGTACGCTACAGATAAATATTATTGGAAGAAACAGAATGAAAAATTTTATAATAGCAAACAAATCTAAAAGCAGTCGTTATAAATTTGAAAATATAGAAATATTAATAAAAGCTCAAATAGAAAATAGTCTAGAACTAGGCTGGAAAGAAAAAGATATTATCTTTATAGCTAATTTTGACTATGATTTTATGGGAGTTAAATCTATTAAAACAGATCTAAACAAAGAATGTTTAACAGGTAGCAAAATGTTCGGTATGAAATATTTGTTTGATAATAACTTAGTGAATGATATTATATGGGCACATGATCTAGATGCTTGGCAAAATGTCCCCTTTTCCTGCCCAGAATTTAAAGATGTCGGGATAACATGTTATAGCACCCCCAAATATAATGGAGGAAGCATCTTTTGGAAAAAATCATCTGAAGATATTGTTTATAGAATCATAGAAGAAATCAAAAAAAACAAAGAGAATAAAGAGGAGCCAACCCTAAATAAGGTTTTAAAGTCAAAAGAATACAAAAAAAGAGTTACAAATGTAAATAATACTTTTAATGTAGGGTGTTCAGGATATGTAAAGAGATGGGATAGGAGTATAAAACCAATAAGAGTTTGTCATTTTCATCCGTATAATAAGATAGCGTGGGAAACTCATTGTTTAGATCGTAATGGACTGGATATAAAAGGGGTATCAGACCGTTTGGAAAAACTTTTAAGAAAATATTATCCTGATTTAGCTCCTGAATTATCTAAAAACGGCAAGAAAGCCCAAAAAGAAAGAAAAGAAGCAAGAGCGTCCTTACTTTAAAACAAATCGTTAATATCTTTACCCATATTATAAACAAGGTAATTTCCCTAAAAAAATACAATATAAGAAGTATATATTTGTAGTTAGTTTTAAGAAATAAAATAAATATTTCAAAATTAATAAAGTAGATAGATTATTTTTTTATATAAAAAACAAGGATTAATAAATGCCATTTATATTTGATAATTTTCAAATATTCGAGTACTCCTCCGCCGTCTCTGGAATTTCGAACTTTGCTCTAGTGGAGATAGTATAATGCCAAGCACAGGTTTTAAACTTACACGAACTGGTGCTGATGGTAATATCTATTCTGGTACTTCATCTTGGACTAATAGTTTTTTCATTACATTTCCTGCTTTAAATACCACAAGCTCTATGGGGTTTTTTGCCACTACAGATAGTTTAGAAGGGACTAATTTTGATTTTTCTAGTATTCCTAATGACGCAATTATTGACGGTATTGAAGTTAGAATTACAAGAAAGGCAAATATTTTAAATGAAGTCAGCGATAGCCAAATTAAGCTTATGCTTTCTGGATCTGCTATTTCCGGTTCAGATAACAAACTTGCAGGGGAAAATTGGCCTACAACCTTGCAATCAATAACTTATGGAGGTTCAACAGATGACTGGAACGCAAATTTAACTGTATCAGATGTTAAAGATAGTTCATTTGGAGTGTATCTCACCGCAAGTAGTCTCCTCTCATCCCCAACTGCTGAAGTGGACACTTTCGAGATGAATGTCCATTATACTGAGACTTCAAGTAGCTCAAGTTCTGTAAGCAGTTCGAGTTCTGTAAGCAGTTCGAGTTCTGTAAGCAGTTCGAGTTCTTCAATAAGTTCGAGTTCAAGTTCAAGTTCAAGTTCAAGCTCTTCAATAAGTTCGAGTTCAAGTTCTAGCTCTGAAAGTTCCGCTACGCCAGATTCAATCACTATTTTAGAAATTCTTGAATTACAACTTCCTTTTATAATGGAGAAAATAAGTAGTTCAAGTAGTTCAGTAAGTTCTGTCTCAAGCAGCTCTTCCAGTTCTGTAAGTTCTTCCAGTTCTTCAGTCTCAAGTTCTAGCAGTTCTGTCTCAAGCAGCTCAAATAGTTCTAGCAGTAGCTCTGTTAGCAGTTCATCCAGTTCTGTATCAAGCAGCTCAAATAGTTCTAGCAGTAGCTCGGTAAGCAGCTCATCTAGTTCTGTAAGTTCAAGTTCAAATAGTTCATCAAGTTCTTCTGTGAGCAGTTCAAGTAGTTCTAGCAGTTCGGTCTCAAGCAGCTCTGTAAGTTCTAGCAGTAGCTCGGTAAGCAGTTCGTCCAGCTCTGTAAGTAGCAGTAGTTCCAGTTCTATAAGTTCATCCAGTTCTTCAGTTTCGAGTTCATCCAGTTCTGTAAGTTCTAGTAGTTCCAGTTCTGTAAGTAGTTCCAGTTCATCAGTAAGCAGTTCGTCCAGTTCTGTATCAAGCAGCTCAAATAGTTCTAGCAGTAGCTCTGTTAGCAGCTCTTCCAGTTCTGTATCAAGTAGTTCAACTAGCTCCTCTAGTTCTTCAGTAAGTAGTTCTTCCAGTTCTTCTAGTTCTGTATCAAGTAGTTCAACTAGCTCCTCCAGTTCTTCAGTAAGTAGTTCTTCCAGTTCTGTAAGTTCAAGTTCTATTAGCTCTTCTAGTAGTTCTGTCTCAAGCAGTTCAGTTAGTTCCTCCAGTAGCTCTACAAGTTCAAGCTCTTCAGATAGCAGCAGTTCTAGTTCAGCACAGCCAGGATTTATTGATATTTCCTGTGCGGAAGTAGCTGTCGATACAACTGACTCGGCTGGACTTGAAGATATAGACGGTTTATCTACAACGATAACATTAAGTACGACTGCTCATATCGCTGCTTGGATGAGTTTAAGTTCAAGCGTAGATTCAGGAGGGGCTATAGGTAGCTTTGTTATAGATATTAATGGTGCTAATTCACCAACAATCTTAAGGAAACACTCTACTTCAATAGATATTGGTTCAGTAGGTGTATGCTATCGAACAGTATCTCCTCTTTCGGCCGGAACCTATACGATTAAGGGTGAATGGTCAGTTGATTCCGGTGCAACATTAACAGGGTCCAGTATCACACTGGTTGCTATGGCACTCGATACTATTGATGGAGATACTATTCCTTCTATTTATGATACTGTAGCTAGTGACACAACTGTATCAGCTACTCTCGAAGATATAGATGGATTGACACAAGATCTCACTCTTGCTGGTATCGAGCATCAAGTTGCTGCTTTTTTAGCGGCATCTGCTAGTAACTCTCTCTCTAATCGAGAGGCTGGAATAGCTCTTGATTTAGATGGTCAAGTAACAGAGATAACTAGAGATATCGGAGTAGGGGGAGATGTCGGGGCTGTCAATATCGTAGCTCGTACCATCGAGGGGTTAAGTGCTGGCACAGCGACGATAAAGGGACAACATAGTATTTCAGGAGGCACGTTAACAACGGCTCCTTCTATACTCGTAGGTATCGGTCTTGAGATAAATTCTTCTAATATTGTTACATCGGGAAGGTCATTCGTAGCCTCTGATGACACGGCAGCAAATGCACTTGAAGATATTGATGGATTAACATTTCCTTTAGTCTTAACTAAAACAACTACGATTATGGCAGCTATGTCGATGGAAACATCAGTTTCTAATGCTAATCGAGATGGATTTTTTGCTATTAGTATTGATGGAGTCGATTCTCAGGTAATAACTAGAACTCATGCTACATCGGGAGATCAAGGTAGTATTGTCGCTTATGCATGCTCCTCGTTAGGTCCAGGGTCTTATACTATTAAAGGAAGATGGTATTCTGAAGGAACGACGACATTAACAGGAACGAATATGACTTTACTTGCTATCGCTGGACAAGCAGTCGAGGGCAGTTCAAGTAGCTCATCGAAAAGTAGCTCTAGCAGTTCTGTTAGTTCCTCTAGTTCTTCAGTTAGCAGCTCATCTAGTTCTATCTCAAGTAGTTCAACTAGTTCTTCCAGTTCTTCAGTAAGCAGTTCTTCTAGTTCCGTATCAAGTAGTTCTGTAAGTTCAAGTAGTTCTTCAGTCAGCAGCTCATCCAGTTCTGTAAGTTCAAGTTCAATTAGTTCTTCCAGTTCTTCAGTCAGCAGCTCATCCAGTTCTGTAAGTTCAAGTTCAATTAGTTCTTCCAGT